GTCTGGTCCTTGGTCACCCTGGAAACCTTGTGGGCCATCTGGGCCTTGGTCGCCTTGGAAACCTTGTGGGCCATCTGGACCTTGGTCACCCTGGAAACCTTGTGGGCCGTCAGGTCCTTGGTCACCCTGGAAACCTTGTGGGCCATCTGGGCCTTGGTCGCCTTGGAAACCTTGTGGGCCGTCAGGACCTTGGTCGCCTTGTGGACCTGGTGATCCAGTAGCGCCGATTCCATCTACACTAACCCAGGATAAATTTCCCCCACTAACTCCTAAAACTTTATCATCTGAACCGGTCAAGCCGGAAAGTAAAAACTTACCAAATAAATCTATCTTATCAATTCTCATTTTTGAATATTTTATTGATTTTAATTATATATTAATTCTTTAATTCTTAAAGTGAGTTGAAACTTTTACCCGAAATTTTTATAATATTTTGACTATGAAAATTGTGACCATACTAATGTTCTTACTTACTAGTTCTGTCTTTGCACAAACTAATCACAACACAATTCTTGCCCCGAAACACGACACAATACAGAAAATTAATTTAAGACTGAAGAAAAAAGAACGGCTTGAAACCACCGGAAATATTTTATTCGCAGGTGGTGTTTTATCAACTATAGTATTATATCAAACAAATCCAGTATCACCATGGCAATTTATTGCACCAGTATCCCTTTGTGCAATGGGATTTATCACTATGGGCATTGCTTCAAAGTATGAAGATGGTGTTGAAGATGAAATAAATAATTAAATTAATTCACATCATGAAAAAAATATTTATCTTATCAATTCTTTTTTTTATTCAGAGTTGTAAATCAACCGATGAATATAGAAATGAATATGCCATTGAAACAATTGATTCTACTTTTTCTGATTTGGATCAATTAAGATCAAGAGCTTCCTATTATGATTCAACAATCAATAATTTTAAATTAAATGATTCAGTTCATTTTGACACATCTTATGTTAGTTTGTGTGAAAATTACGAAAAAAGAAAAAAAGAAATTCTATCACTTGACCACGATAGTATTCTTAATGTATACCATTCCATAAGAGCAAAAGACACCAAGTTAGCTTCTAATTATGCAAATGAATTTCAACATCATGTAAGAGAATTGGAATATGAAGCAATAAAATCTTATTACCTTTTTTACAGAGAAAAACAAAAAAGAAGTAAAAAAAATCCATGAAAATGAAGATAAATGATTTAAAAAATCAAATAAAATCAAAACAATCTTTTCTCTGTATTGGTTTAGATCCTGAAATATCAAAAATAGGTTATGAAACTCCACTTAACTTTTGTAAAAAAATAATTGATCAAACAATTGACCACGCAGTAAGTTACAAAATAAATTCTGCCTTTTTTGAATCACTCGGTTCAGAAGGTTGGTCTATGATGGAATGCCTTTTTGATTACTTACAAAATAAAAATGTTTTCATCATCTGTGATTCAAAAAGAGGCGATATTAATTCAACATCAATACATTATTCAAAATCTGTTTATGATAAATTAAAATCTCATGCTGTAACACTAAACCCGATCATGGGACAAGACTCACTACAACCATTTCTAGATAGAGATAAGGTAAGTATTTTTCTTGGCCTAACATCAAATCCAGATGCTTCTCAAATTCTTTTAAGAAATTTCGGCGGAGAAAAAGTTTATCAGATGATTATCAATGAAACAAAAAATTGGGAAAGTAAATCAGATAAAATGTGGGTTATTGGAGCAACCAATCAAAATGAATTCAAAAATGTAAAAAAGGTTCTACCAAATGAATTCCTACTTGTACCAGGTGTTGGACACCAAGGAGGTTCTTTGGAAGAGGTTGTTGATGGATTAATGATAGACACAAACATATTGATTAATATGTCAAGATCAATCATTTATTCAAAAGATCCAAGTTCAGAAGCGAAGAAAGTAAGAGATACGATGAAAAAGTATCTCTGAAAATATATAAGGCATGTCGCCTTGTATATGTATTGATGAATCTAGTTCGATGTTTAAAGTAATAAAGGGTGCCCACTATTGGCAACCAGTAGTAGAACTATCAATAAGGGTGGGTGATATTATCTATTTTGAAAAAAGAAATACTGGTGTTGTATTATCCAAAACAGATAATCCAGATGATAGTTTTATATTTTTCAGTGAGTTAGAATTTGAAAAACACTTTAAAGATTTATCTGAACAAAGAGATAATAAGATTGATGAATTACTAGATGAATAATAGTGAAACATTAAGTGTTTTTAGAATATAAATTCCAAAAATTACCAACAATATGTGGATTTATTACACTAATGAGAAACACCCAAGACTAAAACATAAATTTAAAGGTTCCGAAGATATTACAATTAACCACTCACAATCTGGTCAAGATATATTTACATTAATGATGCTTGATGGGAAAAGAAATGGCACATATCTTGAGATTGGAGCTCATGACCCAATTAATATTTCCAATACTTATCTATTGGAAAAATCTTTTGATTGGAAGGGACTATCAATTGATATCCAAAAAAATCCGAATTTTGAATTTGTTAGAAAAAATGATTATCTAATTGCTGACGCTTTAAAAACAGATTATAATGAAATCCTTGAAAGATTTTCTCTACCAAGTAATATAGATTACTTATCTATTGATATTGAACCAAGTATTAATACATTCACTGCTTTGAAAAAAATACCACACGATAAATATAAATTCAACGTTATTACATTTGAACATGATTTCTATAGTGGGGATCCATACAATGTGCGAATTGAATCAAGAGAATTTCTTCAATCTTTGGGTTATAAATTAGTTGCTAGAAATTTATCTGGACTCGGCACTAATTATCCTTTTGAAGATTGGTATGTAAATCCTGATGTAATTGACCCTGAAATAATTGATAAGGTTATAAATACAAGTGATGATACTAAATTTTTTGAAGATGTAATTTTATCTATCTAAATTTACGATAAAATATCGGAGGTAAAAGTCTTTTGAAGTAAAATACTGAAAGTTTTTGAAATCACCCAAACCTTTTTTATCTTTGTAACATTATGGCACAAGCAACACTTAACTTCGACCTAAACGACCCAGATGATAATATGGCATTTATGAGAGCTGCTAAATCCACTGATATGGCTTTAGCTCTATGGGAATTCGCCCACAACACTAAAAAATCATTTCAAAGGGATTTTGATGAATCAGATGATAAATCCTATGAACTACTTGATAAAGTATATGATAAGTTTTGGGAAATCCTAAATGATAATGGTGTTAAGATAGATGATTTGATTAATTAAAATGATCCATAATTAACCCAAACTTTCTTAATGTTCCCAAATACCATCTATATATAGCTTATATAAAAAAACTAATAAAAATGAAACTCCTAAACAGATTCCTCCCACTTCTGTTCTTAATCCCCTTCAAAATCTTTTCTCAAATTAACATGACTACAACTAGTAGTCACACTCAAAACTTTAATACCTTATCCACAACTGGAACAACAAACGCTTGGACTAATAATTCCACTATAAGTAGTTGGTATTCACAAAGAACAGGTAGTGGAACTACTTATGAAGCTACCGCTGGAACCGCGACTGCCGGAAATCTTTATAGCTTTGGCTCTACTTCATCCACAGATAGAGCGATTGGTTCGGTTGGTTCAAGTAATGCAGCGGCTGGTAATTTTGCACATGGAGTCTTACTTAGGAATACCTCAGGAAATACCATCACATCTATAACGGTTAGCTATACTTTAGAACAATGGAGAAATGGTAATAATACCACACCAAATGTTATAACATTTTGGTATCAAACTTCTGGATCTACAATATCTTCTTTAACACCAAATAACAATACGGCTTGGACACAAGTCACAACTCTTAGTACTCAAAGTCCAATTAATACAGGCACTGCAGGATCTTTAGATGGGAACGCAACCGCTAATAAATCCACCCTAAATAATATCTCTATACCTAGTTTATCATTAGCTAATAATAGTTTTATAATGTTGAAATGGGAAGATCCTGACCATACTGGAACAGACCATGGTTTAGGAATTGATGATGTGACTATTTCTTGGACAACCGCATCTACACCAACTGCAACTATAACGGGAGCAGCCACTACATCAGCTTTCACCACTACTTATGGAACTGAATCTACCGCACAAAGTTTTTCCATATCAGGATCAAATCTAACTACTAGTATAACAGCAACTGCACCAACCGGATTTGAAGTTTCAAATGATGGTATAATTTTTGGAAGTACTACAACATTCACACAATCTAGTGGTAGCGCATCGGGCACATTAAGAATAAGATTAAAAGCAAATGCATCAGCCACTGGTACATATAATAGTAATAATATTGTACTTTCATCTACAGGAGCAACTAGTGTGAATATAACAACACCATCATCAGGAAATTCAGTATCCACTAAAACATTAACTATTACTGGAATAAGTTTTAGTGATAAGGTTTATGATGCAACAACCACAGTAACTATTACAGGAACTCCTAGTTATGTTGGATTAGTTAATAGTGAATCGTTCTCTGTATCTGGTTCGGTGACTTGGGCTTTTTCAAGTGCAAATGCTGGAAGTAGTATATCAATAACTAGAACTGGTAGTTATAATGCACCATCAACAAACTATACAGTAACCCAACCCACTGGATTTACAGCCAATATAACAAAAGCTAATCAAACTATTACATTCAATAATCTTCCTTTTAAGTGTTCATCAGATGTTGATTTTGCACCAGATGCATCTAGTAGTGCCGGATTGACTTTAACACTTACTAGCTCTAATACATCTATCGCAACAATCGTTTCAAATAAAGTACATATAGTTGGAAATGGTACTTGTACTATAACTGCATCTCAAGCTGGAAATACTAACTACTTTTCAGCAACTAATGTAAGCAAAACACTTATAGTTAAATCACCAACATCTAGGTGGAGCTTTGAATCTATAACCGTAAGTAATACAGGAACAACTCCAAACTTTGGTTCAACATCTCAAACTGCTGATATTGGTGACCTAACAACCAGCTCTAGTATAACTGGATTCCATTCTTCTAGTTCTACAAATTGGACATCTAGTTTTGTTGGTAATGGAAACTCTAAATCCATAAGTGCTACAAACTGGTCAGTTAATGATTATATTCAATTTCAGTTAAAGACTACATATTATGATAGTTTATTACTTACAGTAGAACAAAATAGTAGTGGTACTGGTCCAAGAGATTTTAAGTTACAATACTCGTTGAATGGAACAAGTTATACAGATATAACACCATATCAAGTTCCATATTATGTGCCAAGTACAACAGCTTATGCTTGGTCATCAACAAACTACCAACCACAATCAGCTTTTAGTTTTGATTTAAGCTCACTAACCCAAATACATAACCAATCTTTAGTTTATTTTAGATTGGTAAATACTAGTACAACAGCTCTATTAGGTGGTGTTGTTCAACCCACAGGAACATCAAGAATAGATAATATAACATTGATGGGGAATTATAATGCTCCACTTGATTTAGAAGGATGGATTAGAAATAATCCAAAACCTGATATAAAACCAAAGACTGTTATTGATTCCGATGTGGAAAAAGTATATTATGATTTATTGGGCAGAAGGGTATCAAAGTTTGAATTAGGTAAGGTTTACATAGAAAAATCATTTGATACACTAAGGAGGATTTTAATTGTCGAGTAATTTATGGATTCTGTAAAGGATTTTGTTTTAAATAAAATAGAAACTACTGATATAAATACTTATCCGTTCTATAATCTTTATATCCAAGATATTTTCCCAGATGATTTCTATAAAAGGTTAAAAGATAAAATGTTGTATTTTAAATACAACAAAAATTTACAAGATAGAAATTGGGATAACCCCAATTTTATCAATAAAAGGTTTCCACTCCATGATATTAATGATACGGAAATCAGCCAAGTCAGAGAAGTATTTGATGATGTGGACATCAAAAATGCCTTAATGAAGAAATTCTATTTCAATAGTTATCCAGATGAAATGGTTTTTAATCATGATATGCAATTTGTATTTACAGATGGAATGAGATTCCAAAGTATACACACAGATATACCAGCTCAATTTATATCTGTTAATTTCTATCTACCTGAGGATGAGCTTACAGAAGAGCAAGAGTTAGATAATGGAACTATTCTTTATGATAAAGAATTAAACCCTTGTAAAATAGTTAGATATAGGGGAAATAGTGTTTCTTTTTTTGCTCCTCATTTTTATAGTTATCATGGTTTTAATACAACTATAAAGAATAGAAATACTTTATTATTCTTTTATGCACAGAAAGACCTTATCAAAAGGTTTTATGATAATATTAAAAATCAAAATGGTGAACAGAATCCTGATAAGTTTAAAGATGTTATCCAATGGAAATTATCTAAATATAGATTAATTGAATATGGTTCAGATGATTTGGAATTTCTAACTAAATTAATTAAAGAAAAAGGAGATTGTAAAGTAAATACATTAAATGGTAGGATAGAATAAAATATTTGGAATTCATCCAAACCTTTTTTATATTTGTATCTTATGAAAGTAGTTTGTAATGCAAACACCACAATATTTAATTTTACTGAAGGTAAAATCTATGAAGTAATAACAGCACCTCACGATTATTTCTTTGCTAAATATATCATAGATGATAAGGGATATAAAATTAAATATAGTGAATATACTGAATATATGTTCACGCCACTCGAATCAATAAGACAAGATAAGTTAAACCAATTAATAAAATGAAAGTATCTCTTAAAAAAGTAGTATTTATGCCAGATACAGATGATATATATCATCCATTGGAATTAACCCCTAATAAAGTATATGATGTGATTAAAATCGTAAATGAAATCTTCTATCAGATTAAATCAGATGATGGTGAATTGAGAACCTATTATAACTCATTCTTTGAAGATATAAGTAAAATCAGACAAGAAAAAATAGACCTATTACTAAAATGAAAATGAAAGCTGTATTAAATCATGAAGATGATTTATTTACAATGGATAAACCTATTACTCAAATGAATGTTGTATTCACACCAACAGATAATAGATTTCCAAATGGTTGGTTGACTATTGGGAAAACCTATGAAGTTATACAAACCCTTTCAGAAAGATATCCATCTGTAAAAAATTATTACCAAATACAAAATGATAAAGGTGACCAACATTCCTATTTCACAGAAAACTTTACTGAATTAAGTGAGTATAGGAAAAATCAGATAGATAAGATTATTTATTAATTAAAATACAATTATGAAAATAGATTTAAATAAACTAGTTGATATAAGGAATAAATCGGCCACCTATGAATTCGAAATCCTTGATAAAATGACTGCTGGGATTGTACTTACAGGAACTGAAATTAAATCTATTCGCAATCAAAAAGTAAATGTACAAGATAGTTTCTCCCAGTTTAAAGGTTCAGAATTATATCTAGTGAATTTACACATTGGAATTTATAAAGAAGGAACTTATAATAACCACATCCCAAAAAGAGAAAGAAAACTTCTACTTAAAAAATCAGAAATTAAAAAGTGGAAAGGAAAGATGGAAGAGAAAGGATTAACCATTGTACTAACTAGATTGTTTATAAATGAAAGTGGAAGATGTAAAGTTGAAATTGCACTTTCAAGGGGCAAGAAGCTACACGATAAAAGAGCGAGTATTAAAGAACGAGATCTTGATAGGGAAATAAGAAAGAATTTGGAATAAGTTAAATTATTTCTTAATTATAGTTTTTCTATTATATTAACTAACTTAGCATAATCCTGACTCATCAACCATTTGAGTCCAAAGTGTAAAGGTTGTGGTAAATTATCCAATTCAGTCCAAGTGAATTCCTTAGTTTCCCAGTTTAATTTAGGTGTAAATTCTTCATCTACTATCGCTAAGAAGTTATAGTATCTAAACGAATCTTTTTGAAATATAGATAGTGGTACCATTTCTACCTTACCACTATATCCAGCTTCCTCTGTTAATTCTCTTTTGGCTGAAATTTGTGGATCTTCATCACTATCAATCGCACCCCCCCAAACACCCCAAGTGTTCGGCTCTAATACATATGATGATCGTAATGGTAAAAGAAATCTTTTTGTTACCCTACATAGGATTATACAACCAGCGCCTTTTTTACCCCAAAATCCAGTATCAGATAAAGCCTTACGGTGGTCTTCATCACTTTCCTTCAAAAATTTTTCAAATGATTCAAATTTGAATAAATGTTTCATATTATATTATTTTCTAAACACCATTCATCCAAGACTTTTAAAGCCTCCTCCCTTGGTAAATCTCTTACCACTCTACCATTCTCCTTATAGAACTGTGCCCTCATTTGATTATCTATCCCACGCTCAGTGAAATCTTCATCCTTTAGGACTGGTTCAGACTTATATGATCTAGGAATTCTAGGAACTTTAGTAAATAATCCCTCACTAGCTTTATCTTTTAATAATTGCTCCAAACCTTTAAATGGGTTTTTATCACTTTCCTCACATATAAAATGTCCCATAGCTTTTGTATAATCAGTAGCCCTTGTATTGGGTGCAAATATAGAAACCACAAAACCAATACCACCTTGATCGAATGGTTTGATTAATATAATGTGATCAGTCTCCTCACATCGACAAATCAAAACCTTTAGAACATCTTTATCACTATATTCATATTGACGATCAAATTCAGCACTAAATGAAACATCACCTATAATAGATTTACACAACTCTTCTATCTTATTAAAAAATCCGTTTGATTTCTTATCATCATCCCAAACGAGATACTTATCCCCCATTAACCAACTCTCCCTCCAAGTATTATATTGTTCCGCACTTATCTCTTCATAATAAGTTGAAAAGTAATCAGTATCAAAATCTTCAAATAATTTTAAGTGTTTCATATTTTATATATTTATTTTTGGATTACAATTATATTATTGATATTTTTGTCTTATGACATACCAAGAAGCTTACGACCTAGCACTTAAATCAAAATGGATTGCAACACCCTGCTTTGTAGGGGAATCCTGTTGGTGTAATATAATCACACCAGAAGTCCCAATCTTTTATGGCGAAGAAGATAACGAAGAAGTCCAAATAGTTTCATCAGGCGCCATTAATAAACAAATAGCAGAGCATATAGTAAAAGTCCATAACCAATCCCTTGAATCAAAATGATGAATGAATATTATAAACCCCTAATAGTTTTCCTCATAGGTGGTATCATAGGAATTTCTATTCTCATTTTAAAAACACCCAGTAAAAAATACCCAGTGACAGTTCAATGTTATTGGGAAACAAAAGGTTATCAATCATATCCCACTTTTGAGTGTGATTCTATTAAAGGTGATACTTGTTATAAAGATGGTAATGTGATTATAACAAAGAATATTATTAACGTTAGTTTTAATTAAATTTGGTTTACAATTATTTTATCCTTACCTTTGTCTTATGAATAACACAAAAGTTGAAAGAGCAATCTACCTACAAAAAAAGGCGAACGACCAAATAGATACTTATGGTGAAGCATCCCATGATGTTGTAGATGAACTAATGGAAATTGTAGATTCCTTAAATGAAGGGGAACAATCACTTATGTTAGAACTTTATTACAAATAACGGTTGGGTGTATATGTAGGTTTTTAAATAAATACTCTAATATATACTATTGAACTAAATGAAAAACTTACATATACACCTTGTTATGTGTTAGTAAAAAAAATAAAAACTTATTATGAAACAAAAATTATACAAATTAAAAATATGAAAATTAAAGACTTAAAAGATTGGTTGGATACACTAACAAAAGAACACGATGAATGCGAAATTGTGTTTAGAAAAATTGTTGGTAAAGATAATAAGGATTATATGATTGCGAAGGATAATAGCATTGATGCTTGTGGAATAGACACAGACAATAATGAGGTTTATTTTTGTGATGAAACGACACACAACATTATTGAGAAAAACTCATAATTTTTGTTTTATTACTTATAACGTCCGATGATAAACAATCGTTTTAATGTTGTTTATCATTTGTTAGGTTTAGTATCAAAAATTTTATACAAATTAAAATATGAAAGCAAGAATTAACGAGAATGAAACAAAAGAACTGAATCCAACAGAGATTGGAGAAAGGTTCATCAATGTAATGAATAAATTACAAGAATTAGGTGTTTTTTATGGTGAAAACTATGGTGGTAAATACGAAGAAAAATATCCACATAGTTGTTATATGTTTAATATTAGATTGGATAGACATCGTTCTGGTTTTGAAAGTTTAATTGAAGATGGGTGTGGTGATAACACAGAAGAAGTTGAAGTTGCAAGAGAAGATACATCAGTTGAAGAATTATTGGTTCTTTTGGAAAAGACTTTCGATAAACTAAAAAACTCATAAAATTTTTGATATTGAATATAACTAGCGGCTACACGCAGGTTTATTGTGTATATACAACAAATTAAAAAACTCAAAACAATAATTTAATTGAACCTAACGGTTGGGTGTATGAGAAGGTTTTTTATTTGGAAATCTCGAAATTTATACCTACCTTTGTATGAGTAGTGTGGCTTTGCACATACTTTCAACTTACAGATAAACTTTATAAACAGTTTTTACTATGGAAGAATTTACACAACATGATTGGAATCACATGCACGATTGTATATTACATGCAACTTGGAATACCACGAAGAAGAAATCTACAAGAGAAGAACTTGTGGAAATTTTCAATAAACTACCAGAAGACTTAAAAGAAGATGCTTACGAATGGGGTATGTCAGATACGTTGTGGAGAGATAAGTTTATTGAATGGTATGAGGAAAATTGTTTATAACGGTCGCAAATATGAGAAGTAAATCTTTTCATTAAAAATTAGGCAAAGTAAGATTTATTTCTTATATTTGTTGTTATAAGTAGTAAAAACTAAAAAAATTATACAAATGGAACAAAAACTCGAATTAAATTACAAGGAACAAATTGATTTTCTAACTTCAAAAAGAGATATAGAGTTGGAAAAATTGGATAATATGTTAAAAAGTAATTCAGATAGATTAAAAATAGAAAATCAATTTGATACACTCATGAAAGAACAAAATCAACTATCACTTACAATAGGTGCTAATAGAGTTTTTGTTAATAGTAGATATGGTAAATAATTTTAAAAATTAAACAAATGAAAAGAACTAAATTAACAGATTTTATTTTGAAAAACTTACGATGGACTAGTATATTTTTGTGGAATCAAATATATTTTAACAGATTAAGTAAAGCGTTAGAAGAATTTAAAAACAATTCAGATGTGGAAACTATTTCACACAAAAATAATGATGTAATTAAAAGTTTTTCAAAAGAAAATTTAGGTGATAGTACTATATATAAAGTTGAGGTAGTTTAATTTTAGTTTTTATTACTTATAACTGTTGCAAATATGAGAAGTAAATCTTTTCATTAAAAAATAAACAAAATAAGATTTATTTCTTATATTTGTTGTTATATTAGTTAAATTATTGTTTTACAGATTAAAAAAGAAAAAAGTGAAAGAACAAATTATTGAAATTTTAGGAAAAAACCACACCACTCCAATACAATTTGATGAATTTAATGGTTTTTATGGACTATATACATATAAAAATGGTGTATATGTGTTTAAGGAAGGTGAAGATATTGATTATGATGATATTAATGATAGTGATAAAAATAAAATATTAAAAGTGGTTTTGTCTAAAAAATGGAAATTAAATAAATCTCTACAATAAACAATAATTTAATTGAATATAACGTCTGATGATAAACAATCGTTTTAATGTTGTTTATCATTTGTTATAAGTATGTAAAACAAAAATTATACAAATTAAAAAAAAATAAAATTATGAGTTGGAAATTAAACACAGAAGATGAAAATCCATTATGGAGACAATATATGGATGAACTTGAAAAAATGAATCCAGAGGAATCAAGAAAATGGGAGGTAGTAAGAGAATTACCAGTTGAATTACCATTTAAGACAACAACGACATCCAATTATTCAGAAGATGAATTTTTGGAAAAATTGAAAACTGATGAGGACTTTAATAAGAGATGGGGTAAATTAAAAAACTCATAATTTTTGTTTTATTACTTATAACGATTGCAAATATATTGTCGTTTTAATGCAATATATTTGTTGTTATAGGTAGTTTATTAATTTTCTAAAACGGATTAAAAGATATGACACACGAATACATAAATGAATTATTAGAAAGACAGGGTGAAAATCCTGTTTTGTTAGATAGATGTGTATTAAACATCACTGATGGTAGAAGTATAATTTACACACTTTGTGGTGATACTGATTATGAACAACGAGAACTTGAAATATGCTATGCTGATAAACATAGTGATGTTATTTGGAAAGGTATCGTTAAAACAAAACAGGAATTGGAAAAGGTAGTTTTAGAAAATTTAAAATAAATTACATATAACGGTTGGGTGTATGAGAAGGTTTGCTTTGATGAACTTTCAAATTATCACCAATGCTGATAGCAAACTTTCTTATACACCTTGTTATAACCAGTACGGTAAAATTGCACAAATGTTTGATTGAAATACTGAACAAAAACTTTTAAAAATGTGCGGTGGGAATTTTAAAATTGAATATTTATATATAAAGTAAAAACTATGAGTGAAGATATACGCAAAATGATTGATAAAGTTAAGAAATTTAAACAATTTATTAGCGAAAGTAATACTACAAATTATATCAATTGGAGTGATTTACCAATCCAAGTAAAAAATGACATAACTGAAAATTTGAGAGATAATATACGATATATTAAAGAAGAATATTGGAATAGTGAAGCGTTGAGAGATTCTATTGACGATTCTATTAATAAACCAATTTTTAAAATAGAATATAAAAATGTTGATGTTTTGTATAACGAACTTATACAAATTGGTTGGGGTATTAGTGAAGACAATGTTAAAAGATTAATTTCTGCTCTAAAAAATGGTGCTGAACTTGACCCAATTATACTTGAAAACGGTAAATTTTTTGATGGTGGTCATAGATTGACTGCATACAAAAAAATGAAAAAAGAATTAATACCTACAATTGATATTGGATTTTTGATGAATTTCGATTGGGAAAAATGGGACAACGGACAGGCTGATTTTTAAAAGTTTTTGAAAAAAAATGCTAAATAGAACGTATAATGTAATATTGGTTATAACTAACATATATCTACAATAACCTGTTTTTCCACCTTTTAAACAAACTGGCAAGTGAAAAAAACCAACTATTACGAAATTTGTAAAACAAAACTGCAATACCTAAACTACTCACCCAAAACCCAATCTACCTATTTACACTATGTAGAGCAATTCCTAAACGCAACCAAAATACCACCTACAAGGCTTACCTCACAAGATTTTCAATCCTATCTTGATAACTTTAATTTCACCTCAACATCCCAACAAAATCAAGTAATAAATTCAATCCGATTTCTATATAAGTTTGGACTGAATAAGAAATATGATAAGGTTTCTTTCAAAAGACCTAAATCAGAAAAAAAACTACCTAAAGTAGTTGATTCCGATTTTATACTCAATAAACTTGACCAAATAGGTAATATCAAACACAAAACTATACTAACACTAACCTTTTCTGTGGGTCTTAGAGTATCTGAAATAACTAACCTTAAAATTGAAGATATTGACTCTAAACGAATGATAATCCATATCAAAAATGCGAAAGGTAGAAAAGATAGAATAGTCCCACTTTCACAAAAAGTCTATTTCAAATTATAATCTTCTAAATATCTAAAATTAGTATTATTTTTTATTTGTCCTAAAAGTTTAGCTTTTAAGGTTCTTACCTTTATTCCCATTGAATCGGCTGCTTCCTTTTTACTCGGAAAAATTTCTCCAGTTTCAATGTTTATAATTGGTCTTTTATTATGAGCTACTTTTCCTTTATTCGATTCACTTATTTTTTTCTTTGTTTCACCTGAATGTTTTTTACCCGACATTGGTTTATGATGAGCATGATTTTTACTAATTTTTTTTCTTATATCATCTGTAAGTTTTACACCCTTTCTATTTGAATTGCCCTTAGTGAAATTATTACCTAATAACCAACCATTTTCTAAATATGATTCCAATTGATTTACACATACTAGAATACACTCATTATCTTTATAAATCCATTTTTTACCAAATTGTGGATTTTTTTCATTACTGAAATCAGCTCTATTCATTTTCATTAATAACTTAGTATAATCAGACATTATATAACTATCACCACCCTCCCTCAAATTTAATCCAATGTCACTATTAAAGCTATTAAACTCTGCTATGTATTTTTTCTCTAAAAAATTTAATTCATCTCTTTCACATTCTACAAGAATAGAAAATTCATGATTTTCCCAACCATATTTTTTTATAGAATTATATAAAAAAGTTTGTTCTATGCATTTTTCCGATTTATATGATCTAATTCTTCTCTTTATATCAATTGATTGTCCTATATAAATTCTACCAGATGGAGAAACTATTTTATATATACCACATATTTTCATTAAAAACTAATTAATTTACATTATATATTAAAAATGATAATCCAAAAAATAGCAGGTCACTCAAATGTTAAAACAACTGAAATATATACACACGTCTCAAATCAATTACTAAGTAAAGTAAATCTACCCATATGAAAGTAATTATAGCAGGCTCAAGAAACTTTAATGACTACAACTTACTAAAATCAAGTTGTGATAACCTACTTACACAATTCACTAATATAGAAATAGTTAGTGGAACCGCCAGAGGTGCAGATAAACTTGGTGAAAAATATGCAAGGGAGAAAGGTTATGATATAAAACAATTCCCAGCTAATTGGAATTTGGGTAAAAGTGCTGGATATATTAGAAATGATGAAATGGCACAGTATGCAGATATGTTAATTGCGTTCTGGGATGGAACAAGTAGAGGAACTAAACATATGATTGATTTGGCTAATAAAAGAAGTTTAAAGGTTGAAATTGTAAGATATTAAAATAAATAAGTTTTTATATATATCACATATGGAACACTTATGTGATTTTTTGGATTTTGTAGAACTTCTTGAAGAATCTAATGACCCAAAAGTAGGAACTGGTAAAAAACCTAAAGGTTCCAGTAGAAGACTTTACACAGATGAAAACCCGAATGATACAGTATCAGTTAAGTTCAGAACTAAAGAAGATGTTCAACAAACAATCAATAGCCAATCATTCAAATCTAAATCACATAAAAGACAATCACAAATACTAAACCTTATTGAACAAAGGTTAAGAGTGGCTCATAAAAGAGCAAAAGATACAGATACAAAAGAAAGATTGAAAAGAGCTCACGATTATATAAAATCAAAATGTGAAGCATCTAAAAAGAAAACCCAAAGGTTAAAAGAAATTGGGTAAGTTTTATCGGGGTAAATAAACAATTGTCTGAGCATAAAGTAAAATTACATAACCAATCCCTTGAATCAAAATAACTAATTATATGAAAATATTCACCGGTTCAAATAACAATCAATTAAGTCAAAAAATATCAAATAGCTTACAATCTATTTCAAATGGGTATTATACTGACTCATTCGATAGTCTTAAAATAGAGAAGTTTTCAGATGGTGAAATACTTCCACTCTTTACCGAATCTGTTAGAAATCAAGATGTTTATTTTATACAAAGTTTAGTAAGCAGTGATGCAATAATGGAAACCTTACTCGTATCAGATGCCGCTAAAAGAGCAGGTTGCTTATCTTTTAATCTAATATCACCTTATATGGGATACTCAAGACAAGATAAAACAGATCACCTAAGATCTTCTATTGGCTCTAAAGTTATCGCTGATATATTTGAAAAAATAGGAGTTAATAATTTATTCACTATCGACCTACACGCATCCTCTATTCAAGGATTCTATAACATACCAGTTATACATTTAAATGGTAATAAAATATTTATTGATTACTTAAAAGATCTAAACATTGATGATATTTGCATCGTAGCACCAGATCAAGGTGCGGTTAAAAGAGCCTCGGATTACTGTAAAGCTTTCCCAGATTCTACATTCGCAATGATTAATAAAAAAAGAACTAAACCAAATGAAGTTCATTCAATGGAGCTAGTTGGTGATGTTAAAGATAAAAACGTTGTTATCGTTGATGATATAGCAGATACCCTTGGAACTTTGAAAAAAGCATCAGAACTTGTTAAATCACACGGGGCCAAATCAGTTAGAGCAATTTGTACTCACGGAATCCTTTCCTCAAGTGCTATCAAAAATCTTGAAGAATCCCCTTTAATAGAATTATTGGTTTCAGATAGTATAGAATCTGTTATTGATAAAGCAACTTGGAGTAATAAGTTAAGAGTCGTAACTTGCGCTGATATCCTATCCAAAACAGTTATAGCAGTCCACCATAAGAAAAGTGTACACGAAATAAACATAATCTAATCATTAATCTTTCATCTAAAAAGAAAACCCAAAGATTAAAAGAAGGTAAGTAATTTTAAAATAGTTTTTCCTTGTAAGACTTATGACATTGTAATTCTAACCCATTAGAGATACGTCTTACAGTTGCAATGTGCTTACCCCCATCAAAAAAATGATAAAACATTAAACCAATATCTCTAATACAAGGATACAATCTGAATAACTCTAAAAACTTCTCATAATCTATTTCTTTAGACTCAGAATCCAATTCCCTTAAAGGTGATTTAAGTAAACTCAACATCTCCTCATTATCATTGTAAGGAGTTGTCTTTTCAGCCCACTCTTCAAACCCATCCCATCCATCTATAATACAATATAAAGTAACCATTGCAATAGATTCACTTTCAACCCTTGTTGGAAATACTACAGGAACATTTACCTGTATAACAAAATAATCATCATTATAAAAATTAATACGAAAATCAGGCTCTATTCCAACTTCAGTCTTATAATATAATGTAAGTACATTTGGCACTAGTTTTGAAGAAACACCATTAAACTCAATACCAGTAACTTCTGGTTTTAAGTAACCATTTAAAATCTTTAATATCCTTTGCTTATCACCTTCAGTTATTTTGTGTCTACCTTTTATTTCTTGTAAATCATCCATCATATAATCATACTCATCCTCATCTAAATCCATATAGGTTTTATTCTGCCTATTGAATATATCCCATAGTTCAGATTCGTTTAATTGATTAAATGATTTTAAGTGTTTCATATTATTTATTATTCATATCCCATTTATCCAAAACCTTTAAAGCTTCTTCTCTGGGTAAATCCCCTACCTCCTTACCATGTTCCTTGTAAAACTTAGCCTTCATTTGATTGTCCATTCCACGCTCGATAAAATGTTCATCCTTTAAGATTGGTTCAGACTTATAAGCTTTTGGTTCCTTTTTAATCTTCTTATGTAAACAAGGCGATTCAGTCCAAACGTGTAATGTAACACCTTCTTCCTTAGACATCTGAATCAATTCTTCATAAGACAAGGATCCAACCATACCACTATCAATTAACTGCTGTTGATACTCAACTATTGGTAGATAATCCCAATTCTTAAAGAAAAGTTGCCCAAGTCCACCACTGCCTATTTGTTTTGTAAACCCAAATCTAGCACCTTCTTGTGGTATTATCTCAAATGCATTTCCAAACTTATCATAATTATTATCAGCCGGTCTGAAAAACATATGTACAGATTTAGTAGGGTCTTGTATTCCAAACTTAGTTGACCAGTTAGTCATGAATTTTCTATAATTTTCATCATACCACATATCCCCTAAATGAACCTTTCTTTGACTAGGGTCATCTATGTATTCATCCTTATCTGCCCTTGAACCTCTTATCAAGGTTTTGTTGAATACATCTGGGAAATTAGATTGGAAGTTTTCGAATAGTTTAATATGTTTCATGATATTATATATATTCGCATCCTTTAATGAATTCTTTTTATATAATTATTCACTCATATAACCCTAAACCCATATACTTATGAAATGAGATAGAATATCTTTCTTCAGTTATCGTTTCATCTTGTTCTACATCATGAGTAAATTCTGATTGGAATTCCCCACCCATATGAACCATTTCACCCATCACTAAAGGTATATCTTTTACTTTAATATCTGTGGTTTTATCAAAGACTCTAAAGTTTCTCAACCCACCATAAGATATTAATAAGACGCCATTTAGTGGGTGGTTTTGACTATCAGAATGTTTTTCAATATATTGTGAACCATCTTTATAATAGTTTATTATTATACCATTATAATCTGAATTAAACCTAACATTAATAAAATCAAGGATTTCTTTTAAAGCGGGTGTTAACTTTTGGGATTTGCACACCCTAAACTTCCCATACATATAATCTTCTGTAATAACATCAGAAAAGAAGCTAACCTTTCTGGTTGTAACATCTTCTAACTTATCTTTACACTCTTCTATACACCTATCAAGTAAGTCAGTATTATTAACGGCATAGATGTTTAAAAAAGATGAATTGGTTTTAATCACTTCACTTTTCAACTGTATCATATATTATATATGATTTTAGTTAAGAAATGTCTGATTTAAAGTTTATTTTTTTCTGAAATCATCACTCCTTGAATAATAAGTTAATCCAGAGTTATCATGCCTAACATAACCATAAAATGATAAGATTATACTAAATAAACCCCATACAACAAAACCCAATATCATGCCCAAAAAAGCTGTAACCTTAAAATCAAGAACCATAGTTGTTGAGAATAAACTTGTTAATAAATTTATTATTACCGCATTTGGAATACCACCAGTAAATAAGTTTATTTTACCATACTGCTTCAAACTATACATAATTTTCACAGCTAAACTCTCACCATCCTTTAATTCATCTATATAGTATAATTTTTCATTTTTCATTTCTATACCTAAAATGCTAGACATCTTCATAAAGTTCTCCTTGGTTGGCTTTACTTCTGTTGTACCAAAATTCTCTTTTAGAAAATCTCTTATATTCTGAACCTCTTCTTCTGGTAACTCTAACTTACTTCCAAACTTAGATACCATACTACTAATCATAGATTTACTTGATGAAAGTAAATCGCTTAATACTTCACCAGAATGTTTTACTACATCGGTTGGTAAAAATCCCATTTCAACCTCCTCGTTGAATTTTTTATAATTTGATAAGTGTTTCATAGAAGTAATTTTTTTTAACACTTTATATATTATTTTTTAAACCCTAAATATATTTAATAATCCCTAACCACCCCAATAACCTAATAATAGGATAAGTAGGGTCAAATTCAAACCATTTAACCCCAAAATTAGCCCTATTAGGTAGTTTGTGGTGGTTATTTTGATATAACTCACCCATCATTAGAACATCAATAGCTAAAGAGTTCCTACTCTTATCATTATTGTCAAAGTTCTGATATCCATACATATGTCCAGACCAATTAACTATAGCTCCATGTACCGGACCCATTAAGAAATGTATAGGTAATAATAAAAACAAATACCACATATCAGTTGGTACAAAACCCATATAAACCACTGTGTAAAATGTCCCCCACAAAACCCTACTGATCCAAGTATCTCCAATCCTTTCTATTAAGTTCCAAGAAGGTAAGTCTTTAGTTAGACTCCTATCTACTTCTTTACCGTTTAATATACTATGATAAATATCCTTGGTCTTCCACATCATAGAAAATACATTACTTGATTCATGTGGTGTATGTGGATCCCTATCAGTATCCGAATACTTATGATGCATTCTATGTAGGACACCATAAGCCCTTGGACTTAAGTAAGATGAGCCTTGGGTTATATAGGTAAATATGTAAAAGAACTTCTCCCAGAACTTATTCATTTTAAACATACCATGTGCGCCATAACGATGTAAGAAAAAGGTTTGGGAGAATAGGGATAGATACCAGTGGAGGATAAAGAATAAAATTATAATCATAATCTTATATAATTATTGATACAACCTACCTTTTGACTATTTTTATTATTGTAAAGGTGGAAACAAAATTTGATTTAAGAATATAATTAACCTATATGGCAAACGATTGTTGGAATAAGGTAGTTATCACAGGAAGTGATGAAACCTTGGAAAAAATTAAAACCCGTTTTACTAGTTCGGAAAATGGTGTGTTCACAATGAATAATTACCAAACCCTCTTTGATTCAGACGTATCTGATATGAGTGAGGATGATTTTGGTTCTAAACGATTTTCTCCTTCCGTTGAAATAGATGATAAAAAATTGTATATCTCTGGCGATTCTGCTTGGTCTCCTATGACTGGATTATTTGAAAGAATCTGTGTTGAATATGGAGTTGAAGCCACTCTTGAATATGATGAAATGGGCTACAACTTCGCCGGTAAAATTTCTTGGGATACAAATGGTGTTGAGAAAGAAAACATTGAATGGACTTATTGGGAAAAACAATACCTTTACGATCAAGAAAATTTCTGGGAAGAAATGGAATGGAGATATGAGGAATATGATACATTTGATGAACTAGTTGAAAACTTTGAATTGGATAAATGGGAAAATCCCCAAATCCTTGATTTGGATAAACTAAAAGAACAATACGAATCTGTTAATGACCTATAAAAACAAAACCCATCCTCAAGATGGGTTTTTGAATAAATGAGGATTGAGTGGTTTACAACAATTCTTTATCAAACCTACAAGTCTTTCAACTACCTCAAAATCTAAATCAGTAACCTTACCCTCTGAATGTGTTGAGATTTTTATCCTCACTGTTTTACCTTCTAAACAAAAATAATCTGGATGATGATCTAATTCATTGAATACATCACAAGACTTTTTAATGAATTCCATAGCCTCATAAATATCCTTGAAGTTGAAACTTTCCTCTAAAACAAGTCCATCTTTATCAAAAAATTCTTTCAAATATTTCATAATCCTACCAATCATTTATTGAATAGTTTTCAAACTTTTTTAAATATATGATTAAGTATATATTTCATTTAAGAAATAATTAATATATAGATTTATAAAATTTTTTATAATCATGATATATTTAAAAACATTCAAAAATATACAAAAGCTTAATGAAGCCGAAACACCTACAACAGAAAAAGAGATTGGTGTAAAAACAAAACCGGAAAAGGGACCAGATGTTCCAGTGACTAGACAAGATATTGAAAAAGTTGGTAAAATGTTAGATGCGGATTATGATTCCTTCATAAAAGCATTAACTGGAGTATCAGGAATTCCATCATCTGAAACAGTAGCTGAAATTGACCCAAAAGTAAAAGCTGTTTTGAATATGGGACGTAGAGATAAAAATCTACAAGATGAAATTATTAAGTATAGCACACCACAATTGAATGTTAAAGATCTTAAACCAACTCAATCACAAATCGGACTAGCAGATTCAATTGGGTTTATAGCTTTCAAAGATCCAAATGGTGCTAAAAGTTCTCTTTCAGGCGCATCCAACTTCGGTGGTGGTGCAATTTTAACTGCCGATAATAAATATATCCTAGACGGACATCATAGATGGAGTCAAGTATTTATGATAAATCCTGATGCTACAATTCCTTGTGTGAATATTAATCTTAATGTTAGTAGTGGTGAAGAAGCACTGAAAGTTATTCAATTGGCAATCGCAGCTACTTATGGAGATCCAGATAAACCTGGCTCCTTATTTATGAAACCAGCAAGTGCAGTCACTGATTTATTTGACGATAGTATTACTGGACAAAAAGGTGAAAAAATACCTGAACTACTCAAAAGAATATTTAAAGGAGATCCCAAAGTTGTAAAAATGCCAAAGGGTGGAAATTTAGACAATGTTTCAATTTTTATGGATATATTGAAAGAAGCTTGGGATACAGATGATGATGGTGTTGTTGAAAAGTTAGCCAAACACGCAACGATGATTAAATCCTATAGACCAGAAAATGCACCAGCAAGGGCTATTATGCCACAACCATCTGATACCGCTGATAAGTTGGGTAAACCAACCGATGATGGTCCGGGTAAAATGCCAGCTGCTGTTATTAATAAATTAACATCTGGTTCTTTGAATTTTAAGCAACCACTTACACCAGAAGATAGTACAAGAACACGTCAACAACTTGGACTAAAACAAAAATATGGAACTAAAACAGATCAAAAAGTAGTTGATAATTTCAACACCTTTCTTAAAAGAAATTAAAATTAAAAACCCACTTTAAAGTGGGTTTTTTTTATTTTGAAAAATTTATAAACCCCTCAAATGTCATAACCTTTCTCTCGGTTACATTTGACAACATCGGAATCATTTTTTCCATCTCACCAATTGTTTCAACAGAATTCTTATGAAGGATTGCACTTCCACCAGCAGCAGTAAATACATTTACATACTTTGGTCTATCATCAATTAATAAACAACACTTATCCTTAACCACAGAAGCCTTATCAGTAGTTATAATAATCTTATCAACCATATCACCAAAATTACTTTTAACCCAATCCTTTTTCTCTTGAACAGATGGATTACTTGGATCATTCTCATCACCAACTGGTGAAGAAAGAATATTAGGTAATTGACCAGTTAACTCCTTAGCCTTCATAACCATTTCTTTAGCACCTTCCATTAAAGGTAAATTAGCATAAAAACCAGGCTTTGCAGCTATTGAAAATACTTTTGAAGTGTATTTATTGAAAGCCTTCTTTAATTCCTTTACAGGACTCTCTGGGTTTTTCTCTAACTCCGATTTGAACTTTGACTTGATATCATCATCAACCAACCCTTTATAATCTTGAAACTTTGCTTCAATCAAATCATCCAATATCTTCCTTAAATCAACTAATTCTTTATTCTGCATTAACCCACCTTGCATATCGGCTAACACACCATCTAAATCAAAATAAACTATAACTTGCATCTTATTTAAAATCATTTTTAGTAATATCCCCAATTGAACCAAATGAATCAGCTACACCAGGCATTTTCTTGTTCTCTACATTATTAGCGATTGTCATATGAAAAAACCTTTCTGGTTCTGGATTATCAATTCCTAAACGAGAATAAATCTCATCTACATACTTTTTCAATTCTTCTTGATTTAATACCGCAACAACAAAACTCTTTTTTGAAGCTTCTGGCCTTTCAGCAATCGTCACATCACCCAATTCAATCCTAGGTGGTTGAATATCCTTTGGTAAATCCGACTTTAAAACCCCCTTTATATCTTTACAAGACTTGATACTAGTTAATGTAATGTGCAATTTATCTTCTGGTAAAGCAAATAAATCACTGATGTTAGCTTCCTCTAGTATCTTCAATGCAGCTTCTTTTATTGAATTATCAACTTTTAAAAGTAAAGCCGCTTCAAATATCAAATCAGTACCCATGCCACTTGACTCAAATAATTTGAATGATTTTAAATGTCTCATTTTTATAATTAGTTTTATTTATATATATATAATATAGACTATGAAAAAGTTAATGAAATTTGAATTATATAAATCCACTTATATGTCTGCTGCTGATAATTTAGAACAAGGACATAAAAAGAGGTCAGAGGAATTAAAAAAACATGCTGCTGAAAAAGGCATAAGTGCTTTCGCTGGCAAAGAAGGATTTGATAGAATTTACGGACATCCGTTTGTTTTTCAAAATCAGTTTCCAAATAGAGAAAAATTCCTTGGTAAGTTTTTTATAACAGATTTTAAAGATCAATTATATGGTCGTTATAATCAATCATATCATGGTATAGGTGTTGTAATGAAATCTGATTATGGTAATACAATTCAGATTGATGTTGTTACTTCCCCAGATAAAGAATGGGTTAAAATGGATTTACAATATCAAATCGGAAATAGTGATAGGACAACAGAAGAAAAGAATTTCCTTTTTGAAAATAGAAAAGATGCTTTGGAGTTCAGAAAATCACTTTTAGAATATGTGGAAGATGAATTATATGACTATGATGAAGCTTCTGAATATTTCAATTTAAAAACTATACCAATAAATAAACTCTATAAAACTGTATAGTAACCTATTCACTTTAACCATCAGGTCATAAAGTCAGTGAACTCTTCTGATATACCTTTCCTTGCAAAATATAACCTATTAAGAATTCCTTAAGTTTGTTGAATTATTATCAAATCCAAATTTTTAAGGTGGGCAAGTTCCCCATACTGGTTTTGGTAATGTCCATGCTGCCCCAGGTCCGGAGAATAATGATGGCACTGAAGGTATTAATGAAACACACCAGCCACTCAGATCTCTATTGAATGCGCTTGCAAGAAAGAACATATTATCCATGTTTGTTACATTAGACGTATCCCAATTACCTATATTCTGATTGAAAATACTCGCACCCACAAACATACCATACATTGTAGTTACATTTGATGTGGTCCAAGAACCAATATTCTGATTGAAATTGGTTGCACTAGCAAACATATCACTCATACTTGTAACTTGTGAGGTGTTCCAAGAACTAATGTTACCATTAAATGATGGTGCCTGAGAGAACATTTCACTCATATCTGTAACTTGTGATGTGTTCCAACTATTAAGAGTATTATTAAATGCGTTTGCACTATAGAACATACGACTCATGTTTGTAACAGACGAAGTATCCCATCCACTTATGTTTTGGTTGAATACATCAGCACCCTCGAACATACCACTCATATTTGTTACATTTGAAGTAGTCCAACTTCCAATATTTCTGTTGAACGATACTGCATTATTAAACATCCCACTCATATTATTTATGGTTGATGTGTTCCAATTTCCGATATTCCCATTGAAACTTGAGGCGTTCCAAAACATGAGACTCAAATCAGTGACCTGACGAAGATTAGGGGCGTCCGTAGCTGAATAAGTCATATTAACACAATCAGCAAAAGCCCCGTTAAGAGATCCTTTCCAATGATTGGTTCCCCATTGAACTATGTCAGTAACTTTGACCGCATCCGAGGATCCAGCAAATTGTATTGATGGAAATACTTTAGTAATGCTGATACTAAATTTACTTCCAGTTGCAAAATTTATTGTATGATTTCCAGTGAGTCCTCTAACAGATCCCTTATTGCCTGATGTGATCAAATCCTGCCAAGTTACATTGTATCTGTATGAGTATCCGTATTGGTCGTAAGTCGGTATAGTGAAGTTTGAACCACTACCTAGTGCAGTGTCAATATTGAAAATAAATGGACTTTGTGATGCTGAAAAGCCCCAATTTGGTTTTTGTAAGCCCCACGCTGAAGCTCCCGTTTTGAAACCATCCGGTTCGGTCAACTTATTAGGAACCGACCATAAACTGAGATCTTGATTGAATGATGAAGCTCCATTGAACATACCATCCATATATGGTCCAGTAGCACCTTTTGAAACATCCCAGTATCCTATATCTTGATTGAATGAACTTGCACCGGAGAACATACCAAAAAAACTGGTACTTTTTGAAACTGTCCATCCGCTGATATCTTGATTGAATGATGGTGCATTGGAAAACATGCCAATCATGTTATTGGCTTGAGTTGTGTCCCAATTTGATATATCACCATTGAAAGCAATTGCTCCCGAGAACATATTTTGAAAGTTAAGGGTATTACTTGCAGTATATAAATTCCAAGTATTCAAATTTTGATTGAATGATTCTGCATTATAGAACATTCGGAAGAAACTTGAAACTTTTGTGACATTCCAAGCACTTATATCTTGGTTGAATGATATTGCTCCCTCAAACATAGCACTTACAGAAAAAACATTAGATACTGTCCAAGTTCCGATAGGCTGGTCAAATATAGAACATTCTTGGAACATATTGGCCAAAGTTACAGCACTTGTTAGATTCCAGTTACTGATATTTTGATTAAACGATGAGCAACCATAGAACATTCCAGAAAATGTGTTAACATTACCAACATCCCAAGAACTCAAAGGTTGATCGAACGAGCTACATAAATAGAACATAAGTCCCATATTTTGTACAGAAGATACATTCCAAGAATTCAAAGGTTGATCAAACGAGCTACACAAATAGAACATTGATTGCATGGATGCAACATTTGAAACAATCCAGCTAGAAATATCTTGATTAAACGGTATACATCCATAGAACATTTGTTCCATTAACGTTACACTTGAAACGTCCCAAGTTGTCACATCACCATTGAATAAACTACATCCAGAAAACATACTAGTCATATCAGTGATCGTACTTGTGTCCCAACCACTCAAATCTGGATTTGTTATAGAACTACAATTTAAAAACGCTTCCACCATGCTAGTAACATTGGATAAATTTGGGTAATCTATAGCTGTAATTGTCATATTCAAACAACCAGAAAATGCACTGTTAAAACTTTCCCATACTATATTGCCCCAATTTTCTATTCTAGTTAATTTTAGACAACTACCAGTATTTGCAAATTTTACAGATGGGTAGGTACCCGTAATTTTTATTCTCCATATACCTGGATTTGGTAAAATAAAATTAAGTCCACTATTTTGATTTGTATATAAACCATTATTTGATGGATTCCCAACCTCCTCATAGTATAGGTCAAAAAGATATGTTAGTGTGTTATCATAAGGAATATCCAAACTTGGATTACCATCTCCCAAACTAGTATCAAATCGCATTACGAATTCTGGTCCAACATAAGGAGGTTCCTCTGAGGGACTAGAATCTATAATGCCGTGTAATAGTGAAATCATATTATTATTTTATGCTTTTAAGTCTCCAAATACATACCAGTTATCGGTGCTTAGTTTGATTAGAGTTGCAGCTGAATATTGAAAATTCAAATTTAAATATCCTTGAGCCGAATTTACCGTTACAACTCCACCACCAGTCACACCTAACTCACCAGTACCAGACCTTATGATTACCAACTGTGTTCCATTAGGAAATGGTACAGTACTATCTTGTGGTATGGTTAAGTTTTCATTTGAACCAGATGTTAAATCAATTACTTTCCCCTCATCACTTTGTACTAATGTGTAACTTGTTGATTGAGGATTTATACCAAGTACTGAAAGATTCCTCCATTTCATTTTCAATGAGTTAGCTTCATCCCAAACTAAAACTTTATTTAGTGTGTCATCATTTGATGCTGTAGCCACTTTAAGTTCTGGAACATAAACAAGATTTGGTTCACTATTTAAAAATAAGTTACTACCACCTAAAATAACAGATTGTGCTGATGAATTCAAACAATTTTGATATCCACCAATTATTGAAGAATTACAAGAATTGTAACTCATAGTATTACCCTTACCGCCAATTATTGACGAATAATCAGCATTTCCACAAATTAAATTATCACGTCCAGCAAAAATCCCCGAGCTGTTATCACTCGAACAAAGAGTGTTCCGATAACCACCAATGATTGATGAATTACTAGAATCATAAATTATATTACAACATCCAGTAACTACTGATGAATTATATGATGAATAGCAAACTTTATTACAAATTCCAGAAACAACTGCGGAACATGCAGCACAAATATAATTACGATAACCACCAATCAAAGGGGATGAACCACTATTAAAAATACGGTTGCAAGTTCCACCTGAAATTATAGAATAGACACTCGATGAAACTTTATTACAGAACCCACCACCTATGGAAGAGCCCCAAGATAAACAAGTAATTTCATTACACCTACCGCCTAATATCGTTGATTGATAAGATTGAAAATATATTTTATTATATTTACCAGAAACAATTGAATCACAAGAGTTGTCAGAAATTATATTTGAACACCCACCAATTATGGTTGATTGACAAGATTGAGTTGCAATTGTATTACAAAATCCACCAACTATTGAAGACCTACAAGAATAAGATTGAATTGTATTAGAAATACCCCCAGTTATTGATGAATTAGAAGAATTACACTGAAGTGTATTACACTGACCCCCAATTATTGATGAATAATTAGATTGAGTTGCAATTGTATTACAAAATCCCCCAACTATTGATGAATAAGGATTAAATTGAAGTGTATTACACATACCCCCAACTATTAAAGATCTAGAAGAACATTGAAGTGTATTACACATACCCCCAACTATTGATGAATAACGAGATTGACACTTAAGTGTATTACAAAAACCACCAACTATTGTTGAATCATAAGAATTAGATTGAAGTGTGTTAGATTGACCACCAATAATTGATGAATGAGTTGAATAAAGATCTATAGTATTACCCCAACCCCCAATTATTGAAGACCTAGAAGAACCACACTGAAGTGTATTACACACCCCCCCAACTATTACAGAATTACAAGAACTTATATCAATTGAACTTGATTCAGCAACCTTTAAATTTTTGTAAGTTGAATTAAATGTAAATACATCACTAGATACTATACCAGTACCATTACCAAATCCTATTTCACCTGATGGTAAAGCAGCTGAACCACTACCCCCACCAATTAAACTAACCGTCACCCCATTTACCGTGAAATCTCCAATTAAATCAATATTATCAATCCTCATTCTGACAAATTTATTTTATTATCTATATATAAAATTCACAATCCAATATAATTACCTTGATTTGACTCAATTTAAAAAATTTTTTTCACCATATAAACAAAAAGAAAAATTATAATACATGATTTTATGGGCGGTTTAATTGCACTAATCATTATGGGACTGATTTATTTCATCCCAACTATTATAGCTAATAATAGAAATCATAAACAATTCACAGCTATCTTTATCCTAAACCTATTCGCAGGCTGGACAGGCCTAGGATGGCTCGCAGCACTCATTTGGTCAGTAACAAACGATTAAATTTATATAAAACTATGGCAAAATTAATGTGGGTAACCAATACAACAACCTGGTATGAATTTGAACTCTCACCAGAAGAAAAAGAAGAGTATCTCCAAGATGAAGATGCATTCATGGAAAACTATGATGTCTTCGGTTCTGCTGAAATCGTTAGAGAAAAAGTCCTTGAAGCCGATCAGATTGACTTCTATGATGATGATGATGACGAAGAAGAAGATTATGAAGATTAATAAAAACCCCACTCTAAAAAGGTGGGGTTTTTTTATAACTGAATAATTTTTTATATATACTTTATGAGGCATATACACACTTATAAAGGGTTTATTAAAGAATCAATCAAGGCAATTGATAAACAAACCCTTATCATTGAAAAACAATTATACAAACATTTCTCATCAAACTTCTGGAGACTTTGTAATAACTCTACCGTATTTACAATAGAAGAAAAAAAACTTATTAATAATCACCTTATTCAAGAAAGAGTTGATTTATTAAAAGAAGAATGGAAATTCCTTGATAAAGCAGTTGATTACTTCAAAGATAAATCAAAAGAAATTAAAGATAAATTCACCGCTAAATTAAAAGATATTAAAGATTCAATTGGTTCATTCGTAACATCAGTTAAAGAATTTGCTAAAAAGATATTTTTTGCCCTAGTTGATGGAGTTAGATCAAAAGCTAATGAAGTTTTTAAACAACATAAAGATAAATTTGAAGAAAAAATAAAAGCTCTTGATAAACTAAAACTTAACGAAGAAAAGAAAAAACTAATTGAAACCTTTTCCTGGTGGGGTTATCTTTCAAAAGGAGTTGATGACCTACTAAAAGCAAAACCCATTCCTAATTCTGCAGCAAGTAAATCCATATCTTCAAAAATTGATTCAACCCAATCAAATGTAGAATCAGAAACTCAAAAAAATATCAGTGATGCTGAAAAAGAAATGGAAGAAGTGAAGAATGAATCCTTTGAAAGCATTCTTAATTCTACTAATGATGATGTTCTTTTAAGCTTCTATCTCTTAAAAGAACAAGAAGAAGTCAAAGAGGGCAAAATTGATTCTTGTATAACTTGGTTACTTAAATTCCTTGAAGTTGAGAAATTAGATCCAGAAGTTAAAACAGGTAAAAAACTCCTATGGTGGGGTAAGTTATTCTTGAAAATCCTTCAAGCTTGTTTAAATCCTATTGTAATATTTGTAGAGAAAGTTATAGTAAAGAATGCTTTAACCGCCACATCTTGGTTTACTCAATGGTTAGGTGGACCTGGTCCTTATGAGTTTGTTTTGCTCGGTGGAGTAGCTGCTGGTTTGTTTGGAGTAATAGCTGACTTTGGTTTAATCTTCCCAACTGATAATCCTTTTATCCAATCCCTTGGATTTGTTAAATCTTGGTTATCCCATGCTTTAGAAAATGCCGGTGGTTTTTTTCCAGCTTATGAAACAATTAAAACCTTTTTAAAGTTATTCTGTTTAGCTATGGCTATGTTTCATTTATCCCATGCTATACACGAATATGAAGAAAGTAAAGAATAAATAAAATTAAATATTAATTTAAGTAAGAAATGAATAAACCAGAAGTAAGAATAATTGAACCTCAATTTGAAGAAAGTAAAGAAGTTCAAACAAGTGATTGGGAAAAACAACAATTATTAGCTAAATATGGTTGGAGTTCAAATCAAACTATAACCCAACCTACATATCATAACCCAGACCAAGAATTATCATTTGAAGAACTATGTAGAAGAGAAGAACTAAAACAAGAAGAATTAAGAAATAGAAATAGAAAACCAAAAGTTAATGTTTATTCAATAGATCCTAATTCAGTTAGATATACAGAAGAAAAATACTCTGGCGATGGTGACCTAGGTTTTAAAGTTCAAATAGTATCCGATATGAAATTCTAATTAAATCTTCTTGTAATCTTTAATTGACTGCTCACTAAATATAGCAACATTCTCACTACCCCTTTCAATAACTATAAACCCATCATATCCTCTTTCCTTTATTGATTCAATTATAGGACCCGACTCAATAACCCTCCAAGCACCATTCTTAATCCTCCATAGATAAAAGTAAACAGCTTCTGATTTACCATTAATCTCAAACTCCTCATTTGTATCAGGATTATAACCTTTTAATTTTGATGAAAACTCCAAGAAGGTTGTACCATTTACTGGATCTATATACTTCTCATCAATCATCTTTTGTATAGTTCCCTTTAAGTCTAAATCAATAATCACCTTCCTATCCATAGGATTACATAACTTTAAACCTTCTTTTAACTCAACCTCCCATACAGCACCATCAGGAAACTCATCACCATCATTCATTCCAGCAAAGTCTTTAGCAAAATCTAAATTAGTAGTTAAGAAAATAGCCCCAGAAAACCTTTTCTTCTCTGGTGGGAAATCTCCTTTTCTATTCCCATGGTATAACTTCTTTCCAAATGATTCAAATAACTTTAAGTATTTCATTCATTATATATTTTTATTTCTCCCTAAACTTTATTACCTTTGTCTTATGATTCACTCGTACTCTTCATCTGATTTCATTCCAGGATATAAGAATTCCCTTATCGCCAAATCCGAGACTAATGATTGTGTGGTTCGGTCATTTGCTTCAGCTTTTAAAGTCACCTATGATGAATCCCACCAGTTTGTTCAAATTAAATTCAATCGGAAGAATAGAAAAGGAACCGCTAGGTTCGTTACTATAATGAATAATATGGCTAATCACGAAACTATCCTATGGGACAAATCCCTTAAAAGATTGGGCGATGGCAAATCAAAAAACTCAATGACCTATATTGATAAAGGCGTTCAAAGAAAAATGACAACTTTTCAGTTTATTAAAAGAAATCCAAAAGGAACTTTTATGGTTACAGTAAGTGGACATGCTTTCACCATCTGTAATGGAGCTATCTTTGGTAACCACGAAGATGTTCTTAAAACAAAAAAGGTTATCCTTCACGCTTGGGAAGTTATCTAATCAACCACTAACTAATATTTGATATAATTACTATGTCTCACTTCTTACAAACAGATTGGAATAAATTCCACCTTATTGATTTAATTGAAGGTATGGAAAAAATCCAATCCGAATCAGTTGATATCATTATCATTGATCCACCCTATAATATCGGCAAAGACTTTGGAGAATGCAAAGATAATCTTTCTTTAGATGAATATCTCACTTGGTGTGATAAGTGGATTACTCAATCCATAAGAATCCTTAAACCAACCGGTTCAATATTCATCTATGGATTCAGTGAAATATTAGCACATATATCAGTTAGACTTAAACTTGATAAAAGATGGTTGATTTGGCACTATACAAATAAAACAGTTCCAAGTTATAACGGTTGGCAAAGAAGCCACGAAAGCATAATCTATGCTTGGAAAACTAAACCACAATTCAATAGAGATGTGGTTAGAGTTCCTTATACAGATACATTCCTAAAAAACGCAGCCGGTAAAAAAAGAAAAGGAAGCGAAACCGCTAGGTTCGGTAAAAGTAGTGATACAATCTATCAAGCCCACGAAGGAGGTGCACTACCCAGGGATGTATTCACCGATATATCAACTTTAGCCGGTGGTTCTGGTAGAGAAAGATACTTTCTTTATGATGGTGAGGTTTATCCAGGAAAAGATATAAGTAATTTTGATGTAAGTAAGTGTTTGAAACATCCCACACAAAAACCAAGTAAACTAACCGAAAGATTAATCCTTTCCGCTAAACCCAATTCAAATTGCAAAGTAGTAATTCCTTTTGGTGGTTCCGGTACAGAAGGTGTCGTGTGTAAAAGACTTGGAGTTGATTTCATTGGGTTTGATATTAATCAAGATTATATCAAATTGGCTAATGGAGCTTTAGAAAAATATTTAGATATATTTTGATTAAAAGAAAAAACCCAGTTTAAAGACTGGGTTTTTTTATTATTAGAACTTATTTCTAATATCTTTTTGAGGATTATAACTACCAATACCAGCAATATCATCATCAGAATTATATCCAAACATTTTCATAATCAAGTCAAACATAAAAAGTGCAGCCCAACCTGCAGCTGCAAGTTCAATTGTTGTCATTAAACTAACATCCACAGCTAGAGATGTATTCATGGGTAATTTACCTAAAACGTGTAATGCATATGTAAGTATGATAGCTAAACCCATACCAGCTGACCCAGCAACATTAATCCCTAGAGCTTGTTTTATCCTACCAATAATCTTAACAGCCATGTTTTCATTTTCTTTAAAGTTTTCTGAAATGGTCTCTAATCCAAGTGCTTTAGTTAATTTCATAACATTCTCCTTGTTCATTTCTGGATTAACAGTACCAAATGTTTTCTTCATAAACTGCGCAATCTTTCCAGCATCTTTATCAGATATGCCCTTGAATGAATCTTTGACTTCTTCAATCTTATTTCCTATTTTATCCACAAGATCACTATATAAGTCAGATATACCAGCAAAAACATCCTTATAAGCATCACCAGCATGTTTAACAACATCTACTGGTAACATACCCATTTCTACTTCTTCATTAAACTTATTAAAGTTTCGTATGTGTTTCATATTTATATCTATATCTTTTTTTATATATTATTTTCTAATCCCAAAAATTATTTAGAAAAGAACTTTTTGATTTTAGAAAAAGTTGAAGTCTTTACACCACCCAATAATGTTTTTATCTCACTCATTAGTTCTTTACACTTTGAAATAGTCTCATTAACATCTTGTGGTTTACAATTATCTATGAGTTTACTTATTTCCTTTGAATTTTCCCCAACAACAGAACTTACTTTACTATCCTTAATCTCATAAGCTGAATAACCTAGATAAGTAAAAAAGTCATTTATATTTGATTTATCATATACTTTTGAACCTTTCATATTAGTTTCTACCCAATTAACTATTGATGAATATGTTGGTTCTTTTGTGAGTTCAGAATTTAATTTAGTCTCTACTCTTCTTTTAGTTTCTCTATATTTCTTATCTTCTAACTCTCTTTCCCTTTCCCTTTTAATATCACCTTGCTCTTTCCATTTCTTTTGATTTTCCTTATCTATAACTTCTTGTTTAGTCTTCTCTTCCTTTGATCTATTCTCTTTTTCAGTATTCTTTTGATTCCCTTTTTCAACTTCCTCAGCCCTTGAAATCTGTTTCGTCTGTTCATCATATTTCTCACCTAAATCTTTTAATAATTTAACCTTGTAATTGGCTAAAGAGTCTAACAAATCCTGTTGTGAACTACTCAACTTAATACCAGGTAACTTATTATGTTTGGTTGTCTTATCTTGAATATCAAAAGTTATACCCGAAGCTAACTCTTTTATCTTATGAAAAAACCACCAGTTCCATAAACAAATTAATAATTGAGACCCAAGAATAGCATTTCCAGCCCTACTACTACCAGTAAACTTTTTAATACTACTAAATATCTTACTGAAATTTCTCTTCAAATCCTTATCCAAGGACACTAAACTATAAAGTGATTTTTCAAAAAACTCACTATTTACAAAATCCCCCCAAGGTAAACTCTGAGTAGTCTTCTTACCAGAACTTAATTTGATGCCATCATTCTTCATAGTGACCTCATTATATCTAACCCCAAGTATAACCTCATCAAATATAACCTGTATCCTAGTAATGTATTTTTTAACATTTACTATATCAGAAGTACACCTTTCCTCAAACTGTGAGTTATTAACTGTATCTGATTTACTTCTAGCATCACTCCAAGGAACTATCTTATACTTCTCCTTTAACTTATCAGAATCAAAATGAATGATAATCCTAATGGGTTCTTCAACACCATCTTGTATTCCAGCAAGTTGGTCCCTTGTTAAATATTGTCTACAAAATGATATTGATTTATCTGCTACCTTACTCCACTCACCACTAGATGAATCACCAACATATCTAGCTATCATTCTATCCGATTTAAGAATCAAATAAAGATTTGATAGGGTAGTATAATGATATAAGGTTTGTTTTGAAACCTCCTCATTTACCTTATCAAAATAATCTGAAAACCCATCTAAATATTTCATATAATTTTTATATATTATTTTTTTATACCAAAACTTCTATTACCTTTGTCTTATCATTGAATTTTTTTAGAAAAACTTCTTATAATTATTCCGATATATACGAAAAATAAAAATCTAAATGAACCTTAAAGAACAACTACAAAACCAAATTAAGTTAAAGGGTGGATGGGTTAATACTCACGCACACTTTGATAGAGCTTTCTCATTAGATGGAGAATCTATCAATCACATTTATTCTCCTCTTAAAGAGAAATGGTCTTTAGTTGATTCATTAAAAAAGTTATCCTCTGTTGAGGATATTTTTTTGCGTATGGAAAAAGCTACCCAACTAATGAATCAACAAGGATGCCAAGCAATCGGATCATTCATTGACGTGGATGAAGCTATTGAAGATAAAGCAATACTAGCCACAGAAATGCTAAAATCTAAATGGGGCGATAAAATCAAAATGAAATTTATGAATCAAACCCTTAAAGGAGTTATTGAAAAAGAAGCTAGATATTGGTTTGATAAATCCTCTGAATATGTAGATATAATAGGAGGACTACCAGGCAAAGATGGTGGTAGAGAAAAACAACATTTAGACATAATCTTATCTACAGGCAAACGATTAAATAAAAGAGTTCACGTTCATGTAGACCAACTAAATACCGATATGGAATGTGAAACTGAACTTCTAGCAAAGAAAACAATTGAATGGGGTATGGAAGGTAAAGTCACCGCAATTCACTCAATATCACTAGCTTGTCATAAAAAACCAAAAAGAGACCATATCTATAAACTAATGAAACAAGCTGACCTATCAGTTATCGCTTGTCCTATAGCTTGGATTGACCACCCTAGAACTGAAAGATTATCTCCTACACATAATGCAATTACACCAGTAGATGAAATGATTGAATGGGGTATTAAGGTAGGTATTGGCACTGATAATATAAATGATATTTATAAACCCTTTGGCGATGGCGATATGTGGACCGAACTTAAAGTATTACTAGAAGCTTGTAAGATTTATGATATTGATACGTTGGTGGATATATCAACTAAAAACGGATTAGAAATATTAGGACTATAAGTTTATTTAAAACCCCACCAGTTCTGATGGGATTTTTTATTCTATAATAATAGGATTAAACCAAAAAAATAACTATATTTGTATACTATGTCAAACAACAGCCAAACATTATCTGAACTCTTTAATGAATCATTTTATCTACCAGTTTATAAGAGGTGGAGAGTTGATAAGGAAAAAGCAGGTAAAGATATCGTAGGTGAAGAGTATGAGAAATTCAGAAAGAATTACTATACACAAAAAGGTTTAAAAGCCCTTAAAGGTAAAAGAGTCTTTGGTGATATGAATCCTGACCTGGTTGTATATAAAGGTGATGAAATTGTTATTGTTGAAGAATGTAAGGGACATTACGTTGATAAATGTTTCCTTGAAAGAGCTATAGGTGATGCTGTTAAAATCTTCAGATGGTGTTTAGAGAATAAAAAATCAATGCCTTATTTTGTTTTGAGTTGTGCTACTAATCTAAAGACTTTCAACCCAATCTTCAATCATATCGTTGATAACTATAGGAAAGATTTATCCGATATCCTTAAAGAGAAGTTTGTTTACCTACCACTATGTGACCACGGCAGATTACCTAAAAATAGTTATTTCACTAACCCAGATAATAACTTTAAAATTGATCAAAACCTTGTAGATAAACAAGAAGAGATTATCTCAAATATTACAAAGTAATATAATCAAAACTCTCTCCAATTGACAAAACCTTTTTAATTCTTGGTTTTGTTATTGATTCACATATATTTGATTCGTTATTCGTAACCAGAATAAACTTACGGTTTGATTCTGGATTTTCTCTATTGTATTCCAATACAGCCTGACCTAAAGTACCACTACCAGCAAAAAAATCCAATATAACCGAATCATTCCTAGATGCAATCTCTATAATCCGTTTAATTAGTTTAACTGGTTTAGGATAAAGGAAACTAGCTTCAACCTTTAGAATATCTTCTAAATCCTTTGTACCATCTTGAGTATATCCAACATCTTGACCTAACCAAAGGTTTCTAATACCCCTTCCTTTAGAATTCCCTAGAAAAGTTTTCTTGGTAGGACAAGAATCACCTTTCTCACCCCAATAGATTAGGTTTTCCTTAACTAATGTGTTATACCATTCTTCTTCAGAGTAATTCCAACCTTTAGTCCACTTAACACCAGTGGGAGATTCAACTGTATAAACCTTCTTGGTTTTCTTTTTAAATAACTGAACTCCTTTCCTCCAAGGCCCCCTAGGATCATTATCCCAATTCTTATATACTTTAGCGTATTCAGGATCTAATGGATCATTATTGATAATTACTTTCTTTGGATTCTTACAGTAAACCAAAATTGATTCTGTTTGACTAGATATACCTTGTTTATCATTTGATACGGTGTATTTACATTGCCAAACTATAGTGGATAAATGATTCTTTATATCAAAAATAGTATCACAAAGAATCCTCAAATAAGGAGCATTCTTATCATTTATATTGATGAATATAAGTCCATCCTCGGTAAGCAATTCTTTGGATAATTCAAGTCTTGGTTTCAAGAAGTCTAACCAAGATTGCATACCATTAAATGAGTCTTTATACTTACCCATTTTTTTACCAGTGTTATAAGGGGGATCTATACTGATTAACTGTATCTTTCCCTTTAATTCCTCTCTGAATTTATTTAGAAAATCTAAATTATCAGAATTGAATAAATAATTCCTATTCAAATTAATCATACTCATTATATCACAAATATAAGCTAATGTCTGGTTTTTTACAAAATATATTTTAAAATCCATAAAATATCATTATCTTTGTATTCATATGTTTATACTAATCTCTTCCATAATAATCCTTTTAATTTCAAGGAAATACTTTCCAACCTATAAAGACACCATCAATAAGATAGTAATTGTTCTATCTGTTTGGTTGACTCTAGGAACAATCTTGAAACACTTTCTAGCTGATGAACCTAGTAGAAAATACACAGACGTGGAAATGGCCCAGAACTTGATTAAAGAAGATCCAGAGTTTAAGAAAGCTAAAATGAAGATCCTTGATGATGGAAGTGTTAAGATCAGTGTTAAAAAGAAAAAGTGGTTTCTTTTGAAAGATGGCGTATTGACCAGTTTGAGATAAATAAATAAATTTTGTTATAAAAATGGCAACATTAGAAACACAATATAAAAATTGGTTGGAAAACAATGAACCAATTGAATACTCTGAATGGTTAGAAAAATTCAGTGAGATACATCATCTGGATAAGATTATCAAGAAACCTTGTAAGATGGATCATAATGGAGAATGTTTAATATGTGATTGTTGGCCATCTAATTGCGCCTATAAAAGATATCTCAACCAGGATTATAAATATGAATCAAAAGAAGAGTTAGAAAAAATGTTTAAGGATTTATAATCATTCAAACCACCCATCCATAATTCCAAGTTTGATATCTGAATAGGAATTAAGAATATAAAAAGTCAATAAGATGACTAAAATAACTTTCCAATTATTTCTGAATAAGCTTACTATATCTGTTAATAAATTTCTCATTGATAATTAAATATTTAAATCTTTCCTTTAACCATATCCAAATCAACTGGCTTATCCATATTATCCATTGCCATAATGATATTACCATCTTCATGTAGAACAGCAATTAATTTATCCTCCTCTTCGATAAGGGTCATTTCTCTTTCCCCTTTAACATAAGCATCCCAATACTTCTTAGTCTGCTCATCGTTTCTAACGGATAAACTCCATAATACAGGCTGTCCATGTTCCTTAGACCACTGATGAACTGCACCAACAAAAGCTGCAAAGTCATCGGGATAATATGTATCTGGTCCTAATTCAGGATAAACAGTTTCTTTATCATACATACCACCATCTGGCATTCTTACCATATCCTCGGGCATATCACTTTCAAATACTTTGAATGTTTTAAATCTCATAATATTTTCTTTTTTATATTATCACCATAGTGATTTATATAGATTTTCTTTAATGTAAGTGCATAGTTTCCCTCTTATGGGTTTAATACCATTTTTTAAATTGCTCCCATTTGTTTCTCTATTCGGTATCCTATTTCTTCTAAAGTTACCTAAATCTACTTGTTCACATTCTCCAGTCTTATCTGTGCCACTAATGTGGACTTATTTGTGCTAGTGCTACTATTCAAATCAAATAACTGTAAGTATATATTATTAATTAATAATATGTTTTTTCTAAAATTAAAGATTCTCGGATGCTTGTCTGGCTTCTTCTAATGTAGAGAAACACTGCCACTCACTATTATTTTCAAAACGAGTTCTAGCACATTCATCAAGTGGCCCACCAATTGCCCAAGTTTCTGTTTCTTGAATTGTTAATTGTCCACATATAAACTTTTTTTCTTTTACTTTTTGGTAAACCTCACCACTCGCTAATACATATATCTTTGCCATTTTAGAATCTATATTTAAATCTATATATTATTTGGTGAAAATTAATATATAGATCTATCCATATGAAATACCTAAAAATATTTGAAAGTTTTACAAGTGATAAATTTGAAGATCAAATTGAAGATTTATTTATTGGAATAACTGATGAATTAGGATCAGATATAGGTATTCATGTGGTTATGGATCTATTTGATGTTGGTCCAAGAACTGAACGACTACAAGTAAAGATATTCTTTCCACATGGATATGAACCATCACCTATGGATGTTTATTATAAAATAAGAAATGAACTGGTACCAATCCATAACAAAATAATGAAAGATTATGGATTAAAGTTCAGTGGTTGTTCACAATTATATAGACGTGGTGACCCTAAATACTATGGGGTGATGAATTTAATTTATTATAAGAATGAAGTATCTGAAGAAGTTTGAGGGGTTTGACTATCATGGTCCACAATATGCAAAGACTATTTGTGATGGTTGGGGTATTGATTTAGAAGACATAGAAGACCTTTTTCTTGAATTTGCAGATGAAGGTAAAGTTCTTATTCATCCTATGATAGTAAATAAGGAGTTACGGGTTACTATCCATTCTATTTGGAAAGATTTAAATGATTCTGATTGGTTATATAATCCTCTTTGGGATGGGAGGTTTGGGTCTATTAAAAGAAGGTTGAGACAAATGGGTCTTGATATGAACTTAGAGACTAAAAACTTACCACAAAGATTTGTTAGTGTTAGGATTTTTCCACAAACTGAGAGAAAAAGAACCTACACTAAAACTGATATAGTTACAGAATCATTTGGTAGATTTCAATTGGATGAAATCAGCAAACAAGAATATTATTCGATTTTGGATAATAATCCTTTGGTTTATATGCCAGAGAGTAAGGTTTTAGAATTTAAAAGTAAGCTATCAAAAGAATATAAATTACTTTATGCTCGTGGTGATAAAAAAGATACTGTGGAATACTTCCGAGCTGAATATGAAACAGAAATAGATTATCATTTTACCTGCAAAAATTTTAGTATAAAAAAGAAATCCCAAGGTCAAGGTGTGGATGAATCTTGTTATATAATGTTCTACAATTACGAAGAGTTTACATCACACGCAGCTCCCAAATCTCATATTGAAACACTACCCGACCAACAACGAATAAGTTTTCAAAAGAAATTTTACTTTAGATTTGAAGAATCTGACTTCAATCAAATGTGTAAAAACCCACAAATCCTTTTGGATTACTTAAATAATTTAGACTTATCATGAAACATTTAAAACTATTTGAATCATTTGGTGGTGAACCTTACTTTAGAATTGAGGTTGCTGAATTCAATCAAGATGATAAGTGTGAATTATTTAATACTAATGAAGTTTCAAAGATTATAGAATTACTAAAAGGATTTGGATATGAAGTAGAACTAGAAAATATCTTCTATAATCCAACAGAAAACCCAAATAAATCATTTAGGATTAGAGGTAAAAAAACATCACCTTTAGCTAAAGGTGATGGATATTATAAAGATGAAGTTATTCTGTATAAAGTGGAAGATGAATACTTTGATGTGTTTGTAAAGAAGATTACCGGAATACCAGAACAATCAAGATTAGAAAGATTGAGAGGTCATAAAGCTATACCACTAACAGATATGGATTATTTAAGGGCAGACCAGTTAGATGGGTTAGAAGAATTATTTAAGGATAGATTATAAGGTTTACTTTTTTACATTATCCTTCTCAACCTTTTCAACTATTTCATTTGAAAACTTCTCAAAGTTCTTAATAATACCCATTAAATCTTGAAGTTCCATTCTGATGTGAATACTAGTTAATTGCATATCAGTTCCTATAACATTGTAATCAACTAAACACAATACATAAGGCGTGTCATCTTGGACCCCTCTAATAAGAAATGTTGCAATAAAAATAACCCTTCCAATTTTAGTTTGTTTATTCCAATTCAAAATTATTTGAGTAGGATGCTCACCACCTATTTGATTGGTTCTCATTCCATTACGATTTGCATTCAATGCAAAAGCTTGATAAATCTTTCCACTAAAACCAACTCTTTGAGTATTCTTATAAGACTGATCAAACTTCCATTTTGGAACAAACTCAAGTTCAAAATCCCCAGTTTCAAATTCCTCAAATACTTTTAAGTATAACATATTAATATATATTAATGATGAAATACCTTAAACTATTTGAATTATTTGGTGGATTTCAATTGGATGAAATCACAAGAAAACAATACATTGATATCCAGGTCAGTAGAGAGGATGAGATTATTAATTATGGAAGTCTTCAGTTGATGGGGGAAAACTTGGATAAAAAGTATGAACTAAAACATACTGGTGTTTGGTTTAAGATTGAATGGGTAGATATACTAAACGGTAATGTTGAGATTCAAACAGAAATATTTGTGGATAAAGTTTCTCAATATGGAGATGAACCATTTTATACTTTAAAATATTACTATGATGTTTCTCAAGGTAGTAAATATAGTGATAGGTACCATTTCTTTAGATTTGAGGAATCTGATTTTGACCAGATGTGTAAGAACCCACAAATACTAATTGATTATCTTAAAGATAATTATTTTGATGAGTCTATTATTCAAAGGGATGGGGTAGTTGATGAGGCATTTGGTTTCTCTAGGGGGATTAATCCAGATATACTAACACGGGAACAATTTGAAAGTTTATCAAGACAATGTATTCATATGAGGTTTAGTAGTAAAACCACAGTAGGACTTACTATGAATATTAGAAAGACTGATATAAATATCAACTATGATTCAAAGGTAAAACAACATATAATGTTTTATTTTAATTATAGTTATTTGGATGCTAAAATGGTATTCAATACCAAGTTTTCTATTATGAAGATTGAAGGTGATGAGCCTTTTGTTTATTTTGATGCTCGATATGGTTATAGAAATATTGGAACGGATTATTGGGAATACCAAAAATATCCACATGATGAGAGCATCTATGGTAGAATGGAGGTAGAGGAGTTTGATATGATTATCAAAAATCCAAGACTATGGAAAGATTGGATGGTTGATAAAACTTTTGAACTAGACCAACAGACACATAAGATATTAAAAGAATCTTTATTTGATGTACCAGAACCAGAACTCATGGATGTAAATGAATGGGATGAAGAAGTAACTAATGCTAAAGAAGTTGATTTCAATCAAAAGGAAAAAGAATTATTCATTTCTTTGAGTGATACCATCAGTGTAAAAAACAAAAGGTATATGCCAGAAATCGGTAAATCTAGTTTATTTTTTCAGATGATTAATGGGGATATAAATCCTAAATTAAAAGAAACAACTCCTATAAGAAATATTTCAACTTACAAAAATGATGATGAATTTTATTATGTAAATATTTGGGGAAGAGATGCTGATGATAAGGTATATCGTTGTGATGGTTATGAATGTTGGGAAAAGTTTTTAAAAGAAATATTCCAAGGATATAGAGATTTGATTAATAACCAAACTAAAACCAATGAATCATTTGGTGGGTATTATTATAAGGAAATGGGAGGTTCTGATTATTTCAGGGCAACAAATCATAGATTCACTGATAGTGAGATAAAAGAGTTATCTAATATCGCAGAACAAAAAGGTGGTGAAGTTCAAAAGTATCCAGGTGATTTAATGGCTACTATTAAAATTCCAAGGGATAAAGGAACTGTAACGATGATAGAACATACTAGTGTAAAGAAAGTAGAGGATGAGTTTTATTATGTGGCATTTGATATAATGAATCAAAAGAAATATTATGAAGCAGATCAGTTTGATGGGTTAATAAAATTACTAGAAGATATACTATGAAACATTTAAAACTGTTTGAATCATTTTTTGGTGAATATGAGAAGGTTGATGCTGAAACTTGGAATTCATTTGGAAAGATTACTCGTTTTGGAGATTCTAAAATTAATCAAATAGAAAAACTAATCCATACCAAAGGTTATGGACATATGTTTATTACAGATAAAATAGGAACAATTGGGGTTAGTAAGGAATTAATCAATTTTGTTAAAAGGGATAATAAATTATTCACCAAAATCTTAGTAGTATCTCTAGAAGATGAATGGTTTAAAGTTAGAATAGAAACAAGTAAGAAAACTCAAGTAACATATGATAAACAATATTACATATGTGATCAGTTTGATGGGTTAATAAAATTTATAGAAGAAGTCTTATGAAATACTTAAAACTATTTGAATCTATGTTTGATGAAGTGCCAGAACCAAGAAGTCTTCTTGATGAAAATGGAGATTATATCATAGGTTCATCAAGACTCCATCAAAATTTAGTTGAACCGTTCAATCAGCAAGAAAAGGTATTCATCAATGAACTTTTAGAAACCTTAAATGAAGATTATATTTCAACTAACTTTAGTGATCCAGCTCAATTCATATTAGCAATGGGTGAGATGGGTGAACCTACACACTTTTTAAAAGTTATAAAAATGGAGGATGATTATTATCAGGTTGAGTATGTGAACTATGTAGATTCAGATGATGAGTATATAGTTTCAGAATGTGATGGGTTTGAGTGTTTATCTAAACTTCTAATTGAACTCTTTGGGAAAATTAAAACGGATTACGATGGTGGTGAATGAAAATGACTATATGATTTACCATTAAAAATTAATCTTTCCCTTATAAACAGATTTAATATTATCCAAATATTCTTTAATTCCAATCATACACTGACGATAATCAATCTCTTCCCCAAAATTAAATCTAATATTCTCTTCTTCTCTCTTAAATAAATTAATAATGGAACTATTGATATCAGATAATATCTCTTGATAAATTCTCTCCTTATCTCTATTGTCCCTAAGAATAGATTTTATCTCAAAAATCTCTCCCTCTAATTCCTGTATTTTATTCTTCTCATATTCCATTTTACAAAGATAATTAATTTCCTATAAAAATTAGATAATAAAAAAATAGATTTTGTTGTAGAGAATAATTGTTATATCTTTGTCTTATATGGAAAAAGTTATTAATTTTATTAAAATGTTCATCCCAGCATATGTAGAGTTTCGTTCTTTATATTGGATACAATATAGGGCTAAAATGGATTCAGCCCTAATTGAAATCTTCAACTCTATTGATGAAGACCAATATGAAAAAGCTGATAACCTAATTGCAGAATTCGAATCAAAGTTTAACCAAAGTACTGGTCCAGAATGGGTAGGTATGAAGTATGCTGAGATATACAAAGCAAAGAGTATGTTAGATTTTCTTAAAGCAACTAGATAAAAATTTATGAAAAACTTAAAAGATTTAATTGATCGCCTTTCAAATAAGGCAGACTTCACTACAAACATATTAAAGGGTCATATTGAAGACTATTTGACTTGGTCTAATAGAGATGGATATAACCAAGCATTGGAAGACGCAATCACTAAAATTACTGATGTCAAAACTATTGAGATCTTAAAAAGTATGAAAAAGAATTAGGTTCTTAATAAAATGATTGAAATTAAAGGATTTGATATATATAGAGATGGTGGGACTATAAAAATAACCACCAATGAAGGAATTTTCTGCTTTGATAATAGGTTAATGTCTACAACTAAAGGTAGATTATATTATGGTTATCCAATGGATGATGATAGTAATATAATAGAAAATTCAGAAGAACTTGAATATAAGATTATTAAATCACTTAAATCCCATAAAAATGAGACTTACCAAAAATCATTTTTAGTAAGTCTCGAGACTTACCAAAAATCAATTGACCATTTTGTAAAATCAAAACTACATTTGCTTAGAGATGATATTATTGAAGATATACTAAATTAATTTAGGCAATAAAAAATCAGTCCAACTTTAATCTCTTTTTTAAAGAGAATTGGATATTCCAACATAAATGTTTACCTTTGTAATATGAAAACACGAGTAGCTCCATCACCTACGGGTCAATTCCATCTAGGCACCTTACGTACCGCACTTCTTAATTATCTAATGGCCAAGTCCAATGGTGGTGAGTTTATACTTCGTATTGATGATACCGATCAAGAAAGAAATAAACAAGAGTATATTGATTATATCTATGATCAAATGAAGGAATTTGGTCTAGATTTTGACTTAACATTCAAACAGTCTGAAAGATTGGATCGTTATGCAGATGTGTCTCAAAAGATTGGAACACCCACCGAAAATGGATACGAACTTGATATGGGTGATTATAAGATGGTTATTCTTAGAAATAATGGATATCCAACTTATAACTTCTGTTCTATTCTAGATGATTATGATTATGATATTACTCATATCGTCCGTGGAGTAGATCATATTGCTAACCTAGATAAACAAAAAAGAATCTGGGATGAAATCTGTAAAGTTGAAGGTGATAAACCATTTCCAGAAGTTATTCACGCTGGATTGCTTTTCGAAGGTGGTAAGAAACTATCAAAAAGAAGTGGCAATGGAACAACACAAGACTACAAAGATGTTAATAAAAAAGCCCTTTTGAATTGGTTGCTTAAATTTGGATGGTCACACCCAGATCCTAACTTTGATAGTAAACATAAAACTCTGAGTATGGGGGAAATGATCCAACTTTTCAATGATGGTAATATCTCCAATCGAAATTGTGGAATTGATAAGAATAAACTTGCCTTCTTAAATAAAACTTGGAATAAAAAAGACTCCATAAAGGATAGACAATTTGTTTATTAAAACAACTTCGAATACGCATCCATAGTGAAATTGGTATCACGACGGTCTCCAAAACCGTTATTCTACGTTCGAATCGTAGTGGGTGTGCAAATATGAACGAAATATTAGATTACATAGACAAAATGACAGACCAACATATTGAATTTGGTCACGAAATAAATTTGGAATCCTCAACCCAAATGATTACCTTTGTATTCACTTATGAAGATATCCATTAACAAACGATTTGACATCCTCCAAGATCTCACCACCCTCGTCACCAGACGTATCATGCCTTCACTGGTTGTTACCGGTGGACCCGGTAATGGTAAGTCCCATACCATCATTAAAACCATTCAAGAAGGGGGTTTAACCGAAGGGGAGAACTATGTAGTATTTAAAGGTTATTCAACCGCCCGTGGTCTTTATAACACCTTATATGACCATAATGGTAAACTAATCATATTTGATGATTGTGATTCAGTCCTAGAAGATAAAACCTCACTCAATATCCTAAAGTCAGCTTTAGACTCCTATGATAAACGTACTATCTCTTGGATGGCTAAACTTGGTAAGTCTGATGAATATCCTAATCAGTTTGACTTCACTGGTAGAATCATCTTTATTTCAAATAAGGATAAAGGGGATATGGATGAAGCAATTCTATCCAGGTCACTCTCTGTTGACTTATCTATGACTGGTGATGAAAAGATCCAACGTATGGTTCATGTGTTGCCACAAATCCTCCCAGATATTGATATCCGTATTAAACAAGATGCACTTGACTTCCTTAGAGCTAATAAGGATAAAGACAGTGTGAACTTGAGGAGTCTTATAATGGTGAGTAAGATCCGTAAGGAATTCCCAAGGAAATGGAGGGGGATTGCTGAATATATGTTGGAAGGGGCTTAATAGTCCTTTTTTTTACACTTGATTTAATATATACCCATATGAATTCAAAATTAATCAAAGATGAATATTATTGGGGGTATAATAATTTGTCAACTTGCGCCAAAGCACGAATCAATTTATAACTTTGTTGGAGAATATCTAGATATAATATTTGATTTAGAGGAATATTTAACTAATCCTACTATAAATCAAATGGTTGCTATTAAGGATAATAAACTAATAGGTGCTAGAATGTTTAGAATTAATGATGGGTTTATTCATCTGAGCTACACTGCAGTCACACCAGAAGAACGTGGTAAGGAAATAAACCATCTTATGTTACTGGAAATAGAAAAGATTGCAGTTACAAAAGACATCCATAAAATCACATCATCTGCAAGAGTGAGTAATAATTCATCTATAAGGTCACTGGAGAAATCTGGGTTTATCTTTGATTGGGAGAAAGAGTCTTTTTATAATTGTGGTGAAAGGAAACTACATTACTTCAAGTTTATTTGAAAAATTAGATATATATGTTATGAATAGAATTAAACCATATCAACAATTTATCAGTATTCCATCTGATGAAGATGATTTTAATTCACCAGGATACGGTGATAGATGGTAAAAAGAAAAAACCCACTTAAATAAGGTGGGTTTTTTTTAATTTTATTTGTTTCTATCAAATCTTTTCCGTATCTTTGTATTGTCATTGAAACACTGTGACAGAAGCCAGATACAATGGAAGGTTAATCGGAAGTGGCTCGCTTAAAAAAAAATTAAATAAAATTATTTTGTTATAATAAAACTTTATATTATCTTTGTATTATGAAAAATATTATCACAATTCTACTAATCATCATTTCAAGATTTACTTTTGGTCAAACTTCTTCAACCGAGTATAAATTGGATCAATACAAAAAAAGGGATAAAAAAGAGAAGTATAGTAAAATACAAATGGGCGATTCAGCAAGGTTGGGTCAAATTTACGCATTCCAAAGCTCTGAATATTGGGGTTGGGACTATGGACAACTAGTTGATATTAATAATAATAAGTACCTTTTGGAAACCTATCCAGTGAGGGGTTTTAAAAAAATAGTGAAGTTGAGATTTAATAGCATATATAATGTTGATACTAATCAGAAAAATCTGAACCAAACTGTTAATCTAAAGATGAATGATTATTTAGACAAAGCTGGTAGTAATGTACAAGTAGGTAGTTTATTACTTGGGGCTTTGGTTGCTAATATAATTTTCTACCCACAAATCTTCAAAATAGAGTCCAAAGATGATTTAATCCTATATAATGTTCTAAATGGTGGGTTAGCCCTTGGAACAGTAATATCCTTTAGTTCAGCTGGTATGAACCTTAAACTTGCATCAAAAACAAAATAAAATAATATGAAAAAGCTAATCTTCACCCTAATCACCCTTTTCGCCCTAACTTCTTGTGGTAAGGAATATTGTTGGAAATGTACAGTTACCAGTAAAAGACCAATTTCTAATTCTACATACGATTCAACTAAAATAACCACAGTTGTTTGTGATAAAACTCAAAATGAAATAGAGGATTATGAAGAATCCGGACAAACCACAACCATTACCTCCAATGGAATTCCGGTTGTAACTACCACTGATTGTGAAATTAAATATAATTAAATTAAATTAAATATGAAAAAGCTAATCTTCACCCTAATCACCCTTTTCACCTTTACATCTTGTGAAAAGAAACAATGTTGGAAATGTACTATATCCGCCCAAGCACCAGGATATGTCAATACACTTAACCAGACGACCACAACTGTCTGTGACCAAACCCAAACTGAAATTGAGGACGTTGAGAAAGCTGGAACTATGACCACCATCAGTAATGGTATCAGAGTAGAAACCACAACAGATTGCCAGTCCAGTCAATAACCCATCACCAAACCACAACCTAATAAACCCACAGAATATTCCTAAAAGTGATATCTTGTGGGTTTTTTTATTTATCATTTAAATATATTTAATATTTTTTGATTTTATATATAAACAAGAATTAATATTTTATATATAAATAAAAAATAATAATAATAATTATGTCGTACACAGTAAAAACAATTAATGTCTCTCAGGACTTACCAAATAAAAATGGTGGAAGAGCTAATGGATTTGACTTGAAATCCTCTATTATGGAAAAAATTGATAACTCTATAGATGCTGGCAACAGATATGTTTCAATTAAAATAGATACACAACTTGGTAAGACTATCATATTCAACAATGAGAGTGGTTTAGATATCCATCAAATTGAAACTTTTCTTGGAATTGGAAAATCAGGAACTTATAAATCAAAAAACATTGGTAATTTTGGATTTGGTGCATTTATGGCTCTAACTTTTTTGGGTGAGAATGGGAATGTACAAATAAACTCAGTTAAAAATAATGAAAAAATTAAAGTGGAATTGGACTTCAATACCGCTAAACCGATGGATTACAAATTTTATGATCCAATCAAAGTTTCTGATTCTGATATGTTAGAGATTATATGTACTACAAAAAGTTTTGATATTTTTGATCATGTAGATAGTTTAGCAAATGATCTAGGAGCTCACTACCATGATATTCTAACAGAAAAAGATGAAAATGATAATCCAAAATTTATTATTTTTCTGGAAGTAGACAACCATAATACAAAACAAATCCAACCTATTGACCCATTCTATAAAACATCCCCAAATACAATTCCTTGGGTTGATTCCAAAACTTATGATTTGAAAATAGGAACAAACATTTTCAAAGTAGATTGTGATGGATATTTTATATCAAGGAACACTGATAAAAATGAACTTGATAAGAAAGGTAGAAAAGGATTCCCACATGAATATCAAGGAATCTATATTAAGCTTAATGGTAGGATACTTAAACTTGGGAATGGTTGGGGAATTGAAGGAACTAATAACAAATGGGTTGGTGGAAGATTGGAAATAAAAATAGATACTGCAAATTTACATAAAAGTGATAAAGAAAATGTTCTTAAATATTTTGGAATAACATCAAATAAAAATAATCCTAACTTACAAATTTCAGAAAAATCTTTGGATAAAAAAGAACTCAGAGATATTATTAAATCATTTAGAGGTTGGGTAGATAATCAATATGATAGATTTAACAGTGAGAAAAAATCATCTAAGCCAAGTAAAACAAACCCAATTGAAAATATCCTAAATCTAAAAGTTTTCAATATAGACTTGAAAACTATAAAGAATGGACAACTAATTGAAAGAATGTGCCCAGATGTATTTGAAGCATTGGAAGAAATTCAAAATATGAAAAATACATTAAGTGAGTCTTAACTAACTCACCAAACCACCACCCACTCACAACCCAGAACACCCTTATAAACATCCTTATAAGTCTCTGTATGAATATCACCACCCACCAGGCGTGCAACCTCTAAGGACAACTTAGATGATGGAGTTCGGAACATCTGAACTCCATCTTTTGTTTTATAACAGTCTGTACTTAATAACCCAGTCAAGATGTCATATGGTATGAACTCTTGGAAAAGAGGATTGTGAACTATACCATAACTAGATAAATCAGACACCATCTGACTAGATGTAATCTTTAGTTTGAGTTTTCCCTGGTCTGATTTCTCTATAGGATAGTTACTATTCAGTTTAGTCTTAATGTCTTTTAAGGTTTGTTCATCTGACCTAACTATGATGGTATGGTCATTTTGTATGAATGAGGTAGCAACCATCTGACCCAGTGTGATTAATTTGTCTGGTGTGAGTGGTGAGGTGAAGTAAGAATGGTCCAATGAATACTTCTGATTCTTACAAGTTTTAGAACAGTGGAGTATTGGACGCTTGTCGATATAGTAGGAATTGTTTATGGGAAAGGGGTTCCCACAGGTAAGACAAGTTCGGATTAATTTGACCTGACGAATAGTCATAGAGTATTTATCGGTTTTTTACGGTCTCATAGGCTATCAATCACAACTAACAAAATTTTCAAAAAAATCAACATTATCAAATTTTATTTTTAGTAATATCTTCTTCTTTTTTTTTTCAGAATATATATACTCTATATGAAATACATTAGAATATACGAAAAGTATTCGGACTGGGTAGATATTAAAAGGTCTGAATCAGACAAAATAGTATCACTGCCTGGATACGATTTATATAGAAGTAACATATTAGGGTATTATGGTGTAATTGGTAGGAGGGAACAATTGTCTATGGAGAACTTGACCATACGAAAGGAAAGTGATGGAAGTTTCATATTAGATATAAGGAGGTCTCCTGGTTATTTCAAGGGTCTTATAGCAGCTGGTCAAAAGGGATGGGAAGAGGATTGGTCAAGGAGGGAGTTTGATTTGAAATTTAATTTTGATGATATAAACGAGTTAATTAAGTTTTTAACTGAGTATGATGGGTGGTATGATTTGAAGTATTGATTTTAGAACATAGGGTATTTATCGGTTTCATATAAGATGTTCAATACGTGGGTCTTATAATCCAAAAAAATTTTTTTAAAAACTCGGAATTATTCATATCTTTGTATCCATATGAAAAAAATATTATCACTTATCATCTTGGGTTTAATTATCCCAATGACTCAAACTTTCTCACAGAATATAAAAGTTGAGACTGATCACAATTTTGGAAATGTACTTGAAGGAACAATGGTTTCCTATGAATTCAATCTGAAAAATCTATCATCGGAAAAAATTCTGATTAAGAACGTTCAGCCATCTTGTGGTTGTGTTAGTCCACATTTCACCAAAGAAATATCACCGGGTAAAACTGGTTTAATTAAGGCTACATTTAATTCAAAAGGTAGATTAGGTGTTTTTGAAAAAACACTTAGAGTTTATTTGTATCCTAGTGATTCTGTGGTATTATTAACCATTAGAGGTAATGTGCTCGGTAATACTGATTATGTTCAGAATCAAAAGGTAGATACTGTTATTACTAATTTTTTGAAACCAGTATCCGATACATCTATAAAATCAACTGAAAGAATCTATTATAGAGGACCTAGGGGTGGATTATATTATTACAACAGTAAAGGGAAAAAAGTATATAAATAATAAAAAATTATGGCGTCATCAAGAATATACAAAACTAGAAAACTATCTGATGGTTCTACATATAGGGAATCATATTCGTATTCGGAATATTATTTTTACAAATTTATAGGTTGGGTTTTTGATTTGTTCATCTTAACAATATTCACCCTCCCATACTATATTTTCGTAAAGATACCATTTCTAATCATAGTAAAAACACTATCGATCATACCCAAAACATCTGAATTTTCGAAGAGGATTGGTGATAAATCTTATTCAATAAATCAATTTAAAACCAATACTATTATTTACTTGTCTATAATTGTTGGTATAATGTCTATAATGATTTGGACTGATAAAAATTCAAAAATGAATTCCACACTTGATAGAAATCAGGTAGATACTACAAAGGTAGTTTCTAAAGTAACCCACTCGAAACATAAAAAACATCATAAAAAATTAAAACATCATAAATCAAATTAAAATATGTCATTAGTACAATCATTCATTAATCAAATAGGCAGGGAAATAGGCAGGGATGTTTATAATTCTGTTATCAACAACAAAAATGTCAATACTTATTATGGTTCCAAAGCTTCTACTACTTGGGATCAGTTAAGGGATTTCAAATTATCTTCTTATGATAAGTTGACTATGAATAATTTAGTTAATCTCGTTGAATCTGTATCAAACTTAAGTCCGAACAATTTTACTAATCTTGAGTATTTCATCACTATGGATGAAAAGATTGATTTTTGTAAAGAGCATTTAGACAAAAAGTATTTGGAGAAATTAGAAGATTTGGATAACACCAATAAAGAGAATTTCAAAGCTTTTTTATTTGACCACAAGATTTACATTGCTGATTGTCATGATAAACTTGAGGAAAAGATAAACAATTATAAGGAGCCTAATAAGTGGTTACGTCGTTTGACTAATTTTTGGGCAATTCTATGGATTATTTGTGGTGTATGGATTTCAACTAAATATGATTCTTTACATTACAATGATGGAAAAGAGATTCCTGGTAATTGGATGTTTTGGGCATTAGAAGGAATTCTTTTATTTTGTTGTTTTTTTCCATCTGTTATTTTCCGTGAGGCTTCTATTGAAGATACTATTACAAATCATAAAAAAGATCGTGAGGCTTTGGAAGCTTTGGAGGATTATTTTACTAAAATATCAAACATAAAATTTTAATATGAAACAAATTTTACCCTTTTTAATTCTCTTACTATTTGGATCTTGTCAGAAAGAGGAGAATCCTGTTCCCACTATAAATCCTTATGGTAAGAACACTTTAATTGGTTATACTGGGGCTTATGATTATATGAGTCCGGATAGTAATTCAAATGGTGGGATTTTAGCAAAGGTTATGAGTGGTAATCAGGTAATAGCCACGGGTATTACTGATAGTTTAGGTAAGTTTGAGATTTTTGATTTAGATGTTGGTACATATGATATTGTTATAACTAGGGAGGGTTGGGCTCAATACAAGACTAAGTCTGTATTTTGTGGGCCTGGTCCGAGTCCTACTACTGTTTATTTTGAGAATGACAATGCATATGGTTATAGGGTTAATCCTTTAGTTAGGAGAGTTTATTCTGATATAGTATCTGTTGAGATGGACAGTATAAAAAGTGGTACGGCTTACTTTTGTATGACTATAAGTCCTAATCAGTTAGATTTAGTTGATAGTTTAAAGATTGGGTTAATTGATAATTCTAAATCAGACGAGAGGCTAGTATATTTTTGTTATGGTCCTAAAGTAATTAGCACTAGTAAACTTATTTTCAGTGTTGGTTATTATAATCAATGGAGAGGTATAAATAAATTTGATTTTGTTTTATTTCCATATTTAGACTATGCGATGTGTGGATCTATACTAAACAGTAGGGGTAATTTTGAGGTTACCAATGCTCATAAGATTTTGCAGGATGTTTTGGTAGTTTTCCCGTGATAGATATTTTAATATGTCTGTATTTTTGTCTTCGTATCCAATCGGAAAGAAAGTAGGTTTATCAAACTATTTAAAATCTATTTTTTCTTGTTACAGGTTAAATCAGATTTACAACAAGGGATTAGTTCCTTGTGTATATGGTTTTAACAATGATAATTTCAAGACCTTATTTGATTGTGATAATTTAGTTTATAATGATTCTTTAGAGTTTAAATTACATTCTTTAGATTCATTTGATAAAGTAAGGGATTTAGTGGGAGTGGGAGTAAGTCCTTATATCTTATCTTTTACTTGGAGGTTTTATTTAAGTGATGAAGATAGGGTTAATTGTAAGCCTTTTGGGAAAGAGTGGTATTATTGGGATGATCCAAATTCAATTGATTTCAAATTCACTTCAATTCCACAAAATATGATTGATCTTTATTTGGGGGTAATTATTAATTTTCCTATAAGGAAGAAATTGCTTGATTGGGTTGATCATTTAAGTCATGGGATTGGAGAGGTAAGGTTAGGGGTTCACATAAGGACTTGGAGGGGTGAGGATACAATTTATAATAACAGGTTCAATCATTATTTATCAACTAAACAAGAAATAATTGATTCAATCAATCAATCGGATCATAAGAAGGTTTTGATATGTAGTGATGATTTGATTGAGGTTGGGGATTTAGTTAAGTATATAAGTGGGAAAGAGTTTTTCTTTTATATTAATCGTAAAGACTTTACTCAATTAGAGAATGATTTTTGTGAGTTATTATTATTATCAAGGTCAATGGATTTCATAGGGAGTTTAAATTCAACTTTCTCTGAATTAGTTTGGTGGTATGGTGGTTGTCAATTGGGTGTTAAGATTATTTAAGAATAAATTTTGAACTTTTAGTTAAAAATGTTATATTTGTATTATGTTTAAATCATTAGTACCTCATATTGAACAAAGGTTAAAGAAACACCACGAATTATATAGTGGTCAGTGTAAGGCTGAATTATGGGAAGAGAATTGTCACCATGCTTTAGTAGCTGCTGGTTTTGGTTCAGATTGGAAGCCAGATTTCAATCATCAGTCGGGAGCTGATATGAGGATTATTGCAGGTGATAGGATTAGTAATAAAGGTGGTCAGATTGATTCAGAGAGTTTAACTTTTTCTGGTTTTCGTACAACAAAGTATAAAACGCTTACTGACAAGTTAGAATTCCTTAAAGATAAAAAAGATGATTATGTATTTTGTTTAGCTACCAATAAGAATGAGTGGGAATCTGGTAAAAAGATTTATCATTTCATTGTAGTTGATAGTAATAAGCTTGATTATCATAATCAAGAGTGGGTTGATACTTTTGGGAAGAAAGGAACTGGTAAAGACAAACACAATGGGTATTCTTGTAAGAATGAAGTATTTGAGGCAAAAATATGTTTTAGTATGTCGGATCAGCTTTGGACAACAATCAAATTAAATGAATGTAACGAACATTATACAATAACAGTATGAAGAATTTATTTTAACTCTGGTGAAAACCTTTAGTTTTTTACGAAAAAACTTTATTGGTTTTTTGAGATATATATAAAATGAGTAGTGTTATTAAGTTTTTTATCTTTTTTTTATTAGTTAGTCAATCTGTTTTCTCTCAAGATTCCACTGTTATTTTAAATCATGTTGTAGGTCCATTAGGTATTCAATCCATAAAGCGGCCTGATTTAGATTTGGTGCATGGTGTGTTAAGTTCAAGGAGATTAACTGATGATTTTGAAAAAAGGGTTACAGAGGAATTGAATAGATTGAACATGAAGGGTTATAGGACTGATGTAGATAATATTTATGTTAGGACTTATGTTAAGGGAAACAAGATTATCACTGAAAGTTCTTGTGATATTATTGAGTCAAGGGATGGTAGGTCTTATGTTGTATTTACTACTAGGGGAAGTATTGGTAGGGGTTATAAGCAAAGGCATGATAAGCAGATACAGGGATTAGAATCTTGGTTAAGTTTTTACTATCGTGGGTATTGTAAGAAGATAAAGACTATATTAGTCAATTTCAAGTTAAGGGGTGGTGTTATAAATTATAAGCAAAGTTTTTTTGTTGTGGCGAGGGGTTATTAAAGAATTTTCTAAAAAAATTAGAAATTTTTGTAACTATTACCAAAAAAAGTCGTATATTTGTATTATGAAAAATGTAATGAACTTCTTTAGGAAAAATTTCGCTGTTGTGTGGTTGATTGGTGCTATCCTTTATTACCTTCTCGGTGTTAAAGATATTGCTTTCAATCTGATGGTCCTCTTTGTTATTGAGGATTTGTGTGATAGGGTTGAGTGGTATATGAGTAAAAAATCTCTTGATAAAAAATCAGGGGTTTAAATTAAAAAGGGTCCAAATATGGACCCTTTTTTTATTTCTTTCTAAATACTCTATTATGACCTACACAAATTAGTTCTTCATATTCTGAATTAAATTCTAAAAAGTTTTTAATTGCCAAGGATACTTCGTAATGGCCAGAAAACCTTTGATTATTCTGAATAAGACCTTTGAAGTAAGAACTATCGTCAAAAACTACAAGAGATCCAGATTTTGCCAAGTCTGGTAGTAAGCTAATATCTGAAACTACCGCATTATAATCATGTCCACCATCAATATAGATAAGGTCAAACTTACCAAGGGATTTTATTTTTTCAATAATATGTGAGTCGTTTGATAATCCTTTGATAATATTTTTATTGATATCAAATTCCAAATTTAAATCTTTAAATAATTTGGTGATTATCTCGGAATAGTTTTCTTTTCCATATTGTGAGTATTTATCACCGGTATCATCAAGTGGAGTTACTCCAATAAATTCAACCACTTTATTTGTTTTATCAGCAAGAGATTTAACAAGACTTAAAACTTGTGCTTTATAAACACCGATTTCAATAAATCTAAATTGTTCTGGCATAGAATTTACTAGCTCCCTCCATAAAACGTGAAATGGTCTTTCACCAAATCCCAAGTTATTTTCTTCAATGAATAATCTATGATTTTTTAGAAAATCATCTTGGTAGAACTCATTTGAAAAGATTTCGTAAATTTGATTTACTTCTTTGTTTCTGTGCAATTCAATCATTTTAATTTTTTTTATTTCTATTATAAAAGTAGGATTGGGCATAACCTAAATCCTTTACCAATATTTCTTCTCTTACATATGCGTCAGTTTCATATTCATCAAGGATAAGAAGTTCCTCATTAGTTACTTCAATAACTTGACCAACAACGCATCCAGCGGAATGAGGGAATAATCTCGGATAAGCGGTTCCTTCCACATTCCAATCACGCAGAAGAATGTAATTATCAATTAATCCAAACTTACCTTCACAAACCCGACCAAGTAAATCCAATTGAACATTTGGATCAAGTAAAGTTCCATAGATGAAAAGTTTTTCCACTGAATGTATAGTCCAAGAAATATCAAAAGTTGAATATTGTTCTTGGGTTTTTAAAGGTTGAGTTCTTAAACCAATCTTCATAAAAGTAATGTAGGTTTGAACATTGAATTAGGAAATTTTCAACTTGTGTTTGTGTTAAATCAAACCATTCACCTGATACCTTTCTATCCCCATAATTTCTATGCAATTGTGCTTCAATTTTTGTGGCCCACTTTGATTCAAAAATAGTTTCAACAGTTAATTCTTGATGGTTTCCGGTTTTCAACTGTTTGAGTCTTTGGTCAATTGGTTTTTTCGTAAAACCAATTTTATATTTTTTACCATCTACATCACCACAAGAAATTAAATAAACTTTGGACATATAAACGATATATATTCATTTAATTTTTCCCAAGTGGATAACTTTTAAACAAAAAATTGAATAATATTATGGATTTATCAAAATTTATAATAGGTGAAAATTTAAAAGACCTATCCACTATTAGTATCAATTTCACTAATCATCAACAAAAAAGAAATTATAGTAGAAACAATATAGTTTTTTGTAAAACTGATTTAGTTTTAATGCTTTTCAATGAAGTAAGTAATCTTGACATCAATATCATATTAATAACCCATCAGTCTGATTATGAAGTAAATAATATGAATCCTTTGATTGATGGTTCTGGAAATTTATTAATTGATTGGACTAGGCCAGCAGAGGGAAATACACCAGCTTTATATAAAATTAAACCACCTCAAATAAAAAAATGGTTCGCTCAAAATGTCAATCATAAAAGTGACAATTTAATACCGTTACCAATTGGACTTGAAAATCATCATGGTCCATCAAGGGGTGGATCAATTGATCCAAATTACTTGGAAGGATTGGAGGATATAAATACTGATAATATTTGTAAAGAAGGAAAAGTAACTGATAAAATTTATTTGAATTTTGGTAAAACTCATAATAATAGAGAAAATGTTAGAAATTTTCTTATTGAATCTAAACTTTCCTTTATTGAAAATGAAAAACTCTCTTATACAAATTACTTGAAAAAAATAAGTGATTTTTTATTCATAGCTTCCCCTAGGGGAAATGGTATTGATACCCATAGAACTTGGGAAGCTCTTTATATGGGATCAATACCAATTGTAGAAAAACATCATATGTATGATACTTATAACCTTCCAATCTGGCAAATTGAATCTTGGGATGAAGTAACTAACGAATCAAAAAGAAATTATTGGATTGAAAGATATAAATCTGGCAATTTATTCAAAAATATTGACCAACTATTCATGGAATATTGGAAAAATAGAATTTTGGATGAATACAATAAACTTTGAATTACTTACCTTGTCCTTTGTATTTCTTCTTATACATTTTGGATCCTTTAGCTGATGAATTCTTTTTAGCGTGTCTTTTCAGTCTCTTTTTGGATCTCTTTTTGAAAAGAATTGAGGTAGATGATTTTGTAGGTTTAGCTGCCATTTTTGAATTATATATTTAATTCAAAATCAATTTTTTGATAGAAAATTATCAACCTCAATCCTTCTTATTTCCCTACCTAAATCACCTTTTTTAAAACCCTTTCTAATCAAATCTTGCACATTCGTCACTGGCATCCAATTAGAAAACTTTACTATATTTTTACTTTTTAAAATATTTCCCCATTCTAAAATTGTAGAATTATCAATCTTTGATTGTAGTTTTTCTTTATAATAATCATAAACTAAATTTAAATCAAATTTTGATATTTTTAAGAGAAATACAACCTTTTTAGCAATTTCAATTTCAATCTTATATACTTGAACCATTTTATTTTCAAGGTCAAATGGATTCTCAAATAAAAACAAATTTGATAGAATTAAAACAAAATTATCACTATTGATAAGTTTTGTATTTATTTTTGAATTTGGGAATAATTCTACCCACATATCATATTCTGTGATTAGACTTAAAAAGAAATTAAAATCTTCAGATTGTTTCCAAGCTTTAGTAAATTCACTCCAAATCCTTTCTTGGGATATTCTTTTCTCTTTATTTGTATCTAAATCAATTGTTGTTAATTTGTTTTTATTTTTGATTGCTTGTTTGGTAGACTCGTCTAATTCCGATTTATATCTTGAAGCAAATCTAAAAGCTCTTAATATTCTCAAGGAATCTTCATCAAATCTCTCTGATGCGTTTCCAACCATCTTTATTATGTTTTTATTCAAATCTTCTTTACCTCCGGTTAAATCTACAATTTCTTTTGTATCTAAATCGTAGAATAAAGCATTGAATGTTATGTCTCTTCTTTTTACATCATCTTCAATTGTCACTCCCAATTTAACTTGTGGGTTTCTACCCTTTGAAATATCTTGTCTGAATGTGGTTATTTCAATTCCATCTGGTTGATCATCGGTATATACAACTATAGTTCCATAAGCTTTTCCTTGTATATTAGTATTGTATCTATCTTGTAAAAAACTTAATACTTCATCAGGCAGGGCGTTTGTGGTTAAATCAAAATCTTTTGGATCATCTCCTTTAAGGAAATCTCTAACAGCACCACCGACTATATAAAGTTTTTTACCTTGTTGATTGAATATTTTATGTATATCTTTTATAGATTTTGGTATAATTGACCATAGATCCATTTGACTTGATTCAACCAAGAAGTTTTTAAAATTTAAAATACGCATTAATTATATATTAGAAACAAATATAAATATCTTTTATATAAAAAGAAAAGTAAATCCTTGTTTTTTTGTGGAAATTTACCTTTTATGGAATTAGGTTTTATACAAACAGATGAAAACCTATGGGTCAAATACACCGATCAAAAAGTATCAGTCCCACATTTCATAATATCAACTACAATAAATCCTGTATCTCAAACTTTTGTTTTGAAGAATTTATTAAAAAATGAAACAATGTCAACTAATTCATTTGATAAGATAAGAGAGGTGGTTATTTCAGGTCAAAGGGAGTTTAAATTAAATCAATTATTCCAGTAAACTTAAATTCAAGCAAACATATAATCAAAACTATGAAAACTTTAAAGAAAAATGGAACCATCGTCAGAGTTACAGATAAGGAAGCTGATGATAAAATTAAATTCGGTTGGGAGTTTTGTCCTAAACATGAGTGGAAAACTAATGTGAGAGATTTTGGCAAGACTAGTAAGAAATCCAAAAAGAACGATGAAGAAACTGTTTCAGAAGATTAATGGAACTTATATCAACACATATTTGCAAAGCATCTGAAACTGGTCTTCATCAGAATATGTTCGGAGGCCATATGTTGAGTCTTATTGACGAGTCAGCGGTGGTCTATGCAATGCAATTGTGTGATACTCCTCGGATGGTCACTGTGATGATTGACCAATTAGTTTTCAAAAAACCAGTAAAAGTTGGTAACTTAATTAAAATCTATGGTAAAGTATCTGATTTCGGCACGACTTCAATTAAATTGTATATCGAAGTTAGAAAACATAATGTTTACACTGGAAATCAAGAGATAGTTACCCACACTAATATCAAATTCGTAAGGATTGATGAAGAAGGAAACCCCTTATCCATTTCTGACCGGGTCAAATCACGTTACTTTGAGAGACTCGGCAAATATGGAAAGGGGTTACTTTCTATTGATGAAAAAAATATTAAAGAGTAGGACCTGCATCAACTATAGATTCCAATGTAGCTTCAGTTGCATCTGGAAGAGCTGAAAGGATATCATATCCAGTCGCTGCTTCGATATCATCTACTGTTGTTCTATATCCAGCCCAAGTAGAAGTTACAATAGTTTGTGTATTAGGTGTATTTACAGCAATAACTCTTGTAGCTGTAGTAACTCTTGAGATATCGTTTGTTCCCTGTGGTATGACTAATACTACTTTCCAAATATTTGATGGAACTGTGACTCTACCACCATCCAATGTTGTTTTATATCCAGCAGAACCAGTTCCACCAACACCATAAGAACCACAGATGATGTAACACTCATTACCTTGAGTTACAAGTTTTCTACAATAAGCCTCTAATTTTTCCCAAGTTTGTTGATTATTATTAGGAGCTTGAGGCATCATATTTGTCATTAAAAAAGTCTCTCTGTTATCAGTAGAGTTTAAGGTTCTATCGCCAGAGGGACAGTTATGACCTCTATCGAAACCAGAACCTGTGTAAGATGTAGTACTAACCCGATACCATGTAGATGGGAGAGTTGCGTCAGATGAAAAACAATCACATCTAGTGGCCGAACCCAACCAAGTATTATCCAAGTGCCAAGAAACCCAGTTTGGTTTTCCCTGAACAGAGTTATAGCTTAGAGCGAATCCAGTTTTTTGCATTAAATAGTTTGTGTTGGCAACTGTTGAAGTTGTTGCATTGCTTGGATTTCCCATTAAAATATTATCAGAATCGGTTCTAAAAGCATATTGACCTTCCTCTTGTTGAGGAGGTGTTGAGGTGACCATTGGTTGAATTGGTTCGTCTTTCTCACATGATGAGAAAAAAATCCCAACGAAAAGAATAAAGACTTTGATAAAGTTATCTAACATAATCATAAGTTTTTTTTTATTATATATTCCAATATATTATATTGAAAAAACTAATAAATAAAAGAATTCATCTTATTCAATATCAGTGTCGACGATGTTGTGGTAATAGTTGTAGAAGGCAGAATTATCATTATCAATATAATTGAATTCCGATAAATATATGTAAGTATTACTGTAGTCAACTGGCTTTTCGGGTATAGACAGAATTTTACAACGCTTTACCACCGATCCAGCTTGAAATTGGGGTATACCAGAATTCGGATAAGATCTTTTATCGATGAAAGAATTCTCAAGACTACCAGCAAACGGGTTAGGTGTCCAATCACCAACGAACCAAAGATTTCTAATCACAGAGGCAGTTCCAACTCCACAATCTTTCATAATTTTATTACAAGAACCTATTTTCAGATTTTCAATTCTTATATTATCTAGTTTATTACTCGAAGAAGTGTAAACTTGGAAAGCCTCATCACAAGAAATAGCCTCAATATCCTTATACCAACCACTTATATTGATGCTATTTGCACCCCCAACAAATGTGCTTTTGAAAAAATGTCCTGTGATTGATCCCGCTTTTATCTTTTGATAGGTCCCATCAAATTTACCACTAGACACAAAACAATCACCGCTAACATTACCTACTTGAATATTTTCAAAAAAATTATCTGAAGAATCAAAAGATCCCGAAGTAAATACGTCACCCAGACAGTCTCCAAGCGTTATATTTCTAAATTTTCTTCCAATTATTTGATCTCCGAAAAATGCCTGTCCTGCAATATTTCCGGTCTTCACATCATAAACATCACAATTTAGTTCTTGGTCTGCTACAAAAAAGTTAATACCTAGGTTATTAATATTAATATTCCTGAAACTACCCTCAATATTTCCAGCACTTGAATGAAAACAATAATTTCCAACATTTCCACCATAAATGTTAGAAGCGGTACAGGAGGTAAAAGCTTGAGTGTCACAAAAATCATAACAACTCTCAAATATTAAATTTTCAATCTTTCCATATAAGCTTTCTGCCTTTATACAATTTGTTACATTACCAATTATTATATTTTGAACACCGATCCCCAAGTAAACAGTCGATTCTAAAAACGAATTAAAAGTACCAAGAAATTTAGAATCTTTAATTGTTGCTGTGGTGGTATCTGCCACAAAACAATTAGTATTCAATGTATTTATGTCACTGAACGTACCTATAATTGTGAGTGAGTTGAATATGGATAAGCTATCCACATTGATATTTTCAAAGACTCCAAGGATTGTACTCGGGCAATTTAAAACTGTACTACTACTAGATTGTAAAACTGTCAAATCTTGAATTTGCCCCGAAAAATAATTTACGGACAGTACTGATGAAGTTATGTTTTTAAGGTTTATATTTTTTAAAGTTCCACTCATAGTATAAATTGAATAGAAAACATTTTCAGCTCCATCAACTTGAATATTTTCAAAGTATCCATCATTAAGTCCAGTAATACCAGGTTCAAAAATAGTACTAACATTCTTGAATTTCATATTCTTAAACTTTCCAGTGATTATCCTTGATGAAAATATAGTTGTATTGGAATTATTTATTTCGATGTTTTCGAAGGTTCCTATTAAACTAGCTATAGAGGAAAAAGAATCATAGGTCGATGTGGTTACTTCACCTATAAATATATTACTAAAAGTTCCTGCAATTGTATTACCGCCGGTAAATAACGTATCGACACTTTTGGCACTAATGTTGGTGAATTTACCATCAATTGAAGTTTGAGCAAAAAAAGCATTCGCGCCATCTTCTATAATTATATTTGTATACTCACCCCTAATATCACTCCAAAAATTTGTTATATCGAATGTAATACCACCAAAAGCAACATTTTTCCATCTAGGATAAGACTGATCAATTGCATAACAAGATCCGTCGCCTGGTAAATAAATGTTTTCCAATCCAAAATCAAAACCAGTACTATCTCTAACAACTGGCCCACCTATGGTATTTCTCAAAACCGTGTGATATGGATTACTTGACAACCCGATGTAATCAGTGAACCCTACCGGAATTAATTCGCTTGTAGTGGTCGCAAAATCATATTCACCTGGCATAAGTAAAATAGAGTACCTGTTATCAACAGCTGGAGTGGATGTCCATAAGGAATTGATTATTCCATTTACATCCAAAAGACCTTGGGCGTTTTCGGTGGGTGTTCCAGTAGCACCCACGATATAATAATTATATCCACTATTTTTTAGGAAACTGAATGTTGGCCCAGGTAATTGGGATTCAATCCATTCAACGTTGCTTCCACTATATCCAAGTCCGAGGTTATCACTCCCAGTGTTACCTTGTATCTTAAATTGACCTTGTAAATCTATTAAATCGTATCTCATTGTAATTAATATTTTGGTTCTGACCTGACTGCACTAGAAATAATGTTTTTATCCCCATCAATTAAATTTCTTATTTGTGGATCAATTGCCCGATTTGATATTAGAAAAGAGATTTTTGAGTTTATAAATGCGACAGTTGCAATACTATATTGACCAGCATCAGCAATAAATCTACATCTATCAATAATCGCATAATTGTTTATTAGTATAGCAGGTTGCGCAAGACCAGTTGCGTTAATATAAGAATCAGAAATTTTACCGACAAAAAGGGTTGGTATATATGAAGCAGCGTTTATATTTTTAAAAGTCGCGTTTATCGCAGCATTAAATATTGTAGTAGCAGTACCTAAATATAAATTTTCATATCTACCACTCAAATTTGATGCATTAAAATACTCTATTCCTACTTCTTCACTGTAGATATAAATGTTGCTATAGGTTCCAGATATACTAAATGCGGATGAAAAAGCTTGTGCTGGAAGTGTATTACTACCCCTAATTGTGAAATTATCAACTACCATGTCCATATTACCCCCACTAATGAAAAAAGCAGAATTAATCTTATCCACCACAACATTTGATATTTCACCGTAAAGATTTCCACTGGCGTTAAATATACCGCGAGTATCATTAGATTTTACGTTTTTTACTTTAATATTCACATCACCAAAAGTATTAGAAAAAGGAGAATTTACATAATTTTCAAATTCTATGTTAAAGAAATCACCAGATAACAATGTCCCATTTACAACACCAAAAGCTCTATTTCCTACATCCTTTATTATTATATCACTATAGGTTCCACCCATAGTGGCATCCCCGGACGTGAAAAAAGCGTTAGTAACGACATTTTCTACAAAAATATTTCTGTAAATTCCATCTAAATATCCACCCTCACTAATCGCCGCGACAGTGATTAAATTCTTACAATCCTTCACATTAATATCGTTGAAATTTCCATTCAAAGTGAAGGTTGATTTGAAAACATCCAAATTGCTGCATGTTCCAATATTGATATTTCTGAAATTTCCTGAAATTTCACTACCCATAATTATACCACCCGAAACTGATAATAAAGATTTACTAACAGAAAAATTATTTACATCGATTTGAACAATATTTCCAGAAATGACATTTGGTTCACTTGATGGTCCACCGACCTCATCTACCGATATATCATTGAATGATGACACTATATTACCAGTACTGGAAAAAAAAATTTTGCCAGTATCAACATATCCAAAATCCATTTTGCTAAAATTTCCAAGAATGTCTCCGTTATCAGTGTAGAATACTGATGAAGCTGATTTTACATTTACTCTGCTATAAGTCCCTTTAATGCTACCACCATAATTTAAAAAAACATTTCCCGTGGTAGTACCAATAGTAATATCATTCACAACCATATCCAAATCTTTGTCAAGGGATGTAGTGAATAGATCGGAGGAAGAATCTCCGATAGTTATGTTTTCTAATTCTCCAAAAATATTACCAAAAATTGACACAAAACTACTACTCAACAGACTTCCTATAGATAAATTTTTGATTTTCACATTTATTTGTTGACCAAAAGATAAGAAACGGTTGCCATTCCCTACGTCAAAATTTTCAATGGAACCACTGAATGTAGATCCAGAAAACATACCAAAGAAGTCTCCACCTTTGAAATTACTGAATGTTCCTGAAAATAATCCACCACATCCTAAAACCCTACCAACATTATTTTCAAATTTAATATCATCACAAATCAAGTCCATATCGTAATTTGATGTCAGGAAATTTGCATTTTCCTTGACAGTGATTTTGTTGAACAGTCCATTTAAATAATCAAATGAATTTGTATCATTATTTGGATCATAAAAGCAAGGACTATTGACAATTATGTTTCCCCATCTCAAATAGGTTGAGGCACTACCAAGAACTCCCAAAGTTGTACCACCGGTCAGTCCAAGGTTATATAAACCACTATCCACCCCCTCATAGTACTGAATAGTGTAGGGAGCACTTGAGGCTTTTAAAGTTACAGAACTAGCAGCTGGACCCACACCAACCAAATCAACATAAGATAAAGAAAGACCAAGTGGTTCTGAATCGAAATCATAAATACCTGGGTTTATTAATATTGCAGCTCTACTTGTAGCAGATATACCAGATAGTGTTGAAGCTGAAGCATAAGCATTTCTCAAACTTTGACCACTAGCAGTGGCTGAATAAGTGAACGAATTACAAAGTATATAATTAGTACCATATACATTGAATCCTTCTATATTAGGGGATGCGTCTAACCAAAAAAGGCCACCACCACTGAGTCCCATGAATTGATTTTCACCACCAGTGAGTCCGTTTATTTTAAAATCCCCAAGTATATTTATTTCATCAAACCTCATATCGTATTTATTTTACTTTGGTTGTGGTATTCCTATCACATTTATGCCGCCTGCACCTAAAATGGGTGTTATTCCTTGATTAGATGGAAATGACAATGGGTAGAGCTCGTTATAGGGAAGTGGAAATCCAATTCGGAGTCCACAATTTAGAATATGAACATTTTCTACATCAAAAGCATATATATTGAAAATATCACCATAAACAAAATACGATGAGACAAAAGTTGGGATTTCTATGCTTCCATAATAATGAAAATCTGTATTTTCAATTAAGACGGGATATGTAAAATCAATCTCAAATGGTTCGTAATTGCTCTCAGAAATTTGGATATTGGGGTCGGACATGACACAATTGCTCATAACACCATTAAAAGGAACTCCAAATAGATTGTAATTTTTTACGTTATCAAAAATAGTGCTATATGACATCGATGTAGCTTGGAAACTAGTATTCGACAAGGTGTTAGGAATGTATAAATCTTTGAATTTCCCAGAAATTTCATTTGTTGTGGTAAATATATAATTCCAGTTATTTCCAATTCTTATATTACTAAATGTCCCACGTAAATTATCACTGGATGAAAAAATATTGTATCCACTACCACTACCACAAATTATATCAGAAAATTCCCCATTTATATCGTAACCTTTGAACACATCATCCACCATCGAAGGATTGCAATATCCAAGTCTAATATTAGAAAATCTGCCCCTTAAAAAGTTACCAGCGGAAAAAACCGTACCGAACAACTCACCTTCTAAATATATCCTATCATAAGTTCCTTCAACATTATACTTGTTTGAGGTGAACGCTTTTGTGATAGTATTGGGACCACTCATATATGTTATGTTACTAGATGTGCAAATAACGTTTGAATCGGTGGAATTCATCAATTCGTTGGAATTAAATTGTAAATTATCTACAATACAAGATACGGTTTTACTAGCTACTAGAATTGAATAAGCAGTTAATTGTAAATTTTTGAAAGTTCCATAAATAAAATCATTTGATGTAAAAAAACTACCAATCTGATCAGGTAAATTGGTATTTGATATATTTTCAAAAATTGCATCAATACCACCAGTACCTGGAAGGTAACTTGATGAAATAAAACATTGAGAGTTGTTCGCACAATTATTAAGTTCAATATTTTTAAAATTCCCAAGAATTTTACCATTTTGTGTTGTAAAACAATCAACTGATACTGTGTTTATTTTTATATTTTCAAAATTTCCGGTTAAATTACCCCGTTGGACAACTGAAAATCCAGACAAAATTGATTCAATTTCAATATTTTTGAAATTGCCAGATACAGTGCCAAAATTACCATTGTTTTTGAAAATAGAAGAAACGGTTCCGCCAGATAAATAAAAATTATTAATATTTACTCTAACATCATCAGAATTGAAAAGATCGAGGTTCCCCTCAAACTTGATTGAAACATTTGAAAAAGTTCCATATAAAGGGCGAAAAAAAGCTGTGAAAAATTGGTTTGGGTTACCAATTTCAAAATTCATATTTTCCATATCAGCATTGAATGAAAAGGCGTTGAAAACGTAGTTGGAGTTTGGATTTTCAATTTTTACATTTTTCCAAACACCCTCGAGTCCCTTGGCCAAAAAGAAAATATTATTATTGGTTTTAATATCCAAATTTTCAAATGTTCCAGAAACAGTCCCATTTAAAACCGCAAATTGATAATCTCCATTTAAAATCTTGAAATCGTATAAATTTATTTTACAATCGAAATCGGAGTTTAAAGCATGAAATAAAGTGTTGCCTCCAAGGTTTTCGAAAGTTATGTTACTAAAAGTTCCTTGAATCATTCCGTTTGTCCCAGCGTTGAAACTTGCATAAGAAGTGCCTTCAAAATAAATATTCTCGAAAATAGCGTCTATTGAATTCGTAGCGTTGCCAAAAGATCCTCCTGATAGAACTCTAATGTTTCTGAATTCTCCCCTTAAATCGGTTGATGCAAATGGCTGGTAGTTTACTATCAAATTTTCACCGTAAACAAAATTTGACCCGGTATCAAAAACATTAAAATCTACAATAAAAAGATTTTTCAATTTGATTGAAGTTCCAGACAGAGTAATAATACCAGAAATACTCGTTGATTTTTGATTTGAGCTTAATCCAACAATATCTATATAACTTTCACCGATTGTCATAGTTGGGATCTGGAAAAATCCAGGAGTCAGTAAAAATGTGTATCTATTTGTCTCAGACAAATTTAAAGTCGCGACTTCAGCAAGAAATGCATTGTAAGCATTTTGGAAGTTAATACCACTTGCACTTGAATCACCACTGACAGATTCCACTATCCTGAAGTTCCCACCTATATTTTTTATAAGTGAATCAATCGCAGTTGGTGTGCTAGCAGTTACCCAAGAAACAATCCCATCTTTATATTGGATTAAATTCTTATTACCACCTTGAACACCTTGAATGGTCAATTTACCATCCAAATTTAAATCTATTTCATCATACCTCATTTAAATTAGATAAATTCCAATTTTAAGGTATATATTAAATCTAGGTAATGCTGAAGTCTTTCAGGTATTTTCTCACAGCAATATCTTTTTGTTTACATTCCAATTCAATATCAAGTTCAAATCCACAGGAATCAAATGATTCGTATAAAAAATCCGCATGTGCTGATAAAATAACTTTATCATCTTCATGTAATTTTCTAGATGAAGAATGGTGACAGAGTGGTTTAGTTTTCCAAGTAGATAGACCAAGTTTCAAAGTGTCCTCCCAAGACATATTATCAGGATGACAACTATAATGTAAACTATCAACGACTATGGGTATTCCAATTTTAGAATGGACTAGATCATATAACATCTTAACAGAATATTGAGAAGGTTTATCATCATTCTCAATTGTTAACCTGCATTTAGTGGACTCTTTCAGTCTATGAAAGTTATCACAAAACCTATTAGCCGCATCGGTGTGTGATGGGGTTGTGACGTTCAGATGAATATTTATTGGGTAATAAGTAGATTGTTCCAATCCCATAAGATCCATAAGTTCAGCGTGCTTGTCGAGTTCATCAATAGTTTTTGATACTACATCTTCTTTCTCACTACCAAGAACACAAAAATGTGATGGGTGAAAAGATAATCTCATAGAATTTTGTTTCGCGAAATCCCCACAATCTTTCAGTAAAGATTTTATTATTTCAAATTTTGGCAGATCTTCAATTTTATAGAACCCCAAACAAGGTAGCATGTCACTAGACATTCTATATACATGGATATTATTATCTAAATTCCATTCAAGGATTTTTTTCAAGTCTTTTATATTCTGTATAGCAAGTTCTGACACATATCCCAAACCCTTTGATTCAAAGGTTTTTTTCACCATACCTCTATTAACGGATATAAAATCTTTTTTTTTCTTTCCGATATTCACAGAAAGGTTTATGCAACAATAACCAATATTTTTTTTCATTTATACACAAAGATACACACTTTTATTTAATAAATATGTTAAAGTTAAAAATATTTTAAATAAAGTGAAAGAAATTCAGAGAAGTTTGTGAAATAAAATCAGTTAATATGTCTAAACTCATTCAAAAAATGATGGAAAAGTTCATACTGGAAAATAAAATTGAATAATAATATAAATATTTATTGTTCCAAAATAGTTCTTTCCAATTTTATATCTCTGTTCAAAGCTCTCTCTGAAGTGAACTTATCCCCAAATCTAGCTCTCAATTTATTGATATTACTTTCTAATATTTTCTCAATGTCTATTTTATTCAATAAACAAAATACACACATAGTCTCAAAAATATAATTTACATTTTTGGATAATTTTTCAATATCAATTTGTTTGTTGTAGAATAGTTTCTTTTTCAAATGGTCAAGAGCGGAACAAGATGATTTGATAGTTTGTAGAATAAGTGTTTCGTTTTTCAATTGAAAGAAATTATTATCATTAAGCTTTGGTATTTGTAATTGTAGATTTAATTCTCTATCCAAAAGAGCTATATACCAAAACACATCAGCAACTTCTTCTTTTTTATTCACCTCATCATTCCAATCCATCAATTCTTCAAGTTCCGTCAATATTCCAACAACTCCGTGTAGTAGATTTTCGGTTTGTTTTCCACAATGGAATTCAGTGGATAGTGTTTTTTCAGATAATTCTTTGTAATCAGACCAGTTCATTTTACTCATGTTTAATTAATACATTCCTTATATTTATTGTGCCAAAAGTGAAAAAGTCTATTTTATTCCTAAATCTTTTGTGCATACAGTCATGTACAGTATAAATTCCTTTCAACTTTTTTGGGTGCACTACTTCAATTTCACTACCAAATGGATATTTTTTTAACAAATCCCTCGATAACGACACTAGGTTTTTGGTTTTTTTAGAAAGAAATGTCCCATCGGCAGTGTGGAATGGTGAGTTGTCACACTGTCCCTTTGTAGGATTGTAGTAACTAGCATTTACTTTTTTTAGGTAGATTGTATCATGTATGTAGATTGTATCATAAATGATTCTGTCTGGTTTGTGAATTCTAGGTACTAAATAAACTTCTTTGGTAGGACCAACAAACATACATATTAGAAATCCACAACACAAACATAAAAATGGGTAAAGGTTTTGCTTTAAAAACCACATAATTTACATTTATTTTTTTTTCAATCATAATATAGATTGATATTTATATTACGAGAAAAATATATATAGTTTTATGGAACATTTAAAAGTCTTTAAATTTGGGGAATTTAGTATTAACGAAAACATCAAAGATGTGCCTGAAAAGTATGTTGAAAACGTATTGAGAAAACTCAAAAATAGGTTTGAAGAAATGTTCGCTTATGATGTTGTTGACCAAGGAAAAATAAAAAAATTCGGAGAAAAAAGTAAAGAAGGTGGTGAAACTATTTCATTCAAAGATTTAAATTTAGAATTGCAAAGTATTGAACTATCAAAATATTCAAAACTTTATGACAATCTCAAAATTAAATTTTCCGATGAGCAGTTTTTATATGACTTGACCGTTACAATTGATTTAGCAGATGCAGCCAAAACTGAAGAAGGTGAGGAAGAAAAAGATTTTGAACCTGAAGATATTGAAACTTGTCAGATTAGATTTAAAAAATATGATACTGATAATTTTGATTTAAAAGGTGAACTCATAAAAACTGTTAAAGTGAAAGACGTTGATGAGGATTTATTAGTTGAATTGAAACTCAAATTAGATGAAGAATATGGTGGTGAAGAAGAGGAATTTGAGATTGAAGTTGAGGAAGGGGAGGAAGAGGAGCCAGAATAAATAGTTCTATGGAATACAACATAGTAACAAATTTTAGGATAAACACCATTTTCAAACAAAAAAGTAAATATTACCGAGTAACTCTTGGTTATACCGCTACCCAAGAAGCAAATGGTGGTGAAAGAAACTTTAATAAAAAAGATGAGTTCGCTTACTTTTATAATACCAGATATAGAACTACAATACAATGTCAAGGTAAAATAGGTAATATAAAATTCTATACAGACCATTACATCACACAACCTCAACTAGCTTTCTATTTTGATAAAGAGGAATACATTTTTGATTTTGATGAAGATATAGTAAACAACAAAGGGGTTGATTTTTATCTCGGACATTTGATTAAAACTATTGAAACCGAACAAAAGGAATCTGAAGATAAGGTAACTGAAGAATCGCCAATTGATGAATCAAATCCAAAATTAGTAGCATTCAACCCTGGATCCGTAAAATATACAGATTTAAAAGCTTACCTAGACCAGAAAAATGCCAATAGATTAAATATTTAATTTTACACTAAAATATATAATGTATGGTAAATAGGTATTTTGAGTTTGTTGATGAAAGAATTTTTGAATCACTAATTCTTGAAAGTAAGTTTGAGTTCTCGGATAAGTTTAGAAAAATATTGGGAATGATGCCAAAAGATAATGAAATTAAGAATTATCTTTTAGGTATGAAAGGTGTTGATATCAATTTAGTCCAAAATTATATTGATGTTTCGGATAATAAAGATGAGGTCACATTTATACAAGATAGAAGAGCTCAACAATTAATAAAGGATAATCCAACTGTTTGGAAAACTAATTCAAGTTTACCAGGTTCTAAATTTCTAACTTTTAATAAAAATGATGGAGGTGAATATAAAAACAAAAAAATATTTGATGCCCTAGGATTTGAGCCAATGGAACCCATAAGTGAAAATCATCCTGTACCCGGTCCAAATGTAGTTGGTAAGGTATTGTCTGAACACATCAGCACTTTGAGTGGTAAAACTTATGTTTTATTTGCATGGAATGACAATGGTACTGATAAATTTATTTGCTTAAATAAAGAAGCTTTGAATCAACATTCAGAAACAGAAAGGATGATTTATTCAAGTGGTAGAAACCCAATTAGAATTGGTAGGTTGGTAAATTCCATTATGTCCGCTGCTAAACAACCAGTGACACCAAAGCAAGTTGAGGATTTTACAAATGCTTATAAGTCTGCTTGGGATATGATGAATGATGCTTTCTTAAAGTTTGATATCGTTAGTGGTTATGATATAGCAAAATGGTATCACGAAGATACTTATGAATCCGATGATTCAACTTTGGGTGGTTCTTGTATGAGATATGATTATTGTTCTGAATTCTTTGGGATATACACTGAAAATTCAGACGTTGTTAAACTTGTGATTCTTTATTCGGATAAAGATGGTAATGTGAAAGATGGTAAGTTTGTGGGTAAATATATCAAAGGTAGAGCACTACTTTGGAAAACAAATCAAGGTGATATGTTTATGGATAGAATCTACACTAATAATGATTCAGATGTAGAACTATTCAAACAATTCGCTGAAAAAAATGGGTGGTGGTATAAGAAAGTTCAGAATTCTAACAATAGATTCACCGCACAAAGAGGATCCTCCCTCAAAGATCCAACTTATACAGTTGATTTACAATGGGCTGACCACGAATACTATCCATATGTGGATACATTATCTTACATGAAATTAAACCAATTAAGTTTAGGAGACACATCGGGAATCATATCAAATGACCAAGATACTATCACCGCTGGATACGATTTGAGAGATACTGAAGGTGATAGAGACGAACTTTATTAATTTTTTTAAACTTTTTCAATTCTGACAATATATTATTAACAATCACATAATGTATGACATATTGTCATATATTTTTTTGTGGTATATAAATTGTAAGTAATTAAAGAAAAAATAAATTAAATTATGGCAAAAAAAGAATATGTATTAGGAATTGACCTCGGGACAACAAACTCTTGTCTCTCCGTTGTTCAATCAGGAGATCCAATTGTGATCCCAAATCCAGAGGGTAGAAGGACAACCCCTTCAATTGTTGGATTTACTGATAGTGATAGAAAAGTTGGTGACCCAGCTAAGCGTCAAGCAGTAACCAACCCAACCAAAACTGTTTACTCAATCAAAAGGTTTATTGGAAAAGATTTCAATAATTGTAAAGATGAAGTAACTCGAGTACCTTATATAGTTGAAAATACTGGTAACAACGTACCAGGGGTTAAGATTGACGATCGTCATTACACACCACAAGAAATCTCTGCTATGATTCTTCAGAAACTAAAAAAGACTGCTGAAGATTATCTTGGACAAGAAGTTAAAAAGGCGGTAATTACCGTACCAGCTTACTTCGGAGATGCTGAAAGAACCGCAACGATTGAAGCCGGTAGAATTGCTGGTCTTGAGGTAGAAAGGATTATAAACGAACCAACTGCGGCGGCACTAGCTTATGGTTTGGACAAAAAAGGACAAGACCAAAAGATTATCGTATTTGACCTTGGTGGTGGCACATTTGATATTTCTGTACTTGAAATTGGTGATGGTGTATTTGAAGTAAAATCAACAGATGGTGACACTCACCTTGGTGGTGATGATTTTGACAACGCGATTATCTCTTGGATGGTGGATGAATTCAAGAAAGATGAAAACATGGATTTGAGTAAAGATCCGATGGCTCTTCAACGTCTCAAAGATGCAGCTGAAAAAGCCAAGATCGAACTTTCTTCATCAGCTCAATCTGAAATCAATCTTCCGTATATCACGGCGGTAGATGGTGTTCCAAAACACTTTGTAAAATCACTTACCAAAGCCAATTTTGAGAAAATGATTTCCAAGTACATTGATAAAACAATCGCTTGTTGTAAATCAGCTCTTAAAAATGCTAAAATCTCCGCAAAAGATATTGATGAAGTAATTCTTGTTGGGGGTTCCACAAGGGTACCAGCGGTACAAGAAGCAGTGGAAAAGTTCTTTGATAAGAAAGCTAACAAATCAGTTAATCCTGACGAAGTAGTGGCAATCGGAGCAGCTATCCAAGGAGCAGTTCTTCAAGGTGATATTACAGATGTACTACTACTTGATGTTACTCCACTATCTCTTGGAATTGAAACTATGGGTAATGTAATGACTAGATTGATTGAAGCTAACACTACAATTCCAACTAGAAAATCAGAAACATTTTCCACCGCGGCCGATAACCAATCATCTGTTGAAATTCACGTTCTTCAAGGTGAGAGATCAATGGCTAAAGATAATCGTTCACTGGGTCGTTTCCACCTTGATGGTATTATGCCATCCCCAAGAGGGATCCCTCAAATTGAAGTAACTTTTGATATTGACGCTAATGGAATTCTTTCTGTAAGTGCTAAAGATAAAGCTACAAACAAGGAAAACAAAATTAGAATTGAAGGTGGATCTCAACTTTCCAAGGATGAAATTGAAAGAATGAAGAGAGAAGCTGAAGAATTCGCAGAATCGGATAGAATTGAAAGGGAAAAAGTTGAAAAACTGAACAAAGCGGACTCCCTCATTTTCCAAACAGAAAAAAATCTGAAGGAATTTGATGATAAGATTAGTGAAGAGGATAAAACTCTGCTTAATGAGAAACTTACTCAATTGAAGAATACTCACCAAGAGAAGAACCTTGATCTAGTTGACCAAAATTGTGATGAATTGAATGAGGTATGGCAAAAGATTTCAACGAAACTATATGGTCAAGTTCAATCTGATGTTCAGGAAATCAACCCCGAGGATATGAATCCGAATGTAGGTGATGGACCTGAAAACGTCCAATTTGAAGAGGTTGTTGAATAATATAATTCCCTCTCTGTCTTGAAAAAATACTCCCAATTGGGAGTATTTTTTTTTGTAAAACTTTTGATCAAAGATTAGTAAAATATATAAGAAAAAAGTTTATAAAATGTATTCAATGAAAGAAACAGCTATAAGACAATATTTATCAAAAATTGATTTTAAAAGGGATAATTGGTCTTATGTACAAATTGAGGAGGATATGAAAAAGTTTTTGGGAGAAAGACCATCACTTGAAGTAAGTTATGAAAAAGATGTAATGGTCAATGAAATTAGTGGTGAAGCGAAAGAGTTTAAGAAACTTACTACTATATCAGTAATTTTCACAGATTTAGACGATAAAATAAAGAAAGTACAAATTTTAATTGATTAAAAATGCAGAACTTAAGTGAATATTACTTGATTATTGAAAAAATAATTGACTTACCAAGTCCTAAAAGAAATCTTATTATGGATATGTACAGGGATATGGTACATAGATTAGGTGATAAAAGTTCAGAGGGTATGGTTAAATCCTATTTCAACACATTAGAAATGGGTGGATTTATTACCAACAGAACCATGGCTGAAAGGGATAAAAAATTAGGTGATATCGTAAATGAATAACTTTGATGTATCAGTTATTGATTATTTAGGTAAATTTCAAAATGGGGTTTTGGTCTTAATTGCTATAACCTTGGATAGTCAATATTTTGATGCAACTTTTTTTTACACAAAAGAAGAAATAGTTTTAACCATCTCGGACGAGATGGAAGAAGTTGTTGGGAATATAAAAGAACACCCAAATTATAAGGACCTACTGTTAATAATATTGAAAAAAGTTTTACCTTATCATGATATCGCGGATAGAATTGACGATGTTGACTTTGGTAAATGGATTAAAGGGCAAATAGAACTATTTTCAGATGATGAACCAGAAATTATCCCAGATGGAGTAATTAAAAATATAAAAGAAGATAATGAATAAAAAAAGATTAATATTATTGATTTGCTTATTGTCACTTTCCCTATCAGCATGTAAGACAAGTAAAACTTGTCCTACATACGAATGGATTTTCTCAAGCTTGAGAAATATCTGATAGTGTTAGGTCTAAAGCTGTAACCCGACCAAAGATACTCACCTCAATCTTTGCCTTCTCTCTTTCATAATCAAGGTTTGTAATTTTACCTTTGAATGAAGCGAATGGTCCGTTCTTTACAGTAACTTCTTGACCAATTGCGTATAAACCTTTATCAACGCTATTCCTAACCTCAACCTCACCGTTCATCCTATCAATTTCAGATTTTCTTAAAATAATTGGATTGCCTTGCGGATCTTTTAAAACACTAGTCATTCCATTAATTACTTTAGTGAAGTGGAGCACCCTATCAATTGATTCGGTCTCAACGAAAATATATCCTGGGTAAAGAATTTGTTCTTTCTGTTTTACTTTACCATCTTTGATATAAGATATTTTCTGCGAAGGAATTAGAACAAAGATCTCTTCTTTAAATTCCCTTAACATATCAAATTTCAATTTTTCAGATACACTCTTCTCACGATTGTTCTGTACCTTTACTGTATACCAGTTTTTTTCTACCAATGTTTCCATATTTATTTGTATAAATTCTTTAAGTATTTGATTTCTTCTTTTAACTCATCGGAATGAAATTTTATTATAAACTCCAATTCGGAATCTTTAAACTCAAAATTATTCTTAATCAAAGTGAGTTCCTCATCTGAAAAGATAAAATCTTTCTTCTTTTCTGTTTTGGACCAAAACCATTTTGGATATGGTTTATCTTTCATAAAAAGGAAGATTAAATCCATCCCGACTGAATAGTCTATATGTTTATCGTTCAAAAGTTGTGAAATTTCTGGGTATTTTTTTGATAACAACCGATTTACGATGAAAAAGTATTTAATCTTTTGTTCATCAGTTACATACTTCCAATCCGAATGATTTTTGAACATAACATTCGTAACACCTAAAAGATTGTCATCAATTTTTTTCACAGACTTTTTTATAAAATAAGATACAAAAGTTAAATAAATTTTATATCTTTGTAAAAATATTATGGCATACAAAGCAAAAATCAGTCAGCTTACCAATCTTAAACCACATCCCAATGCGGATCGTGTACAATTGGCTATTTGTAATGGGAATCAAGTTGTTGTTGGTATACAACACAAAGAGGGTGATATCGGCGTTTATTTTGACTCCGATGGACAACTATCCGAAGAATTCTGTAAAATGAATAATCTCTATAGAGATTTAAAATTGAACTCAAATCCAGATTCTAAACCAGGATTTTTTGATAATAATAGACGAGTTAGAACTCAAAAGTTTCGCGGAGAGGTTTCTGATGGACTTTGGCTTCCCTTGCAGTGTTTTAGTTACATTTCAGACTATGATGCATTGGAAATTGGAAAAGAATTTGATAGTATAAACGGTCACGTCATTTGCAATAAGTATGTTAATAAACAGACTATAGAATTTGCTTCAAAAAATAAAACCGTAAGAACTGCTAGAAAATCCGTAATGTTCAAAGAACATTTTGACACTGAACATTTTGGAAAAAATATAGAAAAATTCAAAACTGGTGATCTAATCATAATAACCGAAAAGTTACACGGAACTTCGGGCAGAGTAGGATATGTGAAAGTTGAAAAGAACTTGAAATGGTATGAACGTATACTTGGGAAATTGGGAGTCAGTATTGAATCCTTTGAATGGCAATATCTAAATGGAACTAGGCGTGTTGTTCTAGAAGAATCTACTGGTAAACAGTTTCATGATCCAAACATAAGGGAGAAATCTTTTGAGTTATTCAATGGTAAATTGAAGAAGGGTGAATCTGTTTATTTTGAAATTGTCGGATTTGAACCAAGTGGTTCTCCAATTATGCCGTCGGTTAATACAAAACTTCTTAACGATAAAAACTTCACCAAGAAGTATGGAGATCATATGATTTATTCTTACGGATGCGAGACTAGAGAATGTGATATTTATGTTTACAGGATAACTTCAACCAATGAGGATGGTGATACTGTTGACTATTCTTGGTCTGATGTTGTTAAAAGGTGTGGAGAGTTGGGAGTAAAAACTGTTCCGGAAATAATGAAATTCGTCTATGGTGATAGTCAATCTGTTTCCGAAAATTGGTTTGATTTAGTTCCTTACTTTGCAAATGGACAATCAAGTTTAGACGAATCTCACATAAGTGAGGGAGTTTGTGTGAGAATTGAAGGAGGACTTGAAAACAAAACCTTCAAGTACAAGAGTTTTGAATTCAAAGTACTTGAAGGTATTATTAAAGATCTTGGCCAAATTGACCAAGAAGAAGCTCAATCACTATAAACCTAGGAAAACAGTATTCATTTTATCAATTATCTCTGTTGGAAAGTTAACAGTTTCAAGAGAGATAATTCTTTTGTTGCTTTCCAAATTTGAAGCAATTTCAGGGATTATTTTATTTGAAATTTTCTTTTTTTCAACAATTAGATCGGCTATGTTCTCCATCAAATCTGGATCGGATAGGTTAAGTTCCCCAAATTCCTGTATATACTTTTGGTATATACTCATAGCACCATTGACACCTATTCCTCTTCTTTTTCCATTTTTCTCCACCGACCAAGCTGATGATATATTATCACTAGTATCACCTGATATAAGTTTAACTATCAAACACTCAATTGGATCAACTTCAAATATTTCATATTTATCTATGAACCCATTCATCATATTTTGAAATTCAGAACTATCATTCAAATTGAAAATATCATCGTTATTTACTTTTCTAATTTCCGATATAAATATTTTATAATTCTTTGGTAGAAATACCTTCTGTTTAGCTTGCATTTCATTTAACATAAAGTTAATATAAAATGGATTGGTTGAATATTTGATCAACTGTTTGATATCGTGGTCATTTGAAATTGTAATTGTTGACCGACCCTCATTGTTTGACTTTTCAATTAAAAAGGATATCCAATCATCACCTTCAATTCCTGGTGCTTCCAAAACCTTTATACCCCTTAATTTGATATTATTCTTAAAATCACCGTAACAATTGTAAACAAAATCCCAATCTACATCGGTATCTCTTTTACGATTTGATTTATAGTTCTTATTGAGTTTTTTCCTCCAAGATTTTTCCTTTGAATCTGAAACTAGGTAAATGTTTGTGAATGGGTACCATTTTCTATAATTATTAACGGATGTTTCTAAACTTTTCTCTAATGCTCCAAATAAAAGATTATTCTTATGGAGTGTAAAAACTAATTTGCTGAGGAGATAATTTCCATCAATAATTAAATTACACAACATGATAATTCGTTTTTTTTTGTTTATATTTGTAAAAACTTGTTTTGTTTCCAAATGAAAAATCATTTAAGGGATAGAGGTTGGAGGAGATTCAAATTGGAATGTTACCACTTGAGACGCATGAAAAGGTGGTCGGGTTTGTATTGGTATCGTTGGACTGATGTAAATCTAATATCAATTCAAAAGCCCATATGGATTGATTCTATAGGATTGGGAAACGTGAACATTGCGAAGAAAACAAGAACAACAAAATGGGATACAAGACACAAAATGAAATGGGGGAAAAAGGGCAAAAGGAATTATGACTATAGCTCCGACCCCAATACAAGAATAAAAGATAAAGTTAGATTTCTTAAAGAACTCAGAGAATATGGATATTGAGAAATTTATACCAGATACAAATCCCAATTGGGTCATAAGAAACAATACACTATATTATAAAAAGGGAGGATTAATACCTTTTTTAAAAAAAATTGATGGTAATTACTTTATATCACTTGACAGAAGGGCTACCAAGAAAGTAACCAAACTAATGAAGAAGTTACAAGATATGGGTATAATTTTCTATCTATGTGATAGAATGACAATTGCTGAAAAACATATCTATAATCAAGATTTAGAGCGAATAATCAGAAATTATTTATTAGGATTGAGTGATGAAAATTTCTTCCATTATGTACAAAATTCAAATTTTGACTACATAAAAAATCTTACTGATTTTTTAAATATGTACGATTGTCATAAACTTTTCAAAAAAGTTTATGATTCGCTCTTACACGGACATTTTACGAAAGTAACGATGGATTGGTATACTAGAACTAAATATAATATCGTTAAAAATGAGGAGATTAGAGATTTCTACCAGATCTTGGAAAGACAAATCAAGTTAAATATCTTTTTTTCCTAGAATTTTTTCTATCTTCTCCCTTCTCAATCTAAATAAATATTTCTCCAAGAATTTTTGTATTTCTTCATCAATTCTCAAAGTTATCACAGAATTGTCACGAGATTTATCCAAGAGTCCTCTTATAAACTTTTGGAACTCTTCCTCAAAAATTGGGTCACCACTCAATTTTTTATAATTTTCATGCCATAGGAATTTCAAGTTTGTAAAAGTTCATTTTTTCTCAAATCGGAATCTTTCCCAAACCAAACATTCAAATATTTTTTTGAACTTTCGTCGGTTGTAATCCTTACAAGTTTGGGATTATTTATTATTTCTTTGTATTCATCATCAATCAAGGCACCAAGACCCTTTTTATATTCAATTTCCCAATCTTTTACATTGATAGTCTCTACCCATTTATTGTATTCTTCTTGATTATAAAAAGAAATCTTCTTCTTATTCTTTAAATGCTTTGATACCACAATTGGAGTCTCCGCTTTAAATACCATCGGGTTTTCAAATAATTCTGGCCAGTACTTGTGAAAGAAATTTATCAATAAACCCACAATTGAACTTCCATCATGGTCAGCATCACAATAAAAAAGAATTTTACCATATCTTAAAGTTCCAGGAACAGCCTTCTGTCCTAATTTCAATCCTAAAGCCCCCATTAAATTAACAACCTCATTATTTGAAACTAATTTTTGATTGTTAATTTCTAATGCATTTATGAATTTTCCTCTTAAAGAAAAAGCACCTTGAGTTTGTGGATCGCGATACTTTCTAAAAGCCGATGAAGCAGAGTCACCTTCAAATATTGAAAGTGAGCACTTCCACCTCTCACGACTTTTAGCATCAATTAACTTTTCAACCTTTATCTTTGAAAGATTTTTATTCAATTCTCTTGCTAACTTATTTTCATCAGCGGATTTCTTTTTCTGTACCCAATCAAGGATTGAACTAATTATCTCGGATTTCAAAATTGACTTTATCATCTTTTCAGAAACTTCAAATGTGTATCCAAAATCTTTAACCTCTGTAATTAGTTTTTCTTTTGTTTGGGAAGAGAAACTTGGATTTACAACTGTTGAACAAATAAAAATCTGAATATGATTCTTCAACTCCGATGGTTTGATATCAACCTTGTGTTTCTTCTGAAAAAAATCACGAAGATTTGTGACTATTTGGTTCATCACGTAATCAACATGATTTCCACCATCGTAAGTTTCTGTTGAATTAACAAATGATATTTGTTGAAATCCCTCATCTGAATGAGCGACTCCTAAACTCCAAGATTTATCTTGATTTGTCTCAAAAAAATAATCCTCACGATAAAACTTGATGTAGTCCTCAAAAGACTTAACATTTATTAACTCATCATTAAAGTAAATTTTAATTGCGGGATTACAACCAGCAATATCATATACTCGTTTCTTTATAACATCAAACATTTCAGAATTCAAACAATTGAGTCCGAATTTTTCATAATCTGGAATAAACTTAATTGATGTGTGATTAACCTTACTTTTTTTAATTTGAGGTTCTGTTTTTTTACCCATGTTATCAGAAAAAATCTGAAAATAGTGGTTCTTACCATCACAAGTGGATATAATAAATTCTTTTGAATAAATGTTTGTTAGACTTGAGCCAACACCATTTGTACCTGCCCAAGTTCTTGATTCAGAATCATCAAAGTTGGAACCAGCTTTAAGATTTGAGAATATCATTTCTGGTATCCATTGATTTTCTTCTTTATGCTTTACGACAGGTATACCACCGTTATCCCAAACTTCAATTTGGTCATTTTTAATAGTAATCTTTATTGTGTTTAGTTTACTATCATCTCTTTTATGTTCATCAACAGAGTTTGTGATGATTTCGTCAAATATCTTGAGAAGTCCAGGATTATAAGTAATTTCATTTGAAATCATCTTCCCATCATTAATAAGAAATTTCTTGGATGTATGTGGTTTTATTGAACCAATATACATTGAAGGTCTTGACAAAACATGAGTTCTATCATCTAATTTCTTAAACTTTTTCTCTATGGACATTTTTTGGTGAAATTTGTGATTATATATATCCCTCGATAACTTTTGTTTATTCACCAAATATATTGACAGTATGACCAACGAAAAAACTATATCGGAATTCCTATCACAAGAATATAAAGATTTTTCTCTTTATACGATTGAAAATAGAGCAATACCATCAGTAATTGATGGATTCAAACCGACACACAGAAAGATAGTACACATTTCAAACGAGATTTGGAGAAATGGTGGAGAGAAACCTTTGAAAGTGTTTCAATTAGCAGGTAAAGTTGCATCAGACGCATTTTACCATCATGGAAATGCAAGTCTTGAGTCTGCAATCATCACAATGGCACAGAGTTTTAAGAACAATTTACCCCTACTTCAAGAAATAGGTCAATTTGGATCATTGAGGTCACCAGAACCCGCTGCTGCTAGATACATTGGAACAAAACTACACCCCAACTTTAAATTACTTTATAAGGACTTTGAATTACTAACCTATAAAGAAGAGGAGGGAGAAATAATTGAACCACACTTCTTTTTACCAATAGTTCCAACGGTTTTAATAAATGGTTCATCAGGTATAGCCGTTGGATTTTCCTCAAACATCTTGAATAGAAATCCACTGGAGGTTTTAATAGCATGTGAGTCCGCATTGAAAGGAAAAAAGTTAATTGATATAAAACCATTCAATAACTACTTTTTTGGCACTTACACAAAAGATTTGGAAAATCCAAAAAAGTGGATTATTCGTGGTAAATTAACACAACAGAATACTTCAACTGTTAAGATAACTGAACTACCCCCATCAATGACTTTTGAAAAATATGAAACACATCTTGACTTTCTTGTTGAAAGTAAATCAATAGTCTCATATGAAGATAATTCAAAAGACAAAATTGACTACACGATAAAGTTTACAAGAGAATCTTTATCACAGTTTTCAGAGGATAAGCTATATAAATTATTAAAACTTGAAGAAACCGAAACCGAAATATTCACAACGCTTGATGAACATGGCAAATTGAAAATATTTGAATCGGTGATTGATATAATCAACTATTTTGTTGAATTCCGATTGGAGTTTTATCACAAAAGAAAGGAGTTCCTACTTGACAAACTACAGAAAGAATTAAAATTGTTAAGTAATAAAGGTAAATTTATCAAAGCAATACTTGATAATAAAATTGAAATAAAAAATACTCCGAAATTGGAGATAATAAAATCAATTGAATCTATGAATTTGGATAAAGTGGATGATAGTTATGACTACCTATTGAGAATGCCCCTTTGGTCATTAACCAAAGAAGTTTTTGATAAATTAAAAGAAGATTATAAAAACAAGAAATCCGAGCACGAAGAGCTTGAAAAGGTTGATCCTAAAACAATGTATCTTGATGATTTGTCCGTTTTGAAAAATAAGTTGAAGTGATTATAATCCCATCATTATCTTATCAAACAAGTCTGTAATGTCCGTACCAGCTCTTTTTAGTTCAAGAACTTTTTCGTTTATAGTAGATTTTGACACATAATCGGAAAAGTTTGACTCTTTTTCATATACCACATTCTCCCTTGATTCTAATTCATTTTCTTTTGAAATAACCAATTGTTCACGATTCTCAATTTCAGAAGTTTTTGTTTCTAAATTTTTTTGAATTTCATTCAGCTTCTTTTCAAGATTTGATAAATCAAGTTCTTTCTTATTGTTATCAAGTATTTCTTTTTCAAGTTGTTGCTCTTTTAATTCAAATTTTTTCAATCTTGATTCAAATTCAATTTGAAGTGTATCATCTTTTATGGTCTTCTCAACAAATACCTCCTTTTCAACAATTTTAGGTTTTTCAACAACTACTTTTTTCTCAACAATTGTCGGTTTTTCAACAACCACTTCCTTGATTACTTCCTTTTCAACAACCACTTCTTTTACAATAGTCTCTTGATCCTCCATCAAGGACTCTATGAAAGGAACAATTTTCTTTGTTATAACCGCGGGTTGTGGTATTTTATTTGTCCTCAAAAAAGATTGTAATTCTTCCTTCCAATCAAATAGAGTAAAAAAATCTTCGTTATTTTTTATAACCTCGGTCGGAACCTTGACTGTTTCATTTTTATTTTTAAAAGTGAAATTTTCAATGATAGTCTTCGCCTTTAAAACAATAATCTTTTTATCTTCAGTTATTAATTGAAAATCTTTCAAAACTTTATATTTTACTGTCATCGGTAAATAAATTTTAATCTATATATAAAAAATTTAAATTTCTTTGAAAATTTATTTTTTTCAAAGATTTTTCATATATTTGCACTATGGAAGAATTAAAAGATACAATTGAAATGACTGGAATTTACAAACCAAAAACAAAATTCATAGAATTCATCGGAGCAAAGGGGAATGTTAATTTCCTAGCACAATCTGCAACTATTGACGCTAAACAACTCTCTGGAATGTACTATGAAGATATCACATTAAAAATGACCATGTATGACGATGGCACGATTGGGTTGGACGAGTTAGATACAAATCATACTACACAAGAAGAAAGGATTCGTTTGATTCAAATTATTGAGGATAAGACTCTTTCCACATTCAGAGATAGGTCGGTAATAAATGAGTTGATGTTCACTTCAATTGAAAAAGTAAAGGATAAAAATGTTCCCTTATATCTCGCTGTTGATTATCAAAAACCAATTGACAAGTTGGGTTCGCTTCTTGATGATGAAGTTGAAATTTCAGACGATGCTATGGATAATCTCAATGACCTATTGAATTCCTGGTTTGAAGATGAAGAATTTGCAAAAGAGGTTGAGGAAATGATTAATGAAGAGAATAGTCAATCAGATGGAATTATTAATGATGAATTCATGCAAGATCATGATACAGTATCAACCTCTAATATTAATGATTCATTTTCAAAAATGAAGGAAGAGAAACTACTTGAACTGAAAAGGAAAAGGGATAAGACTGAAACGGAAATAAACAAACAAACTTTCCAATTGTCTACCACACAGAAACAACTAACCGAACTTGAATCGGAGTTGAAACTATTGGAAGATAGAATTGAAAACCTACAACCCTCTCTTGAAAGTAATGGTCTCTATTTCTCCGTTTCTGAAAGACAAAATGAGCAAATTAATCTTGACTCAAAAACCGAGGAATTAATTAGAAAGACTGTAACTAAAGTTAAATCAATCAATGCTGACGCATTTATGAGTCTTTTTAAAGATGGTGAGTTTCATATTTGTGTCGCAACTAAAAATGATACCGAATTTGAAAAAATTACCGATATTGAAAAATTAGACAAGGAAATTCTGGAAAACTTATCAAAGCTTGATTTATCTTTTGAGGATGGCAAATTTATCTATCATGGAGAACTTAACTGGGGAGATATTGTAAACAAAATGTGCAAGTTTGGATTCCAACAAGATCATGAATTTGATTTGATTTGTTTCCCCAAATCAGAAACCGTTGAAAATGATAAAACATCAAAGTTCTGAATTCTAAAATGTAATATATAGATAAATAAATAATTTATATTTTTATGGAATCCAAAATTATGAACCCTGAAATAAAAACCAAAATCAATAGAATTGATTACGAACTAAAAGAATTCTTTGAAAATGTTTATATCAAAGATAAATTCTATAAGACAGGTTTTTTTGAAATAACCGCTAATCTAGTTAGTTATATAAAAGAATCAAGGGATCACAAAAGGGTTGAGGTTAAAATAATAATTAACCAACCAGATTTGTTAACCGATCCTGTAAAATGGAGCTATTCAACAAATCCACTTAATGAAAATGCACTTTGGATTGATAGGGTTTCTAATTTTGATAATCTATCAGAAGATATTATACAAATCGCAAAAGAGTGTAGATTTGACGAAAGCTATCTTATGGATTTAGAACCGGTCGTTGATGTTATAAATGAGAGTACAATTGAGGAGGTTATTGAAAAAGAGTTTGATTTCCAAGATACTCTTCTTAACATTTTAGAAAATTATAAAGTTCAGGTAAATATGAAGCAATCCGAGTTACATTCTGTAAATGAAAATTTATATGGAAGAGCATCAGATAGGATTGTGAGATTTTATCATAAGTCCGACATCAAAGTCTCCGACAAATTCAAGATTGAAGCTGAAATGATGACTCTGGAGAATGTAAACTGGTGTCTTTTTAGAGAGGAGTACATTGAGGTAAATTATACCTCTTATCTTTAATTTTTTTTTGGTGAATTAAATTTTTTGTTCTATATTTGTATTCTAAATCATAGAACATTATGTATATCAAAAATATTCACGAAAAACTCCTCGAATCAATCCAACAGATGTTGATTGATACCAAGGTAAATTTACCCTACTATGGTAATTTCAACCTTTTTGTAAGTTTCCACGAAAGAAAGGATATGCCAACCTGCGCTGTCAATATGACAGCAAGTGGTATGAATTTCTATTATAACTCCGAGTTCCTTAATAATCTTTCCCAAAAAGAAGTAAACTTCATTACACTACATGAAGATTTTCACCTTCTTTGGAACCACCCAAAACGTACTATCACTGGTCAGTACGATCCAAAGCTATCTAACGTAGCACAAGATATGATTATCAATCATATCATTTGGGAGGATATTCCACATAGATATGTGGAAATTCCAAAAGACGCACAAGGAAGAAATATGGCACTGTTTGTACCAAAAGAATATCAAGGTAAACTTATCTTTGAGGAACTATATGAGTGGCTACGCGATGAAAAAGAAAAGCGTGACAAAGAAAAACAAGAGAATCAATGCCAATCTTGTGACGGCACTGGCAAACAACAAAATGGTAATCAAGAGGGTGACCAAGAGGGTGAAGGGGAAGATTGTCAAGATTGCCAAGGTTCTGGTCAGAAAGGTGGTGGTCAAACTCCTGGTGATAAATATGGACCATATGGTAAAGATCCAAAGAACCCAGGCGGTTCTCTTGACACCTGGTCTCTTGACCAAATCCTTGATGATTTGGATAAAAACCAAGGTGAATATCTTGACCACCATCTTGGTGATGAAATACCAGAAGAGATGCGTGATTCTGTTATCAAAGACGCTATGGAAAGACTCTCAGCTCGTGGACTCCAAGGTGGTAATATTGAGCAAACACTTGGTAAACTAAGGAAGCAAAGAAAGGATTACCTTAAATATATCAAAAGGTCTGTATCAAATATTATCTTTGGAACCACCAAAACAAGAACCATCACTCGCCCAAATCGTAGAGGTATTCTTGGTCTTAAAGGTAATAAGAAAATTAAGAATAAGATTAACTGTATCCTTGATACATCTGGGTCTATGGGAGGAACGTTTGAAAGAGTACTTTCTTATATCTACAGAAATGATATTGAGGTAAATCTTATTGAAGCCGACACAGAAGTAAAGTGGGTTGAGAATATCAAATCCAAAAAGAAACTTGAAAGCGTTAAGATTGCCGGCCTTGGTGGAACAATGTTGATGCCAGCTGTGAAGTATGTTGAAAAACACTTCAACCAGTACAATACTCTTATCATCACTGATGGATATTGTGATAGTCTTGACCTTTCAAAACTTCAAGGAAATGTACTATTGATTTCAATTGGGGTTGAGGTTCCTATAAGTAAATCAAACGGTAAGGTCAAGCAAATCAAAGTAGACCCAGATCAATAATTAAAATTTTGAGAAGTTGGTTATCAAATAACCAACTTTTTCAAATTTATAGGACTTTGGATCTACGTCTAAGAAGTTAAATTTATCTCTGGTGAGTTCCAAACCAAATGTGAACTTATTAAAGAATTTTAGTAAATCTTCTATTGATTCTTCGGTGTAACTAAATACATAATTTGGATCGTGTTTTGAATTGTATCCATTGTAGTGACCAACTTCAACTGTGTTTGGTGGAGTAATCTTAAATTCAAACATCATTGCATCCCCATAAGTATTTTCCACATTTATTTCAAAAGTATCTCCCCTTTTCATAAAGTTCAAGTCAAAACCTAAATAATCTGGTTCTCCATCGCTCAAAACATCGCCTGTTTTTTCTGGGGTACTTTGCCAGTATTGGAACATCATTTTTGGAAACTGTATCCAACAATCACACAATTTCAAATCAAATTGACCATTACTTGTTACAATTGATAGTGATTGTGGAACTTGTTCTTTTAAATCATCATGAAGAATTGATATTTTTTTACTCTCATTTGCAAATTCAACTTTGTCCACATCGTCTAAATCAACATAATATAAATCCCCATCAACATTGATTGTAATTTCACCATTTTCATCAATATCAACCGGAGTTAATGGTTTTTCTGGATTGTTATCTGGTAACTCTTTAACAATTTCAGAATAAATTACACCCCCACCTTGTATACACTTCTCAATATCTTCAGAAGTAATATTATTCACTTTAAAATCCTCGTATAATTTAATCCTTTTCATATTTCTATATATAAATTCACTTATTTGATAAAATATATAAGTCAAATTATTCTTAAATGAAACACTTTATAACTTATTTAAAAGACACACTAGGATCCAATTATTTGGGGATTGATATAAACATAACTGAAATAAACCCGTTTCTTAATCAACTAAAAGAGATACTGGGAGAACAGTATGAAGAGTATACTAAAAATCAACAAAACAGAGATACTGGAGGTTTCCACATCACGGTTTTTAATGTGGTGGAGTATAATGAATTGAGTAGAAAGATTGGTCTTTCCCAATTTACAAATATGGTTGATAAGGTTCTCAAGTTCCCAATTTCAGATTTGAAATTGATGGGATTGGGCAAATCCGAAAAAAGTGGTAATACTGCTTACTATGTTGTTGTACAATCCGACCAGTTAGACCACATCAGAGAACATTTTGAATTACCAATTGAGGATTTTCACGTAACAGTTGGGTTCAAACACAAAGATGTTTATGGTGTGAGAAAAAATGAAATACTTAAACCTCATAATAATTTTATTAGTGTTTTAAGTAAGAACTGGAAGAAAGAAGGTGAGAGCTTTGAATTTGTGAAGGGTATTAAAAATTTTGATGGTGATTTCTATAAACTTATTGAACCCATACAAATAAATGATACCAACGCAATATTTAGGATTGGAATGGAATATTATCAAATATCTTTAGTTGATGGAAGCTTATACATAGTCGGACGTTGGCAAGATGAAGATGATAAACCAATCTTATCAAATACAATTGTTACAAAAAAATTAAAAAATCAATAATAAAATGTTAAGCAAATTTTATAGCCTAGATGAATGCTACAACAAAGACAAAGTATTCGATCATTTAGAGGAATTACAAGGTAATGAAATGATTATTTATGAAATAGTTGATACTGATATAATAAAAATCAAGGATATCGGTCTAAGTGAAAAAGACACCAAAGACCTATTGAATTTCTTTGATAATAATGACGTTATTGAGTATTCAGATTACGACGAAGATGATGATTCAGATGATTATTTTGACGATGATGATTACTACTCAAGTGAGGACCTCTATTGATTATGATTACTTTAACAGAAAATGCCAAGACAAAAGCAATTAGTTTATTCGCCGAGTCAAATCTTGACGCTGATAATTCTTTTATCAGAGTTGGTGTAAAAGGTGGTGGATGTTCTGGATTGAGTTATGTTTTGGAATTTGATAGTGATTTAAAACCAGGTGATAGTGAGTTTACCGATAAGGGAATTAAAATTGTCTGTGATAAAAAAAGTTTACTGTATCTGATTGGTACAGAATTGGATCATTCCGATGGATTGAACGGAAAGGGTTTTGAGTTCAAAAATCCAAATGCCGCGCGTGTTTGTGGATGTGGGGAAAGTTTTTCTTTATAATTTTTTAAAATAATCCTTGACAAAACCTTAAAAAGGTAGTATCTTTGTATTACAAAACAACGAAGATATGGCAAACTTATTCAATAAAGCAAAACAAGTAGCTCCCAAGAAGGCAGCAAAAAAAGATGAAAAGGTAAGAATCAATATCACTGATTCCGACTTCTTTTCCAAAATCCAAACCCTTGAGCAGATCAATGACTCAATGAAGAACATGAAAGCACAAGCTGACATGATTTCTGATGAAGTTAGAGATCTCTCTAAAGATGCTTGGATTAACCTTTATTCAGAAACTGGTAAAAATCCAGGAAGTGTGGTTGTTTACCAAGACTCATTTGGTGAGACTGCACAGTTGATGTTTGTACCAACCGATAAGTACATCACAATCACTGCTGATAGGGCTGAAGAGTTACAATCAGAATATGGATCTGATATCGTAGAAGAAGAAACTACTTTCTCCTTTGATTCAGATATGATTGAGAAGTATGGAGAAGTTCTTTCTTCTCTGATTATGAGTTGTGATGATATTTCTGACTCTGATAAAGAAAAAATTATCAAGGCTTCTACTAAATTTTCCGTAGCAAAAGGTACCTTGGATAAACTCAACAAATACGGTGAAGTATCGGAAGTTATGGAAGCCGTTCGTCCAGTAGTCGCCCTCAAAAATATTGAGGTAGTAAAAAGTTAATAAAAAATTTGTATATCCAATTTATTATAGATACCTTTGTAAAACAATTCAAATAAGATTATGACAAACTTCGTAAATATCTCCAACGAGAATCCTAACTCAAAAATGGATAAAATGTTCGTTGATAAATTATCAACTCTCACCGCCAAGGAGCGCAAGTATTTCATGACCATGTGGCCAAAGTCTGGTGTACTTTACATCACTTCAAAACCTGGTATTGCAAAGTCTGCAATCTCAAGGGCAATCGCTGAAAAGATGGGATTCCGTTATATGGATATGCGTCTATCAATGAGTGAAGAAAGTGATTTCAAATTTCCATACCTTAAAGACCAGAACTATGATGGAAAGAGTATCAAGGTTTCAGGTTACGCAGTACCAGAATGGGCGTTTGAATCAAATCAACAACCCACAATCATTCACTTTGAAGAGTTGAATCGGGCACCACAGTTTGTTCGTAACGCAGCACTTCAAATCCTTCTTGAGCGTCAGATTGGTGACTTCAAATTCAACGACAATGTACTTATGATGGCCTCTGGTAACTTGGGGGACGAGGATGGAACTGACGTAGAAGAGTTTGACAACGCACTCAACAACCGTCTTATTCACTTCTCACACACACTTGGAGCTGACGAGTGGATTGACAACTTCGCTAAAGATAATGTTCACGCTGTGATTGTATCTTACATCAAAGCTTATCCAGAGAAGCTTTATCAGAACCCAACCGAGAACACCAAGGCTTACGCCACCCCACGTTCTTGGACCTTCTTGAGTGATTTTATCACAGAGAACTTTGGTAAAGATGCTTCTCCAAAAGATTTCTTACCTTATATCCAAGAAATCGCACACGCTTACGTTGGGAATTCAGCTCAAAGGTTCCTCCAATATTGTCAAGAAATGGTTAATATCAGTATCAAAGATATCATTGACCGTTATGACCAAATTGAAAAGGAACTTGATAAGTACAATCGTGATAAGAACTCTGAACTTATCAACTCTCTCAAAGAGTATGATATTAAAAAGTTCTCCGATAAACAACTGGCGAACGTTTCCAAGTTTTTGAAACGTGTTGGTGAAGATGAACTGACAGCTTATCTCCTACACGTTCTTGACAATGTACCAGATGTTTCAGACGCCAAGGTGAAGAAGTTTATGCAAAACTTCAAGGATGTTCTTCTCAACATCAAAAGGATTAATAAACCCGCAGATTCCACAGACAAGAAGTCCTCTAAATGAGGACTTTTTTCACTAAATAATTATGAAAATATTAGTTAAAATACAAAACAGTTTTGGTCTCTTTGAGTCCCTCCCAATTAAAATAGATGAAGAGGAATATCCAAAAATTTTGGAAATGGCTAGAAACTTTTATATAACTGGCGGATATGAAATGGTGACAAAAAATGGTTTCCTTGTAATCCCACCAGAAATTGTTAAACAATCAATTTTAATTATTGAAACATTAAACGATGAAAATCCCACTGAAGAGTAAATTCAAAAAGTTTACTGGCGAATTTATACCAGATATAGTTGAATATGTAAAGGAGCATTTGGAAAATAACCCTCACTCAACAGTTAGTGTTGGTTGTGATTCAATTCAACGTAAACGGAAAACCCTTTACACCATAACAATTATGATGTATAATGGTTGTATCAAAAATGGAGCACACGTTGTTTTCTTCAGAGAAAATCATCAGAAAGTAAGAGATAACTTTGAACGTCTACATAAAGAAGCTGAGTACGTACATAACGTTGGGGAGTTGATTAATTCGGAACTCTCAAATCATTTCACAAGAAGGGATCTTGACTTGGACGAAAGGAAAAGATATAAATTCCATTTGCTTAAATGTAATGGGGAAATGGAGAACATATCTCAATTTGATGAACACTCTTATATAAAAAGTATTCAATTGTCTGACTTTGAATCAATCCAAACATTCAATCTAATTGACTTACATTTGGACTTCAATCCAAGTGAGGGAGGGATTGATAAAAGGGGAAATCAAAAAAATAAATCACACGTTGCTTACAAAAGTTTTGTACCTTGGCTTCGTGGATTGGGGTATAGAGTTTTCGCTAAACCCATGTCATACGCCTCAACAAACGCAGCTGATATACTCTTGAAAAATTAAAAAAACTTTCATCTTTTACACTATAAAACTATTATGAAATATAAAGAACTAAAAATCATAGGTCTCTCCTACAGTCAAACTCAGGTTGGTTCTTATGTCATTGTACTTTCCGAAAAAAATGGAAATAAAAAACTTCCTATCATAATCAAAGCAAACGAAGCGCAATCTATTGCTTTGAAACTAGAAGGCATAAAGACACAAAAAGATCTCACACATGATTTAATTAAGAATGTTTTAGACAAAATGGGTGGTGACCTTTATGAAGTTAGAATTACTCATATGTTGGAAGGTATGTTCTACACCAAACTTATATTTCATAATATGATTGAAGAATTTGAAATTGAATCATCAATCGGAGATGCTCTTTGTTTGGCAGTCACATACAAATGTCCAATTGTTTGCTCAAAGGAAGTTCTAAATCTTGGGGGAATTGAAATGGATGATGATGGAAACATCACAGAAGAACAAAATGAGAAGAACCATCAGTCAAAGGATCTTACCTCAATCGTTTCAGTTGCGGATCTTGAAAAGATGCTTGACAAAGCTATTGAGAATGAAGAATATGAAATCGCTTCTCAATTGAGAGATAAAATTGCAGAATTAAAATTGACAGAAGAAAAAAATAAGAACGTATAATGTGTTTAAGTTACATAGGTGGGAAAAGTAAAATAGCGAAATCTTTTATTGTCCCAAGAATACCAAAAGATATTGAGGTTTATGTAGAACCTTTTAGTGGTATGTATTGGACATTTTTTGGTATGGATTTGGATCAATATCCAAATCTTAAAACAATCGTTTATAATGATTGGAACCCATTGAATGTAAATTTGTTCAGATGTTTACAGACACCTGAAATTCTATTACAACACTGTGAGAAAATACCAGTGCAACAAAAAGGTGTTTTCCCAACACCTATTCAATGTAAGAAGTTTTTTCAAGATGCTCAGGATGAATTATATAGAAGTGGTTTAGAATTAACCGACGAACCAAACTTTGATGTCGCTGCTAAACACGCTCTAATTTTAGCTAGTGTGTTCTCTGGGGCTAATCCAGAGAGATCGACTTTCATTGATCTGAAAGGTAAATACAATTCAAAGTTTACTTCTTTTATGAATAAATTAAGAAATCCTGGATGGTTGAGGAAATTCAAATCAATAACTTTTGTGAGTCAAGGTGATTTTGAAGATTGTATCAAGAAGTGGGATGGTGAGAAAACTTACTTTTATTGCGATCCACCATATTATATTGTAGGAGAAGGTAGTTATTACTCAAACCATTCCTTTTCAAGAAATGATCACGAAAGACTTGCTAACTCTTTAAAGTCAATCAAAGGTAAATTTTCGTTGAGTTATTACTTCTTTGATTTACTAACACAATGGTTTCCAAAGTCAGATTACACTTGGACAAGGAAAGAATTCCCCAAAGCAGCTATGGCCAAAGCTGGTCAGAAACAAACAACTGCTGTTGAGCTTTTGATTATGAATTATTAATATGTGGATAGTTGTGGCTAAAAAAGGAACCTTCGTACACAGAGACGATATGATTTCTGATATACTTGAAATTTCAAGAGAAGAATCTGAAGATTTTCAAGAATTCTATGTGACAAAGAATACATCAAATTTTAGGTACAATGTTGTAGCTAGTATTTTTTACGCAAAAATATATAAGTCCAAGGGATACTGTGAAAGAATAGTAAATAAATTTAAATTCTATAAAAACTCTGAATTCAATAGAAATCCTTTCCACTGGTTAAAAGACTATCATTTAAGTTTCAGAAAAGTAACCCAAGAAGAATGGAATAGAGTTTGTGATAATGAATTAAAGAAACTTGAACAGAGTTATATTGAACATAAGTCCTTGATTGAAAGAAAAAAGAGTATGTATAAATGATAAGGTCTAAGACTTGGGTCAAAGATAGATATTTTGATTATGTCATTGGAGATATCGTAAAATTAGTCAGAAAGAAAAAGAACGGTCACCCAAGGTCTTTATCATTTGGTGTGAGTTACAAAGTTTTGAAAGTTGAAAATGAGGATTTATTTGTGCAAGAACTAAATGAACAACAACTTCATTTAGGTGATATACGGATTAAAAAAGTTAATAGGAATTATTTCGTACCAATTGATAAAATGAGGGACGAACTCATAAAGGATATTCTTAATTAAAATAAAAAAAGGTCTTAAATTAAGACCTTTTTTGTAGCCGAAGCGGGAATCGAACCCGCACGTCCTTGCGGACAAAGGATTTTCTTACTACTATAGTTTTCACTACCCTTTCGGTTTGTAGTCTGGACTATACCTTAACCTTATCTTACGACTTAGGTTCTCCGTGTCTAGTCTCTACACCTTCTTCATTTCTGAAGCTTGGCTCGGTATTCCCATTTTAAAGGGTTCACCGAATTTACGGAGTTCTACTCAGAGATTTTCACCTCTGGCACTCATATTTTTCGCTCGATAGTTATCTGTAAATGAGTGGCAGTTTGGACATAATAATTGTATATTTTCAATTCTATTGTCAAATCTATCACCATTTATGTGATGTAGTTCAAGTGGGATATCAGAATCTAACCATTTTGTCAAATTACACTTTACACAAACAGGTTCCATAATTTTCAACTTAAGAAGCTGATTCTTCAATTTATATGAAGAATAAGGTAAACCTGATGAATAACATGAATTTTGAACCAATCTTGATGACAAATCTTTATTTTTTGACCAAGTCTTTCCTTTACTCCAAAGTTGGCCATGAAAATGAGAAGTGTCTAATCCAAATTGTTTAATTCTAGTTTTTATATTCTGATAGTTTCCACCAGCTTCTTTAAGTCCAAGTTTTTGTAAAACTTGTCTAACAGAATAACACTCACTAACTATAAGTTCTAAATTTTCTTTTGTATATTTATTGTTCATACATTATATATAAAAAATAGAATACAAAAAAAGAACCAAGTCCTTCGTGTATACCAGTTTCACCATCCGGCCATAATTAAAATTATATAACTTTTTTAGACATAAGTTTTTTTTTTAAAAAAAGTATAAAAAACAGGTTGGGTGTTTTTTGTGTAGTTCTCTACACTGATATTCAATTTGTATTTGTTAATATTTTGCTGAAATCAACCTTTACTTTTACACTTAAAAAAACCACAGGATAATTTTTTACTGATCCATTAGTATTGTTAAGTTTTGCTGAACTTATCCCTTTTGGTTATACTTTTATATCTTTATATCTCACTTTGTTTAGTGTTTCTTCCATAATTTTCACTGGGCTCAAGTCTTCACCACCCAAGATTGATTTAAGAATTGATGGACTCAATCCAGAAATAAGAGCTGTCCCTTTTTCATCAAACTTCACTGGGAAATTTGAATTTCTTGATTGAATGTTCCAGTAAATTATATCTGGCATTTTGTATCCAATATTCTCATACTGATGTCTAATCATTTCTTGAGCGGTGAAAGAGCCTCCTTGTGCTTCATCAAACTCCATATCACTCATAATCAGAATTTTGGTGGGCATTTCTGACTCGGATACCTTGTTCTCTAAAGCTTTATTTAGAATAAGGGTAAACACTGCTTCCAAGTTTGTATTCATCCCCCAAGAAGCGTTCTGTAGTTGCAAAAACCTTTCATTCAAATTACCAAGCAGCTTTTGCAATTGTGGTTTACTTGAGAATGTGATGAAGTGATCTTTGAATATACCCTCAATCCTCTCGGAAATATACATTCCGAGTGAGATTGAGACATCCATACAGGTCACACTGCCCTTCCCACCAATTAGGGTTGACATTGATCCGGATACGTCTACAAGGGGTAAGATTCTCTCACTAGAGTCTTCCATGTAATTTGGAAGTGCTTTCCATTGCTCATTCGCCAATCCTTGATTACCATATTGCAAAGTCTTGATTACATCATATGGATACAAGGTGGAAGCATTGACTTTGGTTGTTCCCTCTTTTAGAGATTGTAAGTAAGAAGCAAATCCTACTTGATCTCTGTTTGTGAAGACCTTCGTATATCTTGACATAGCTAATGACGGCACCTTTGAATATTCAATATTTTGCCATTCTTTAGCACACATCTTTTGCTCTACCGTGTTAGACAATCTAACCAATAGTTGACGAAGTTCTTTTGGGGTAGTTTTCATCCTTTTACGGATTTTGTTAAAGACTACTCCCTTTCTGGGAATCCATTTCGAGCAAAGTCCATCACCTTTCTCTAAACCACTCAAAATAAGGTCTAAAACGTCCTCTTCAAGTTCAGTTCCGAACAGAGTGAAAATATCGTCCCATCTTCCATATTCGGATATAAGGTGAATATTTTTCCTTAACTCATTCGGGTGAGTTTGGGCTAGGAACTCAATTATATCCTTGAATATCTGTCGTTCACCGGCACCTTCTCTAACATCCCTTGACCAGAAAAGAATTTTCATAGCCGTTATTGGTGACTCATTAAAGGATTTACTAAACATACTAAGAAGTCTAGATTTATCCTGTCCACGCATAGCACCGATTGTGAAGAATAAGTTTACACATTCGTTCATAGTAGTTGAATTAGTCAACATACCATTCTCGGTAAATACGTCTTTCGTCTGTAGCGATTCTAGAAAATTCATAATTTTAGACCAGTTTTGTGATTTGTGAGATATTATATCTAACCAAAATCATTAGTTGATAAAGATTATACTTTTTCACCAAAGATTTCCGAAAAAAAACTATTCCAATAATTACAAAATGGCCTCATTATAAAATAAACACCAATAAAGCTGAATAAGTGTAAGAAGGTTAGATTTTCACTCAAATAAAAGTGTCTCAAAGCAGATAGTCCTATAACAAATAATAGTATCGTCAAAGAGTATATAAGAAATTTTTTCATAACGGATCAAATATTTTCTTATATATTCTTTACAATATCATTTTTTTTTCCTTATTTGTATAATATTGTACCTGTTGTGGATGAGGAGAATGTTACCCCAAACGAATTAACATCATTGTGAATTATACTAATTGGATTTATTACACTGTTATTAGTATCTAGTATCTGAACGATCGGGAAATATCCTAAGTTGTGTTGGACAAGGTATTCCGTACCACTGTTGAGTCCTGTGCCATCCAATGAATAACTACATCCAACTAGACTCGGTAACCAAGTTAATTGACCAATACCGTTTACTCCAATTGCAAAACTCGCAGATCCTCTAACATAATTCAGATTGACCCAACTATTTCCTATGGTGATACTGTTTGACGCACCATACTCAACACTGTTGCTTTCCAAGTGTATGTAAGGACCACTACCAGCTGTTGAACCGTCAATTAAATCAGATGCGGATACTTCAATTTTCGCCTCAAATGAAGGTGGATCAATATGAGAACCTCCAATTATGTATTTACTTCTAATCTTAACTCTTTCCTCAACATCAACATTCGATATTGGGGCTTGGTAGAAATCCGATCTAGAATTATTAATACCAACCCCAGCTAATCCACCCGATACAAAATTTTCCCTACTTGAGTAAACTGCTGGATATAATTCGTTTGTGGTGTGGTCGTATTTGCTAGCACTTGGGTTAAATCCAATAAGACCAGATGATTCAAGTACAAATGCGTATTCACTATTAGCCAAAGTCGCGCCTTTTATGTATCCATCTGTCGTTGAGTTGGAAATTTTAATTACATAATCACCATCGTAAGACCATGAAGCGGTATTTCCAATTGTTAGAGTTTGGTCAAATGTGTAGATTGGAGCTGGTCCTTGTGGACCTGTGTCACCTTGATCGCCTTGAGGTCCCATCTCACCTTGTTCACCTTGTGGGCCCATCTCGCCTTGGTCACCTTGTGGGCCCATCTCGCCTTGGTCACCCTGTGGCCCCATTTCGCCTTGGTCACCCTGTGGCCCCATCTCACCTTGGTCACCCTGTGGCCCCATCTCACCTTGGTCACCCTGTGGCCCCATCTCACCTTGGTCACCCTGTGGCCCCATCTCACCTTGGTCACCCTGTGGCCCCATCTCGCCTTGGTCACCCTGTGGCCCCATCTCACCTTGGTCACCCTGTGGCCCCATCTCACCTTGGTCACCCTGTGGCCCCATCTCACCTTGGTCACCCTGTGGCCCCATCTCACCTTGGTCACCCTGTGGCCCCATCTCACCTTGGAATCCTTGAGGACCAGTTACTCCTTGTACACCCTGGACACCCTGTAGACCCTGTGGACCAGTTATTCCTTGAACACCTTGGAATCCTTGTGGGCCAATCATACCTTGATGCCCTTGTGGGCCGAAATCACCTTGGAATCCTTGTGGACCAGTAACACCTTGGAAACCTTGTGGACCGGTTGATCCCTGTGGACCAGATAGCCCTTGAAGACCTTGTGGACCAGTCATACCTTGGAAACCTTGAGGACCGGTATCTCCTTGATATCCTTGTGGGCCCGTATTACCAAATGGCATGAAAGTGAAATTATAAATACTGTTAGGATAGAATTGACCATTTGAGACAACAGGAGAGGAAAGACTCAACCCATAAACATTATTACTCTGTATTAGATTAACACCATAAACTGGGTAAATACCAACATTACTAGCTGTCAAAGCATCGGATACCTGTATCCATGTATTAATACCCTTATCAACAAATGTTTTTAGTGAATTAAACCAACCAGAGTAGTTTACCCCGTTGACATCAGTTTTGTGAATTTTCAGATAATCATTCAGAGCGAAATTTGCATCTTCAATATCAAACTTACCAGTAGCAACACTGCCATTATCTAAACTCTCACATCTCCACTGTACCACAGTTTGTACTAAAGAAGTAACGGTTCCTTGTGGTCCTTCCAAACCTTGGAATCCCTGTGGACCCATATCACCCTGTGGACCACTTACACCTTGGAAACCTTGTGGACCAGTCTCACCCTGTAATCCTTGTGGACCACTATAACCTTGAGGGCCAGTCATACCTTGTGGACCAGTCTCACCCTGTAATCCTTGTGGACCACTATAACCTTGAGGGCCAGTTACACCCTGTAATCCCTGTGGGCCAATAATACCCTGAAAACCTTGAGGGCCAGTTTCACCCTGTGACCCTTGAGGCCCAGACAACCCTTGAACCCCCTGTGGACCAGTATCACCTTGATTACCTTGGGGACCACTGTAACCCTGTGGACCACTGTAACCCTGTGGACCAAAATCACCTTGGAATCCTTGCGGACCTGTAATTCCTTGAACACCAGTTGATCCAGTTGATCCAACCGAACCATTAGCCACCCAAGTTACGTTATAAAGTTGCTCAGCAGCGAAAGATCCACTTGAAACAACAGCGGTTGAATCCACTTTAACAGAGTAGGTTGTGCCGTTGCCGGTCACACCAGTTACTCTATATAGCCCTGTATTACTTGGAGTTAAAGCATCGTAAATTTGTAGATAACTAGTGTTTTCATTTTGAACAAATATTCTAAGTTGATCAAACCATAATGAGTAATCTACACTTTGTATATCTTGTTTATGGAAATTAAATTCTGAATTATTAGCAAATGTATTATTTTCAGAACTGAAATAATTTGGGTTATTTAATAGAGGATTGAAACCTTTATACTTCCACTGGACAATTGTTTGCACTAATGACACAACCGAACCTTGGTCACCTTTGTATCCTTGTGGACCTGTTTCGCCCTGTGGACCAGATAATCCCTGTAATCCTTGTGGGCCAGTATTACCTTGGAATCCTTGTGGGCCAGTATTACCTTGAACACCTTGAAAACCTTGAGGACCAATATTACCTTGATTACCTTGTGGACCAGTCATTCCTTGATTACCTTGTGGACCAGTCATTCCTTGGAAACCTTGTGGACCAGTCATTCCTTGGAAACCTTGTGGACCAGTTTCACCCTGTGACCCAGTATTTCCCTGTGAACCTTGAACGCCTTGGAAACCTTGTGGACCAGTCATTCCTTGATTACCTTGTGGACCAGTATTGCCTTGCAAACCTTGTGGACCAGATAAACCTTGAGGGCCAGTCACACCTTGCAAACCTTGTGGACCAGATAAACCTTGAGGACCAGTCACACCTTGCAAACCTTGTGGACCAGATAAACCTTGAGGACCAGTTCTTCCGAATGGTATCCAAGTAACATTGAAAACACTGGTTGGATTTAGAGTTCCGTTACCAACGATTTTATTCCCAACGTTAATAGTGTATTTAGGATCCGTGTAAGATAAACTACTAACTGGAAATAAACCAGTGTTACTTACTGTTAGCGAATCGTAAACTTGTATATAAGCTAAACTTCCACCGTCTACAAATCCTTTTAATTGGTCAAACCAATCGTTATAATCAACACCATTTATATCAAATTTATTGAAAACAAACTGTGTTGGTGGTGATGTAGTGAAGTTCGAACTGTTTGATTCAAATCTTCCATTCGGAAGTGATCCACCTATCAATCCGTCATATCTCCACTGCACAATTGTTTGCACCACCGAAACAACTACACCCTGTGGTCCGGTATCACCTTGTAGTCCTTGATTACCCTGTGGGCCACTGAATCCTTGTGGACCAGTTACACCTTGATATCCTTGTGGACCAAATTTTCCTTGTGGTCCTGTATCACCTTGTAATCCTTGTGGACCAGATAATCCTTGTGGACCTGTCTCCCCTTGGAATCCTTGCGGACCGGTGTTACCCTGAAAACCCTGTGGACCAGATAGACCCTGAAGACCTTGTGGGCCACTGAATCCTTGTGGACCGGTGTCACCTTGATACCCCTGTGGACCCGTATTACCTTGTAGACCTTGTGGGCCGGTGTTACCCTGGAATCCTTGAGGACCTGTATCACCTTGATAACCTTGAGGACCCGTATTACCTTGTAGACCTTGCGCGCCGGTGTTACCCTGGAATCCTTGTGGACCAGTCATACCTTGTAACCCTTGGGGACCAGTCATACCTTGTAACCCTTGTGGGCCGGTGTCACCTTGATAACCTTGTGGACCACTATATCCTTGCGGGCCAGTCTCACCTTGGAAACCTTGTGGACCAGTCTCTCCCTGAACGCCAGTTGAACCGGTGCCCCCAACTGAACCATTAGCAACCCATGTTACGTTGTATAGTTGTTCAGTCGCAAAACTACCATTTGAAACAACTGCTGTAGAATCAACAGATACAGAATAAGTTGTCCCGTTGCCGGTCACACCAGTTACTCTATATAGCCCTGTATTACTTGGAGTTAAAGCATCGTAAATTTGTAGATAACTAGTATTTTGATTCTCAATGAATATTCTTAATTGTTCAAACCAAAGAGAATAGTCAACACTTTGTATATCTTGTTTATGGAAATTAAATTCGTTATTACTACCAAATGCAGGATTTTGTGAACTGAAATAATTTGGGAATGATCCTAATGGATTCGTACCTTTGTATTTCCACTGAACAATTGTTTGCACTAATGACACAACCGAACCTTGGTCACCTTTGTATCCTTGTGGACCAGAATATCCTTGTGGACCAGATAAACCTTGCACACCTTGTGGACCTGTCTCACCTTGGAAACCTTGTGGACCTGTCTCACCTTGGAAACCTTGAGGGCCAGATAAACCTTGAAGTCCCTGAGGCCCGGTCATACCTTGGAAACCCTGTGGGCCAGTTGAACCTTGATATCCTTGTGTGCCAGTGTTTCCTTGTGGACCTGTATCACCTTGCAAACCTTGTGGACCAGTTGAACCTTGAAACCCCTGTGGACCAGATAATCCCTGTAAACCTTGTGGACCAGATAAACCTTGTAGTCCTTGTGGACCGGTATCACCTTGGAAACCTTGTGGGCCGAAATCACCTTGGAAACCTTGTGGGCCTGTAACTCCTTGTAGTCCCTGGGAGCCACTGTATCCTTGTGGACCAGTTATTCCTTGGAAACCTTGGGGTCCTGTTTCACCTTGATATCCTTGAGGACCTGTATTACCTTGAGATCCTGTGTTGCCCTGTGGACCTGTATTACCTTGGAATCCTTGAGGACCTGTATTACCTTGGAATCCTTGAGGACCTGTGTCGCCTTGATAACCTTGTGGACCACTAAAACCCTGTGGACCAGTGTCACCTTGTGGACCAGTTGGTCCGGTAGCACCTATGGAACCATTTACGAACCAACCAATGTTATATATGTTGTTACCTGTAAACGTGCCACTACCAACTATAGCTGGAACGTCTGTAAAGATATAGTAGCTATGGGTACTAAATACTTGAGAAGGACTTGTCTGTGTAGCAGCAAGAACTTTGTAGAATCCAGTTATACTCTGAGTTGTTGAATCATAGATTTGTAAGTATGAAGGATTTTCATTATTAACAAACTTTTGCAATTGATCAAACCAGAGTGAATAACTAACTGAGTTGATATCCCTAAATTCAAATCTGAAATAAGGGTTAGTTGGTAAATCAATACTACTAGTTTCAAAATAACCTTGGGTTAGGCCGCCACCCAATAAACCACCATACTTATATTGTATTATGGTTTGGACCATGGAAACAACTAATCCGTCAACTCCTTGTGGGCCGGTATCACCTTGGAATCCTTGTGGGCCAAAGTCTCCTTGGAATCCTTGAGGTCCACTAAATCCTTGGGTGCCTTGTGGGCCGGTATCGCCTTGTGAACCTTGTGGGCCAGATAATCCTTGTGGACCAGTGTTTCCTTGATATCCTTGTGGACCAGTGTTTCCTTGATATCCTTGTGGGCCAGATAATCCTTGATGTCCCTGTGGACCAGTGTCTCCCTGTGATCCTTGTGGACCAGTATCTCCTTGAAAACCTTGAGGACCAGTGTCTCCCTGATAACCCTGCGGACCACTTTCGCCTTGAAAACCTTGAGGACCAGTGTCTCCCTGATAACCCTGCGGACCGGTATCACCTTGATAACCCTGCGGACCACTTTCTCCTTGATAACCCTGCGGACCAGTATCACCTTGATAACCCTGCGGACCAGTATTACCTTGGAATCCCTGTGGACCACTTTCTCCTTGAAAACCTTGCGGACCAGTATCACCCTGATATCCTTGCGGACCGGTATCTCCCTGTAGTCCCTGTGGGCCAGTATCACCTTGATATCCCTGTGCCCCCTGTGGGCCAGTATCACCTTGATATCCTTGCGGACCGGTATCACCTTGAAATCCTTGATCACCTTGTGGGCCAGTATCACCTTGTGATCCCTGTGGGCCAGTATCACCTTGATAACCCTGTGGGCCAGTATCTCCTTGAAATCCTTGATCACCTTGTGGGCCAGTATCACCTTGATATCCTTGAGGACCGGTATCTCCCTGAACGCCTTGAGGACCAGTCTCACCTTGGAAACCTTGAGGACCAGTCTCACCTTGAACACCAGTTGAACCAGTACCACCAAATGATCCATTAGCAACCCAAGTAACATTATAAACTTGTTCTGTTGCGAAACTTCCATTTGACACTAATGCGGTTGAGTCAACCGAAATTGAATAAGTTGAACTTCCATATGTAACACCAGTCACTCGGTATAGACCAGTGTTACTGGATGTTAAAGCATCATATACTTGTAAATAACTTACATTTTGACTATCTACGAAAGTTAAGAGTTGTTGAAACCAAACTGAATAATCTATGGATTGATTATCTAGTTTATTGAAAATAAATTCACTATTACTAGCAAAAGTAGGTTGATCGGAAGTAAAATATTTTGATACCGGTTCAGTTGCTGAATTTAGACCTTGGTATTTCCACTGAACAACAGTTTGAACTAATGAAACAACAACCCCCTGTGGACCTTGTTCACCTTGAGTTCCGGAAAAACCTTGAGGACCGGATAATCCTTGAACACCCTGTGGGCCAATTTCCCCTTGTGGGCCACTTTCTCCTTGAAAACCTTGCGGACCAGTATCACCTTGATGCCCTTGCGGACCAGTATCACCCTGTAGTCCCTGTGGACCTGTTTCACCTTGATACCCCTGTGCCCCCTGTGGACCTGTTTCACCCTGGTAACCTTGTGGGCCAGAAATACCTTGCACACCTTGTGGACCAGTTTCTCCTTGGAATCCCTGTGGGCCGGTATCACCTTGATATCCCTGTGGACCTGATAAACCTTGTAGTCCTTGTGGACCCGTCAAACCTTGTGGACCAGTTAAACCTTGATAACCCTGTGGGCCAGAAAGTCCTTGTGGACCCGTGAAACCTTGTGGGCCTTGTGGACCGGTGTCACCTTGATAACCTTGAACTCCGGTTTCTCCTTGCCAACCTTGTGGACCAGAAACACCTTGAGGACCTGTAGTGCCTTGGAAACCTTGAACACCAGTACTGCCCTGCCATCCTTGTGGACCAGAAAGTCCTTGTGGACCAGTAACACCCTGGAAACCTTGAACACCAGTACTACCCTGCCATCCTTGTGGACCAGATAACCCCTGTAATCCTTGTGGACCAGTAAAACCTTGATATCCTTGCACACCAGTGTTTCCCTGCCATCCTTGTGGACCAGATAAACCCTGGAATCCTTGTGGACCAGTCATACCTTGATATCCTTGTGGACCAGATAACCCCTGTAAACCTTGTGGACCTGTATCACCTTGCAAACCTTGTGGGCCGGTTCTACCTTGGAATCCCTGTGGACCAGTTCTACCTTGATAACCTTGAGGCCCAGATAAACCTTGAAAACCCTGTGGGCCACCAGAACCTTGAGAACCAGTGGCACCACCACCGGTTATAATCTTACCACTGAATTGTTGGTCAAAAGTAACAACGTAAGTATCTGTACTAATATAATTAACAGAATATGAAGCTGGTTGAATGTTTACGTTACCATTGGAGGTATCAACTGCTTGTACTAGTGGATATCCATTGAAACTATGTGTAACAGTAACTTGAGTTTTATTAGAAAAGTCTGTTATAAAATTTGAGACAGCATCAAGACCTCTCGGACCTTGAACACCTTGTGGTCCACTCAAACCCTGAAAACCAGTATTGCCTCTACCTGGGTTTGTAGCCCAACCAATTGTATAGGTTCTCCCATCTACAAATACACCACCAACTGCAATTGGTTGCACATTTAGATCAAACCCCGTAAATCCATCATCTACAATATTTGTTACTTGAAAAAGAGCTCTGTTTAGAGGGTCTTGATCTTCAACTATATTTAAATAACTTATTTGTTCACGGTCAACAAAAACTTTCAATTGTTGTAACCAAGGGGAATAATCCACACCATAAAGGTCAATATATTGAATACTTAAAGAAGTAATAAATTCAGGATCGTCATTATTTGCAACAAATTTTTGTATGGTTGTAAGATTACCACCAGCTAGATATTTCCATTTTGATGAAGGTGAAGATAATTGCACTACCACGCCCTGTGGTCCTGTTTCGCCCTTTGGTGGTAAATCTACCGGATTCCCAAATCCATCGTAGAATTCATTTCCGTTTATAACTTGTACTAATCGTTGATATGTACCTGATACGGTTGTTCCGGTTAAATTATATGACATACTTGTCTATATATTAAAGAAATTCCAATCAAAATATTTTTTTGTAGATTGGTAATAAGTCTTAATATCTTAAATATATAACTTCATGTCAAACAAAGTTTATCTAGAATGGGAAAAAGTAACGAAGAATTGGGAAAATGTTTTCCAAGTCTGGGAAGAAGTCATTCTAATAGAAGAAGTAGCTAGATTAATCGGAGGCAGTGGTGGATTGAGTGAGTTTGTAAAACACAACCCTTGGAAACCCATAAGAGAAAAATTAGGTGTAGAAAAAACAAAAAAATTCATAAAAATTTTTGCATTGGTTAATGATCTGGATTTTAATGAGAAGTTAGAATATAATGAGGATGTGAGAGTCACTGTAAAACAAATGAAAAAAGTTTTTGAACAAATTGAACCAATGGGTGTAAAAATAACATTTGAAAACTAATATATAGATAGATGGATAAGAAACCTATAATCAATTTTTCTAAATTTTACTCTGATAGTAAACAACAATCTACTCCAAAAACGGAGAAAAATAAAGATATGGTTGTGGAAAAAAGGAAAATTGAAAAAAAACCTTTGAAAGAATCAAAGGAAAAAGAAATGGAAATTTCTTATCCTAAAGAAGTTTCAAAGGTTATTGAGGAACCAGTGGTTGATAAATCATTTGATCCAAAAGTTGACCCAGAGTCTTTCATAGTGGATGAACCAGAGGAATTTGAGTATGAAGATGAAAATTTACCCTCATTAGATAATAAAAATAATTTTAATAAAGTGGAAGAAAATTATTACCCAGTTTATAAAGATAAATTTGAAAGCTTCACCTGTAATGTTTTAGTTGAAGGTGCAAAATTAAATAACACAAAAGCTAGACTTATTTTAGAGTCAGATGATTGGAACCTTGTATTTGAGGGTGATATTGATCAGACCGGAAAATGTACTATTCCTATCAAGAAACTAAACATTTTAGATGAGGGCACTGTTGGTAAAATAAGATTAGAAGTTATCGCCGATAATACCATATTCAGTCCATGGGAAGATGATTTCAAAGTAAGATTGAGTAAGAAGGTTGAAGTACAAGTTCCAAAGAAAGAAATTCCAAAGGAAACTTCCGTACAAGTAAAATTCAAAGGTTAATGAAACATCTGGTTTATTTTAATCAACTAAACGAAAACCTACCAAGACAATCAACAGTTAATCAACTCAAGAGGTTGAGGAAATTAACAAAGGGAATAGATATCGGTGATAGAATTTCCGATATGACTAAACAAGGAGCAAATATATTGCACATAACTAATCCAGTGGATACTGGGGTTGAATCAATTGAACATTTTTGGAAACATAATGACCCCGTAAAATTGTCAACCACAAAATCAAAATAATGGGGAAAATAAAAACTTACTCCGAATTCATGTTTATTTCCGAAGATAAATCAGGAACAAATTATGAATACGGATGTCTGATGTTAAATCTAAATTTCCAAAACTGGAAAATTTTCACCTCAAATATTGATAAAGATGATTTATACGAATCGGAAAGTGAAAGATATGGAATTGAAACCGAACCCCATGTCACTATATTATATGGAATACACAAATCAGTTGATGATGATGTTGTTTATGCACTTTTTTCCGATTTGAAAAAGAATGATTTTGATTTAAAAGTCAGTGGGATTGACTGTTTCTTCAATAAAGATTATGATGTACTGAAAATGAACATACTTTCCGACAAATTGAGTGAGTTAAACAAACTTGCTAAAAGATTACCACACACATCTGATTATCCTGATTATAAACCACACATTACAATAGCCTATCTACAAAAGGGTAAAGCTAGTCAGTACGCAAACACAAACTTTAATATAAATTTGGATAACATAAATAAAATAGTTTATTCTAAATCAAATGGCCAAAAGATTAGCATACCTGTTATTTAAGATTTATTCCTCATATTCAGACCGTAGAATTAAAATACGGAAAAACTGGTAAATAATTTAAAACCTTAATTTTACTTTTTTATATAATAAATAATCACTCATAGTACGAGTGATATATAAAACAAATTTTAAGAAAATATGGAAAAATTTAACGAAATGGATGACTTATTTGGAACAAATTTAGACACCAAAATGGATTTTCTCAATGAGAAAAAACCACAAAGCGCTGATGGGGTTTACAGAATTGACCTCACAAAAGTAAAAGACAAGAAAAGAGGTTACAGGTCTGTAGTCAGATTTCTACCCAACTTGACAAAAGAAGGAAAAGTGGGACAAGCGGCTATTGAAAAAATTGCTCATTATGTTAACATCAAAGAAGCAAAAGAACTTTCTGGTTGGTTTGATTCACCGAAAAATTTCGGTGAAAAATGTCCACTGACAGATCTTTATTATCAAATGATGAACTCTAAAAACGTAGTTCTTCAAGAGAAAGCTAAATGTCTAAACTATTCCAAAAAATATTATTCTTATGTACTTGTTTTGGAAGATGAACAACAACCAGACCTTGTTGGAAAGATTATGTTGTTCTCATACGGAAAAACAATTAAGGATAAAATCGCAGCTGAAAGGAATGGTGAAATCACTGGTGTTTCTTGTAACATTTTTGATTTGGCACAAGGAAAGGATTTTGTACTACTAGCAAAAGAAATTTCAACTGGTGATGAAAATTATCCTGATTACAAAAACTCAATGTTCAAACCAGAGGTAACTTCTCTTCCAATTTTCAACGAAGAAAAGAATGTTTTCAAAAACGTACCGGTTGTAGATGGTAAAGTAGACGCAAGGGCCCAACAAATGGTGAAAGAATTTCTACTGAAGCGTGAACATGATCTAGAAGAACAAGCTCCAAAGAAAGTTTCAGAAGAGCAACAAGGTAAAATTAGTGAAATAATTTCTTACCTAACTGGAAAAACCAGTGGTTCTTATAACAATAGTTCTAAACCTTCTTCGGATGATTTTGAACTTGACGGTCTAGTCACATCTGGTACGAAGGAAGTATCAAATACTTCCACCGATGAAGACGACTTCTTTGACTTTTAAAATATAAAGGGTGGGTTACCCCACCCTTTTTTAATTTTTTGACTATGGTTGTTAATAAGAAATTTGTAGATTTGTCATCAGGTAAGGTCTTTGAAGTAATTGACCAATTTGAAGATATTGCCATATTGGATAACCGGTTAAAGGTTAAAGTCAATAACTTATTGAATAAGCAATTATATGAAGAGTATATTGATCCAAGTGCTTTCCTCCGAAATGATAACCTAGTCAATACATTTGCGCAACAAATCAGACAATTACCACTTGATGAAATTTACAAGAAAAAAATTGATGATTTTGAGCCGGAAAATAATTTCAGACCCTCTATTACAGATTCTGCTGTTATACCATATGATCCAGAAGAAGAAAAAAGAGAATTATTAGAAAAGGCTAGAAAAATGTATCAAAATACGCCAATGCAAAATAATAATTTTGAAAAATTAGCAGATTTTATTGACGAAGATGAAAACATTGAAATGCCGAGAAGAGAACAACAAAGACGTACTCAAGTAAGTGATACAGAAGTCGAAGAAACAAAAATTATAGAAAATACACAGTATATGGATCCAATTTTATCAATGTTCAGAAATGTTAAAAGGAATACAGAGTTCAGGATAAATTTTGAGATAAATAACAAAATTCCCAGACTTGATTTCATTGAAATGATGGAAGATTCATATAATACGAGTATCATAGAATTTTTGGCAGAAGAGTTCACCAATCAGATATTAATAAACCCCGAATTAATTAAAAATAAAATAAGTGAAGAGATTCGGAAAATGGTTTATGAATCAACTGATGATACATCTGAAGTATCAGAAAAAAATGAAAAAATGAAAAAAACAAAATCTCAATGAAAAATGCTTTTTATATTATAACAATCCATAACAAACAAGACCTCATAGGAAAAGTTCTCGAAGGTATTATAAATTCAACATCAAATACGAAATTCAATGTTCACATTTTATGCGTTTTGGATGGATGTACAGATGAATCTGAAAAAATAATTGATACTTATGTTAAATCACATGGAGAAAAATATAAATTTCATAAAATTTATGAAGATGATGTTCACGAATTGCTTTCTTTGAATTCTGCATTCAAATATATTGAGGGACTTGACTCTTCACCAGAAGATCTTTTGTTTTTGTTACAGGATGATGTAATTCTGACTGAAGATAATCTGAATGAATTAATTGAAAATTTATATTTTAATATACCAAAACTTGGTTATGTATCTTTCAGATGTGGTATGAAAACAAATCTCAATCCAGAGACCGGACTTTTAATGGAACATACACACACAGAATCCACTTATGGCCACTGGAAACAGTTAGGGGAAACTTTTTTCAGAGAATTGCAAGACAAGCAATTTGCTTTTTATGAAATAGTTATAAAAAGTCCTACGTGTATAAAGAAAAGCATTCTTGACGAGGTTGGTTACTTTGATGAATATCTAGCACCATTCGGACACGACGATCTCGATCTTTCAATAAGGTTGAATAAGTTGGGATATCAAAATGCTGTTTTCGGAGCTTCTTTTGAAAGTAAAGTGGATTGGGGGGGCACAAGGGAAGAAAAAAATAAAGAAAAGGATTATCACAAAAAATATAGTGATATCATACAAAGAAATAAAATTTATTTGACAAATAAACATATAGATTATTACGAAGCTAATCAAAAAAGCTTTTTAGATTTATTAGAAAAAATCAATTCTAGAAAATGATTGACCAACAGTTAATTGAATCGGCAAAACAAATAAGAAAAAAATATGTTGAAATTATCAAGGAAATTAATTTCCATGAAGATGATTTAAGAGAATTGGCTAGTTTTCTACAAACCAAAATGTCCGAATTCAAAAGAATACATGAAGAGGAATTTAAAAATAAACCATCACAAGCAGAAGTTGACCGAATTACTAAATTAGTAGTTTCCGAAATTGAAGATATGGAGGTGAAGGAAGGTAGAATTAAAAAAAGATTTGAACACCTAAATGATGAACTTGAGAAACTACAAGTTGAGGAAAAACTTCTTGAAAATACTATTAAGGAAAGATACCCAAGTATGACCACTGAAGAAATAAAATTGGAAATACATAAGCACTTGGGCGAATAATCGCCCAAAGGATTTATATTTTTTATATATAAATCAAAACCATTTTAATTAATGCGGGTTTCCAAATTTATAAAGGCAAATAAATTCGTACTTTTAGAATACATATACGATACTGAAAATAATATCAGTGATTCTTATGAAATTCTAATAAATCTGAAAGACAACATACTCAACCTTTCCTACATGAGTGGGGGAATTGGGGGAGATACTTCATTTACAAATAATGGAGCGACCAGTCAATTATTTAAATTAGATCCAATAAATAATATTTATGGACTAATAAATACAACCGACTATAGTTTTTTACAAATTAAAGATTACAACCAGGGATTTCCAGCCAGACATGATTCTATACGCATTCACTTTCCCACAAATTACACATTTGGAGAATACATAGGTTTCTATATCAGAGTTTATACACTTGACTATAACAACAATAAAGGATATGATTTAAGTAACTTTTACTTTGATTCCACAGATTCAACTCAAACAAATATATTAGGGTTTACATCACCACCTTTATTGTTTAATGAAACACTGTGGGGTAAAAATATTCTTCTCAATTTTCCATCTATATCTTATTTAGCAAACCAAAGGAAAGATGGATCAACTGCACCAAATACCATAAATTATAACCTAACAAATGGTGCTGGTCTTAGTCAGAATGCACCGGTCTTTATTGACTTTCACTTTATTAGATCCAAGAAAACTTTAAATAGTGTAACGACTTATACATTAGGACCAAAGACGGCAGTTAGTTTCCCACAATCACCAGATTATGAGAAGTTAGGTCTTATAATCCAACATTCACAGAACGGTGATTTTTTTGAGATTTTCGGATCATATAATGGAAATATAACAGAGTTTAATACTTTTATGAATAACTCTGTTTTACAAGGTAAAAGATATTATATTGAATATGAAATAACTCTCTTTGAACAAAATATTCGTGGTAAAACTTTCAAAATAATTGTCGATGAAGATTTCAACGAGAAGATTGAATATAGACCAATTATTAAGTTTAGCACAACTACTGCAATAATTGAAGTCGTGATGAATCTTATAGATGCGGTTGACATGAGTACTATACAGAGAAGAGCATCATATGGAATGTTACAAGATGAGGTAGCTAAATATAGTCTTAATTTGACAAAAATAAATTTACAAACCGCATCAAAGCCAAAAATTTACAACATTAAAAATCCAGAAGGAGCTGGAATTTTTGGAAACTTGAATGGGTCAGCGTATTCAGATGGTAGACTCTATGGTAACGCTGGTGGTAGTTTATTTAGCACAAATACATCTAAAAATTTATTTGGTTTGGGGAGAAAGGGTAGAGGTTCAAATATCGGCACCGCTGGTGGAGCTGGTGGTTCTGGATTAAGTCAGATTTCAGATCAGTCAAGACCACAGGTAATTATTGAGCCATATCCAGTTGATAGGTTGGTTTTAAGTGATAGATTTTCCATACTCACAAAGACGGATAGTGTAGCGGTAGGTGGAAAATTATTCTATGGATTGGGTAAGGTTCAAATTATACTCTATACATTTGATAACATAATTCAATTTTTTATGGCGAGGGATGTTACAACTAGTGCCACACAGACTACATCAGCTCCTGAATATTTGGATTTAACAAATGTTGGGGAAATAAAGATGGTGATAAAAAATCAACAGACATCATTAGACTTCCCCCTATACACAGAATCCCAAGCAATTGATCTCAGTATAGGTCAAATAGTTTTCAGGATAGCAGCTGATAAAATGGGAGATGTTAGAAAAATATTTGACTCTGGTGTAAATATTTTTTACGTAACCACCACTAACAATTCAATACAGACAGTAATTTATTCCGGGTTGTTTACAATCTTTGACTCAAAGGAAAACATTAATAACTTGAATAATCAACAAGCTGAAGTACAAGCAGCTGCATTGGGTGGGGAACCTGCTATTGTCTCCGAAGTTGAACCAACGAAGGTAGGAACCGCTTTAGTTACTAGAAGAATAGTTGCTGGTGGTGCTCCAGGTGGAACTACAACTGGTGCTAATGCTGGTGGAGCTAATGGTGGAGCAAATACTGATAATCTTACTAACTCGTCAATACCATCAACTATAAAAGAGGATGATTGGACATATGAAGTTACTAGCAGATCAAGTGTGGTTGTTGATGGATATGAATATACTAATTCGCAACTTAAACAAATTTTATTAGGTACTCCAAATGAATCTACCAACTTAACAGGATTAGTTATAAAATCCACAACATCTGGAATAAGTCTTCTAGCTAAAGATAATAAATTCTTGGGCCAGATGAGAGAAATTAGGAACAGTCTTTACAACAGTCTGAACGAAACTAATAAGACACAAGCTAGACAAACATCGGAATCTTTCAGAATTTCCGAAAGGAATAAACAAACTTCCGGCACAGCATCAAGTGTTGGCCTGGGTCTTGAAAATGGAATCCAATCAACTGGTAAAATAACCGAGACCACTTTCAATGGTTCAATTTATAAAATAACACCAGGAATAAATGTTGGAGGAAAACCAAGTACAAATATAATATTGAAATATCAAGGTGTTCAAAACTTTACAATCTATACGGCTCAATTAGAGAAGATCTATCCAAGTGTAACAGATTGGACAAATATGGAATTCAAAAATAATTCTCAATTGTTCGCAAATGGTGTTTACGTAGATAATTTGAATACACTCACATCCAAATGGTTGGCTGGTGGATTCCAAGTATAAATAAAATTAGATTAAATGAGGTTATCATCACAGAATTCGCAATTTATATTTAACTTACCGAGTGATTTTCTCCCACAAGAGATTATAAATACTTACACACCAATACTAAAAAAGAATTGGATACAATATGAGAATGTAATTGACTACTTAAATTCTACAATAAAGTCAATAAATTATCCTGGATTGACAGTTGAAACTCCTCAACAAAATTTGATTCGTGGTAAAGTAAGAGCATACAAACCATCAAAAAATGTTCAAGATATATTATCAACCAAAGATTTACAAGTAGTTTTCAGATCAGTTGATGCTGATTTAAATTATTGGATATTCTATGATATATTCATCAAACACTATTTAGACGTTGGAAATATTTATGTGAACCCACTAACGATAACCGCAGTTGATATATGGAGAGATGGAATTTACAAGATAAAATTCTTTGAAATAATGTTAGTTAATTTGAGTGAAAATACTTTTGACTACTCAAAACAACAAGTCAACGCAAAAGAATTTACGTTGACTTTTAGATTTAATTTTACAGATGTGGAGTTCCTACTCAATCAATCAAAAGTTTTGGAACTTGGAAGAGCTCCGAAAATTATTCAAAAGATTTAAGCAGTGAATGGCACTGAAATACCGTTAGTATTATTATACTTCTTCATTGTCCAATTTTGAGGCATAACAAAATGAGCTCCCCAACTTGAATCTTTATTAAAATCATGAAAAGTTCCTTCTCTGCCCATAGATGTACAAAGATGGATAAAAGAGCTATCAATACAATGTACTTCCTCCGCTTTCTCAATCATCCCACACCAATCAGTAATTGAACCAGTAATTGGAGTCACCCGAATAATTTTTAAATCTTTTCTAGTTTCCAATGGACAAGTTCCCCAAGAAGCAGTGTCATGTATTAAAATGAAAGGTTCCCCATTTGGGTTTAGTTGGTCTTCTATTTTTTTCTCTGTTTGATAGTCTCTGTCAATCTTAAACGAGGTCCATCTTTTTTCAAAGGGAATATTCATACTATCATAAAAAGAAACATCCCAATCTTTCCTTGTTTTATAGTGACCGATCAAATAAATCTTGGAACAGAATTTGACATGAGGTAGATTATAAATTTCATTCCAATCTCCTTGAACCGATATCAATATCAATCTTTTTTCATCACTAAACATTTTAAATACGGTTGAATAGTTGTGATGTTTTACAGGCATAAAAAAATATTCAGCATCGGATTCTTGGTTGATTATTTCCCGAGTAAGACCATTGCAAACTATATGATCGCCTAAACCAAGATGTTGGTGAATAAAAATACACTTAACTGGTTTTTCAGAAATTCTTTTTACTAATTCATTTAATAAGTTTTCTTGCATAATTTAAATTATTTTTATCCACGATATCTATGCACATTTACAAATTGCCAAAAATTCGGATCCAATTCATTCTCATAACAATATTGGTCAATTTGTGGTAGGTGCATAACCTTATGTTTATGAGCCAACAAAGAAAAAATAGCTTGATCGTGTCTGTGGTCAATAAAATCATCAAAGTTTTCTTTGTGTTGATTTGGAAGATCGGTTATTGCATTTTTATTTTGAGATACTTCCAACCATTCCTCAACAAAACTCATAACAAATTCTGTTTTTCTGAAAAAAATGTATGTAGCGTTGATTTGGTTCAAATCTTTTGATTGGTCCTTATCATCACCATTTGCGAAGTAAAAACAATCACCTTTCGTATATTTTGATGTTTTGTGTATCAATTGAAAAGCCAAAATACCCCGATTGTCCATGAGCTTCATTATCGGATCAGGGTCTTTGACAAACATGGCACCCGCGTCCATATAAATTAAGTAGTCTCCGAAATTTAATTTTTTTAATGTTTTATATATGAGGTGTGGTTTCCAAAGCCAATATCCACCACCCCTCGGAGAAGAAAGTATCTCTTTATTCCTCTCAAAAAAATCTGCATCTATATCCTTCTCAGAATATCCAATAGTTGTGAATCCAAGTAAATCTGCAACCCTCAATCCCTCACTTTGTGATTTTACGAATCCATTTGAGGCGTAATTTATAAAGTATTTCATATTTTGTGAGATTAAATTTGAACTCTTGAAATTTGGTCATGTGGTATAGATTGATACTGAGCTTGTGAAACGGTTGAATTCCAATTATAGTAACACATCACTTTGTCAATAACAATTTCAGACTTAGCTCTTGAAATTGCTTCCATTACAAAAATTGTATCTTCTTGAGTATTTGAGTCCCCAAATGGAATTTCTTTGGCTAAACTTGTTTTCCACGCGCACCAATGCCAAGGTGGTCTTCTACACGGTACCGTTCTTCCATAATTATCTAAAGCTAACTGGTCGAACGGGAATTTATTATTATGTTGCAAACTTGTTTTTATAATCCAAGTTTTGCCATCAATTTGTGCTTGTTGATCATAACAAATCACATCCACATCGGTATTATTAGTTATATGAGATCTCATAGTTTCAACAAAATCAGAAGAAACATCATCATCATCATCAATTATGCAAGTATATTTACCTTGTGCGATTTTGAACAACAAAGTTCTTTTTCTACCGACACTCATTGCTTTATTGTCAATGATGGTAACTACTTCTATATCTTTTGCATCACCTATCTGAGATTTCAACTTTTCGTAAAGTGGGGTTAGGTGTGTAAACATTCTATCAGGTAAACTAGGTATACCGATTGTTAATATTATTTCGTTTTTATTGAAATTTGACATTTTTATTATTAATTTTATCCCCTTATTCTTGTCGCCAAGAAAGGTACTTTTACAACATTAAACAAATGCATCCACCCATCATAATCGGGTGAGTAAGTTTCATCAGATACAATTACTGGATCTTTCACCTCTAATTTAACCAAACAAGATGAAACCGATTGGTCATGTCGATGTACTTGGTTTTTTTCATACTTTTTATAATCATTGTATTCATCGCTGAAAAGATATGGTGCAGTTTGTGTGATTTCTAGAAGTCTTTCTAAATATCTTTGACTATTTTTATTTTTCTTGAAAATCAATACTCCGGCCATAAGTATGTCTCTCTTTCTGAAATCCATATCATCTAATTTGCCGAAAAATTCAAAAACTTTTGAATTAGTATGCCAATGTTCCTCGGTTCCTACGTGCTCATATCTGAAAATACCAGATTCGGTATTATCAATCATTTTTAGAAATTCATGGAGTCTTTCTTTTCCTTGTGGATTAACTGTACAACCACAATCAACATAAACACAATAATCACCATCATTCATTTTTTCAAATGTTTTCAACAAAATAGGTGCCTTCCACATCCAATAACCACCACCCCTTGAGTGATTTATATATGGTTCTGTTTTTTTAATAAAATCTTCTGGAAGATCTTCCCTACCATATGCTTGAACATGGTCCAAATAACCACAATTTATAGCCTCTTTAACGATTCTCTGTTTTGAGGACAAATAATTTTGGTCACCATAAGTAATAAAATATATCATATGTTTTATAATTAATTATTTATTTTTGTTTATTTAGAATCTATAATATCAAAAAGGAACTTTTTGATATTTTCTTCTTTATTATTTTCAGGAATCTGATTCTCCGGAAACCATGGATTTGATATCATTTCAAGGTATTTTTCTTGGTTATTGTCTATCTCAATTATCTTTTCAATCATTTCTTTGAAATCATTGTGATCATAATAATTTATGAAAGATTTAGTATTGAATTCTTTATAAATATCTGGATTACCCCAATAGATAGGAATTGAATTTACCGTCATTGGTTCCATAATTTTTTCAGTGGTATATCCTTTATGTTGCGGTCTATAAGCATTGTTTTCAAAAGCAATTGAAAATTTATAAGTGGACTGAAACTCTCTTTTATCTTGAACAACGTATCCAATATTATTCATCCACCGACCACCACAATCTACCTTTTTATATTTTGACAACTCCTTTACAAAGTTATTTCTTTCTTGACAGTTACCGTTTGAAGCTACAAAATTGCAAAAATTTCTTTTGGAAAAAGATTCATCTATCACTTTCTCTCTCTGTAATTCATAGTATCCATCATAAAGCAAATAATGTGGTAATCTATAATTCCTTGGATTATCCAAATAATCAAAAGAAAATGACCAATCACAATAATCCAAAGGGGGTGCTATATTTTCACCAGTATAAAATATCTTTTTACATTTATAATTTTGGTGATTATTTCCAAATATTGAAAAGAATAAGAAATCAGGATTGTTACTGATTTCTATATCATATTCATCTTTTAAAAGATTGTAAAAATAATTATTAGTTTTATCATATCCTCCCCAAAAATCAGAAAAATCAATTTTTATTTTCTTTTTCATATTGAAACTTGCAACCTCTCATTAAGTGATAGCTTTCTTCTTATTTCCCATTTATGCTTATCATCCTCAAATTTATTGTAGTAATTTTGGTCATTTTGGTCTGGATTTCTTTTACCATTTGACCAATGAAAATGCTCAAATACAAAATCTTTATCTTGCAACCTTTCATCAATAATTAATTTCAATTGTTCAGCATTCAAATAGTGTTCAGCATCGGAACACAAATGATTATAAGCCGGATTATAAATTATTTTATTCATTTTGAGCAAAGCCGAATAAGTCATAATTGGAATACTAAATACAGGTTCTGCCATATTACTAAAATCAAGAGCTTGGTACCCATCATTGACCATCAAACAACCTTCCCTACCTTTTAACTTTTCAGATATATACTTGTCCCAATTATTTGGAGGTAAGAAATCATCAGAAGCAAAAATCACAACATCATCCGAGTTTCCCTCAACTCTAGAACTTAAATAATATGATGGATAAGCAACCCCTATTCTATCAGGTCTATCAGTTATAACAACATCTAAACTTGGTAAAGTTTTTAAGATTGAATCTTTCTGTGTTTGTGTGTTTACACAGACATATGTTTTTATCGTTTCATTTTTTGAGGATTTGTCCATCCAAGTTTTGAAAGAAGATAGAAAAACCTCGGGTCTTATCGTACACCATAATAAATGTATCATATTGCCATATTTTTCATTTTATCAACATTACCAATGGCATCCTTTGATTGGACTGTTAATTCGTAAAGTTGTTCTTTATTTAGGGTTAAATATCTGTTATATAAATGTAAATTTCTGAAATATAGTTCTTGATTTATATTGCCACGAATATGCCACAAATGATAACATTTATCTTTAGCTTGAAAATGGTTTAAATAATTTTTTACTTTTATTGATTGGTAATCATCTTCAGCTCCCCATCCCCAAAAATCCTCGTTCCATCCACAGATTTTCTCTAAAGCTTGCTTTTGGAATATTATTATCCCACCACAAAAAGGAACTTTTTGGTGGTCAGTTTCTCCTCTACCTGGCCTTACAATTGAATATAATTGGTTTATATCACCAGTTTTCCAATATTGTTCTGTTTCATTATATTCCAAATCTACCACCGATGAATATGGGTTTATACATTCATATTCGGAGACCAAATTAATTGAATTCATTAAAGACTCTTTATTCATAACCAAATCCGCATCTCCGAAAACTATAACGTCAGATTGAGCACTCTTCCAAGCCACATTGAAACACCAAGCTTTATTAAAGGGATGTTCATTTTGAAGGAATATGTGTTTAAATTTTACACCCAAATCAACAGTTGAGAGGTAAGAATTCTTATCACTTTCCACTACGATTATTTCACAATCAAGTTCCGAAACCCAACCCAAAATTTTTTGTAGATTATGAATTCTGTCTGGTGAATTTCTATAAGCTATTATATAAGAAAATTTCATTTTTTTGATTTTGACTTTTTAATTTTAACAACCATTTCTTCCTTTTCCTTATTATAATCAAGTAGAATTTTACTCCCCTTTGGTGGATTTGACTTGATTATTTCTTCTGTGATTGGATCCTCAATGTACTTTTGTATTGCTCTCTTCAATGGTCTAGCGCCATATTCAGCATCGTATCCTTTTTCTGTGACATAGTCTTTAGCCGCATCTGTCAAATCAAAATCAAAATCTAAAGATGCGATCCTTTCTATCATTTTTTTCAACTCCACGTTGATTATCTTTTGAATATCTTCTTTTTCCAAAGAATTAAAAGTTATCACTTCATCAATTCTGTTTAGAAATTCAGGCGCGAATGTTTTTTTCAATTCTTTCTCAATTACTTCTTTTGAGTCAGAACCCTTATTTGACTCTTTTGATTTTGTAGTAAACCCTATACCGGTTCCGAAATCTTTTAATTGTCTAGAACCAGTATTTGAGGTCATTATAATTATAGTATTCTTAAAATCAACTTTTCTACCCATTGAGTCTGTTAGCTGACCATCATCTAAAACTTGTAGTAACATATTAAAGACTTCTGGGTGAGCTTTCTCAATTTCATCAAGTAAAATTACAGAATATGGACGCCTTCTTACTTTTTCAGTTAGTTGACCACCCTCGTCATGTCCGACATATCCTGGAGGAGCTCCAACCAATCTTGAAGTAGCAAACTTCTCCATGAATTCACTCATGTCAATTCTTATAAGTGATTCAGAAGAATCAAATAAATGTTCAGCAAGTACCTTGGCTAGTTGAGTATTGTGACTCAATAAACCATTTGTATAATACCTTCTGTCAGAATTTCCATCTAACTCAAGATCAAACATCACTTCATTATAATTCAACTCTTCAACAGAATCAACTTCTTCAATTCCATTTTCAGCAATTATTCTATCACCGACTTTTAAGTCTTTCACAAAAACTTCTTCCAAGTTTTCTCTGAAAAGAATATGATTATCAGCACAATAAAGTATTGTTTTATTTTTAGTAGTTAGTCTAAATACATCATACTTTACTGTTTGATGTAAATATTTTATATCTACAAATCCTGAATCAGTCAATACTTCAAAATCATCAACTTTGTAGGAATCTGTTATTTTTTTATCATATAATGATAATTCGCTTGCTTTCATAAAATTAAAAAAGATTTTCAAGGGTTTTTATCAAACTAATTGAATTTGTTTAGAAAAAAATTTGAAAATAAAGAGGTCCGCCCTGGAGTCGAACCAGGCTAGATGGTGTTGCAAACCATCACATAACCGCTCTGACATCGGACCCTATTTAAGAATCTCTTCTATTTTTTCATCCCTCTGAAGTTGTGTGTAATAATCTTCAGATTGAAGATCAAAAACATAGCATTCATACATACGAATTAAATCACTATAGGATTCAAGTGCAATGTGTTTAGACTCTTGTAGATAATTTAGGTATTCTTCAGAATTCATAATACAAAGATAGGAATTATTAGTTAGAATGTGAGATATTTCTCAAATCTTTATTCAAAGATTTGAGAAATATGTTGGTCTCTTCACAACTGGTAATACTTTATTTACCCAAACTTCATGATTGTCACTTAATTTACCAATTGAGGAATATCCGTAATCTTCAAGATAAGAAAAATCATTTGTTTTATTATTCCAAGTATAGTCATGGTACTCAAGTAAAATAACTCCGAATTTTACGAAGTCAAAATCAATACCACTTAAAACCTCATGCTCATAACCTTCAACATCAAGAGAAAAGAAATCAATATTCCTCATATTGTGTTTTTTCAAAAGAGTGTCTAAAATAGTCACTGGCCAAATTGTATAATTTTCTTGGTCAATATCATGAATACCAGGAATATTGTACATATGGTCATACTCATGTTTATAAGCTTTGATGGTTTCTTCCTTATAATCTCTACCAACAAGTGCGTAATTCTCAACTATTGATTGGGGTCTCAATATTTTATAATCCTCATTATGGTCCATTCTTGGCTCAACTAACAATCCGGACCATCCGTTTTGTTCTAGCCTGTAAGTATTATTTTGATCTGTTGGGTGACTTGAACCGGTCTCTAAATAGACTCCTTTGAAGTTTTTAAAGAAGTCTAATATGAATCGGTCTATATTGTGTTGACTCATAATTTTATTTTTTTTTGTGTGTATTTTAAGGAACTCATTTAGAGTCCCTTTGTAGTCCCGCCAGGAATCGAACCTGGAAGAATTGCTTAGAAGGCAACCAGTATATCCGTTTACTTACAGGACCATATACTTTATATCAAAGACTCTGAAAAAAGTTCTTCAATTTAATCCTTTCATCCCTATAATCGTCCCAGGTACTGCCTTTGCCCAAATCAACCATATGTTTCTGTTTCTTATGACAAACATAATACTTTTCATTTTCAAATCCAAGTTCAAAGTCAGAATTTTCCCAATATTCATCAATTAACTTATTAATCATTTTCTGAATAGATTCTTCTGTTGTGACTTTAATATGGAAAGGATCGATGTAGAATGGGAAATCTCCCAATTCATCTTCATCAAACATTTTATCACCTTCTTTATCAAGGGATTTTTTCATTTTCTTTTGAAGAACTTTAATCCTTTCAAGGAGTTCAATTTTTTCGTCAATGCAATCAACTTCAATTTGTATCATGATAATAAATTTTTAATTTGTTCGTCTCTGTTTAATTGAATAAAATAAGGGTCCTCTTTCATAAATATCTCAATGTTAGATCTGAATTGTCTAGACAAAGGTTTGTATTTGTGTAAATAAATTTGTAGTTTTTCATTGGGATATAATTTGTGGAAGGTTTTCAAAAATTCTTCATCACTTTCGTCCCATCTACCGAGAGATTTAACACGGTATTCACTCCACATTTTATTTGTACCCTGAAACACATGACCTTTGTATAGACCAATCATTACTTGACTCGGATTTCCAAAATCCCAAGTTCCATTTTACCAATAGGAACTTCAGCAATTACTTTATCACCAACTCTTTTACCCATCAGAGCAGCCCCAATCGGACTGAGGTGTGAAATTTTTCCACTCTTGATATCAATTTCATTCTCGGGCACAATCCGATATTCAATTGTAACACCACTTTTGGTATTCTTAAATTTAACCCATGTAAGTAGTTGAACTGTACCATCATCAATAATACCCTCTAAAATTTCAGCATCTGCCAATTTTTGTGAAAGATTATTAATTTTTCTATTCAAATCATCAAGGGCTGTTTTAGCAGCATCATATTCAGCATTTTCAGATAAGTCACCCTTATCTTTTGCTTCTGCTAAATTTTGAATATGTTCCCTAAGTTGAGGACCCCTCATATCTCTTAGTTCTTGTTCTAGTTTTTGAAACCCTTCACGGGTCATAGGTATTCTTGCCATATTTTTAATTTTAATTTGAATTTCAGTTATATTTATCTAATTCTAAAAGTTGATTTATTTTTTTGTCCCTAAGTTTGTTTTTTATCAAGTCATAACTAAGTATGAAGTGTTTATACATTTCTTCTTCTGTAAAATATGATAAATTTCTATAATCTCCATCAAGTCCAACAGCATATCCAAATCCTTTTTTATCAGTAGCATTGTTCCAAGTCAAATCACCACACCCACTTATTCTATAAGTGCATCCATACTTCATGGGCAAGATTTCATTAAAACAATAAATACTATCCCCTACTTCAAATCCAATTTCTTTTTTCATCGGTTTGTATCTGATTCGTGGTGGTCAATAAATTTTATATCAATCTTATCCATGATCTTGAAGATTTCATTTATATGGTAGGGTCTAAACTCTGGGTGAGTATCTACCCCAACATCCATAGACCTACCAATCCCCTTTAGACTTCCGTGGCTGTGACCAAAAAGATGTATAACACCTTTGTGTGAAGCTGGCCATACTTGATGTGAGTAATGTGATAGGTGGAACTCCCTTGAACCAATTTTACCAGTAAAGACATTTTGAACAGATTCAAAAAGGTCCATTGGATTAAAAGAAGTATCATGAAATTTAATTTCTTTGTTTGTGATGTGTTGGTCGTGGTTGCCCAACATTAGGTGAATGTTTTTGCAGATAAGTGATTTTCTAAAGTAGTAGATATTGTGGACACCCCCAAAGCTCCAATCACCTAGGTGATAAAGAATATCATCTTCACCAACAACATTGTTGATGTTCTTAATAAGTGTATCGTTCATTTCTTGAACGGAATTGAAGTTTCTATACCCATCTTTCCAAGAAGAAACTTTAGGACCAGCAATATTGGTATGTCCGAAATGAGTGTCTGATGTAAACCATATGTTCATAATACAAAAGTAGTATAAATCTTTTCAATTACCAAATTTTAATATATAAAAATATGAAGTATCTAAAAAAATTTGAAATGTTCCACTCCACTGGGTTAGATGATGGTAAAGATCACGTTGTTCCCAAGTATAATCCAAAAATAAGAAAGGAAGTGAGTGATTTTTTAGATGATTTGCCGGAGAGTAGTAAAATACAAGTTTTAAAATGTGTCGGAATTGAAGCGAACACTGAAGAAGATGGTGAGTTTGAGAAACAATTTGAATTAGCAAAAAAGAAATTTATTGATTTCTTTGAAAACAACACAAATTTATCTATACAAACTATAGACTTGGAAAAATTCACAATTCCGGGGAAAGGCGGGGATGGAATACCTAGGGTAATGAATATTGGGGGAACAAGCCAAACTAACTCATTTAGGATAGGTCAGTAAGAAACAATTTTGTAAAAACTAAATATAAGTAGAAATACAAAATTATTTTTATTATGGCTAAAAAAGAAAAAGATTCCAAGAAATTTGAATTTAGTAAAATCGGTTCTTTGATGAACAATATTGCAAAAACTGTTCCTATCATAATTGATACCGAAATTAAAGAAAAGAAATTTATATCAACTGGTGTTTATTTATTAGACGCCGCTCTATCATCCAGACTGATTGGTGGTGGTGTACAAACTAACAGAATTACTTGTTTTGCAGGAGAATCCGGTACAGGAAAATCATTTCTAGCGTATTCAGTTGCTAAAAATGCACAAAAAGAAGGATATGGTGTAGTTTACATTGATACTGAATATTCAGTTGAATTAGACGAGATACATAAGTTTGGCATTGATGCCAATCCAGAAAAATTCATTCTAGTTAGATCTAATAAGGTTGAAGATATTAATATTACCTTGTCACAACTACTCGATTCACTAAAAGAAGAAAAATTGAATGGCAATGAAATTCAACCACTTATGATTGTATTGGATTCAATTGGTCAATTGGCTTCTAATAAAGAAAAGGCTGATTTGTTGAAAGGAGATATCAAACAAGATATGACAAAAGCAAAAGCAATTGGTTCACTATTCAGGTCAATCAACTCTGACCTTGGATTTCTTGAAATCCCAATGATTGTTTGTAATCATACTTACCTCACCCAAGATTTATTTCCGCAAGAAGTTTTAAAGGGTGGTCGGTCACTTGTTTATTCAGCTTCAGTAATTGGTATGATGTCAAAATCAAAACTGAAAACTGGTGAAGAAGATGATATGGACTTGGGCCAGTCTGGTATAACCGTACTTTTCAAAACCGCTAAAAATAGATTAGCAAAACCAAAGAAAATTAGATTTGATATTTCATTCAACCATGGTATGAATCCTTATACTGGACTTGATGCTTTTTGTAGACCAGAATATTTTAACCAAATTGGTATAGCGCAAGGAAAGGTTGAGGTTGACAAGAAAACTGGTGAAATGACTTTCAACCCAGGTGGGATTCGGTGGTACGTAAGTCACTTGGACAAATCCTTCAATACAAAAAATTTATTCACACCGGAAATCTTCACACCGGAAGTCCTTAAGAAAATGGAACCAATTGTAAATGAATATTTCAAATACAAATCCTTGCAAGAAATAGAAGATGTTGACCGACTATTAGATGGTGGTGACGATGACGATACTAACGGATTTTCCGATGATGTTTCCGCTGACGATTTGTTTAGTTAATAATTTTTTCTTACCTTTGTATCTATGAAAAAGTTATTTTTAGACGATATCAGGATTCCAAAAGATTGTGCCAATGGACTGGTTCCTTCCCACATGAACAAAATGTTTTGGGAAAATGATTGGTACATAGTGAGATCTTATGACCAATTCGCAAAATGGATTGTTGAAAATGGGTTACCCGACTTCATTGCCTTTGACCACGATTTAGCGGATGTTCACTATAGAATGGATTTTTCGGGAAATAAAGAGAACCAAGGCACCGAAAGAACTGGATATGACTGTGCAAAATGGCTCGCCGACTATTGTATTCAAAATGGTAAAAAGTTACCCGAATTCGTAGTTCACTCTCAAAATCCAGTGGGGAAACTAAATATTCAGTCGTATTTAGCAAATGTGAAAAAGTTCTTTGGAAATTAAAAATATATAACACCATGAGGATTCTTGTGGTGTTTTTAATTTTTTTGACTATATTTTCCTGTAAGAAAGAGAAATGTTATGACTGTGTACAAGTAATAAAAATTACTTGCAATAAAGATATTAAGGGGTATCCAGTAAACACTAAAACTCCACTAGTATCATGTGGGGACAATATAGACATAGTAGATGATCCCAAACCAATAATTTTCATTGATACTCTCGGTGACACAATTTACACGTATTGGAAAGATACTGATTGTAAAGAACAGGGATTATTCTAAAATTTTTAGAACAACTTCCTCTACAAACTTTCTCATATCTTCTACACTGATTGTATCAATAGTGTCTTTTGAAGAATGACAATTTCGCAGTAAAGATGTATCCAAGTAAACACCATCTGACCATTCAACACTTGAAGTTATACCCTCTTTGAGTATTGGCAAAGGATTGATAACGACAGAATCAATACCATTTCTTCTTAATGTTACACTATCATTATATGGAGTATTATAGGTTGGGCAATTAAAACGGTCTTTTATCAAATCGTATAAAGGACCAGGATAATTACCTACAAAGAATTTCTCACCACCAGAACCTGTTAGTTCTAGGTTCAAGACCCAATCAATTTTCCCAAAGTCGCCCGCAATAATTTGTTGAGATAACCTTTGAGATCCTTTACCACCACACTCCTCACCATCTAAAAGAACCACATTTACATCTGGACGAAGTTTTTTAACCATTATCGCATTAATCACAGACGCTGAATTATCATTCGCGTTATCAATATTAGGATTTACAATATCATGATGTGCTACTAACATTTTAGTGGACTCACCTTTCAATATAATATTGAAACCAGAAGTAGAACCACCAACATCAAATTTGTCCAAATAGAAGTTTATTGATTCTCTATTTAGGAGATCGCAAATAAACTGAACTCTTTGTGTTGGGGTATCAATATTATTTTCGTAAATATTTCCAATATTACGAACTTTACAAAATTCAAAAATTTGATTGTACATAATTATTTTTTTCTACAATAGGGACCAAGACCAGTTTCTACTGAAATAGGATCAGTTAATTGACGACCACACTTACCACACTTACCATCGTGAAAAATTTCAATGGACGTATTTAGTGTACCCATGCCCAAGTGATGAAATACATAATCAAACACAATTACAGATTTAGCATCATTACTAATTTTAGATTTTTTTGAGTATCTGAATCCATAATTTATAATAGTTCCAAGAAACATATAATTATCTGGATTAGTCAGAACATGAACAAAGTAAATATCATCATACTTATGTTTTACCACTTTATAGGTAAAACGATTACCAGATACTGGATTCTGAAATGTTACAAAAGCTTTTCCACCAAGAATAAAATCAGGTGCTCTGTCGTGTGATATCTGTCCTACTTTCATAATACAAAGATATAAAATCTTGGAAACAAAACCTAATTAGTGTGTATAAAAATAAAAAAATTATTTGGAATGGAAAATAATAAACCGCTTATAGTAACGTCACATTTTAGTGAGGATTTGAATTGGTTAATTAATCAAAATGAATATGATTACAAAATCTATACAAAAAATAAACCGAGTTGTATTGGATACCCAGCAGACAAACTATACGAGTGTCCAAATGTTGGCAAAGAAGCTTCTTCCTATCTTTGCTACATAATTGAAAATTATGACAAACTTCCAGACTATGTAGCTTTTATACACGGACATGATACATCATATCATCAGACCGATACAATACTTAATCTATTAAAAGATGTAAAATTCACTGGTTATGAACCACTCAATAGAAAAGATTATAGAAATGTATTTAACGATGATGTTCAAGAGGAGTCTCCAAAAAAGAATTGGGAACTTGTAAAATATTTCTACGATGAACTTGGATTGAATTTACCAAGACCAAGTAAATTGGAGTATACAGCTTGTGCTCAATTTGTCGTTAGTAAAGAAGTTATACTATCCAACCCTCTAGAAACATATAAAAATATATTGAGTTGGTTATTAAGAAGAACCGACATTCACATGGAATGGACATCAAGAGTTTTAGAACATCTTTGGTGTTATATCTTAACACACAAGGAAGTGGAGGAGTAGGGAGTCACTAATTATTTCATAAATATAATTATGAATATAATTGGAATAGACCCCTCTCTGATATCAACTGGAGTTTGTATAAATGGTAAAGTCTTCAACTATTGCAGAGAAAGTGATGCGACACTCAGTAAAGGTGGGTTTAGTAAGTGGTTTAAATTATGTGAGGGTAAATTAGAACTTAGATGGATTTCTTACAGGAATTTTGACAATTATTCCGACGGTGAGTTAGTTAAACTAAAAGACTATGACAAAATAACTGACCTCATTTTAGAAGATTTGGAAAAAAACATTGATCCAAATGTGAAAACAATTGTTGGAATTGAGGGTTATAACTTTGGAGCACAAGTTGGGGATTTGATTGATTTAGTTGCCTTTTCAACACTCCTCCGGAAGAAAATATATGATTATATCACTAAAGAAATTTTGGTTTTTTCTCCAAGTACTTTGAAGCAGGAAAGTTGTAAACTTACTTATAAACCTATTGATATTGGAAAAAAGAAACAAAAATTGGAATGGCGTAACAATTTTGGAATAAGTGGTGGGAATTTTACAAAAAGAGAAATGTTCTTATCAATCATTGAAAATGAGGAATTTCAAGACGAGTGGTCATTACATTGTAAATCAGTTTCATCAGAAATATTAGATAATAAAACAATCAAGAAACCATATGAGGATGTAAATGATGCATACCTCATTTACCAAATTATCAAAAAACAATATTCAATTTAGTAGTATAATCAATTATGATTATACAAGAAATTGGGATAAAAGGATTCAAATCATTTGGTAACAGTGAACAAGTCGTTAAGTTGAATTCCGATAAGGGGGAATTAATTCTACTCACGGGTAGTAACGGAAATGGAAAAAGTTCCTTCATTGAAAGTTTTGAATATGTACTTTATGGGAAGGTTAAATCAATGAAGAAAAAGAAATGGGCCACCCTTGGCACATTACCCAATAGAATTAATGGAGAATTACAGAATAGAATAAAATTCCTTTCCAATGGTACGGAGGTTGAAGTTATACGAGGAATTAGTCCAAACACTTTGAAACTCATAGAAAATGGTATTGAAAATGACAGGGCCGGCAAGGCAAACATTGACGAAAAAATTGAAAATTACATAGGACTTGATATTGAAACCTTCAAATCTTTCATATCAATGAGTATTAATGACTTCAAAAACTTTATCAGTTTATCTAATGACGAAAAGCAAATGTTATTGGACAAATTATTCAATCTTGAGGTTATCAATATTCTAAACAATATTCTAAAAGATTTATCTAAAACTAATAAATTACAAAATGCAAAATTTGAATCTGAAATAAATATTTTGAATGACTCAATACAAAGAATTGAAAATTCAATAAAAAAATCAATTGAAAAAGAAAAAGAAAATATCCAATTAGAAATTGATGAATTCAAAAATAAAATTGAAGAGAGAAAGGATGAATATCAACAGCTAAAAGATAAAGTTGATAAGATAAAATTAAAGGATGATCAACTAAAATCAGAATTGGATACGGAGAAAGAACAATACATTAAGTTAGTACAAGAAATAAAATTTGCACAAAAAGACATAGATTTGTATGAATCTGGCAAATGTCCCACTTGTGGAACTGACTTTCTCAATGATCATTTTATTGGACTAAAACAATCTTTATCCGATAAAAAGACTTCATTAGAAAAACTGAAAAGTGAGATTGAAGATAATATCAAATCAATCAGGGATAAACAAATCAAATTAACCGATATAAGTGAAAAGACCAAGAAAGTATTTGATGAAATTACTTTCTCACTCCGTGGATATAAACAAGAAATTGACAAACTCCAAAACCAAAAAGACTCCGAATCAGGGAAAACAAATATAAATACTCAAGAGTTTGAAAAAACTATATTTGAACTAACTGAAAAGAAGTCAATTAGTCAAGATGGTCAGACAATCTGCAAAGAAAAAGAACTTTATTATAAAGAACTTTCAAAAGTTTTTGGAGAAGATGGGGTGAAAAAGACAATAATTTCTGGAATAATAAAACCAATAAATCATTTTATTCAAGAGAATGTAAGAAAAATGAATCTAACATTTCAAGTAAAATTAGATGAAACTTTCACGGCAGAAATACGGCACTTGGGAAATATAATTGAACATGATAGTTTGAGCACCGGCGAGACAAAGAAAGTAAATCTTTGTATCTTAATTGCTTATCTGAAACTAATCAGAACAAAAAAACATATTAATATCTTATTTCTTGATGAAGTTTTTTCAAGTATGGATATAGAGTCTTGTGAATCAATTCTAAATCTTCTAAAATCATTTGCCAACGAATACAAAATAAATATTTTTGTTGTGCACCATGCAATATTAAACCAAGAAATATTTGACAGAATACTTCAAATTAATAAAGAAGTGTTCACAAATATATCCGAGGTTATTATGGACCAATACGAAAAAACTTATGATATTAACTACATATAAAAAATATGATCCAAAATGAGTTCAATGCGCAATATTGTTAAATTTATAATAATTTTTATAATAAGTTTTCTTATAACTGAGTTGTCAGAATATTTATTAGACGTGTACTTTGGAATTGATTTTAAATTTCTAACTTGGGGTTGGTTGGGCCTCATGCTTATGTATGGATTCAAATACCACATAATATGTTGTTTAGTTCCCGCTATTTGGGCTGGGTATAAATGCAGACATAAGAAATGTGAACATGAATATTGTCATGGTGAAAAAAAATAAATTTAAGTATGGCTATTAAAAAACTAACAAACACATCAAATATTTTAAATACTGGTCACTATTGGGGAACTTGTACTACTACTGGAACTACTACCGGAAATATAACTACAACTGGTGGATATGTTTACCCGTCAACAACTCTCATTGCTAATCCTGGTAGTCTCCAATCATCAGGTACTATAAGTTGGGGTGATGGTATATCAATGAATTCAGATATAATTGAATATATTGATATATTCTATCAGTTTATGGGAATTGATATGGACTATAAAAGATTTTCTATAATGACAAAGGAAGAAAAGATATCATTTATTAGAGACCTTAAACTACAAAAATTAATTGATTAAAAAATGAATTCTAATACCAACGAACAAGAATTATTCCAGATGGTTTCGGGATTTTACAACGGGTTCAAAGGAACTTTTGTTGAAATAGGATCCGGTCACCCAATTGAAAATAGTAATACATATTTCCTAGAAAGGAGTGGGTGGAGTGGCATGTTGGTTGAACCAATAACCGAATATAATTCCCTTTATAAGATAAACAGACGTAGCTCAATTGTTGAAAATTTCGCCTGTGTTGAGAAGGGGTACAATCAAAAAAAAATTGAATCTTACATAACAGAACCACTTAATAAGTCTAATGTAACAGGTATTTATGGCAAAGAAAGTGCAAATACAACAAAATGGCCAGTTAGTACCATATCAAAACTCCTAAAAAAACACTCAATTAAATTAGTTGATTTTTTAATGATAGATGTCAATGGATATGAACATGAAGTTTTAACTGGTATTGACTTTGGGGATGTTAATTTTGGATTGATTGGAATTCAGTGGCACGATTATAATTGGAACAATAAGTCAAATGACTTCACATATTTAGGAGACTATGGATACAGTTACCTAACGATGGCGGGAACTGTTGAAATATGGGCAAATAATGTATTTCCTTTGATTAGTAGGGAAAGATATAAAACAAACTTATAAAATATATAAAGAAAAATAATTATATTCATATGATAATAGTTGAAGTACATGGTGGAAAAGATGGTTTAGAAAAAGCCTTGAAAAAGTACAAAAGGAAATTTGAAAAGATTGGTGTTGGAAGAGAACTAAGAAGGAGAAAAGAATTCACAAAACCATCAGTTGAGCGTAGAAACGAAATTAAAAAAGCAAAATATATTCAAAATAAATTTTTGGATAATTTATAATGGATTTAAAAAAAAATTACTATGGAATTTTGGGAGTTGATAAAAAGTCAACACAAAATGAAATAAAGAAAAAATATTATAAACTGTCTTTTGAACACCACCCAGATAAAGGTGGAGACTCTGTAATTTTTTCCGAAATTACTGAAGCCTATGATTGCCTTTCAAGTGATTTGAGGGATGAATATGATAACAAAAGTAGATATGGCAGTAACTATGATGAATCCTATGAATTTTTAAATTATGAATTTGACAGTCTGAAATCAGGATGGGACGAATCAAAATATGAAGATTGGAAAAAAGATAATCAACTAAACATAGTAGTAAGGGTTGATGAGAATTTCAATGGTAAGGTAACCTATGAAAGATATCTAACCTGTAAAGAGTGTGGGGGATCCGGTAAAGATTTGAAATCTAAAATTGTAATACGGGGAGATAATGGGGAAATATTGAAAATATTTGATGGTGATGAAGGTTGTGATTTCTGTGATGGGACTGGGAAAAACCCATTTGGTGAAGAATGTGGATTCTGTGTAGGTAAAGGTAAAGTTGGTTCAGAAAATTGTAAAAAATGTAATGGTAATAAGCGTGTCCTTGGTAAACAAACTATAAGTGGTGTAAAATTCAAGGAAGGTGAAAACCCAACTAAAGTAGAATTCATGGGACATACCTCCAAAGATGGAAAGGGGAAAGTTGGACATCTTTGGGTTTTGAAACCCTGATTCAATATTATCCTCCAGGCCCAGGTCCGCCTCCACCCGGATCCTCTGTAGCTACTTGACCCGAAGCTTTTAAGAAATCACTGTCTGAAAGTTGTGAAGTTGTTGTCAAGTCAAAAACTGCCTCACTTGACTTGCTAATAAATTTAGAACTTATTGAAATCTCAAAATTGTCAGTGAATGAGAAATTATTATTAGACAACTCAACGAATGGAGCTCTACCCTCTTGTGGAATTCTTGGACTAAAGTCAATTTGTGTGGGTATATATGGGGCCCTCCCAAGAATCTTTGATGGGTCAGGATTTTCACCAGCTGCTAGAAAACTATTTGTATCAAAAACAGATGCTGAAAAGTATGAGAAAAATGGTAACATATTTACCTCATTTAATGATATATTTGAAATATCAATACTAAGTGGACCACCTCTTACAGGAAAACTATTGAAAAATGTTATATCAAGATTTGTTTTATTCATAAAATATTCTGTTGACCTAACTCTCACTTTTGGATTTGGAAGAGGTTGTCCGGGTAAATTTGTTTGCGCCACAATTTCACCATTATAAAAATGATTCATGTATTGGTGAAGATTCTTTTGAGGTAATCCAAGGTTATCAGATTGCTGATCCAAATAACCGAAAATATCGTCCAAGAATAAACCCTGATAGAAACCATCAAGTTGTGGAGGAGTTGGAGCATAATTTACTTTTAAATTATAAGTTATGTCAACAGACAATTCATAATATCTATTCGGCACAGGTTTAATATTTTTATTTTGAAGTATTTGTATCCAGTTTAATGGTGAGAATGTTGGAGCAAATGTTTCCACATAATCCGAAATTGTTAGTTTCAAAATATTATCATTGGCACTATCAGTATTCGAATCATAAGAATAATTCGCAGGTAAGTTCTTTGTCCAAACAGGTTCCGGTATTGGCAATACTGTTATTTTTCCATAGGCATTATAGGGATTAAATTCTGTTGGATTGTATCTCCTTTCCCCATTTAAACCGGCTCTATTCAATTGATCTTTAAAATAACTTACCCATTGTTGCACAGACCCGCCAGCATCATACAATCCACTAGCATTAAATTCAGACCAGTCACCATAAATCAAATTTGTTGGAGCAAGTCTCATCAAGTTCTGATAGAAATGCACACCATGTGTTAGACCAGGTGTCTTTGGAGCCGAATATGGACCAGGTCCAGTTCTACCAGTTGTCTGATTTGTCTGAATAGGTGGTAATCCAGTAAACGATGATCTCTCACCAGTGGCTGTATTTATTGATCTTGACTGTGGATAGTCGTATCCAGCATCGGTAAAAGCCCATCCCAAAACGTCCGTATCGAATTTTATATCACCATATGGCGTTATACTCTGCCACCCTGTGGTTAATTGTATTCTGTTACCCAAAGGAGCGGATGTTCCACCATAACCGACGGCACTAAATCCCCTTGGAATCCAACGGGCAGGTCCCCCAAATCTAGCTCCCTGATTATTATTAAATGCGTTCCATCCAAAATATTCATGTCCATTATTATTCCAACCACCACCAAGGCCATTAATTTGATTCGCAACAGCATAAATAAAACTAGCTAGTGGGTACGGGTACGGAGTACCGCCAAAGTAACCGAATGGGGTGGTAACGCCAGGATTATAATAAGCACCATTATTGCTATAATCATTGAATGGGTAGCAAGCATTTTTATAATATCCCATAGGTTGATTAACCTGAAATTCTTGGACCCCACTTCCTCCGTTCCTACCTCTAGCTTTTAACCAAGTTGGATAAGTACCATTTGCGACACCAGGCGTTCCGGACCATTTCAATGCTGGTTTTCGCAAATCATTCATTCTAAACTCAATTATATCACCTGAGGTAACAACTATTTCCCTTGGTTCGTAAGTTAGTGGCTTATCCTTGTCTCCATGCCCGACCTGATTAATATACCAAGTTTTTGGAGCGGATCCGGCATATCCGGGCGGTACGTATTCAGACCCAACCCTTTGCCACAATGTACTAAACGTAAATCCTATACTAGTAAGTGTGGTAGCTACCGATCCAAGTTGTCTGGAAAAAGTAGCATTCGAGGAAATTGGTTTAATGAAATTACCATCGTTAGCGAGTAAATTAGAAAATACTTTTCTTTTTGTACCCAAATTATAAGTTCTTTTTGTCGTGGTTAGGAAATCTCTAAATTCGGAAACACTTGATAAAACATCAAGTGTTGGATAACCTTGTAAATTTGGAGCATTGAAAACTGTTGAAGTTGTTCTTGGTTTCCAACCGCCAACATTTGGATTCACACTTGTCGCCCCCGTAACTAGGTCTACTAATGGTTTATCTTCATATTCTTGAAAATAAGCAGCATCTGCTTTTTCCGAACCTATCATCATTGGTATGAAATCACTAACACGCAATTGTGTAGTATCCAATTTCAAATTAACTTTTGATTGAGTTGAGTAAACAACATCAATCCAAGATAGATACCGATTTGTAATATCCTCAGCCACAGTTGATTCCCATTTCCGGTTAGGGGCTGGGTTATTCAAATCTTTAAACCTGAAGTTTTGTATTAGACCGGTGTTGTGCCTTTGATAAATTGTAGAATTAGCTTTCTTTTCAACTGATTTAAAATGACCACCTTCAAAAGCCCCATCAATGAAGTGGGAATCAATCATCTCTGTCAACACTGGAGTTCCTTTGAATAAACCATTATTCCAAACCCCTCTGAAAACACCATTTAGAAAAGCTCCATTGGTCCAAACATTTGTTGTTATGTATATTAAATGATTAGAAGAGTCTTTCTTTATATAGGAAATAGGTGTCAAACTTTTATAAGTAACTGTAAGAGTATTTTCTTCCAATGAATAACTTTCCACATCTAATACACCGGAAATATAAATTCTACGATCATTATTATCATAAGCTGCCAAGTTACTCACAGATATTTTTTGCCCAACATCCAATTTTAGTTGGTACGCTGAAAGGCTATCAACTAATTGTATTTTTATAGACCAAAGTGTATCCCTAGATGTTTTTCTTATAGCAAAAAGTATATCGTTTGCTTTTAGCAAATCATCTACCTCAAAGAATCCAAAAGAACTTGAGTTAAATCTATAACCACCATTCCACACACCATTCTCCCAAACACCTTGTCTGAAAACTCCATTTCCAAAGACAATACTATTTTGTCTATCAAACCCAGTGGGTAAACTTAAAACCACACTTGGAGTTGCTGGAATACCGATAAATTTTTTAGTTTGATCCACACCGGAATATAAGGCATTATTAAAATCAAAATTATACTCAATTTTTCTCCTGGTGACTCTCCAACTGTAAATTCTTAAAATACCAAAAGAAGTCTTTCTTACCCAAAATCTATTTCTATCAGGATCTGGATTGTTAAGAACCTCTGGAGTAGTAATGTAATTAAATTTTAACCTATAGAAAGCTGGAAAGAAACTTTCTCTCGGAACTCCTTCAGCACTATAATTAGCCTTTTTACTCTTTAAATCATATGTTGAATATGAAGCACCCGCCATCCAAACTTCAAAACTAACAGTATCGGTTAGTTCTACAGAAACTTCCATCTCGGTATAATATTGGTAACCATACCCTTGATAAATATCAACACCGCCAAGAGCAAAGTAGTAAGCTCTTCTTACGTCAAATTGTCTTTGAACACCCGTAGGAAAGCTAGCGATGTCTGTTCCATTTGGTGAAATTCCAAAATTAACAGATAAAAATCCACTTAAATTCGGAGTTACACTCGCAGAAGATCCAAAATCCCATCCTGCAGTAACTGAGACACCCTGACCATAATATTGAGATCCAACATTTATTACCACATAACGGTTTTCAGTTGGAGAATACCAAGGGAATCCCGATATACCAATTTCCCTTATCAATTCAATTGCCTGATCTCGTTTTTCATCATCAGTTCCGGCAATCGCAGTTGTCGGTAAACCAACTTCCCTACTAAATTCCCTTGGAAAACCTGCGATGTCCATATTGTAGAAATAAATACCAATTCTGCTACCAGTAACTCCATTGAAAGGTTTTTGGGAGGTGGTCGCTATTGCAGCATTAATTTGGGATATTAATGTATCAAATTGAGCCATAGAGTATCCTTTGGCAGCGTTTATACTCGCATACGATAACCATCTTGCATAAATCTTGTGACTCGGAGAACTATTTGGTATTAAACCACTCGCTCCCCCACTCACTGGTGCACCACTTTGTACATTATCCTCGGGTATATTTATTTGACTTTCCCCTAAATATCTTTTTGGATAAGTGTTATAACCCCTTGGGCTACTATTTATAGTCCTTGAATCAGATGGCTCTGGTATAGGAAGGTTACCGTAATCTGAAAATTTGGTATAAAGATTAACTGGATTCCTATTCTGAGTTGTTGTGTCAAATGTTATCAAATTAGGCAATCCAGTGCTCGCATCATATGTGCCGTTCCAATAAAAAGGTATATTCAAAGACTGATCCCAATCTGAGCAAGCTTTAATGCTTGTCTCAAAATTTTTAACTATTGCACTATTTCCATACTGAACAACTGGGACATAATCCAAAGCTTCATATGTTTCAGTAAGAGGTTTCGCCGGGTCCCCTGGTACATTATGTTCAACAATTGCATTGCCCTCAGTGAAATGCGAACCTGTGGCCCAACCTCGGATAAACTCTGCGCTCTTATTGAGATCTAAAATATAACCCAATGAATTTTCAACACTGCTTATTGTTAAATACGCCTGAATTGTAGTTGAAGGATTATATATCGGCCAAGTGGGATTATTTCTGTAATTATAAAATCTAAGTTTAACACCAGCCTTGCCTTTAAAATTGTAAGGCAGCCCCGTTACATAAAAAAGTCCACCAAAAGTTAATCCCTCCACTATTGTGCAGAATTGTGTTGGCGTCGTTGTGGAAGTCACTGAACCCGCTGGTATAGTAGCTATAGGTGTCCCCACACTAGGATTGTAGGTGAAATCACTACCACCTAACCAACCAAACTTTTGACTTCTAGTAAATTCCCAAGTTGAATCATTAGCACCCGATTGTCCACTCATCGTAAAAAAATTAAAACTTTGACCAGATAACCAAAATGTTAAGGGATTTGTAGTTAGAGCAGTCCTAACGTCGGTAAATGCCAGCACTGCTGGTGAAGCATTTGTTTTTACAGCGTAGGGGAAATAAATCTCATGATATTCCGAATCCCTTAATCTCAGAGCATTTGGGCTCTCCACCCCAAAGTTAAAACTGTAAGGACTAGCACTAAATACATTTGAAACAAAAATATAAGAGGTATCATTACTTTCAGCGGTTTTAAAAGTTTGTGGATAAGATTCTCTCATGAATCTATCGGTCCTCAAGATAATATCAAATTCCCTACCACGAGCAACGCTATGTGAATATCCAACTTCGCCTGGATTTGCTGGACCAGTAGCAACGACTAAATGATTAAATGGAGATCCATTCCAATTTCCGTTTCTCCAAGTGCCACCATCCCAAAATATATTATCAGCATTTCCATATTCCCATATGCCATTTTTCCAATAAGCTCCCGACATATATCCGTTTTTGAATAAACCATTTTGCCATTCAGCCGCGTAAAAAGATCCTGTGACAAAAACACCTCTTTCCCATTTTATTAAATTTGGTTCAAAATAAAAAGCACTCGAAGCTGTAGAATATAAATAATCCCTATCTACATATGGGTTGAAAACACCACCATCAAATGTACCATTGCTAAATGTTCCCTTACAAAAAAGTGAATTTTTAAATGTTGAATTTTCATAATCATATAGACCATCAATCCAAACAACATTTTGAAAATTAACCCTACTTTTTCTATCAGTTGTTTTTATAGCCCTCTTGATTTTTGACACAACTTTTTCATTGGTCACGTATAAAGATTTTTTCTCTGTAACGACCCCATCAACCCACAATCCATAAAAAAGTCCTCGAATGTCGTCACCATTAGCCAAATTGAATGAATTCGGGTCTCTAAATGGAGCAAAACTTAAATAAATATCTTTTTCTATAGTGTTATCTTCATTTGAAGGTATGCCAGATGGATAATTTGGAACAGATCCCATGAAATTACCACCAGAGAATACCCCATTACGCCAAAGTCTACCTCGGAATATCCCATCATTGAATTCACCAGAACCCCATATCGAATTATTTATCAATTCTCCTGTACCAAATTCACCACCATTGAAAACTCCAGACTCCCAAGAAAAAACTGTTGTGTTTTGAGGTCTAGTTACAAATGTTTGTTCCTCTGATCCATATATTGATATAAATTTACCACTATTGAATATTCCATTTTTCCATTGGGCATAATTTCCAAATACACTTCCATAGAAAGTTCCATTATACCATATTGACTGCATGTTTGAGCTAGCACTAGCAGATGTAAATTCACCAGCGGACATTTGACCATTATACCAGAAAACTACACCATTACCACCAACTAAACCATTCTGAACAACTCCTCCAAAAAACTTTGATTGAGTTCTGCCCAAGAATTCCGGAATAAATCCAAATCCGTTAACTGCATAAATTGTTGGTAGCCAATTAATACCACCTACGGGAAATGGGGAATACCAACCATATCCAAAAGTTGTTTCTTCATATTTTATTGATTGGTCGCCAAAAATTCCAGATTCAAAGTCACCTGCAAACCATTTAGACCTCCAAAATTTACCATTACTGAATGTACCATCTACCCAATATGAATTATAAAATTCACCAGAAAGGAATTTACCATCATTCCAGATTCTTCTGATTGGTTTTTTAGCAATATCAAAGTAATTTATAGCTGAAATATAAGGATTTACACTTCCCTCATTTGTCTCATCATTAGTCTGATAAACTTGTTCTGTTCCAAAAATTGGAGTAATATAATACCAAGTTAAACTATTGGAATCGGAAAATTTCCCATTAAGGAAAGTTCCATTCAACCAATATCCACTTTGGAATTCTCCGTTTGAAAAGGTTGCACCATTCCAATAACAAGAGTGGAAATATCCACCAGTATTGGTGATATTTGTTATATGGGATTGATATATAAATCCATTCTCAACCAAGGAATTATTCCTAGCAAAAACTACATTTACAACTTTTGGTAAGGATGTTGGGTCTATATCAAAAGTAGATGGCTTTACATATGGGACACGGTTTGTTAGTTTTGTATTCTTGAAATAAACACGTTTGAATACCCCACTATAAACTGTGGAGTTTTCAATTACAACTCTGTGCATAGATGCGTAATTTACTGTTTCCGAACCAATTATGCTGTAGGTCCCCACGTTAGTCAAGAATGATGACATGGGTGAATTTGGAGATGATACATTTTCAGATATGGATACCAATGGACTAGTACCCCAAGTTGGTCTACCCAAGTTATAATAAGGTAGTCCACCCAGTAAATTCTGAACCCCATTAACATACTGTCCCTCTAACTCCACTCTTTGGGTAGGGGATTGATAGGTAATTGAGTTTATGTGGATCACTTCCCCCAACTGTGGTAATTTTATTGCCGGATTAAACCAACTCGCATTCCCTCTTAATTGGTTGAATTTTGTAAATATATTAAAATTTGATGATAGTGGGGAAACTCCAGGCTGCTGCCTAGACATTACTAATTTAGCTCCAAACTTTACACCACCCGTAACTTCACTAGCAATAGTGGACCTATTGTAAATAACAAGTTCAAAATCCTCAATCAAAGAACCACTAACCCAATTTGAATTAACAAAAACCCCACTGTGGAAATTTGAATTTTTCAAAAGAACATTTTTGAAAATCTTGTCAACTATATTTGTTGGAAGGAGATTATCCATTTTGGGCTTCAATGGCATAGTAATCGTTGTTTGGTCCCTATCAAAAGTGTAAACATCTTTATTTAGCTGCACATCCCTATACCAACCGAGAGCTCTAGTTTCTATGTCAATTGAACAATAATTATAATATTTTGATGTTTCAGATGCCAGAACTTTTTGATTCGCCCCACCTATTGTATATTGCCTCGTAACATAAGAATCAGGTGTTAATTGTGGGTTATGTGGCACTAAACATTGATAATATTCCCACTTTTCTGTCTGTGGGTTGTAAATTCTAACAACGTCGTTTATTTGGTAACTATTTGCTCCATATATAGGTGTTGTTTGATTAATCAAAAATGATTGAATATCTGTACTATATTCTCCTCTGAATTGTCCACGGGAAAGAGAATCAAATGGGCCAGTAGTATTGGAGAAAACTCTTTCATAGGCTTCCGCATTTAAGGGGGTATAACCATCTGTAGCCAATATGGGATCTTGTAAAGTAGGTACTGAAATATATTTAAAAATATGAAGTGTCTGTCCGTAACCATATATGCTTACAGGTCCACCAATTTGGTCAACGGGCACAGCAATAATAACTTCCTCGAAAGCTGGCAGTTCAATTAATCCTTGCCCGCCACGTATTGGAGGAGCGACTTGTTGTGGAATTTCATATAAATAATAAAACCAAGTTCCAGCAGCAACTTCCGCTGGTGTTGGTGTCCAAGACGAGTCATAAGCAGGAGATAACCTGTTTGCTTGTGAACTAAATCTAGCGGTCACATCAGTCCACCAAGTAATACCATTAATTTGTGTGGTGTTCGGTACTTCCTTTGTTTGAAATTGGGCACTAGTTGACCTACTTATGTAAAATCTGTTCCTATTTGACCTCTTATCTCTAACCGAAACTGCTTGTTTTGAACCAACCTTTGATGTAAATTCAGCATCCCAATATAAGTTCAAAAGATACTTTGTTTCATATGGTAGAATAATTCGGTTATCAGCGTCAAGAGTTCCAAGAAAGAATTCCTTATTGACTCTCTCAATATAAAAAGTATCATTTTTCTCCATTCTGAAAAAATCTTCATCAGAAATGAAAAGTTTTAATATTCCAACCATCTGTGAATTGTCAGCAAAATTACCCAATTGGGGATCCCAAGAATTTAATTCGGCCCCTAGTATTCTTATACCACTGTCTGAATTAAATTCACCACTGTCAAACACACTATTAAAAATTTGACTATTAACAGCTTTAGTTCTTTTCAAATTTGAATTTTCAACTATCGAATCAGCCAGTGTTGAACTTGATAAAATAACTGATTCCAAATCACAAAATTTGAATTTTGAAAAATTAGCCGTAATATCGTAATTTTGAGTTGTTTTAGAATAGTAATTCGGCACAGTCGGAATACTACTGCCTTTGATATTACAATTTTCAAAAGTTGACTGTATAAAAACACCCTTTATAATTTTAGAATCTATCACCAAATTATATCCGAGTCCAGAATTGTTTGTGGTGTCAATAACTTGTGAAACATATGGTATGGAGAATTGGTCATATAATAGACTAGCCCTCACAACCCCATCACCAACTTTTGTGTTTGTGTTCATGAGTCCATTATTCCAATCGGAGTTTATCATAACACCATAATTCCAGGTCGCATTCTGCCACTTATTAGATTTTAGATAAGTGCCAAATAATCCACCATTATGTTCACCAACAAATTTACCATATTTGAAATATGTAGCAGTTATAATAGGAATTTTATACTGTCGGTCTATAACCCACTTTGAGGTAGTTTTGTCAAATTTATAAATTTGTCTTTCTTGAAAATTTGTTCCCTCCCAAGTAAAATCCTCACCCAGAATGAATAATCTTTTATTTCCTATTTCATTTGTGGGATTTGATAAAGTATCCATCAAACGAATTTGATTGGTCCTGATTTGAGTACTAACGTCAATCCAGTTACCAGTAACTGGTGATGATAAACTATCTCTAACAAAGAAAGCACCACCAGGTATGGATCCAGGTGGTGTAAAAGCACCAGTGTGGTTATCTAAAAAATCAACGTCCGTTGTATTTTTGGATTGTGCAAATTTATTGAAAATTATGTTACCAGTCCAAGTTCTTAAAACATTACTAACAACCTTTCCTTGAAAAAGGGAAACTAAATCACCAGGAATTGTAGTGTCCGTAACATATGTTTTGAATGTACTTATGTAATTAAATGGCTCCGAGTAGCTTGAAACGTAGTTAGTGGCGGTATAATCTATATTATGTACAAATATGAGATCGTTTATATCAAGTGGTGACTCATATGGATTCACTCCAGTATAGTCAACATCAAGAACAACTTTACAATCTTCAATAAGAAGAACTTTGTATCCATCACTACCCTTTGAATATTTATCATTTAATATTTTATCATGAGAATCATAATTGCCATTAATAATATATACCCTTTCACCTACTTTGAAATTTGTTGAAATTTCAGAATAGAAAGCAGTTTTCCTAACACCACCGACTTCATATGGCTCAACATAGTTGAGTAACTTTGAGGTGAATTTATTTTTATTTGATGTGGGACTAGTATATTTTACCGATCCCTCGTTTTTTGAAATGTTCGGACGTAAAACATTTGGTCTAGAACCAATTGGTATAGTTGGAACAGCAATTGATACTGTTGCTATAATCTCTTGTTGTGGCTGATCAGCCTGAACAATTGGAATATTTACATTCTCTTCAACTGGTTTCGGCCCCTCAGGAGTTCCCTTTTTTAAAAAAGTATTATTGTTCTGTGAATTGTTATTAAAAATTACTTTATTTAACGGCATTTAACTCCTATAAATTTATTTATATATTAAATGGAGTTTATTTTCTTGAATGATTTTAATAATTATCTTTAACCCAATTTATCAAATCCAATAAATTATCCATATTTTTGGGATATTTATCAACTAAACCTTCAAGAAAGATTAATCTATGTTTTTTATAGACCCCCGTATCAATATCCGAATATTCCTTTCTTAAATTTTTCTCCCAATCAAGTAGTTCATTTATTCCCCTTTGACATATGTTCATATCATAGGAAATAAACTTTTCAGAAAGTGGGGTAGATGCTACATGGTCTTTAGTGTCTAGTATCATCTGCCTTATCTCAACTACATCAATATCATGTTTCTCTGAACAAAATTTTAAAAAAAGATTAGCTGACTTTTCCTCATTATTATCAGATCCAACTTCATATACAATATCATGAAATAAAGCAGTTATTATTAACTTTTTTCTTTGGTTTGAATCTATCACACCATCACCATAATCTTCATTAATTTGAGATATCAAATCAGTTAAATGATTCAAATCATGATAAAATCTATGGGATTCATTCCATTTATCAAGTAATGTCTTAACATCACATTTTACTCCAAATTCATTTAATATGCCTTGTAGTTCCATAGTTTACTCAAATTCTTTATTATCCAAAGATACATAAAAATTATCAAAATCATAAAATTCTTCATAAATATCTCTTAACTTATCATAATTTATAGTTTTAATAATTTCTTTAATTGACCAACCTTCTGGGTTAATCCAATTGTTTACATTTTCGTATCTCATTATTTTATCTTTCTTCAGTCTTAATAAATAATGATTCTTAATTATTTCAAATCTTTTCTTCGTTAGAAACTTATCAGGATTACTCAAAATATTCTTCACAGTTTTGATTATTTTCTGCGCATTCTGTTCTGTGGTCTGTGTTGTTATACTCGTCAATCCTTGATTGTTGTATCTACTTTGACCGCATCTAATATAATAGACCAATCCCTGTTTTTCTCTACACTCTTGATACAGAGGAGAATCAAGCCCCATAGATAACATCGCATTTATAAAATTGACCCAGTTGAAATTTTCTTCAATGAGTGGTGAAGTCATAATCAGAGAAACTTTTTTACCAAACTTTTCCCTTGGCTCCAAAATAACATCATCATAGGGCCCGAAAACAGATTTTGTTTCAATATTTTGAGACGCGAAACTATCAGTATATTTGAAAGGTGAACTTTTTGAAACATTTATAATTTTACTTGGATACTTAAATTGTTTTTCAAAAAAATTCAAACAGTCCATAAATTTCATTGATTCTAGATCCTCCCTCAACCCTATCGCGTCATAATCTTTAAATAATTTCCTTGACAAATTCAATGCGTGTGACTCGGTTTGGTCGGAAAAATAATCCCCATATTCCTGTAGAACAATTTCACGTTCCATTTCAAACTGCTCTTTCGTTATATTGAATTGACTCATAAGATCAACTAACTCATATCTCCTTCTACTTAACATTTCATCAAGACCCGTGAAATAAAAAACAATTTCATTTTTTGAGGTGTAAGCATTCCAAGAAATTGCTTCTCTCTCAAAAATCTCTCTTAAATTTTCAAAATTTTTACACATTAAATGTTCCATCAAATGTGATATACCAAAAATTCCCCTTTCCTCTATGTTAGTCGATCCATAGTAAACAAGGTAAAATCCCGATAAGTCCGTTTCACTCTTTAAGTTTATAAGCATTTTAGTCAAAAGTAATTATGAAATAATTGTTTCTTATTTCGGTATTTTTTGTATAAAAAATAGATATATTTTCCAAAATTGAAATTATATCTTCGTTTGAAAAAGTATCTTCTGTAGATTCAATTGATTTTTTCTCATTAACCCCACCCATAAAACTTGATAATGTCTTTATCTCACGATCACGCCTTGTTGATTCCTTCAAATTATCAACTTCGGTGAATATACCAAAATTGATAACATCAACAAATTCTTGTATGGGCACATATAAGGAACTGTTTTCTAACTTTATTTGTTTTTTCAATCTTTCCTTAATGCTGGAAAATATTTCCTTACTTAAAATATCATTTGATTGAAACATTTTTTCAACTAATATATTGTCTTTGAAATCATTAGCAACTTTTTCCAAATAAACTTCTCTTGACAAATTATTTGTTTTAAGAATTTTTGTAAGTCTCCCCTCTTTTAATAAGTAGGAATCTATAAATTTAATTTTTTTATTATCAAACGTAATCATATTTTAAAAAGATTTTAATATTTTATATATTAAATAACTTTTTGGTTAATTTATTTGTACAATCCAATTTCATTCCCTACCTTTGTGACACTATGATAAAAGTGGGATTAACTGGCAACTTATACTCGGGACAAGACCAAGTACAAAAAATATTCAAATATTTGAGTGTGCAGGTTTTTGATGCAGATCTTATGTTAAGGTATTTTATAAACCACTCACCAAAACATATAGAAAGGATTAAGAAAAATTTTGGAGATAGTGCTTATTCTCTAGGCACTTTGAATATCAATATGTTCAGAAATTTTGACGAATTAGAATCATTATTGGATATTATTGAGTTTGATATTTTAATCGCTTACGCTAAATTCAGATTAGAAAAAAAACATGAATCATATACTGTTTTTAAATACAGTTTTTTATTTGAACGTGAATTAGAGACAGATTTTGACTACAATATAAATGTATCTAGGCCAAAATATTTAAGAGAAAGAGATCTTAAAAACCTAACAATGATACCAACCATCAGTATCAATAATATTTTAAAAGGTGAGTATCCCGAAAAGAAAAAGAACTCAATTGCTAATTTTATAATCACTAACAACGATATGACAGATGTGACAAAAACAGTTTTAACGACAAGTTCTGTCTATGACCAAGTGATCAAAATTCACAAAACTATGTCAAGAAAAATCCCCCAAGAAATTTTGGGGGATTAATTATTAAGAAACTTTAATAACAATATCTTCTCCAGATTCTGAATATGATTTCAGACAAGTCAGGGACTTGGAAATCAGATACCTATCCAAATCGTTGAAATGGTCTTTATCATACGATACCTGAACAGCGTTAATCAAAATATTGATTGCAGTAGTTGGTTCTAATTTTTCAGCTTTAATAAGTTCGTTGATTTCATCATATCTTTCTTTTTCTTCTTCAGTTAAAGATTCATAATCAAAATCAACGTTTTCATCCGGAGACTCAACAATTGGAGATTCATCTAGGATTTCATTTGATTGTTCAATAGAGTTTTCCATAAAATATTTTTTTTACTTATATCTATAAATAATTTGAAAGTTCCCTTTTTTTTCTTAAATTTGTAATTCAATTCAAATATATTTTATAAATAAAGCCTATGAACGTAATTTGTATAAAATCAACAAAGAAACTTGTTAAGAATGCAACATATAGAGTTGCTTCTTTCTCAAACGACAACAATAAAAAATCCCCATATTTCAGACCAATGATAAGAATCTATCTTACTGATAATATGGTATCGGCCTTTCCTTTAGAATCTTTTAAACCAACAGACTCTCCCGACTTCCAACAAATAAATTGGATTTGTCCAGAATATTCTCAAATATTGGAGGAAAAACAACAAATGAGAATTGATGCAACTTTGAAAGCTGGTGACTACATAATTCCTTTATATGATAGCTTAAAGACACTCATAAAAGGTCGTAAATATAAAGTGAAGGAGGTTATGGTAGATAAAAGTCAATGGGGTGGTATTAAGATAAAATTAATGGGATCTGAAAGGTGGTATACAAGTTGGCATTTCAGAAGATGTACAAATCAAGAATCAAGGGAAATAAGTTTGAAAAACCTTTTTGATGAATCAACAGACACCGAGGTCGTAAATAGATTCAAAAGAAAATTTGATTACCTATCAGAAGAAGAGAAAAAGGACATCCTAATAAAGATATTTTTCCAATCATACCTTGATAGAAACAGAAATAATTCCGATGTGGTTGATTGGGCAATTACAAAAATCGGATGTACTTATAATCTGAAAAATGAGGATTTAGAAATGATACTTGATACATCAATACGAGATATTATAAAATCTTTAAAATAAAAAGGGGAGTTTTAACTCCCCTTTTTTTAATTCAGTGTAAGAAAAATCTTTCGGGCTGACCTATCAACCGCTATCACTTTTACTTTAACCTCTTTACCAGATTCCAACTTTTGATTTGACTTTTCAAGTTCAGAAGTGTGGATAAGTCCATTTGTTTCTTCGTCCAATTGAATCAAAGCTCCGAATGGTTTCATATCTTTAACCTTTCCTGGTATGATTTGACCAACCTTAATCTTATCCCATAGAGTTTCACGTAAGATTTGTGTAAGGATAATTTTATCCTTAATGATTTCTTTGATGTAAAACTCAATCGCAACTCCTGGACTAATTTGATTAATTCTATTGGTCCAATCAGAGTGCATGTTTGTTTTGTGAATCATGCCGGTCAAACACTCATTAAATTCAACGAATACACCAAAGTCCGTTGTTCCAGTAACGTTACCTAGATAAGTAGTGCCAAATTCAAGTTTCTGAATCTCTTGGGGTATAAGTGTTTGTAGATATCTTCTTCTACTTACAATGTAAGTTCCTTCTTCTCTGGAATAAGATTCAATCGCTAATTCCAAGTTTTGGCCAACAATTGATTCTGGTTTGTACAATTTATTGATACCAGCTAGTGTATTAGGCATAAACCCTGGTAATATAACACCTTCAAATTCAATCTCTACCGAATATCCAGCCGGAGTAAGTTCTTTTATAGTACCCTTAACTATCGTGCCATCATCAAGAGCTGCGAGATTTCTACGAGCTATGTTTTCGTAAAGTTCAACAAAAGAACCTCTGATAAAATAATTATCTTCATCAATTTTTGTGACCAACACGTCAACCTGTTGACCAACTTCCAAATTCCGTAGATATGCAGCTTCAGAGGGTCTATCTTCAACCCGAATCCAATCTTTGAACCCAGCTTCAAATGCGAAATATCCTTGAGAGACACCCACAAAAACTGACTTAAAAAGTTCTCCCTCAACAGGACTCAAAGGTGAACTGTCTTCGTACAATCTTTTCAACTTTTCTCTGGATTGAGGGGAATTCATCACCTTTTCTTCCAAACTAATTTCCTTCTCAAAGAGATCCAAGTGCAAAAACCTAGCATCTCCGTAAAATCTTTTTTTCTTCATAAATATTAAATATATTTTCTTATAGTTAATATTTATACTTGTGTTTAATTAGTTAATCTTCTTTTGAGATTTTTTTAAGATAATCTCTAATCCTTATGGCATCTTCGTATCTTTCCTCTTTAATACAAACATCCAATTCTTTATTTAATTCGGTCTTTAAATCTTGCAAATTTCCCTTTTTAGAATTCTTGTTTATCAAAGATTGAAAAAATGTATTCATATGATTTATATCAATAAAATAAATTTCTAAATCTTTACTTTTCGAATCCAATAAATTTTCGTTATTATCCAAAGATTTTAAAAATTTATTATTTAGTGTATCATTTTCAAGGAGATATTTCGCCAAATGATGTGGTCTACCAATGAAAAATTTCAAAAAATTTACTAGACTTTTATATTTTTCACTATTTTCCATTTAAATTATATTTTTTCAAAGAATAAATTGAAATAATATTTGAAAGCATAGAGGTTCGCTGGTTTTTCTTGATTAAAAGATATTTTTACCTGACTCTCATCAAATTCTGTAGCTTGTTGAAATTTAGTAAATCTTTTTGAATCAATTGCAATATTTTGGTCAAATTTGTTTGAATATCTAATCCCATTCACACTCAAAAGGTTTATATAATCAATGTACATATCAACTTTTTGTAGTTTATATCTCGACCTTATATTCAAATCAATATACTTTCTAATTGATGTGTTTATATCACCATTAACTGTCATTTCATTTTTCATACCTTCAAAGGTCCTATATTTTTTCAATAGACCAAAAACACAATTTGACAAAATTAAATCTAAATCTATGGTCAATTCCCAACTAGCATTATTTCTTTTTTGATAGTCACTTTGGATATCCAAAAGCGTTAGGGTGTGATTATCCCTCTTATCACTAACTTGATCATAGATGCCAGGAGTTAAAGTCAATTCAGATTCAAGATCAAGTTGTTCGTTATTTGACTGTTGATAATAAAAGAGAGATTCGTTAGTCAAACTTATTAAATCTTCAATCTCAATCATTTTTGATCCAAAAAACGATGCCTGCTCAAGTAAATTATAACTACCATATATTGGTTGGTAAGTAAATTCCGGACTTATATAAGTTCTTCTCATAATATTATAGTAATCTTGTTCCTGTTTTTATATTTACTTCCTTTCTCTTAATTAACTTACTACCAACTTCTAGACTAACAACAGGAATTTGTGTTTGAAAATGATATTTAAAATCCCAAGTTGATTTAAATATGAATGACCTAACTACATGATAACCAAACTCATCTAACATCGGATAAATTGATTTAGCACTTGATACATTTGTCAATTTTAGCAAATTCTTATCTTTGTTGACTTTTGAAATAATTCTCTCACCACTCATTCCGAAATATGTTAGACTGGTATCAAATTTGTAATTTCCATAATTATCAGTTTCAGTATAAGATTTGAAAAGTTCAATATTTTTGAATATTGGACTGTAAAATCCACTGTGTCTGTACATCTTGTTAAATATTTCATTTTTCAAACCAGAAAAATTCGGAACAGGTTGTTTATCAACTCTATTATACCTTATTAAATTCGCATAAGGAACATCACTCACATAATCTAATTTTTCTTTAGAATCTATAACACCATCTTTTAATTCAAACCTAGGTTTTAATAAATTTGAATCAGTTTCCAAAGCCTCAACTATATTAGTATCTCTTTTTACAAAAAATTCATCTGGTCCCTCACACGTTATGAAAAATGGTAATTTTGAAACAGATGTCAAATTGTCAAAGTCATAAATTTTAATTTCACCGGTTTCTTCGGTGATTATATACCTCACAGAATTCATAAAATCGTATTTATTAGATAAATCATTTAAGGCATTCATAAAATTATTTGCAGATAATTTTTGAAAAATATCTGTATACAATTCATCTCTATTTTTTTCTCTTAATTTATTGCCCAATTTTATCAACTTACTAACTCCAGAGGGACTTGTCTCCGGCCAAACATCTCCAAGGTTAAGTTCTAATAACGAAGGATCATATGTGTGGTCATTGATATAAATATTAATTAATATATTTTTGAATTTTTTATTTATGTAAATCGCAATACCATTATCCAATGTGCCATCAATCACATCCACCCCTTGAGCAAGTGGGGTCGCGACGACATTACTATCTTTCAAATACATATAATACCTATTATTCATCTCAATTATATTATTGCCCCTGAAAGTATTATCATATACGAAATCTTTATCTGGTTTCAAACTGTATAACCTTACCCAATTTGGATTTTGGTCTGGTGGAAGTGAGTTCTTTGGAATTACAGTAGTACTTGGGCCAGTCATTCCATATACAACATCCTTATACAGAACTATATCAAAAGCTTGGTTTTCGTAAGTTTTTGTACCGTTACGAGTGAAAATCCCACCAGTATTTTTTATATTTGGGGAACCACCTGCATCAAAACCGTAACCATTGAGTATATTTAATCCAGTTAAACTACCATAACTTACCTTGGGCGTGTATGGATATGTTACTTGTATTGTTCCAACCACACCACCGTTGAGATTTGTGTATTCTTTAGTTCCCCTATATTCTACCGAACTACTCCATAGATTTATTTTCTGCCATCTACCCCAGGGCTTATTATTTGGCTGCAGGGGAGTTCCAGAAAGGGTAAATCCACCAATTGAAGGAATTTCCTTATTTCTCAAATCCGACATTTGAAAAGGAGATTCAACCCAATATGGGAAGTTCTCAAAAGTATATCTACCGAGAGAAAACTTACTTTGAATAACTTGACCAATTGTACCAGGTATTGTCCTAACTTTGTTGTCACCAGATGTTGGTACATTTGTTATTTGACCAGTTGGATTCGCAAACCATATCTTACCTTTATAATAAGCAGCTATTTTTGGTCCGTAACCGATATTAATAAGATCCCAAGGCATAGTAGATCCAGGTATTGCAGTATCATACCACCATTCATCATCATAATAAACAAAAGGGTGAACTTGTGGAAAAGCAGCATTTGAATAATTACCACTACCCACTTTCGCAGAAGAAAGAAAAACAGTTTCTGTTACATATTTCGTACCATTTGGATTCCCAACATAATTCCAACCATTGTAATTTGATCCCGCTATCGCATATCCATTGGACAAATCAACCCAGTATTTATCACTCGGTCTTAAATCAACTTGATTTGCAGGATTAAATGTCGGATCAGTTTCGGTTCTTGTTCCCACTCTCAAAATCGGATCGTATCCAATTTTCTGTTTTTCAGGATCTGTAGGTTTTGTAGTTATAAAAATTTTATTATTCCAAATTGTCATCTCATACCAATAATACGGTTTGTCCATTTTCCAATTGTCAATTATGGTCCAATTCATACTATTAAAAAATGATTGGGTCACACCTCTATTTGGATCATCTCCACTTGGAACAACTCTTGTGTTGTTATCAGATACCAATATGCTAAATTTATAATCGTCAAATTTATTAGTTACCTTTACATTTATTTTATCTAATTTTCCATTTGAAATGTTAACACTCGCAACATCGTAAATTTTAAATTTCAAACCTCTAAATAAAGTCGAGTTAGTGGTGATCCCATCAGATGGATTGAACTGTGACCATTTTTTTGTGTTTTTGATTATTTTGCCATCAGAAAAATCTGTTTTTTGTCCAAAAAAATAAGAGAAATAATCTAAATCTGTTTTGACATATTTTATCACATCAAATTTTAAGTTGATGTCAAGTTCACCACCACCTGTGATATTTTTTATATGTAAAGTATGGTTAATATACTTTGTATCATCTGGATTTATTGTATAAAAATAATCTAAATTTTTCTCACTTCTATTAACTTCAGTTACAAAAGGATTGACTGTTTTATTATAATCATCTGCTAAAAATGAATTATTAAGAAGATATGGATAATCACCATCTGATAAAGAATTTTGAAAGGCCCATTTTACTCTCGTTGAGTTTTTTCTCCATAATTCATTTAAATCATTTTCAACAATTCTAAAGGTTTCATTATTAGCAGTGTATTCAGAGGATACAGGAACATTTACAACTTCACCCTCAACTACAAAATCATCAAATTGTTTTGGCTTTGATGTGGATTTTAAATTTTGTAAGTAAAATTTCGGCTCATCATTTTCAGTTAATATTTGGTCTTCCTCGTACTCAAATTTTGAAAATTCTGTGTCTACTATATCAGTATCCCAATCTTTTATATCTGTGAATTCACAACGGTAAATTTCAAATTCTACAGGCTCAATGTCAGCACTACTAACTAAATTAATTGTCTTCTTTAAACTAGGATCCGCCTCATTTATGTAATATTCAAATTTATCATCAGATTGTATAAAGGCATAATCAGTAACTATAGTGATTATACCATCTACATTCTTATTTAATTTATGATAAAGGTCACCAATCTTTATTATCCACATATCATAATTATCAAAATCCGATATTTGAAATTGATTACCATTTTGTAAATAAATAAAATTCTCTCCTTCTTCGGAAATAACTTTTACTAGATTTGCATTAATTATTGATTGTTGGTTAGAAAGAGAAACATCTGATAAAATCTTATATTTTATTATTTCTGTTGGAACAATCTTATCAACATAGTTTCCACTTTCGGTTAATACTTTTTTCCTTTTTTGCTCACCAATCACTTTGTATTTTTCAACCTTATAAACTCTTCCACCAATTTCAATAAATGGATTCAGATCCATATTATCCAAAAAGGGTGAACTACCGTCAGGCATTTCTAAATTATTATCAAATGTTATAATCGCACCAGGTTTAACTTGTGTGAATTTGTTGGGACTAACTGATAGAACAAATTCCATTTTATTAAAATAAAATCCCATATATCTATTAATGGACCACTTTCTAATAGAAAGTGGTGTTGCTGGCATATCGTCAAAAAGAAAACTAAAATTTAAAATATGTGGATATACTATCTTGTTATCGGAAAATCCTTTGTAGATAAACTTTTCCATATCCATAAAGGTGAATTCATTTTGAAAAACACTCTCTAGCATCATAGACCTTTTTGTGTAACCACCGGTCTCATAATCCATACCTATAAAGTATGAAAACTCTAACTTTGAAAATTCAATTTCAAGAGATGTAGCTGGAAAATTTGTATTATCAGTAACATTTCTCCTTAAAAATTCTCCCAAATCGGTTTTTGGAGTCATGTCAAATACCTTAACAACTTTCATTTTTGAAAGTATTTCCGTTTGGAAATTTTCCTTATTCAATTCAATCAGACCAGGTCCATCAATCCTTAATATTATGAAATGTGTTGGTAATCCACTTTTACTAATGTGTAAAGGAGCGAAGTATTCAAACTCCTCCGTATAATCTTTATTATCATAAATATTTCTAGCTCCACAATTATATAAGTCATCATATTGTTTTGAGAAATCACTATACATTGTGTCATTGTCACCGTCGTATTTAACACCATAAGCAACCTCTACTGGGGTGTTTCTAAAAAAATGTGGGATTAACTCATCAATAAAATTTTCTTTTTTGAACCTGTATTTTCTATAACGTACATTATTCAATTCCGGACTGGAGTCAATACAATCCAAATATAATTCGTATCCACTACCAACTACAAATTTCGCATTAGTAGTCAGTCCAGTATTCGTTCTAAGTAATCCATGACTTCTCATTTATGACAAATTGGTTGTAGTTGTTACTAAATTTTTTCTGACTAAAGTTTTTGCTCTATTCAATGTAAATTTGAGAGTAAATGTAAATGGTTTATTTTCGGCTTCATTTTCCAAGAAGAATTTCACTTTTTTAATATGCTTTACATTATTACGATTGTTATTTAAGTTTATGTAATTATAATTCAAGTCTGTTTGATTTGGATCCAATGAATTCATCTTAAAATAAATATTAATCGGCACATTTATATCATTTTCTTGACCACCATCAATTGTCTTAACTTTATCTTGATTTGTTTCTTGTATTACACTCAAAGATTGAATTTGTGGGTGAATAGAAGTCAATAATTTTGTCGTTGACGCAGCTGTTGGTACAGTTTTCTCAATCCACTTTGATGCATCAAACAATGAATTGTTATTACCAATAAATGTGAGAAGTTCCGACTCTGAATAACCTATATTATACTCTTCAGATGAAAGAGTATTTACTAAAGAGTTACTATTATCCGAGACGAAATCATTTCCTATGTTTGAAGAAATCTTTGATAAACTGTTTTGGTCAACTTTATCATAGTTTACACACCATATAAACTGATTATCTACCTGAGTTATTGTTTTAGTGCCAGACTCGCTGGTTATAAGTTCGTTTTGTGAATTAACCCAAAAAACTTGAGGAGCTGAAGTGTTGTAAACATCAGTGTTTGAAACTGCAACGTATTCTCTATTTGAAAGAAGACCTAAAGATGTTTCTGTTGATTTATTTCTGAATTTAAGCAAGAAATCTTTTATTACGTAGATGTTATTAACATAAACACGACCAGTTGGAACTCCAGACGCAACATACGTGTCAAGATAATCCTCAAGTTCAATATTGAATGAAAGTTCAGAACCATTCTTAACAATAAATTGTTCACTATTTCTATAGAGAATAATCTCAAGTTCTCCTTTAGTTCTCTTAATCCTTTCTTCAAGGGATTTAACTCTAGCCTCAAGTTTTTGTAGGTATGTAAATAGGTCCATACTCAAACCGTTCTCATCCCTAAACCCTGATAAGATACTATCAGAGTTATGATAGTATGTGTTGCCATTTACTGTAATTTGATCAGATAAGTGATCATCAAGTCCACGAGCCGATAGATTTGCTTGAACAGAAACCCTTAAACTTTCTTTATCAGCTTCCTTTAATATGAAATCATTTTCATTTAATACGTTAGCTAAATTTTCAGGAAACTCAATTATTATCGGTTCACTCCACTCAGATTCAACTGGTGATTCTGGCCAACCAACTTCAGAAATTGATTTGATTTTTAATTCTACTCTTTCATTAGCTTGAATTGCAATATCAATTTGGTTGATATTCGGAGTTTCAGCATCAGTAACATCTTCAATTTGCCAAGTGTATGTATTATTAGCTTTATCAAATGTTCTTTTTCTAACATCTGTTTTCATTTCCTCCCAATTGGACGCAGCGGCTGTTTGAGTAGTACCTCCAACTTTTTCAAACCTAATTGTTTCAACTGGAGATTCTCTACCATCTTTACTTAAGTATCTATATTGTATACGGAATTGTACTATTTCTTGTGGTTGTGAACCCCTTGTAATCACCGCCTCTGGGAATTCCCAGAATCCTCTGATTCGGTATTTTGGTTCAACTTTTGTTTGTGGAGATTTAGATAAATCCAATAATTGAGTAGTAACAGATGATAACAAATTCAATTTTGATTCTCTGTTCCTATTCAAAACATCCACATCTAATGATATTTGTTTTTGAACCCCATCAAAAGCAAATTTACCAAACTTAGATTGAGCCATCTTATCCTTTAATGACTTTTCCAATTGCTCAACTTCGGATTTAAGACTCCTCTGTTGATTGTGTAAATTTTTAAGTTTATTTGTATCAGGTGTATCAGTAAGGTGCTTATTTATCTGAACTACTTTGAAGTTATTAATATTCAAAACTGGAACATTTGGTATCCCAGCTTGTTTGTTTGGAGTTTTTTTGACTACAAGGTCATTCAATACATCTCCATAATCCATAACAACATCAGTATAATATTGCTCAAGGGAAATTGATGAATTCACTTCTCTCAAATCGTTTGTCCAAAAACCCATACCCTGACTCCAGTTTTTTGACATTATGAAGTTATCCATATTCATGGATTTTAGGAAAATAATATTTCTTTCGTTATAACCGATACTTACTCTAACCCTCTTATTATATTGGACTGGTGAATAAATTTTCATTATGTTATCACCAATTGGTATTGGTTCCATTCCCTCAACCCTTTCAAATCTCAATCTTGGGTAAGATAATTCAGTTGATAATTCAATTACCTTATATCTAGTTGAAGTGACCGGTGTGTTAATAATAAACTCATCACCAATTTTAACTGTTCTGATTTCTTGAACTACCTCATTGTTCAACTTTATATTTCTGATATACTGTAGAGTATTTGTCACATACCATAATTTCCTATTCAAGAAATCCTCTTCTGTTCTTAAAATGCTGAAAAAACCGTCTAGTTCCAAGAAGTTTGGCTCAAGATCGAACATTTGTTCGTCATAGTTTGGGTTATTAGGTTCAACCAATCCAGGTGTATTTATATGCCAAGTCAAAAATTCATCTAATGAAAAAGCATTTTGATTTCTAAATAAAGTATTGAATGAATTTAAAGCAGCTTGACCAAGTGGAGTAAAATTACCATCAACGTCTTGAGCGAACTCAACAATATATCTCCTACAAAGAATCTTTCTAACATTGTTCTCAACTTGTCCATCAAGATTCATTTCCAAAAATAACTGAGGATTCAATAAACCATCAAAGAACCAGTTTTTCTGAGTAACGAAAGTTGTCTGTTGTACTAAAGTTCCTATATCATTTGGTTCTCTATTCAAATCAACCGTTACGACCTTTCTGAATTTAGTACCATTTGATGGTTGGATCAAAGCGCCAGCATCATTTATACTATAAATTGAATTTAAATTATTATTTAATCTGTCAATTTCAGACTTCAAGTATCCAAAAGACGGAAGACTTACTTGGCGTGTATTACCAGTACCATCAACTAAATTGAAAGTAACAGAATTCTCATTGCCGGAAATTAAACTATTTATACTTGATAGTACATTGACTACGTTTTCATTTAACTTTAATACCTCCTCTGCTAAAACATGGTAGGAACTGTTTATTGCCATTACTATGGTTTATTTTTTCAATATATATTAAGTTCCGACCTCTCAAATAAGTATCGGAAGTTAATTTCGAACATTTGACCAGTTATATTCATAATCGGTCTGTAATTTCATCACATAATTTGCCGCTGATTCTTCAATCCCAAATTTACTCTCGCAACTCAATGGATTCTGTGGATTAAATTCATAAGCCCAGTCTTTAATACCAAACTGGTCAAATCTCATTTTAATTTGATCATTGTAATATGTACTAATCATTCTCACTCTCCGTTGAATATCTTTTCTAGTAAAGTTTTGAGTGTTTGAATCGTGGTAGAATTGTAGATACAAAAGTTTTGGAATCCTAACCATCTTTGTCATTAGAAAAGTTCTAACTAGTAATTCATAATCATCAGCAATTGAAAGTCTTCTATTATGACCACCAATTGAATGGTAGAAAAATCTATCCCAAGCTCTAAAGTGATTTGGAACTCCGACAATATGTCTAATTGTTTTCGGATTTAGATTTGGTGTATTAACTGTTTTGTAATTCCTCCCATTAAAAGATTCATCACGATAAGCCCCATATCCAAAAGAGAAGTAATCACCATAAGTTAATGAATTGTGATTTTCATCTATTTCTGTAAAATCTGAATAAACAAATTTACAGTCTGGGTATTTCTGAAAAGCCTCAACCATTAGGGATATAGCGTCAGGTGTTATGTAATCGTCATGGTCTAATTCCATTAGATAAACACCATTACACAAACAAGCTGCTCTATATTTTGACTCACCAACTATACCTTGTGTTTTCTTATGAAAATTATAAACTTTTACACGAGCATCCAATTCAGCAATTTTTTCAGCGATCTTTAGTGTTTTACCACCATCATTTGAATCGTCCACTAATACCCACTCCCAATTTGAATAACTTTGATTCTTCACAGACTCATAAGTTCTCCATAATTTGTTACCGGTATTATAAATAGGTGTGAAAATACTAGCAAGTGGATTATTACGGTAGTGTTGATCAATGATGAAATTTGAACCACAATTAAAAGCAGCATCTCCTATTTCCTCTTTGAACTTATCAAAATGAATCCATCTTTTTCTTATATCATAAGATTTATGGGTTAAGTTTTTAAAATCACCATATGATTCACCAACCGTAACTATACAATCAGGATCAAAAGATTTTATTTTTTTATCAAGTTCACTGTCGTTTTTTTCTTGTGAAGTATAAAGTTCAACAGATTCAAATTTAGCATAAAACTTTGATTTTAATTCAATTTCTTCATCTACCCCCAACAGTAGTATCCTCGGTAATGTTCTTTTGTTTGGTTTTTTAATTTGTTGGAAATAATTATAATAACACAAAACTTCATTAACAAATACAAACTTTTTTTCATTTTCATTGAAAATCTCTTCAATGAACATGCCATCACCAACATAATGTCCTTTTGGAATTCTGTAGTTTCCAATGAGGTCTCTCCTCAATAAAAATTGAGCCATGTCAATCTTACCAACTTTTACCAAATCTTTACCACATTCACGAATGTCAAGTTTGGTAAAATCAATACCACCAACTTTCTGGTCAAATATAATAGCTGTGGATTTTTTATTTTCTTTTATTATTTGATAAACTCTTTCATAAAAATTTTCGTGTATGATATTATCATCATCCACAACGTAAACCCAACCATCTTTGATTGAATCAATTGTATCATTGATCAATTGGTGCCCATGATCTCCATCATCACTTTTCCTATAGGTTGTTTTAATTCGCTCTTCGTTTAAAAGGATTATTGTTTCAACTGAAACTTCTTGTATGACATTTGTGTCAAAAATAATATACCACGTGACATTGAATTTGTCAGTATTAAAAACAGTCTTTTTAATTTCAGCAAGATGTGACAACCTTGTGCAACGGGTGATGATGTGAATTGATTCCATAAAGGATTTTATTTTATTTTAAATTTTTGTTGTTTTATAAAGAATAATAAAATATATTTGTACTCCGATTACGAATGATGAAAACAAACCAAAGAAATCCAATATAAATATTGGCACATTATTTGTTGTCATGGGAGAAAATAGAAAAAAATTAAATTAAAATATATGTCAGAAACAAATCAAATTAATTCATTTAGAGAACATGAAACTCTTTTCAAAGAAAGAACTGGTAACGATTTCACTTTCTTTTACAAGAAGTATTACCCCAAGTTAATTTACTACACCTCAAAAATGTGTGGAGATCAACAAAAAGCAGAGGATATTACAACAGAGTCTTTCATGACTGCTTTTGAGAAGATTGAAAAGTATGAGAAAGAAAAAGCCCAATTCTCTACTTGGTTGTTTACAATCGCGAGAAATATTCTTTTACAGGATATCAAAGCTTCAAAAAAGACAATTTCACTTGATATTGAATACGATGAAGAGGGAACCACTCTTAAAGATTTTATTCAAGAGGAATCCTCTGAAACACACGTTCATGAAGTAAATCAGAAGAAAGCTGAAATCATGAAGGAACACATTTCAAAATTAAAAGATCCTTATAAAAAGGTGATTGAAATGAGAGAAATAAAAAGAATGGCTTATAAAGATATCGCCGATGAATTAGGAAAAAATCTTTCAACCATTAAGAGCCAAATAAGAAATGGAAGAATTCTTCTTATCTCTCAAACAAAAAAAGAATTTGATCTACTTGATGAATTCTATCTATAAAAATAATTATTAAGTATGTATTACTCAACAAAAATTAACAACGAAAGCCTAGACAGTTTTCTATCAACAGCCCAATTAGCAATGTTGTATATAAAAGCCTCATGGTGTGGTCCTTGCAAAATATTGTCACCGGTAGTTGAAGAAATTGCCAACGAACCAAATAACAATTTAGTTGTTGGAAAAATTGACGCAGATGATGATATGGAATTTGTAAAGTCTCTAAACGTAAGAAATGTGCCAACTATTTTATTTTATAAAGAAGGTGAACTTGTGGAAAGGAGTGTGGGGGCTAAATCAAAAGGTGATATCCAAAAGATAATTGAAAATTTAACAGCATGAGTTTAATTCGCAAATTTGTAAATAAACATTACAAACACTTCAATTCAGCGTCTCTTAAAGATGCTTCAGATTCTTACATTTCACACATTGAGGAAGGTGGTAAAATGATGATCACTTTAGCCGGCGCTATGAGTACAGCCGAGCTTGGAATTTCTTTGGCTGAAATGATTAGACAAGATAAAGTACATATTATCTCTTGTACAGGAGCAAACCTAGAAGAAGATTTAATGAATCTAGTTGCTCACTCACACTACAAAAGAGTTCCAAACTATCGTGATCTAACACCACAAGATGAATGGGATTTATTAGAACAGGGACTAAATAGAGTAACAGATACTTGTATACCAGAAGAAGAAGCTTTCAGAAAGATTCAGAAAGTGATTGAGAAGTATTGGAGAATTTCTAATAAAACTGGAATTCCAATGCTGCCACACGAATACCTATACCTAATTATTAACAATGGTGATTTGGAGTCTGAATATGAAATTGATCCAAAAGATTCTTGGTTGGTAGCAGCCGCTGAAAAAAACATCCCCTTAATTGTACCAGGTTGGGAAGATTCCACCCTTGGAAATATATTCGCATCAAATGTGATTAAGGGAAATCTTAAATCAACTGACATTAAAGGTGGTATTGATTACATGGTTTTCCTATCTGATTGGTATAGAAATAACTCTGATGGTAAAGGAGTTGGGTTCTTTCAAATTGGTGGAGGTATCGCAGGAGACTTTCCAATCTGTGTAGTTCCGATGATGTATCAAGATTTAGAATGGACTGATGTTCCTTTCTGGTCTTACTTCTGTCAGATTTCTGATTCAACCACAAGTTATGGTTCCTATTCTGGAGCTGTGCCAAATGAAAAGATTACTTGGGGTAAATTAGATATAACAACACCAAAATTCATCATTGAAAGTGATGCTACAATAGTAGCTCCTTTGATGTTTTCTTACATTCTAGGAGAATAAATATGGACACAAATGAAATTTGGGTTATCACGAAGAGTACCGATGGTGGTATGGAACTAAAACCTTTTGAAAATTCAAAAGGTTTTGAGATCATTGAAGAGTTTGAAAGTTTCAACGAGGCAAAAGAAGCATTTAATTTCTACTGTTACCTTTTACTACCAAGATTTGGACAAAACATGAATTTTTAGTATATTTGTATTATGATTATAATGTTAGGTGATATCCATGGAAACTTTAATTTCCTAAAAAATCAAATCCAATCTAAAAAAATTACTGATTGTACGATAATACAAGTCGGTGATTTTGGAATTGGTTTTACACATAAGGACAATGACGAAATAACTTTAAAAAATTTAAACGATTTTTTGGAGTCACATAATGTTAATCTTTATGCAATTCGTGGTAATCACGATAATCCGGATTTTTTTGATGGAAGTTTTAGATATAGTAATTTGAAACTTTTAAAGGATTACACAACTCTTAATATAGATGGGTTGAATTTTCTTTTCATTGGTGGGGCTATAAGTGTGGATAGAACCCAAAGAATTAAAGAAAATACAAGTAACATTAAATATGGTAGTAAAAAAAGGTGTTATTGGGAAAAAGAAGTATTGGAATACAAACCAGAGATTGTTAAATCTTTAAAAGATATAGATATTGTAATAACACACACTGCTCCAGATTGGTGTAGTCCAAGCAATAAATTGGGATTTGGAAGTTTTGTTGAAGATTGGAGTAAATATGATAGGTCTCTTATTACAGACTTACTTTCCGAAAGAAATCAAATGTCAAATTTATTTCTAGATTTATACGAAAACAATAAAATAAAAAAACACTTTTATGGACACTTCCATGATAGTAAATTTGAAACATATGATGGAGTTGATCATCACCTACTTGATATTAATGAATTTTATACATTAAATATAGATAGATAAAAAACATTTTTTATTTACGATATATAACTTCAAGTTTGATAAAAGAGATTGGGCCCCACAAAGGGGTTCAAAAAAAAAATTTCTATGTTTAACACACTTACTTACCATGCTCTCGTACAAAAGATGCGAGACTTTTTTTTGCAAAAAGGATTCTATGAAGTCCCCACGCAATCAAGACTGTCAATACTAGCAGCTTGTGAAAATCCTCACTCAATAACCACCTACAATTACCAAGGACTGGTTTGGCCACTTCCTCAAACGGGGCAAATGTGGTTAGAGTATGAATTACTCAAAAATCCAGAATGGCCAGGATGTTTCTGTATTTCTACATCTTATAGACAAGAGAAAGATCCAATTCCTGGAAGACACGAACTAATTTTCCCAATGTTTGAATTTGAGTCTAAAGGAGGCATTGAGGAAATGAAAAAACTTGAATCGGAACTACTTGAACATCTAGGATTCTCAAAACCTGTTGAAGTAAAGTATGACGATGTTTGTGAGGAGTATGGTGGAGTCCAAATCCTTGAGAACGAACACGAACAAAAAATGTGGAATGAAAAGGGTTCTGTAGTTTCTCTACAATATTTTCCAAGAAGAACAAACCCATTCTGGAATATGAAGAATAAAGATGGGCAAATTTTCAATAAAATTGATGTTATTCTCTATGGTCAAGAAACTATTGGTTCTGCTGAAAGAAGTTGTGACATTGAAAAAATGAGAGAAATGTTCTATACTATTGAAGATGGAAAATATTCAGATAAACTTTTTGAACTATTCGGTAAAGAAAGAGTTGAAAATGAATTAGAAGAATTTTTCAAACATGATTTCTTTCCAAGATTTGGAGGAGGAATTGGAATGACTAGATTAGCAAGGGCTTACGAATTGTTACAAAAAGAAAAGGTCACCACTCAAATAGAAGAAAATGTTTATTGAGCCACTTATAACTCAAAAAAACGTAGGATGGATTGAAGTAATCTGCGGATCAATGTTCTCGGGTAAAACCGAGGAATTGATCCGTAGATTAAATCGTGGTATTTTAGCTAAAAAAGAAATATATATCTTCAAACCAAAAATTGACGATAGATACGACGAAAAAAACATCGTATCTCACAATAAAAAATCAATTAATTCTATTCCGATAGAAAGTCCAAACGAAATACTACAACACATAAAAGATGGTGGGATTATTGGAATTGACGAGGCACAGTTTTTTGATAATTCCCTAATAGATATAGTGGAGTATTTAGCTAATAAGGGATTTAGAATTATAATTGCTGGGTTGGATATGGATTACTTGGGAAAACCATTCGGACCTATGCCACAATTACTTTCTATTGCGGAATTTGTTACCAAGGTTAACGCAATATGTATGAATTGTGGAGGAGTTGCGTCTCATACATACAGATTGGATTCCTCCGAAGAGCAGATTCTAATCGGATCGACTTCTAAATACGAAGCAAGATGTCGTAAGTGCTACTCACTCTAAATTCAAGAATATTTAGTTTGCCCAGTTGGATAATTAGGTAAAGATAATCTCTGATTTGCATTATCAGCAAACACTAGATACTTTGAATCGTCTCTAACAATCGATTGATTCAATATTGTAGATTGTTGATTTTTAGGAATTATTTGAGTGAACATTCTCAAATTAGTAATCTTCATATCACAAGATTGTAATCTAAATTGTTCATTCTCAATTAACATATCCACTGGTGTATGAGGTAAAGATTTTGAATAAACTAATCTTAATTCAGTTGAATTTAATAAAGCTCCTCTGTTTTCATTATTAATATTTCGTTTATAAAGGAATTGATCAACAGTCCTATTCCTTTGGTCAATATTGAGAATATAACCATACCAAGTTTCTTCTTCAATTCCAATCGCACCACCACTAGTAGCACCTAGAGTTAAGGGATACTCAACATTGTTTATTGTTGTGGTTATTTGATCATGTTTCAAACTAACTTTGAATCCTTGATTGGTGTTTTCGTCATAATAAGTTGATAGGTAATAATTATCATTTACAGTGTAATTATTAATATTAAACCAACAAGTAAAGGATATATTATCAGACTTTGAGTAACTTGACTTGATCTTTCTATAAACGACAGCATCACTTGTAAATGTAGCACCAAATAAACCAGTTGATAAATCATAATTTGTTCTACTGATAACATTTTCAGCATTTTCCACCAATTGTTTAATTATAGGAGCCCCGATAAATGTTCTCAAATCATCTCTAGTAAGAGGTTTGAATTGTTCTTTGTTAGCAACTGCTGCCTTGTCTTCTTGCTTTTCTTTTCCAAAGAGTTCATCAATAGTAGAGTTCTTTGTAAGAGATCTGACTTTGTCGGTAATTGTTTGATTCGCTCCAATAATGTTGGCCTTTTGAGTGTATTTCTTCAACATTACCTTGTAATAGATGGCGTAATTATTGAAAGACCTAAACGGTTGAGCGTGTTCAACAGTGAACATTCTGTTTATCTCTGCGAACCAAAGGAAGTCTTCTTTTGAAGGTCTCTTCTCTACTCCAAATGCTTTCTTGAAAATCTCTTTTGGTATATGGATTTCAAAACTATCAAATAGAGATAAATCAAATTGATTTATACTACCATTGTTTTCAGGAAATTGATTATTCTCAACTGAAACTTTAACCAATGCCTCACACACATAGTTAAAAAGTTGGTATTCGTGAAACGTATAATCTGTTCCCTTTTTATCTGGGTCAGTGAGGAAATATACAACTTCATGTCCAAATATTTCATTTGAATCATTACTCAATTTATTTAAAAGTGTATTTACCTGATTTAACTGGTATGGTTTGAACAACTGATTTTTCTGATCATCTGTTAAAGTTGGTAAAGTATTTGTTTGAATTTGTTGAGTAAGTAATTGTGATTGACCACCAGTAGGAAATTGATTAGCATTTGATGGGTCTCCAACAATATTTAATTTTAACGAGTTAGCATTTTCCCTAACACCAAAAAGATTTGTTTTTTTGTAATCTAAACTAACATTTTGAAAATCACCTATTAAATTAATATCATGAATTTTAGTATTTGATTCACCAAGATAAGTCAAAAGATATTCAATTTGGAAAAATCTGATGGGTGTGATTCTTGCTGTTGAAATATTTTCTTTATTTAGAAATTCCCAATCAGTGACAGTCCTCCCATAATCTTGTGAGTATCTATACTTAATTGTAACATCATTAATATCACCAGTATAAAGAATTTCAACATCTTCAATTTTAAATACTTTGTAAATATAAGGTGGTTTTAGAATAACTTCTGAATTATTTTCTGTTAGTTGTATGGTCTTGTCACCAGTTTCAATAACACGTTCTAAATCCCCCAGTAATTTGTATTCTAATAGTTTCAACACCCCAATGTCGGAAGTGCCCTTTCTAACAAATCTTAAGTCTAAATGTAAGTTATCGGTAGTATTGAATGGTGGGAAGTTAATTATGTTTGATGGTAAGTTACACCATTCTGTCCAAGATAAACCATTTCGGCTTATTCTGAACTCTGCATTGAGATACCTTGTATCTGTTTTACCAGTATAGTCAAAGGTGAATGTTTTGAATTTTTCAACACCATAGACCTCCGCAAAACTTACACTATATTCTTGACCCGAGTAAGAAAAGGTTGGAGCAGCATTTGGACCAGTTGCACTTATTGGAAAAGAATCAGATATTGTAATAACACCATTTGAACTATCTTTAATTATTTGTGGCATAATTATATATATTTTATATTTTTTTTGGCAATCCAAGATATTTGTAGTAATTTTGTATATGGTAAATTATAACCAAAATACAAATATGGAAATAAAAGAAAAATTTATTGAATTAACAAATAGAACCTATCCACACGGTACGGAACAAGACCTATTTCATTTGCTACCCGAAAATCTAGAAACCGATGAATTCGGAAATAAATTCATCATTATTGGAGAAAATCCAACTACTTTATTCACTTGCCATCTTGATACCGCCTCTTCTACTGTTACTGATGTAGTGCATAAGTTTGATGGAGATTTTATTAAAACAAATGGTTCATCAATTCTTGGAGCTGATGATAAGGCTGGATGTGTGATTTTGCTAAAAATGATTGAAAACGGAATTAAAGGAATTTATTACTTTTTTCTTGGTGAGGAAAGGGGGTGTATAGGTTCTAGGAAACTTGCTAACAAACATAAGACCAATCCACTTCCACATATTACAAAAGTAGTATCATTTGACAGAAGGGGAACTGATTCGGTAATCACACATCAACTTGGTGGTAGGTGTTGTTCTGATGAATTTGGGGATGCGCTCTCACATCAGTTAAACATTAATGGTAGAGATTTTAAATACTCTACTGACCCTACTGGAATTTATACCGATTCAGCTCAATTTATAGATATATACCCAGAGTGTACAAATATATCCGTTGGATATTACGATGAACACACAACTCACGAAAGACAGAATATTGATCACCTGAAAAGACTTTCAGAATCAGTACTAAAGGTTAATTGGGAAAAACTTCCAATAAAAAGAAATCCTAAAATAAATGATTTTTATGAAGAAGAGGATTATGGTTACTTTGGGGGATATACCTATGATACAAAACCAACTAGTTCGTTTAAAAAGAAAACTGTGTACTTTATAGATCCTATTTACAATTACAGGTCATCAGTTACCTTTAGTAGTTATAGTAATAAAATATCGGAAATGGAATTATCTCCTGATAGACTTCAACAAGAGGAGGATAGAATACACGACTTGTTTAGATCGTTTAATATAGAATTTGAAAGTTTCAGATGGGATGGTGCTTGTTTGTATATTACATATAACGAAACGCACACTTCAACAATGTATAGACAAGAACTTGCTGAATATATTGGTGGTTTTGATTTTTGGAAATCAGAATGTGATTATGATGATTTCTGATTTAAGTAGTCAATAATTGCATTATTGGATTGGACATAACTATAGTCTAACCTTAATGTTCTCCAATTAAAATTGTAAATTGGGAAACTTGGATTTAACTCTCTTGAAAGTATCCTTTTATAAATAATACAATTTAAAATATCTTGTTCCTGACAACCCCTCAATTTTGATTCAGGATGGGGGTTGGAGTTCGGAGATACTTTAAGGAGATCTTTATTTTTACAAAGTTCTTTCCATTCCTTAACTAATTCTCTTGATTTTAAAGAATTACGAAACACCATTTGACCACAATTCATCAAAAATGAATCCTTCACAACATTTTGTTCAATTTCATTTTCAATTAAATAATCAACCGTGTAGTTTTTAACAAAATTTTTCACGTAACAACCATTAAGTTCAAACCTTAACCAGTAATCGGATTGATTATCATCCATCAGCTTTATCAATAATTTTTCCAAATTATTCCAATCTGTTTGCCAATAACTAGGATACTTATTGAAATTTATATCATGCCATAAGACTATACTACCTTCAGGTACAATTGATAAAACATAATCAATTAAAAATGGTTTAAAGTCAAAATAACCTAGTTTATTCCCGTTTTTAAAATCAGTTTCTTCCTCCCATTCATTGCATACCCAATCACTATCTGGTAATTCTTTTATTGTTCTCTTATTAAAAATAAACATATCTTCAAAATATGAAGAGATACTTTTATCTACTTCACGTTTTATTTGACGTAAATCATAGCACCCATCAACGTCAGGGCCTTCTGTGTAAAATGATAGAAAATACATAACTTAAATTATATATTTTAAAGTAAAATAAAGTCCAAAAAATATTATAGAGTATATGTATCATGATCTTGCATGTTTTGCGTTTTTTTTCACCTCCAAAACTTACAAATCCAAGAACATATAATAATAAAACAAAGTGTGTACACTATGCTGACAAACGAAAATCAACCAAATAATGAATTGATACAAGAGGAGACTAATTACCCAAAGGTATCCAATTCGCTTCAAGACGACGATGATGAAGCTGATAAATTTAAATCTGCAAAAAAACCAACCGATCCCAAGTCCAAAACACCGGTACTTGATACATTTAGCAGAGATTTAACCAAGTTAGCGGAAGAATCAAAGATTGACCCAATTATTGGTAGAGAAAAAGAAATTGAAAGGGTAAGTCAGATTCTCGCCAGAAGAAAAAAGAACAATCCAATACTTATTGGTGAACCTGGTGTAGGTAAGTCCGCCATAGCGGAGGGACTAGCATTGAGAATAGTTCAAAGAAAAGTATCAAGAGTTCTCTTCAATAAAAGAATTGTTACCTTGGATTTAGGTTCAATGGTTGCTGGTACAAAGTACAGAGGTCAATTTGAAGAGAGAATAAAAGCTGTAATGCAGGAGGTTGAAAAAGACCCAAATATAATTCTTTTTATTGATGAAATTCACACTATTATAGGCGCTGGTGGATCTAGTGGATCACTTGACGCTTCAAATATGTTTAAACCGGCCTTGGCACGTGGTGAAATTCAACTTATTGGAGCTACAACCCTTGATGAATTCCGCAAACATATTGAAAAGGATGGTGCTCTTGAGAGAAGATTTCAGAAGGTTGTGGTTGAACCAGCTTCACCAGAAGAGACTCTATTAATCCTACATAATATTAAGGATAAATATGAAAGTCACCATAATGTTAATTACACCGATGAAGCTATTAAAGCTTGTGTGGACTTAACTACCAGGTTTATGACTGATCGTTTTTTGCCTGATAAAGCTTTAGACGCACTAGATGAAGCTGGATCTAGGGTTAATATTTTTAATATTGAAGTTCCAAAGGAAATTACCGATATTGAAAATAAAATACTTGAAGTTAAAGAGAAAAAAACAATTGTAGTTCGTAATCAAAGGTATGAGGAAGCAGCTCAATTACGCGATGTTGAAAAACAACTGCAACAAAATCTTGAAGATTCAAGAAAGAAATGGGATGAAGATCAGAAAAATTCAAGAAAGACAGTTGACGAGGATAGTGTTGCTGATGTAGTTAGTATGATGACTGGCATTCCTATGAGGAAAGTTTCTCAAAAAGAGAATGAAAAACTATCTTCATTAGCATCAATAATTACGTCAAATGTAATTGGACAAGATGACGCTGTTCAGAAGGTAGTGAAGTCAATTCAAAGAGGTAGGGTAGGTCTGAAAGATCCAAATCGTCCAATCGGGTCTTTTTTGTTCTTGGGACCAACAGGTGTTGGAAAATGCGTTACAAAAGATACAAGTATAACCCTTCGTAATAAAAAGACAGGTGAAATATATACTTGCACGATATTTGATTTATTGCAACAAATATCCTAAAAAAATATTTAAATAATATGGAAACAAATACTGAAGAAAAAGAAGTTAAAGTTTACAGTCCTCTATGGGAAAACTACTTGGAGAAATTAAACGATTTAGGATTGGAAGAAAAAACAAAATGGATGAAAATTGTTGATCCTCTGGTAGAATTACCTTTTGTAACAAAAAATTATTTTCCACTGGCAGAACGTGAATTTTTGGAAAAATTAGAAAGTGATGAATCTTTCAAAGAAAAATGGGGTCAGATCTGACCCCATTTTTCTTTATCCTAATCTATCAATTGAATATTGTAAGTTCTGTTGGACTCTAGGTATGTAATGAGTTGGTAGTCTGTTTTCATTTAATAATTTCTCACAAGCTGATTTTGAATCCAAATAATTTTTTGACCAAAATGAAACTATTGAGAACTCATCTAAAACACCGTAATTATACATCCACGATTCTATGAACAGAGAGTCCCTAGGAATTTGAATAGTTATAGCTTGCTTACCAATCATGTAACCTTGATGATGAAGAGCATTTATCCTACAAGTGTATAAGGCCCCATATAGACATTCTACTCTGTAAGGTATCAACTCATTTCCCCGCAGAAAAGTTTGTATTACATCTTCCTTTGTATATCCCAAATCTCTCATCATATTAGCTGCATTGAATAAACTAACATATTGTTCCTCATTCCAATATCCCATGTCTGCTCTTTTTAGATAACATTCAAGGGATTTTTCAATATTACCAGAATCTCTGTAAGACTGAGCTAGATAGAACATATATCTTGATGATATCCAATTTCCCTTTTCTTCTTTTGAGATAGCATCTTCTAGCAGTTCTATATCACGTAGAAATTTATTACCACTGCGGTTTCTATTACTATCTTGAATTGGGTTATTTTTTATGCCTTCTAAAAAGCCACGACTCCCACCAATTGACAAATCTAAAAATTCGTGAACAACTCCAACGTATCTGAAGGGTTTTTTATTTGAGGTTAATTGAGGTCTATTATACAAGTGACTACCCATAACTGTTTGAATGTCATAGTAATCAAGATCTAATTGATTTTTGAAATCTTCAACACTAAACCCTTCAGAATAAGTCAAGATTTCGTCAGCATCAATCATTAATGCGTAATCAATCCATTCTTTATCTCTTAATTTCTCTAAAGCAAAAGATCTATTGTAAGCAAAGTTCTGCCAAGGTTCTGAAATTATCTCACCTTTGATATTATTGTTTTCTAACCATGATTCAATTGTTTTAATAGTATTATCTGATGAACCAGTATCAACTATTTGAACCCAATCAATTATGGGTTTTACGGAATTTAAACATCTTTCAATAACGTGAGATTCATCTTTTACGATTATACAGAATCCAATTTTTTTCACAGGTTTGGTTTTACTTTTTATATTATTTTTAATTTTTAAGTTTTTGTGTTATATTTGTCATGTGAAATTTGATAACTATAGATACATCTATCCACCAAGACCGAAGAATGCTATATCCCCAAGTGAATTAAATTTTTGGGATAATAAGTCTCTCATTGTGCAACCAAAGTTTAATGGATCAAATACTACGATTTATACTGATGGTAGGAAAATAATCACCATGAATAGACATGGGCAAAAACTTACAAATTTTAAGATCAAGGATAATGAAATTTTAAATCTGCACAAATCTGGTTTGGGTAAGTGGACCGTTATAAACGGTGAATATATGAATAAGGGAAAAGTTGATGAAAAAAAAATAAACTTTAATGATAAATTTATAATTTTTGATATTTTAGTTTTTAATTCAGAATATTTAGTTGGTGAAACTTTTGCTAATAGGATTGAACTTTTAAACAATACTTTTCCAATATACAATATTGGTTCCTCAACTTACAGTTTGTTTTCTGAAAATATAGGAATTGTTAAAAGTTATGAAAGTGGATTTTCAAATCTCTTTGAAAATCTATCAAAAATTGATATGATTGAGGGGTTAGTTATGAAAAGAAAAACCGCAAAGTTGGAAATTGGAAATACTGAAACTAATAACACCAAGAGTCAATTGAAATGTCGGAAACCAACCAAGAATTATAAATATTGAAATTGAATATATAATTATGTATGTTCAAATATTTACACAAATTTCAATCTTTCTTTGAAGCAACTCTTAATATTCAAGAACTAGAAAAACCAGAGAAATCTTCTTCAAAGAAGAGAGGTCAAGTTCTTGTTAATAAGTTAAAATCAAAAGATCCAATTAAGAAAAAGGATGGTAAATTAGTTACTGTTGACAAGATGTATGTGGATGGTGATTGGGAAGAACCATTGGATGCTGTAGACCAAATAACGACAGATGGTGAATATGACCAGGAAAAGGGTAAAGAATATTTTATAAAGAACTTCACACCTGATATGGATCCCAAAAAGTACAAGTATAGGGGAGTTTTCAAAGATGATGATGGTGACGAGTTTGGATTAACTCAAATTTTCAAATCTGTTGATTTTGGTTCAAAAGGAGCTGGAGTTGATACTGGAACTAATGAAGTTTTGCAAGCAATATTTATAGGAATCAGATTGGAAAGTAATGAGGACTTGAGTGCGGAAACTATAAGAAAGAGTTACCAAAGATATCTTATTGAAAGTGAAAAATCACCAACAGTAATGGTTGATGATAAATATGAAAATATTGATGATGAAAAATTGGAAAAGTTTTTATCAAGTCCAAATTGGGTAGAAACATTTATCAACATACCAAACCTTTTATTTTCATATGAAAAGGTTGTGGATAAACAATTCTCTCCTCTAATAGACCCCCAAAAATCATATCTGGTCTATCACACAAGTTTTAAATCCGATAAATCTCCATATTTAATTCTAAAAAAGAAATTCTTACAACTTTCTAAACTATCTAGATCCACAAAAAAAGACTTTAGTAAGGTAAATTTCAATAAGTTTTGTCCTGGTGATGTTTATCTGTTTGAGCCAAACTCAATCGGTGAATTCAAAAATGATATTGATAATTGTTCAGATATTGATCAGTTGATCAAAATTTGTGAACGTTATTATAATGAGAGTAGACTCATTCCAATATCACTGAAAATGGTAAAAGTTGGTGGTAGTTACAGTATAATTACCAATAACGAGATTGGTTCAAATTCACCTCTATTCCTAATTGATAAGTTTATAATAAATGATGATCCATATAGGGGTATCAATTCAAAGATCAAAACTTCTTCTATTTGGTTCTACAGGAAAGAAAATGTACATAGAGACAGGACTATAAATTTTGATTCGTCTGATACATCAAAATATACAGAGATTGATGGTGAAGTTGATGGATCAACTTCTAGACATGGTAAAATTTCTCTTGAGCAAATAATTAGAATTATAAGAAAGAATAAACAATTAAATAAGATTGAATCAGTGAATGATTTGAAAAAATTAACTATTGGAGAGCTGGATGAGAAATTAATGAAATTGTTTGAAGAGTTAGACTCAAAGAGTGGAAATAAGATTCAATACAATTTATCTGATAGAGGATCAAAGATAGAAGGTAGTGAGAAGAAAATAATTTCAAAAATTCAATCTTTACAAGTTTTAAAAACTTTTTTTGATATTTATTCCAAAGACGAGAAAATAGCGAACATTATAATGACAGATATTATGAAATTTGCTTTATCAATTCAAGTTGACTACTTCCTAACTCCTTACTATCTAAGGGTAATCTAATTTACCTTTGACTTGACTTCCCAGAAATCGTGTGGAATCATATCTCTGTAGATATCTTCAAACATATCCATAAAGTATTCAAATTCTGGCCTCAAAGCTTTTTCAAAACTATCAATGTAATTTTTCCCCTTACTTGATCCAAAATGTACGTTATTATTAAAGTCTGTAATTATATAAATATCAAAACTTGATTTATTTATGGTAATTTTAGTTCTGAAAATTAATTCATCACCCTCACACCTTAAATCATAAACTTGAACTTTGATCACATCCTCATCATAAATCCGATTGATTGTTTTGGAATTGAAAAAATAATCTTCATCGTCTTCATTTTTAAGAAAAGGATAAAGACCCAAATTAAATGTTTCCTCGGGTGTCATTAGTTCATTAAATTTCTTTATCCCTTTGTTTTTCATAATCTATATATAATTTTGAATATATAAGTAAATATATTAGGTATGCAAAAATTCTCAAATTTAAGACCCGAAGAGGAATCAAAGTTTAAAAAAGATGATGTACTTTTTAAAAATGGATCTATGAAAGTAGTAAAGTACGAAGAGTGGCCAGTTATCACAGACAAAGACGCAGTTATCTGCATTCCGTACCTCACCGAATTGAATAAGTTTATTATCAGACAAGAATACATACCTTCTTACAAGTATAAAGAAGGTCAACAAAATCACTTGTCTTGCGTCGGTGGCTCAATTGAAATGGGTGAAACACCGGAAGAAGCTTTATTTAGAGAATTACAAGAAGAAGCTGGAATTGTTTTAAGGGATGGTTATACAATTGAATTTGACAAACCTTTATTTTTTATGAAGGGTTCGGCTAACAAATTTTATTCCGCTATAATACCTTTGACTGAAAATGATTATCATGAGGTTGTTATACAAGGTGATGGTAGTTTATTAGAGAAAATGAGCCAAACTGCAAAAGTTGATATTAAATACTTAAACTCTATGTTCCCGTCGGATGTGGTTACGGAATATATGTTTATGAAATTAAGACAGTTTGCTAATCTGTAATCTCAACAGTTGAGGTTCTACCCTCTCTTTTCATTATTCCTAATATCATTGATTGGACTTGCTTATTAAAGTCTTTTGAATCTGGTGTTACATATTCATCTATTCTAACTCTAAGTCTATTATCATCTCTATATGTTTTAGATAACCATTCACCCCAAACAGATCTTAACCATTCATCACCCCCTTCAAAGTACTCTAGCCAATCTAAATTGAATTTCATCGTTAAGAATGGGTGTCCATCTTTCCAATAGTTTTTTACTACCTTGGTTTCTAGGTTGTCCTCTATAACTTCTTCCAAAGCTCTGACTATTTTGTTTTGGAATTCATCTACATAAGCATCTACTTGCATATTACTATATAAATCCCTAATTTCATCAATAGTATCTTCATCTATTTCATATAGTAATTTACCAATATTCTTTATTCCAACCTTTTGAATCCTTGAAATCAATTCTTCTTTGGAATTTATACCAACACCAACAAGAGTTTCATACTCATCTTCATCAACTTCTTTGATTTTTTCGAAGTCTGTCACTAGATAATCTACTAATAATTGAATAGTTTTTATGTTTAAATAATAATCAAACAGTGACTCAACATCTGGTCTATCTGCATAGTCCCAATATCTATCCCATAGTGATTCAAAACCATTATCATCAACTAATATATTGTAGTAATCATCTCTTGAGGAAACCAAATATCCAGCATATGTATCAGCTGGATATGTTACATAAGCCTGTTCCTTATCATCATAATAAACTTCCAATTTATCATCAAAATCGTGATATTCAAATATCATCTTATCGGTTAGATAAAGTGACTTATACCAAATAAGATTTATATTAATAGTTGAAACACCAACTATATCATCTGGTTCTACTTCATATTCAATACCACCCTTTATTGTTAATTTGTCCAACTGAAGCATACCATCATCATCAAATAGTTCTATTTTACCAAACTTTGGTTTTATTCTTTTTATGAATGATGTTAAAACATATGTTAGGTTTTCATCTGATAGTTCATTTTTTCTTGTCCCACTCATTATCTTAGGACTTACTTCAACTCTAACACAAGGAGTTAATTCCCTTTTATTCAAAACTTTTACTAAATTATAAGGTGTGTCTTCTGTTTGATCTATAAATGAAAATGTATAGTTTATTATATAACCACCTTCTTCTAATTCAAAAAGTAAATCTTCTATTTCTTCAGGTGTGATTGGCCAGTAATTTTTATATTTCAATTCTGGCCGTTCATACATAGTTCCTTGGAAAAGGTCTAATTGTTTCTCTTTTAACAAAAAAGTTTTCCAATCAATTAGGTGTTTTGACATAGAACATTTTTTTTTATTCGGAACTCCAAGAACCATCGCGACCAGATTTTTTCCAACCGGTTCTTCTTATTACCACTTGAAATTCATTCACTTCATATCTGTCTTTCCCTGATTCTAATTGATTGTAGAATCCATTTAGTCTTTCTGCCTTGGATAGTGTGGATTTTAGTGGGTTAACATTTAATCTTTTTACTCTTTCACCCAGTGATTTTGTGTATTTCACAAAACTATCAAGGGTATCATTGTCTTTATACATTTTTATTTTATACTCATACTGACTACTGTAAACTATAAACGAATATCCATCATCAATGATATCTAAAAAAATATCTTCTATTTCAGCAATTTCGGGGAAAACACTCCTTTCTTCCCTTATCATTTTATAAACTTGAAATATTTTTTCTTTAAGTTCGGGACTTCCAGAATTTACAACACCATAGAGTTTTTGAGTGGCTGCTTTATACTCATCATATCCACTTTCATAAAAGTTAAATAAATTCTCAGTTTCTGAATTATTAAAAAAAAGGTCCGATATTGAGTTTGTTGGTTTTGAATCTTCTGAAAAATAATAAACAATTTCCATTGCCATTTCTTCCGTGAACCTACCATCCACTGATTCATTAAATGTATTCCACCCCTTTATCATAAGGGTATATATTAAAGTTACAGATTTTTATTTTTAGAAAAAACGATACTATCAAACATATGTTTCAAGAGAATCCCTCCCATCGAAAATAACCACCATAGAATCGTGCATACCAGCTTTGTCACTCACAGACTCCCCCTTAGTGTTTATTCCACTAAATTTCAATCTACCTCTGATGAATCTAATCTCGGTTTTGTTTGGGACTATATGGTCATGAAATAATCTTGTAGATGTAGAGACCGGTAGGAGCATAACACAGAGTTTACCCTTTTTTGATTCCTCTATAGCTTTTATTACAAAAGACTCTTTTAATTTTTGTGAGTATGGTGGATTGATAAAGTTTCTTTCCTTCCATTCAACTTTCAAACCATCCCATTTTTCAATGTCATGATTTAGTGGACAAGGATCAAAATTGAAATCAAATTCTTTATTCAAATCATTGTAGAATGATGAGGGAGTTCCCCAATCATCTTTATGATTAAGATTTCTATTCTTCATAAAAATTATATGTAAGAATCATCAAAAGTTAACTCGGTCGGAACTCTTGGAAAATTTTTTCCTCTTTGAATTAGATTTTTCTCAACTCTTTCAGGTTTGAATAATTCCAGGATATATTTCTCTGCTTTTTCCACATCAAATGGTTTACAAGAAAACATATCTATGAATGTATATCCCTTGTCTTCAAATGAATGAATTGATAGATGACTTTCAGCAATTATAACGATTCCTGTGATTCCTCTGTCCTCAGGCACAAGACCTGAATATGGAAAAACATAAGGTTGAGTTATAGGTGTCATACCAATCATTTCTGGTAATTCTTTCAATAGTTCAAAATGTAAATTATAATTACTGAGGATTTCTTTTGGACAACCAATTAAATCTAGGGTTAGATGTGGACCGAAAGCGTCATTATTCATTTTTTAATACTTTATTTTTTTTTTTAAAAAAGTATATATTCATTATTAAGTTTCTATTTGAAATATATAAATGGTAATGAAAAGAATTTTTACCACCCTCAATGAATATGCCTCCTCACAAGAGTATGATAGGTTATTGCAAGTCCGTATGGATAAGATTTTTGATACTATCGAGGAATATAAGACAAAACATAAGATGAAAATTGAAGTTAGTGATGTAAACTTTGATGCCTATACAGATTTTTCAAAAAAACATTTATTAGAGATAAATGATTTTATTTCTAGTATTAATAAAGAGGGTAAGATTTGGCACTGTGATTTCCCCACTTTTTGGGTAAGTAAAATGGATGATTTGGGAGAGGGTCCACAGATCGATGAATTAGAAATAGAACAGATTCCAATTAGTATTGAGTATAAATATACTCACGTATATTATCCATTTGATCATAAGAAACGTGGATTTGACTATGAGTTAGAGGATAGGTACAAAGTAACATATAAGGGGTCTACAGATGAATGGTCAAGTGAAGAGTTACTAGAATTGATGAGGGATGGGGCATTTCATTCTGAGTATGGCATTATGGGATTAACACCGGAAGATGTTAAGAGATGCATTGATAGGATATAATTTTTTAATAAATTAGTGCCAATCTTTGAATTCTATACCTAATTCCTCAATTTTAGAAACCAATTCTGCTTTCAAATTACCATAATGTGGTGGGAAGTAATGTGGATGAAACTCAACAAATAATTTTTTTATTTTCCTAATCTGGTTAGTTTCAATTAAATGTTCCAGTACTGCGAATTCACTACCCTCAATATCCATTTTGCAAATTATATTTGAATCGTCTGGTAAATTTTTCAAAAATTCTGAAAAATTTAAACTTTCTATCTTTATTGGTTCAACGATACCACATCTTTCCAAATATTGATTTTTCATATCATCAATAACAATTGATGAAGCGTGACCATCAACATTTGATACTCCATCTGTGGGTGAATTTGACATACTCTTCACATGATTTTCTTGTTTGAAAAAAACATAACCGTCTTCAATCCAAACAGCTTTCTCAATTGGTGTTATGTTTGGATGATTTTTAGTACGTTCTACAATCATACATGCCGGATTCGCTTCAAATGAGTAAATATGATAGGTATCGTCAATAATCCCCATACTCAAAAATTGATTAATTCCCTCTCCTAGATGAAATCCACAGTCTAGAAATATATTTTGCATTTAATTTATATTAATTTTGATATTTATAATTCGGAAAAACATTAAAGTTTTTTTTTGTAAATTATTTTGAATTCTAAAAACATTCCATTATCTTTGTATTAAGAATTATAACGCACTTTTTAAAAAAACTATTTAATGGATATAAGAAAAAAATTCCTAAAATTAACAAAACGTACTTACCCTTATGGAACAGAAACTCAACTGGTTTCTTTTTTGCCACAAGGATATTTCATGGACAAACATGGTAATTACTATTATAAAATTGGTGAATCCAAGACAGCTTTCACTTGTCACCTAGATACCGCATGTAAAACACAAGTCACTGTAAATCATAAGATTGACAAGAATATAATTTCTACTGATGGGAAATCAATCCTTGGAGCTGATGATAAAGCTGGTATGACAGTACTACTTTACATGATAGAGAAAAACATTCCTGGTCTTTACTGTTTCTTTATCGGAGAAGAAGTTGGGTGTATTGGATCTGGTAAAGCTTGTTATGACTACGAATTCACCAATTATGACCGTATGGTTTCTTTTGACCGAAGGGGTACAGAGTCAATAATCACCTTCCAATCATCAAAAAGATGTTGCTCTGATGAATTCGCTAACGAATTGGCAAATAGATTGAATAAGCATGGACTAACTATGAGGTCGGATAACACAGGTGTCTACACTGATTCTGCTGAATTCATTGATGCTATACCAGAGTGTACAAATATTTCAGTTGGTTATTACCGAGAACACACAAACTTTGAGCATCAAGATATTGACCACTTGATTAAACTTTGTATAGCTGTTGCCAAAATTGATTGGGAAACACTTCCAGTTCAGAGAGATAAGACAAAGGTTGAATATAAGTCCTATTCATATAGTTCTTATAGTAACAAAGGATTTTCGTCTTACGATTATGATTCAAAAAAATACGGAAATGAAGCTGGATTTAGCACTTATGACTCTTGGTCAGGTTGGGACAAGTCTCCATCAAGGAGGAAAAAATATAAGAAAGAGTATGGTTACTATGACGATTTCTACTTTGAAGATGAAGAGAAGTATGACAAATATAGTTATGACCTAGATACTGGAGAAGAAAAAGTCGGAAGGTCTTACTATAACAGTATTGATAACGATATAACAGATTCTCGTAGCAATCCTTATGTCAATAAATATTCCTCTTTAAGAGAAATGGTTTATGATGATAGACTGACCGATGCTGAAGTTCTTACTCTAAAAGATCAATACTTTGATTTGACCGATAGAGAACAATTGGAAACTTATATTGATTTGAGAAATCAAGCGGCTTCCCTATAAGGACAAATAATTTCTGAAGATTTTATTTTTTCATCAGGAGCATTTTGTATCTTTGACTCTGGTATGTTGTGGCTAATTAATAATTTGCTACCCTTTTTTTCAACAATTTGTACTGGTGTGACCATGTTGTTATACCAGTATTCTATTAAAACCTTATCACCGATATTAAAATAATTTTTGTACTCTAAAATAAATTTCATACTTTTATATATTAATTATGAGAAAAGCAATTCAGATAACAAGGAACCTTTCAGTTGATCAAGAGTTTTTTCAATTTTTATTGAATAATTCATGTTTTATTTCTAATATCTTTATCAATCTAGAATTTGAAAATGAGATAAATTTCATTGCACCAACGGATGATATAGATAGGATTTCATATCTACCCTCTTCTAAATTTGTTAATAATGAAGATTTTGACCCCTTCGGTAAAGGTGTTGGTAGGGTAAATTTGAAGATTGGTAGATTCTTAAATAAATTCATTCCAAAAGAAATCATGGAAAAATTTAATATAACAAAATCCGATGTTGAATCTTTTGTTAATTTATACAAATCCTGGTTTGATAAAAGTAACTTTTGCTTTAAAGTAGTTAGTGGTGAAGAAATTAGAAAGTGGTACGATGAAGAAAACTACTTCAAACCAAATGGTTTGGCCATCGGCACACTTTGGAACTCATGTATGCGTTATAAAAAACGTTTGAAGTTTCTTGATTTGTATTGCGAAAATCCAAATATTAAAATGTTAGTAATGATTCAAGGAGAAGGTGATGATGCCAAGGTAAGAGCTAGATCTTTACTCTGGGAAAATGTAAATTTAATAAAAGATTTTTCACAAACACTTCCTGAAAATATAAAAATAATGGATAGAATTTATTCAGTATTTGATTCTGACGTTATAACTTTTAAAAAGTGGGCGAATGAAAATGGGTATATCCCAAAATTTGAACAAAATGCGAAATCACACCAGTTCTTTGATATAAAGGGAGAAGTTGTGAGACTCGGGTGCTCGGTTAAATTGGAAAAAACAAAATTCAATAATTATCCCTACCTTGACACATTCCCTTTCTTTTCTTGGTATGATGGTGTTCTTTGTAACGACGAATACAATTTCAACTGGGAGTATAAACTTGTGCAAGCGGATGGTACCTTGGAAAGACAAGAGCAAGAGGAGGATAATTATGAAGAGAATAATGACTGGTAATCTTAATTAGTCCTATATCTTTTCATTATTTCTATTAGAAATGGATCTCTAACGATTTCATCATCGGTGAATTCTATAAAACCTATTCCTGGCAGTCCTTCTAGTCTGTCAATAGCATCTTCTAGTCCACATTTCTCGCCTTTCATAAGTTTAAGGTCAATTTGGTCGGTATCTCCTAGAATAACAAGTTTTGAGTTCTCACCCATACGAGAAATGAAAGTTTTCATTTCAGTTACTGTGCAGTTCTGACTTTCATCAAAAATACAAAATGATCCAACAGATTGACCATCTGATGTATATTGCCCAAAAGTAGAACCCCTCAAAAAGTTAAGTATGGTTTCCTTTATGAATCCATTGTCCTTTAAATATTTGGTTTGATAACTACCAACAAGCTTTATCAAATTATCATAAAAGTGTGTGTAGTAAGCTAAAGTTTTTTCATTTATATCACCTGGTAAGGCACCAAGTCCTCTTTGTGATGTAATCTCAACAATTGGCTTTGTTAATATTATTTGACCAATATTCATATCTTTATTTTTAAGACATTCCAAACCAGCCATTAGGGATATCAAAGTTTTTCCGGTACCGGCACTGCCACGGACAAATGTTATCCGATTGTTCAAAATTGTATCAAAAAGCTCCTTTTGCTTTTTATTTTTGAATTTGCAATTAATTTTATATTGAAATGTGCGGAGTTGGTCTTTTAGATAGTTGTCCATCTCCTGCATTTCCTGCATCTCTTGTTCAATTGTTTTTTTAGCCCTTGGTTTAATTTTTGGCATTTTTTTAAGGTTTTTTTATTATATATTCCCAAGTTCTTTATCCGAGAAGGGTGTTTTAATATATAAACAAAGAATTACATTCAATGTTGAAAGAGAGAGAAGAATTGATTTACGATTTAATATTTTCCGAGATAACTGAATATAAGATAAATATCTCTGAATATATTGAAGACATCTACAAATATGACAGATTCATTGATGATATAAAGTCAGTTTTGAAAAAATCAAAGGTGGCCATAATCAAAGAAAAGGTTGATTTGGAGGAAACGAATGTTATTTGGAATCTAAAAGTAAAAAAATAAACGATGTGGAAAAAAAATTCAGATACTGGTAAATGGGTCTTCACTACTGACTCAATAACAAAAGATGTTTATGAATTTTATAAACAAGAACTCAAATCGGTAAGACTTTATTCAAAATGTTTGAGTGGGTCAACTTACTTAAAAATAAATGATTTTGAGAATCTATATCCGGAATTGCAAAACGAAAGAATTGGATTCTATATCGGCACACAAAGTGTGCCTGTTCGTGGACCCCAAATAAGATTAAATGATATTACTAGAAGAGAATTTTATGATAAGTATCTGAAGGAAGATGCTTTCACTCTCAAAAATTTATTCACACCTGAAAGATTATTAAGTGATCAAGGTACAAATTTTAAATACGTAGATGTAGCGACTACCGAGTCAATAACATTAACACAAATACAGAATTTAACCATTGATGGAATTGTTCTTAAAAACGGAGATAGGGTATTGGTTAAGGATCAAATATCAGTTGTATCAATTTCTCCGACTACAGACATTGATAATTATTTTAGGAACGTCATAACAGTTTCTAATTATTATTTTCAAAGTGAAGATACGAATAAAAATTATTATTATTACAACTCTGAAAACGGCGTTTACAAATATGATGGGTCACTTTTGATCCGTGAAAAGGATCTTTATGATTATGATTCAGCTTACAAATACGCTGCATATGTTAGGAGAGGTAATTTGAATGGTGGTAAAGAATTTCATTTACAAAGACAAAAGTTTGGATATTTTCCGACCGATGATTATAATGCTGAATTTTCTGAAAAGAAAAATTGGGTTTTAAGACACAGAGTTGATTATAACAATATCTATGATGTGAATATTTATGATGTTACAAATCATGCTACACAGTCAATATATGATGTTGTAAGTTCCAAAACTTACTCAATTCCACAAAGAACAATTAGTGTTGGTGAATTTGGTGTAATTTTTGCTAACCAAGAAAGACTTTCCTCAAATGCTACTTATAGTATAACAAATGTAATACCTAGCAAATACAAAGTAAATTTATTTTCAATTGCTAATTGTTCAAAGCATTATTGGATTTGTGGGGACGAGGGTCATATTTTGAAAATGAATAAGATTGATTTCTCAATAGAAAAAGTTAAAATAGATGAAGAACTACCTTTTATGTCAATTGATTTTTACACAGATCAATTTGGTATGGCTGTTGGAAAATTTAATAATATTTATTTTACAAGAGATTTTGGATCACAGTGGTTCAAATTAGAATTTCAAGAATTTGAAGAGTATTCATATAACAGAGTAATTCATTTTGATGAAAACACAACTTATGTTGCTGGAGAGGCGGGTATTTTTATTGAATTTTTATACACGGAGGGAAATTGGACGGCTTACAATAGAGCAGTGGTTAAAGATTTGACCGATGATGACGAATATTTATTAGTTGATGATATCACTGATTTAAAGAGATCTAAATGGACAACTTTTAATGCCTTTACATTTTCACAAGATCAATCTTCCACATTACAAGGTAGATTGGTTTATGAAAATTCTCTTTTGGATAATTACAGAGTGATGGAGATTTCTATAAGTTCAGACCAACTTATCCCATCAAATGCGTTTTATACAACTGCAGCCGCCAAACTTTTTATAGGTGTTTCTGTTAGTAATACAGAATATATGAATAGTGGTGGGACGAGAGGATTCCTCAGGAACAATTCATCTTGGGGACAGGCGGCTTTACCAACTCTAAAAACTCAAGTTGATCTTTGGAAGAATATTTCATTCTCCCCAACAACAGATTTTAGTTTCACATTTAGTTTACCATTAGATGATTATGGTAATTTGGTAAATTCAACATACTTTGTTGATGTGGATGTAAGACACAATTGGGATGTTACGACAAATGTAGTTCAGGGTAGTTATAATTCAACTATCACAAAATATAAATTCCAAACATACAATAACGATTTCCTTTTGATGTCTGGTAATAGTGGGGTGGCTGTTTGTTACGACATTAATAATTCATTTCGTAATTTAGATAATAATTTCATATTTTTATCTTTCACTCAAACTACAACAGATATTAAGACAATTGAAAGACATAGAAGTGATATTTATGTTGGTGCTGATAGGGTATATAAATTTCCAGTTACTGATTTGGGAACTTACTCAAATTCAACTATTAATGAGGCAAACATTACTTTAAGACCTCTTGAAAATAATTATGTTAATAGACTAGTTGCTGCAACCAATTCCTTGTTTGTCGTTGGAAATGGTGGTCTTAATAACTACATTAACTTTTTGGATGTAGTAAATCCGACATTTTCGGTACCACTTGACCCATCGTTTAATGGTAGAATTAAATCAAAATTTTTGATGCTTGACTATGATGTGGCATCAAAGGTTAATTTCTTCACTGATGAGGGCGAGTATCGTCTTCCACAAATTGGTACATTTTCTTCTCAAGCTGCTTTTACATCTGTTGCTGGAACACAGTTATTTATAGGATCAATTGCTGGTCAAAGAAGTTGGGTGAATTATTCAATGGACTCAACAAAGACTTTTAGGTATTACAGTATAATGAATGATGCCAATGCGGTTAGATTTAATGGGACATTCTCATACAGAACCACATCAGATCCGGTTGCGATTCCTGGTAATAGGATTGGTAGGACACAAAGTTTTTTTGGACCATCTACCGCACAGTCCTTGGCCCCAAGTGTTTATTCTACAACTCAATCAAAATACTTTCATCCAGATGCTGCTCAAGGTAATACTTGGAGACCCGCAACTGGAGTTGCTTATATGAGTGGTTTTCCTGGTGGGGCCTCTGCTGAAGAAACATATATAATGTTTTACGATGAAATTGGTATTGTGGTTAGAAAGTTTACATCACTTCCCTCTTGTAATACCAACAACAGAACAGAAGTTGGTGATGTTATACAAATAAGTTCTAAAGTAATCGACACTACCTTCGTTGTTAACAGGATGGAGTGGTTTTCTGGGAACTTTGCAAACGCGGGCGCTTTAACTCAATATTTTGGTAGACCCGCTAATTTTCCAACCGTTGGTGGTAATCTAATTTTTGAATTTCAATATTTTTATAATAATCTAAACTCATCTATTACTGCTGAATTAACGAATAGTAGTGCTAATTTAACATATAGAAACTTAAACAATTATAAAACAATAACAGAATTATCCTCTAATATATCAAAACACCCAATAGGAGAGGCGTATGGATTGAGTTTTTCTCCAATATCCACTAGTGAGCCTTTCATTTTTGGCAAATTCAATGATAAGACGGCTTATTATAATTTACAGGCTCAAGTTGGTTTTGTAAATGCTGGTGTGAATAATGTCTCAAAGCCGATGGCTTACAAAGATACTTTTCTTGATTTCGGTTTTTCCCCAACTTATAATTTAAGTGATTACCTTAACAAAATCAATCCAAGTGTGTTTACCGCGACCAAAAGATTTGGTGTGTTAGCCACATTTTCTGTAACCGGTAGAGGCACTACTAATTGGACAAGAGATAAAGTTCATTTCAGCACAGCTCCGCTTTCAACCCAAACACAGAGTAACCTTCTTTGGTTTGGTGAATATTTAAGAAATAGTTGGGAATCTTTATTAGATCATACCTTCTTGGATATAGTAGCGGTTGGTAACACATCAACTTTCACCCTTACACAGTATTTGGTAACCGAAAAATATGAACAAAAGGTTTCTTTTAGTGATGGGGTCGGTGGGTTTATATCTGGAACAGCATATGTTTTACAATTAAATAAACAATTACCTATTACTCAAGGTATAAATTTATATCATATTTCTACAAGAAATTCTTTAGCAAATATAAGTACGGACTTACAATTACTTAATAATATTCACCGGTCAGAAGTTGACAAAGTTGTACAAACTGGTGTTTCCTTTAAGAATCTACAATCTCCAAGAATTGGAAAGTTCCCAACTGAATCTTATATGAAAGCATTAGTTTCTGATTATGATATACAGGAAAACATAAGTGCTATTATGTATACCGATAGAAATTTTGACATAGCTTTGAATGTAGTTAATGTTGAAAAAGAATTGGTATTCAATGCTGATAATATACAAAGTGCCGTAATATCCGGATTTTCTGGGGGAAAGATGAGATTGAAACCAAAGATAGATTCCGCGACACAGAGTTTCAGTAGGGGAGATTTGATAAAAGTGGAATTTGGTGAAGTTGATAAAGTTTCTAGATTTAGTGGATATCAAACTGTTATCGCTACCGATAATCAATACATCTATACTTCTAAAGATTACGCCACAACAGATCCTGCTTTTTCTACCGCAACTATATCTGTAATTAAAAGAGATCCTTTCTTTAATTATGAACCAATTGATTTATTCAAAGCGGGATTAGATTTGAAAGTTTCAAGATCAATTGAAATATTACCAGAAAATACAATACAAAATTTAGGAACATATAGTTTGGTCAATGTTGATTTAAACAGATATAAATTTGAATTCCTTGACGGCTTGTCACTTGAGAAAGTTTTCAATAATAATCATTGGTTATTAGAGGCAGAAGTGAGAAATGCAAAGGTTGGTCAAAATATTGGAACAAATGACATTATATGGTATTCTGGCACTTGGAAGTGTGGAAGATGGTTCGGAACAAAATGGATTTCTGGCAGATGGATGGGTGGTGATTGGTATGAGGGTGAGTGGAATTCATTGCCTGTCAGAAATAATAAAATATATGATGATAGTCTTACAGATGAACAAAATCCAAAGTTCTCTAAATGGTATGGTGGAAGATGGTTTGATGGAACTTGGAATGGTGGTAGTTGGTATAGTGGTAGGCGTTATGCTGGAGATTGGAATTCTGGTATCTGGTATAATGGAATTTGGAATGATGGAAACTGGAACAATGGCAAATTCCTTGGTGGAATTTGGGTACAAGGAAAATGGAAGACTGGAATACTAAATTGTGATTCAAAACCTTCTTATTGGTTATATGGAGAATTCCAAAGTGGGGATTTTGAAAATGGAATGTGGTATAATGGTTTGTTTGGAAATGACCAAGGATCATTATCAAGATTTGGAACTAGATCGTCCAACACAAGACCTTCAGTTTGGCATAGTGGTAGATGGATAAATGGTGAGTTTCATTCTGGATTGAATGTTGATCAAACTACAAATATACCCGATGTATCAAGAGTTCATAAATATTCAATTTGGAGAACTGGACTTTGGAATAAAGGAGATTGGTATGGTGGAATAGCTTACAATATTGATTTTAGGGGAGGTGTTTGGCACGGTGGAATTTTAGAGGAAATACAAGTAGTTGGTGTCGATCAAATTGCTGATTTAACTAACCCATCATTTGTTCCGACTAATAGAATTTATCTTAATGGCACATTCCGATTCAATCCTGGTGATGAAATTTGGATAATTGATGATGATCGTGGTATGACTTTTTCGGTTTTGGGAAGCAATACAATTCCTAGGAATTATAGAATAAACAAAATTTCAGAGCATACAACTACCTCTGGTCAGTATACCGGTTTATACTTAAATTATCAATTAAAAAGTTTACCATTCTCTCTGACTGAAAGGGCAGATGAAAAAGCTTTCACACCGGAGTTTGGAAATCTCGGTGAAATGGGTGTTAGAGTTGTTAGTAGATTCAAAGACAGCAATTGGAAGACGGGTATTTGGACAAATGGTATAATGGAGGGAGGATCCTTTGAAACTGGTATCTGGTATAATGGTATAATGAATGGAAAATGGGGTCAATAATTTAATATATAAATTATGCGTTTCCAAAAGTTCTATGAATTCATTGCAGAAAAGAATGAAAATGAGTCAAATTACTCTGATGTAATACAAGAGTTGGACTCAATGATTGAGAAGTCTCTTAAAACTTCTGATGAAAAAACCAGAGAAGATTTTATTTCTGCTTATTTAAGAGATTCTGAAAAAAATCAGATTGAAGGTTTGATAAATGATTCCGATGTTTATGAATTTTATTTGAAATATCGTAATGAAATAGATCAGAGATTATCAGAACTGAAGTTTTACGAAGAGAAACCATCTGATATGGATTCTTTCAGTCTTTATGATTATTTAGTAAAGGGTACAAAGAGAGCTATTAAGGATTTTTTAGAATCAAAATAGTGAAATAGAAATCTTTTTTATTTCTTCAAATAAATCCATGTGTAGATGGAAGTGATTTATCACTAGCAATCCAATTGAAACTGTCATCAAAATTAATTTTAGAAAGTTAAAAGATTTTAAAAAAAGTTTATTATTTGATAGATTTAATAAAAAGTTGAAAATTAACATTATAGCAATTGTGAGTAGTGAAAATTTCCAATTGCTAGTTATTATTCCAAAAAAAACCCAAAAGAAGTCAGCTAGAATTACTGAATTATAATTCATTAAATCTTTATATTGTTCGCTTTGCATATCAGACTTTTCAGGTTGTTTTTTTGTAACTTTTGAAAAAGCTCGTGACCATGATTGCACTTTCAAAATACTATTGATTTTTGTAAGCAATCCTATATTTGCAAGAAATAATAGCAAACCAGAAAAATAAAACAAATGGCTGAGGAACATCATAGACCTTTTATGTATTCATGAATATAAAGTTTTATAAGAAATCTTTGATTTTTAATATATAAAAAAACTTCCAAAAAATTACCTATGACTCCGTTATATAAGGCACTAAAAACAAATGGCACGTCTTTTTACGCGTTTCCTGGAGCAGCAGAAGATATATCAGCTGCTTATCAGAATTCAAATTATAAAATGTATTTTTCAAAATACGCACTTTTGAATTTTCCGAAGCAGGATACTCCATCAGCAAATGATCCAGCTTATTTTGACTTTGTAAATACATCCAGTTACGCTCTGGGAGCAGCTACTGTAAAAAGAGGATTGGGATTTCAAATGCCTTCCGCATATGTACAACCAACAACTTTCAAAGATCAACTGATTGAATCTTTAAGAAACTATGTGGCGAATCATGAAGTTTCTATGAAGGAGGCTAGATTGAATTCAACTGAATATTATTATGATAATACTATTACAAGTACCCCAACTGAAAAAATATTTTGGAAGTGGTGTAGGAAATTAGGTTTGTTGAGTTTAGAGCCAGCAAACGACGGTGATGAATTTTTCGGCAATCTTGTTGAATTTAATGCCAATAATACATCAAATGATTATTTCCCTGAAATACTTTGGAGAGAAAGAGAAACAGTAGATTATTCAATTTTTCAATATAGTAGGAATGCAACTACAGGAACACTTGTAATCCAACTACAATCTGACGAATATGCTTATTTTCAAGTTGGTGATGTAATTGAGATTTCTGGAACTACCCCACCGACTGGAATTACGATTCCTCGTAGAATGATCATAACTGCTATAACACCGAGAACGGCATCAGTTGGTATGATTATAACTACTAACCTTACCTACGGAGGAGCCACTGTTCTGACTAATAATGATACCACATTCGTAACTTTGGTTTACCACAGATTGGTTCAATACATTGGTGAGGTAAATGGTATAAATAACGTTCAACAATCAAACAGAGCCTATACAGAGGTTTATGCTCACATACCGGATTCAACTGGTAAAACTCCTGATATTTTATTTAGGATTAAGGATGATAAGAATTATAAACCTTTGATGACTTTTCCAATCTTGCCTAGTCAAAATCAGCCAGAAATTGTCGGAGCGGAGTCATTTACAAATCCACTTGTTAGTAATCCGAACAGTTACCCTGGTGGTTATTATGGTCATTTTGATACTGCTGATTTTACTTACACAACCGCTGATGGCGATTCTACAAGGAGGTCCGGTGATTATTATGGTATAAGTGGAACAAGAGATATACCAAAGTCTGACTCAAGACTTATTGATGGGATGAGTTTGGATTTTGATCCTACACACTATGTGAAAATGAATATTGCTGGTCAAACAATCACTAATTTTGACCAATTCAATGCCATGATGATAAATGGTGAACCACCTGCTGATTTTGAATTCAATGCAATTTTGTGGTACTATACAATTGAGGACACTCTTGGAAATAAGACAAACAACCTTTATGGTATTTCATTTGTGGATAATCCAGATAATAACCCAATTCCAATTGAAACTGGAAAACGTATCGGAGCATTTAGAAAGTTAGCTGCTAATGACGTTCAAGATGGTGTTTCTTATGCCTTCTCCTTGAATTTAAATTTTAACATAATAAATGAAAATCCACAAGATACTTACAATCCAGAAGCTATAAATTCACTTTTTAGCTTTAATCTATTCAACGATGCTATGCGTAGGATGGGTGAATTAGATGATGCTTTCATGAGAATTTTGAGTAGTCAGACCAAGTTACAATCTGATATAGGAAATATGAAACAACTTCTATACACACAGAATGATTTTCAAACAATAAATGCTAGAATAAATAATTTGGACACATTACTAAAATTATACTCCACAAATCAAATTGATAGTACAGATAGTATTTTTGTTAGTAGAGACGATAGTCAAAGACCTCCAAGAATAAATTTAACTAATGTTGATGCTAATTATGGTGTAGTTTATAACTTCAATACAACTGCATTGTATGGTGTGAATGGGATTATACCAGGTTATGTTTCTGTCCCTAAAAATAAAAACTTTTTGATAAATGTTAAAAATGATGATGTTAATGATTTTGCTTTACCAAGCGACCAAAGGTTAACTTTAATACTAGACAAAGATTTGTCATATAGACAAACTGTGGATATTGTTGTAGATGGTTCTGCTAATTCAACTCAAAACAAACAATTAGACATTTTCATAAATTTCAAATTTGGAGACTCTCAAAACCCAGTTGAATCACAATTGGTTGAGACTATTAATTTACCGGTTTATTATAATAATAATTTGGGTTCGTTGAATACGGCAGCTACTCGCGAGAGATTTGCTTTTGATATAGACACCTATGAAAACATAAGACTAACGATTGGGGGATTATTGGAAGTGAAATTACAAGCAACAAGTAGTTTAGTTTATAATGCAATCAATAAAGGTGATGAAATTATCCTTGACGATTTTATAATTGGAACATCTTCAAGGTTGAATTTCTCTGGTCAGTATAAAGTTAATAGTGTTGGTAGCACTAATTCTTTAGTATCATTGGATGTTAATAATAATGATTCACTAATTAATTTTGGCAATCAATCAGGAATTACATTGCCTTATACATTTAATGATCCGAATAAATATTTAATTTCAAGTGTGCCCTTCTTCAAATTAAATAAGGGGGTTAAATACAGAATTACCAGGATATCACCAAGTGATACTACTCAATTGGTTGATAGGTATTTTGTTGAGAAATATGATTTGGGTAATTAATTGATTCTTTTTTCAATTGATAGATTTTTATATACGTTTTCTTAATATATAAGAAAATAAAATTTTCAAAATGGGTTGCCCAATTGGACAGAATTCATTATTTTACACCACTACGGATAATTATATAAAATTTCAAAATAGTGATTTAATCGCCATTGAGGGAGTAAATACTGTTGAAAGACAGATGTTGAGTGGTTTAAAATTCCCATATAAGCAACTTCTCAAGGGAAGAATTGTTTTGAAGGCGGGTCAAGTTAATTACTTACTCAATCACCTTGGTATGGGCGATAACGCAACATTTATTTCAATTACTGCTAAATATGATGCTAAATCAAAAGTTGAGGAAGATAATTATGTGAACTGGAGTTTCTATGATGATTTAACTAAAGTTTATGCATTTGCTCAATATATGTGTTTGACTGGTAATTCTACCAATAGGGTCAAACAACTTTATTTAACAAATCCCAATCAAAATTATCCAGTCATACTTGATGTGATGGTTGCTAATTTAGATGATGCCTATAATTACTTCGGTGATACAATTAATCAATCTGGCACAACATTTACTAATCTTGTATACACTGATATCAAGAAACACGTAATTGGTGAATCGTTTAAGATTGTGGATGTGAATGGAAAGGCTCTAATTTATATAATTATATCAAATATAGAATCAATCCAAATTTCCGATAAAATTTTGACAATAGATGATTCAGCTTTGGGTACAATATTTTTAGCTTTTAAAACGGTAAATGATGCTAAACAAGCTAATTCAATATTAAATTACCTTTTGGAAAATCCAGATGCTGACATTGATAATTTACCGGAAGATGATGTTAATCCAGTTTTATATTGGTATAGCAATGTTGGCAATACTTCTTCTTATGGTTATGTAACTTTTGATGGAGCAACTGCTGGGCCATATTCAAGTACATATGGAACTACATTTTCAGCAACTATGTCATTAGACATTCATGGTACAAATTCAGTGATTACTAAAAATAATTTAATTGAATTATTAATTAGTAATATTTATGATACTAGAGATGGTACTATGTCTCTAACCGGATCCTCAATAAACCTCACCGGTACATACGGAACTGTGGTTGAACAGATAAATGGAGTTGGTAGTTACTCAATGACCTTTAATCTGATGGATATAGCTGGTAATGGGCTTGATGGAGTAATTTTAAATTTAACAATAACACCCTAATAAATAATTTTTGAAAATGGCATTTAGTTACGATAAGTTTTTAAGACCAATAAGTATAGGAGATAAAAATCTATTCATTTATAATGATGATGGTGTTTTAGTTTATACTATAAATCCATATTCAGTAGTTAACACATTTACAAATAATAATTTACTAAAAATTAGTTTGAAAAGTCAGAGGGTGATTACTTTGGATTTTTCAAATGCTGTACTTGCTAAAATAGCTTTAACTGAATTACAATCCCAAATTGATCATTTGAAGGCTAATAATCCTTTGGAAAAATTAGCAGGTCCAACTGGGGTACAAGGTTATAGTGGTCCACAAGGTCCACTTGGACCAGAGGGTGGGACCGGCCCTCCTACAAGAAACGACGAATTCCTTAACGTAACATATTCAATAATCACCCATAGTACGGGTAAGTACCCAATAGTACAGGTTCTAGATGAACAAGGATTGATGACCATATCTTATAATGTGAGGCATATATCCACACACTCGTTCATGGTTGAGTTTACCGAACCAACTTCTGGTACAATTATTACCGGTGGTGCTTTTGGCCCACAAGGTGCTACAAGTTACGGTGACACTGGTCCACAAGGCCATACAGGACCACAAGGTGTTCAAGGTGGATACGGAGCTCCAGCATTGAAGACCACACTTGATGATGGGATTGGTGGCGCGACAAATTCAATAACAGTCAATCATAATTATGGTTCATATCCAATTATTCAAGCAATTTATGATGATGGTTCAAATATCTACAGTATTCAACAAAGTTCTTATTCAATAACATATGTTGACCCAAATTCATACACGATAACTTTTGATTCTGATTATACGGGATTTGTTTTGAGTGGTGGTGGGTTAACTGGTCCACAAGGTGAATATGGATTCCAAGGTGATACTGGCCCTCAAGGTGACACAGGTCCACAAGGTGAGATTGGTCCCCAAGGTAATACTGGATTTCAGGGGGCCACTGGATTTCAAGGGGACACTGGTCCACAAGGTTTTCAAGGTTATGCTGGTACAACTGGTTTGCAGGGACCAGGTGCTCCTGGAGCATTGAATACAAAAATAATATCTTATCAGAATGGAGCAACGAATTCATTGTTGATAAATCACCAATTTGGAGCCTATCCTATAATTCAAGCAATTGATAATTCTGGTAGAATAATAAATCCTGGTTCTTATTCAATACTTCATATAAACCAAAATTCTTATAGAATAACTTTTAATGATAATTATAGAGGTTGGGTTATAAGTGGGGGTGGACTTACTGGTCCACAGGGCCCAACTGTTGATAACGATAATCCATTATTTTTCGTACCTGGTTTCACAGCTATGTCATTTAATAGTGTCAATACAAGTGGTACAATTTCTATATGGGGGGATATAATTCCAGCAACCGACTATACAGAGAGGGGTTACAATCTCGGTTCTCCAACAAATAGATGGGAAAATGTCTATGTTAGAGATGCTATTGTATCATCACAATCTATTTATTTAGGGAATATTAAATTGAGTATGGGTAGCAATGTAAGTACTGGACAACCCTCGCTCGTAATTAACGATATTTTGAATGATAATTCAATAGAATTAGCACCAAATACATCAAACACCTTCTTGATTGGCTCAGCCACAATGGCTATGGAGGGTAACTTTATACCGGTAACCAGCTCTACATACGATCTTGGTACTAATGATAATCACTGGAACCATCTTTACACAAAAGATGTTGTCTTGTTAAAAGATGGTAAGTTATTCTTTGAGTTTGACGAATCTCTATATGTTGCAGATGGTGTGTTATATGTGAACGATGTACCCTTTTCTGGGGGTGGTAGTGGATCTGGTACAATCGGCCCACAAGGTAGAACTGGTCCACAAGGTAGAACTGGCCCACAGGGTAGTACTGGACCACAAGGTAGAACTGGCCCACAGGGTAGTACTGGACCACAGGGAATTTCTTATGAAATTGGAGAACCAATTTATTTCACTGGTGGTTCAACTGCTTTATCTTTCGATTCATCTACAATATCTTCTTGGTCAAATTTTGTTCCCGCAATTCCAAATTTGAATTTGGGATCGACAAGTTCGAGATGGTCAACATTATTCGCTGATAATATTTTTGCTAATGGTGATATCTATCTACCAGAGGGAAGTAATCTTTACATAGGTGGTCTTAAATTCTCCACTAGACTTACTGGCACTTCTGATGATTTGTTGACCGTACTAGACGCCGGGTATTATCTTGAATTAACAACTCAAAAATATCTCTCATTTGAGAGGGGCACATCTGTAATTGTTAGTAATGGATTAGAAGATTTCTATGTTGATGATGATTATTACGAAGACACCAGTGGTGCTGTAATGTTAGCGATTGTAGATTCATACGACATAGAAACAGGAATATTGGGTTTGATCGTTGAGAGGCCAATTGGTCTCGGAAAAACTGCTAGTTCTTGGACAATAAACATTTCGGGCAGACAGGGAGTTTCTACAGGAACTGCTAGTGGTGGTGGTGGTGGTACACCAACTTTGAATATTGCTTTTTCCGCAGTTGGAAGTTATAGTGTATCACACAATAGTGGCTCTTATCCATTGATTCAGATTCTAGATAACACTGGTAATTTCTTCATACCTCATTCTATCCTGCACACTTCAACATCATCATTTGATGTATTTTTTGCGACGAGTTCTACTGGCACTATATTAGTTGGTGGTGGCAATGGGTCAATGGGGGACACTGGTCCACAGGGGGTACAGGGATATCAAGGAGAAAATGGCCCACAAGGATTACCGGGCGAGACTGGTCCACAGGGACCAGAAGGTCCTTTTGGTGGTATGACTGCGACTGCTTCATTTACTGAACTTACAGTCACTGGTACAACAATTTTACAACAAGTAGTTGAGAAGTTGAACACGTCTACACAATCATCAAATATTGTTTATGACTTTAACCTGGGTAGTATATGGTATCATAATGATTTAGCAAGTGACTATAATGCTGACTTTATAAATGTCCCAACTTATAGTAATACAGCTATTTCTACAAATATAATAATTGAACAATCCGGAACAGGATATTTACCAACAACACTATCAATAAATGGCGCAACACAAAATATTACATGGATTGGTGGTACACCATCGATGGGGACTCCAAATGTGACTGAAATTGTTGGTTTTTCATTCATAAACTATGATGGAACTTTTGTTGATATTTTAGGACAAGTATCTAATGGTCTAGTAGCTGGTGGTGGATCTCCTGGTCCACAAGGAAATCAAGGTCCTAAAGGTAGTACTGGTAACCAAGGTAATACTGGTCCACAAGGTGTTCAAGGAGGTGCTGGGGGTGCTACTGGTAACCAAGGTAATACTGGTCCACAAGGTTTCCAAGGTAATCAAGGAGTTCAAGGTGTGACTGGCCCACAAGGTTTTCAAGGTCTGCAAGGTCCACAAGGTAATCAAGGAGTTCAAGGTGTGACTGGCCCACAAGGGTTTCAAGGTATGCAGGGTCCTTCGATATCACCCATTGTGGGAAGTTGGAGCTTATCCGCAGGTGGAAATACTGTTAGCTTTACAGTTACTGCGGGTCAATCATATGTTATGTGGGTAAATGGAAATATCCCAAATGGTATTGTTAATTGGAATGCGACAGTTACACTATCAAACACAAACGTACCCGCGATAGGTGCACAGTATGGGTGGTATTATATTGCAGGAAATGCTTTGGTTTTAACATCAATACCAAGTCAGATAGTTGGAAGTCCGGGAAGTATCAGTACCGCATCACCACCGATTACAAATTCAAATACCTTTACGTTTGGTATAAATAATAACAGTGGTTCATCTAAAGTAATATATTACGGATACACTCAAGTGAGTTAAAATAAAAATACGGAATATTTAATGTTTAGTAGACTTTCTAATTTTTCCGGACCTCTTAGTCGTTTTTCTAGTGGGGGTTTAGGGGAGGCGCAACCAAATCTATTATTAAGTTTAGATTCATTCAACTATGATTTATATGGCAAATCATTTACTTTTGATCCAGTTAATAACTATGGTGTAACTTTTAGTTCCAATACAGTAACAGCATTAATTTCTGAAGGATGGAATCCATATGCTCGTTCAGTCCAATCATATAATGGACCTGTTAAATTAAAATTTCAAAGGGGTTCAGTTTCTGGACCATTGATGTGTGGTTTATCTAATTTAAGCGAGGTTGTGACTTACACTAACGTAAATTTTGGGTTTTATATACAAACTGATAATTTGGTAACAATAGTTGAAAATCAAAGTAATTTATCAAATGTTGTGCCTTTTTTTCAAATATATGAAATATCTGGAACATTTTCATCATCTACTATTTATAGTATTATTTTTGATGGGATAAGGGTTAGGTATTATATTGATGATGTTTTAGTGTATACATCATATTCTAGTCCAATGGTTACTCCTTTATACTTATTTGTAACATTTTTAAATACTGCTGGGTTAGGTTTGACTAATATTGAATTTGGTTCATTTTCTCCTGTTTGGAATGACACATCTGGTAATGATAGAAACTTTACTCTTGTGGGCGCACCAAGATATGCGAATAATTCTTTTAAATTTGATAGTGATTCAAGTCAATATGCAACAGGTAGTGATCTTGGAACATTAAATCAATTCACTGTTGATACTTGGTTTAAGTTAAATTCATTACCAGCAACTGAATTTAATATACCACAAATTGTAACCGATATTTATGAAGCTGGTGGCAATTTAAACTTTTCATTGGGCTTTCAAACCGATTTCAAAATATTTGGCGGTTTCTTTATCTTCCCAATTTGGTATTATACGGATGGGTTTACACCAGAAATTGATACTTGGTATAATGTTACTTTAACATATGATCAAGAACATCTGAATTTATATTTAAATGGTAATATTTATTCTTCTACTAGTTATGCTCTACAAGTATCTTCAGGTGGATTGGGTATTAACATAGGAAAACGATTTGATTTATCAGAATTTATAGATGGTCAGATTGATGTTGTTAAGATATGGGATGGATCATTAACATCAACTCAAATTTTAAATAACTATAATAGTATCAATACAAGATATATCTCTGCCACTACTAGCATAGTATTAAATGGTAGTTCCGCCATTGAAGTTCCTAGAGGTAACGATTTAGCATTAGGTACTAGTTATACTATAGAATTTTGGAGTAAAGCTGCAACTATGAGTACCCCTGGTCGAATTTTCACTGTTATGGCTCAAAGAGATGGTGATTCCAATATAGATATATTCTACCAATCTGGTAATTTAATTATCAGAAATGGTCAGAATGTAACTGCTGAACCAACTCCTGGTGTTTGGACACACGTTGCTATAGTATCAAACAATACCACTCTATCAGTATATTACAATGGTGTTGCTCAATCTGTTTCTGGTAATGGTGGCAATCTACAAGATAATAGATTTCCTTTAGCAATTGGTTCTAGAGGACCTTACAATAATTTCCAATATTTTAATGGTTCTTTATATGGTATAAGAATAAATAATACTGTAGTTTATACAACAGATTTCAACCCATATGAAGTTGCCCTACCACCAGCTAATATTCCTGGCACAGTTCTATTAATTAATGAATATCAAGTTTCCACTGGTAACTTTATAGATTCAACTTATAATAAATCTTTAGTTAATAAGGGTGCCACACATTCTACAGATGTGCCAGAAATACCTCAGTATCGATATCTCAGATGGGTAATGACTCAAACAAGAGGTGCTGATTTTTTAGCGGGTGCAATACAAGTTGCTAGTTTGGTTTTATTATACCAGGGAGCTACAGTTAGTTGGGGTCCATCCGCAAGTGCTAGTAACCCGGATGGAACTACATTCCCTAATGAAACACCAATAAAGATTTTAGATTCTAATATATATACAAAATGGTGTAATACAATTTTTGGAACTACAAGTTTTGGAACAGCAAGTATCTACATAGATAATGTTAATCCATTAAGATTTGACTCTTATTATTATGTGACTGCTAATGATGAAGAAATAAGAGATCCTGTCAGTTGGACCTTAGCTGTTTCAAATGATAATTCTACTTGGTCAATACTAGATACTCGGTCAAATGTTGGTATAACTTATAGTAGACAAGCAAACACACAGATATTTAATATATCTTAGTATTATTTTTACCCATTTTTAGAAAAAAACATATTGTTAAAAGTAATATATAAAACAAAAAAATAATATAATCATGGAAATTACATTAAATTCGCCTAAAAAAATTGTTCTCCAAGAAGAGAAAAGCAAAAATATCACCAAATTGACTGTATCTAGAGTTGTTGATTTACCAAAGCAGAAAGTAGTAAGATGTTTCATCGAAGAATTGGAAGAGCCAGTTGTTCTTTGGGAAGGTGCTGCTTATGATGCTGCTGGACAGTGGACTGATGCTGATGTTGAAGCTAGATTAGCTGCTTTATACGCTTAATATTAAACTTCTATACCACTTTTCAATATCATAAAGAAAAGAATAATTTAAATGTATTCAATCTTTCACTGTGAGGGTGGTATAGGCAAAAATATTTTAGCTACTGCAGTCGTATCATCACTCAAAAGCTCAGATCCTGACAGACAAATTATAGTTGTTTCTGCTTGGCCACAAGTTTGGTTTAATAATCCTGATGTCCATCAGATTTACCCAATGGGTCAAGTTGCAAACTTCTATAAAAATTACGTAAAGGACAAAGATACTAAAGTCTATCGTCTTGAACCATACCACACAGAGGATTATATCCTCAACAAGAAACACTTAATTAAAATTTGGTGTGATTTACTTGGAGTGGATTGGAATGGTTCAGGACCTAGACTTTATTTTTCGCCCCTAGAACTAGAGTATATAAAAATAAAAATGCTGAATGGTGTTACTAAACCAATATTTTTATTACACACAAACGGTGGCGGTGGTCAAGGTCGACCATATTCTTGGTACAGGGATTTGCCAACACCAAATGCTTTAGATGTAGTTGAACACTTTAAAAGTGATTACCATATCTATCACATTGGTTATGAGGGTCAGCAAGTCTTAAATGGTTGCCATAAACTAACATTAGAAACAAGGGAAATATTAGCAGCTATCAATTTTTCACAAAAAAGACTTTTAATTGATTCATTCTCCCAACATGCCTCAGCAGCATTTGATTTAAAATCTGTTGTTTGTTGGGTTGGTAATGATTCATCAGTTCTTGGATATAATACAAACGTGAATATCAAACCAAATATTGAACCTAAGTTTGATACATTACATTCATCTTATCTTGATGATTTTGATATTGGTGGTAATCCAGTTCAATTTCCTTATGATAAATTAAGACTATTCGACTCAAATGAACTAATAAAAGAACTAAATAATTTATGAGAAAAATCCATTACATATCTGGATTGCCAAGAAGTGGTTCAACCCTTCTAACAAATATCCTTCTCCAAAACCCAAAAATCCAAACAACGGCAACTTCTTCTTTATTGGAGTTCATGTTGCAGGTCAGGGACAATTGGACAAAACTAGAAGGACATACAGCACATCCAGATGGTCAAGATAAGTGGGCTGTTATTAAAAGTATTATGCAAACTTATCACAAAACAGATAAGGAAATTATTATTGATAAAAACAGAGGATGGTCAAACCATATTGAGTTTGTTGAAAAGGTTACTGGTGAACCAGCGAGGATAATTGCTTGTGTTAGAAATCTTGAAGAAGTATGTGCTTCATTTGAAAAACTTTATAGGAAAAATAGAGCTAGTGGTGAAATTCATGGTGAGTTCTCAAACCCTAAAATGAAAACAATTGATGGTCGTGTATCTGTATGGACTTCTGACGAAGGCGTACTCGGTAGACCTTATGTATCTTTATTGGATACTGTTCAGAGAGGACTTGGTGATAGAATTTTATTCTTCCCATATGAGGAGTGGACAAATCAACCAAACAAATGGTTTAAAGCTCTTTATGATTTCCTTGGTGAAGAATATTATCAACATGACTTTGATAACATCGAACAAACTATTAGGGAAAACGATGCTGGGTATGGTTGGGGATCTGATCTACATGAAATTAAAACTGGTAAGTTAAGACCAGCTGCATCTGAAGCTATTCAAGTAATTGGTAGAGATTGGTCTACAAAACTCCACAACACCGAGTTTTGGAAAAAGAAGAACGAAAAAAAGAGTATCATTTGATACTCTTTTTTTTATCTACCAAGTTTACCAAACTTAAACCACAATCTCTCATGGAAGAAATATAGTATCATTTTGGTTAGGACTTCTGTACCACCAATGGCCATTCCGATTTTCCAATCACCAGTGATTAGCGCACTTAATATCATAGTATCAATAGTCCCAACGATTCTCCAAGTTATAGTTTTAGCTAGGTGTCTAGCTACAAAGTTATCAGGCTTCTTATAATCTATATGAGCTACCCCATCTTTAATTGTCAGTACTCCTTTACAGGTAACATGCCATTTTTCACCAACACCTTCAATATAATCTTTGGTTGTTTTGGTCTCAGCATTGATAATAATATCAGATACTTGGATTTCTTCACCATCACGAAGTAATCTCCATCTGTTAGAATCATCAGTAGATACTGTGTTGTACCTAATTTGAAATACTTGTTCTTTATTAGAGTTCATAATTAATATATAAATCATATGAATAATGTTGTAATTTATTGTATAAAAAATATATTAACAGAAAAAGTTTACATTGGATCAGCGATTGATTACAAATCAAGATGGAGAAATCACAAGAACCAATTGAAGAATAATTTCCACCATAATATCAAATTACAAAATTCTTGGAATTTATATGGTGATAATTCTTTTCTATTTGAAATATTAGAATATGTTGAAGATAAAAATATATTGATAGAAAGAGAACAATACTATTTAAACACAATATTATTTGCTTCAGAAAATGATGATAGATTTGATAAGTTGGGATATAATATATTGCGAGAAGCTGGAAATTCTATGGGTTATAGACATAGTACTGAAACTATTCTAAAATTAAAAGGTGAAAATAATCCAATGTTTGGTAAATCTGTTTGGATTGGTAGGAACCACACTGAAGAATCAAAGGAATTAATATCTTTATCAAAGAAAGGTAAGTTAATAAAAAGTGATAACCACTTTTATAATAAAAATCATACTGATGAATCTAAAATAAAAATGTCCTTTAGTAGTAAAAGATTGTCTGGTTCTGATAATCCAAATTTTGGTAAAGAATCCAAAAACAGAAAAATAGTAATACAACTTGATAAAAGTGGAAAAATAATAAAAGAGTGGTCACATGCTGGAGAAGCATCCAAAGCTTTGAGTATAAACTCACAGAATATAGGAGCTTGTTGTTTGGGTAAACAAAAAACTTATAAAGGTTTTATGTGGCAATATAAAATTGAAAAAGTAAAGAGTGACTCTGAAATCCAATTAGAAATTATATCATTGTATAACGAGACAAATATTACACAAAGAGAGATTTGTAAATTATACAAAATGTCTCCAAATAAAGTATCAAAACTATTAAAGACAACTTAAGTTGTCTTTAATAGTTCTACTAAACTCTCATGTATTGATTCACTAACAAATTCTTTCCAAGAATCGTCATCATTTCTAATTTTATACCTAATTTCCGTGGCTGAAATATTCGCAATATTTGAATCAACAATTATTTCTTCGACTCGATATCCCACGCCCCTTCCGTAATTAACAGACGCAATATCTGGTATGATAATTATCTTAACCAATCCCCTTTCTATTTCATTTCCATATACTTTTTCCCAAAGTGATTTAACTTCTTCTGGTGTGAATGGGTTTTTTTCATCTGTTGGTACATCTCGTATCATTATTAATACGGGTTCATTAATGTCCAAAAATTTAGAAAAAATTGTTTGATGTCCTTTGTGTGGAGTTTGGTACCTTCCTATAAATGCGTTGTATGGTTTTGTGTTCATTTTATATAATTTTTATTTTTTAGATATTGTATTAAAAAATCAACATTCTTTTCAATATCTTCTTCTACATTATTTTCCAAATGGATAGCATTTTTTGGAATCTCAAATGGTGATGAAATACCCGTGAAATCTTTAATCTCACCAGCTCTTGCTTTTTTGTACAAACTTTTTGGATCTCTTGTCTCACAAGTCTCAAGTGATGCATCCACAAAAACCTCTGCAAATCTTTCACCAATAATTTCTTTTGATAATTGTCTATTTGATTCAAAGGGTGAAATAAAAGAACAAATAACAATAAGTCCAGCATCATTCATAAGTTTACAAACTTCGGCGACTCTTCTTAGGTTTTCAATTCTATCTTCATCTGAAAATCCAAGGTTTTTATTCAAACCAAGTCTTGTGTTATCACCATCCATTATGTAAGTGTGGTGACCCATTTCAAAGAGTTTTGATTCGAGTACATTTGCAATTGTGGATTTTCCAGAGCCAGAAAGGCCAGACATCCATATAGTGCAGGATTTTTGATTTTTCAAAGTTTCTCTGTCTACTTTGGATACTTTGAAATCGTGCTTAGTTATATTCATACATAAAAGTATATTTAATTTGAATTTTTTGTTTAAAAATAAATTGGAGTTTTAATATATACGATAATAAAACTATACTCATAAAATATGTCAACTTACAGTTTAACCCTTAGACAAGATGTGGGAAGGAAATTAACGATTCAAGAACTGGATCATAACTTTCTATATCTTGAAGATCTCACATCAGAAGGTGGTGGTTCAGTAAATTTACCAAAAGGATATGTGGTCATTGGTGGTGGTCTGACAGGATCAGCAACTGGATCAGAATCGTTCACATTTGATAGTACAAAACAAAATATAATAGTTGGTTATAGCTCCAATATTACTGGAACTACATCGTATTCATCTATCGTGGGTGGTACGGATAACACAATAGATTTATCTTCTAAATCTGGTATATTTTCTGGTGTTAGTGCTAAAATTTGTAATAATTCAGAAAGGTCTGTAATTATTGGTGGTTCACAAGATAAGATTTTAGATTATTCTTGTAGGTCAACTGTTATTGGCGGTTTTAGAAACTGTATTACTGATTTTTCTTGTAATTCTTCTGTAATGGCTGGATGTTGTAATAAAGTTCAATGTAATTCTTGTAATTCATCTATTATGGGTGGATGTTGCAATACAATTTGTGATAATTCTTGTGCTTCAAGTATAGTAGGGGGATATAGAAACACCATCTGTTACGAATCTGATTATTCATCAGTAATTGGTGGGTGTTGTAATAGAATCTGTGATTACTCTGACCACTCAGGTATATTCTCAGGTGGTTGGAATAAGATACAATATTCTGACAAATCAGTTGTATTAGGTGGTAATAACAACCACATATGTATTTATTCTGATAGGTCTGGTGTTTTAGCTGGACGATGTAATCAAATCATTGGTTTTTCTAATTATTCAACAATTGTGGGTGGATGTTGTAATGGAATAGCTTACTATTCTTGTTCATCAACCATCACTGGTGGTAGTTGTAATTTTATTGTTGGTAGAATTGGTGGTCCATCTGCATCTTGTTATGGATCTTGTGATTCATCAATAATTGGTGGGTGTTGTAACCATATTTATGACCAATCTATGGCTTCTTCAATATTGGGTGGATGTTGTAATTCAATTACTTGTCAAACTTGTAATTCAAGTGTGTTAGGTGGTATATGTAACACAATTACTTGCCAAAGTTGTAACTCATCAGTTATTGGTGGGTGTTGTAATACTATTTACTATTCAAGTCAATCCACAATAGTTGGTGGTCAATGTAACCAAATCTGTGGATATTGGGATAGTAATTGTGAACCTAATTATAATTCAATCATTGGTGGTTGTAGAAACTGTATAGTTACTTCTGACTACGCTTCTATTATTGGTGGATATTGTAATTGTATAATGGGATATGATGGTGATTACTCATCTATCATTGGTGGTGGTTATAATACCATTTGTTATAACTCACAACATTCTTCTATAGTTGGTGGGCATTATAATACAATTTATACTTCTAACTTCTCATCTGTGATTGGTGGATGTTGTAACTGGATTTGTGACTATAGTTGCAGCTCAATAATTGCAGGTGGCCACTATAACTACATTTTTAATTCTTGTTGTTCAGCAATGGTTGGTGGATATGAAAGTTGTATCTGTGACGAATCTTGTCTTTCAACTGTTATTGGGGGTTCTAGAAACTGTGTTATTGACAATTCTTGTGGATCATCTATTTTAGGCGGTAATTGTAATAGAATCTGCTGTTCTAATAATTCTGTAATTATTGGTGGTTCAAACTTAACATTAGCTACTCAAAGTAACACAGTTTTAGTTCCCTATCTAAAAATTAATAATTTAGATCAGTGTAACGCTAATACGAAAATCCTAGTCGTTGATAGTCAAGGTAATGTAAATTACAGAACTGCTGAGTCTTTAGGTGGTGGTGCTTCTCTATATGGAATTAATAATATTTTGACTGATACTACATTTTCAAACATATTGGGTGGTAATGCAAATAGAATAACCTGTGTTTTTTCATCTTCAATATTAGGTGGTTATCAGAACTCTATTTGTTGTTATTCTGATAATTCAACAATAGTTGGTGGTTCTGCTAACCTAATCAGTGAAAATTCTGATTCTTCAACAATAGTTGGTGGTTATGAGAATTCTATTTGTTGTTTTTCATCCTATTCTTCAGTAATAGGTGGAGCCAATAACAGAATATGTGATAATTCTTGTCAATCAAGTATAGTAGGTGGTGGTTGTAATGTGATTTATTTTGATTCAGGGTATTCATCTGTGATTGGTGGGTGTTGTAATAGAATCTGTGATAATTCTTGTAATTCTGGTATATTCTCAGGTGGTTGGAATAAGATACAATATTCTAGTAAATCAGTTGTATTAGGTGGTAATAATAACCACATATGTTACTATTCAGATAGGTCTGGTATATTAGCTGGTCGTTGTAATCAAATTAAAGATTATTCTTATTATGCATCAATCGTTGGTGGTAGATGTAATAAAATTTGTGGAAAGGAATGTCTTTGTGACCCAGGGTTCTTGTATGGTTCCTGTGAATCTACTATAATTGGTGGATGTTGTAACAGTATTTGCGATACATCTTTTAGGTCATCTATCTTAGGAGGGTCTTGTAACACAATCACTTGTCAAAGTTGTAATTCCACTATTATGGGTGGTTATGAAAATGATATTAAAGAAAGGTCTAAAAATAGTACCATAATTGGTGGTGGATGTAACACAATTGGTGTTTGTTACACAAATCCAGTTTGTAATTCAGCTATTATATCTAGTTATGGAAGCTGTATAGAAAACTATACTTGTAATTCAACTATACTAGGTGGTGCTAATAATAAAATTTCTGGTGACTATGTAGTTGGCCCAACTGGAGATAGATCTAATGGTGATACTGTAATAGGTGGATATCGTAATACAATATGTTATAATTCATGTTACTCATCAATTGTTGGTGGTAGATGTAACCTAATCTGTGATAATTCTGATTCTTCTTCAATTGTTGGTGGATGTTGTAATAGAGTTTATTGTTCTGATAATTCAACAATCACTGGTGGTTGTTTCAATGTAATTGAACAAAACTCATTTAGATCAACAATATCTGGTGGTGATTGGAACTCAATCGAAAGTTGTTCTAATAAGTCTGGTATCTTTGCTGGTGCTGGTAACCACATCTGTGATTACTCACAGAGGTCAGTAATTGTTGGTGGACACTGTGCTAGAATAACACAAGATTCGTGTAGATCAACAGTATCTGGTGGTTTTAGAAACTGTATCAGAGTTGACTCTTGTGATTCAGCTATTGTTGGTGGATACTGTGGTCAAATCTGTGAATCTAGCTGCAAAGCAACTATTATTGGTGGTGAATGTAATGAAGTACTTTATAATTCAAACAACTCTTCAATAATTGGAGGTCGTTGTAATACCATCTACAGTGCTGTTAATTCAGCAATAGTTGGTGGTTGTAACTTATACTTAAGTACTTCTAACACTGTATTGGTTCCTAAATTGAGAATTAATAGTGTTATAAACTCACCATCTGATGATACAATCTTAACAAGAGATAATTCAGGAAATGTAAACTTTAGGTCAGTTGCTTCATTACAACCAAGTTTTGGTGGTATAATTAATGGTGCTACTGAATCAATGACTGGTTTTATGAACCAGATTTGTAACTCAAATAACTCATCAGTTATTGGTGGTTCTTATAACTGTGTTTGTTGTTCTTCTAATCAATCATCAATAATTGGTGGTTACAGTAATGCAATTAATTTTTACTCAGTAAACTCAACAGTATTAGGTGGTACTGATAATAAAATTTGTTGTTCAGTCGTATCATCTATAATTGGTTCATATGTTTCTATTATAACAAAATCAGTTGCTTCCAATATTATGGGTGGGGCTGGAAATCAAATACGTTGTTGTTCTAGTGGTTCATCCATTATTGGCGGACAAGGTAACGGTGTTTTATACTACTCTTGTGGTTCATCTGTAGTTGGTGGATGTTGTAATGCGGTAGTTTATGGGTCTAATGTATCATCAGTAATTGGTGGTTCTTGTAACATAATCTATTCTAGTGACCATTCATCAATAGTAGGTGGTTCGTGTAATTGTGTTACTTACTGTTCTGATAGAAGTTCCATTTTAGGTGGATGTTGTAATAAAGTATGTAGCTATTCTTGTTACTCATCGATAATTGGTGGTGCGTGTAATCAAATTTGTGGAGCATTCTATGGTTATGGTTATGGTCCAGGAGGTTATCAATATGGTTCTTGTTATTCATCTATAGTAGGTGGAAAGTGTAATAGAGTAATGTTTGACTCAAGCTATTCATCTGTAATTGGTGGGTGTAGAAATGAAATTTGTACATACTCTGACAACTCATCAATTTTTGGTGGATGTAGTAACTACATAGGTTGTGAAGTTAATATGTCCTCAATAATTGGTGGATATGAAAACAATATCTACTGTCGTTCTTGTAGATCTACTATTGTTGGTGGATATAGTAATAACATATCATATGGTTCATGTGATTCAACTATAGTAGGTGGATATGATAACTACACTACTTCTTACAGTAAATATTCAACTATAGTTGGTGGTTATAATAACTCTATTTGTGCATATTCTTGTAATACAACAATCTCAGGTGGTTGTGGAAATCAAATTTGTTCATACTCTTGCAACTCATCTATATTTGGTGGTAGTTGTAACTGTATCTGTGGTTGGAATGGACCTGGTCCAACGTTTGTTTTTGGATCTTGTAATTCTACTATTGTCGGTGGGTGTTGCAATAGAATTCAAAGAGATTCTAGTTTCTCAAGTATTATTGGTGGGTGTTGCAATACGGTTGATTATTACGCCGATTTTTCAACAGTTATTGGGGGTTATAGAAATATAGTAAACGATGGTTCATGTTATTCATCTGTAATAGGTGGTTGTTGTAATAGAATCTGTTATAGTTCAGAACACTCCGGTATATTTGGTGGTGGTTGGAATAAAATTGAACGTTCAGACAAATCTGTTGTGTTGGGTGGTAATAATAACCACATATGCCAAAATTCTGAAAGGTCTGGCATCTTAGCTGGTCGTTCCAATCTAATTAAAGATTATTCTTGTTATGCATCAATCGTTGGTGGTTGTCGTAATAATGTTTGTTACTACTCTTGTTCTTCTGCTGTGATAAGTGGTTGTTGTAATATGATATGTGACTATAGTTATACTTCAACTATAATTGGCGGAGCTTGTAACTGTATTTGTAACTCTTGTTGTTCAACTATAATTGGTGGATGTTGTAATACAATAAATCAAGATACAAATAACTCAGTCATACTTGGTGGTGTTGGACTTTGTTTAACATCAAGCAATAGTAATACTGTTTATGTTCCAACACTTATGACTACTACTATTTCAAATGTGAACCCTGTTTCTTGGAAACTCGGTACAACAGCTTCTGGTTCAGTAACTGTTGATACGACACAATATATTGAAGTTTCGATAAATGGTGTTATATACAAACTGGCAGTTGTTCAATAAAATTTGAATAAGTATGATTATTAGTTACAGAGATTTCATAAAAGAATCATACGGTGGTTTTAAAACTATTGGTGAGTATATCGAAAATTTATCCAAAGATAATGATTATGCTTTGAATATAATTTCTCAATATACACAGGACTTCGATCCAAAGGTTCGACTCGCTAATGTGGTTAATACCCTACCAAAGTCAACTCAAGATTTGATTTTGAAATTGATTATAGATGAGAAATCTGGAAAAGAGGAACCAAAAGATGCTGATGTTATCGCTTATACCAGTGTGAATCTAAATGAGTCCACGACAGTAGTTGGTGGCAAACAAGTATTGCAATGTTTCCTTAAAGTAATTACAGCTCTTGGTCAAAAGAGTATTTCTTACAATCCAGAGAACACACCAAAAGATTTTATATTTTATTTCGAGACTTCTTTACTTCAAGTTGACGATGTGAAGTCGGTGATGAGTAGATATCAATTTTTTGATAAAGTAGTTAATGAAATTGATTATACTTTTAACTTCTGTAATTTATATTACGGAATTAAAACTGATGGTAAATTTGAATACGGTATAAAGACGGAAACAGAGATGTTGATAATAGGTCAATTTGATTTGACAGTTGGTGTCTTGAAATATTTACTTTTATTGAATTCGCCTTCAGCTAATGGTTTGAAAAAACAAATAGCGACTCTAAATATGAATCAACTTAAATTACTTGGTAAAATTAAAAACTCAATGGGAGATTTCAATCCTGGAACTTTCCAAAAGAAAATGAAACCTGTAATTACTGATAATATTATATCATATTCATATCATGATGAAAATATAGATATTAATGAAATTGAAAACATAAAAAGCAATTTCAAATCCTTTCTTATCCCAAACAGATGGTCGGATAAGGTACAGGTAAGTGTGTCTATAAATGGTAATTATCTTTTTCTAAATATAAAGATTAAGTAATCTTAATATTTGAAATTCTTGAAAGATTTGAATCTGATAGATTCACCAACTGGCGTACTTCCTAAATTAACACGACTCCAATCCATTATTGACTTCACCATCTCTGATTTGTGCTTTTCATCAATGATGTCTGAATTGGTAATATAAGTAATTATATCTCTGGTGAATACCTCAGGATCCTCCATAGATTTATCCTTCAATCTTTTTAATTGATCAAATATAAATAATACGGAATCAATTTTACCAGCGGCAGCCGCCCATTTTAAAGCCATCCATCTTCTTTCAGTTACGATTGTTAATTGTTTTTGTTCAATTGACAATTTATCACCTGGCATGTTATCTGCATATTTAAGTAATAATTTCATTGATTCTACATCTCCCGCTTTCGAAGCTGCTCTGAAAGGATACCCCCTGTCAAAATTCGGGTCTAGACCAGCTTTCAAAAGATATTCAACAGCTTCTGTGTTAGTCGCTAGATTTCTAAAGACACTTGAATTTAGTGTGGCGCCATGAGAAACCAATAGTTTTACCATTTCCAAATCTTTAGCATATGACACTGCGGTGTCCGCACTACTACCATCTGTAATGTTTGGCATTGCCCCCCTCTTTAAAAGGATACTCACAAGTTCTTTGTTATCAGACTTTACTGCATTTTTCAATGGTAATCCACCTCTTGAATTCGGATCAGCTCCATTTTCCAAGGCCTCTTGGGCTTCTTCAATAGTAATGTTTGTTTCAACAATTTTTCTTGATGCTAGAATCCTTTTTCTTTTTATCTCTTGCTCCTCTTTTGACATAGGTCCAAAGACATCCATCGGTAAACCCCAGTCTTTTATTATAGTTTTAAATGAACTTTGAACACTAGCATCCAACTTGTCATGTGCTGCACTTATATCACCATTTGGTTTTATGGTCATTCCAATTACAGATCTGGAATTAGTTGGATCTAAATTGAAGTTATATACGTAGTATTGTTTATTGTATTCCTGTAAATAATTATCCCAATAACCCTGGCTTCTAGCAATACAATGAGAGGTGTGACCATTTAATTCTCTATTTGCGATATAAGTAAATACTTCTATCACTAAATATCCATCTTTATCATATACAATTTTTGCACCATTTTGAGGGCCAAATTTGGTATTTACTTCATCAATTTTCTGCATGAATTTACTAAATTGGCCGTTGTTTAAAGATTTCAAATAATTTAAGGCATAATCAATAAGTTCATCCAACTTCTTAAAGTCTTTAAGTTTTGAATAGAAAACTCTTTGAAGAGATTTTTGTGACTTCTCATCAACTTTGCCACTTTCATCTCTCCCCATCTCACCAAAAGCTATACCGATTTCTCTAATCTTTTCCTTTTGTTGATTAATTGCCTCATCAATCCATTTCTTTTGATTTGGTAATAATTCGTTATAGAATTTCTTATAAGATTTTTCAAGTAATAATTTATCAATATCATCTGAAATTCTTTCAGAAATCGGCCTTTGATCGTCATCAGTTGGTTTAATCGCTGCGTATCTATCCAATGCCATAGGTAAATCCTTGACCATAGTTCCTAGTGATTTTACTCTGTCGAATAAACTTTGCAATTCAAGAAACTTTTCTTGATCTGAATAATCTTGATTTGGATCTAATTCTTCAAAAAATATTTTGGTAAAAAGAAAGGTATATCCTGGCGCATCTTTACACAAATCTTTTATTTTTAAAAACTTTGGATTTGTTTCAGCTGCTCTTACCTCATCGGCGGATAAACTCACAGGTTGATCTGTCTCACCAGCTTCTGCTTTTTTCTTTTTAAATGCGAGATTTTTTAAATATACTTTAGCTTGTTGGACATTCTCATTTAAGCTATCTTTGAAATCAAAATATTTTTTCTGTAACATAAAATCTTATTATTTTAAATATTGGGATAACATTCTTACTTTCTCAAAATCACCAGCATCAATAGCATCATCTATTAACTCTTGGATTTCACTCTGTGACATATCTTCAATTGACTTTTCTTTTTGTTGAAGTTGTTGGATTTCAGATGGTTTTTCAGTAGTTCCACCACTTTTTTGTGATTCTTCCCACTCTTTCATCTTTCTCTCATAATCTTTCATCTCCTCTTCGTATCTCCTCATCTGACCTTCGTAATCTAAATCATTAATCAAGTCATCAATCATAGAATCAACTTTAGCTCTAGCTTCTGGTGTTTTTGTTAAAATACCTTTAACCAACTCTAAGAAATCTTTAGTTTCCATTGTTTCTCTGTCTAAAAGAGTTCTGAAGAATTCTTCTCTGAGATTTGGGATTTCATCAATCCTTTCATTTTCATTTAGAAATGCAGTTAAATCTTTTGCAATTCTTGGACCATATTTCCAATCTTCAGGCTCATCTGATAAACCAGTATTTATTAATACAGTTTGAGCAACTGATTCTTCTTCTGGAAGACCAGGTGCTGATAATAACTCATAAATACCTTTAACGGTCTCATGTAATAACATAGGAAAATCAACACCAACAGCTTTGATAACAGGAGTTGTTTTTAACTCATCCATTTCCATATCAAACATATCATCTTCTGATTCATCACCGGTATATTCTTTATATTCTTCCTCTGATTCCTCTTCCTCTTTTGGTTTCCAAGCTACATAAGAAGCTCCAGCAAATCCTTCTGGATTCACTTCCATCATCGCTGCTCTTTGTTGTGGGTCTGCTAACCAATCTAATTTGTCAGCACTATCCGTCATCCTTTTCCAAATAGTTAAAATCTGTTCCGATTGGTCGCCAAAAATATCTCTAACACCATCTTGAACGATTGAAGATTCCAATAAATCTTTTATCCCTTTAGCTTTTCCTTGGATGAGTAAGTTAGCAATCTTTCTTTTGTGAATTTCATCCTTAACATCCTCATCAGTTATTTCTCTGAATGATTCCATATCTGGTTCTGATTCTTCAGCTTCATCCATGAAATTTTTAACTTCTCTTGGTTTAACAAGTTTAAGGTCAAGTTCTATTTCATATCTTTTTAGTAAGTCTTGGTAGATTGATGTTATCAAATCAGTGGCTAGTTTGGAAAGTTCTTCCTCTTTACCCTGTGTTAATCTCTGAGACTCTCCTAAATCACGCATGAGTTGCATACCAACTTGCATTTCTTGTCCTCTATCTCCTTGTCTAACACCCATTCTTTGTTGCTCTTCTCTTTCAATACCTGATTTGTATCCACCAGGCACGGCTGGATTGTCTTCAATCGATGCTTCCTTTAAAAATGTTGTATATTTCTTTAACATAATTATTTAATATATTTTTCTACAGATTCACCTGCTTTTGACATTTCAGCGATGAAAGTATAAGCTACTTCCTCGGAAAGTTCCTTTTCAGCTTTTGGACCTGGTTTAACTTTTGGTTCTTTGATAGTTCTATCCTTTCTCTCTGGTTTAACAGGTGCTATTGGCTTAGAAGGAGCGATTTTTGGTTTTGATGGAGCTATTGTATTCTCTTTTAGGAATTTATGATAAGTTTTGAGACGTTTCATAGAATATTGAGTTTTTTTATATATTAAAAATTGAAATTAAAAATAAATATATACAGAAATATAAAATAGAATTATGAAGAAATTCTCTACATTTAAATTCAAACATCTACGTGTTTTTGAACAAGACGAACAAAATAATATCCAAACTATTGAACCTCAACAACCTGAGATTCAAAATACTGAGGTTTCTGGAGCTTCAAAATTCTTTTCAAAGTTGTTTGAATCGAGAGAAATGGCACACGTATATCATTTATCCGTAAAGGGTGATATGGGATCATATGCAGCTCATGTTGCTTTAGGATCGTATTATGACAGTATTCTTGGCCAGATAGATAGCTTAATTGAAACATATCAGGGCCAATATGGATTGGTTGAAAATTTTGAGATTATCAACACCGCTGATACAAAAACAAAAGAGCCAATAGCATATTTTGAAGAATTAGTTGAGTTTGTCAAAACTGAAAGACACACTTGTTTGAAAGATGAAGATACACATCTTCAAAATATGGTTGATGAAGTTATCGCTTTGATTTATCAAACACTTTATAAATTGAAGTTCAACAAGTAATCAATTATATTAATTGATTTAACTTTTCGTTTCTCGTATATGACTTTTTATACTGGTCATAATCAATTTCTGCAGTTTGGAACACTTTTGGCAAAGAAGCCCATCCATTATTGTTTGTAATTTGTTCGTAGGTAAAGCTTAAAACTTTCCCCTTTTTTCTTTGTGAGAATTTTAAATCCTCACCATGTAAATCCAATTGCAATTGAAAAGTTTTATCTTCTTGAAATATCTGAACTGTTAGTGACCAATCTTTTGATTTCGTTTTCTTGATATTGAAATCAAAAAAGTCATCAGAATAGATAATCTCTATTTTTTTAACTTTATTTTTACCTCTCTCTACAAGATTGATGTCAACAATATCATCGTATTTTAAAATAAGAAAATTTGGGGAACTATAAAAATATACCTTATAAAGATTTTTCATATCAGTATAAATATTTTCTCCCGTTATCCTTATAGTCCTCTAAATTTTTATATACTGTATCTAATAAACTCAAAGCATCAAGAAGATTTGTATCAACTTTTTCAAAATTTAAAATTGAATCATCAATCTGGTCGTTTTTTTTCTTTTTCTTATCTGAAAAAGCAGATAAATCGGTTGAAATCTTCTTTATTTCCTTTTTCTTCTCGTCAATTATTTCGGAAATATCTTTCAAATTCTTTATCATTTCTTCAACCTTTTCAGAAGAAATATCTTGTACCATGTCTTCACTAATTTTTCTTATTCGCATATGATTTGAAAATTTTAATATATAGTATATATTACAATCAATGAAGAAGAAAACTAAACTTATACTTGAATTTACCGAATTCAATGCTCAAAGACTTAATCCGGATTCGGCTCAAATGGGAATTGCGGTTGATAACCCACAATTATCTATAAATGCCTTTGACAAACACGAAGATGCCATCAGAGCAGGAATTTCAAAAATAAACTCTATAATTCACTCACTTGCAAATAGTTCTGGTTATAGATCCTTGAAATCAAAATTAGCCCTTGAAGATCAGAAGATTCAATCCATGAAAATTCAAAGAATTATAAAATCAAATGAAGTAGATTATAATATTTATTTCAGTTTTGTGATTGGTGATGAGGAGTATTATGGAGTTTTAAAGAATCTATTCAATAGAAATCCGATCTTACAATCGGAAGTTTTCAAAGATTCAGATTTAATTCAAACTAAAGAATGGGTCATCAGAACTAGGGGGTTACTTTTGAAAGCTATTAAAATGTGGATGAAACCCGAAAGGGGGATTTACAAGGTTTTGAATGATAAAGTTTATTGTTATTCACAAAAAACTGGCAATATGATTGAAATTGAAAAGGGAGAAGAAGTTGAGGTTATAAATTCTTCAGATCGTAAGATAATTATTACTTACGATGGTGAACAGTATAATCTACTCAATGACAACTTTGTCTACTTCAATTGGTGGTTTGAGAAAATATCTTAAACATTTGAAATCAATTCGTTTGAATATTCAGTTCTCCACACACCACTTCTTAATACAGAAAATATTACCGAAGGGGCAGATACAGTTCCGAATGCAAAATCTGGAGTAAAGTCATTTCTAAATCTAAATTTCACTTTGAAATCCATATTTGCTGGAACTATCGCAGAGTTTGAATAGTATCTCATAGCGTAGCTTGAAGTTGCACCTGACTCATTGTTGTAGTTATCTAAATTGCCAGTTTCGGAGATTCCTATTTTTTTCCAATTAACTCCATCATCATTGCTTAAATACCAAGTTAATTCATGTGTTATGTGATACCCACCCGATTCATTGTGGAAATAAAATATTCTATCATATGGTTTTTTTGTAGATGTCCAAGAACTGATAGCATCCTTTGAAGTGTACCCATTTGTTATGAACATAAATTGAGTGTCTTGTGAAGTCTCCGTGGTATTTATAAAAACCCTAACACCACCGGTCTCTGATGAATCGTTATAGGAATCTCCAACTAGGGGCAATCTATGCCAATAATTATCCGATTGACTAGTTGGACCATTTGAGTCTACATTAAAAGAGTTGTCCCACAAATTGGTTTTATTTTTCGTTTGAAAATTTCCCAAAACAGAAAATGTTGAACCTAGGTCTGTCTGAATTGTATAGTCACTCGACCCAATAAGAATTGATTTGTCACTGATAACAAAAGATCTTGTATTATTATTATTGAAAATACTAAATTCTTCAAGTCCTTTTGTGATACCTATTCCAATTCCTTGATTAGCCACCGACATAAATGTGTCGTATGGTCCTAAAACTACACCCATTGTTCTAACTACACCATTTACATCCATAGTGAATTCATGGTCAGTATTGTAAAATATCACAGAATGTGTGAAGCTATTTGAATTAGTCGCTATGTGGTTGATACTCAAAACCTGGTTAGTGAATCTGATAAAGGATGATCCGATTGATTGGTAATCTTTTACACCAACCCAATTATACCCAAAATTAACACTTTCAGAAGAATTACTTATGTTTAATGAAGCTGTCAGAGATGGTGTTGGCTTAAACCTAATAACCCCATTTGAATCTATCTTAAATCTTTCATATGTATCTATGAGACCAGTGCCAATAGCTAATCCTCCTCTAAAAGTTGGTAATAGTGGATCATCACCAGGATTGAATTCAATATAAGGACCACTGAAAGTTCCAATCAAAAAACTATTTCTATATCTTACATCGCCAATACTATTCCTAGAAAAATTTGATACGTAATTAAACACTTCATTTGATGAAGAAGCACTCAATATAAATTTATATGTTTCGTCAGTAGAATTTGTTCCAATAAATCCACCGTCAATGTGTGTATCTCCAATCAGGCTACCACTACCACCATATATACCATTTGATGAAATTTCCCATGTAGAACCATCCCAAACATATTGTAGTTGAGTATCTGTTCTATATACAGTTAATCCGGCATATTTATACTCCATATTATTCAAACCATCTGGTCCGGTCGCTACCAACCTTGTGTCAATTGGTTTATCTGAATTAATCTTGAAATTTGTTATTAATGATATTGACATTATTGATTAATTTTTTTATGATGATGTTGCAAAGATGAATTGCCATTTGTTATAAGATACTGGAACACTTGTAGATGCTGATGAAACATAGAATAAATATTCAATGTCTGACCACCATCCATTAGGACTAGTTATTGGGAAAGATTGAGTATAGAAATCAGAAGACACACTTCCAATTTGTTGTTCAAATCCATTTTGGTCAAGTATTTGCACCAATTGTGGATAAGAAGAAGGATATCCAAAATATATGAACCCCTTTCCATCACCACCAGAACCGACACCATTTGTCGTAATATATTCTAATTTGTTTACCCCTGATGTAGGTGTCCCAACTATTGGTTCATAAAGTGTAGGTGTTAACTTATTCAGTTCGGGACCAGTTCCTAAAATTGAATTCATCATAGTTGAGTAGGTTGCCTCTGTTGTGCTACACCCGTGAAAAAATGGCAATACCATCATCAAAGTTGATGTGGAATCCTTTGCAGTTGGGTATCCATCAATTAGTGATAAAGTCCAACTTTGAATTAAATAGCTCTGTGAAGTTCCCAAAAATGGACCACCATTTGCATTCAAACTTACTGTGCCGGTTGTTTGACCATCTGGAATAAGTACTGGGGTTGGCAATGATCCCACATATGCAGGAGAACCAGTAGCAAAATCCAAATAGTTTATTGAATAAGTTGCATTTCTAGTTATTGAGTAGTGTAGATTAAGTGAATAATAGGTAGATGAATCACCTGCCTCAATTTTGGATACCTTATTACTATTTAAAAGGATATCTGTTGTTAGGACTGGTTGTACATATGTGTAGATAATTCTTCTCAACATATCCAAAACCTCAACATCACTGAATGTTTCTCCAGCTTGAATACCACCGATCGAAGTGGCAACAACCCTTTCATCAGAAAATCTATACCCACTTATTAGAACAGGATTTCCGATTATACTAACTGTAGCAGCTGAAACCATTGAGGTTATTGACTGGCTGTAAGCATCCTCCCAAAATCCATAGGCTTTTCCAGAAATCCATCTATATCTTAAAACTTTTCCCTCATGTGATGATGTTATTTGATTTGTCTTTGGGAAATGAAAGTTATTTATAACCACATATCCATTTTCACTTTTCACATTTATATCACCACCATAATAATTACTTTGGGTATCACCCACAAATGAGGGGTTTGTTATGTTGAAATTTATGTAATTACCATCAACAGTTGATTCAACCTTTGATTGGATATATGGTGTAACTAAAGAACCATTTGACCAATAGGAAGAAGAACCAGCTAAAAAACTAACCTTTGTATCATAATTACCACCGCTAGTATCTTTTGTCGTGAAGAAAAAGAAATCTACATCACTGCCTAGTAAATCATTAGACATGATTGGGTTACTGTCAACTTGTTTTTGACCGAAATATATTTTCGGGTACCAATTTATGTCATTGAGAATTAAAGTTGATTGGTCAATTCCGATGTAACTAGTACCTAGTCCCGTCGCGGTAGTGGGCTTAAATGCGGTATTTTCCCAAAGAGTATAATACCCATCACGGAAGTTTTTTGGTACAATTACGCCAGTACTATTATCAGGGATATAGTTTATTACATCTTGTATTCCATTTAATTTATTAGCTATAGTGCTACCTGAGCTAAAAGTACTCATTCAGTTTTATTCCTTTTGAAATATATATAAAAATTTAGAGATTACAAATTGAAAAGAAACTCCAATTTCATTAAATCTCTAACTTTTATTGAAGGTAAATCTAATGAATCGGCATCCAATCTTTCAAACGGTAGTTCGGTTTCAATTGAATTAAGTTCTTCCATTTCCGAATTGAAAGCCGCCATATCATTAATTTTGAATGTGTTAGGGATTGGATTTCCATTTTGGTCTTGTCCTAGGATCGGATTTCCTTCAAGATCTCTTTCAACATACTTATCAAGAATTTTCTTTTCTAGCTTAATTTTGTCGTCTATGATTGAAGATAGTTCTTTCATAATTCTTACTAATGAGAAAGCGGTTTTTGTAGGGAGATCCAAGTCTAAAAGTAAATTTAGTGATTTGATGGTATCTTGACCCAATTGTGCATTTATTACGGTGATCATTTTTTTTTTTATTATTTTTATTTATATTTAATTTTTTTGTTTAACTCTCTTTTGTATCATTTCAAAAAATACTTGGTTATTTTCCATTATGACAAAATTTCTTCCACTATTTATACAAGATATCGCGGTTGTTCCGCTTCCGCCAAACGGGTCTAATATAGTATCTCCAATGTTTGAATGTTTCAATATGAGATTATCAATTAATTTTAAAGGTTTTTGTGTTGGGTGTTCCAACCTTTCCTTTCCGTGACAGAGTGGATAATGATAGATACCTTTATCATATTCTGAATTGAAGGTTGGTTTACCACCTTTTACAAATGTGTAAAAGTATTCAAGAGCATTTGATAAGTAATTTATTTTTGAATTTATTGGAACAGGATTAGTTTTAACCCACTGGCAAATTCTTAATTGTTTGAATTTCCATTTTTCTGCATAAAATTTTATTGTGTTAGATTTCCAAACATCATAAAAAATTATACAAGTGCCCCCTTTTTTAAGGACACGTTTGAATTCGGAAAAAAGTGGATCTAAATCAATTTCTTCTTTATCCCATTCCCCAAACTCCAATGATATATTATTATATTTTTTGTTATTGGAACCGTTCTTAAAATTTGATTCCCTTGAAATATTATAAGGTGGATCTGTTAGAATCAGATCAATTGATTCTGATTCAAGTTCTTTTAGTAATAAATAACAATCTCCAAATAATATTTTATTGGACATTAGTTATATATTAGTTATGACTTCTGCCAGATTTTTTCTAAATTTAGATTGGTCTTAACATCTATAAGATTATTATTAAATTTGAGCTGATATCCAATCATTCCAATAAACGAATTAATAATTGATTTGATTTTGTTTTTTTCATGATCGTCAATATCAAAATTAAAAATAGTAATAAGATTTTCAATCTCGGAGAATGTTAAAGTGTTTTTTACCCCTAGGAAAAAAAGGAAGTCATAGGAATAATTGGTGAAACTTTCCGAATCTTCTTTATTTGATTTTGAAAGCAAGAACTGTGATAAGCAGTTTTCCACACCAACCGATGGCATTGAAAATTTATAACCTTCAATTTCAAAAACCCTTTCTTCTTCATTATAAAGTTTTTTTAAATTTTCAAAATTGAAATAGTTAAAGTTATTTGAGGAAAATTCAATAAAATCAATTTTACTCATTTCATCATTGAAAAACTCAATCTGTATTTGTCTATTTGTAGTAAATTTTACAATTTCTAAAAATATAAAAATTATATCAACACTTTTTAAATCTTCAAAATTGTAAGAATTACTAAATATAGTATTCTTTTGTACTATATTTTTCACACACTCAACAATTTCCATTAAATTATCAGAGTCATATTTCAACTCATATTCAATGATATCTTCATCTTTTGCTTTCTTAATCTTTATAAGAAAGTCTTTGGGATAGAAATATCCTTTCGTTGGTAAAGAATTTACTTCTAAACCTTTGGAACCATCAATAAGATTTCTGATTAGAGAAATTAAACTCATTCAAAATATATATTTTTTAAAAATATAATATTTTATATCAAATAATTAATAAATGTTTAAATGTGGGAGTAGATGGACTCGAACCACCGGTATCAATTCTGCAATAGCCACTATGCGATACTCCCAGTTTTCCCCACAATGAGATTACTTGTGAGTAGTTAATTCGGTTTTCTTTCTTTCAATAAACCTGTGGGGCATCCCCCGTGAAATTAGTCAAACTACTTGGAGCCTCTGTTACCTAGCTTTATCCCAACGAGACTGGCGTTTAAGGATGTCCAGTCCAATACCCTACCCATTGTTTAAGTCTTGGATTAAAGACTCTGAGTATCTCTTACTCATTGTTATCCGACAAGGATTCGAACCTCAACTAACTCCGTCAAAGGGAGGTGTGCTACCGCTACACTATCGGACAATTTAGTGGAGCGTCATCTTTCGATTATCCACTTCTGTTACGTTACCCGAAGATAAGAGGCTTTACAGAGCTCCATTTGTAGTCCCACGGGTAGTCGAAACCCGATTGCCAGGATGAAAACCTGGATTCCTAACCATTAGAAGATGGGACCATGTGTAACTTTTTTTATGTCAGTGGGTAAGTTACCAACCCATCCTACTTACGATTAGGCTCCCAACTTGAGATTTCTCACAGAGGTTAGAGGAACTACGATCCTGCCGCGGACAGACTCTACGGTCTTTCTTGTTCTGTGTAATGGTCCAATTGGTCCTCATTAAAAATATGAAGAAGACCATAATCATCCATTTCAGCAACTACTCTCACATTACCACCAACAGTTTTAAAAACTGAAACTATTGTACAAGGAAATTTATATCCTTTTGGTTTGTGAGCTTTATCTCCCACTTGAAATTTTGTTTCATTCATAATACAAAGGTAAGATTAAATTATTTTACTTCCAAATTTTTTTCTACTTTTTCCTCTTGGATTTCGTAGGTTTTCTTTGCCAAAATATCCTTTATGATATTCTTGATATCATTCACATCGTTATATAGGTTCACCAAACTATCTTGGTTTTTAACAATCTTTTTCCGATTTAGTTTTGAAACTAAATTGATTGTTTTTTTCAACTCTTTCTTGATTTGCTTCTTTTTAAGTTTCATAATAATTTTATTTAAGTGAAACTTATATTCCCCAAAGACTAGATTGTTTATAGTGGTAAGTTATATCCACCAAATTTTTCTATGTATTCCGTGATTGGAGTTCCGTACCCATCTTTGGTCACAATTCCATGGTCTAGGAATTTTTTCACGTTAGATGGTCCTAACAAGTGAGCGCCAGCTAGTAGACCAGATTTAGTTATCTTAACACCTTTCTTGGTTTTCCCAACCCACTTATCAATATAATCTCCTAAATAAGCTTTATTATTTTTGAGGAGTTGTTTCATAGCCAAGTCTTGCTTATGTTCTGGCCAAAAGTCGGTCCCTTTATTACTGAATTTAGATTTGAAAAAATTATAGTCAGCCTCAGTTTTCACCAGTCCAAAGTTTTTCGGCCAAAATGTTTTGATTCGTGACTTATATTGATCTTCGGTTTCTCCTGGTTGTTTTTTCAAAATGTCTCTCAAAGCAACTTCACCGAATTGATATTTACCCATATATCCCAAACTATTTATAGTATCAGCTCTTCCGGTTGATTCCTTATCAGCCATAGCTTTTAGGAATTTTTTCGCACTACCACTAATCGGTGCATTGTATTTCACAACATCCTCCGATTCACCTTCTTCTTCTTCAATCCAAGAATCTGGTAAAGATTCATCCATTGATCTTTGATATAATTCTTCAGCGGAAACTACTGTGTCTTGTGGAATCATCCCAATCAATTCTTGCTTGGTGAAATGATGCTTAGCTGCTAAAAGACCTATCACAAAAATAAGAACTTTAGGATTTGCTTTGAAATATCTAAATATTTTAACAGCGACGGTTGTGAGAAACCTATCTCCTTTTTTAGCAGCTTCTTCTATGTAGTGGAATATCTTCTCACTAAGTTCCTCCCAATCAAAACCTTCGTTCAATCTTTCAAAATGATTTTGCCAGTTTTTCAATTCTTCTTGGATTAAAAAGTCAGTGTAATTATTAATCATACAAATATATATAAGATTATTGAAATAAAAAAGGACTCTAATCAAAAGAGTCCTTTTTTAACTTTAGAAAAAAACATAATTATCCAGAGCACGAAATGCAAGAATCTGGATCATCCAAGGAACAACTGATTTCAGATAACATTTCTTCTTGTGTCTTAACTGCAACTTCTTCTTTCTGAACTGTGAACTTCACCGCATCGGCCGCAGACTTTGTCCTCAAGTAGTACATACCTGTTTTTAAGTTGTATTTATTGTCTCTGTAAAATTTTGGACTCCCATCTTTATCGTATGTAATTTCAATACCATCCCCATTTGGTATAATTGTCTCACCATTTGGACCGGATAAAAAGGATCTTCTTCCCCATCCATAAAAGTGCATTGAAGTTAGTTTAGCAAAGTTTACATTTTCCATGAAGATATTCATTGATTGTGTTTGGTCTATGAAAGCTCCTCTGTCAGCAGCTAGTTCAATCACATCTTTTTGTTTTACCTCCCAAACGGTTTTGAAAATCTCCTTTAGATTTGTTGGTATTTCTGGAATGTTTTGAACTGAACCATTTTGATTCATAATTTTTGATTTTATAGAATCTGTCCAAATACCTAATTTAACTAATTCTTTCACAAGATATTTGTTTACACAAATAAATTCTCCAGATATAACACGCCTTACATAGAGATTTGAAGTTTGTGCTTCGCATGAAGCTTCATTTCCTAAAATTGATGCGGTTGATGCGGTTGGCATTATACAAGTTGTTAGTGAATTTCTAACACCCCACTTTTGAATGTCTTCTCTTAATTTTTTCCAATCCCATCTATCAGATGTGGTTGCTCCCCATAAATCAAATTGAAATTTTCCTTGAGAGATTGGACTTCCTTGGTAAGTTGCATAAGCACCTTTTTCTTTTGCCAAATCACAAGACGCTCTCATTGATGCAAAGTAAATTGTTTCAAAAATCTGTTTGTTTAGAGATTTTGCTTCAGTTGAGTCGTAAGAAACACCAGTCAAGAAGAAAACATCTGCTAGACCTTGTACTCCCAATCCAATTGGTCTGTGTAGCACGTTTGAAAACTTTGCGGCCTTTGAGGGGTAGTAATTAACATCAATTACATTATTTAAATTTACAACTGCCTGATAAGTAACATCATAAAGTTTATTATAATTATAAGTCTTATTTTTATTTACAAACTTTGTTAAAGATATTGATGCTAGGTTACAAACAGCAGTTTCATTAACCAACTCTTCTCCATAAAATTCACCAAGTCCTAAAGACTCCAAAAGTTCTTTATTGTTTAGAATCTCCTTCTGTGTTTTGGTCACACCAGTGGCTTCTACAATTTCAGCACACAAATTAGATGATTTTATGATACCGATATTTTTTTGATTGGATTTTTCATTGATAGAATCTTTATAAAGAATATATGGTGTTCCTGTTTCAATCTGTGATTCAAGAATCTTATTCCATAAGTCCCTAGCTTTCACAGTTTTTTTACCATACCCTCTTGATTCATAATCTAGATATAAAGTATTGAACTCATCACCATAGGTTTCATTCAAACCAGGACATTCGTGTGGACACATTAAAGTCCAATCTTCATCCAAATCAACTCTTTTCATGAAAATGTCATTAGTCCAAAGTGCTAAAAATAAATCTCTAGCCCTCAATTCTTCCTTACCTTGATTTTTACGTAGATCTAAAAAATCATAAATATCAGCGTGCCAAGGCTCCAAATAAATCGCGATTGAGCCCTTACGCTTCCCACCACCTTGGTCAACCGCTCTTGCGGTCTCATTATAAATTTTTAGGAATGGGATAATACCATTTGAAGTGCCGTTAGTTCCAGCAATATAAGTATTCTTGGACCTTACTTTATTGAAGCTAATTCCAATACCCCCAGCATTTTTAGATATCTGTGCTGATTCTTTTAGTGTGTTGAAGATTCCCTCAATTGAATCATCTTCAACATCTAATAAGAAACAAGATGAAAGTTGGGGTCTATTAGTTCCAGAATTAAAAAGAGTAGGGGTGGCGTGTGTATAGTATCCTTCCGAAAGAAGATTATAAGTTTCAACCACCTTTTCAATATTATCTCCCCAAATTTGGATAGCAGTCCTCATATACATATATTGAGGTCTTTCTGCTACTTTCCCATTTAGTTTCAGGAGATAACTTCTTTCTAACACCTTGTATCCGAAATAGTCAAAATTGTGATCTCTTGAGTGAACGATAGCTGAATTAAGTTGGTCCGCATATTTCATAACTAATTTATAAAATGATTCAGAAACTACTGGAGAGCTTTTTCTTGTTTTCGGATCAACGTAATTGAACAAGTCCTTCACAGTTTCAGAGAAACTTTTTTTAGTTTCTTTGTGGAGAGAAGTGATGGCAATTCTCGCGGCGAGCGTTGCGTAATCAGGATGCTTAACAGTCAATGCGGCAGCTGTCTCCATTGAAAGTGTATCCAAAACTCTAGTTTCTATGTCTGGTGTGATTCCCTCAATAACTTTTTGAGCAACGTCAAAGGATTGGATCCACTTTGAATCAAGTCCATAAGTTTGTTGATTAATTCTATCCAATATTTTATCGAGCATTAGAGGCTCTTTTTTACCATTCCTTTTTGTTACTTTTATGTTCATCATCTATAGCTTTTAATTTTTTCGTAAGAGTATATATATGGTCCGATTTTAAAGGTTTGTATCAGACCGAAAAAAATTTGAGATTTTTTATTGACCAAATAATATTTTTTTATAAGAAGTCAATATTATTTAATTTGTTTAAATTATACTTAAATTTGGTGTTATTGAGTATTTGTGTAACATAATCTATGGTTATATCATAGACCCTTTCATAAGAATCAACTCTGAATACATAACTCTCATAGTCAACTTCTACCACAACACCGGTTATGTGTATTGGATTTTCTAATTGATCAAAAGGATCGGGGTGTAAAAATTCAATTTCTGTACCGATGTGAATATTTCTATTTCTTAATTCTTTTGAGTAGTGTTGTTTTCCAATATGATCTTGTAGTTCGGTAATTATCATATTCCTCCATTTATTATCTAAAAGTTTAAACATATTAAATAAGTTATCGGAAAAGTAAACAGCTAATTCATTGAATAATTCAACATTTGTAAAATTGTCATCTTTGAGATTTGATTTGAGTAAGAAATAATAATGGTTGAAATCAGAACGGGACGGCTTTCTGCGATTATTCATGAAGTTTAAATCAGTCTTTTCTGCTAGAACTTCATAGACTCTCTCCTTAATTCTTTTTTCTTTAATATAATTTTCGTTATCAACTGATTCATGCCAGTAAATTGAAGATTTATCAACTTCAAATGTTTCATTGAAAGATCCAATGTTTTCATAGTGATCCTCTGTTAAGGGGTCTTCTTTTCTACCCTTGAATATTGAATCGTAATTTAAACTGTGTTTTTTGTGTATTGAATGTTTAGAGAAAACCGCATCATCCGTATTTGATTCACTTGAGATTTGTTCAACTTCTGATTTATCTTCAGTTTGAATTTCATCATCATCTATAAATTCCTCTTCTATAATTTCATCGTCAACTTCTAAAATAATATCTTCAAAATCTTGTTCAGATTCTTCCGTGAAATTTTCTTCATTTTGAGGCTCATCTTCTAGGTTGAGTTCTTTGTTCTCCATCTTTACTTGTTTTTTTTTAAATATCTAAAAATTGATCATTTTCAAGTGTTAGATATGTTGGGTTCAAATCCAACTTTACTTGGGATTTCAAAAAATCTCCATCCCTCTGTTTAAGCAATTTGAACCTATAAATATTCTGTCTTCTCATTTCTTCCGTTCTAATGATACCAAAAAAAGTATCACAAGTTTCAACAATAGCCTTTGATTCTGGTACAGATTCTAAAGTTAAATCAGCAGAATTCCAAGCATCTTTAGCTAATTGAACCGCGGTAATGATGGGGAAGTTCCATTTGGCCGCTAAAGCTCTCAATCCCTCGGCTACATATTTTCCCTTTGTGTATAAATTATCACCACCAGAATTTCTAGGCAAAGCGATCAAAGCAATATAGTCTACAACCAATAAATGTATTTTTATACCTTTTTTCTCTTTGAGTTTTTGTATATAATTATCAATGTCAGATATCTGAACTGTACCAGCTGCCCAAAATTTAGTTATTATTTTTCCTATTTTTTTATCAAATAAATCGGCACCTGAGGCAGACTTACTTAAAGAAGCAATTTTTTTCCTTATCATTTCAGTATCTTTTGATAATCTGTCATAATCATTAATTGGTATTGATAATCTCATTGATCCCAATCTTTTCATTACCTTTTTTTCAGACATTTCCAGCGTAACATATAATACATTATATCCCAAGTTAGCTGTTCTGACTGCAAAGTTTTGCATCCATAAACTTTTACCAGCATTAGACATTCCCATGATTATGTTAAGAGTTTGTACATCCCAACCTCCACCTAGTATATGATCTAAACTTGTGAATCCGGTTTGAACTTTGAACTTTGAGGAATCTTGTAAGTGTTGCTCGGGATCGTCAAAATCAGATCCTAAATCTTCATCATCAGAAGCAAAGTCAGTTTTGGCCATGTTGTCAACAATAGTTCTTATTTTGTTAGCAGCTTCCATAACTTCATCAAATTCACTTATTTGATCCAAATTTCTAGTTTCGTCAATTATGTCAACGGTACCACTTTTTAATTTATTGGTCAGTATCCAAGCATTCATTTTTGGAACAATAAAATTCTTTTCGTCGTAGTCTAAAAGATTAACTGTCAGCATTGACTTTAAGATGTCTTTGGTTATCAAACCATCTTTATCTTCTAATTGAACCATTTCCAAAATTTGTTTTGGGTGTGGAACTTCTGCTTCAGTATTTTTCTGAAAGTATTTCTTGATTATATTATAAACGAATTGAATCTCTTGATTTTTATAAAATTGCGGTTCCACGATTGAAAAATATTTTTTATTTTTCAGAATGTAAGCGAAAAATATCTTTTCTAGGGAGATTGTCATCGTATAAAAATTTGTAAAATATATACGAAGGAAAGTACATTAAGTTTAATAAATAGCGTTTTTGCATAGACTTACTGTTCCTTGATCAATTTATTGCCGTCAGAGTCAATATGTCCTAAATCCTCAACATCAGACAGTATTGTATCCTTTGGAGATTTATTTTTGGTGTGATTTTTTATAAAGTCTAAAATAGTTTTACCTGATATAGTAGCAACGCCAGTAGCTAATGATATGAGATTTCCAGATAAGTTTTCTGGTGTTATGTGATAAGTTCCAACCAAAGAGGAAATTGCATTCATTACTGGTTGTAGGATTGCAGTGTAGGCAAACATATCAATAATATTATTTAAAGCAACCCCAAATAATTTTTGGAATTTTTTAATGAATAGAAATATTGATTGGAAACATTTTATCAATTTATCAATTAATATTCTCGGATTTCCAAATTTCATTTGGATTTCCGCGTTCAACTTATGTTTAATATCCTCTGCCGGTATAGGTGGATTTCTGTTATTTTCCAAATAGATTATTGATAACATAGTTATGCAGAGTAAAACTATATCTTCTTGTGATGGTCTTATTTCCAATTCCATGTTTTCAATTAATTTGAAAACGATCGGATACATTAATTTTACCCCAGTTCCAAAGGTTAACACTAAACTCATGTTGAATCCGAACTTATTAAGAATTGACTTTATTACATCAGAAAGATGATTTTCTTCACCAGATTCATGTAAAATTTCTGAATCTATCTCATTGAGAAAATTGTAAGCTATTTCTTGCCAATTTTGATAATCAGAAAATTTTAAAATATTATTCATAGATATGAAATATATATAAAAAATCAAATTAAAATTTAATATATAATACAAATATTATAATTATTTCTTATGAAACATCTTAAAACTTTTGAATTCTTCTCCTTTGGTCAACCAGATATGGGTAGAGAAGAAGACGACGATAACGTTTACCTCTCACATGAGTCTGAAGAGGAAATTACTGTACCACCTTTTGGAGAAGAAGAGGGAGAAGGATGTGAATCCTGTGGTTGTGAAGAATGTGAATGTGGTTCACCAAATTCTGGACAAATGGGATATCCAAATAAATGGTCTGGTGAAGAAGAGGAGGAGGAAGAAATGATGCCATCTGAAATGGAGATTATGAAATTCGAGGCAAAGAAAACCTCTAAAAAAGCTAAACCAGATTTCTTAGATTTAGATAAAGATGGTGATAAAAAAGAAACTATGAAGAAAGCTGCTGCTGATAAGAAGAAATCAGAGAAGGGTAAAGATTCAAAAGATGCTAAAAAAGATGAAAAGGCCCCAAAAGGTAAACTTTCAAAAGCACAGGAAAAACTACCACCGGCTCTAAAAAAGGCAATAGCTCAAGGAGTAAGAGATTAAAATAAAAAATCATCCTAAACGGATGATTTTTTTTTCACATTAACATCTACTTTATTTATTGAGTCTAAAAACCACTTTGGAAAATAGTTTGAACTAAACCTTAACAAGTCGGAAAAAGACCCATCCAATATTATAGTATCCGCCCAATCAGTTTTACTCCTTATAGATCTACCACACATTTGTAAAAGACCAGCTACCGTCTTCCAAGAATACCATTCTGGGTTATTCTTTTGCCTTAATTTGTTTTTCTGTGAATTTAAACTTGGATAGGGGATTTTTGAAATAACCTGAAACCTACTTTTTTCATGGTCAAATGAAACCCCAGTGGCGACAGAAGGACTAACAAATACAAAAGGGTCTTTACTATCCATGTGTAGTTTAAGCATTTCATCTCTCGTTGAAGAATCGTGAAATAAAAGTCTTGAATTCTCAACATCACGTTTTATCCATTCGGAAAGTTCAAACGAATTTGTGTGGATTATCCCTTTTTGCATCTCATACTTTTTTAATATCTTATGTAAGTAGGGAACATAATTTTTGAAAGTCTCTTCCTTTTTTGTAAAAGACATTTTGCCCAAAGGCATATAATAAACTTTACGGTTTTCTTGCTCAAAAGGTGAGTCAACTGAATAATAAACACTTCGGTCTGGATCAAGACCATTCAATTCTGAAAAGAGTTTTTTGTCCAAGATTGTCCCAGACATTAGAATTACCACATCGTAATTGGACCAAACATATTTGTCCAAGTAATCATAAGCCCAAATTGGCTCAAGAGATAATTCTTTTTGTTTTGTTTTTTCGTTATAATTTGATTCTAAAACCCAATTATCTGGATTCGCATCATATTCCTTTAGAAAGATATCAATTTTGATTAGATATTGTTTCAAGTCTGAAATTATCTGCATCATTTTGACATCTTTGTTTGGACTATTTGTAAGAGTGGATATTTTTAGATCTCTTTTATCGGATGTTATATCTCTATTTGGGACCATTGAACCATCAATAGTTGCTATTGTAGTCTTTATTTCATTGTTGAAATATTTTAAAAACTCAATATAATTTTCAATTGACTTTACTTTTGATAGGGCTTTTACTATTTGATACTCATTGGTAAATTTCAAACGCTTAACTAATGACTCTGTTATCTTGATTGTGATAAAGTCACTCATTACATCATCAAATTCATGACATTCGTCAACTATTAAAACGTTTGATTCTCTTTGTTCAAACATTTTTTGATTATAGATTGCGTAAATAAGATATAGATGGAAATTTGTGAGACTAACTTTACCCCCCCAATACCCATTTTTTGATTCATCATATGGGCAAAAATCACAAGTGGTTTTATTGAGACGATTAAATTCTTTACCATTCGAGCAAGATGTTGAATAAGATTTACAAGAGTAATTTTCTTTCCCCTTTAGATTTTTTATTGATTCGTATGTCACATCGTATTGGTCTTGTAGGATTTTACCAGCGGTTATAATATCAACCTTGGCACTCTTATCAACTTTTGATGTGTACCAATCTGAAATCATCATAGCCAAGTGGCTTTTTCCACTACCAACCGGCATATTCATCAAATAGAATTTCGTACTTGGTGATTCACTATGAGTCTTCATAATAAATTCTAGAGCCTCGTTCTGTTCAGCTCTTGGGGTATATTTGATAAGGTCTTTTTTTAACGACATAGTGGTTATATGTTTTTACTAAATTTAGTTTTTGAATATATACTTGGATGAAATATCTCAAGCTTTTTGAAAATTTTGGCACCAATGACACCCTTTATATCTTTGATTTTGATGATACATTGGTGGATACACCTAGTTTTGAAGAGTTGGCTATACAATATTTGACTGAAAGTCAGAACATTGGAGATTTGATAAAAAGATCTTTACAATTTGTTAATAAAGAACAGAAAGACTTGAAGATTGAAAATGGTAGGATATACATTGAAGATCCAAATCAAACTATTGATCCAAAGGGTAATTGGGTTAGAAAGGGGTTGAGAGTTTATATGGTCACTCCAAACGTTTATCACTTTTTAGATATTTCACTACCGACAAAAGTAAAAGAACTTTCTGAACTATATAAACAAGTCCAAAATAAGTCAATTGTAACAGGCAGAATGGTTGACTTGAAAGAAAAAGTAATAGAATCATTGGAAAAATTTGGATTAGAATTACCTAATCATGGTTTGTTTTGTTATCCATCAAAAGATGATAGAACAGATAGAGTTGCTGAATGGAAAGCTAAAACTATAGTTCAACTTCTAAAAGATACTGGGTTTAAAAAAGCTAAGTTCTATGATGATAAACCAAAATGGGTTAAGAAAGTAGTAACAGCAGTAAGAACAGAATTACCAGAGGTTGAATTTGAAGGTATAAGAGTTCATTAAAGCTCTGCTTCCAAAGCTTTAATTTCATCCATGACTTTTTTCAATTCCTCTTTTTTCTGCATCATTATCTTTTTATTCTTTTTCCTATCTGAATAAACATCCTTTAACATTTTAATAGTTGGTGAATTTCTTTTTCTGAAAACAACACCATTAACACAAACCACATGGTCATCTTTATCAATCTTAGCACCATTATCACAAAATTCAGGATTTTTTGGATCTCGTACTCCAATAAAATTCTCAGGAGCTATAAACCATTGAATTTGACTTGTTGGGTAAAGCGAAGCGAAGTCATACGTTACGCACCACTGGTTCATACCAACAATTGGATCTTTTACCCAACCACCAGCAATACCAACATTTTCCTCAGTATTTTTCTCACCTTTAAAAAGTACTATATTTTCTTGTTCCCTAAATCTATTTCTCAATACACCCTCGGTAATTGCCAGCGATGCAAGCGCATTATTCATTTGGGACACAACATCAACAATTTTTATTTGAGCGAGTGATGAAATCGCATAGATGATTGAGATATAATTTTTAGATTCGTGTATCTTTTGAACAAGAACTGAGTCAACCGCGTTATAGTACATAAATGTTTCAAAATCATCTTCATATAACTTTTGAAGTGAGCCGGCATATTTAATCTTTTCAACCCCCACCAACTTACTTGAAACAAAGTCAAGTGAAGAAGATTCTTTTACTTTAATAGTAGTATCACACACTTCATAAAGTTGCATATAATCAAAAATCATTCTATGTGCTGGCATTTCATAATCGGTCATCCATACTTTATTCATTCTTTTTGTTAAGGATGAAACAGCGGGGTCAATTTTATATTCCTTACCATTTACTACTTTTTTTAATTTCTTTGCCCTATTAACAAGATACAACCAGTCATAGTTTACAAAGTTCCACCCTGTAATCATTGGCATTTTTGGGATCATTTTGTAAAAGAAATTATACATCATGTCAAATTCATCATCATATTTGATATATTTGAACTTGTAATCAGCATTGAATTTCTTAAAATACTTATTTGTATTATCTTTTATTCTTTGCTGCATATCTTCGGGCATCTCCCTTAATCCAAGTAGTATGATTTTATCTTCATAAACAATTGAAATTGATAAAACTTGAGTTGGGGCCGTTTCGGCATCTGGAAACCCATCAACAATCTCAGTTTCAATATCCACAAAATATATTTTAGGAGTATTGTATTCAAATATTTCATTTTTTTCATCATCGGGTAGAGAATCCAAAAACTCATAAATTGAATATCTATCCGGATGGCTTACAGGTTCTAACTTAACTGATTTACCATCCCACGATTTAAAGACTTTATGCCTATCGGAATCACTATCATCGCATATTACATACTTCATTGGATTATCCCAATTGTAATATTTCAATTTTATATCTCCGGATTTGTCAACGTAACTTACGATTAGTTTTTTACTACTTGAAAGGTATTGGGTATCTACTAACATTTTATTAAAAGTCTATGTCAAAGTAATCAATTAATTCTCCTTTTTCTGTTGTTAGAGTCAAATCACTTCTGTGATAAACGGTTACTTCATAATTCCTTCCGAGTTTAAAAAGTTTTTTTATGAAAGGAATATCAATATTGTTTTTGTTTACTCTTTCCTCGTCAACCATTACACACAGTACTCTTTTATCATCTTCATCTGTATAGTTTACCACTTCGTCTAAATGATCTTTTTCAAGACCCTTTTTGGCAAAGCAAATAAATTTAGCTTCCATTTTCTCGTTACCTGGTAGGTAATTAAAGAAAATCGTTGTATTTGGTTCAATTTCTACTTCCTCCTTTGTGTAAATTCTTACCCACAAAAAAACAGCTTGCTTTTGAACAATTTTTGATTTAGGTATGAAATCTTCTTTTTCAAAATCTATAGTGTCCAATTCTATTTTTTGAGATTGTTCAACAATATCCTGATACATTAATTTGTCATCGGATACAATTTTCTTTAAATCCTTTCTATCCGGGAAGATTTCGTTATCAAAAAATAAGGCAGACATAGTAAATTTTTTATTTTTTATATAAATCAAGCTTAAATTGTTTTCTTTCTTTTTATACTTGATTTTTAATATATATCCTATAAATTATTTGTTTCATGTTTATTAAAATTTTTGAAGAATTCACACAGGCTCAATTTGAACCAATAAAATCTTTCAGGTTACAAGATGATTTGAACTCTGAATTTTGGGATGATTTTAATTTAGACTCTGAAATAAAATCCGAGTTGCTGAATTTAGCAAATGATTATTTTGAGAATTTAGATTTGGGTAATGTAGAATTAAAAGATGTGATTTTCACTGGATCCTTGGCTAATTACAATTGGAGCAAATACTCTGATATTGATTTGCACCTAGTTTTTGATTTTTCTGACGTGAATGAGGATGTTGATTTGGTTAGAAAATACTTGGATGCTATTGAGAAGAGTTGGAAACTGCAACATGATATTCAAATAAAGGGATATGATGTAGAAATCTATTGTCAAGATTCTAATCAGGAACATCATTCAACTGGCATTTATTCACTAATAAATGATGAGTGGATTAAGAAGCCAACCAAAGAAGATTTTGAACCTGATGAAGATTCAATAAAAAAGAAAGCTTCAATCTATATGGGTTCAATAAATGACCTTGAAAAAGACGTAGAATCTGGTAAATCTTATAATATTCTCAAATCCAAGATTAAAAAGATATGGAAAAAAATAAAAGATGCCAGACAAGCTGGACTTGAAAGAGAGGGTGAATTTTCTGTAGAAAACCTCGTTTTTAAATTGATGAGAAGGAATGGATACATAGAGAAATTTATGAATCTAAAAGCTAAATCTTATGATAAACAATACAAATAAATATGATTAGAATTTCAGAAATAGAACAAGTATTTAAAGATTTATTTGATGAGGAAGAGGGTAAAGTAGGTTCGGTTGAAACTGTTTATGAACTTTCCAAAGATGAAGAATTTTATAAACTAGTTATTTCATTACAAAATTTAATGACCGAAAATACTATTCTCATTCATACAAAATTTATATTCAAGTGTGACATAGATAAAAAACATCTAATTGATAGCTCCTTTATTTATTTATATGACATAAATTGTGTTTACAATAAAGTTGACTTCAAAAACACAATTGAGTTAAAACAGAAAATTGAAGATATTATTGATTCAAATGATTTTGGAGAGGATATTCAAATATTGTCAGACTTCATAGAAGCTCCGGCCATGTTCTTGAATTATTATCTAAAAAGGTCAAAGATAACAGAATATAGTGTCCATAATGTAAAATATGACCCGAAATTTAAGACTACTCCTTGTGATAGAGTAAGTTTTGATTTTGAAATCAATATTAATAATAACTATGATATTGATTTATCCATAACAAAAAAAGAAAAGACTGATCCAGAATCCAATGATGTTTATACTTTTCAATTCAAATTCTTTGAAGAATACAAAACTGTTGAATCTGATTCACTAAAAAATATACATTATATAATTGGTAGTAACATAGCCAAGATACTGGATGAAAAATTGAAATGATTTCTAAATATATAGAAACATATAAAATAATAGATTTTTATGAGAAACGATAGTAGTCAAAATTATAAAACACCTTATAGTAATATTTCTAATTTTAGAGAGTTCACAGATAATGTCCGTAAAGAAAAGGATGAATTGAAAAAATTAGATAGAAAATTGAAGAAGCAAGATAGGGAAATTACAAACCCGCATCCGGATGGTATGAATTTTAATACTATAACTCATAAAATGGATAAAAATATCACAAAGAAAGATTTAGAAGATAGAATCAAAGCTTTGGAAGATGATGGTGTTGAAGATACTGACCACAAATATAAAATTTCAGAGTCCAAAAGAAGGGTGAGAACCTTTGAACATATGGATATGGAACACCATCACGAAGAAACACCATCCCATATGGATCACTCTGGTGAGACTACTTCATATATGTTCTTCACAAATATAAAAACAATACATCGTTTAGTTAGCGAAATGTTACAATTTGACAAACAATCAGTTAATACCCTATTGAACGATGGTCACAATTGGGCCGAAGATCATTTATCCGTAGCAAAAGAAAGTGTTAGTCACGTTTTCAATTTCCTTACAAACAAAACAATTAAGGAAAACCACCAAGGATTTAATTATATGTTCTTTGAAAATATTGAATCAATTCATAAAATGTGTGAGAAAATTTTACAAATGGGTGAATCTGAAATTGATATGATTCTACAAGATGGTCACGATTGGGCAGAGGATCATATATCCGCCGCTAAAGAAAATGTGGAACAAGTCCACGATTTCCTAGAAAATGAAATGATGTAATGAAACTTAGAAGATACATTGATTTTTTATTACCTATTAACGAATCTGAATTAGTTTATTCAGATAGATTCAGAAAACTATTAAGTAAAATAGATTCACCAGTCGCTCAAGGTCTAATAGATTTGGAGAAAAAAGACCATGAATTTCCTAATAACTATATTGATATCGGAGATAATAAGAATCAAATTACTTTTATCACAGACAGAAAGGCAAAAGAATTGATTTCAAGTACAGAATCTAAAAAAGTCACACATATGGGTTCTGGTCATTTAACACACTCAGAATCCAATAATAATATTTTTGATGCTCTGGGATATACACCAGAAGGTCCACAAACATATCATCCGCAACCAAATGAGGAAGGTGTTATAGAATCAGAATATACATCCCCAACATCAGGTAATGTATACTGTAAAGTTGTGTTCCCTGGTGGTATTTCTATTATCAATAAAAGTAGATTGAGAACTGTTGATTTGTCAAAATTACCATTTACTAAAAATAGACAACCAGGTAGGGTTGGAGCTTCAATTCAAACTTTATTAAGAACTGCGAATGTTAGTTTTTCAAATGCTGAAATTGAACAGTTTGTGAATAAATATAAATCTGAATTTGATAAATTCAATGATGCTTTCAGAAACTTTGAATTAGTTTCTGGAAATGCAATTCACCATTGGTATCAATATGAAAATTATCTACATGGTAGATCAAAAGGACAATTAAGTAACTCATGTATGTGTTCAGCATCGGAAAGATGGTTACAAATCTATACACAAAATCCTGATGTCTGTCAATTACTTATCTTAAAAGATGATGACCAACAAGATAAAATAAAAGGGAGAGCTCTTGTTTGGAAATTATCATTACCTAAAGACATCACTTATGTTGATAGAATTTACACACATGATGATTCTGATTTGGAACTTTTCAAACAATATATTGCACAACAAGGATGGTATTTGAAAAAGAGATATACAAGTTCTACTAATGATACCACGATGATCGCGCCAGATGGTTCGGAATCAAGACCAGCAATGTTGGAAGTCAGATTAAAGGATAAAGAATATGGTAGTTATCCATATTTGGATACTTTAAAATTCTATTCACCTACAAATGGTATATTATCTTCAGAGGGTGGTGAATACCAATTAGAAGACACTGGTGGTGGATATTCTAACCAAGAATGTGACTACTGTGGTGGAGATGGTTATGTAGAGTGTGGTGATTGTTATGGTAGAGGTAGATTGAGATGTGATGAGTGTAGCAATGGAAAGATTGAATGTCCAGAATGTGAGGGTGCTGGTGAACTTGAATGTAGTACCTGTGATGGTAAAGGTGTAGATGATGAAGGAAACCCCTGTGAAGATTGCAATGGCGATGGTACAAAAAAGTGTGAAGACTGTTTCGGTAATGGTGAAAGAGATTGCCCAGATTGCGATGGTGAAGGTTATGTAGAATGTCCCAACTGTGATGGTAACGGACAGAATTCTTGCCACGAATGTAATTACTAAACTATGGAAAATATACTCTCATACGAAGATTTCATTACAGAAGGATATAACAAACCAAGAAAGGGTATGAAATCTAGATGGTCTGTTAAATACAAGAAGAAGATAAATTGTAGTAGTCCCAATCTTGGATTTTCACAAAAGCAATATTGTAAAAGAAAGAGAAAGGGTGGAAAATATAAGTCATAAAAAAACCCACCAAATTTGGTGGGTTTTTATTTGTGGAGATGCGGGGCTCCGACTCCCCGGTCTTCCTCGACTAGACCTAAAATATCCTTCACAGACTTAGTCAAGTTTTTCTAAACTGACAAAATATTCAATTTGATTTTACGATTCTAACTGACAGATAACATCGTGAGTTTTACAGACTCAATACTGTTGAAAACAATTAAGCTACAGAAGCTACCTCGTTTGTCTTGAGGATGTTGTTTTGTAGGGCAAATACTAATTCTTCTTTGCTAGCTACTTCGTTTGTGTTGCCATTTACAGCTTTGATACCTTATTTAATTGGTCGATATCACCCAATGCCTGCTATTTTAACCCTACGACGCGAATCAATTCCATTTCATCCCCATTAGAGTATGTTATATATTAAAAAGAAAATAAAAGTTTAAAAAGGAAGGTCATCATCAAAATCAAAACTTTTTTTACCACTACTTTCTTTGTAGTAAAAATCGAATGTAATCAATGGTTTTTTGTCCTTGGTATACCAAAGGTCCACTGCTGGCTCGTATGATACGAGTATATCTTTATGGATTTTTTTCATCAATCCAATTAAGGAAGAAAATGTGGAAAATTTTCTATCTTGTTCTAAAATAAACTCCATAACAAAATCTTTATCATGGACAGTCACAGTGTAATTCTTTACACCAGAGTTCCTAATCATCTGTCTTATGGTGGAAGCTAAATGTTCAAATGCAACCTTCACCTCATCATTATCATCTTCTGTCTCTTGACTTTTGGGAGATAATTCCGAATTGAAGTCAAAGTCAAACTCATCATCTGATTCATCATATTTTTCAAAAGTTCTTATGTGTTTATTCCAATTCATTAGTCGAAGCGAATTTTTATTGTATTTTCACTAAATGAAATACTAGGTTGATATCTATGTTCAGCGAATAACTTTTCTAACATTTTCACATCGTCATGGAAATCATTTAATTCACCATTTATAATTTCCATACTCATAACAAGTTTACCTTCTTCACTTGTATATTTTATTTGATTATAGGTGCGCAATCTTCTTGCTTCACCCACCATTCTAGAATACTTTTTGGAAACTTCCTCATCAATTCCAATTTTTCTTTTAACCGATAAACTGTTCCAATTGCAAGACACTGAAGCTTTGCAAAGTTTCTCAAGATAGGTTATATTTTGAGATTCCGAGTTTCTATGTTCATCAAAATACCCAACAGATATATTTGTACATTCTGGTACCAAGTCAATAAAGTTTGCTGAATCGGTAAATACTCCAGTTGGGTCTAAATTCAATTTCATCCCATAATTGTTCATCTCATCACAGAGAGATTTAGCAAACTCATTTGAGCAACACTGAACCCCCATCTGTTGGGTAATTACTGAAAAATAATTTCTTCTATCAAACGAGACTACTTTCTTTATATCTTTCATGAAAGAGTAATTTCCATAATTATTAGCAACCGCTCTAGAACCAATACCACCTCTTTCTTCTCCTATGAAGAACCAATAAACACCCGGTACATTGTTGTGGATCATGTACATCAATACCGTGACACCAGCTTTGTCATCAGCTCCTAGAATTGATTTACCATCTGTTGCTATAAATGTCTGACCATCTTTCTCAAACTCAATAAGGTTTATTTCATTCTTTGATCTTGATGCAGTATCAAGGTGGCAAGTGAAAGCTGTATCGGACTTACCTATAACGTGGTAATAGTTACCATGTCCGTCTTTTTTCAAAAAGTTGGGTAAATACTTAACCACCTCTTCTTCATATCCGTGTGGATAAGTTTCAGTGACTAATGATAAAAATGTGCCTTTTATATCACTTGGGTCATATTGAAACTCTGGTATATCTACAAATTCATATTCATCCCCCTCGTCCTCACCACCGGTATCCAATAATTTATTATATGCGGTAACAAATTTCTGAATTTGTTCATCTGAAAATTGAGTTCCAAAATAGTTTTTTAAAAATGCGGTTATCCTAACATCTATGTTGTGACCTGATATAGTTACTGTAAACCTACCTTCTTTATCCGATAGGTCAACTTTTTCTACACGCATTACGTTCCGGATAGTAGGATTTGAATCCAAGTCGTAAAGGGACCAAGCCACTTCAGAGTTCTGTGTTTGTGCTAGTTTATCTAACATAATCCAGAAATCATCGGAAAATTTAATTAGTGGATCGGGTTTATAATTTTTCCCCTTTTTATCTTTAGCCATGGACTTATATATTAACTTTTGGAAACAAATATCTCGTAAGAGTTATTGTAATCTACCTTTACTTGACCAGGATTTAATTCTGGTGTCTTTTTTACATATTTCTTTTTACAATAAACAACACAAATTTGGTCTTCCTTTGATTTTGAATTTTTTGCGGCTATTTGTGCGACCTTTTTTATAGTAAGCTCCATTGGGACTTTATCCTTAATTTTAATTAAAACATGGCTACCTGGTACACCTTTAGCATGGAACCATAAATCCTCATCTTGCCCCATTTCAAAAGTCAGATAATCGTTGGAATTTGCGTCCTTTCCCTGTAATATTAAAAACCCATCAATTTCATGTTTTTTAATCTTTGGTCGTTCTTCACTTGACTCAAAAAAAGATTTTAAATGTTTCATCTGTTTCGGTAATACTTATGGACAATTTTAATATATAATATATATTTTAATATTAAAATAAATAGTTATTTGTAAGCGAAAAATTTAACTCTTTATCAAAAATTTATGTCCAAATTGATGAATTTGAATGATGTCCAAGATGAAAAATATTTAGAAGAGCTTCTAAATAATGAATTAGTAATAATTGAGGATATACAAGGTAGTAAAATTTTTGTCAATTGGGATGGTGAAAATTTCATAATCAAGTCAAAGTCTATAAACTCTGACCCAATAAACTTGGTTGATTTAGCTATGCAAAATTATTACAATTTCGCAATTGATTTTTTTGAGGGATTTGGGGATAGAATTAAAGGATTGATGAATAAGAAATGGTGGTTTGGATTTGAATATTTTCCAGATACTCAACCTGCAAATATTATATACAATCGTATTCCAAAAAACCATTTAGTATTGAGTTCAATTTGCAAAGGTAACAAATTCTCATATACGGTTGAGGAGTTGGATGAATATTCAAGGCTATTTGACACAGATGTTGTTCCGGTAATTTTTAAAGGCACATTGGATGAACAAGCAAAGGAAGCTATCAAATACTTCCTAAACACAAGTGAAGAAGATTTAGAGTATGTTTTCGGTGAGAACTCATTTACATTCTTCTTTTATAAACTTTTGAATCCAAATATGGAGGGTTCTTTTCTAATGGGAGATTCATATCAAGACAACCTTGAAAAGCTAATCATAAGAACCCCTAGTAGTGATATATCATTCCAAATACTAAACCCTTTATATAAAAAAATGTCTGAAACAAATTCAACTGAATTTGTTGAAGTCTATACTCTAATCTTGGTAAACTTCTTGAATTTTTGCCAGAGTGTTGATTTGTCTAAAATGAAAGTTACTGGAAATAGAAGAGATGAAATTTATTTATATTTGATATGTAAAATGTTCAATATTTATTTGTCTGAAATAAAAGAAGATTTGCTGAATTTTGATTTTATAGTGCCGGAGTTTTTTGACAAGGATAAATTTAGAATAAATTCTGAACTCATACCCAATAAATTGACAAGGAACTATATAAAAGAAGACAAGAAAATTGAATATTGTTTCAAAGTTATTTTAGGGTCTTTTAATAAAAAGAGAAAAAAACCTTTGGGTATTTTTACCGAATCTACTATTGATATATTCAATCGTTTTGTTGACTTGATACAAAAGAAGATTGATGAGCATTTGAATAAGAAGAGTGAGGTTGAATTGACTAAAAGTGGACTTGTTGACTTTGGTGAGTTCTTTGATATAAAGTATGATACCGATAGTGAGGATAAAGTCTATCCAGACGTTTATAAAGAAATAGAGGCTGGGGCAGAGAATAAAGAAAAGAAAAAGGGTGATAAATTTTCATCCAAGATCACAACAAAATAATTTGAAACTAATTAATTTGGCTAATTATAATTTCGGATAAAATGTCTGATTATAATATCAAATACCTCCATAATTACTTACCTGAAATTCTTGAAAGTGAATCAACGGCAGATTCGGTTTTGTATAAATCAAACAATCTTAAAACTTCTTATTTAATTGACCTTTCAAGTTATTTCATATCGCAATACCTTTTTTTGGGGAATGATGAAGTCCCACTATCTAGTAAAATAACCAGAGAGAAATATGGTGAAAACTATAAATTCTACATTGATTATTTAGTTGAGAAACAAATAATACACCTTTATAAAAATTATGTGAAGGGGAAAAGGACTAGATTATATAAATTCAATAAAAATATATTGAATGGTGAAATCGTTGGTTATAAAAACCATGATAAATTTCTGATTAAAAAATATCTGAAAACATTTGGTAGATTGGACTCAAATAACAATTCAGATAAAATAGACTATGAAGTTAAAGAAAAACTTGTAAAATATTTATTTTCGGGAGAATTGGAAAAAGAATCTACTGAATATTTACTTAATATCCTCAAAGTTGATAAAGAAGTTTATTTAAGAAATAAACATAGCATTGATTGTATAAATCAGAAACAAATCTTTTTCCACTTTGATAATTTTGGAAGAATGCATACAAATTTCACAAACTTGAAATCAATCATTCGTAAAAACTGTCTTTATATTGATGGTGAAAAATCCCAAGAAATTGATATAAAAAACTCACAACCCCTTTTTCTGAATAAATTAATTCAAGATTACAAATCAACATTTGAGTTTAATGAAGAAGAATTACAATTATATCAATACTTGACCATGGGTGGGAAATTCTACAACTATTTGACCGATAACCTCCAAATTGAAAATAAGAAAAAATTAAAAGATGATGTTTATAAAGTGCTTTTTGGTAGGAATTTTCCAAACAGTTTTGAGAAAAAATTCTCCAAACTCTTCCCTTCAATTTATAACTTTATAAAATTCTACAAAAAAACAACTGGTAATTATAAAAATTTATCTTATAAATTACAAGAACTTGAGTCTGATTTGATATTTAACAATATAGTTAAGGAGATAATCACAAAGTACCCTAATATGCCGATAATTACAGTACACGATAGTATTCTATGTGGAAACTCATCCCTACCTTTGGTGTCTGATATATTTAATGAAAAACTTTCAAATTACTTTAATATTAACAAAAATACAGAATTTGAAAGTAAATTTCATTTTAATATATACTAATATGCTTAATCTAAAAGATAATAATTTTTCCTGTATAATTTTTGACTTGAACTATGGGGATCTTCCATCTTCCGACCGACTGAAATTAATGGAAAAGGCGACGAGTATACTCTATTCAAAGGAATTTACTGTTTATGACTTATTCAGAACAAATCTAGAAAAAACTGAAAAATCTTTATTTGGGGTATCAGAAAATTTGGATAATGAGTCACTTCGCCGAAATGCAATCTATATTCTTGAGACATTTCATTTGGAAAAAGTTATGGTCAAATATCTCGGTGAAAATAATTACACCGAGATAAAGTCAGATGGTTCAGAATATAGATTTGAGTTAATAACTAATATTTTGGACGAAGGAGTTGATAATTATTTTATCAATGGGTTTACATTTAGATTTGAAAGAATGAAAAGATACAATTACCCAAGACTAAAACAAAATTTGAAAGCTGGCATGGTTGTGGAATATCTTGACAATAATAATAGATGGAAACAAAAAACTATCGTAGACTTGGAAAAAGAATACAATAGTCTTTATAGTTTGTTGATAAAATATAATAAACTGAGGTACGAAGTATATTAATACTGGTACTTGTTTAAAAATCCGGATCTCGGAACAGTGGTAGATATATGAGTTTGTAAATCACTCATAGGGTTACTATAATGTTCTAATATTTTTGAATTTCTTTCAACTAATCCGTTTTCTGGGAATTCAGGTCTATGAAACATATGGAAAGCATAAAAATCCATTTGCTTATAGTTTAACATTTTTTTAACTTTCATGTCTTGGAACCGGTTTACAAAACCATGTCCGAGTATATCCTCGTTCCATCCACCAATTTTTTCTATAGCAGTTCTTTTGAAAATAGATATACCATCCGTAAGATTTATTTTTGGAGAGAATCTTTTTTGAGAAAAAATTGTTTGAATATCATTGCTACTTTCAGGTGGAGAAAGTTGTACAATATTTGAGGTTGGGATGATACATTCGTGAGACTCTAAAGCTTTTAATGATTCAATTAAATCATTCGGATGCATAATTACATCTGCATCACCAAATACCAAAACCGGTGACATAGTTCTTCTGATAGCCACATTGTAAGCCCAAGCTTTATTAAAAGGATATTCACTTTCAACAAAAATGTGTCTACATTTTAAAGTTAAGGTATCAATTTTAGAATGTTTGTCTTGTTCTACGACAAGTATTTCAATTCCGTTAAAACCACTCAACCATTCTACTACTCTTTTTAAAGCGATTACCCTATCAGGTCTGTATCTGAATGGTATAACATAAGTGAATTTGGGAACAACAGTATTTTTCATTAAATAAAGTTTTTTTATATTATATTGATGAAGAATGATTAGTTCTTTTGATTATGATAATATAAGCCCTGGGTTTTTGTATCCACCTTGTTGAGCAATTTCTAACATTTGTGTTGGTGATAAATTTTCTTTATCCCATCCTTTTCTTCTAGAGTAGTCCGATATGAATCTCTCTCTTAACATATTTGTATCTTCTTGAGAAAGCTTATCATTCTTGATCATTTTTTCGTCGTCGTTTTGCATAAGTTTGATATTTTTTTGTATATATAAAAAAAACCTCCCATTTGGGAGGTTTTTTTTATAATCAGTTGAAGATTAGTTAAGAAGATTCTTGCTATCTACAACGGAGATAGTCATGAATTGCTTCTGTGGATACCAACCAACTTCAGCTACTGCGTATCTTGAACGAAGTAACATTCTTGGAGCGAAAGTTGCTTCAGAGATAAGGTTGATTGATTGAGCCATTAGATAAGGTACGAAAATGATACCAGGTTGATCAGGATTATTCTTCCTACCAATAACAATTCTGTTATCATTATACTTCATAAATGGATCTACATAAATCTGAATATCACCAATTTGACCAACTGGATAGAGTTGACCAGAACCGTTGATTTTAGATTTGGTTGGGTTAATAGTGTAACCAGCGATATCCATAAGAGCTGCTGCGAGACCTCCATTAGTTACTGCGAATTGAGCAGGTCCAACACGACCCTCAGTTGCAACGTAGTTAGAAGCATGTACCATTTTAGTGATAAGCTTTCTTTGTACAGCGTGGGTAGTTTCACCAGTAACCGCAGTGCTTGCATATGCGGTGTCAAGGTCAAAAATAGTGTTAGCTGTAGCACCCGGAGTTCCATATGCAGTCTGTGTTGTCATTAATGGAGCGCTCTTTCTGTTTAGATCACCCATTTCAAAAATCTTTGAAACAATTTGCTTGGAGATTGTTTGAGATAGTTCATTCACAAGAATAGATTCCATTTTCTGAACGATGTCCATACCGGTGTTAGCTTTGATGTCTTCAATTTCAGTCCTTCTAAGAGCAGAAGATACTTCGATAGTACCAACAGCAATTGATTTGGAGGAAATTTTAGGACCGATATTACCAGGATAAGTAGCATCATCGTCACTTCTCTTCATTGGATAAGAACCAGCAGCATTTTTGGTATCATCTGGACCACCAGCCCAGTTAGATGAGAAACCAGGGATATGATCTTCAAGAGCAGAAATTAGTTCAATGTTGGTAGCAGTGATTGACTGTGTTCCAATACATTTAATTTGTTGGAGCATTGAAGATGTAGCACTAGTGAAAGTATTTTGACTAGGATCAAAAGTATAAGCATATGATGGAGAGTTCACTCTTTCAGAATTAGCTTGTCTGTAAGCTCTGAAAATTGGATATCCATCAATACGAGAGAATCCTAAAAATTCTGCAGCACCTCCATAAACTGGATTAGTAACCGAACCAGGATCGGTCTGACTAATTTGTCCTAAACCAGCAGTACTAACTCCAGTACCCCAGAAATTAGCAGCAGAACCAGTAGCTAATGTTAGCCACATTCTACCACCCTGAAGACCATCAGCAGTTTCTCTTATACCATAAGAGGTAAGGAAAGTACGTAGGTGAGCTTCTACTTGATCAGTTGTTAAACCAGTTGAAGCTGTGAGTTTGAATACTTGAGGACGACCAGTTGATCCACCGTTAGCAACATCATCATATTGGAAGTCAATATAAAGAAGGTCTAATTTTGGTCCTGGTGAAGGTTTTACAGCTACAAGGTCAAGACCGATAGTTTGAGCAGCAATCTTCATAGCAACTGGAAGAAGGTTTTGGCCTAAATCTCCAGAACCGAAGTTACCTCTATTGTCATAACTTGTACTAGTTTGTGTTGTTTGGTTAAAACCAGGGTATGCAGATGGTTGTGGTGAAAGTACACTACCCATACCAGCGATGGTAGCGTTTGCGTAAGCATTTTCATTGATTGAGTGGTACTCCGCATATTCTGACATCCAATCTAGTCTATCTTCGCCCTCAACACCCATGTTTTCTAAAACAGGTGACCACTTTTTAAGTGCTTTCTGTTTGTCAATTCTAATGTGTGACATAATTTTTTTTATTTTTTTTGTTATCTATATATTATCCTTAAAAAACTAAATTATTTTCAACCTGGATTTTTTATAGATTATAGATTTTTGAATCTTTCTAAAATTGATTTCATTTCATTGTCTGCTAACTTATCTTCTTGTATAACAGGATCCATTGAAACTAATTTCTTTGTACCGGATTCTTTTTTCTTGAGACTTCTAGTCATCCAAAAATGTTCAATGTTAGCCTCGGAAGTTAATTCCGGATATAGCCTAGCTTGAGACATGATTGATTTTTTAGAAGACTCATTGAGTTGGGACCAGATTGGCTTTATGTTTTCGGGCATCAATCTAATCAATCTTTCTTCTAGGGTTTCATCCTTAGTTGAAAGAGATTCTTGTATTAGTCTTAAAACGTCAGACTGTGAGAAGTAACTTTTTTCGTTTATATAAAGTTTAACTTGCTCTTGCTCATCAATTGATAGATTATAAAAATCATCAGATTGACGCTTGCTTAAGAATTTCAAAAAATGCATTTCATTTGTTTCGGAAACTTTACGCTTGGTTGCTTCCTGAATTAATTTATCAATTTGCTTGGATAAGTCAGTGTCAGAATTTTTCTCATATGTATGAGCTTCCTCTTCTTCTTCAGAACTCCAAGCCTCCTTTTCTTCTTCACTTTCTTCGGCCATATCCATATCGGTTGGGTCCATTTCCATGTTGTTGGTTTCCTCTTCCTCTGTAGCCATCAAATGTGGTAATTCTTCCTCTTCACTTTCTTCAACTTCCATAGGATTCATTTCAAATCCCATTTCCTCTAAAGTTGGAAGTGGTTTTTGAGATTTACTTTCATTGATTTTACCAGAATTCAAATGCTCGGAAATCATACCAGTGTAAGAAACTGCCTTATCTAAATTTTCAGCAATATACTCTGAATAAGCGATGTTGTCATCTAGGTGTTCAGCAATATACTCTGAATAAGCAATATTACCCTCAATGTGTTCAGCTAAATACTCTGCATATGCAATTGAGTTATCTAGGTGTTCAGCAATGTACTCGGAGTAAGAAATACCTCTATCTAAATTTTCAGCGATATATTCTGAATAAGCAATGTTCTTATCTAAATTTTCAGCGATATATTCTGAATAAGCAATGTTCTTATCTAAATTTTCAGCAAGATACTCAGAGTAAGAAATATTCTTATCAAGGTTCTCGGCTAGGTATTCAGAATAGTCAATATTCTTATCAAGGTTCTCGGCTAAATATTCTGTATAGTTGATAGCCTTCTCTAGGTTTTCAGCTAAATAATCATTATGAGAAATTAATTTCTGTGCAGTGGATTTCAAATTAGAATTTTCATTTACTACTAATTGTACCTTTTCAGCTAAATAATCAAGATATTTAACGATTTGAGAATTAGTACTATTTAGTTCCTCATAGTATTCTAAAAGTTGCTCTAATTTCTTTGGATTAATACTACCGCTCTTTACAGCACTTTTTACTTGATTTTTAGTGGTAGATATCTCATTGATGAGATATTTTGAATAATCCGTCAGTTGTTGTTTGGTAACGAATTCGCTCTTGTTCATATTGAATATATCATTTATTTTGGACTCATCGGACATTTCATATATCCTAAAGTTAGCTTTGCCTGAATAGTTTAGAGACTCATTTATTGAACTCATTTTAGCTGACGCGAATCCTGGATCGGCAACAATATCATATGTGAATAATTTCTTCAAAGTTACTGTTCCGTCGGCCTCAGTCACACCAGCTGCTCTTGAAGATACAAATACTGGACAGTTATCCTCAACTAGAGCTTTTGCTTCTTTTCCCCAATAAGTATTGAGTAATTTGATTTGACCCTCAACTCTGTTAGCTTCTTTCACAAATTTTACATTACGTACAATGTGTGAAGATCTAGATAAAGAGGTGTCAAAAACATCAGGGTGATCAAATTCACCGTATACAACACCCATTGTGTTAATTCTTTCATTTAGTTCCTGTAAACATGGAATAAATTTTTCAGCAGTATAAATTCTTTCATTGCGGTTTTTTTTATCAAACTCTGTGAAAATACCCCCTAAAACATACTCCTTTTTACCGTTTTGATTGCTAATACTCTCCTTCAAAGGATTGGTATTATTTTCAACGATCAAGATTGGTTTCATTTATAGCAATTTATTTTTATTATATATCTTCTCTAAAAAACCACTATTTTTCAAGAGGGATTTTTTATGGTAATATATAAAACTTTATATTATTTATAAAATATAACATTATACCTATGATGTACAAAGTGGAAATAATTGAAAAAAAGAAGTCTTTACTTGATGAAATATTTGACTTTTTGTTGGAAAAATCTTTTGAATTTAGAAGGAATTATAATATTGATATCAGTTTAAAGAAGAAGATTAACAAGGTGGAATATTTAAAGAAAAGCTCACCTATTAATGTTGAAAGTGTTTATGGTAGTACATACCAATCCAAATATAGAAGTAATGATCAGATATATTCAATATCCCATTCAATACATATAATAGAAATAATCGGCGATAAGATAATTGCGACCATAATGCCAAATGAATATGGTGAGGTAATTGATTTTGAAAAGGTGTATTTGAAACCAGTATATTATAAAGACGAGAAAAATGAATATTGTTTAGCAACTTTTGATATTGATTTCAATATAAGTTAATAACCATAAATGATCCTAACCAGAGACATATTAGTAAAGATAAATGAATCCAATTATTCATATTACGAGGAACTTGGTTATGAAGTGTCTATTGGTGAAACATTAGAAATTCCTATTGAACTACTTTCAACCGGAAGCCATTACAAAATTGAATGTAAGTGTGATGGATGTGGAATCCAAAAGGAAGTTATATTCAAGAACTATGTAAAATATGACAATAGATGGGGAGAATATTTTTGTAGAAAATGTTCTGAATCAAAACGAAAAGCGACTCTTAAAGAAAATTGGGGAGTTGAATATCCTATTCAGAATAAAGAAATCCGCAAAAAGATTGAGAAAACAATGATCCAAAAGTTTGGAGTAGATAATCCCTCTAAATCTAAAGAAATTTTAAGTAGGAAAGTTAAGGGTTAAATTTTCGTGAATGAAAATGTAAATCCATATCTAACCATATATTTATCCACATTCTCGAATAGATTTTATTTAGTGATGTTGAAATATATTAAATATTAAAATTCAAATTCAGAAGATTCTTCTCCACCAGCTTCTGGTGATGCCTGAGCACCACCTGCTTGAGCCTCTGGAGCTTCTTGTGCACCACCTTCTGGCGCGGCTTGGGCACCACCCTCCATTCCACCTTCACCACCCTCCATTCCACCTTCACCACCTGATGCGGCCCCACCTCCTTGTGCAGATTTGATCCAATAGGATTTGTTTTCTTCTTTTTCTTCGGCAGTGAGTTTCATTATTTTATCAACTAAATAATCTATGTGAAAATATGGCTGACCATCTGCAGTTTGAATTCCCAACAAGGTGCTCAATAACCCTGCTCTCTTTTCCATATTTCCAAGTTTTTTCCATTCCTCAAATAATTGATTTGAGACAAAATTGATGTCAACCTGATTCAAGAAAATTTCATCATCTTTCAATTCTGGGAACTCCATACACATCTGCAGTTTTAAAGGTTTAACAATTAACTCTTTGTAATTCGCTCTTAATCTATTAATAAAATTATTAAATTTAACTTCATCTCTGGTCATAGAAGCTGCGTCATCAAAGACCGTCCCACCACCATTCTCCTTGTCAAATCTTTGGAAAGGTATTTTAGAAGCTCGCTTTAATGCGTTATAGAACCAAGTCAACATATCATTTTCGTTCAAATTATGACCTTCTGGACTTACTAATTCCATGGCTGGGGTTCCAGCGTCTCCCTCTGGGAACCAAATTTGTTTATTGTAAGGCAAGTGTTTTTTCCCATTGATTGTAACCGTTCCTAGTGTATCATCCCATTCAATTTCTTCAGAGTAATCGGCAATCAATTGTCCAATCTGTTCCTCCGCTCTTTGTCTAGGTAATCCTTTGATTGGTATGGTGAATTTCTGATAAATTGTAGCATTAATAATATTGAACATTATACGTGTCTGCTCAAGTATTTTCAATTGATTATATGGTTTGATTAATCCTTCAACATATGAAGTTTCAGTGTAGTCATTTTGAGTTGAGTAAGAAATAAATACAATTTGAGAGTCCAAAAATATCCTCCTCAATTGCGGATCCTCTGGGAATTGTATCCATAAATTTCCAATAGCAGGTTCATACGCTGGTACCAATGTTTCGGGACGAAGTCTATTGAAATAAATGATATTCTTTTTCTTATCGTCCCAAACAATTTCCATAGCAACATAACCATCAATTAAGAAGTCTCTCATCATGTTCCAAGCGGTTATGTTATCACCAAATCCAAACTTGTGATAAATTACCTCAAAGTATTCTTGGTACTTATCTCTCACATCTTGAGAGAAATCATTTGATAGGGGATCCGGTGCGCAGAAATCCTTTTCATCATTAAATATAATAGCTTCGTCAGCTACCGCTGATAGGAAATCCCTAATTTCATCTTTTATAGAATATTCTCTCAATATTCTTCTTTTATCCGCATAAGCTCTATCTAAATACGGAATTGATTTTTTATTTAACACAGAAGCTACCGCTTTCTGTGAGAAAAAATCATACATTGAATTATTCTTTTGGGAAAATGGGTCTTCATTAATACCAACACCCACAGTATTTCTCAAAATCATATCATCATATTTCATTCCGAAATTGGATAGATTTCTGAGTAATCTATTGAATAATCCCTTATTTTCAACAGATGAATTCAAATTCATTTGATTTTGATTTTGTTGATTGAGGGGGTTATATGAAGCCATTTAATTTAGTATTGTGTTTTTAAATATACCAAGTATATATTTTTTTTGAAGCTTACAATTTTTTGATATTACTTTGCACCCTTTTGATATGGGATTTTAAAACATCAAACTTTGATGAGATTTCCTCATCTATTTCTATCAAATCAGTCATCATAAGTTTTGACATCTCACTATGTCTTTTAGATCTATCAGCTGATTTTGCTGATTGTATTGAATAAAGTTTTTTGGGATCATATTTATTTATTGGATGTCCCGAATATAGAAATCTGGGAACCGTGTTCATCTTTATCTTATGAACAGAAACCACATTATTCAAAACATATTCAACCAGAGAGTATTCCAGCCCTATTCTCAATAACTCATTGTATACCCCTTTCAAGTCAACAGAAATTGGAATATCTTTTTCAAAGGTTTCTTTACTCATGAATTTATCAAACAACTGAACTCTTAATTCAATAGGTATAAAATTCAAATTGACGGCATAGAGTATAATTATATTTTCAAGTTTTTTAACACCGGCGGTAAAAATTGGTGAATATTTCATCCAATTTGAATCATCTTTATAATGTATAAAATAAAACTCACCCATTCTCATTGATGTCATAGGCACACTTTTTACAAATTCATCAGATTTTTTATACTTTAGTGCAAAAAAATCAGAGTTTTTATAGTAGTCTTCTCTTACTAATTTTTCTAATTTAGCTATCTCCGATAATTCACCCACTATGAAACAAAACTTTAAATTATATATAATTTTAACTCTATCCTATGATTAATAGTGCGCCAAAACAATCAACAAAATACAGACAGGGATTGTATGTCCCGAGGAATCTAAATAAAGTCATAAAGCTAAATTCCCAAGGTGGATTATATTATAGGTCTGGTCTTGAACAAAAAATGATGGTATACCTTGATTCCAACGAGAATATAATATTTTGGGGAGCAGAACACTTAAGAGTTCCATATGTAAAAACTGAATGGGTTTCTGAAACTCAGGAATTTAAAACAACTGAACACGGATATTATCCAGACTTTTATTATGAGTTGAAACGAAGTGATGGGTCAGTATCAAGGGTGGTTGCAGAAGTAAAGCCACATTCAGAAACTATTGAACCAAAACTTCAAGAAAAACCAACCTCAAAGCAACTCAAAAACTTTGAGTATGCTTTGAAGATGTATAACAAAAATCTTAGTAAATGGAAAGCTATGATTGAATATTGTGAAAGAAAAGGTTTTGAGTTTATAATTATAACAGAACAACACCTCAAATATTAAATTGAGTGTAGCCCCATTCCATCATTTGACGATTCAATTGAAATCAATCTAATTTGATGATCATTATCCCCTTTCTTTTTATAGAGTTCATTGAATCCCTTTGCTAGTCCACGCTTGAATACCTCTGTGAAATACGCAAAAGCATTATGAGACTTTTCTTCATTGAAGTTGTACCAATTAGAAAACATATCCAAGAGGCCCGATTGATAACAATCCATGCGATCATCATTGTTATAATACCTCATTTTTTTGATTGTCCTCTTTGCTAAAACCTCAAGCATTGACTTGGTCTTATTTGTTAATTTTCCTTGTGCCTTGGAAATAATTATTTCCATATAAAGGTCCTTGTTTGAAAGATAAATAACTTTAAAATAATTTTTATTTTTGAATAAATTTCAATAAAAACGAATTATGTTTTTTATATATCATTATATTATTTTGTTTAAAATAAAAAACCCTCCGAAGAGGGTTTTAAAATTATAGTCTTTCTTTTTCTCTTTCTTTATATTGAAGTTCTCTAATTGCTAAAATTTCCTCTTCTAAAGTATCTTTTCTCTTTCTTAAATTTCCTAATGCGATTGCTAATGAGTTTGATTCTCCAATCATTTTCATAGAACTTTCAATTTTGTGGATATTTAATTCAACATCTTCTAATTTCAAAGTAATTTCTCTTTCCTTGTCTTCTAATTTCCTCTTTGTAATTAATTCCTTACTTAAATTATTTTCATAAAAATAAGTAAGGTCGTAGTTTAATTCATTTCTTACTTCATTTACTAATTCCAATGCTGACTCATATTTGAAGAATGAATTGCCATATCTCTCATCACATCTGTAAAGATAAATAGCATTCTTATAATTAAATGCAAAAACCTCAAGATGTGGGTTAATCAAGTTAGATACTCTTTTAACAACATCCATCTCAACTAATTTGTTCAAATTATTTGAAGTCTCAAGTAAGATAGGATAAAAATTCTTGTTTACAATTGGAATGATTGGTGATGCAAATAAACTTTCAAGTGTAGTTTCTTTGTTCATTTCATCGTCATTGATAAAAAGAATACCCTTTTTCTTGGTAGAAAGTCCGATAGTAAGATTTTCAGAAATTCTGAAGTTAATTCTATCATCATCAATTGAAGCAAAACGCATTCCAACTTCAAGATTTCTAAGAGTTCTTAATTTCTCTTGATCTTTCACATGATTTTCTAAAAGTGTTTTTTCAATATTATTTTCTGTTAAAATAAACCATGAATCTCTAACTAAACAGCAATAACCATCTTCAACCTGCTCAACAATTGTATAAACCGATTCAGATTTCCCACCAGATAATAGATTAGTTTTCTTTTCTGGTGATTTGATAAGATTGTGTACAAATAATTTTATTTCTGGTACCCAGTCATAAATCGCTAATTCATTAAGAATTTTTGACATTCTATCTTGATCTGACTCTAAATTAATAGTCTGTAGAAGCACATTAATAGGTTGTCTGTAAATCTGTCCTTGATTTTTACTATCTAAAATGTTGTATAAATGTTTTAATTCATAAAGTAATTGATATTCTTTTAGATCATCATTTAATGACTCGAGTAAAAATCTTACGGATTTATCGAATGTATATGTCTTCAATGTTTCATTTAATGAGTGAATTACCTCTTTTTCTGAGGAAGAGTTTAAAGCATTGATGTGGCCTTCTACTATAGCAGAAACCTGGATATCTTCAACAGATAGGTTTTTTCTGAAGTTGAAAAGCTCTAATTTGAGATTCTTCATAATAATGGTTATTATTTTTTATTTCTTTGTATATATATTCACTTTTAAAATTATATTTTTTCAATTTTATTTATTATTGAAAAACTTTCCTGGAAATTTTGAAACATTTAAATTTTGATTCTGACCCCTTGGTACACCTATGCCCATACGCGTCATTGATTTTGTTCCCTTATTGTCATAATACCATCTACTTCTTTTTGGATTTATGATAGTATCTTCAAATACACCACCTGATTTTCCATAATCCAAGCTATTAGAATTTGGGTCAGGTTGAAATTCCGAAACATCCAAGGAATCACCATTGACAATTTTTTCATATTTCTCACCACCATCTGGATCAATTCCTATTGTAATTCTCAATCCATTTCTATTATTATAGACATCCATGAGAGTTCCAGTTTTACCACCTGATGGCATTGCGGTGCTTATTTTTTTCCTATCAAATCTATACCAAACTTCAATTGTCTCTGGTATACTCGGTGTAGGTACCAATTTATTTTGAATAAATGTTCCAGTTTCATAATCAAAAAACCAATCTCTTGGGTCAACTTTTTGTATTACAACGTCACTCACATCTCTTGGTATTACTGAATAACGTATGTCGTAATTTTCAGAAATCAAATTGGTCAATCTGCTTGTGGGTTGAATATCTTCTAAAGATCCAATCCCATAAACATAAGTATCCTGAGTTATTGGGTCTATTCCATTTGGAGGTAGATATGGCCAAAAACATTGATATTCATTGTTAGTTCCATCAATTGGTCCGGAGACTATCGCTTTTACTTTCACACCGACCCCTTGATTATTTGATATTAAGGGATTACTTGAAACATTTCTTTGATATGGCATTATATCACCGGTAAATTGAGCAGTGAAAAGTTTATTTTCTACTAGTTCAAAAACATCATCATAATCCGAATCAATTTCAACTTTCAAGAAATAAATACCATTTTTAAAATCTATAGACATCAAATTGCCTATTTGGATATTACCCAATCCAATTTCATAGTCAATTTCACTGTTACCATCTGTATTTAGATTTAAAATCTCTTCATAAAGGACCTCACCAACTTCATTATTTTGTAAAAATAAAAATCTAAAATTAAAAGATTGATTTGGAATGGGGTCCCCATTTATGTCCGTGACATATTTTTTATATCTAAAACTCGGGTGTGTATCAAAATTTTCTGGTATAGACTGAGATACTGTATCAAAATCTTCCAAATTAAAATCAAATTTAGTACCAGACCCTATCATCAAATAAGCCATCCCATCAGAAGATGTTACGACATTGTGAAATTCTGTAAATATTATATTATCCAAATTTCCTCTAGAAATTTGAACTTTTACCGAAATTAATTTGTTAGGATATATTGTTTGGATGGGGTATGATATACTTGATGGCAAAGTAGGCTTTCTATAAGCTGGATAATATGTTTGAACATCAAAACTCAAAGTGAGTTTTATCTGATTATCAGAGGTCATATTTTTCTCACGTTGTATCTGTATCTGATTAGTATCTGGTATCAACATTACTGCGTCAATATTCATAAAGTTATGTTCAAAGTACATAAATCTGTACAACCAAATAGTGTCCATGATAGCTTGGCTGCATTTAAAAGTATCAATTTCACTTGTGAGGAGTATACTCATTTCATACTTGGCTGTTATCGGAATGGCACGAATCTTGGTCAAAACTCTTCTAACCTCATCATTGTGTTCTAGAACCATCTTCAACCAAACATTGGGATTCGCAAACTCATCAGATCTAATATCATATCCAGTCAGTGTTATGTGGGCTCTTGGTATAATATCAGTGTTTAGGTCAACTAATCTATTATCCGAAACAACATCATCCGAGAATGAATCTAGTAGAAATCTTTCATCTCCAGTAAGTGAATAATAAAAGGGAACGTTGACAATTCTATCACCAGAACTAAATCTGTTTGTCCATTTTATTTCCCCCTCAAGTGTGTCTAATACACAAACTGTCAAGTCTCTAAAAAACGAATCCTCAAAATTAAATTTTTGACCTATCATATTCTTTTTATTTAAAATATATATAATTTTTTTATTTTTACGGAGACAAAAAACTTAGAAGTTTATCAAATTATAACCACTATGAAAAATTTATTGATCACCGAGAGGTGGAGACCAAAGAAATTTGAAGATATAATACTTCTCCCAAGGGTAAAGAAAATATTTGAAAATGGATTGGATAACAATATTCTTTTATACGGCAACTTTGGGTCCGGCAAAACAACTCTTGCCAGAATCCTAATCGGCAAATATGATAAATCACACCCATTTATAGAAATAAACAGCTCATTCCACACTTCAATTGATACTTTGAGGAATAAAGTTGATGAATTTTGTTCAAAAGTCTATATGGGAATTGATTTGGAAAATGACATAGACAAAAATTCCATAAAATACGTTTTTCTTGATGAATTTGATAGAACTTCCTTACAATATCAAGATGCATTAAAAGCGTATATAGAAGAGTATTCATCAAAAAATGTTAGGTTTATTCTAACAACAAACCACATTAATAAAATTTCACCTGGAATTAGATCGAGATTAACAGAAGTTTGCTTTGATTGTCAAACTGTGGAAGAGGAAAAATATCTCAAACAAGAAATTTTCAAGAAAATTAAAAATGTAATTTGTCCAATTGAAAAAATACAGATTGATAAAAATGAACTTGCTACAATTATAAATAAAAACTTTCCGGATTTTAGATCAACTCTCATTGACCTTGATAATTTCAAACTTACTGGAAACATTCAAAATGGTTCTCAAATAAATTTAAAACTAAAAGTTTCTACTTATGATTTGGTTATTAATAAGAATTTGACCTATGAGAATATCTATGATTTTATCCTGTCAAACTATGGACCCGATGGAATATTTGATTTGATAAAAATCTTTGGTAAGGATTTTATTGACTACTCAATTGAAAATAATCTATATTTGGACAAATTATTCAAAGTAAACTCAATTGTTTGTGATTATACATTTTTATTGGAAAAGTCATCAGACCCCATAGTTTTATCTATGGCTTTGATTGGGAAATTAAGAGAGATCTTGATGACTTGATATAATTAATATATAAACCATGGCTTTTGATTTCAAGGATTTTTATGTAATGTACAAAGGTAATCCTTACTATGAGGGGGATAAAATTGAGGAAGATAGTGTAATAAGAGTTATTATACAGAAATACTATAATTTATTATTCACCAATAAGGGGGATGTGCTCGGAGATCCTGAATTTGGAGCTAATCTAGAAGAATTACTTTATGAAACAGGGTTAGACGATGTGTCCGTGAGGCAAGTCATAATTGACCAATTAGAGATATACATACCTGAAATATTTGGAACTAGTTTTGATATAGGGGTCGTATTTGTTGAGGACCCATATAATTATCAAGAAATGATGTTTATCAATCTAACAATTAGTGACTTTGATATAATTACACAAGTAGGGAGGACTGGTTAAATTGGACAGTGATTGGCAGACCAAATATACTTCCAGTTTCTTTTAATATTTATCCCCATTGATTCCATGAGTACATAAATATCCTCAAGGCACTCATTATCAGCTCCCCCAACAATTGTAACATTTCTATTTTTTAAATTATTTAAAAGTTCCCAAAGTTTCTTTGGACACTCAAACCATTTGTGGTTATTACCGACAAAGACCAAATGAATCCCATCTTTTATTTTGAAAAAGTCACCAACTTTAATATCTCCCTTTTCTTCCTTACTTTTCAATAATTTATAGGTTTCGTTCCCCATTTTATCTTTAAAAAAATCAACATCAACATCATACCTATATCTTTTCTCAATAATATCTTTTTGATTGGGGAATTGATAAAGATCAGGGTGAATTGGGATTGTTGGATTATCTTTGTATAGATAATCATCTTCAACATTTTTCCCATCTACATGATTGTCCCAAATTTGATATACTTCTTTAAAAGTATTACAATATTTCTTTAATTCGTGTAAATACATTTCACTGAAAAATTTCTTGTAGGATTTCTGTGTGTCAACAATTACCAAAACTTCTTCTCCAAAGTTCTCGTAGATTTTTAAATACTTCATACAGTATATATTAGTAAGGTCAAAAAAAAAACACCGACGAATCGGTGTTTTTGATTTATTTTATTAAAATCTTATTCAGGTAATTCTTCACCACCTTCTTCTTCTTCTTCTTCGGTGCCCTCTTCTTCAACTTCTTCAAATTCACTTTGACCCTGTGTTTGGCCCTGAGTTTGTGTCTGTCCCTCTTCCTGTGTCTCGGTTTGAACTTGTACCTGACCCTGTCCTTGTGTTTGTACCTGTCCTTGTGGTTGAGCTTCGGTTTGTACTTGAGTCTGGACTTGTCCTTGTGTTTGTGCTTGTGGCTCCATTTGACCTTGTCCTTGTGTTTGAGATTGTTCTTGTCCACCACCCACTAGAGCATTTGGCGAAAGTGTATCAGCATCTAACCCAGTTTGTGCTACAAACTTTACAATTTCTTCAGCAATATCCATATCGCCGAAAAACTGCCTTAGGTTTTTGCCAGTATTATCCTTTACTTTCTTTACGTAAGCATTGATTAATGACTGTGGAATGTCAATAGTAGTTTTAACTTTATAAATATCATTAACTTGGAAAACTGCTTCCATAATTATTTCCCCCCTTTTTTTGTCCTTTCTGAAGGATTCAAACTTTCTCAAATGATTCATGTTATCAAGAATATTTTTTATAATTAAAGTTATATATTATAATACAAAACCCAATTTTTTATTTTTTCAATGTAGTGCTAAAATAATTGATAATACCAATGTCGTGACCAATAATCCACCAGTTCCCCACCAAGCCACGGCCTTTTCAAGCTTAAGATTATTTATTTGTTTATTATTGTTTGAGATTATTGTATCTTTTGAAGCAGATTGTTTTTCACAAAGAAATTTCAATCTTTCTTCTTCCTTTTTACTATCCAAGCAAGTATTTAATAAATTCAAGTTATTTGTACTTGAAGAGTCTGCTCTCTTCAAACTAACTCTATATGTGCCCAATGTCCTTTCATAGTCATCAACCACAACAACCATTTTATTCATTGTGCAGTCGCAAGATATAGCCATAGTTTCAAAGAATGATTTCAATTGTAAATCATTTTTAATTCTTTTAAGTTGGGACATGGATATTGTTATACCAAGTGTATCTTTACCGTTTATGTAGTATTTTGGTAGTTTATCTTGTGAAAACACGAAATAAGGTAAAATTAAAAATAAAAGTATAAATAAACTTCTCATCGGGTTAATATTTTTTAAAGAATTCTAAAGTTTCTTCATTTGTTGGAATTCTTTGATTTCTCTTCATTTCTTCAATTTTGTCTCTATCAATTTTCCATCTTTTTTTATAATTGTTCAACGTATCAATTGATATTTTTAATTTAGCTTCTTGAATTTTAATTTTTTCCCTATCTTTTTTTATCATACTATCCAATCTTAAACCAACTTTGTAAATGCTGTCATACCTCACCTCAAGTCTTTTTTTAATCAAATCAATTGAATCTTTTTGCTTTTCAAGACTTTCAATTTTTGAAAGTAGTCTGGAATTATCCCTTTCTAATTTTGATGGATCTCCAAAAAAATTCTTCCAAACTAAATATATGAGTGAACAAATCAGTATGGGAAATAAAATATATTTAAAAATATTTTCCATTTTTGGTTTTTTTTTATATACCTTTGTATATATAAAAAATATATAATCTCATAAAAAATAAAAAATAACGATGTCCACGATTATTAAAGAACAACTAAGTACACAATTAGAGGAACTTTTGACTCAACCACATATGATCATTCTACATAATGATGATTACAATTCTTTTGATTTTGTAATCAACTCACTGATTGAAATCTGTGGACATGAATACGAACAGGCTTCTCAATGTGCCCATATCGTACATTTTACTGGTAAATGTGATATTAAACGGGGTGACTTGGATTCATTGAAAAAAATGTATAATAAGTTGAAATCTCTTGGACTCTCCGTCACCTTGGAAATGATTTAAGATTTCCAAGGACTTTTGAATGTCTGATTTTCAACTATCCTAGCTGCCCTTCTCCTCCGATTTACTGACAATAAAGCGGAGTAGTCATTTCCTTCGGTATAATCTTTTCTATCTAAAATTTGATTATAATAAGATAATCTATGTCCCTCTAATTTAGTTCTCGCATAATCCTCAACCATTTCACGGAATTCGTATTTACTAAAAACACTTGACATATTAACCAAAGTCATCACGGTGTCGTCGTGTCCGATATCAGCAGCATATCTGACATTTCCAGATGGGGTTATATGTTTAACAAATGTGGTGATTTCTCGTATATTATCTTCATTCGTAATCAAAATATTTTTTCTATCCATATTATCTTGATAATCTTTAACGAGCATATTCTTATTTTCACCAATTTTAAGTCCAATTTTTTCCTCTGGTGAGTCAACTCTGTGTTTATATCTGAAAAAAACATTTGACCCATAGTTATTATTACCTTCAAATAAACCTGGTAAATGAGCTAGAAATTCATTTCCATAGTTATTTAATTCCAATACAACTTTGAAATTTTCAGAGTTGAAATATTCAAATAATAAACAATAGAATACCTCTGCGAGTTGTTTTACCGAAACCAAATTATTTCTGTATACGGCAATTTGTTCTAAACAGAAAAAATCAGACAAATGTGTATAAGAATTTTTTTGCATCTCAACTAAATCCTCTGATTTTGGAACTATTTTGAAAACATTTATGATTGAATAGTCTTGTCCCAAACCTTCTGAAATATCAACCGACATTATTCCTTTGACAGTATTTCTATCAATCGGTGAAAAAACTGAATCATCATCAACCCATTTCAATTCATCATAGGGGAATTTTAATCTTCTGTCCAACTCCTCCAACTTTTCGTAAACATAATTTTTCTTATTTGAAAGTAATCCCTCAATTATATGTTCTGAAAGTAATGACCTTGTGGCATTGACAAACCTCAACCCATATTCTTGGTTGAAAGCGTCCTCACCACCGATATCTTTGACCGCCTCCTCTTTCCAAGTAGTTACTTCTGCTACACTTTGTATTGGTATCTCTTCTCCACTTTCTTTTAATATCTTTATAGACTTTGCCTGAATTTCACTGCAAGTTTCATTGTTATAAACACAGATAACATCTTTTACTATATCTGTATAAAATTTCATTTCAATTTTAGTGAATTTATTGAACTCATTATTTACTTGATCAAAAACACTTTCTTTTGTGAGTCCATGTTCATACATCTTGTGATTATTTAGTCGGTATAAAGTGACAAATCTTCCAGGCACTTGATACCAATAAACCCTCATAGCTTTGTAGTTATTCTTTAATGGATCACCATCAGGCCTTTCCGCATCGGTTAAAAGTCTATGAAATAAATTCATCCCATTTGGTGTAGACGTAATTACAATCTTGGAATTTTCCACCGCAGATACTACTGGAAATACCGCAGTATAGTATGGTTCAATTATGTTTGATGGTATGTGGGCAAATTCATCCAAATATAGAAAGTCAATCGTAAAACCAATTGCAGGTGTTTTACTTCTAGCGGCCGATTTTATTCTACAACCATTTTCAAATATTATGGTTCTTTGATTCCAGTTTTTCAAACCAGTTTTTAGAAAAAATGGAAGATTTTGATAAATTGCTTTTATCTTATCAATAATTTCAATAGTAGTACTAGCTATATTTGCTACAATCATTATGTTTTTATCATTATTGAATGTGACATAATGTAACATCGCGATAGCTGCATTTATGGTTTTCCCTATCTGCCTTGACCCCATGAGTATTGAAAATCTACTTGCGGTATATAAATCAAGTATCTTTTTCTGATAATCCCTTAATTTTATATTTTGTATTGAACCATCCTCTGTTTTGATTTTACAATATTTTTCGGCAAAGTAATGTATATCAAGTTTACATTTGATGTATTCTTGGATCTCATCTTGACTCATCATGAAAGTGATGCCAGACTTTCTCAACCCTACTTCACTTTGAAACCATGGGTTTTCAAATCTTTTGATTACAACACCATCATTTATCCTATCAGTAACATCTTCAATTAATGTGGAAGTGAATATGATTTTCCTTACTTCTTCCTCCTTTTTTGAGGCCATAGGGCTCATTATTTTATGATATATATGGCAAACATTCCGGTCTCATATGGCAAAAAAAGACGAAAAATTGAACGATTTAAAGGATGAGTTCTCAAGAATCCAAGAAGAAAATAAAGACTTGGATGTATCAAAGTATCTAGCTAAAAAGGAAGATTTACCTGATTTTGGGTCAATTGAAATTTATGATTATGATAAGGATCTTGTTGTATCGGAACTCTCCGCGAATGAGGTTTTGGAAGCTCTTTTTGAACTTTATTTTGGAGATATTGAGGGTATTCAAGAAAACAAATACCTTATAAAAAAGATGAAAGAAGATGCTCAAGTGTATGCGGAAACCATTTTTTTACAGAAAATGACAAGGAAGAACTTTCTTCAACAATTGAAACAAATTGACAATGGGGACAATTCAGCTAGATTACATGAGGTGGTGAATCAATCAATTTCACAAGTTCGCGAGAATATAAAATTTGCCCAAAGTCAAAGAACGGAATTAGAAAAATACTATCGTGACATGAGAAAGGATTATGATAGAATGATGGAAAACTTAAAACAAACCAAAATTGAACAAGGCATTGAAACAAAAACTGATGGTAAGATAGTGGATGCTAGAAGTTTGAATGATATGATTGAAAAAATGCTCAAGAATAAGGATTAAAATTCTCAAAAGTCTTGACTATCTTTGAAATGTTCAAAACAACCTTTTTACTTTCAATCTTATTTCTTTGATTTGTATTAATCTTGTGACACCATAATATAGGTTTGAAATCTTCAATATCTTCTTTTATTACTTCTCTCAATCCATCTTTCGTCCTTGAGATTAGAAATTCCAAAGTATTATTTATTTCGTCAGTCAGTTTGAGTGTTTGTGAATTCACATCGTAGAAATGTACCTCATCAAATTTTGTTATTTCCTCATCAATGAAATTATTTCCTTCCGTTTTGTAACCAACTAAATGTTGTAAAAGAAGTCTGACCTTTTTGAATTTAATTTCATCGTCATTTTGGTTCATAAAATTATCTGAAATAAAATAAAAGGTTTTTACTTTCATCCCCATCTCCAATAGCTTTTCTTTTAAAGTTTCAATAATTTTGGTATATCTCTCCCTAATTTGTTTTGAACAGATAACGTACAAATCAATTACTTTATTTGTGAATTCGTGAAGAAAATCTTTATTCACTTCAAAATCTAAATTGTCTATAACCTCTGGATTCATAAATTCTTGCAAACTTATTCCAATATCAGATAGATTAATTTTAAAGTTTTTACATTTAATTTTAATATTATTCCAAAGGTCAGTTGGTAACCAATAGGTTTCACCGTTGAAATTTACTTTATTTCCTTGGGTTTTATAAATTCCATTTTTTATTAAATTAAAATCAGATTTTGATATTTTAAATATTGGTTGATTGGCATTTTTCTTATCTACAATCCAGACTTTATTTTCTAGATTCACCAAAGCATCAAAATCAATAAATACTCCTAAACTCATAGTAATATTATATATTAAATAAAAAAACCCATCGTAAAGATGGGTTTTTAATTTATTTAGTGAATCCCTTTTCAAGGGCAAATTCATAAAGTGTTGGTAAATTCAAATATTTTATAAACAAATCTCTTATTTCTCCCATAGTTTTTGATTTATTAACTATCCATTTTACTAAAAACTTATACTCGTTCTCAAACTCATCTTCTACTTCATTCCAAGGTTTGGTATAATTTGAAAGTTTTACCCATTCCCTATCACCACCTGTTAACCAATATAAAGATTTTCTTGGTTGGATGGAATCGTTATTGGCTGATATCTTTTGTTCCCAAAAAGATTTTGTCACGTCATTGCTTCTCATCATAATCGCGACTGCTTCAGCTACATCTTCGGTTACATGGTTATCAAATTCAAAGAATATTTGTTGATTAGTAGTAGGTACTAAATTTACAAAATCTTTGATCTCCCTTGTTTTGATGAGGTCTTGTCTTGTTGAACGTCTTTTGCCCATAAAATTTAATGATTTTTTATAATCTATGTAAGATTTATTCCACTTAGGAATTTACCATGAAAGTTTCCATTTTCAAATATACCATTTTCAAATATACCATAGAAATTTCCCCCTTTGAATATACCATAATGCCAATGGCCAGAATAAAAAATGCCATCATGCCAAATTAAAGTGCCGTTTCTGATTTCAATTTTGGCTTCCTCAATTTCAGAGTCAACCAGCCAGTGTAAATTCTCCTTCTCAAGAATTTGTGCAATCTCTCTTTGATTAGTAATTTTTGTGTTTCCGTATATTAGTTCCAAAAATCTCATAAAAAATTAACAAAATTGCATAAATTAATTAAACTCATAGTATATATAACTACTTTTTTGATTTATTTTTCCTTTTCCTTTTTTTTTTCAACAATTCCTGGGGAGGGGTTAAAATTATTTTTTCCCCACTCAAATGTTAATATATAAATGAAATTTTAATTTCTCCAAATGAAATACCTACAAAGAAGAGACGATTTTTTACAACTAAAAAATATTGACATTGAAAATGAAGATACTATAAAGTTATTCAAAAGTTCCGAAATGATACGTGAAACCTTTGAAAATGACATAACTTGGGGTGGTTCGCTAGTAGGTAGACTTATAAATTCAGTAATCAGATATAGTAAGATTTTAGTTCAAGCTCAAAGAATAAAGAGTATAATTCCTCAAATTGAAAGATGTTTGAATGAACTATTAGCAATTGCCGTTTTTGATGAAGACCAAAGAAAGAAGATTGCCTTGGTCACTGTACAATTCCTTTTAGAAGAAATAATAAAAGTGGTGAAATCAAATTTATCAGTTCAAGTAAAAATTACACAATTGGCTGGTGATGAGAATGGTGAAGGTGGTTTAATTGATAATGTAATCAAAAAATTAGAGGAAAGTGTTGATGAGACTGATTTTCCAGATAAAAATGATGTTATCGCTAAACTTAAAAAGTTTAAAGAAGAATTATTAAAATTAAGAGGTGATGAAACTCCCGAGGAAGAGGAGGAATCCGATGATGAAGAGCCAAGTTCAAATTTTAAAGAAGAAATAACTGAATTTTTAAAATCAATTTTGGATTTATTTAATTTTTTTAAAAAATCACCAGAAGGAGAGAAAAAGACTAAACTTACTTGGAAAGGTAAAGAGGTTATAATAGTTAGTAAGGGGAATAAAAAATTAGGAGCCGGAGATGATCAAACTTGGAATACTACAGATGATGAATTTGACGGCAATCCACCAAAAAAAATAGTTCCTCCTGGTAGCATACAAGTTATAGTTAAGAATCCAGTAACCAATAAATTTGATAAAGATTCAGAAATAGCTATTGTAAAACCAACAGAATTGAAGAAAGAATCCTTATTGGTTGAAAATTTGACACCAGAGGTTGAAAAACAAGTTCAAAATGCTAAAAGTAAAATTCAAAAAGCTTTTAAATTTTCCGAGATGGGTAAATATGAAAGTTTATTCACTAAATTATTAAATGATTGTGAATCTGGTAATGAGGTGAGTATTGGATACGCAAAAGAAATTATGAAACAAGTCTTTAAAAATGAAATTACCGAAGGTAAACCGATTTCGTTTGAGGAACTCATAAAAGAAGCCGCTGAACCATTTTTTAAGACAGAGTACAAAGTTCTTCCAAAAGTGATTTCATTGTTGGGTAGGGTTTTGATGTCATTAAAAGATAGTATTGAATTTACTGGAAATTTTGGAGATTTGAGTGGTCACATAAAATCGTTTGTAGAGGGATATACAAAAATAAAAGAAACTTTAAAATCCGAATCCGAGGAAAAAGAGAATGTAGAGGTAAGTGAAGAAGGTGCTGGTGAAACGACTGCCGGTGAAAAATCAATTACAACAACACAATCTCAAACTGAAAAGTTTAACTATAAACCCATATTTGAAAAAGATGAGCCGGGTAAAATTGGTGATGCTTTGGATAAGGTCATGGAAGCTTGGAGAAATAATATCACGGTTGAAGAAGAAAAGAAATGGTCGGTAGATAAGACCTTAGCTAAAAAACTTGAGAATGATGGTAAAAAAGCAGAGAATAGTAAATTGACGATTGACATAAGTAAGAAGGAAAACTTTGATTACATAGTTGAAATAGCTGATTTATTTGGAAAAGCTTATAAAATGTATGCTACGAATTGGATACCCTCTGGTAGACCAGGAGGTATTATTTCTTTGAGTACTTTAAGAGAATACAAATATATTGGTGATGAAACCACCTCAAGATCGGATTGGGGTAGAGATAAAGGAGATGGTAATCCAGGTGAAGGTCCTTGGGCGGCTTTGAAAGTTTATAAGAAATTTGAGGATGGGATTATGGGATTATTGAAAAATAATCAATATAGAAAAATTCTTGCTAATTCTAGATTTAAGAATAGTGGTCCAAACCAAGCAGAAGGTTCAGGTAAAACACTTTTCAAATTCATGAATAATATGTTAAGTGGTATCAAAGGAGACTATGATAAAAATAGACACGAACTTTTTGCTGAATATTTTGGACAAGAGGGATCGGACCGGGCAGAATTTAAACCTGTTGGTGGTGGTGGTAATAATGATATCTTACCAGGGAATCAAGGTGAAAAGGGATCTGTGTCCTTCTTGAAGGGAACCACCGGTATAACTTTAGCCGATGTGAGAGAAAGTGGGCAGTATAATAAATCATTTGGGTATGTTGAAGGTGTTATAAATGGCAAAACCGATCAAAAAATGATAATATATTTTAATTCTGTTGTGAAAATTGATAAGAAAATGTTTCTATTTTGTAGGGTCCACCTGAGTAAGAATAATAAACAATCTTTGGTTTCTTCATACTTGAAAAAAACTATGGAAGATAAAAAACTCAAATTGGACAAGTCTTTGCCGGAAAATGTCAATGAATTAGTTTATTTTTTACCAATTGAAATGGATGGATCAAAGAAATATTTCAGAAAAGGAGTAGAATTAAATTTGAAATGCATCAACATTAAAAAATTAGAAACAGATGAACCAATAACTTTAAAAATCAAACCTACAAAAGATATTTTTATACTTGGTTATGTTGATGAAAACAAAGATGGAAAACAAACTCAAAAAGTTTTGAGTCTTGATGGAGAACCTTTCAGAAATCCAAGTGGCGACTTAAAAATAAACCTCGCTCAAAAATTCAAAGACAAGGAGAGTTTGAGGAAAAAATTTGGAATGCAATAAAATGTTACTTAAATATTCAGAATTTTTGAGAGAGAATGTAGAGGTTTATCAAACAGATGATCCAAGCCTAGCTTCAAGAAAGAATTTATTGAACGATTTGGAAAAACAATCCAAAGAATTTTTACAAAAAAGAGTTGAATTAGATAACATCTATTTAACTTATAAGGACGAGGGTGACCTCATTAATAAATTATCAGCCAGAGGATTTATCAAGAAAACTGGTAATAAAAAAAATATAGAATTTGAGAATCCCATACTTTCAATTTATAGTGGTGCTAGTCAAAAAACCAGAAACTTGAAAGATATAGAAAAATCTGTTGAGGAATTGAAAGGAAAATTAAAGGAAAAAAATGATTATCTTCAGAAAAATCCAAACTCAAAAGAATCGGTGGGTGGTGAAATTGAAACTCTTAATAAAGAACTTGAGGAAAAGAACAAGCAAGTAGAAAATATTTCAAAACAAATAGTTGAGATTCAACGAGTTTCCAATCAAAGGTTAAAGGAAATCACCAAGAGTTTTAAGGACACGAACAAACAAGTTAGGAGTGATTTGAAATGAAAAAATAATGAGCAGAATTAAAAAATTAAAACCGAAATTTTCAAATAATATCTTCAATAAATTATGAAAAAATTGGTTTTTAGTTTTAATATATAAAATAAACAAAAAAAAATACATTACTATGGCAGCAATTCAGATTGGAAAATATAGAAGACCTGGTATCTTTTTCGAGGAGTTCGACTTATCGATAATTCCACCACCACCGGCTCCAGCCCCCCTTGCGAGCTCGCTTGTGGTTGGATTCTCCAAAAAAGGACCGATAAACACTCCTATATTAATCTCTAACGTAGACGAATTAGAGAGAATTTACGGTCCTTTGGACAGAACATTAGAAAGAAAGGGTTCTTATTTTCACAGAACTATAGCAAAAATTCTCGAGACATCCCCGGTTCTCGCTATGAATCTTTTGCCCGCATCAGATACTTTGGATCAAATTGAATATAGATCTTTATCCACAGCAACTGACAAAACAAATAGTAGTGTGATAAATATCCCGCTTAGAAAAATCCACGATACATCAAGTTTCTGGATTAGAGACAATGAGACATTCATTGATAATATTAAAGATGAAGTAGGTGGTGAACAAAGACTTTTCCACGTCACAAATATCTCCAATAGATATGTCAGTTTATTTATTTTCAAATCAAAAATGACTGGTTTTGATCAATCATTAGTGGAATATTATGGCACTGCTGATAAAGTTCCACCTTATGTAAACCCATTAGATTATGGTTCAGATTACTTGGTTGATGTTTTAGCTGTTAGTGGTGATTGGTCCAATTATAGCAACTTATCAGTTGACGTTAAATGGAGTGCTTACTTCAGTAGTGAAGGTTTGAAGAAGGATGCAATTAGAACATTTGCACAAGATAGAAATGTTAATACATTAGCTTTCTACGAGGGATGTTCTTTAATCCCTTATTTCAGAGATGGAAATGGTAAAAATGTATTCATTGAAACTGTAATTAATAATGACACAGATAAAACCGGTCTTTTCTGTGCGTTCAATGCTGATAAGCTTGAAAACGCATATAGAAATGACATGGTTGATTTAAATGGTAATAACTTGGCAAAGAACAATTCTTTAGTTGATAATGAGCAAAATAGTATTGATTTCTTATCATATACCGCTCAAATTACAGAGAAGAATTTCTTCAATCTTACACCATTAGATAATGCGGATGGCATCCAAGCTGTAATGGCTATGGGACCATCAATTTCCGGAGCATTCAGTCCAAACTTAGCAACAACAGGGGCCGGTAAGAATGACTATCTTAGAACACTTGGTACACAATCAGATTATTATAACTATACTCCAGAATTGAGAGGTCCTAGGACTGCTTACTTTTCAAATGAAATTATTAGGGGTGTAAGATCTGCGTCAGCTAGTTCAAACATAGGTGCTGGAGCACCTGTCGCTGGTAGTACCAGTTCTATATTTATTGGATTTGATATATCTAGAAAAGATAGTCTTCCACTTGGAACCACAACGTTTTCTGCACCTTATTTTGTGGTAAATGGTTCCAAGACCCTTGTCAGTGGAGCGCCGGCAACGGGGCAATTTTCAACGGTGACTTTTTCTCATTTTCACTTAAATTACACCGGATATTCAACATCCGGTCCAACTTACACGGTCTTTTCAACATATTATTTAGATAGTACTGGTAATATTAGGGAAAAGGTATCTACTGAAAATTTGAGAACGCCAGAATTGTCAAATAATGACGTTGTTTTGGGATTCTTGAGATTTGATATAGGTCGTGGTGGTCTTGGTGGTGGTGTTGGTAGTGGTTACTTCACTAACTCAAGATGGGTGCCAGTTGGTGTTACCGGCATTAATGCGGGTGTTGCGGTAGCAGAAGTAGGTTTCACCAATTCATTTATTGACTTTACGGGTTCTGGTGTTGGTGTGGCCAGTCCGGTAACCGATTATGCTGTTAGCGAACCTTATGGTCCGAATAATGGAAAAATTCGTGTTACTTTCCTTTATACTGCTGGTTTTTCAAACACCAACGGTGGTGACCTAGCAACTAGTTCAACTTCATTTACTGGTAGGTATAATCCATACACCGCTTACAGGAAAATTAGATGGTTCAATTATTTAGTGAATCTTTTATCTTCGGACGAGAAGAAAAAAATGGTTATGCTTTATGATAATAGTGATACGGTGGGTAATATCCTATCAGGTGTGCCTCATTTCCAAAAGTTATCTATGGCGAATGTGAAAATTTCAAATATAGAAACTTCTACTACCGTAGATAGATCTTTTGAATTAGATTTGGGTATCGGTTTCACACCAGGTTGGGTTCGTGGTGGAAACCTCATCTTTTATAAAGTTGATAATGAATTTTATATAGGATCGGATGGATATAACACTCAAATGAGACAGAGTACTGCAACAATGGGTGTGGCTGGTAAATATTCTGATCCATATTTGAAATTCATTGATGGTGGAATAAATACTGCAGATTATTTCTATAAAAACCTTTATTCATCAACATACTCATCCGCTATTCAATCTCCGGTTCGTGTATTAGGTAATCACAGAGTAGTTCTAACGACAACTGTAAATAATGAACCAGTTGTGGTGTTCCAAGGACCATCTGGTGGTGGACAATTAAATGGTTATCCATTCGCTGTCGGCGGCACTGAATCATTCTATTTACCTGATTCACTATTAAATGATAAGGTATTTACTATTAGAACAGCTGCTACGAGTTCAATTTTGGATCCAATTACTGGAACTTTCTTTGTATTTGGTGGTGGGGTAAATGCGACATCATCAGCTTGGGTTCTTGATAAACCAACTGTTTATGAAAATCTATATGGAGTTCAGAGGATTTTAAATGCAACTGATAGAGTTTATTTGAGAGGATATACAACTGGTGATGAATTACAAGTAGATTTTGAACAAGAAAATTTAACAACACCAAGTTCAGCTTCTGCGTCTAGGGATTATAGCCCTGTGATTATATCCGACCTAGGAAGTTTAAAACAAACTGTTGAAATATACGAACCAACTGGATATGTTTCCGTTGATAATAAAGTATTAACTTTGAGCACAAGAGCTACTGGTGTTAAGAAAGGTGATTTCTTACAAGCTAAAGTAAATACTGACAATCTTTCAACTGGTGAAACTGGTAGGAGATTGACAAGAATCCTAGCTAAAAGAAGTTGGAGTGTAGATCCTACCTATACTGAAATTACTTGTGATTCTTCAATACAAAAGTATTTGTTTGATAATGGAAAAATGCAAACATTAGCATACACAACCATTGATCAATATGTAGACGCATACCAGGCTATTAAATTGAAAGGATTCAAAATGAGAGACGAATCGGTACCTAATGGAACTGAGGAAACACAACAATCAATTTTAAACATGGTAGCTAAAGGAACACCTATTTTTAAAGCACTTGTAAATAAGGATTCAATTGATTTTAGATATGTAGTTGACTCTTTTGGTCTTGGTCTTATCGAGAACTCAAAACAACAACTTGTTGATATAGTTGGAGAAAGATTGGATTGTTTCGGATTCATAAATATGCCATCTATTAGACAATTCAAAAATTCTGCTAATCCATCTTTCACAAATACTGATGGTACAATTAGCACATCATATATCGCTAGTGGTGGTAATAGAGAAGCTAATCCTAAATTCTTATACTCTTTTGGCAAAGGTAAAGGTGTAAGTGCGGTTGGTTATTTCCTACCTTATCTAGTAGTAAATGATAATGGTAGACCAGCAGAATTACCACCAGCTATGTTCGTGGCCAATACATATCTAAAGAAGATTACTGGAGCTAACCCAGCGGTATTACCTTGGACCATCGCAGCTGGTGTTACTAATGGTAGAATACTCAATATCAGAGGAGTTGAATCAAATTTCTCATTTGAAGATATTGAAAATCTAAATACAGCTCAAATGAATCCAATTGTATTCAAGAAAAATGGTGGATTTATAATTGAGACTGAAAACACAGCTCAAGTAATTTACAAATCAGCTCTTTCTTACATCCACGTAAGAGAAGTTCTAATTGAACTTGAGAGAGATTTAACCGCAATGTTACTTGACTATCAGTGGAGATTTAATACTCCTGAGGTTAGAGCTGAGATTAAATTAAAGGCTGACGCAATTTGTGAAAAGTATGTAAACAAAAATGGTCTTTACAATTACTTCAACAAGTGTGATGATGAGAATAATACTCCTGATTTAATTGATAGACAAATTGGTGTTATTGACACTTTTGTTGAACCAATCAAAGGTATGGGTATAATTGTAAATAATATTACAATTCTCAGAACTGGCTCTATTGAAGCTGGTGGATTTGCATAATAATCATAATCCCTAAATTAAAAAACCCTCAAGAAATTGAGGGTTTTTTAATTAATAAATAAAATACATAAAATGAAACAAAAGACTAAAAAAATATGAAAAAATTGGTTTTTAGTTTTAATATATAAGATAAACAAAAAAAAATAATTTACTATGGCAGCAATTCAGATTGGAAAATATAGAAGACCAGGTATCTTTTTCGAAGAGTTTGATTTATCGATTATTCCACCGCCACCAGCGCCAGCTCCTTTAGCTAGCTCTTTGGTTGTTGGTTTTTCGAAAAAGGGACCTATCAACACCCCTATATTGATCTCTAACGTAGATGACTTGGAGAAAATTTATGGTCCTTTGGACAGAACATTAGAAAGAAAGGGTTCTTATTTTCATAGAACTATAGCTAAAATATTAGAAACTTCTCCAGTTTTAGCAATGAACCTATTACCGACCTCAGATGTACTTGATAAAGTACAATATAGATCGTTATCTACGGCGACAGATAAAAAGAACTCAAGTGTAATTGAAATTCCTTTCAGGTATATTCATGATACATCAAGTTTCTGGACAAGAGATAATGAAACTTTTATTGATAATGTAAAAAATGAGGTGGACGGATCAAGCAGATTATTTCACATAACAAATATTGGGAATAGATTCACTACAGTTTTTATATTCAAATCAAAATTAACTGGTTTTGATCAATCATTAGTTGAATATTATGGAACTGCTGATAAGACCCCTCCTTATGTAAATCCTTTAGATTTTGCATCTGATTATATGGTTGATGTTTTAGCCGTTAGTGGGGATTGGTCAAATTATGAAGAGTTAGCTGTTGATATCAGATGGAGTGCATATTTTGACACCACTGGATTGAAAAAAACTGCTATACGTGAATTTGCAGCTGATAGAAATGTTAATACATTAGCTTTTTATGAAGGATGTTCACTCATCCCATATTTCACAAATTCTGATGGTAGAAATGTTTTCATTGAGACAATTATCAATAATGATACTGATAGAACTGGCCTTTTCTGTGCTTTCAATTCGGATAAATTGGAAAATGATTATAGAAATGATATGGTTGATATTGTTGGCAACAACTTATCAAATAATAACACATTAATTGATAAAGATATCACTGAAGTTGATTTCCTTTCATATAAAGAAAGAATTACAGAAGTAAATCCATTCAAACTTCAAACATTGGATGATGCAAATGGAATACAATCCGTTATGGTTATTGGTTCTGCATTTGCAGGTTTTATGCCAACTGCGGTGAATTTGACTGCGGGTTCATTCAGTAGAGAGGGGGCTTGGATTGGTCTAGGATTGTTTGGAACAAAGGTTAGATCACAAGACGAGTGGTATACATATGGTGCTACAGGAACTAACTTCTTGATGCCATCTAGAACAACCTATAACGCAAATGAATTGATAAGGGGGGTTAGGTATAATCCTACTAGTACCTTATCTATAATTTTGTCAGGAGCATTCACTTCTTCAACCACTGTTACTTTTCAAGTTGCTTCACAGTCATCTCAATTCTATGGTACACTAACCGCGTCCGATCCTTATTTTGTTGTGAACGGTAAAAAGACTTACATAGAGGGTCCAACCTCATCACTTGGTACTTACTTCTTTGGAGTATCATTCTCAATTTCTCATAAAGATTATTTACCAATCAGTGCTACCGCAACTTATCACACAGCTTTTCACTTGACTCCAGGTGAAGGTGTGATTAAGAAAACACAAGGGACCGAAGTTGGTATATTACCAATTCTTCCTGATGAGGACGTTGTTTTGGGTTTTGCAACTTACAGAATGGCCGCTCTGGGTGGTGTTCAGTCTGGATACTTTGCGAATGATACCACAAATTACCCACCATTCTACACGTCAGTGGGTATAACTGGTAGTACGACTACATTTGCTAGAACTTCACATGAATTTCTACCAGGTATTGACTATACTGTACAAGAAGTGACGGCAACTAGTTTCAGATTGACAATGTTGAATACTGCTGTTGTTGATGTTAATGGTGGTGGTACTGATTTTGGATTCTATACAAATATGTACTATACCCACAGGAAGATTAGATGGTTTAATAGCCTTGTTTCTTTACTTGATTCCGAGGATAGAAAAAAAATGTGTATGTTAATTGATACAAACTATACTAAATTATCCCTTGAAAACTCAGTAGTTTCTCAAATAAATAAATCAGAATCTTCAAATAAGAGTTTTGTTTTAGACGTTGGGGTTCCTTTAACCTCTTTTGTGAAAGAAGGAAACTTAGCATTCTATCAAATTGATAATGAATTTTTCAGTGGTTCAAGAGGGTTTGTTAGCTCAACTCAATCATCTTCACGTGGATCTGCAAAAGTGGGTGTGGCTGGTAGATATTCAGATGCTGTAATTGCTATTCAACAAGGTAACGTTTCAACAGGTGATTTCTTCTATCCAAACTTCACCACAGAATTGCAATCAACGAGGGTTACATTTGCAAAGAATTCATTAGGACAAAGTGTGGTTGTGTTCACTGGCACGGCGTCAGGTGCTCTAAATAACAATAGACCTTGGCCAACTTTTGGTGGCACTGAATCAGTATTTTTCCCTGATACCAAATTGAATTTTAAATCGTTCACGTTGGTGCAGACAAGTACCTATTCGGTAGTTGATCCATTGACTGGCACCGGATTCAATATAGCAAATACTGCTTCGTCCGTTTATATCGTAGATAAGGAAGTAGTATCGGAAGATTTAGGGTTCATTAATCAAATAAATTCCACAACTGATAAATACTATTTGAGTATTGACCAAAAATCAACAGGAGAGTACAGTGTACAATATACATTACCAAATCTAATTGATGCGGTCACTGAGGTTGGTCTTAATGCAACTGCTAGCACAACCTTCTTACCAAGACAGTTCGCTCCACAAATTATTTCAGAACTTGGTAACTTAAAACAAACAGTAGAAATTCAAGTTCCAACTGGGTACACATCAGTTGATAACAAAATATTAGTATTCGGAACTTCCTATCCTACAATAAAGGTTGGTGATTTCTTATTAGCTAAAGTTGATACTGATATGTTAGCAACAAATGAAACTGGCAGAAGACTAACTAGAATTTTGAATAAAAAAGCTTGGTCAGTTGATTCAACCTATATGGAAATAACCTGTGATTCGGCTATACAGAAGTTCACAATCCAAGATGGTATTCAGACTATTGCTTACACCACTATTGATTCCTACTCCTCAACATATAAAGCTTTAACACTTAAAGGCTTCAGAATTAGAGAAGAATCATTACCAGATGGAACGGAGGAAACTCAACAAGAAATTTTGAATATGGTTGCAAAAGGTACTCCTTTATTCAAAGCATTGACTAATAAAGATTCAATTGATTTTAGATATGTAGTTGACTCCTTTGGTCTTGGATTGATTGAGGATTCCAAACAACAACTAGTTGATATAGTTGGTGATAGATTAGATTGTTTTGGTTTCATAAACATGCCGTCTATCAGACAATTTAAAAATTCCGCTAATCCATCTTTCACAAATACTGATGGAACTATCAACACTGGATATATCGCAGCTGGTGGAAATGAAGAAGCTAACCCTAGGTTCTTATACTCTTTCGGTAAAGGTAAAGGTGTAAGTGCGGTTGGTTATTTCTTACCTTATATGGTTGCTAATGACAACGGCAGACCAGCAGAATTACCACCAGCTATGTTTGCAGCTAGTACTTACTTGAGAAAACTGACTGGCGCTAATCCAGCGGTATTACCTTGGACCATCGCAGCTGGTGTTACTAATGGTAGAATTCAAAATGTACAGGGTGTAGAAACAAACTTCTCATTTGAAGATATTGAAAACCTCAACATGGCTCAAATGAACCCAATCGTGTTCAAAAAGAATAGAGGATTTGTAATTGAAACTGAAAATACAGCTCAAGTAATTTACAAATCAGCTCTTTCTTACATCCACGTTAGGGAAGTGCTCATTGAACTTGAGAGAGAATTAGCTACAATGTTATTATTCTATCAATGGAAATTCAACACTCCAGAAGTTAGAGCTGAAATCAAATTAAAAGCAGATGGTATCTGTGAAAAATATTTGAACAAGAATGGTCTCTATAACTACTTCAACAAGTGTGATGAGGAAAATAACACACCAGATCTTATTGACAGACAAATTGGTGTAATTGACACATATGTTGAACCAATCAAAGGTATGGGAGTTATCGTAAATAACATTACGATATTGAGAACTGGAGCTATTGAAGCTGGTGGATTTGCTTAATCACATCAAAAAAAATAAAAAGAAAAACCCTCAAGAAATTGAGGGTTTTTTTTATAGAAACATATTTAAAAGTTTATCAAGGTTAGTTTTATTGAAATCTGATAAGGGTTCTTTACCACCCGATTTCAAATAAAGATTATAAAGATCAAGAAACTGATCTTCGTTATAAATATTTCCATCCATCCCAAGTATAACCGATGTATCATCTGTACTCAATGTAATTTGATTTTTCTGTTGTGGATAGTTTGGCCCCATATCACGACCAACTAATTCCCACCCACTAATAGATTCTTTGAACGATTTTAGCTTCATTTTTCAATATTTATTTTTTCGTAAAATTCACCTTGGGTCTCTAAAGAATAATTATCTTTTTGAAAGTTATATGTTATTTTATATAAAAATTTATCAAAAATTTTACAAATCTGGTCATGTTTCAGATATAAAACACAATATTCATTTTCAAAATCATTAACAATTGAAATAATTTGTTCATTTATGATACCATCTTTATCCTTTAGATCACAAATTACTTTCTTTTTCTTTGAAAGATAGTAAGTTATTTTATCAAATACCTGGTTTTTTGATAAGTGTGAAAAATTAGCATGATCAATTTCTGGAATCGTATCAAATTCGCAAAGAAATTTAATCTCATTTTCTGTGAGAATTTTATTCATTTTGATTTTTTCCAACACGGAATTCAATTCAAATTCTTTTATATTTTCCCTCACCCCCGTCATAATATTTTTATGAAGTGTTTAACCCTACTGGTATATATTAAAGGATTATCACGAATTTATATATACTCTAAGGTTTGAAAAGTTCAAATGGATAAGAAACTATTAGATGCTCTCAATAATTTATCAATAGGGTTAGAGATTCTATCCCAGGCTCTTGAAGATAACGGCAAGGAAATGAAATCCGCTGTTTCTCAAGCTTTAAAATCAATTGATTTGGACAAGAAATTCAAAACTCTCAGTAAAGGTATTGAGAGTTTGGCCGATGTATCTAAAAAGATTACAGACGGACAAAATACTACCTTAAAAATCCTAGAAGAACAATCCAAAAAAATAGCTGGATTATCCAAATCAACGACCGGTGCTAAAGCAAAGATAACGAAAGTTAATCAGGGTCCAGAATTAGCACCTCTACCTGAACAAGAAATACCTCTTAAATATGGTGAAGTTCCAACTTTACCAGAATTGGGGAAAATTGAAGAACAGATTATTCCCATAAAGTATGGTGAGTTGCCAACTCTTCCGGAATTAGGTAAAATCAAAGAACAAATCATTCCCCTAAAATATGGAAAGGCCCCTATATTTGTAAATTTATCAAAGATTAAAGAAACTTTAATTCCTTTAAAATATGGTAAAGTCCCTATTTTTATAAATTTAGAAAAAATAAAGGAAGCGATAATTCCTTTGAAATATGGATCCGTTCCAACTTTGCCAAAAATGGCCAAAATTGAGGAACAAATCATACCACTTAAATATGGTGATATTCCTACTTTACCAGAGATGGCAAAGGTTGAAGAACAAATCATACCATTAGTATATGGAGAACTTCCCACTTTACCTAGTATTGCGGAACAAGTTATACAATTAAAGTATGGGGAACTCCCATCTTTACCTAGTATTGGTGAGCAAATTATACCACTTAAATATGGTGAAGTTCCTACCTTGCCTAAAATGGGTGAAATTGAGGAACAAATTATACCACTTAAATATGGTGAGGTTCCTACATTGCGAGATTTAGCAAAAGTTGAAGATCAGATCATACCTCTTAAATATGGCGAAGTTCCGACATTGCCTGAAATGGCAAAGATTATTGAGCAAATTATACCGTTAAAGTATGGTGAGGTTCCTACCTTACCAGAGATGGCCAAGATTAGTGAACAAATTATACCACTCAAATATGGCGAAGTTCCTACCTTACCAGAGATGGCAAAGGTTGAAGAGCAAATCATACCGTTAAAGTATGGTGAGGTTCCTACCTTACCAGAGATGGCCAAGATTGGAGATCAGATCATACCATTAAAGTATGGAGATGTTCCTACCTTGCCTAAAATGGGCGAAATTGAGGAACAAATTATACCTCTTAAATATGGTGAGGTTCCTACCTTGCCTAAAATGGGCGAAATTGAGGAACAAATTATACCTCTTAAATATGGTGAGGTTCCTACCTTACCAGAGATGGCCAAGATTGGAGATCAGATCATACCATTAAAGTATGGAGATGTTCCTACCTTACCAGAGATGGCCAAGATTGGTGAGCAAGTTATACCATTAAAGTATGGTGAGGCTCCTACCTTACCAGAGATGGCCAAGATTAGTGAACAAATTATACCACTCAAATATGGAGATGTTCCTACCTTACCAGAGATGGCCAAGATTGGAGATCAGATCATACCATTAAAGTATGGAGATGTTCCTACCTTACCAGAAATGGCCAAGATTAGTGAACAAATTATACCGTTAAAGTATGGTGAGTTACCAACCTTACCAGAGATGGCAAAGGTTGAAGAGCAGATCATACCTCTTAAATGTGGTGAGGCTCCTACCTTACCAGAGATGGCCAAGATTGGTGAGCAAGTTATACCATTAAAGTATGGTGAGGCTCCTACCTTACCAGAGATGGCAAAGGTTGAAGAGCAGATCATACCATTAAAGTATGGCGATGTTCCTACCTTACCAGAAATGGTCAAGATTAGTCAACAAATTATACCACTTAAATATGGTGAGTTACCAACCTTACCAGAAATGGCCAAGATTAGTGAACAAATTATACCGTTAAAGTATGGTGAGGTTCCGACTTTGCCTGAAATGGCAAAGGTTGAAGAGCAGATCATACCATTAAAGTATGGTGAGTTACCAACCTTACCAGAGATGGCAAAGATTGGTGATCAAATTATACCGTTAAAGTATGGTGATGTTCCGACGTTGCCAGAATTGGGTAAAATTGATTCTCAAGAAATTCCATTATCTTATGGGAAATTGCCTGAATTGCCTAAGGTTGGTAAGGTTGATTCAATAGAACTGCCTGTTAAATATGGTAAGATGCCAGATTTACCGAAAATGGCAAAAATGAAACCAATTGAATTACCAGTAAAATGGGGTAAAATTCCAAAATTGCCACAGCTACCAAAGATATCGGCTCAAGAAATTGCATTAAAATATGAAAAAGTAAAACCATTTACACCACCAACTCCAAAAAAGGTTATCATACCAACTGAGTATGAACAGCCTAAAAATAAAGTGACGGCACCTCCTAAACAAACTGTTAAAGGACAAGCCGAATCACCAATGGATCCAAAGAAAAATAAAGGAATTAAAGAAGGTATTGGTTTAATACTATTGATGGCAGTAGCTATTGTAGCTCTTGGATTGGCATTTAAAGTAATTGGAGGTGTGAATATAGGAACTGTATTAGCTTTATCAGTTGCTATACCAATATTAGCTTTAGCATTTGCGAAAGTATCTGAATATAAAAGTCTTACTTTAAAACGAGCACTTGAATTAACGGGTGTCATGGTCGCAATTGCAACTGCAGTATTGTTATCTTCATTTATATTGTCGGCGGTGGCTCCGGTGGGCGGTGCTCAAATTCTTACCACATTGTCAATTGCTTTGATGTTTACCGTGATAGGATTTGGATTGCAACAACTCATTAATTCAGTTCAAGGATTAGGTCCGAAAGCTATGAGGAATGTATTCTTGCTTCCAATAATAATGCCAGCATTATCATTGGCAATTTTATTATCTTCATTTATACTTTCAATGGTTCAACCGGTCGGTATGGTACAATTATTCTCGGCGATAGCAATTGCTGGAGTGTTCTATGTATTATCACTTGGTATTGAAAAATTAGTTGAAGGAGTTTCTAAAATAGGAGCAGGTTCTTTAGTAGCTCTGGCTATTATGCCGTTAGTATTAGCAGCATTGTCCTTTTCTATAATGTTATCATCTTATTTCTTAAGTGCAGTTGCTCCGGTTGGTATAGTTCAATTATTTACAGCTATAGGCATAGCCGCTGTATTTACTGTACTTTCCTATGGATTAAAAAATCTAATGGAGGGTATTTCTTCAGTGGGTATAAAATCTTTGTTATTCTTACCATTCTTACCACTAATAATGGTGACATTATCACTTGCGATTGCTATGTCTAGCTATGTGTTGGGTGCGGTAAAACCAGTTGGTATCTTACAATTATTTACCGCAATATTGATTGCTGGTGTATTCTCTGTACTCGCTTATGGGTTGAATAAAATGATTTCTGCCTTGAAGGGTGTGAATCCAGCAACGGCAGCTGTAATTGCGGTCGCATTGCCAATATTACTTGTTGCGATTTCATTTGCGATAATGGCTTCTTCTTACGCATTTGCCGCTATTAAACCTATCGGATTGACACAATTCTTAACCGCATTAGCAATATCCATAATATTCATACCAATTTCATTTGCATTACCTTACATTTCAAAGGCAATTCAAAATATTAGTATTGGTAGGATAGTTTTATTACCAGTTATAATGGTCGCAATGGCGGTAGCTATTTGGTTGTCTTCGGAAATATTTGCAAAAGTAACACCTATTCCATTAGCAACATTATTTAATGTTGTAATGATCGCGATTACAATGGCGCTCGTCACACTAATACTTGGTTTTACTGCGAAATTAATTAATAGTATTTCAATAAAGACTTTCCTGAAAGGAGCTCTCGCTATGGTTATAATCGCAACCACTATAATGACAACCTCTTTAATTCTCGCAAAGGGAGAATACACGAAGTATCCTTCAATTGGTTGGTTAATTGGTTCACTCTTAGGAGTTGCTGGATTCGGTATTGTGATGTTCCTACTTGACAAAGTTGGATTAAATCCAGCAAAAGTTATAACCGGAGCTATAGCGATAGTAGCAATAGCAGGTGCTATATATGTATCTTCACTTATTTTATCAAAAGGTAATTATACGAAGTATCCTACAATTGATTGGGCAATAGGAGTTGCCGCTTCTATGATTCCGTTTGGAATAGCCTCTGTAATATTGGGAGCGATTGCGACATCAGGAGTTGGGGCATTAGCAATTGCCGCTGGACTTGTTGCTATAATAGCTATAGCCGGAACTATCATAGCAGTTGATAAAATACTTTCAATTGGTTCGTATGGTAAATACCCAACTTTACCTTGGGTGAAAGGAGTTGGCGCGAGTCTATTAGCATTTGGAGTTGCCACAGTTGGACTTGGTACTTTCATAGTTGGTACAATAGGAATAGGAGCTTTGGCATTGGCTGCTGGTAAGGACGCTGTATTGGGTATTGCACAAAATATAGTAGATGCGGCAGAAATTCTATCAAAAGGTAATTTCACTGGTGGTCCAAAGAAAGAATGGGCCGAAGGTGTGGCTATTGCCCTTGGTGCATTTTCCCCAATATACTCTATGTTAGCTAAAGGTGGAATAATGAAACTTTTCACTGGTGGTCCAAGTCCTCAAGAATTTGGACAAGCAATAGTTGCAATCTGTGATAGTATTAATATAGCTGCAGAAAGATTATCCAAAGGTAAATTTATAGGGGGTCCTACAAAAGCTTGGTCGGAAGGAGTAGGACTGGGAATTGGGGCATTTGCTTCTGTTTACAAAATGTTACTCGCTAACTCCATAATGAAGATGTTTGGAGGTGGTGGTATTGGGCCAAAAGATTTTGCAAGTGCTATTCAAGCTATATCTGCTGGATTGCTCGTTGCTGGTGAGTCCTTGTCAAAGGGCACCTTCACCGGTGGACCTACGAAAGAATGGTCAGAAGGAGTGGCCGCTGGTATTGGTGGGTTTAGTCAAGTTTATAATATGCTTATGGCAAATGCCATAATGAAGATGTTTGGAGGTGGTGGTATTGGACCTAAAGATTTTGGAAAAGCAATTCAAGCCATATCACAAGGACTTCTAATTTCTTCGGAAATTCTAGCAAAAGGTACCTTTACGGGTGGACCTACTAAAAAATGGTCAGAGGGGGTAGCAGCTGGCATTGGCGGGTTCAGTCAAGTATATAGCATGTTGATGTCAAATGCCATAATGAAGATGTTCGGAGGTGGTGGAATTGGACCTAAAGATTTCTCAAAAGCAGTTGAGGCAATTTCCAAAGGATTGATGGTCGCATCATTAAATTTGGCTAAAGGTAATTTCACAGGTGGTCCATCAAAAAATTGGGCAGAAGGTGTGTCCGCTAGTATTGGGGCATTCAGCAAAGTTTATAATATGTTAATTTCTAGCTCCATAATGAAAATGTTTGGAGGTGGTGGTATTAGTCCACAAGATTTTGGTAAAGCTATTGAATCAATAAGTAAGGGACTCACTAAGGCTGGTGATATTTTAAGTAAAGGTAAATTTACTGGTGGCCCATCTGTTAGTTGGGCACTTGGTGTGAGAGAAGGTATCGGAGCATTCAGTAGCGTCTATGCTATGTTGATTAGTAGTGGTATCCCTAAAATGTTTGGAGGTGGGTTTGGACCAAAAGATTTCGCGACGGCTATAGAAACTATGTCCGAGGCACTTAAGAAAAGTGGTAATATACTTTCAAAAGGTAAGTTTTCTGGTGGTCCAACATTAGCTTGGGCCATGGGTGTTTCCCAAGCTATCGGTGGATTCAGCAAAGTCTATGATATGATGGTGATGAATAAGGTAGCATCTATGTTCGGAGGTGGTGGACTAGGACCTATTGAATTTGCTAAAGCGGTTGAATCTGTTTCTAAATCTTTGAATTTAGCTGGTGAACTATTAAGTGGTGGTAAATTTACAGGTGGTCCAACCGAAGCTTGGGCAAAGGGAGTATCACTAGGTATAGGTGGATTTGGTAAAGTATATGGAATGTTACTAGCTAACCAAATAGCTAAAATGTTTGGTGGTGGTGGTATTGGACCGGAACAGTTTGCGGAAGCCGTGAAATCAGTTTCAATAGCTTTAACTATCGCGGGTTCTATATTGAGTACAGCTAAATTCACTGGTGGTCCAACAGAGGAATGGTCTAAAGGTGTTGCTGCTGGTATAGGAGGATTCAGTACTGTATATAAAATGTTATTACTTAACCGAATCGCAGAGATGTTTGGTGGTGGTGGAATTGGTCCAGATCAATTCTCTGAAGCTGTCAAAACTGTCTCAACTGCTTTAGCAGTCGCTGGAATAATACTAGGACCGGCTAAATTCACTGGTGGTCCAACAGAGGAATGGTCCAAAGGTGTTGCTGCTGGTATAGGTGGTTTTAGTACCGTTTATAAAATGTTATTACTAAACAGAATCGCAGAGATGTTTGGTGGTGGTGGTATTGGACCTACCGATTTTTCTAAAGCTGTTGAATCGGTATCAATGGCCCTTATGGTTGCTGGAAGAGCGTTGGAAAATGGTAAGTTTACCGGTGGTCCAACAGTTGCTTGGTCCGAGGGTGTTGGTAAGGCACTAGGAGCATTCAGTGCAGTCTATCGTATGATGGCCGTTAATGGTTTAGCCAAAATGTTTGGCGGTGGTGGTCTTGGACCAAATGAGTTTGCAAGTGCGATAGAAGTAGTTTCTGGTGGTTTAGTTAAAGCAGGTGAAGCCTTAGCTGGTGGTAAATTTATTGGTGGACCTACTCTTGCTTGGTCTGAAGGTGTTTCCAAAGCTTTGGGGGCTTTCTCACCGATATACACAATGTTAGCTAAAAATAAAGAGTGGATATCTGCGGGGCCTAGTATAGAAGAGTACAAAACTGCAATACGTACAGTTGCGTTGGGTATGGTGGAAGCGGCTAAAATTTTAGCTTCACCAGAGGCACAAGTGGCTTATAAAAATGGACCTTCAAAACAGTGGGCAGAGGGTGTTTCAATAGCTTTACAAGGATTCACTGGAATATTTTCAAGCTTGAACAAAGACTCAAGTTGGTTCAGTGGTGGTCAGGATTATGAATTTTATGGTAAGGCCATAGAATCTGTTGGTAGAGGACTTGTAGCCGCAGCTAGAGCAATTGGAGCAGAGGGAGTTACATATGATTTGAATAAAGTGCCAAAACCAGAATGGGGTAAAAATGTGGGTGAAGCATTCAAGGCATTTATACCAGCTTTGAAATTAGTTCAAAGTGCTGGTTCTTCATTGCCTTGGGGACAAACTGGAGCAGAGGTTGTTTTAGAGGCTATGACCGCAATCGGAGATTCTTTAGTGAATGTTTCATTAACAATATCAAAAGGAAACTTCAAAACTATTATACCATTACCTTGGGTTACTGGTTTGAAAGATTCATTCGGTATGATGGTTGATATCTTGAAGAGGGTAAATGGTGAGAAATTTACGGAAGCAGATAGTTGGGGACCACTTGGAAATATAGCATCCGCAGTTAAAATTGTATCGCAATTATTAGTTAAGGGTATTTATCCAGAGAATTTGATACCAGATGAGTGGACAAGTTCAGTAACATCTACTTTCAATCAATTTATTTCTATAATGAAGGATTTGGGGAAAATGACAGACTTCACTGGTATAAGAAATATCACAAATAATGTTGTTTGGGTTTCAAAAATACTTTCAAGAGGTAAATATGATTATCAAGTAAATGAAGATTGGTTGGATAGTACCAAAACAACCTTTGATAATTTCATTGAGATTCTTAAATCAGTTAGGGATTTAATACCAATGGACTATGTTAAATTTAGAGCTGTCGGTAGTAATTTGGTGTGGATTTCAAATTTATTACCAAAGGGTAAATATGATTTCATAGTACCAGAAATTTGGACCGATTCAACTGTTTCAACAATGCAAACCTTTGCTGAATTATTCTCAAGTATGGGTAGAGTTGAACCAGCTGCTTACCAAGGTATAAGAAATATGGTCAATAATATTGTTTGGACCTCTCTTATATTACCAAGAGGAAAATACGATTATTCAATACCGAAGACTTTCAGTATGAATCTAGAATCTATATTCAATGATTTCATAAAATTATCATCAATATCAGAAAAATTACAACCTAAATCCGTTGCATCTGTTAGGATTATGTCAAGATTAGTTACTGATACCTCACTTAATTTGAAAAGAGGTTTCTTCAATACTATGATTCCAAAGGGATGGGCACAGTCAATACAAGAGACATTCAAACAATTTGCTTTGGGTATTTCCTTTTTGAAGAAAGAAGATGTATTGAAATCACTTGACAAGACAATGTCCAAGCAATTAATGGAATTAAGTCAATGTATCATAGATGTTGCTAATTTCTTTAATAAAACAAAGACAAATTTTGATCCTAGGAGAATGCCTAGTTTGGCTTGGTCACAAGGTTTTAGTCAAATAATTTCTGCTATAATACCTGGCCTACAGTTTATGGAGGAGAATGATTCTATATTTGGATTGGGGGATAGTGGTGCGGATAAGTTGAAAAAGGGTGTACAAGCACTAGCTAATGCTGTTGTGGACGCAAGTAATATTTTATCCAAGGGTAAATTCACTGTTAGAATACCTACTGACTATTTCACAAATTTAAGTGCAAGTATACAAAGTTATATTGAAATTACCAAAAATCTCAATGGTAGTGGTAGCACAAGTAGTGAATTGTTGAGATATGTGGATGGTATGACAAAATTAGCAGAGGCATATGATAAACTTAGTCGGGCTCTTAACAAACTAAATAGTGAAGTTAATAAGATTGACAAAGAAAAAATGGACACCTTGAAAAACATGGCTGGTTCCGTTGTATTACTTTCACTAATGGATTCCTCTCAATTTGATAAGATGATGATGTCATTAGAGAGTAAGGCTAAAATGTTTGTTGAGTTCTTTGATAAAACTGCTAAACAATCTTTAAAAGAGGCTCCTGGTTATCCAACCGCTGAAGTTGAGGAAGGTGCTAAAAAATTAGGCCCACAATCAACTGCAGTCAAACCTACTGCTGTTAAAAAAGAAAAGAAACCAGAAGATTTGATGAGCGAAATGAGTGGATATTTGAAACTTATGGCGACTTCTTTAGCATCTATTCAAGGTGTTATTGGAGAGTCGCAGAAGGACATTACTTTATCTGGATATTTATCTTATAAGCAAAGTCAGGGACAAGTATTCAAATTAGGGGGTAATTAAAAACTAATTCAGTTTCTTTTTATATAAAAAATTATGAAAGTTAATTTTTTCAAAAAGATTTATTTATTCTTTACATTTTACAATAAGTTACAAAAGAATAAAACCAATTTATTGGGAGGTTTTGGAGCTCGTGTGGATTATATTTGTAGAATTTACACGGTATTAAATATCCCAAAGGAAATGTTTGAGGAACCGTATAATATCAGAACAACCGATATTGATGCAATTTCTCAAAATTATTTGAGAACATTCTCAACTCAATTTCAAGATTATCTTAATTCAATAGGTTTAAGGGAGTTGTTTGACATCTATGAAGTCAAAAAGGTGGATAAATTTAGTTACCTGGTTGTATTTGGTTTTTCACTTTTCAATACTAAAAAGGTGGCAAAAAATCTCATTATTATATCTACGTTTCTTGGTATGATCATGATTATTTATGGAATTTACAATCTCATAAATTAAACTACTAAACTTTGTCAAATATAATCTTAAAATAAATAAATATGGCTAAATTTTATAACTTGGGTGATGATACAATCACTTTATTCAGAAGAGTATTTCAGAGGAAATCTTTTCCATTTAATGTTGGATTTCAATTTGTTGGATGCGAGTCACAAAAGAATCTAATAAAGATAACAAAATTACCTGATCAATTTTCTTTCATTTTAGAGAAAGAACTTCTTGTGATCATTAATGAAGATTTGATTCAAGTTTATGATGAAGAATCAACCCAAATTCTAATTGAACAAGAAATTGATAAAATTTCGGTAAATATGGATACCGGTAAAATCAAAATGGTGAAGCCAGATCTGTCAACCTTTTCAAGTCTTATTAACAAATATGGAATTGATAAAATTGCAAGGGCTAATAAAGTTGAGGAACTTTATCAAGAACAAAAAAATGATCAAGAAATTGATTTTTTAAATTAAAAAAAATAAAATAAAATTATATGTATCAAAAACCAGAAATACAAACTAACGTGGTTAAACCAAAAATGTTTACCAACTTCAATAATGAAGAATTCAGAATTCTTTCACCAGAAATGGAAAATGAGTTGGACAAAGCTGTTAAAGATGTTCTAACTTTTATGACTTATAACATGGGCGTTGGCAAATCAGAAGAAGAAAAAGACTATCTCTACATTGAGGCAAAAAAGCTTTGGGAAAATTATGTTAGAGTTTTTAGAGATACTAAATTAACCCTATATTTGAATCCTGAACAATTTGATTATTTTACAAAAATCCTTAAAGAAGAAATTGAATACGATGTAAATACTATTTTCTTTGGAATTGATTTGACAAATACTCTTGGAAGTTGGGTTAAGCAAGTAATTGAATCTGAAGTTGAAATAAGTAGTTATCAGACTGACCCAGTAAGTTTCAATTATATTGACCATCTAATTTCCACAGTAAAGGTTAAGGGTCTAACAGAGGAATCTTATCTATTTGGCCAAGTATTGCGTAAAATCAAAGAGATCATGAAGGTCATTAATTTTTACGACGGTCATGCTAAAAATCTTTCAAAAGATATCCAAGAATGGGTCTCTAATTTTGAACAAAACCAAATGGCCTATTAATTTAAAACCCCTCTTTTGAGGGGTTTTTTTTATTCAATCTTTCTTGTTAATTGTATAATTGGTGAGAAAGGCAATAGTGGTTCTGGATATCTTAACGGATCAGCTAAATCCTTTGTACTTCTGATTTCATAATTTTTCTTTACTGTGAATGTCTGACCATATCCATTATCACTTGTCAATTCAATTACTACGAATGGATCAATATTTGTATCAATTGTAAAATTGTAAGGATTTGATATAAATTGTGGTTTTGGCTTTTCGTCATAAAGAAGTACAGGCAGATCTTCTACTAAACTGTAACTTGATACGATTCTAAACTCACTCAATGTCTGAACCGGCATCATATCTACAAGTTTCCACTCTGTCATATAAAGCCAACTAGCTGTTGCTGGTTGTCTATTTATATCTAAAAATGGATTCACATTTGATTGAGAACCAAAAGTTATATAAGAATTTGTTGCGTTGATATATTGATAAATTTCTCTATCATAATTTATGAATTGGCCGAGTGTGAAATTAATTGATGCCGTCCAAGTTGTTAGATTTTCATATTTTCTTGGATTTTTTAATTTGTTATTAGTTATTACAGAAGTATAAAATTTACCATAATAAGAAACTATATCACTTAAAGTATATGTTGTGAAAGGATTCCATTCTTTATAAGTCTTATAAGTTTTTATTTTAATTTTAAAATAATCTGGCATAACTGAGTGTGTTGGCACCGCACCAACATAGAAGTCAATTCTGCAAGTGTAAACAGTTGATCCACTATTCACTGGTGCTAAATAAGCTTCACTGAGCGTGAAATCAACTGGAGTAAAATCTTGTTTTATATTCAGTATTTTAGCATCATAATTTTTGTGTTGTATTGTAGTCACCCCAACAAAATCAGCCCTACCTGTAATATCAAGTATTCTATGAGTTATTGGTATAATTTTATTTTCTAACCATAATTTCAATCCCTGTAATTTCATCAAAACCTCACTCAAAGAATACAAAAGTACATTAGTTCCTTCCTTATCAGTTATTTTGAATGTTAAATTGAATAAGTTAGTTTCTTCGTATCTAGGATTTGGTAGAGTATATTTCAGAAAATCTTTATCACTCCAACCTTTAATTGTGTTATCAAAAATATCCGGTATTTCTACTTTGAATAAAGATTCAAATCTTATATCACTTTTTTCTACATTTCTATAATATTCATAAAGTTCCAAATCGTTGTAGCCAAAGTGATTTATTGAATTTATAATTGACTTATAAGATCCAATATACGGGAATATTTCATTACGAGTCATTAATAACTCTTTCCTTTTCTTGTTTAAGTAAGTCCAATCAACACCTTGTTCATTTATATCATATTCTTTATAGATGAATATATCATCTGGATTTACTAATTGACCGTTGTTAGCTAATTCAATTTTATAACGTATATCTTCAATTTCAGTTTGGACTTTTACATTTATTTTTGCAATTGGCCTATCAACTACCTGAAATCTTGTCTGTAAATAAGTAGTATCGCCGTCAAATGGATAATCATCAATTTGAGTAAACTCATCAATAAAAACTCTATCAATAAAATTCACTATCAAATATTTTGAAAATACTTCTTCAATCTCAACAGTTATTCCACTATTGTATGATATGTACTTATTTTTCTGATTTGTAGCATCTGTTATTGTCAATTTCAAGAATTGTCCTTGTTTCAATCCCCTTGTGATACCCTTTGAATCTTGTCTAAAATTATGAAATGATATACTATTTAGTAATATGTATCCTTTTGAATTACCAAGTCTATCGGTTTGAACTGTAAATTGAATTACACTTGAATTTTGAGATGCTGAAACTATCGTAAAATCAATTGGCTCTCTTTTATTAATGTAAAGAGTGGATGCCATAACACCCTCATTTTTTGAATTACACCCAATGTATACTTGTAAAGGTGTTGGTTTGTTAGCTATGTTGGTTTCTGAATCAACATGATCAAGTGTAAATCTTAATGATTCAAAAACAGTTTGTTGATATTCCGATAGACCAGCTCTATCTGGTTTTGTATTTGGTGTTGTATTTAGAGAAACAATTGGAAACGGTTTTGGTCCAGTATATGGTACGGATGCTGTCGGACTCAATTGATCACCACTATAGTCATATAAAAATATATCCTTTACATCATCGTTTTCCCACTGAAATATAAAGTCCACTAATGGTTCATCATTGAAGTTTTCTCTTGGTTTTCTAACATATTCTCTAGCTTTTAACCATAAATTTTTTGGCAGCGAATAATTTGGATCAAGATTTCCATATAAGTTATCCGCGGTAGTTTCTGAAATACTTGTGCCATCTATAGCGATACTGGTTGATACTGAAACATCCATTTCAAATAATAAAGATACCTTATCAGCAGTTAGTTGACTTGGTGAATAAACGATACCATAAATACTTTTTCTATCTGGATTATAAATGATTTTTGAAGCGGTTCCATCAATACTTTGTTGGGACTTTATGGATCTACTGAATTTATCCATAACAGATATGGTTCTCTGCGAAGCATTCGCGATATAAGTATCTCCATCAAACAGGTTATGTACGATTGGCCCCCATGCTACCGGAGTTATTATGTTGGAAACTGGGTTACCATCAAGGTCAAATACATCAAACTGACCAGTGGAAGAAACTTGAATTTGTTGTTGGGCAATGTCATAAGCGATGTATCTATTTGCTCCGGTAAAAATTGGTGTCAACGGACTAGAATAGGTCGCAAAATTTATCAAGGCGTCACCATTTACACTTAACATACCTGCAAATGAATTTGGTGAGGTTCTTTGTCCAAAAGCATATATTGAGCTATTCCAAGGGCCATAATACAATTCTTCTTTAAGAGAGGCCGGTGAAGTTGTCATTAAGCTATAGCTTGATACAATTAATCTTGTGTCACCATCATATCGGAGTATCCAAGGTCTATTCGATGGTACAGTCTGTGTGTCAATCGCTCTGATATACATATCCTTCTCAACAGGATTAAAAACCATGTTATACCAATTTAGACTTGGAACACTTGATTCAAAAGTCGGAACGCTTGTAAAATTACTTTTTGACCAAACACTAAATTTTCTATTAGTGGCTCCCGCACCATATGTCACATAAAAATCACCGTTATCCGTATTAACTTCGCAAGCATGTGGGGAAGCGGAGAAAGTGAATGTATATTCTAATTTCGGTATGTATGGGTCAACAACATAAGCTCTGTGTACTGTAGCAGCTGGTAATGCACTTTGGGATGAACTTATACAATAAAGAAAGTTATTTACGGGATTAAATACCATAAATTTTGGTTGACCAGAAAATGGTAATATAACTTGATCTATAAAATCATTAGTTCTTGAATCATAAGCGATCAATCTACTATCACTTGGTAAACTTACTGATGTTCCTGATAAAACATAAATTCTATTTGCAGAATTTAAATACGTTATATCAACAAAGTGGTCAAAATCATATGACGCGGCACTCGGGTGATTTGGTCTACCGACATAACTCATTGTATAACTATTTGAGGCTCCGAATTGTATCCTGAATGAACTAGCAAAAGAAGACTTTGCGAAATCTCCTGGACTTGCGGGTTTTGGAACACTTGGAGTACAACTCAAAACATTAAAACCAGCACCAAAACCTAATGTTGAAAATGGAGCTACATCACAATATGGAGTAGTTGTTGGCCAAAATGGACCTTGATAACTCAAATTCATAGATTGTGAACCCAAAAATTCAATATTATACTCATTATTATTATAAGGTCTAGTTGAATTATTTATAGTCACTAATTGTCCAGTAGCGAACCCATCAATTTCAAAATTAAATTTATTATTATTTGATAAAACCACAGAGTTTGAAGTTATCAAACATCCTAAATTGCCAGGTATGCATTTCTTTATTTCAAATGATGGTAGTCCTGGTAGTGAAATTATACCAGTTTTTACCGAAATTTCAAACCTTTGGTCTTGTTCTTTTACACTAAAAATTAACATAGAAAGATTACTTGTCACGATAATATCATATCCTGCTAATTTTTCCGACCAGTTCCTGACAAAATTTATTAATGTAGTATTAAAATCTACCTTACCCGATTTATAAGTCACATCTTGTCTATATTCAAAATCATTTAGTAATATAGAAAAACTAGAACTCAAATTATAAAGAAGTACTTTGGTGTGTAAAATTGAAAAATTAGCAGTTGTGCCAACTCTCACACTAAAAACCAAAGGTACATTTGGATACTCTGTTTTAAAGGATATTGTATTTCTGAAAATTGAATAACCTTTACCCGTGTATTCAAGTGTTGTTACTATACCTAAATTTGCTATTGGTACATACCATTTTGTTAACCAATTTTCTAGAGTTCTATTTATTGTAGAATCCATGTTAACATTTATTCCATCATAAATAAATTCAACATCTTCATAATATATTTGACCATTCAAAGTTATTTCAATTCCAAATTCATCAATATCGGTAAAAACAATATCATATCGTTTATTTTCTGAAAAATCTCTATTAAGTTCAGTCGTTAGATTTTCTACAATCTCAATGTTTGATTCACTAATATCAATTATTTCAGCAGATGGGGCTATTAGTTGGGTGCTAGTAGTTGGTGTTTCCAAATAATATTCAACTTTAGCATATTCCTCTGGATAAATTAAGTCACAATAAATTTTATTATTATTGTAATAATAATTAATATTCAAACTTTTTAGTTCAGGTGCGTATCTATCAATTGAAGAACCGAATGTAAAATCAACACTTTGTGTATAAGGTTGTGGATAAACAAAATAATTGTTAATCAGTTGTACTTCACCTGTAAAAAAAGGTTGATCAACAATTGATTCAACAATTGGTAATGTTGTAGATTCTTTCCAAAATCCTGTGTTATCTGGAAAAATTGAAGCAGTTGCCGTCCAAGTGTATTGTGTGGTACATTCGTATATAATATTATTATAAATGGTTAAGAAACCCACTGGTATGTCTGTTTTGGGTTTCACAGGTTGGTTCCAAGTTGAGTAAGTAGATGATACACCTATTGAATTCCAGTTTGGAATATTATCTATTGTTAAAAAATTACTGTTTAAACCTGGTGACGCATTAACCACACTAAACCTAATACCAGGTTTTAATATCCTTGGAATTCCACCCTGCAACTGAATTGTTTTTGTTGCTTGGAAAAATTGTAATCCTCCAGTATATACAGTTGGTAAATCTGTCAATAAAGTTACTCTTAATGTAAAAGTGGTATTTGGAAGAATAGATATAGGGTTCAGTGTATACCTTTTATAAACTCTGTCCGGTAGAGAAACAGGATTACCAAAAGTGTCCTTTGGAATATTAACTGATACAATCTTATTATTCTTCTCTGAATTTATTATATTTAATTTTCTGTCGTTATAATATTTTCTATAAAATTGTGGTTCCGACCAAGAAGAAAGGTTATCTTTACTACCACTTCTGTAATTATAAATGCCGATAGAATTTACACCAGATATGAAAAAAGTATTAATAAAAGTTATGTCAAATAATCCCGCTAAATTGTTTTTTGTGTCAGCCAATAACATTATAGCATTCTTTTTTGTTTTATGTACATTATAAGTCTTATTAGGTGAGAAATCGGTGAATGCTGTTGAGAATCTAACCTGAGACCCTATTGGAAATATTGTATCAAAATTATCTCCATAAATCCACCTTGATGATAATTTTGGATCTGAATTTGGCACCTCATAATTTGTTATAGAAAAAGTAGAGGAAGTAGCTCCATAGAAATTAATCCCAAATTCATTGAATAATTGAAATTTATCCAATGATAGTGTAACACCAGGTGCATAAGCAAAACCTGGTATTTTCTCTAAAACATAAAGTCCTATTGTTTTGTGAGTATCATCACTATTTTCGTGGAAGATTAAATCACCTTCCCAAATTTTATCAGTTTCGCTCCATCTAAAATTTAAACTATCCCCCTCTTTATTAAAGAAAATTAATGATTGCATTCAAATTATTCCAATTTAGAATTATATATTAAAACCTCTCTTTTTAATCTTAAAGAAAAGATATATAAGTTATATTTCAAAAATAAAAATATTCAAATGAGGTACATAAATTTGTTTAATAAATTCCAACCAATTAGTGAAAATCTTAAATATCATGTAGATAATAATCTACCAGTATTAGAAAATGTTTTTAGACCTGGTTCAAATTCTTTCTTTGAATTAATTAAGGAAGCTAGAAATCTTTTTGACTCAAAAGAGATTGAATTAGTTGGAATTGACAAAATACTTTTTGAAACTACGGATTTAGGCAAATTTGCAGAGTTTGAAGGTGAAATTGTACCACTTGACCTACCGATTGAAGAAACCGAAGAATTATACGAGGCTGAATATCATGGTAAAAAAGTTCCTATCGGCAAACCTATGAGAAGTTCTGGTCCGAAGAAATATAAAGTTTATGTGAAAAATCCTAAAACTGGAAATGTAAAAGTGGTAAATTTTGGTGATGCTAAAGGTGGATTGAGTGCTAAAGTATCTGATCCAAAAGCTAGAAAATCTTTTGCAGCCAGACATCAGTGCCATTTGAAAAAAGATAAGACCAAACCAGGTTACTGGGCTTGTAGGGCTAACAGATATGCTAATCTTTGGGGTGGCAAAACTTATCCTGGATATTGGTAATTACTAACACAATATAGATTTTCTAACCTTCATTATTAATATATAGTCTATAAAACTATATCATAAATAATGAAAATAGATAAACCCTCCATTAATAGAATTACAGACTTACGTAGTATCAACGACGTAAATATTACAATTGGTAATACAAGCTCACTCTCATTTCCAACATCAGAAGCAAATCACATCATAATTGGCGCATCGGCTGGTCAAGAAAACTACGGTATAAATGTAGTTGGCTTGGGATTGGAAAGTGTGAAAAATAATGATGGTTCCTCGGTATATGCAATTGGTCGCAAATCTGCTTTTGGTAACTCACAAGACCACGTAGTAGCTATCGGTGACCTCACTGCGAATGAAAATCTTGGAATAAATGTAAATGCTATTGGTGAGTGGGCAGGAGCTTCAAATTCAGGTGATAATGTAAACGCTTTTGGAAAAAGGGCTGCTTATGGTAATACTGGTTCAAATGTAAATGCTTTTGGTGAATTGGCGGCACAGGGTAACGATGGTAATGATTTGAATGCAATTGGTTACTATGCTGGCAATCAGAACACAGGCGATTATGTAAATGCGGTAGGTTGGATTGCTGGTAGGAAAAACACAGGTGATAATGTAGATGCTTTTGGTAATTACGCAGCAGAGAGTAATAAAGGAAGTCGAGTAGTGGGGATTGGTAATGCGGCAGCATACCAAAATACTGGTTCTACTATTGTTGCAGTTGGTTACTTATCGGCATTTGGAAATACTGGATCAGACGGTGTTTATATTGGTAACAATGCTGGTTCGAAGAATATAGGTGACGGGGTAAATGCTATAGGTAATAGCTCGGGACTAGCAAATAGTGGAAATCAATTAAATTCAATTGGAAATGATTCAGCAAGAAATAACACCGGAAATAATGTTGTTGCCATTGGGGACAGAGCTGCTTATCAAAACGAGGGTTCGGAAACATATGTTTTTGGTTTAGATGCTGGTAGAGAAAATAAAGGAAATTATGTTGCATCTATTGGAACGGAAGCTGCTAGAGAAAACACTGGATCCAATGTACAAGCTTTCGGAAGACTCGCTGCAAAAGGAAATACTGGTTCTGATGTGGTATCAATCGGTTATGCTGCTGGAATTAGGAATGTAGGGGATGTTATTAATGCAATCGGTCTTGAATCAGCTTTAGACAATAGTGGAAATTATGTAAACTCAATCGGTCAAAGAGCTGGGGATACCAATACTGGTGATTTTGTAAACCAATTCGGAAGATATGCTGGTCAGAATAATAAAGGTTCCTATGCGAATCAAATAGGAGATTCAGCTGGTAAGTATAATACAGGCATGAGTGTGAATCAAATCGGTCTAAATGCCGGTCTTGGTAACACTGGTTCATATGTGGTGCAGATTGGTGAAGGCGCTGGTTCAGGAAATACCACTAACCTTATGGTACAAATTGGTTTAGAAGTTGGTACAAATAATACTGGTGAGAGATCAAACCAAATTGGTGCTTTTGCTGGTGGAAATAATAGTGGATCATTTGCAAATCAAATTGGATTTGGATCGGGCGCAAATAACACAGGAGAACAAGCCACACAAATTGGAAATGCTGCAGGTTCGGGAAATTCCGGTCTTGCAGTTAATCAGATAGGCTCAAATGCGGGCCAATCAAACGAAGGTGATTATGTGAATCAAATAGGCGTTGGAACTGGTCAATCAAACAAAGGTAATAATGCAAATCAGATTGGTAGTGGGGCTGGAAGTGGTAATGAGGGAAATGATGTGAATCAAATTGGAACAAATGCTGGTGGGAATAATACCGGAGATTCCGTTAATTTTATAGGAAAAAATAGTGGTGCTAGTAATACTGGAACTTATGTAGAAGCGATTGGTGAAAACTCAGCTTTTTCAAACACTGGTGTCCATGTGATTGCTTTGGGATATGACGCAGCAAATGATAATTCGGGAAATAATGTCATAGCAATCGGAGGGACAGCGGCAAGAGAAAATACCGGTTCCGATGTAATTGGCATTGGTGAAAATGCTGCGTATTTAAATAGTGGTGCTTCAGATGTAATTGCAATCGGTCGTGATGCGGCTAAACAAAACACTGGTCAATATGTTTATGCGTTCGGAACTATTGCTGCTAGAGAAAATACAGGCACAAATGTCGTCGCTATAGGTGGTCCGGTACTCGTAAACAACTCCGGCAATCAAGTAGTTGGATTGGGAATAAGTTCACTAGAAGATAATCAAGGCGACTATGTTATAGGCATAGGAGACATTACGGGAAATAGTAATACAGGTGATTATCTTATCGCTATAGGTAGAGAGGCTGGTACATTAAATACCGGAATTCATCAGAATGCTTTTGGAAATAGGTCACTATATAATGCCACTTCAAATTACTCAAATGCTATTGGGTATCAATCTGGCGAACAATCCTCTGGTAGTCATAAAAATATGATCGGATATGAAGCAGGATTGGGGTCTGGTGGCGATCGACAAGATGTAATGGGTTACAACGCCTTTTATGAAGCAAGTGGTAGTGATATTGTTGCTATTGGAGCTTATGCATTATTCTTGGGCACTGCTAGTCGTTTAGTGGCAATTGGCGCGTCAGCAGGTATGTATAATATCGCAAACGATGGTATCTTCATAGGTGGGGAAGCTGGTAGTTTCAACAAGGGAACTGAATCAATCCAAATAGGTAAACTTGCTGGTAGTAGAAATACTGGAAGTAATGTAGTGCAAATAGGTATTGAGACAGGAACTGGTAATACTGGTTCTAATAATCTCCAAATAGGTGGATATGCTGGTCAAGAAAATATTTCAAGTGGATCAATACAAATAGGTTTATTTGCCGGATATCAAAATACTGGAAATCATTCCAATCAACTAGGTTATCAGGCGGGTTATCAAAATATTGGTTCAAGAGCAATACAATTAGGTTATGCCGCTGCTCAACAAAATAGTGGAGATTACGCTGTTCAAATCGGAGATAATGTTGGTGGCCTAAATACAGGTGATTATGTGAATCAATTCGGTGTGTCATCTGGTGCAAACAATCAAGGTAGTTATGTAAATCAGATAGGGTACGCAGTTGGAGATGGTAATAAGTCCTCATTTGTTAATTCCATAGGTTATTTAACTGGTCAAGCAAATGGAGGTAGTTTTTCTAATTTTATGGGAGCTTGGGCGGGATGGCAAAATAGTGGGCACTCTGTCAACGCAATCGGTAATAGTGCTTCAAAGTCAAACACCGGTGATTATGTAAATGCTATTGGAGATAATGCTGGGTTTTCCAATTTAGGAAACCATGTAAATTCTATGGGTCGAGATTCAGCGAGGGAAAACAAATCTGATTTTGTTGATGCAATCGGAACAGAGGCAGCAAAATTAAACTCAGGAACTTATGGTATTTTTATCGGATATCAATCTGGATTATCAAATAAAGGTTCATATGTTGTGAGTTTAGGATATCAATCAGGTGATAATAATAGTGGTGAAGGTTCGGTAAGTATAGGTCGAAGAGCTGGTCAAAACTCTTCTGGTGATTATATGAATGCGATTGGATATCTAGCTGGTTTTGGTTCAAGTGGAGTCAGAAATAATTTCATAGGTTACGATACTGGTGAAAATAACACTGGCACAAGAGTAAATGCCATAGGTGAAAGTGCTGCCCTTTCCAATGATGGTAATTATATAAATGCTATTGGATTTGAAGCTGCTTGGGATAATGCCAGCGATTATGTAGATGCAATTGGGTATCAGGCGGCTTACCAAAACACAAACGCTTCAAATTATATAGTAGCAATTGGGCGTTCGAGTGGATACAGAAATAGTGGATCATACAACAACTTCGTAGGAAATGAAAGTGGATTTGACAATGAGGGAAGTTTCAATATTGGTTTGGGGTTTCGATCTGGCTACTCTGTAACAGCATCATACGTCGTTTCCTTGGGATTTGAGAGCGGTCAAAATTCAATAGCTGGAGTAAATGTAAATATCGGAAGAGAAGCTGGTAAACAAAGTCTTGGCGCTGGTAGTAATTTTATCGGTGATATGGCTGGTAAAAATAATAAAAGTCAATACGTTATAGCGATAGGGGAATCAGCAGCAGAAGGAAATTATGGAACTTTTGGCATTTTTCTTGGACGTTTCAGTGGTCAAAACAATCAAGGTGCGTCCAACATTGGATTGGGTAATAATACTTTCGTTAATAGTCTCGCCACTCGTTCTGTTGGCATTGGTAGTGGTGGAGCTCTTCAGAATTCCTACGGTAGTTTCCTTGTCGCAATTGGAGATAGTAGTGGTGGATTCAATAAATCTGATAGAACAATATCTATTGGTTACCTTGCTGGATATTTACAAGCTGGTACACAATCAATTGCTATAGGTAATGAAAGTGGACAAAGCAACATTGGTATTCGGGTTATATCAATAGGAAGTAGAGCTGCTTATGGAAATACTGGTAGTGAAGTTATATCTATAGGTTCAACTGCGGGTTACTATAATTCTGGTGAGAGAGGTATCTATATAGGGATTGAATCCGGTAGAGAACATACTGGAGATAACTCAATCGCGATTGGTGATGGTTCATTGAGTAGAGAGACTATAGCTCCATTTAGAACCACATCATCAACATACTCAATTGCCATAGGTTCAGATGCTGGTAAGAGAAGTAGTTTATCAAATAGTGTGGTGGTCGGTAAATCCGCTGGTCTTGGATCCTCTGGTGTTCAAATTATAGGCATTGGTGATTCAGCTCAATCAGGTTCAAGTGGTGCAAATAGTATAGGTATAGGTCAGTCATCACTTTCATCTAATTCAGGTACTTGGTCAATTGGATTGGGATATAGGGCAGGACAACTGAATACATCAGAATACTTGATTGCCATGGGATATGATGCTGGTAATCAAAATCAGGGAGATAATTCAATTTTGCTTGGATATCAATCAGGTCTAGGTAATAAAAGTGATTCTACGATAAGTTTTGGGTTTCAATCGGGTTATCTAAACGAAGGAACTTATTCCGTTATGGTTGGTGAAAGAGCTGGTGCGAATAATCAAGGATTTAGTTTAAACTCTGTTGGATGGTATGCAGGTAATGGTAATGATGGTGATTATGTTGTTGGTATAGGATATCAATCAGCAAGAGAGAATAAAGGAGATGATTTAGTTTCACTCGGACAAGAGGCAGGTCAGTTCAATAAATCATCAAATGTTGTATCTATTGGTCAGAGAAGTGGTCGTACAAATACCGGAACTTGGTCTAATTTTATAGGTTTCAAATCTGGAGAATTAAATACCGGAGCTTACACAAACGCATTTGGTTCTAGTGCTTCTTTCACAAATAAAGGTCAATATGTAAATGCGATTGGTTTTGAAGCTGGTGCATTCAATGAAGGGACATATGGTGATTTCCTCGGATATAGAGCTGGTTATCAAAACTTTGGAGAAAATTATGTTATTGGTATAGGTGTGCAAGCTGCTATGTCAAATTCAGCTTCAAACATAATTGCAATTGGTTTAAATGCTTTAAGAAGTAATTTAGGTGGAAGTGATGAAACCATCGGTATAGGTAATCAGTCAGGTAATCAAAATAAGGGGGTAAAAAATGTTTTCATAGGTAGTAACGCCGGACAATTACAAAAGGGTGACCAAAATATTGCAATTGGTGCTAACTCAGGACAACAAAGTTTTGGTACAAATTCAGTTTATATTGGTTTATTTGCTGGATACCAACAAACCGGAGAAAGTGCTATTTTGATTGGTGAAAATGCTGGAAATGCTGGTACTGGACATGAAAATATAAGTATTGGTAAAAACGTTGGTGGAGTTAGAGGCTCAAATAATATTTCAATCGGGGAAGAAGCTGGTTCACAAATTAGAGCGACATTCAGTATACAAATTGGTTATAGAGCTGGAACAAGAAACTCTGGTTCGGATGTTGTAATTATTGGTAATAATGCAGGTGTAGGCAATACTGGCAGTAGTAATAATATAATAGGAGCGAGTGCAGGTCAAGGGAATTTCGGTTCATTTGCAAATATAATGGGAGTTGATTCAGCTCTGAACTCTTTGAATATAAGTTATGGTAATGCTTTTGGATATGGTGCGGCAAGAAATGCTATAGGATTTGGTTCCAACTTTATTGGCCAAGAAGCTGGTTCTACTGCTGCTGCGGTTGCTCAATATAGTAATTATATCGGAGCATGGGCAGGTGGATCTAATGGTGGAGATAGAGTGAACTCGATAGGATTTTTTGCAGGCCATAACACCAAGGGATATTATTCTAATTATATCGGATGGGATGCTGGTAAAGATACAAATATGCGTCACTCAAATGCTATAGGTTATAGGGCAGCAAGTGAAGTCGGTAAAAATCAAACCTCGAGCCCTAATCCTTTTAACAGTGCATTGAACCAATTTATAAATGCAATCGGAGTTGAATCTTTATTTGCAGGAACTGGAAGTCACGTTAACGCAATAGGTACTAGTGCTTCTTTCAGAGGAGCAGGGGAGTTTATCAATAGTATTGGTTTTGAAGCAGGCGCTATTACTAACGGTTCTTACAGTAACTACATAGGATTTAAAGCTGGATTTCAAAGTACAGGAGACTATAACGACTTTATTGGATATCAATCTGGATTTAGAAATAAAGGTAACAAAAACCTGGCAATTGGTACCGAGGCCTTATCGTCGTTCAACGGATTGTCGACAATAGGAATCGGAGAGTTATCTGGTCAGTATTCCACTGGTAGTTCAAATATATTTATAGGAGGATTTCAGACCGGAAAATATTCGGAAGGAAATAGTAATATTTATATTGGGGGCAGAACGGGTGAAGATACAAATGGTGACGCAAATGTATCCTTAGGTATAAATAGTCTTCAGGGGGGTACTGCATCAACCACAATTGTGATTGGTGCTAATAGTGGGGGTAGTATGAGGACTTTGGATGGAATCGCTATAGGTAGTAATGCACTTTCAGGCCATAATGGGAATAATACTATCTCGATAGGTAAAAGTTCTGGTAATAATTCCTTAGCGAATAACCTGATTATGATTGGGGAGAACGCTGGTGAGCGTAGTAGAGGAACTCATAGTATACACATTGGTCAGAATTCTGGAGGTAAAAGTGGTGGGTTTCAGATTGGTCAGTACAATGTTGGTATAGGTAGGGAAAGTCTTTATGGACTCACCGGATCTTACTTAGTTGCTATTGGTGATCAAGCTGGATACGAAAATTCCGCAGATCACGTTATTGCTTTGGGAGCAACTGCTGGATATAGAAACACAAAGAGTAACCAATTCATAATTAGTAATAGTAATATGCCAGTATACACCGATAAAGCTACAGCTGATGCCGCTATAACAGTAGCGAACGGATTCAACAGTGGTAATACTTACTTATATTGGAACACCGCAACTGCTGATATAGGAGCTAAAAGATTGTAATTTTGACTATGGAATTACCTTTCAACGAAGAAGAAATTTCAAAGGCTGTCTATTTAAGGACATTTTATGAAAATGTTGAGTCAGGTGATTTGACTTGGCACAGAGATAGAGAAGACAGATATATTGAGCCAACCCATGAGACAAATTGGGCATTCCAAATAGATAACGAATTGCCACAAAATATAGATAAAAAAATATTTATACCTAAAGGTGTTTATCACAGACTTATAAAAGGTAAAGGAGATTTGATATTAAAAATTGAAAAATTAAATTAATATATAATTTATGAATCACTTATTATTATTTGAAGACTTTCAAGAATATCTAATTGTTGAAAAAAATGTACCTAACAATCCATCTTTATGGGCATCTTGCAAAGCTTGGGCAAAAAATACTTATGATGTTTATCCATCCGCTTATGCTAATGGAGCAGCTGCAAAAAGGTACAAATCCAAAGGTGGAACTTGGAGAAAATCAAAAATTAGAAAAAAGAAAAAGAAATAATGGAACATTTACTCCCATTTGAAGACTTCATCAATGAAGAAAAATCATATAAGGGTTCTCATGGTGGACTGGATAAATGGTTCAAAGAGAAGTGGGTAGATATTTCGAAAACTAATAAAGATGGATCACACCCGCCTTGTGGCAGGTCAGATACAAGTAAAGGTGGGTATCCTAAATGTAGAAAAGTAAGAGTAGCCGCTAAAATGTCTAAAAAACAAAAAAAGGCATCAGTTTCTAGAAAAAGAAGAGCGGAAAAAGAGGGTTCAAAGGGAAGTGGTAGGAAACCAAACTACGCGAATTAATTAGTCTACGGCAAAACCTTCGTCATAAATTCTAGCAATTTCATTAAATTCTTGTAAGACCCCACTTTTCACTTTCTCACTTTCATACTTTTGATTATTTATGTATTGTCTGATTAAATCAGTATATTCAAGTTGTATTGAGGGTATCACACCATTATTTAATTCATCTTCTGTTATTTCGTCCAATACAGATTTTACTTCACTATTGTTCTCCAAAACCAAATCATCAATATAATCTACAGTGGCGAAATTACCAGACTCTAACATTGTTTCCAATTTTCTTCTTAATTTTCGGTTATTTATTAGAAGAGAATTTGAAATGAATAAATCCACATAATCTTTGGTTGATACAGATTCCAAGGATTCAATATCTTCTTGGGTTCTTATGTAAATTTTCTTATACCTTGGTGATACGTTGTTTGGAATAAAATCTTCTTCTCCTGTTAACGTATCTAATATAAATATTCCTTTTTGATTACCTATGTCATTTCTATCCATTTCAAAATTATTACCTACAAAGGTGAAATTTTTATTAACCTGTAATATATGAATGTGACCCGAATAAACATTTTTATATCCCGAAAATTCTTCAACATCAATTTTATCAGGATTTTTGTGAGCTACAGATGTAAGATGCATTCTAGCGCCATTCAAATCTGAATGACAGAAAAGGTAATCACATCCAGAAAATTGTTTAAGAACATTTATTTGGTCTTGCTTCTTTTCAACCCAAGGCAACATTAGTATGGATTTCCCAAAAAATTGTATTTTAGTTGGTTCCTCATAAACGGTGATATTTGGTATGTATTTATACAATTTTACTGTATTAACATCATTTGAGGCTTTTGTGTATAAATCATGATTTCCAATTAAAATGTGGATTGGGCAAATCTTTGATATTCTCTCTAATAAGTCTTGGGCATAGTTTAAGATGTTAATTGGTACTACAGACCGATTATCAAATAAATCTCCACAGTGGACTATTATATCTTCAGATGTGAGATTTTTTTCTATTAATGGTATAAGAAAGCCCTCAAAATACTCTCTATGGACTTTAAACCATTTATCAACTGAATTTGGATACCCTAAACCTAGGTGTGTATCACCGATTATAAGAATTTTTGACATATTAAGAGTTATATCAAAAAATCATAAAGAAGTTAATATTCTAAATATAACAAAAAAAGTTGGAAAAAAATCATTTTTTTTATCTAATATATACTTTACAAAGTAATAGAAAGAAAAATTATTTTGATATATAATTTATAATTGAAAAACAATTAAAAGAAAAAAAATATAAAGAGTTATGCCATTACCTCATTTTACCCAACTCCAGATGACCGGTTCGCCAGGTTTACCAGGTAGTTTACCAGAAGAACCAGTATACCTCAACTTGTTTGAGATTACTTTCGTTCTACCAACGATTCTACAAGCACAAGGCAGAGATCCTGTTTTGATGTTACAACAAGCAAACTCTGTTGGATTGGATTTAACACCAGCAATCGAGACTGCTGAACAGAAATTCAAGTATTCAACCAGAGCATTCATGAAGACTCCTACAAAAACTCACGTAGACTTCAATATCAAATTCAACGTGAACGTTACCGACCAAGGTCAAATGACCGTTTGGAACACATTAAAGGCTTGGTACGATGTTGTATGGAATTCTCAGAATGGTACAGTTGGATATAAGAGTGATATCATCGGTTCTGTTATCGTTAATCAACACGATAAGAAGGGTGTTGTCCTAAGAAGAGTTACTTTCAACTCTGTTCAAATCAAACAAGTTTCAGCAGTTGAATTAGCTTGGAACTCAAATGAAATTTTAAGTGATGTTCAGGCTGATTTCGTAGCAGATTACTGGATTGATGAGTACATTGATGGAAACTTCACTATTACTCCTCCACTTATTTCTGGATATTAATAGTATGTCACTACAAAAAAACCCACCATTGGTGGGTTTTTTTATTTGAATTTGTTTGCCATACCTGACATTTGGTTCATATAAGATCCAGGATTGAAGTTTGGCATTTTTTGCATTCCTTCTTCCTTTTTCTGACGTTTCTCCTCTTCTTCAGTTAATTCATTGACAATTCGGATGTTTTCCTCCATCATCCAATAAGGCCACTCATTCATAGCGGCCTCTTGAAGATGATAGTTCTTTTGTAATAGTAGTTTATTCTTTAATAAACTGCTCAAATGCGTCATGAACAACGAAAACAGCTGACGGTCCGTCGGGAAATATCATATCTGTGTGGATCTCTAGACCACACTGACATTGACTTTGCAGTTTCTCAATACCGAATGTAAGCTTCTCAACTGCAGAATTTAGGAATTGAAATGGAATATCCTCCATTTTTTGGAATTCATCCAACTTTGATTTTATACCTTCAATAGTAATTGAATTACGGTCAGGTAACATGAAAGGAATAATTTTCAAGAAAGAAAGATTTGGTTTTCTTTTTTCAGCATTTTCCTTTACAATGTAATCAGTGAAAGACTTCTGAACACCAATAGTAGGTGGTGCCAAGTTGAACACTTGACCAGTTTTAATTTGGAATCTAAATGAAACTGAAGCAGGATCAAAAAATTCCATCACTCTTTCGGCTGGTTGGAAGAATTTGAAATTTTCCCTTTTCAGCTCAATCGCTACTTCGTTTCCACAGGAACAATTAACCTTTGTAGTAAGTACAGAACCTTTTTGGAAAGTCAATTCTCTGATTAGGAAAATTAGATAATAACGATCAGGATCTCTCAAATCTAAATATGAACCAATTGTGCCATCCAAGTGTTTAATTCTAACACAAGATGATAACATATCATTCATTTTCTCAACGATATCATAGAAGTTGTTATCATCAACCATTGAATAAGCCTGAATTTCTTTTACTTGGGCTGCCCTAACTTGGATTGTTGAACCAGGAGGGTAAAGTAATCCACAAGGAAATTCCCTAACATCAAAAGCAAAATAATGCAAATCACTTGTTCTTGATTGTTCAATGTTATTTAGTGGTGTTTTTGGTGCTACTGGAGCTTCCATCGTTGGTTTATTTTGTTCAAGTCCTTCGAGGTGGCGTCTGAGATATTCTTCCTCACTCATGTTATTTTCTTGTTCTTTTGACATAAAATAATAATTTTTTTTTCGTGTTATATATTATATAACCTAGGTTCCCAAAAAATTAAAAAAATTTGAACTTTTTTTTTACCCAACAATCGTAATTGTGGCAAGACTTATTTGTGTTGCGCAAGTTACTATTATATCATTAGTTGGACTTACCGAAGAAAGTTCCACATTAGCGTAGATGAAGTTATATCCATCACGAACTGTATATGTAAAATCAGTTGTATTTAAACCATGTGATATTGTGATACCAACGCCGGGAACTGAAGAGAAAGTCTTTACTACTTTTTGTTGATATGCTAAACTTACAGTTGAGAAAAGACCAGAAGTGTTTATAAATTGACCTGTACTCTGTGTGTATAAACCACCATTTAATATAACTGTTTTACCACCATTGATTAAACTACCTCCGGTGCCAATTGTTAAGTCTCCATAAACTAGATATAAAGTGTTTGCTGGAACTTCAACAGTTTCATTTACAATATTGTATTTAATTGGCACAGAACCCGTTCCTGATGATAAGAAACCATCCCAGTCAGAAGAAGTGCCGACACTCCACGTAAGACCATTTCCCTCTGGTTTCAACTTATAATAAGTCACTGTATTGTTCAAATTATCTGAAATACCCACAACCATACCACCTCTCCTTTTTTCCAATGGAATATCATACATTTCACTCAATGATGAAACATTTCTCAATCCATCTACCCCAAATATTGGATCAATCACTGGGTAAGAGTCATTAAGAGATATTGGTGTTATGAGTCCGCCTATTTTAACTTTATCCATGTTGATTATTAATTTGATATTTGTATAGACATTGTAGCTGATATGTTATTAACAGTTCTATATATTTTATATTCTTTTGATATCCCATAACTATTTGTGAAAGTCATATATGTGAAATTTATATCGTTTTGGGAATATGTATAACCACTTGTTGTGCCGGCAATTGGTAGTGGGAAACCTTGGTAAGTCATTTTTGAAAAATCATAAGAAACATCATTTGGAGCCACAAAATATTTATATCCATCACTTGAAAAAGTAAATGTTCCGATTGAACTTGTAGCCAAAGTGCTTGATAGAGATAATATTTGACTAGCGGTCAAACTTGAATATGTTGAGGAGCCATAATAAACCCTCCAAGTCCAATTTATGTCATAGTTTTTATTTAAAATTACTCCATCGGTTCGCTTTAATTTCAAACGTAAATTAGTTTGACCCGGACTCGTTTTTAAATAACTAGCTGTTGGATATGATGTGGGAAATCTGAAAGTTCCAACATTACCTACAAATCCACTACTTTGAGTAAATGGTGGGTGATAATTTAAATCATCTATTTGAAGTGTATTTGGTTCAAATTTTATTGGGTCACTCAATGTGAAACTAAATGTATATGTTCCATTTATACTGAAGCTAGCGCCAATCTCAAATAAATTATTCAATGTAGAAGTAGTCGGGCCAGTACAAGTTAGTCCTTGAATTACACCGGCACTTTCTGGATACATAAATTGTGAAAATAAATTTAAAAAACTAGTATTGTCAAATGATGTTCCTTTTTCCACGCCAGAATATGTTTGGAGTGTCTGACTAGCATTTGTATATTTGTTTGAATCTGCAACTGGATATCTTTCAAAGAATTCAAATTGATTATTTCTGAAAAGTAAGTAATAGGTCTGTGGTGTAGTAGAACCAGAGGCACCTAGAATATCTCCAGTATTTAACGTTGTTGGTTGACCATTCAAATATCTTACCACACTCACCGTACCTATATTATTAATGTTTAATGATACAGTACCTGATGTATTGGTGTTAGCAAAATCAACCAAATATAAATAATTGTTTGAATAGGTTGAAATTATTGGTCTACTATATGTTGCGTAATATGAATTTATGCCGGTAGCACTTATTCTGATGTTTTCTATGCTTCTTTCACTTAAATCAGATAATTTAGATCCTAAATAAGCATATACATCAATTCTTGAAGGAGTGCCAGATATGGTATTTTCATTTTGATAAAATACCCCACTAGAATATTGATATAGCCAATCTCTACTACTTAAAGGATAAATTCTATTATTACTCTCATCATAGGGAATTGCAGCATATGATTCACCGTTTGAGTCAGAAATCAAATTAGTCATCTTCTGACCGGCAGATACACCCATCAAAGATCCATATCCATATGCGTATGTCAAACCAGTTTTAAAGTCAAATCCCGTTGGTGGTTGAGTTGGCCAATATGTTAAAAAGGCTCTATTATTTGTACCTGGTATAAGACCTAATGAAGCACTCACACCAACGGCAATACCTTGTTCAACACCTAGTGAGGCTGTAACAGGTAAATTATCCATATAAATATTTTTTGAAGGAATATTAAATGAGAATCCAATAGTTTCTTCTAATAAACTTTTGTTCAAATCCGTTTGTGATTTACCAGAAATGTTTTTGAAGGATATTTGAGATAGTACGCTACTTGTTAAAGCCATTTTGTTTTGGATTTTCTATTTTATATATTTAATTTGTGTTTACTATTGCTGATAATATTTCACCATTATAATTTGGACCAGAAGTTATTCTCATAAGTATCACACCATTTGAAAAGTAAGTGTTTTTTAAACCAAAAGTTACTGCTACTGAACTAGTTCCACTATTTGTTTCATCCCAACATCCAGATCCATTCTCATATTGACCTGGTAGAAAGCCTTTAGCAGCGTCCAACCAACCAGTTACCCCACCATCACTCACAGTACCTCCGGGTGGGATTTCAGTTCCCTTATATGGTAACTTAAATTCTAAATAAACTTGACTTGTGCTTGTATTCAAACTTGTTCCAACGGGAACTACAGTTGTATTAACGGTTCCTAAATTCAATCTTATTGATGATCTTTGAGTTGGTACCACATAATATCTTGTGTAACTCCTACTAAATGATCCGTGTATGTTATTAACAGTTGAACTAGCACAAAGTGAGTAATTACTATAAGACAATCCATAATTTTTATTTGTTATCACATTTCCAAAATTTGAAAAATTAATTTTAGGATATACTAAACTACCACCTAAAACTTGTAATGCGTCTCTATAATTGTTTGATAAATATAAACTATTTTGACTATTCCATTGACTAGATGATAAACCAGATACTAAACTATGAGAAGCATACCCACCATTTATCAATCTATATTGTTCATCTTCAAAGCTCTCTATTAATACAGTTGAGGATGTTGCAAATGTGTCAATCAACCATCCAACGACAGACAAAGTTCCACCAATTGTTGTACCTTGAACTGTTCTTTTAGAACTAACATTTACAGTAATTGGTTGATTTATTCTTCTTCTTGAAGTTTTTATAGTATATGTAGTTGAAAATGTGAATGATGAACTAACACTACTTGGTACTGGAAGTGATTGTGATGCAGGATTTGGGGTAACCAAATCAATTGGGTCACCAAAAACACCGGCATCAAAATTCGGATAGTAAGTATTTCTATAAATATCCAATGCCTCAATATCATATTTGAAATTCATGTTATCAATATGCCTCAATCCAGATATGAATTTGAATGTTGTATTATAATTAGTACCCTGTGGTGTAGCGTATGTGGTTTGAGTATTTGAACTATCGGATATAAATTCAATTTTATTTAAACTGAAAGCTGTAGTTCCTATATTGTGTACTACTTGAATTGAATTCAAACCATCAACAAAAAATCCACTATCTCGTTTTATAAGATAGGTTCCAGACCTATTCCAATAATTATTCAATTCACTACCTTGTGGGTATTTTGATGTTGTCGCAGACGATAACACAAATCCAGAAGTAAGACCAGATGTTGTGCCTGATATAGTAGTGTCAATTGCCAACGAATGAGTAGTACCTAGATTTAATGATGATACAGTAAATGAATTTAAGTATAAATAAAGACTACCAGTTATACCATAATTAAAAGAATAAGTACCATAAGCTGGTGTTGGTAAAGATGGGTGATTTACTACATCGGAATTTAACCTACCAAATATATCTTGATAATATTGAGTACCAGTTATTGGTTGTAAAACTCTTGATGTTACACCTAAAACATAACCACCAAAAGAACCACTTGCAAACAATCCTCCAGTCGCGGTTGGATTCCAAAATGAAGCAGTACCAGGTGTGAAACCACCAGAACCACTAAATGAAATTTTACCACTTGTGAATTGAGATTGACTAGCATTCCAAGAACTTAAATTTGGAGCTGCTGGTGGTAACATTTGCTTGAATAAAAAGTTAAATCTATCAACCGCAGTTCCTATTGGAGTTGATGTAGTGAAATCTTCAAAAAACCCATCAGTATATCCACCACTTTCAGCTATACCTATCGTTGAAGCGCCGTCCAATGGTAATGTGATTTGAAATCCTTGTGGGTCATAGGTCATTTGATATTGTATACCTGTTTGAATATCACCACTTACAAGGCTAACAAGAGTATTTGAAGATACTTTTTTAACATCCACAAACTCTAACCCATCAATTGATAAAGAAACTGTACCAGTATTTGCAGTTGCAAACGAAGCATAATAAACTACATTTGAATAAGTAAATAATTGAGATTGAGTTATTGATGTGAAACTAAAAGACAAACCATTTGCAGACGTTGGTTGAATATACCTAACAGCATTTTGATATTCTCTAACCCAACTACCCGAAATACTTTGTGTACCATAAAATATAGCTAATTGATTAGGATGGTTCAATATTCTCACGGTAGTTTGATCTACCGGCTCAATAAACTCCCAACCACTTAAAACAGAACTATATACTGCTATATAATTTGATTGTGTTAGAAAAGCTCCAAAGCTTGGACTTCCTATAATATATCTATCACCGTCATTTGGTGATCCTGGAACACTTGATATAAAATCAATAACATTTTCCGACCAAATTGACATATCTGTATTTGGTTCGTATTGAACCCAATTTGAATTTTCATTCAAATCAGAATCAAAATAATTCAACTTTAATTGGTAAGTTCTATTTTCATCAATTACGTGACATAACATACCCCACTGTCTTCTGTCTGGGTAAATACCGTCTCTATCTGTACTTGAAGTAACTGAATGAAATCCACCTCTAATTTCATTTGAATAAGCTACTGAATAAACATCCGTATCAAACTGTGGTCTTATCGGTGCTACAACTAAAATTCCTTCATTCTTCATTGCCATAATACTTTATTGTTGTTGATTTAATATTGTAATTTCTGTAGTTCCTTGTGGTGTGTAACTCATATAAATATCATAGAAATCACCATATCCATATATGTTCTCTAAATAATAATTTGATTGTATTTTTTTAAACATATTTACATAGAAATTATTATAGATGGTTTTTGGAAATTCAGTATAAGCCCAATCTGTAGTTGGCCAAGCTACCACTAAATGACTAGCGGTACCTATCATATTAATACTTGTTCCGATAATTGTATATGGACTAGTTGATAAATCTGGCAATCCATTTGGACCAGTTAAGCCAAACCTATTACTAATAAGACCATCAAGTTGAACTGATTGACTAGCGGTGATAGTTCTTAAATCTGCATATGGACTTATAGAAGATAAATCAATTGAACCGTAATATCTACTATTAAACCAACTCATAGTTACAGATATTTGTCTTCCACTCATACCAGTTGTACCATCATAATCACTCACGGTGAGTGTATAAGTTGATGTTGTATTTGGTATTACACTTGCTTGAAATGTAGAAACAGTAGTGCCGGTTGTAGGTATAGTAGGATTTACCGTATTTGGCAAATCATTCGGTACTGATAACGTACAAGAAACTATTGCGTTTGTATTTTTCGTTAGAGTTACTTGCAAATCAACCGTGGCAGTTCCACCAGGTAGGTAACCATATTCATACATAGGTGGGTTTGGTGAAACTATTTCCAATTCATACCCAACATCTTCAAATTTTAAAAACATTTTATCTAATAATTCCTGTAAAGGAACATAACTAAAAGTAGTACCTTTTGGAATACCACCTAACTCTACGGTTGACGGTGTTAAACTTGTATAAGAGAAACTCCAAGTAGAAATTCCATAAATTTCCTCCCATAGAGTAAAACTAACATCACGTAAATTTCTGGCAGTAATTGAACCCGTATCTTGGGATGGCAGTGTTGCCATAATTTCATCTAAACCAGTTAGTGTTTCAGAATATGTAGGATCCCCAGGAACTCCGTAAATTGCCATATAGATTTGATTTATACCTATATATTAATAAGGATAATCTATCTTTTTAATTCTGAACAATCTTCCAAATTTTATAACCGTTACTATCAGTAATAAATTTTAAATCAATATTTCCTAACTCAACAATATCAGAATTATTTAAGAAAAATTCAAAATATTTTATACATGATTCGGAATTTATACTCTCATCTAAAAAAACTGATAATTTTGTATCATCAATAAACTTATTCAAATTCAAATTAGAATTTTCGCCTATAAAATTTTCAACTAGTGGATCAAATTGAATTTTTTGTGAAATAATTTTATTTGTCAATAAATTTTTTAGTTTTGTCCTAATTTGATTTAAATCATTTTCCGATAAACAAGTCACGAAATAACTTTCATCAAAATCTTTTACCTGATAAATATTCAAATCTTGGTTTATAGTATCAATATGTCCAGAACTTATATGAAAAAAATCAGCTAAAATCTTTTCTTTTCTCACGTTATTGGATTTTAAATCGGAGATGTCCTCTAAAACACTTGAAAACCCCTCAAAAGTTAAAATATTATCATCCTGTAAAGATTTTCTATGTTCAATAACATCAGATACAACTCTTTCAATCCCAACAACTTCGGATAATTTATTATTATCCAAGAATTTACGCATATTCTTATTTATGTATACATAAACTTCTTTTGGTCTCGCATTCGTGTTATCAATAAACTTATCAATAATTTCATTGACAATTTTATAATATTTGTTTGCGTCTTCTCTATTTTTTAACTTTATCATCAGTGTATATATTATTATTTCAAAAAAACAAATTTTAAAAAAAAATATAAAAAATCCAGAATTTTAAAACAAACGTTTTTTTCTTTCATATATACAAAGTATTAAAAATTAAAAAATAAAAAAATTATGAAAAAATTATTTGTAATGTTTGCTTTTGCATCGCTCGTAGTTTCTTGTGGAACAAAAAATGAAGAAACCACAACTCAAGATTCAACTTCTGTATCTGTGGATTCATCAGTAGTAACTCCAAGTGATTCAGCAGCAACTACAGTCCCAAGTGATTCTTCTGCTTTTGACACTTGTACCAAACCTTGTACCGAAACTTGTAAAAAAGCAGCTGGTAAATAAAAAAGTTTATTTGTTTATCTCTAAAACAAGTTGGTGGAATGTCAACCGTACTGGTGGGTCCCTTAAAAAGTCAAGTTTATACTTGACTTTTTTATTTTACACCAATTCCTAAATAATATATACATTGATGAATCTCCGTGATGTAAGAACCTTTTATAATACCAAACCTGTTGAGTATGTAATTAAAGAAAAGTATGAACTCAAAGAGGATAGGACTTATGTGCCACGTTTCAATCTAAAAAACGCAACTCAAATTGCTAAAATTCCTATAAATGAGCCAATAAAACCTACCGAAGAAATTTTCATCAAAGCCATAAAATATGGGATGGTATTTCTTATAAACTACAAGGGTGCTAAAGATAAACACTTTGCTGGCCACGAAAGGGTTATTTATCCAATGGTTTTAGGTAAATCGTCAAAGGGTAAAATATTATTGAGAGGTTATCATTTAAATGGGTGGTCTGTTTCTGCAAATAGACAAATCAATAAGATATGGAGAATGTTTAGGGTTGATAGATTACTTTCAATCACATTCACTGGCTCATTCTATAGACTACCTCCGGCAGGTTATAATATGTTTGATAAAGGAATGAGGGGTGGTATTATCGCTAGAGCTGATTTTAACGAAATTAGAAAAAACCAACAATCTTTGGTTAAAACACAAGAAATTCAAAATAAAGAAGAGATTACCTTAAGCGAAGAAAAGAGGGAATTTGTCACCGTAAGAGTAAAAACGACAAATACAAAATTGGATTTAAATAAACCACTGGAAAATGCTTACGTGAATAATATGAAAGATATAGCTAACGTAAGGGTTTCTTTTTTGAAAAGCATTTATGGAAATAAATACCTTTCAATTTTAGGAGCATTGGGGCAACCCGGGAACACTGTGAAGGTTTTAGATGATAAGGGAACAAATCTAGGTGTTTTCAAAGTTATGGATTCTATCGCTGGTGAAACTTTGAAGAAAATAAAAAACGTCAAAGGTAATGCTGTGTTTGATGTTTATTTATTTGACAAGAAGGTTTAAATACTTAAAATTCTACTCACAATTTCGTCAGTTGAGTCCTTCCAATCCATCTTGACAACTTTACTTTTTTCAACAAAATTTTTAATATCAGAAATCTCTCCAGACATAACACCCTTTTTTTCTAATGATATTGCATTACAACTCTGTTCATACTGACCATATGTTGGAACTAACATCAATTTCTTACCCAAATAAAGTGCCTCAACCGAAGTTTGAAAACCACCAGCTGTTACTATACCGTGACAATTCCTCAAACTTTCCTCAAATCTATCTTTATCAATTGGTCTAACAACATTATTTTTGAAAAAAATTGGTTTTTTAATATTTGTAAAAATCTCAAATTTTACAGATCTTAATTGAGACACCTCTTTTACAATTGTTTCTATATCATATGTTGGTAAATAAACTGTATAATGTCCATAATCGTTTGGACTTATATACATCAAATTATCTCTTATGATCGGAGTATAAATAAAATCATCATATGATTCAAAATGTAAACCTATTGGGTGAGTTACCGGTACTAATTTTTTAAGTAATAATTCGCCAAAAAGATTTTTGTTTTTTGGCCTTGGTGTTTTATTGGATAAAAAAGAACATTGATTACTTAACCCAATACAGATTTTATCTTGTCTTTTAGCGGCCCAAGCAGTTATTGGTTCGTAATCGGAAATTATCAAATCATAATTACTTAAATCTAATTTGATATCACTCAAGAATTCTTTAATTTTCAATTCTTTAAAAGTCTTCCAATAATTTATACCCCCTTTGCCATTATAATAAAAAGTTAAACCTCTTAAATTCCACTTTATTGGAAAGGGGAACTTGACCTGTGAGTTATTACCAGACGTTAATATATCTACCATACAACCCATTTTTATCAGTCTGTTTATTACTTTTGCTGATCTTGTTAAGTGTCCGTTACCAGTTGATTGAATTCCATAAAGTACCCTCATTTTACGAATTTTAATTTTATATTACCATCAAGATCTTCAATGATATAAGAACAACTTTCACAAAAATCCCCAGTGTTGTAATATTCACCTTCTTCAATTTCAGGACTGTGAGTGTGTCCTATCATAATTGCATCGCAATTTTTTTCTTCAATTAAAGTTTTGGATACTTTCTTATACTCTGATAAGAATTTTATAGCACTCTTTACTTTTGACTTCATATAGGCAGAAAAAGACCAATATTCCAATTTAAATAACCTTCTAAACCAATTATAAATCTTGTTTATAGTTATTGATAGTTCGTAAGAAACATCACCTAACCAGTATAGCCAAGGACTAATTCTAACGAATCCATCAAAACAATCACCGTGGGTTAGATAAATCTTATCACCCTTGACAGAATCGTAAATATATTCATTGCAAATAAGTATATCACCGAAATAAATATTTTGCTCATCTATAACACTTCTCACATAGTAGTCATGGTTTCCAAGGATGTAAACAACTTTAACACCTTTCCTTGATAATCTTAAAACTTTTTGTATAACTGTAGAATGATCTTTATGCCAATAAAACTTTCTTTTCAAATAAGTCATATCAATAAAATCACCCACAATAAACAGGTTTTCAAATTCATATTCCTTGAAAACATCAAGTAATTTAGTTGCTTGGGAATTTGGATTTCCAAGGTGTATATCACTTATGAAAAGAGTTTTAATTTTATCCATAACTTAATAATTCAATCTATATATAAATATAAATCCAAATTTTTATGAACCTGTATCCTCAAGAAGAACTTGATAGAATTAATAAAGTAAAGGAAACTAATGATAAATTAGAGGAATATTTCAATCAAAGAAGAGACGAGTGGAACAAGAATTTGGAACCTTTATTTGAGGTTATTAGAAACCGTTTAACGATTGATAATTCTTCAAAAGTATTTGAATCACAATCAATCGCTTTGAGTTTTAGGCAACAGATAAATGAACAAATTTCATTTTTTCTTAACAAACGATCAAAGGAAGAAGTTAAGATTAAAAGAATAAGACAAGATAAATTTGTATTTTACGCTCTTGGAATTGGTTTAAAAACAAATGCTGGTGAAAAATCTACTTTGATAGATGCCCATTTGGCTGAAAATGATAGAACTATACTCTTAATTGATAACTATGTGGAATTTTTAAGGAGTTGTTCCAAGAATCTTGAGAGTCTTGGTTATACTATCAAGAATATTATTGAACTTATGAATTATCTTGGTGGATAATTAGAGTTGAGATAATGCTTGATCTACTAAATCATGATAACCTTGATAATCATTGTCTCTTTTTATATCTTCCAACATCACTTTTAATAACTTTCGTCTGCTATCAAAATCTGGATAATAACTGTCACCACTAGTAGAAGTTAATTCAATACAATTTTTACCTGGTACATTGTGTAGTTTTCCATTAGTAGTATTCAAAAGTGCTAATGTGTCTACAAAGGGATAATTTTTGAAGGTCCAATTTTCAAGTTGAACATTTATATGTGATAAATAAACCTTGTCGTTGTAATTGAAAAATACAGATTCCCAAGCATCGGACGAGTTTTTATTTTTCATAACCCACCTTTTTTCCTTAGCATAGTTTTTGAATTTTAACATATCACTATCATTTGCACAATAAATTCTATCCATAAAATATTCAGCAGGACACCCATCTACTTTCTTTTCCAATTTCCAAACTAAAGCTCTTCCCAAAACTTTATTATCTTGATTTACATAAACAAGTAATTGACAAACCTCTGGATTTTCTTTGTAGATACCAAAATATCGTTGACAAGGTGTGTATCTCATACAAGAAGCTCCTAATTGACCTTTGTCTGGATAAGCATAATTCATAAAATCATAATAGTAAGGTATTTCATCACCCTTTACTATTTTGAAATCATTAGATACTACTACAAATTGAGATTTATATAAATTTACAAAGTCTTCATAATCTTTTGGGGTCAAATCTTTTAGATCAACATTCAAACTTGACATTTCTAAATCTCCAATAACATCAGGATGGGTTAGTAATGAACGAGCAAATCTACCAACACCAACAGTTCCTCTGCCTGGTGCTTCATAAAATTTTGACTCATCTTCATCCCATTGCATCGGTGTTCTTTTAGCTCTTTGGTCTGATAAAAATGAAACCATTTCCGGCTCATTAGTCACATCAATCCAATTTTGTGGAAGATCTTTAGCAATATAATATTCATCGCTAAAAATAACATATAATATTTCAGCTATTTTACTTTTATCTCTTATCTTATTTAATCTTGTTAAAAATTCATGAGATGCATTCAAATCGTTTTCTAAAATCAAAGAAATGACTTGTTTCTCTAAAATGAACCCATCAAAATTATTTATCATAAATTTATATATTATTTTCAAACTTTATTAAACCAACGGAGTAAAACACTTGTCAATTAGGATAGTGTAAAAACAGTTCTCGGAAACTTACGGGATATAAATAGCACAGAATGTCTGACCCTGGCTATAGATCCTACATCATGCTTGTAGGAACGTTCAAGTTGAGGTAAAAACCGTTAACCCTCGCAACTAATTAGACACCCTTACCCTCTAAAAGTCTGAAAGAAATTTCAGACTTTTTTTTTTGTTTTAATAAATCTTTGCGTTACCTTTGTACTACCAAATAAAAATACAATATGTCAACATTCCTAACATCACGCGGATATACTAAATACAACAAGGCTCTTCTTTTCAACAAGATTGATGCTATTGAAATCTTTCAACAAGGTTCACAGGTAATTACCAAATACTTCAATAGGATTATTAATAATACTCCGGTATCAGACCGTTATGAGATTTTTGATATCCGATCATTTATGAAGTCAAAAATTGATTATCTTGAATCAAATTTCAACATCACTTATTCAAACCTACGAATTCGTGGGGGTATTCAAGAATTGATCCTCCTTTCTGACGAGGTTGAAATTGCTGGAATAAATTTCCATAAAGCTTTTTTCATTCTTAATTCCACTGATAAATCTCGTCGTTTGAGTATGAATCTTGGTCTTTATCAGGCCGATAATGGTGTATATCTTGTAAATTCAATCAAGAATTTCTCACTTATCACCAAACACCTTAAAGGTATTACAGATAAAGCTGAAACAGCAGCTCAAAACATTGATGTTGAAACGTTTGACGAACAAATTCAATCAATCAGGTCACTTGTTGGTGAAAGAGTAATGATGTCACAAGTGAGGAATATAATCATTGACAAAGACCAAAAAGTCAATCATAATAAGTTTGATGCTCTTAAAAACAATCTTCGGTGGAACCATTCAAAGCAGTTCACCAAGGAACAAATTGGTGTACTTACTACCCCTAGTGAGAAGTTAAATTTTGACCCAAGTATTGATTTTTCAATTGATGCTTTTCAAGTATTCCAAGCTTATATGAATGTATTCAGAAACCAAGATTCTTATGTTGTCCGTAAGGAAACTGAAAAGATTTTGAATATCACACAGTGTTTTATTCGCGATGAAAAATTAGCACAACTTTTTGATTTGTTTGATTAATATTCTATATTTGTAACCACTATGTCATATATAAGAAAAACTGCCGATATTATAACTTCAAATGAGTTAGACTTTGTTTTACATCAAATAAAAGACCATTCTTTGGTTGCTAAATTGCTCTTGAAGCAAAGACACCCAATTGAAGATTTGGTGGATGGTCATGTGAACTATATCTCAATTTCTAATTCAGATAAAACAAAGATTTCTTATCTGACAAAAGAGAGGGCTGAATCAATAATACAATCTTCTCCATATGGTGAGGGCGCTGATGAACTATGGAGTTCAAGTCGGAGGTTCCATGTGAAGCCGGGATCTTTTATCAGCAAAATATTTAAAAAAGTTTCGTTAGAGGAAGTTCAAAAATTTTCAATTCTTTTCAGAAATATTCAAAATAAAATTGAATATAACTTCAATGTAGTAGATGGTTCAAAATTATCCCATTACTACCATTTCAATTCCTATCTTTCGGAAAGTGGATCACTTGGTTGTTCTTGTATGAAATACGATCAGTGTCAAGATTATTTGGATTTATACACCAAAAATTCAGATATTATAAAAATGTTGGTAATGACTGCTGATAATGGTCAGTTGATTGGTCGAGCACTTCTTTGGGAATTTAATGGTAATAAAATTATGGATAGGATTTATACGATTGATGATGATACTTATCAGTATCAATTCAAAAAATGGGCGGATAATAATGAATATTTATATAAAAAGGAGCAAAAATGGAATAATGGATTATTCTTTGAATCAAATGGTAAAACGATTTATAAGGAACTATCTGTTAAATTAGAAAATACCAAATTTGAATACTATCCATACTTGGACACATTTAGGTTCTTGGATACTAAAACTGGCACACTTTATAACTACAAACCAACTGACACAACCACTCTTTATAATATCAAAACTTTATCATCCGCAGATGGTTCTACCTATGGTTACGATCATTTGATGTTGTGTGATAAGACTAAACAATTCTTCCCTTATGCAGACACAACATATCTTGAATATTGTGGAATACGTGTGTGTCATAATATATGTGTTTACTCCGATATCTTTGATACAAGTATTTTGAGAGAAGATGCTCTCTATGATCCAAATGTTAATGATTGGATTTTTAAAGACCCAGAATTTAATAATGAAATTCTTTTAGATAGTGTAAGAAAAACAAAAAAAGAGTTTGGTTCAGTGATGGAAAATTTTTACCAAGATATTTCACGAGCAGTAGACGAGACTGTTCAGATTGTTGAATCTCCATTCTAAACAAATAGATAATGTTTTGTATATACATTATATGAAAGATTATGTTTTTGATAAATTAAAATTTTTTGACGAAAATCCAAAATTTATTTTTAATGAAAAATATCATAGTTATACTTATGATGGGAATAAATTAACATCAGTAACTAAATTTATTCAAAGATTTAAAAAAGAATTTGATTCCGAGGGAATTTCAAAAAGAATATCCGACGAAACTGGATTGAGTCAAGAAGCAATATTGGAGGATTGGAAAAAAATCAACGATAGAGCTAACGAAATAGGACATGCGACACATGCTTGGATTGAGAATTTCTTCAAAGGAGTTTATCAACCAATACCAAGAGACTTTGAAATTATTGACAGGATTGATAAATTTAATAAAATTTATTACGAGAAAATACATAAACTAACACCTATCAAATTTGAACAGAGAGTATTTTCAACAAAGTGGAATTTAGCTGGAACCTTTGATGCTTTGTTTTCATATCAAGATAAATTAGTTATTGTAGATTGGAAAACAAACAAAAAGTTTGATACATCAAGTAATTGGAATAAAAAGTTACTAACCCCCTTTGATAGTGAAGATGAATGTAAATTAACTGAATATTCCATTCAGATTTCTTTGTACGCTTTAATGCTGGAGGAAGTTGGTTTAGAAATAAAAAATGGTTTAATCCTACATATCGGACCAGAAGGTGAGCCAAACCTTTACAAATTCAAAGACTATCGAGAAATATTGAGAAATTATTTAGATGGTTTATAATTTCAGTATATCAATTGCTAAAGAATATTTCTGTAACAAGCTTTTTGACCCATCTGTAATTTCAATAAAAGAGAAGTTTGGAAATATTGACTGTGTGAAATAAGTTGAAAAGGTTGGAGTTATCTCACTCTTTTTACTCCAAGTAAAAGAAAGAATACATTCGTAAATTTTATTCTCGTAGCTTACCTGAGATTGGGTTACATAAAAGAAAGCTTCCTCTGGTATATCTCCAAATTTGGGTATGGAGGCAAAGATACTATTTGACGATCCTCTTATTACATTCAAATCTGTCTGTAAATTTTGCCATGGTCTAAAATCCAATAAATATAAGCCATTTTGATATTCGGGAGTAACTTCAACTATATCACCTAAATATTTTGAATTTTCAATATTGTAAAAGTGTGTACCCATACAATAAACAGATTTTTCTTTAAAAAGTTTATCATATTGAATTTGTGTATCTGATTTAGTTTTATTTTTTATTTTCTTAAAACTATTTTTCTTAAAGTCTTGTATACTCCAAAATTCACCGATTTCTATTTTGTATTTTGTTATCAATACATCACTCAATATTTGATATTTGCCCTCATCAATCAAATCATCAATATATTGATAGTAATCATAAATTGCTAAATCACCATCCTTTGCTAATTTGTTTATATTTTGATAAATTCGTTCAACCTCTTGTCTGTAAGTCATAATCTATATATTAAAAAACCCCACTAAAAGTGGGGTTAGTTTTTTTATGCTAATAACTTTTCAATTTCTGATACTTTATCTGGCTTTGATACCACCCCCTTCACAATTTTATTTATTGTGTCCATTTGTTTAGGGTCTTTAATTTCACCCAACGTCTTTTTCAACTCATCCTCTGGTTTTACAGATGAATCACCCGTTTTTAAATTTGGAACTTCTTTACCATCTTGTGTGATTTTCTCAATAGCACCGGTCTCATATTGTTTCAATGGGTCTGGCTTACCATCTCTTTCCATCTCGGTCATCATAACTTTGTCACCCACTTTTATTTCAGCAGGTATTTTTACAAATAATTTCTGACCTTCTTTAAATGCTACTTTTTTACTATTTGTAGATACAACTTGGTAAAATCCTGGCTTTTCTTCTGATGGTTTGATAGTAGCTTCAACATCCCCCCAATCCAAAATAATTTCACCTTTGCCACCAGTTGGTGATTCGGTAATCTTTTTCTCTTCTTTATATTCTGCTACCTTATCTTCAATTAGTTTAGCATCTTGAATTTTCTTTTTTGCTCCATTCACTGTGTTTTTCAAAAATGTGATCATTTCAGCTTTTTTCTTGGCTAAATCTTTAGCAGCTGCAAACTTTTTCTCGAATTCAATGGATAGTCTATTATATTCATCTTTCAATAATCCAAATAAAACTCTACCACCAATCATAGCATCTTGAATTTTACCTTCGTTGATACTTCTTGATTCTTTTATTGATGCGATACTTTTATCAAAATCAGCCATTTGTGAATCAATATTTTTCACAAATGTTTCTTTCATTTGTACTAATTCACTTTCTTCCTTTGCGGTATTAACATTCTTGATTGTGCTAGCTAATATGGTATCAAGTGATTTTGACATTTTACTTTTTGCCTCCTCCAAAGAAAGCCCTTTTTGAAAATCGGCTTTGAAGTTTTTGAAAGGAGCAGATATACCACTAAAAAAGTTTTTAACAGCTCCAGTAGCAGCCTTCAGTACATCCATAATTCCTTCATTAGTTACCTCTGAACTTTGGCTTCTAAAAGCTCTATAATTCTTTAAGTGTTCCATGTATAAAATTAAAATTTCTTTATATATTAAAAAAAAAAGATTTTTATAAACGATTTATAATAAACCTTACCTTGAAATAGGGATATAAAAAAAAACTAATTAAATTTAATGAAAAAACCTTATAGATTAGCCATCTCACAAATTGTAAAAGATGAGGCACACGTTGTTGAACGTATGTTGAATTCAATCAAGAGTATTATTGATTGTGCTGTTTTTGTGGATACTGGCTCAACCGATGGAACTCAAGATGTGATAAAAAAATGGGGGGAGAAAAATAATATTCCGGTTTTTGTTTATGAAAGGCCATTTGATAATTTTGAAAATTCAAGAAATTATGCAATGCAAATGGTTAAAGATAAATCTCAATATGCTTTCTGGCTCGATGCTGATGAAACTATTGAGGTAAGCCCAACCTTTGATAAAAATAAATTGGACAAGGATTTGTATATGTTCAACACTTACATTAATGCGATGAAGTATACAAGGAACGAATGTTGGAACACCGACAAAAACTTCAGATGGTATGGCCCAGTACATGAATTTATCATTAGTGATGATCAAAATATTTCATCTGGCCTTATGGATGGAATCGTTGTAAGAGTTCAGATGGATGGTGGTTCTTGGAAGGGAAATATTCCAGACAAGTATAAAAAACATTCAATGATTCTTGAAGATTATATTGATAACAAGGACAGAAATGCAAGATGGGTTTTCTATACAGCACAATCTTATCACGATTCCGCTTCAATTCCCGATAATAAAGCAGAAAATGAAGAAAGATTGAGAAGATCGGTGAAATATTATAGAGAAAGGATTGGTAGATTTGATGGGTATGAAGAGGAAAGATTCTACTCACAGTTTCGTGTTGGTACAATTTCAAAAGTTTTGGAAGAACCTTGGTATAAAGTTCATCAAGAATTACTCAAAGCTTATGCAATGGACCCTCTCCGTGGAGAACCTATCAAGGTTATATGTGACCATTACCTAAACAATGGAGAATGGCACCTAGCTTATCTTTATACAACATTCGCTATGGCTAATTTCCACGGAAAAAATCCATATCCGACTAGATTACTTTTCGTTGATGAATCCCTTTATGTTTGGAGGTTCCTTGAAATCCATTCAGCAGCTTGTTTTTATACAAACAGATTGGATGAAGGTAAAAAAACCTACAAAGAACTTCTTGATACTATTAAGAAAACTCCTGAACACTTTACTAGAGAGGATATAAATAAAATTCAGTCAAACGCTCAATTCTTTGGAGCATAAAAAAAGGGGGATTAAAATCCCCCTTTTTTATTTTTTATATTCTTTAAACCAATAAAAAAACGAAACAACAAAAGATATCAAAAGGATATATGTTGATTCGGATCTTTCTATTTCACCATATCTACTAAAAATTAATGATGATATAAAAGATGTAACAATAAAAATTATTGCGGTGTCATGAATTTGACTACCAAAAATCTTCAAATTAGGCATATTATTTACTCAAAAGTTTTATTAAATCCTCGGTAATAATACTCAACATTTTCTTACCATCAAGTTCTAAATGTGGAATATTTTTGATCCAAGAGTATTTATCATTTCCATCAATATCAATTGACTCAATCAGTTTACAAACTTTACTATTATTTGAGTTTTTCTTGATATAGTATGATTTCAAATCATTAACGAATTTTGACAAGTCAACACCTTTCTTATGGTTATATTTAACCATTTGCAATTCGTTATTCTGTTTTTCAATTAACAAATACCATACGGAACTTTTTGAAACTTTTAAATTCTCTAGAAAATTATAACCCTTTGAAGCTTTAACACCTTTTGGCAATTTTGCAACTTTACCTATGAATTCAACTTGTTCTTCTACTTTGTCATTTGAAAGTTTTTTTGGTTTCAAGTGACTAGTGTCCATGAATTTCTCGGTTTTTTCTTTTTTGTTCCTTGAATTTGGACCCTGAGGCATATCTTTATCTGAAAATGGCATAACTGAATCTTCGTATTCCTCTTCATGTTTTTTATTACCAGTAGATAAATCCGAAAATTTCTTGAAAGAAACTAATTTCTTTTCTTCCTTTGATTCATTATGCCCTTTTATCATGTTTTAGAACTTTTTTATTATTAATTATATATTAAAATTAATTTTTTTGTTTTTTTCAATTCTTTTGCTTGTAATAATATTTATCAACCATGTAATTTTTGAAGTTTTTTACTATATTGACATTGTCAAAAAATATTGATATTAGTCGTTTAAATCTGTTCAAGAATTCACCCAAAAAATCATTATAATACAAAAACGGACTTAATGACTTGTCCAAAATAGATTTTTCATAATCAACAAAATCTTTATCGGAATCATTCCTGTGTTTTATTTGATATATTTCATCAATGTATTTATCTTGATAATGATACATAAATCAAATTAAATTTTTTGTCTCTTTGAGGAGTCTACCGTGCCTTTATGGATAATATTTACAGTTTTTAAACCCTTCTCATTTATATTATCAGAGTAGTAAAAATTATTTCTATCATACCACCCACCTCTTATGATGGGGACCTCACTTGGCTCAAAAAGAATATCACCCAACACCGGATCTAACCCCACCATAGCTGATGGATTATACTTTGGATTTGGTGTTTGATTTTGAACTGCCGTCTGTGAAGCGTAAGAACTCGCAGCATTTATATCGTCTAATTTTGCTTGTTTGTGATATTCTTCATTTTTTCTAGACATAAATGATATATCAACTGAATGTATCTCTTCAATTTTAGTGAGTTCTGATATTATTTCACTTTTTGGAATTCTATCTGTTCTTGTTAAATTTAGAAAATATTCTGAAATTCTGTCAAGTATTTGAGAATTCACCGAATCCTGTTGAGCATCTGAATAACTTATAACAAATACATTTATTACATAGTATGATAGAATAGGAGAATCAATACGATACTTTTTAGTTAATTGTATGTTACCACCACTTTTGAGATAAACATCAATTTTTGATTTTTCATAGTCATCTAAATAAAAAGCATCCAATTCAACTGCATAGTAATCTTCATTTTTCCCTTTGAAAAGTTTAATATTTGGTGTGGCAACTATTAGAATAACCCCACCGACTTCATAAGCATTAACATGGGAAAATACACCCAACCTTTTTAATTGGTATGCATACTGTTGGGGCAGTCCAAGAACAAAATTATTACTTACAATTGGTAAAATATTCTTTGTGAATTGTGGTGTTTCTTTATCCGCTCCAAAATTTATTGGTGTAAAGACTGAAACATCAAAAATATTTGTTACATCGACTCCTTCACCATTTCCGTCTAATGCCTCGTCTATAAACGTCCAATCATTTAATAAAGAATTAAATATTGAACCGTTTGCTCCGTCACTAACTAGATAATTTATTTCAATTACACTTGCAACTATTGGAATCATTCCAAAACCAGAATTGCCAAATATAACATCAATACCACCATCAAATCCAGTTCTAACTACACAAGCTTTTTCATCTGGTAATAAATCATAAAGATGCTTTTTCAAGGTCCAATATTCTCCATTCACTAGGACTTCATAATTGAAATTCTCTACTTCTTTTGTATTTCCTCTCACTGCGACTTGATACGTTTGATTTGCCTCACCAGTTCCAGTAAAAAATATTCTTTCCCATTTTCCTTGAATAACCGGTATATAGAATTTTGAATTCTGATTAACAAAATAAGAAACTTGATCAGTACCGATATTGACTGCATATTCTAGTCCGTTGCTCTTATTCTTCAAAGCTTGTCTATTTGTAAATGTTATTTTCCCACCTGGTAACTCTTCTTGTAAATCCACAGAGGTTTTTACCGAAAATTGTAATGTTCCAGTAGCACTTATAGCTCTCCCTGGTATATGTCCAGCGAAAATCGCAGCATTTCTAATGGCTCTCACATTAACTGCATCGGGACTTAACATATCCATCTGTACTATACTGTTTTTCAAGTATAACATAGATAATTGATATAAATTTTCAACTACAAACAGCACCTGTCCTAATGGGCTGGCATTTGAAAATATAATATTGGATTTTGAGTATTCTTTCCTAAGATAACTTTCTATTTGTTCTTTAACTCTTGAAAAGGTGATCTCCGTTAAATTCACTTTTAAATTTATTTTTTATGATGCTCTTTATATATTAAAAAAACAATCATCTAACTGTATTTTTAAAATATTAAATAATATATACTTTATGGAAATAGGAAATTTATTTGATTTCATGCAAGATTGGGGGGTTGGAGCAACAACAATTTTAACCATTATTCTTTGGATATTGGATAGAACTTTGAAGGTCCCACCAAGTGTGAAAAAATTCTTTGATAAAATACTATCTTATGTATTAAAAATAAGAGTTAAAGACGTTGAAATAACTCAATTCAAAAGTATAAAGGATAGTGATGTGACTAGTCACGATATTTTTAATTATATTGATTTTTGGACATATTCAAAAGTGCCTACTTTTAGGTTTTCCACTGATTATAGGACTGTAGTTTTTAGAAAATATTTAACAATTTTTTTGAAACAACACAAATCTAATTTACAATCTTGGATTGAAGATAAAAAATTTGAGACTATGGACGATGCTCAACTTTGGACAAGCTCATTAGCTTTAATAAATAAAATCATATATGATTATGAAACCGAAATGATTAAAAGTGACATACCACCAATAATTATTGAAAAAATGAAGGTAAGAAACAACGAAAGTATTTCATTGACTATTGATTTGCTTGAAAGTATTTGCTCAAGTCAACATTACTCGTCTGAAAGAAATCTACTAAAAATGTATTCAATACTCAATGTTCTACTATCAATATTAGAAAGTACAATTTCTTCATCTCTCTATATATGTAACACCATAAATGGTCAGCTAAAAGGACTCACTATGGATGGACACACTGAACCCTAATTCATTAGATCATAAATCCATTCGGCTTCAAACTCTGGATCAGTAATTGATAAATCATACTTCCTAAAATTTTTAAAATCTTCGGAGTCTGCTTTGATTCTTCTTTCTATGGAATCATTGTTATCATTTCTTTCCAACAATCTATTTTGCCTTGTATCTTTGTCAATATTTAAAAAAACAACAAAACAAGATTTTAATTCATCCTCTGATAATTGTTCTATTTCATTTGGTGTCATTATGAATAATTGATTATTTTCCCAATTCTCAGTTGTTAGCCCGTAATACCAATTTACACCATTTATTACAAAACTTTGGCAAGTTTTCACTTTCTTATTTTCGTGTAATTGCACATAAAGATTATGATCTATAAAATCGTAATCCTCTCCGACTTTTTCATTTATTCTTTGAGGTCGTGTTGTGAATTTGGGTGAATATTTCAAACCCAACTTTATCAATTCCCTCCTTAAAAAATCTTTACCAGATCCAGACGGTCCGGTAATAATCATTTTTTCTTGTTTAACATTATACATAGCAAATGTTATAATAAGAAAATAAATATAAGTTTATTGTTTAACTCTTGTAACTTTGTTAAATTCATCCTTACTGAACTTATCAAAATCCATTATTTTACCATGTCCCTTTGAAGTACTTTGATTGTTGGTATAATCTTGCTTCATTGAAAATATATTTTTCAATCCACCGAGTAATTTCCCCTTTCTTCTTTTTGAAACTCCCTTTCTATTATCCGCATTGGCGGATAATTTCTGAAATACTTTTTTCTTACCACCTGGGTTATATGGAACACTTACATCTCCTGAACCTACTTGTCCACCACTAGCAGAATATCCTGGTTCAACTGTCGTTCCAGCAAACATTGATGGTTGTGGTGAAACCACATTTCCCATTCCACTAATTGATGCATTAGCATAAGCCACTCCAGAAGCACCAACACCACCTGTGACAGCACCAGATGGACTACCTGTGCCTGATGTGTCTTCGGATAAATATTCCAATTCTTTTTCAAAAATTAATTTTTCAATTAATTCCACATCTTGTTTTTGTGTGATGAGTTCTTCCTTTATTGAATAAAGTGTTTTTAAATCAAGGTTTTTAAGTTTCATAAATTATATATTAAAATTGAGGGTGAATTAATAGTCTTTGAATATATATTCCGTGGAAAAATTAAGAAAATTAGAAATTATTAAGTTACTCAAAGAATTGGAGTATATAGAATCTGATCTTAATTTGAAAATTGAAACCATCAAGGAAATAGATGAAAAATTCAACATTGAAATTGAAACCTTTATAAACGATCATCCGAAATTAAAACACTTACTTGATGAGAAGAAAGAGTATGAATCAAAAAATAAAGATGAGATAGTAGAAAATGTAGAATTATCAGATGATAGTGAAACTATAACCGAAGTTAAAAATCAAAAGGTAAAGAAACTTTATAGAAATATAGCCAAATTAATACATCCTGATAAGATAGGGGATCAAAATCTAAAAGATATTTTTATTCAAGCAAAAAAAGCATATGATGAGAATAGCTTATTACCTATAATCTCATTGTGTGATAGATTGAATGTTCCATATGATTTAGATGAAGAAGAGGTGAAATTATTGATGGGACAAATTGAAAATTATAAAAAAAGATTGAAATTTTTAGAAAGTACTTATACTTGGCAGTGGTTTGTTAAACCGGAAAAAAAGGAAGAAATATTTTTATCCTTTATTAAGTCACAATTGACTAAATAATATTGATATTTAATTTCCTATCATTGAGAAATTTCTCAAATTCGTCTTTCCTAAAATACTTTTTGAAAATATCATTTTCTTTATCTGGATTTTGCAATATCCACTCATTATTATTACTTGTATTGTAAATGAATTTATCACCGTTGTCATCTATTTCTATAACTTTAGATGATAGTTTGTCGTAAAAGTTCTTTATATTACCTGTAATTTTAAATAATCTGCTGTCACTCCACTTACCAATCAAGTCATTCCAAGATTGGAATATCATAAATTCTGGATTTTCTAATTCATTTGCTTCCATTCTGTAAATAAGAGTGAATCTACAAGGTTTGCTCAAGAAAGTTTCAAAATCTTCTGTATTAACTACACTGGTGTTTTTTAATCCAATACTTGATAGAGAATTCACAAATTCAGCATTAGTTGATAGTAAATCTAAATTCAATTTATCAGCAAACTCATCTTTAGGTAAGTGAAAAGTCTTGTAAATATCCATTTCCTCTGCTCCAATTGACTTTAATATGTTATCGTATAGCAATCCAAGAGACTCATTCAAATCTATTTGAATAAGAGCAACATCAATTTTTAAAGACTCTTGAAATTTTTTAAAGGATTTAATGTAATCCATGGTCAAAATGATAATATCTGAATTTGAATATATATATAAAATCTGAATAATATCAATAATGAAATGGATAAAAGGTTGGGAGTTATTTGTTGAGAAAAAAGATGAATTCGGTCTACAAGTTCAAAAAGAAGTAGAATCAAAATCGTTCTATAAGCCAACTAATCTTATAACTGAAATTTGTGTTTCAATGTGTTTATTGAATAATGAATTTTTGGATAATGTTCTTGATAGAGGGCAGAAAGCACGATACACTGAAAATTCAAGTGTGTTTCTTACCGATTTGAAGAATTTACTATTGGCTAAAAATAGATTGGAATTGGGTAAATTTGAAGGTAATGTTTGTGTGACAGATAATGATATCTCAAAGATAAATGGTTTTTTTGATGAAGTTAATTTTGAAATTGAAAAAGATTGGAATAAATTAATTGACTCAAGAATTATTTCTAGAAACATAATTGATAAATGTCTTCCAGATGAAAAACTATCCGAGAATTTAATAAAAACTATTTATTGGATTGGCCCTAATAAAAGTAAGGAAAATTCTGAAGATATAGTAATTGAACTACACTCTGGTAATCAAATGAGCTTTTATTTGACAAAGGGATTGAGTGTACAAAGAAGTGCTTCCTTCAACACTTTTGCTGATGACTTAATTGGTAGTGAGATTGAGCAAATTCATAACGAAGAATACAAAAAGAAGTGGGATAAGTTATGTCAAGTTTGGTGTAAAACTATCTATGAGGGAGCAAAAAAGAATTTCCAAGTTCACATTGAGAAGTTTATTGAACCTGAAAGGATTGATACAATCTCTTATTTTGAGTATTTTGATTTGAAACATAAAGATATGAGGTTTAAAAATCTCGGTGAACATATTGAAGAATTTGACGAAAACATTCTTTATTTTTCTGACTTAATGTCACAGATATGGAAACATAGAGATACTTGTCTTACAGACCCTCAAAGAGTTTATAACGATTGGATGGAAGCTAAAGTTTTTATTTTGAATTCTAAAATACTTGAGCATCTTTTCACGGAGTCATTGATGAAAAATAATATGGAGGATGTTAAGAAGTTAGATGATGGGTACAAATTAGCTAACGGAACTATTAAAATGAAGTTTATAAAAACAATCGTTGAAAAACTCGGTTGTACTGAAAGGGCAGTTTACTATTTAGGAAATAAAGGCAACACATTCCACAAATTACCCCCAAGAAAATTTTTCAGAGATAATTATGATAATTTAAATGTTAAATTTGATTATCATGTTAAATTGATGGTGAATCAAGAAGACGAGGAGAAAAATGATTTCATAATAAAAGTCATTTTGGAAATGAATAATAGTGAATTATTGAAATGTGATATTAATATTAAATTCACCGGTGGTGAAATGTCAAGTAAATTATCCGCTAAATATAAATTCACCCCATCTGACCAATTTAATTCTTTAATATCAGATAAATTTGTCGGTGAAGAAGATGAAGATTAAGAAATTTTTTGAAATGTTCAAAAGTTATGATTATGAAAAGATCATAAACATATTAAATAAATCACATGGATGGGGGTTAGGTATATCAAATAATATAGGTGATTTTGAAAATAATGAAGAGTATTTCAAAGAACCAGTTGACGATAATGATTATTCAGAACAATTTCATATTTACTTAACCGACTTACAATCAGGTAGATTAAGGGGTGAAATGAATAGAAATTTTTCACTCAAAACAGGTAAATGGCGGTTAGGAATACCAGTTTTTTCACCCACCAGTATATACAATAAATTGACCTAAATTTTCTGAATAGAGCTCATGAGGTCGGATATATAATTCATGGGATTCGCTTTTTCAATACCTCCATATCCTGATTTTTTCAGCACAACACCAAACAAGATGCCGATTCTATTCGTGCCAAATATCAAATTTATAAAAAAATTTATAAATGGAGATTTGGGAATAGCCAAGAAATTAAAATCAACGGCATACATGACCATCCTACAATCAATACCTAGTGTTGTTGCGGATATTAAGCCAAAGAGTTTTGATGGTGAGAAAGACGCTTTGAAAGTGTTCACCAAATCACAGAAGGATGTGTTAGATATGTTTTTGAAAATTAGCAAAGCAAACATAGGTGAAAACATTGATCAAAATTTTGTAGATGGGGTGTTTAAACCACCTAGTTCAATTGGATTCAATGGTATACCAGGGGACCTTGGTGGGTTTGAGTCACTTGAGAGAGCAATGATTCAATCAATTTTTGAGACAAAAAAACCTTACTTTGAAATTGCAAAAATTGTAATTGACCACTTTGTTGATATTGAAGATATTATCGCAGTGATACTTGGTGTAATTATGAGTTCAAAAAAACCAAGGGGGAATCCAAGAGCATTGGGATATCAAGGAACACAAGATGGTGGGGGAGCAGGTGCCGGCATGAATAATCTTGGACAATTTGCTAAAAAAAGGGGTCCGAAAAACAAATTATCGGATAATGCAATTACTGCCGATAACATACCAACAGCTCCTTTACCAACATCTCAACCAAATTACCCAGGTGTATATTCCACATTTACACAATCAGTAGTTTACTCCACTGGTGATTTCAGATCTGATTATCAATACACTTATATTTATAATGACATTATTGAAGATGAGTTTGAATTGAAGCCAGGTACAGTTTCAACTGCAATAGATGAGGATTCTGACGATGATAAGGATGAAACAATAATTCTCGGCGTTTATGATAGTGAGTGGCTACCTGTCAGTGCACAGGAAATCAACGATGTTATTCCTTGGGTAAAGGCAAAATACATTCTTGGAAATGAGTGGCCTTTGATTAAATCTGGGCAAGATTATGATTATGTTTACGAGGGATTTGTAAATGTACCTAACATTGGGTCATATAAACTACAAGAGTACACCGGTACTGATGGTAGACCATCGGAATACAACTATGGAGTTGGTGTTGTGCCAATTGACTGGAGAATTAAAAGGTATAAAGAAGAAGGTCCATCAGTAGTTGTCAATATTCCAGACCAAGATTCACAAGTAAAATATTATAAAGATGGGTTTCCAGTAATAGCTTATAATAATAGTAAACTAAATACCACTTTTGAGTTTTTCAAGAATTATTATTTGGAATACGCAGACCAAAAAATCACAAGTGGTATTGGTCAGAACGCTGGAACAATTGAGGATGATGATGGTCAACAAGTTGACATAAGAGAATATTCACGAAAAAGATTCAATGAGATGTTTAGTGATTTCTCAAATGGTGGTATGTTATCAACTGATTTTGAAGGATTACTTGAAAATAATTTCTTATATCTTTCAAAAGATAATACTGATGGATTACAAAATAAAGATAAATTTGGTAGACTTACTTTCCCATTGAAGCCAGTTAAAATAAATGGTGTTTGGTACAGTCCAGAAAAAGACTATGATATGAAAATATTAAAAGTTGATTCTACAACCAATATCACTTATGCCGAAAACGTTGATAATCCAGAAAAGACCGCTGTAATTAAAAGATTTATAAGAAAAGCTTTAGAAATTTCCACACCAGAAGGTCAAAGTTTTGGATACTTCATTAAAAAGGATAACAATGAAACTCTGGTAGTCACAGACCAAACAACACTCAAAGTGGATTGGTTGTTAGGTGAGCCTCCACAGAAGTTTAAAGTGATAGAGTTAGAGGATTTTGCTGAAAGTTCTAACACATTCACTGTGGCGGAAAATTCAGAATTTCCTGTTGAAGTTATTGATACCAAAATACCCCAAGAATTTCTTGATGGGACCACCCTATCACCAATATCCACCGATACCGAAGCTAAAGATAAATGGTATTTTGCACCATTTAACGATTCTTATAAATTATCAAAAGACGAGTTTAGGAGAGAACTCAGTCAATCTGTTGGATTTAAACCAAACTCCGGAACTTGGTCTTATGATGTAAAATATAATTCAGCAGAACTCACAACTGCCCAGATATTGGTGACTAGTACGGATATACCAGATAACATAAAAAATTTAACGGGTGGTGAAGTAAAGTTATTACAGTTTAAATTTTTTGACAAAATTGGTTTCATGATAGGTGATAATAGTGTTGATTCAAAAGGATTCGCGAGAAATAAATTCACCTTTTTCTGCTTGTATAAAGGAAAGCCATTTGTAAATATAATACCGAGTGAGAATCAAATTAATATCATATCTTATGATATTAATGATAATCTAGCTACCATTCTTTCAAGTCAGACTCCTCCAAATTTGATTAGGGTTGAAGATACAAGCACAGGAACTGCCAAAGCAAGAATCATATCAAAGGTTAATGTAACAAATCCACAGCTACAAACGAATAAACCAATTGGTAAGACACCATATGGTTCTCCAAATCCGAATCCGGAACCTAAAGAAGCTACTAGACAGAGTGTAGAACAAGTTTTCAGATATCAAAGAACAATTGATGATACTAAAACTTACTATGTTATAGAAGCTATTTTGAAATCAAAGAATCTTAATGCATTATTATCCGAAGCAGAGAATGAGGAAAATGTAAAAGGAGGTGGTGTGAGGGGAAGTCGTAGAGGTGGAGGTGGATCATATGGCAAATTTGATATATTCAAAGTTGTTACAAAATTTATAAAACTAGTCATCAAGATTTTTGCAAAATTATTTCCAGCTATCCAACAATTAATTACTCTAATAACAAATCCAATTAAATTTATAACTGATATTATAATAGCTAAATTAGGAGATGATTTCGGAGCAGAAGCTCCAAAGTTTGGATTTTATTCCAAAGAGTTTCTTGCCCAATTGAAAGAATTAACAGATTACCTAGACCAAATCAGACAAGTTAAAGACCAACCAAAAGATGTTAGAGATGAGGCTTTTGATAGAATGGAAGCTTTTTGGAAAACATCATTACTTGAAAAGTATGTATACATCCCCAAAGGATTTCCGAATGTGCCACCCTCATTTGTTTTTGATGGAGCTGCAGTTTTAAAATTATTTGGAAGTGCTCCTATATTACAAGGACTACCGAGTTTAACTTTTGGAATTGAAAGTAACTTGGGTTCACTACTTACACCAACTCCAAAAGTCCCATTCAAATTAATTTTTGAATTTAGTGGGTTCAAACAAGGAGGATTCAGTAGTCTTGATAAGGCGAAAAATGATACTGCTGACAATTATAATCAACAGATTTTAACTAGTTCAATATTTAATTCCAAATTTGATCCGGCTCTTGCTGTTAAAAATCAAATTGTAACAAATGTTGCCGGTCAAACTCATGTGCAAGAAGTATCGGTTGTTTATTCAACTGGTGTTTTCAGACCAGATTATCAATATACTTACACACTAGTAACCGAAGAAGTTTTAGATTTGATAGCAAAGGCAACACAACTAGAATCAGCTGGTGATGAAGAATCACTCCGTTTAGCACAACGTTTGTTAGAGGAAGCCAGTAGAAAAGATCCAGACAATGAGTTTATAAAACAAAAGATTAAGGCAAATCAAAAATATCAGAGATCAATTTCTAGCCATCCACTTTTTGATTTTATATTGAACATTGTGGCTTTACCCTTGAAAGTAGTCATTGGTATTATAAAATTTATCTTGAATTTCTTTAAAAGTCTAACTAATCCATTCAAATTGCCAAGCGCTATTGTTAACTTCTTGTCATTCAAATGGATACTAGATTTTTTTAGTCCAATTAGTCCTAATAGTATGTTTGCTATGGCAGGACTGCTAATTGATTTGGAAACACTTTTTACTGTTTGGTTGCCATCCATAAGTCTTGGTATAAAATTTGAATTTGACATGAATGATATTGTAAAACTGCCTTGGGCAACTTTACCAACATATACATTACCACAAATGAAAGATTTATTATTTGGAATGGGATTGAGTGGACCTAAAAAATTTAAATTTCCATTTTTCGGATTGATAACTATGATACTTTGTTTGATTGAATCAATAATAAATTCAGTTATTGATTTGATTTGGTCAATATTTGGTTTAATTGATCCAGAGTCTGGTAGATGGATTATTTTGGAACCACCATATTTGAAATTATGTAGAAGCGCAAATGCAAACAATCAATTCACGGTGAAGGATATGGCGGATATATTTTCTGGAAATTTTGTTCCACCAAAGCCATCGGAAGACGGTGCTAGATCTGGGACAGCTTCAAATCCAGCAACACCATCTTATAATTTTATTTACGATATAACTACATCAGACGGTAGAAACTTGAAAGAATTAAATCAAACACAGCTTGATCAGTGGGTGGAAGAAAATAAAGATTTAGATTTCAATTTTAACTTTTAATCTGAAAGAAATATAATCTAAAAATCAAAAGTCATGGGTAAAGTAAGAACAAAAAAAGAACACAAAAAAAGAGTAGCAAAGAGAAATAATATTCTGAATCAAGAAAGAAAAAGATTTGAGAAGGATCAAAAAAATTTCATACTAAAATTGATTGAAGAGGAAAAAAATAAAGGTCTCTTTGACAATCAGCCAATTTCACACGAACAATTATTTCCATCAAACGATGTGCCTTCATTAATTCAACCAGAAGTTGGTTCATTTAATGGTCCTCGGATTTGATATCCTATCTGTTAAAGCCTCATTGATTTTTGAGTGAAAATATTTTTTCACCAAATTAAATCTTTCAGGATCGTCTTTAACCATAGCTAACATCTTTCCAGCGAAGAGGATATCTTCTTTTTGGGATTTTGTCATCTTTTAAAACATTTTTCTTAACCATATATATAAAAAAATATGAAAAAAACTTTAAATATAAATATCAACAAAGATGACCAAAATATAAATGATTATCTCATATGTTGGTCTGAATTGGACGAGAGACCAAATAAAATCTCTATATTCCATAGTATTGATTCAAAAAAATTTAATGATATTATTGATCCAAAATCAATAAAATATAAAACTATTACTTCAGAAATCTATCCATCTTTTGGAGACACTCTGGAAAATAGAAAATGCTTAATAAAATTGGATAATGATGTTTTCATTAGCTATGTGGTATACGACCATCGGTCCGAGGATGGTTTTGTAGGAGATATTATAATTTACTTTCTCTCAAAATCTAAAGACTTCGTTGAAGATATTGTCTTACAAATTGAATCAAGCTTTGATGATGTTATAGATGAAGGTGAAGAACATTCCTTTTTTTGTTTGGGATTGGATAATACAGGTTTTGAAATATTACCAATCAATTATCTAGAAGCTGACTATGAAAATATTGATTTATACTTCAATGATCAAGTTTTAAAATCTGCAAAAAAATTAACTAATAGGATAAACGAAAAATCAAAAGGGTTATCCATAATTTATGGGGAAGTAGGAACTGGTAAATCCACATTAGCATCCTATATCTCGAAAAATTTGGAAAAGAGAGTAGTATTCATACCATCTACTATGGTTGAGACAACAATTAATTCCTTTGATTTCAGAAGTTTCCTGTCAAAAAATAAAAATATTGTTTTGATTATAGATGATTGTGAAAGTTTTACAACCGATGTTGTTATCAAAACAAATAATTTTGTAAAAAATTTAGTTCAGATTGTTGATGGTATTGATTCAGATAATTTTCATTCACAGATACTTCTGATTTTCAATTTATCTGAACAAGATGAAATAGATGAAAATTTTATTGAATGTAATAATTTATTAGACATTATAAATGTTGGTGAATTGAATCTTGAAAAATCAAAAGAATTGTCAAAACTTCTAAAAAATAGAAAAAAAATAAAAAAAGAAACAAAGCTTATTGATATTCTACAAAAGAAAAGAAGATTTGATAAAGAAAAATCATTTGGATTTGAATAAAATTTATTTTTAATGTGAAAACTTATAACGATGAAGATTTACTTGATTTTTTGATGACCTCTGAATTTGATGAGGTTTTTAGTCCAGATGATTATAAATTTTTTCTAAAAAAATTTAGAAACTTTTATAGAGTTGTAGCAAATAGTATTGATTTTCAAAAAGATAGAATGTCACAGGCAATTTCAGAAAAGGAAGAAATGTCTAAAAATTTAAACATCAAAATTGAAGAATTCAATAATGAAAAGTCAATTTTAATAAATAAAATAAATAATATTCTATCAAGAAAGTTAACACTAAAAGAGAGGTTATTAGGAAAAATTATAGAAAAAAATGAAGATAAGTGAATTTAAAAAATTAGAAGAATCTGTTAAAGAACAAGACTTCAATAAAAGTTTCAAGAACATCAATAGAGTGATGTTTATGTTGTCCATATTTGGGCATTTTGCATCAATTTTTCTCGCTTATTTTCTAATATCAAAAATATTAGCAGGGGCCATAACTGATAATCCTGTACTCGTAGGAATAGCATCTATAATTTTATTGGGAGGTTTGGAATTATTGAAGAGGGAAATATTTGATAAATTTTCCCTCCAACAGATTAAATATAAAAGTGTCACAAAACCAGATGTGCTACCATTAATGATAGTTAGTATGGTTATTGTTTCAATATCATTCTACGCCTCAATAAAAGGTGCTCAAGAATTTTCATCAAAGTCCAAAGAAATTGATGTGAACATTGAATCAAAAGTTCAAAGTTATGAGGATAGTCTTAGATTAAACGAAAAGAATGAATTAGTTAAATTAAAATCAAGAATTGATGCAATTGATACTAAAATTGATGAAAAGGATAAAGAACAAACAGAACTTCAAAACGCACCAGACCTTAATAGACAGGGTAAAACAAGAATAAAAGATTTGAGGACTCAAGTTAAAGATTTGAACATTGAAAAAACATCACTAAAAGTAGAAATTGACTCGCTAGAAAAGAAAACAGAAAGGAAAATTCTTGTGTTCAAGAAACAAGAAGAGTTGAAAGGAACAGAGAAAAAGGCTGAAAATAAAGATAATTCATTCTTTTTTGTTATAATATCCACTCTTATTGAATTAGTTATATTATTTGGTGTTTATTTTAATGAGTATTTCAAATTCAGATCTTATTCAGATTTCAAATCTAAAATTGAAAAAGATGAAAATTTCCAAAAATGGCACAATTACAATAATTTATTAGATATAATCTACAATAGTGATACAAAAATGAATGATAAGATACCCAGTATGAAAGTAATCGGTGATTTATGTAAAGTTAATGGGACAATTTTCCTTACTAAAGACCTGACCACTGCCTTCAAATTATTCGGCACTCTTGGTATTATTAGAACTGGTGGTAGTACAAAATACATTTCCAAGTCAAAAGATTCGGCTATTGAATTACTTAAAAGACATTTCAACGTAGAATAAACCAAGGGAAATTTGAAATTTTCATATATAATTAAAAAATAAGTTTTTAGTTATGACTACGGAAAATATAGAACTTGTTGACAAGTATGATCAACTACTTAAAATTCTCACAGAAGAAGTTGAAGTAGATGGTAAAAAAGTCAAATTGAAAGACGATTTTGAAAAGTTTTTCATCAAATCAAATAAAACTGCGGGTGTGAGAATTAGAAAAATTATGCAGATTTTGAGGAAAAACGCTGAAGATATTCGGATTGATGTGCAAAATCATAAAAAAACAATTTGAAAAAAAAATAAATTCCACATATTTTTGTGGAATTTTTTTTAATATATAAACCATGGAAAAATTTAGTAATATCACTAATCAAAAAATTAATCAAGTTCCTCAATTAATTGAGGATAAAGATATAGTCAAATTACAAGCTATAAAGGCAGGTATTACAAAGTTAATGGATAACTACCTAACCATCAGGTCTTACGGCGGAGCTAAAACAGAACAATTGATGAGCTCCGTGAAGATAAGTGGAAAAGAATTATTTATTGAAGCCCTTATTGACTTTATAAATGATAAGTCTATTCAAGATCAAATTGAAACTTTGGAATCAATTAAAAGTCAGACAAGAGATTGGCAATCAATTGATGGTAAAATAACTGAATTAAGTAATATAATAACAGAGGAAGTAGAATTTAATAAAAATTCAAAACAAATAAGTAAAATTAAAACCCTAATTGATACTTATGGTGATGATGAAAGATTTGAAACTATTTTAGAAGCGTTAGTAAATAGAACAAAGACTAGTGAAGAAGCCGAGACATTATCATTTGTAGCAAGTAAAATGACTAAAAATTTTAAATACCTAGAGTACTCTAAAAGCCAATTGAGATTGATATCTGAAAAGTTTTACCAAAAATCAAAAGAACTTAATTTTAGAGAACATGGAACTGGTCAAAGATAAAACCTCATTCGTAGAAGAAATAACAAAGTTAACCTCTTTGAACGAATTCATTGAGACCATCTTTGTTGATGAACCAAAAGGAACCTTATCATTTTCCAAAACAATTGCTACTGAAAATGGAATTAAAAATCTGAATAAGGAAATTGATTATAAACTTAAATCCACAAGACTTACAATTAAATCCTGTAAGTTATTTGAAGGTAAAATAATGATTTCTGATCTTATCAAAGAAGATAATACAATTGGAATTGGAAAGTCAAAATGTGAGTGTATCACAAAGAATGTTGGAAATATGTTCTCATTGGAATTCTCTAATTTTACAGATTTGAATATCCAAACCTTTAATTTATTTAAACAAAACATAATAAAGAAAGTTTTCAATCCAAACACTGAAGAGAAGTTATATAAGAAGATTATTGGAATGTCCGAGGGTAAAAGTTGGATTTTGATTCCAGAAAATTTAACTTATCTTTTTGAAAATAGGGAAAATTTCACAAAAATGGATAAAATCCAAAGGAAATTAATATTTCCAATTGGAAAACTAGGTGAGACAATAATTTATGTTAATTCGGAAGAGGTCTTGAAGGTTTATTTTGGGAATTATGATTCAATAACATTGATTTTAGGTAAGGAATTGAAAATTGAAAATATCAAATCAATACAGGAACATTATCAAGACGTGACGAGGATAACAATTGATTATCAATTCATTCAGAATGAACAGATAAGTTGTTTACAAATCTCCTAATATTTGTAACAAAGCGTCTTCTCTTAAATTACTTACTGTTTCAAACAATCTATAAGGATAAGACCTTCTAGTACCCACATCGTTTGTTATTTGAACTTGTAGCCTACCTGATACAATTTCCTTGTCTAAAACCTCATATACTTTACCAAAAGTCAAAGCACCATAGTAGTCAGTATTTTCAATAAGTTTCACAGATTCACCTTTTTCAATATTAACTAATTTCTTTTTTAACTCTTCTGTCAAGAATTTAGATACGTGTTCAACATTGAGTCTTTTAAAGTCATGTGGTGAGTTTTGCAACTTTTCAACCATAAAATTTATTAGATCATAAGTCAGACCTAATTCTTTTTTCAAAGAAATATCAATTTCAGCTAGAGGTGATCGATAATAATCAGAGATTCTATAATGGTCCAAAACATCAATCTCATTTTGAATGCAAAAGTTTGCAATAATCGGAGCAGACATTACAAAATTATCATTGTATCTAACCCCACCCCTTCTTCTTCTATTACCTGAATACAAATCCCACTTGGGTGAATTTATAAATTTAGCAAATGAAATTTTACCCTTTGATTTTAAAATCTTCTTTACAGTTTCATCAGTGGCGTTTTTCATTAAAACTTCCTTGAACTGTGGTATCTTAATTTTATTTTTATAAAATATTTGTTGTCCACTTTTTATAGCATATCTTTCAAAGTCAAGAAAATTTATATAAGAATGTAAACCATATGATTTTGCTTCATCCCACAATTGTTTCAAAATATTATGGTCATCATACTTACAATAGTCTGATAAGATAGAAAAATCTTTTTTGGCTTGTTCAACCCTTTCAATATTTAATTGTATTATTTCTGATTTTATAACCATAAGGCAAATATAAACTTAATAGGAAAGATTTCCAAACCTTAATAAATAATATATATCTAATAAATAAAAATTTTGAGATATGGAAAAATTCACCCAAGTAGTAGAGGCTAAAAGGTTTATGCCAGACCCAAGTGTACTTAAAATGTATGCCTCCTTCATTATTCCCCTTTATGTTATTGGGAAATTAAAATGTGATGAAAAGTTGTTAGACGAGTATTTGGAATTAAATAAATCAGCTAATAAATATAAAAACGTCAGTGTAGTTTGTGATTTAGAAATAAACGCAATAAAAAACATCATTGAAAACCCACTTTCAATAAGTGGATTCGCAAATTTAAAACAAGATATTAAACAAAAATTCCCTAAATTACAAAGTTTTTTAAGGAAATATTTACAATCTGACCTTGATTAATGAAAACTTATTCTGAAAAATTCCTTAATGATTCAAGTATATTAAAAAAATCAAGAGTGGGTCTTGAGTTTGAATTTTATATGAAGGACCTTTCATATTATAAAACCCTTGAAATTCTCAATCAATATCTCAATCCAATTAAAGTTTGGGGGTTTAGAAAATATCACTCAAATTTCACACCTGATAATAAGAATTTCAAAATTGAACCCGATTTATCTGGAGGGTCAAACATGGTTGAATTAGTTACGGGTCCTATGGAATATTTTGAAGCAAAAAATACTTTAGTCAAGTTACTAAAATTCATACAAATGTATGGTTATACAAATGAGAAATCATCAATACACTTTAATATTTCTTTCAATGAACAATCTGACAAAAATTTGAATGATTTGAATGCTTTGAAATTAATACTAACTATTGATGAGGATGAAATATATCAAGTTTATCCTAGTAGAAAAAGCAACGTTTATGCAAAAACTATAAAGAAAATAATCCCATTCAAAGAATATGATTTCTCAAGTATACCAATTGATGTTGTTAAAAACAATTTGAAATTACCTGACGATAAGTATTATGGTGTAAATTTTCTACATATCACTAATCCGAAAGAATCACAAAGACTTGAATTTAGGTATATTGGTGGAAAAGATTATGAGAAGAATATAGGACAAATTTCATATTTTCTTGATAAATTCATAATTGACGTTTACAATTCTATTGATGCTAAATTTGATAACAAAGATGTTGATATGTTGAGTGATTATTTGGAAGATAATATAAACAATTTTAAAAACTTTTCCAAATATGATAATTTCTTGATTGATTTTCCACAAGTTACACTACAAGTTGACCAAAATTATAACTATGATGTTGTAAATGCTTATTATGATACAATCTATCCAGAACTCCATGTGTTAGTTGACTCTACTGATTCCCTAAAGGACTGTATAATTAATTTTGTCACTATGACACAAAGGATTGAAGTTATTGACGCAAACATAAAACTCACTCAAAATATTAAAAAGATTGATTTTATAAATTGTATTATGGGTGATGGTATTTTTGAAAGTTGCAATATAGTGAATTCTGAAGTAACAAACTGTCAATTATTGAAATCTAGAGTCCATGGGTGTGAAGTTAGAGGTACTAAAGTTTTGAATTGTGAGGTTGAATCTTCGGAACTATATGATTGTTTCTTTATGGGTGGATATCTGAATGGAAACATGCACGCAGGAGTTTGGAGAAATGGTAGATTGGGTCCTTATGGAAATATAAGTTCCGAAACAAAGATTGTTTCGGAAACAGGTAATTTCTTTGATACCAAATATGATGAAGATGAAAGTGTAAAGAAAGATAAGGGTGTTATGAAAAATTATAAGATTTAATCTCCTATATCACCCTTTCTATAAATTTTACCACTTGGTAATACTTTAGTCACCTCTTCAGCTCCAATAACCTTATTATCCATCTCAGGATCTTTGCCCTTGAACTCTTTTGGTTCAGACCATTTTATATTAAGGTTAAATGGAACTCCTGATAGATCAGTTATGATTTTGTTTTTAAACATATCAACGAACCTCTGACCAACATATGGCTCTTTATTACATTCTCCAAATATATTTGAGATAGAACCAATTCCACCATGTCCACCAGATACAGTGATTTCATCTTGGCCGATTGATGTATCTGGATTATGATAACCCAAATGTTGTTGAAAGTTCTTCAATAGACTTGTCATATAAGCTCCCAAATCGTTCACAGGTTCACCGGATTTAAATTTTGGTAACTCGTCACCATATTCTTCCATCGGTTTGTAGGAGCAAACCTGTAAAGTCCCACCGTATTGCAAAAGAATAAATTTAGGCTCTTTTGAAATTTTACCTTCTGATAATTCCTTTTCTATAATTGACCTAGCTCGTAGAGCGTTTGCCCAAGTACCGGTTGGTATGAAAGCTAAATCACCAATAACTTGATAACCATCTAATTGTATGAGTCCATTTCTTTGGAAAGCTGATAAGAATTCATCTTGTGAGTTAAAAACTTGTTTCTGACCTCTTCCCCTTACTCTCCTACCCATCTCACCCAATCTCCACGTTGAATCTTCAATAAATTCTTTCTTATCTCCATATCTACCAACATTATGTTCTGGATAAAGTCTTTTCATAGTGTTGAATATTGCGTAAATTGAAGCGTCATTACAATTATGAATTACACCAATTATGGTCTTTGTGTCTGACCTTTTAAGGAATTGGTTAAAAGCGGCTGCAAATTCAAGTCTTTTATTTTCCGATTTCTTTATATCTGATAAATTAAAATCAAGTAATCTTTGCCATGAAACACCATACTGTTGATATTTAGCTGAATCAATCATGTCAATAACTGAAAGAGTTAAAGTGTCCATAGGAACACCCAATGATTGGCAAATTGCTTCATAAGCAGAACCAGTTTTCTTTTTTTGTACTGGTGATTTCATGTATTTCTTGATTTGTTCTTCAGTAAAGGATCCATGGTGGTCTAGGTAGTAATCAATCATTTCATCCCTTTCATCACCAGGCATATTAGCAAAATCAACTACTACGTTAATCAATTTTGGATTGAGTGTGGTATACTTCCACCCCTCGGAGTAGTTCAAAACACCGTATTTTACGATTTTGAATCCAGCGTTTAATAAATATTTTTTCACTTCAATTGCGGAAAATATACCATCCATATCATCATGGGTATATAGGGCAACATTTTTACCATCTTTCCCCCTTTTTTTCCAATAATCCTCATTTTTTGGTAACCTTGGAGAGGCTTCCTCAAAAATTTTCTTCCAATTGTTAAAATCTTTTATTATCATAGAACATATATATTAATTTATTTATTCACAAAACCCTCTTGGGGACGTTTTGATTTAATATAAATAAGAAAATAAGGATGATATTTTCGGAATGGATTTTTTCTGTGTGTATGTAAGAACGAGGAAAAAGTTAGACAAGTACATGAAATCTAATAAGATTAAAAACAAGTACGTAGTTGACATAAAGAAGATATTCGAGGAAGATATAAGTTCCGAAAATTCAAGTTTTGAAACAGCGAAACCTTATTTAAAAATTCTTGTTCATAAGAAAATACAGGAAGCAATTGAAAAGAATAAAGATGTTTACTACGTTCCCGATTTTGACCAAGATTTCTCAATAACAAAATTATTAAATATAAGACAACTTCTCGGCATTGAGAATAATTTCAATATTTTAGTTTTTTATAATGATTTTAGGAAGGATAAAAAGATTTTAGATGATGTCAATGATAATTTGACTAAATTTTCTAATTCTCTTATCATAAAGGATTTCTAACAATTAAATATATAAAAAAAAATATTTAATTAATATGTCATCACCGGTTGGTTTTTCATTAAATAATAATGGATCATTATTTCCGAAATATACTGTATATGATGCTGGTCAAATTACAGATAAAAACGGAAATAAAAAAACAGCAGGTCATAAAATTAAATCACTATTTGGTAGATCTGTATTTTCCCCATTTCCACAATCAATTGACGATAAAACAGGGAATGTTCGGTCAATAAGTGGTATCAGAACGGTCCATAGTGATGATACTTATGATACTTCAATAAACTCACTAATTGAATATACAAACAAAAAAGGTAACAAAGCCATGCGACTATCAGCTGCGGATTTTGCTTACTTAAAAAAGGTTGGGGTTTATCCAAACAATAGATTGATAATTGCAAGAAGATTCCCAGGACCTGTTGGTAATGATTTAACAAAGGTTGGTTCAAGACCATTATCAACTATGATCACGTGGTTTGATGAGGGTGATACGGATTTCTTCACACTGAATTATAACGAAGAATGGACAGAAGCGGATGCTGATTTTACTAATGTCCTTAATGAGATGGGGGAAAGTAGAAAATTATCTGGGGATTCTGATAACAAGGGTCTTTTGGGTAATTTCATGAGCGCTGGTTTGAATATCTTACCTTTTGGTGGGTTTAGTGAACCATTGCAAAGAGTTGTTTTCGAAAAACTTGGCCTTTTGTCTGACCCCTATAACTTACCATTAGGAAACCCTAATTTGATTAGAGAGGCTAAAAGAAGACAAACAGTTAGTAAAGGAGAAGCAGGTAGCGGATTAGCTTGTTCCATCACAGTAAAAATGGAAGTTGAATATGAGCAAAAATTCATAAATGGGGTTGATCCAACTTTGGTTTATTTGGATATAATCCAAAATGCTTTAACTTTTGGAACTTCCGATGCTTCATTCCAGTTCGGTAGTGGTTTTGGTAATATAACATCAAAACTTATACAAAACCTTGTTAGTGGTAATTTCTCTGCTATATTTAATGCGCTTAAAGAAGTAGTTACTTCCTTATTTGAAAAAGTGAGTGGATTTGTAAGTGATGTGGTAAAATTTTTAACAAATCCACAAAATTTAGATTTTAAGAAAATTGGAGGCACTATTGTATCTATTGCACAATCGTTTTTTACAGTTACTCAAAAAAGTGTTTCAGCTATTGTAGGTAAATATAAAGTAAGGTTGATGGGTATAATAAACGCTTTGACTGGTTCTCCATCTTGTCCTTGGCATATTACTATTGGAAATCCAAAAAGACCAATTTTTTCTTCTGGTGATATGTTATTAAAAACAGTAGATGTTACTATGGGGTCTACTTTAGCATTCAATGATTTACCAACTACAATTAAATTCGCATTGACTTTTGAAAATGCTAGACCACTTGGAGCTAATGAAATATTTAACAGATTAAATTGTGGTAAGGGTAGAAGTTATATAAAAGTAAATATTCAAAAGGAAAACATTGAAAATGATACCAATGAAAAAGAGGATAAGGACATAGCAACCTCAACATTCGAAGAATTTCCATATAATGAGGATGGTAAAAGTGGTAAGGGTAAGGATAATGCTGATACAATTTACTCAAAATTCAAAGTTGCCGAAAATCCAAAAGAATATGATTGGTATCAATTCCAACCACCAGATGATCCCAACGATCCACCATCATATACAAACACAGGAACTGAAAAAAATGATGCAAAAACTTCTACCGAAAATAAAAAAGCCCAAGAAAAATCAAAAGCAGCTACTGGCAAAGGCGGTGGAAATAATGCAGGAAAACAGAATACTTCAAAGAAGAGTACAAAATCCGCTAGAAAGCCACCAAGTCCTAAAAAGAAAAATTAATTATTAAATATGAAAATTTGGGATTTAGATAAGTTGGTTAGAGATGCGAATCAAGATGATTTATATGATTTTTTTGCCCAAACTTATAAATCACAATCTGACTATCAATTTGAAGAATATATCGTTGGGATAGAAGAAGAAATGCGAATAGATTTAATTTCACAAAAGCTTTACGGTAATGTGGACCAAGTTCCTTTCCTACTGCACTTCAATGAAATTACAAATCCCTTAAACATTAAAGCAAATGACATTATAAGATATTGTAATTTGGATGTTCTGTCTGAATTTCAAGAAAGTCCTGAGAGTAAGGATATTGCTCCGAAAATTGTTGGAACTAATAAATCAACAAGAAAAGATCCTAATCGTCAGAAATTTGTTGAAAATGATTTTGCATTACCTCCAAATCTATTAGATGCCCCGCAATCTTCAATTAATATTGTTGGCAATAAATTAGTTATCGGAACTTGATTATATGGCGAATGGACCACAGTTTATTAAAAGAATTTTAGAACCAAAAATTAAACCAAAGGAAATTACCTTTGAGATGCCGCCTGATACCGCGTATCAAAAAGAATTTATTGAGGGATTGGGATTTCTACCATTTGTTTGGTATAATGCCTTTCAGATTGAAAATCAAAACATATCATTTTTCAAATTATACACAATTGAAAATTTACCAACACTGGAGATTTCATTCAAAGATGTTTATGGAACTATGAAAAATCAAGGAACTCCTCTTGATGATTCAATTTTGACCGTCTATATAAACCCCAGAACAAAAAATCTTAAACCAATTCACATGGATTTCAAGATTGTATCTTTTAGTGAATTGAGTGGTTTATACAAAATTACAGGTGTTGTAGATGTTTCACCTCTTTATATAAAGGGATATAAATCATATTCAAAGAAAACCTCATTTGGTCTATTCAAAGATGTTTGTAACGAACTAGGGTTGGGATTCAATAGTAATATTGATGATACAGATGATAAAATGACTTGGATCAATACTGGTGATAGATTAATAACGTTTCTAAATACCGTTTTACAAAATGTATATAAATCAGATGAAACATTTTTATACGCTTACATGGATTTCATGTATGCTTTCAACTATGTAGATATAGAAAAAGAATTGAAAAGAGATATAAAAGAAGAATTGGGAGTATCCAATACTGGTATCCAAGAATTGACAAAAGTAAAAGATTCAGAGGCAACTAGTCGTCTAATGCTAACAAATGACGCGAATTTCATAGAAACAAATATTTATTTTGAAAAATATGAAATTATTAATAACTCTACAAGTATATCTCTAAAAAAGGGTTATTTAACAAAATTGAAATATTATGACGAGTTAAGTAAAAACTTTTTAGTTTTTAATGTAGATTCACTTATGAGTGATTTGAGTACATCCATACCGTTGAAAGGAAAAGTGAAAGATGAAAACTTTTGGAAGCAAAATATAAACTTGGTTTATGAGGGAAAGTTTGATATAGACAATGTTCATAAAAATTTCAAATACGCACCGATTCAAAACCAAATAAATTATGCTGAAATGGACAAAATCAAAATGATTTTGACAATGAAGACCCCTAACTATAATTTATATAGGTTTCAGAAAATATTTGTTTACTTATCAAATCAAGTTAATAGTATGTCAAGCCCCTTGGTAAATCCAAGATTAACAGGTGAATGGTTGATTTCAGACATAAGTTATGTGTCCGTTGGTTCAAGTTACCGACAAAAAATTGAAGTGACCAGAAGAGATCTTCAACTATCTAAAGAGGAATCTGGAAATTAAATAATCAAGAGTTTATTATAATTAATATATAAACTCATGGGTAATAGTCCTTTTTTTCAGTACGAGAGTCCGAATAATCCTAACAGGATAAAAGCTATATCAGATATTAATGCGTCTGTGAATCCTGGATTTAAAAAGGGTAAAAGTACTAGTACCGACGCGAGTGGGAAAAAATATCCGTTAGGATTTACTCCACCGGTTGATTTTTACGTATCCCAAGCTGATTTTGAATTTAGAACTGGAGATGATGATTTGGGTTCAATAAATCCAAATGATACTGGATTATTCATTTCAAAAAGAAAGAAAGGGGGTGTTGATTTGGTGACCGGAAGACATATAGAATATGGTAGAAGTATAACTTATAGAACAGATGATGACCAAATTGCAATATTGGGAGTAGGTAACACTGTAAAAACACTTGGTAACGGAGCGCCCATAAATTATTCAAAAAATTATCTTGGACAAGGTGGTCCCGCTTTTTCTCCAAGAGCTGGATATATTGTTCCTGACCAATATAGTGCACAAGCTGCTGAAAAAGGATTGACTACTTCACCGATTGAATATGGTAATGTTTTTTTACCTAACTATTATGATAATCCAAAATTTTGGATACAATCAAAAATTTGGAACAGATTAGAGAGCAAATATGCGGTATATGATAACTCTGCACATTTTTCGAGGAAATATTTTACACACATACTTGATTATTTCCAAGATGATAATACAAATACTCTAGAAAATTATAGCCTACCAAGTACTCCAAAGTATATAAACGAAACAATTATCAGAGCTTTCTCTGATAATAAAGCTTTTGATTTGGGACAATTCAATTTTGTTGGCAGTCCATTTTATCTACAAACATCATATGACAACGAGGATCCGACTTATTTTGGTTTTAATGTGGTTCTTAAAACAGATAGATCTCCACTTTTTAATCAGGGTGTAGTTAAGGGCACAGAAGGTTTATCAGAATTTTTAACAATTTTCGGAGATCTAGACGGAGAAATCAATGCTAGAAAAATAATTTACGAAAAATTCCGCAAACAAATATTCAGATTTTTCAATACTAATCAACCTTCGGAAGATGATTCAAAAAATGCTAAATCATATTACATACAAAACATCACAGGTCTTAATAAATTAGTGGAAAATTTCACTGATGTTGAATCAAAACAATTTGCTGATTTTGGTAAAGACTTAATTACATTAGATTTTGTTGAAGATGTTAGTCAAAATATAGGATACTTGGCTAGTCTTTATAGGTTTTTAAGTTATTCAAAAATGAAGGGAAAGGTTATTATACCTGAAAATTTATTGAGATTTGATGTAGATATTGAGGTTACTGAAATCAGAAATATGAATCGTCAAGTTGTTGACCCGAATGACAAAACTAGAATGCTTATTTACAGTGATAAGATTTCTAGGTATGTGTATTCTTTATATGAGTGTAAATTAAAATTTGAGGGTATGCCACATGGTGATACTATTAAAAATGGTGATATTGGTACTGAAGCGGAAACATTCAAGATAAATTTTGACTATAAATTTTCAACCATGAAGTTTGACAAATTTTCTGGAAGAATAAGATATGATGAGGATAACAGAGCAATTATTGAAAAATTCACTATTGATAATGGTGAATATTACAAAGGAAGACTTGGCGATAAAGGATCTGATGAACTTAAATCCGTTCTAACTTCATACCAAAGAGATACCGGAGACTATTCACCGGTGGAATTCCAAGAGTATAAAATAGAACAATCTCATGCAAATTACATTTCGGATAGATTGAACAATGAAAATCGGTACAAGGGTATTGAACCTTTGGAGCCAAAAACACTGCTTGGTAGACCTAGTCAACCAGATGAATTGCCAGCAAATAGAGATGCTCCAACAGATCCCGATCAAAATGATTTATCATATGGAGAAGAGGAAGGGGAAGCTCAATCTTTGGCTGATATAATAAAGGCACAGAGAAGTAATGAAAGAGAAAGAAGGTCTGAAATTGCAAATGAGGAATTGAGATATGGTGGATTTTCCAAAGCTTTTGACCAATTAAAAGCAGCATTAGCTAATGCTGCTATACGTCAAGCAAATAGAGTTATAATTACACAAGCAGCTTTACTAAACAAAACGATTGAAAATATTAGAAATAGTGTACCATACGCAGGTAGAATGAGTGAACCTACAAATGTTTATACTGGCAACAATGCTTTCAAAAATGACGCTATCAATGCGGCAAGGGATTTTGCTAGTAACTTAATTAGAGGTGCATTCACAAGAAGATAATTCTTAAATGTTATGACTAGAGATGAATTAAAGAAAACAATTTTTGTAGGGGTAGTTGAAGAAAATGATGACCCAAAACGTCAGGGACGAGTAAGAGTAAGAGTAACTAATATTTTTGATGAAATACCCGTTGAGGATATACCTTGGGCAAAACCTTGGAAAGATTTGAACGGAAATGCTTTTTCAATTCCAGATAAAGGTAAAGTAGTGAGTGTGGTATTTGATAGTGGGTCAATTTATAGGCCAGAATATATTTACGCGGAACATTATAATATAAATTTAGAAGAGAAGTTAAAGGCTCTATCAAAAAGTGATTATCCAACTTTTAAGGCTACATTATTTGATCACTCAACTCAAATATACAGGTCAAAATCCGAAGGTTTAAAAATGGACCATGAGTATACCAACATAAATTTGGACAAAAGTGGAAATATAAATCTGAATTTGAGAGATAACAAATCTTATGTTTATGTAGGTACAAATAAGAGTGACCAAGAAGCTGTTTTGGGTACACACTTTATGACATGGATGGATAAATTTATGGATGTTATGTCAGCTACTCCTTATATTGGTAATTTGGGAGCTCCAGTGGTTGCTAGTCCAGCTCTTTTAGCAATTGCAGCAGAATATCGGGCTTCTAAACAACCTTTATTTTTGTCAAAACACATATGGTTAGTTGATAACTTTGCAGTTACAAAACAAAAAAGAAAATATGAAGACCAAGCTGGAGACACTTGGAAATCAACGGTCACTCCGAATGAATTGACAAAAAGAAATGTGCCTGTTCCGCCAGATCCAAATGAACCTACAGATCCAAATGAAGAGGGCAAACCAAGTGGGGCAGATGAAATTGATAATAATGATGTGAGTCCTGGATTCTTTGAGCCTACAATTAGAAATGAGCAAAGAATTAAAACAATTTCAGTTTCAAATTACGAAAATGGTAAAATACCACTTGAAAAAATGGTTGTTAATAAAAACCTAGCTAATTCCCTTACTGGCACAAGTACATATTTAATGCCAGAAGCTTCTGCGGCATTTGATTCAATGATGGCAGCTTATAATAAGAGTTCTTTCAAAGGAAAACAAGCAGTAACATTTACAAGTGGATATAGAACCCTTGAAAAGCAACAACAGCTATCTTCTGGCAAATACAAAGATCAAGCCGCCAAAGCTGGTACGTCTCCTCACGGTTGGGGATTAGCAGTTGATTTTTGGTGGGGGGTTCCAACAAATTTATGGAAGAATCAAGATGCTAGAAGAGCTGCGTTCCGCCATCCAGTTTACAAATGGTTTTATGAAAATGCTCCAAAATTTGGTTGGTATAATCCAAAAGCTTTGAGAAATGATGACGGACTAGATGAGTGGTGGCACTGGGAATACCATCCAGAATTCAAAGGTAAATCGCATAATCAAGTACAAGGACAACCACAAAATTATAATGCAGAATTCAGTCAATCAGATGTAGAACTTTTGAGAAATAACGGAGCAACATTCAAACTCAAAGGAAATTGGGCTTAATATCAAATGTTCATCTTGAGTACCTTATATGGATACTCTCTCTTTTTATAAAACTTTTCTCTTTCCAAGAAATGTTTATAGAGTATATTGTTCATATTATTTGAATCAAACACATCCACTAAATCAAAAATCGTTGCAACTTTCTTTTGGTTGTGTTTTCTTAAAGCTCTTCCGATTGATTGGATTATTATTTGTTCAGATTTGAAAGAATCAGCAAATATAACATTGAAAATCGCATTTATTGACACACCTGTTGATAATGTGCCATAAGATGCGACTAGAACTTTAACATTACCATCAGTTTTTTCCATTTCCTTTTTTATAAACTCTCTTTGTTTATTATTTACTTCACCATCAATATAAAAGAATTCTTTATTTGATATTTCCGATTTCAATTTATTATAAATTTTGGTTCCATACTCAATCGTATGGAACAATAGGAGAGTATTGGAATCACATTTATCAACAATTTTCTTTATAAAATCTAATCTTTTATCAGATTGTTGTATGAATTCTTTTTCAAACCTAAAAGCATCAGCACCAGCTCCCATCTTTTTTATATAGTTCAATCTTTCATTAATCTCACCGGAATCATGATTGAGGATAACCGCTTTAATATTCATCGGAGTGATTGTGCCAGTATCCACAAGTGTTTTAGCATCAATTTTAGTCACATTTGGACCCAATACTGATTGTATTGTTAAAATCTCAAGACTATCATCCGATGGAAATGTACCACTTACACCAAACCTATTATAAGCGTGTGTAAATGTCCTTTTTAATATTGAAGTAAGTGTTGTAGATTTTGCACCGTGAGCCTCATCACAAGCAACTGTGTGAAATTGTTTAAAAAATTCTTTTGGCCATTTTTCTAATGATTGATAACAACCAATGTAAATGTTTGGTTGAGTGGGACCTGAATATTTTCGTGGCTTATCACTCATTATTTCTTCCATTCGGATATGACAAGGATTATAATTTTCATTTGATTCTTGAATCCTCTCAATTTTATGTTCTCTGAAATCTAATACATCACTAAATTTCTCAAGAAAATTTGAACCATAATTGTATTCCATTATATTTTCATAAAATTGTGTAACAAGGGTAATTGATGGCACAATAATTAAAAATTTAGCATCAGGTTCTATGTTTTTCAACACATAAAAAATGATAATTGATATAACTAAAGATTTACCACCAGAGGTAGCAACCTCGGCCATACAATATCTATTCTTTAATATTTTATAAGCAGTTTCAATTTGATAATCATAAGGTGTAAAAGGAATCCATTCACCGGTATTTTTATTTTTCATTTTATGGTCCTTGAAAAATTCTTCACAGAACTCCTTCACGGACTCCAACGTAACATCACGATTCAGTGGGAATTCATCTTTATTTTCAATTTTGAAACTTACTCCTATTTCTTTACAAGCTTTGAAGCATTCTCTCCACAATCCAAAATTAACCTTACCGTTATCAAAATAAGATTGTTGACCATTCCAAACTCCCATCTTAAATGCGGGCATAAACCGATAACCTTTTACATGGCGTGTAAGCCAAAGGTTAAGTTGGTGATATTCAGTTCTAGTTGATTCTTGAACTAATAATTTTTCTTCATTTTGGTCGTATTTGAGAATCATTTAAGTAGCTATGATTTATATAACAAAAGAAAAAATGGTTTTTTCCGAGGGGAAAGAGATTATTTAAGATATATATAAGAAAATATTGAAAAATTATGGGTTTTTTTAAAAGTTTAAAAAATTTCTTTGGTTTTGGTGAAGTAGAAACCGAGAAGCAACCTTCAGAAATGGAATATACTCCAAAAAATGAAGAGCAAAATGAGGTGGAAGTTAAACAAGAAGTTGTTACAACCGAAGTTCAGGTTGAAAACACTACTACAGTTGGGGATATAAAATCTAAATCAAGAAAAAATAAACCATCGGAAGGAACAGAGGGTAAAGAAAAACCCAAAAGACCTAGGAGAAAACCAAAACCAAAATCTGAATAAAATAAACCCCTATATGGGGGTTTATTTTTTTCTAATTATATCATCAATCATACCATATTTCAAAGCTTCATCGGATGTCATCCAATAATCTCTATCAGAGTCCTTTTCTACTTTTTGATAATCCTTTCCAGTACATTCTGAAATTATAGTGTGCAATTCCCTTTTAAGGGAATTTATTTCTCTTGCATCAATTTCCAAATCGGAAGCTTGTAAATAACCACCAAATCCAGCTAATGGTTGGTGAATCATAGTCCTTGACCTACGAAGTCCCTTTCTTTTACCCTTGGTTCCTGAGCATAACAGGACAGCTGCCATACTTGCTGCTAATCCAGTGTTTATGGTCACGATATCTGGCCTCACATACTCCATAGTGTCCAATAGTCCAAGTCCACTGTAAACAGAACCACCACCGGAATTTATGTAAAGTTTTATATCTTTCTCATCGTCTAATTGCTCAAGATAAAGTAAGTTTGCTTTAATCAAATCACAATTATAATCTTCAATATCACCAGTCAAGAAAATTATCCTCTCATTCAATAATTTCGCAAATACATCATTTTGTAAACCAAGGCTCAAATTATCAGAAAGATATTCTGAAGATTTGGACTGGTATTGTTTTAGATATCCAGAATCAACCTTATTTGACTTTAGATATTTTTTATAGTCTGTTGAATTTATCATCGTAAGGATATATATCTAAAATCTCAAATAAGTCCACTAAAAAAGATTGTGTAAAAAAAGATTTGTTATTTTAATATATAAAAATAAAAATTTATTATGAAAACTACAATTGAAGTTGGTGGATACGAAATTATGATTGAGGAGATGGAAGGTAATATCACAGTTTCAGCCTCAAAAGAAGGTGAAGTTGTTGAAGAATTTGAACTTGCTGCTGAAGATTTTGAATCCCAAGGTGGTGAAATGGGCGACGACGATGAAATGATGTCTTTTGGTGACGAGGACATGGAAGAAGAAGGTGACTTCGGTGAAGAAGATATGGAAGAAGGTGAAGAAGAAGAGGGCGAAGAATTCGGTGAAGAAGAAGAAGAAGAAGAAGAAGAAGGTGAGGGCAAATTAGAATCATTTTCATTCTTTGTTAAGAACAGAAAAAAGTAATATGATAAAACTCTTTGAAGAATTTTCCGGTGGTGTAGAATTGCATTACTACGCATTCGATTGGGATGATAATATTCTACACATGCCTACTAAAATCCTTATGGATAAAAAGGTTGGTGAAGGTTGGAAACCCGTATCAGTATCAACTGCTGAATTTGCAGAAGTTAGAAATGACAAGGAAAATTATAGATTGAGGGATAATAATCCAACTGTTGCTTTTTCAGAGTTTAGAGATTCTGGAGCAAGAGGTGATGTGGCTTTTATAGAAGATGTTAAATCTGCTCTTAAAACTAGAGCTTTTGCTCCATCTTGGAATGCTTTTATAAAGTGTTTATCAGAAGGTGCAATTTTTGCAATAATAACAGCTAGAGGACATGAACCAAAATCTATTAGAGCTGGAGTTGAGCTTGTGATTGATGATATTTTGACTAAAATGCCATCTTTAAATCCAGGGTTTTCTCTAGCCGATGATATGTATCAAAACTTGAAAAAATACGAGTATTGGTTCACCACTGATCAAAACAAAGAATCATCACAGTTGAAGGGTAAACCATCATCTAATCCGATTGTTAAAAAATACTTGGATTCTTGTAGTTTCTTCGGTGTTAGTTCTGATAGTTTCGCTAAAGAATTCGGAGAGGCAAGTGCTTCAAATCCGGAAATTGCAAAAGAAATCGCTTTGAATTATTTTGTGGAAAGATGTAATGATTTTGGAAGTAGAATTGGAGCTAAATCAGTATCAATTGGTTTTTCTGACGATGATCCAAAAAATGTAGAACACGTAGAAAAATTCTTCAAAGAAAAATTGCCAAACATGAAGGGTGGATTCAAATTTAGTTTGATAAAAACCACTGACCCAAAAATAAAGGGTGGTGAAATGACAAAATTCACCGAAACATCACACCAACCAACTGGAATGGAAAGTTCAATATTACCATTCACAAAATGGAATAACATGACACAAAGGCTTTATCCGTCCTCCAAAGATGCTCCTGCCGATGATTACCATAATCAAATGAAAAATAATATTGGTCAGACAACTGATCTTTTTAAAAAGTTCGCTTTCAAAAGAAAAAAAAACAAAAAAACAAAATGAAACATTTAAAAACTTTTGAATCCTTTGGGATGAATATGTCCAAAGAACAAATGTGTGAATATTTATCTAAATGTGGTTACGACATTATAGACTTGGAAGGTTGTTCTGTTGAAGAGTTACACGCTATGTGTATGGGTGAAATGCAATCCGCTCCTATGCAAGAAAAAAAGAAGTGGATTCAGGATACAAAAATGAAAAAAGGTGCTCTCCACAAGCAACTTGGGTACGACGAGGATGAAAAAATTCCTGCAGGTGTCCTCAAAAAGATTGTAGATGGTGAAGTTGGTTCAAAAGTAAAAATCAAAGGTGAGGAACATACAATCACCGCCTTAATGAAGAAAAGAGCTAATTTAGCTAAAACTCTAAAAGGGTTGAAATAAAAGTGGAGAGTCTCAAGATTGAGACTCTTTTTCATTTAGGATAGTCTCAATATTAATTTCTCGCAGTTTTTCTTTGGTGATTAACTTGTAAACCGAGTTTCTGGTTCTAAATGTAAATTCATCTTCTATTTTTACAACTTTCGTAGTAGAAAATGGCATTGGTAACATTTTACCAGCAAGTATTTCTGTAATAATAAAAAAGTTGAAACGTTGCCCCACTTCTGGTTCATCATAATAATACCCATAAAACCTATCACCAACATTTACATTTCGTGATTCTTTTATGATTTCCATTTTTTCTAACCAACCGTAAGATTGTTCTAATACTGGTTCCATTATATTCTTTTTATTTTTTCTTCTTGTAAAGATAGTAAAAATTTCTCAACATAACTCGGATTATATAATTTTTTTATTATGAAGTAGTTTTTTGTCGCAAATTCTCTGAACCAACCTGAACAAAGAGTTGTGCAAATCCTCATAAGTGCCCAATCAAAAGCTTCATCACTTGTATATCCCTTACCACCACCGAATAACATAGGTAGTATTTTTCTCTCAAGTGCTATAACATAAGCCTCTTCTAAAACACATTTACACTTATCTTCATAACTTAAAATTATCCATTTGTTCAAATGGCATTTAGCTTGTGTTTTATCTTCTTGTAACTTTTCATACAGTGGTAAATCATAATGAGCCATAACCTTATGAATATCGTCATGTATAAAATAAGAATCTACATAGTCTTGTGACTGGTCAAAAAAGTCTTTTACACTTTTATTTAGTGAGGGTGTTTTTAATTTACCAAGTCTTTTTTCAGTTTCGGAATAATTTATTTTTGTTATATGTTCCAATTCATCAATCCCATCCAACTTATCATTCAAAAAACAAAAATCATGTATATGTTTTTTAAATTTTATTGGAAAGTGGATATGACTTTTTTTGATTGAGTAAAGAACCTCTTTGGAAGCAAAAGTATTATCTTTATCATATTCCAAATATAGTTTAAGAGATTGGAAATTTTCAACAAAAATAACTTCCACATTATCTGAATCATAAATATCCGTTTTATTTTTGATATTTTTCAGAATAGTGGTGTGTTCTGTTTCAATGATCTCAACTGGTTCCAAAAGATTTATTAAAAAATTCAAATCAGATTTGTATCCAATTACATCAATATCCCTTGTACTCCTAGGGAAATTAGGAAAGTGAAATTTTAAAGCTTTTGAACCTATTATCAACATTATAAAAAAGAATTTTCGTAATCGTAACTTGAATCATCGCTGTAGTAATCATAATCTTCCTCTTCTCTGAAAGATTTTTCATCATCAAGACGCATTAGAACAATTGGATCTAAAATATCTTTTGATACTTTAACATCTAACTTTGAATCTTTAGCTTGTTCAATTAGTTCTTCTAATTTCTTTTCAGCTTGTGTTTGTGAAATGAATTTTTCTCTAGCATCGGTCAGCAATGTTGAGAGTTTTTTATAAAATTCTATAATTGTCATTTTTTTAAAATATCGTCTATTATGTGTTTTCTAAATTCATTTTTTGGAACAAATCTCATGTGGTCATACCAAGTTTTCTCACCAATGTCATTTTCAATTATCAATGTTAATTCATCGCCGTATTTTTCATAAACGTCTTGATTATCTGTTGTGGAATGTCTATAAACTTCAATAATTTGGTACTCTTTACCAATAGTTAAAGTAGCTCTTGAGTTTATCACACAAACAACTTGTTCCCCTTTCTTATAAAGTATGTCGGATTGCATTTTTTTCACTCTACAAAAGTATAAAAACTTATTATGATTTCAAAGTATATATCATGAAATTTCCAAAATGGATAAAAATTATTTAAAAAATTGTGTTCAAGACGTACTTAACAAAGAATTCAAGTCAATCAATAAAAGAAAGATTAATGAATTCAGTGATAGGTTGAATTTCGCTTGCACTTATTGTGGAGACTCAAAATCCGAATACAAAAAAAGAGGTAATCTTTATTTCAATAAACTACTTTACATTTGTTTCAACTGTGGTAAAAAAACCAATTTTGATAAGTTTACAAAAGACTTTGGATTGAGATTAGATCCAGATAAAAAGTTAGAGATAATTGAACATTTGAATTCGCAAATTTCCTTACAAGATGCCGAGGAGGATTTGATGGAAACTGAATTAAATAAATTAATTGATTTTACCGAAGTAGAGAGGATATTCAACAATGGTGAAAATGTAATTACAGATTTTAGACCAATTGAGAAAAGAACTGGATTATATCAGTACCTAATCAACCGAGGCATACCTGAAAATTTACATAGTAATATTTATGGGGGAAAATATTGGGTCAATGAGGATAAATTTGAACCAGTTCTGATCTTGTTAAATCGTAAGGGTTCAAAAATACTTGGTTGCCAAATAAGAAATCTTAAAGATGGTAGGAGAAGAATTTTTAAAATCTATAATTATGAAACCCTATACAAATGGATTACTGGATTAGATGAGATTGTAGACATTGATGCGAATCAATTAGTAATTTATAACAAATTAAGTTATTACTTTAATATCCTTAATGTAGATTTTAGTGAGAAAATTACTATATTTGAAGGTTATTTGGATTCACTTTTCTATCCAAATAGTATTGGTGTAGTTGGTGTAAATACGGATATGAAATTCCTTGAAAATAATCAACTTGATCTACAGTATTTCTATGATAATGACCAAGCCGGTTATTTAAAATCCGAACAAAAATTAAGATTGGGTTATTCAGTTTTTCTTTGGAAGAAGCTATTTGAGGACATTGTTGATAAAAAGAATCCAACAGACCCATATTCCCTTTTGTATAGAATTTCAAAAGTAAAAGATTTGAATAAACTTGCCGAATTGTCTCCGAATCCCTATAGTAAATTTGAGTTGAATAAGTTTTTCTCAAAAGATATAATGGATTTGAAGTGGATTCCAAAAAAAGAAAAGAGGAAATTCAACCGAGTAATTCTTTGAGATTGTCTTTCCTATTTTCCATTTGTTCTAATCTTTTCATGAAATCAGGATTCTCAACAAGTTTATCAATTAACAATCCTTCAGTCAATTTAAGGGAGGAACTTTCAAAACCCATATCAAGTTTATATTCAAATCCCAAACATTCTATTTTGTATGTGTACCAATAATTTTCTTTATCAAATTCTTCCGTAATGGTTGAATATTCAAGTATTTTTTTTCTTAAATATTTGAAAACATTCCTTTTCATTTAAATAAATGGATGTCTAACCTTTCTGAATTTTTCATTTTTACTCCTTAAGTACGCATAAAAATCTGCATCACCTCTATCACTATTACATTTAAGACAACAGACCACTAAATTTACTTGAGTATTATTCCCACCTTTGGAAATAGGAATGATATGATCAGTATTAGCATTTGTTTGAGTTAATTTCGTATTACAATAAAGACATTTTACATTTTTATTTTTATTTAAAAAGTCTTTAGCAAATCCACTTGTTCTTCTTTTAACTTTTTTATCGTATTTCTTTAGTCCAATTACTACAATACGTTTTGTAAGTTTGATTTTTTTCCTAAAAATCAAACATTTTCTATAGTTTTTATTAAGCCCAACAAGTATATTTAACACAAAAGACCATCTTCTATAAAATTCCCATTCAACAGAAATATAATGCTCATCTTTTTTGAACAAAATTTCTTTGAATATTTTTAAAACACTACTCAAAATTCATTTTTTATTTATTTTTATAAGTTTATATATATCAAAAAACGGTTTATATGGCGTATAATAAGTCTGAATTTTCTTGGTCGGAAGCTTTTTCAAATGGAAATGGAAAAACCTCTGGAACCGCTATCTGTGGTATAGTAATCTGTTTTTCAGGAACATTGTGTTTTATTTTGGGATGTATTGATAAAATGTTTTTTACAAGCACTATTGATATAGTAAGTCAATCAATATTGTTTGTTGGAATTGGAGCCGGTCTTCTTGGTGTAAGGAAGGTCGTGGATTCAAAGCGGAGTTCTGAAAGTTCTTCCGATGTTGAGGGGGAACCCACCGAACTAATTAATGGATAAAGTTAAAAAACCTCTCAATTGAGAGGTTTTTTATTATCTTTGTCTTCTTTGTCTTTTTGATTCCAATATCACTTTACCTTGGATAATATCTAAAACTTTTCTTTCAGCTTCGGCCATTGCTGGATAACCACCTTCAAATGAAATCTTCTGATGTTTTCCTTCTTCATTTGCAACTAAAAAAGCTTTTCCATCAAATTCTGATGGCATTGAAATAGTAAATCCATTTATTTTAACTTCAGAAATTTGACCTTTACTTAATTTCTCAAGTTCTGACATTTCTTCTTTTTTAATTTGATACATATTTGGATCCATTGGTGGTGTTTTCATAGATTCTTCATCCGAATCGTAATTGTAGAACTCATTGAATTTTTTTAAATTATTCATAGTAATATTTTTTTTTTATATATTATTTTTTTAGAAATCAAAAAAATCATCGTCAATTTTGGGTCTTTCGTTATTTTCAAATGTTAAATTAAACTCTTCATCAAATAAATCATCAATTTTAATTTCTCTGTCAATTGATTTATATTGATTATCAATTTTTTCTTTTAAAACCGAATTCATAGAGTATCTAAATTTGAATTGTTCAAATAAACTTTGTGAGATTTTTGATAATTCTTTTAAACCATTACTCATTTTTCTTTCATCCAGCCAAAGTAAATATTTAGGATATAGTTCATCATCTTTTATGGACATTAATTGTAAATAATTTTTTATTTATATAATTTTTTTTGTATACGATTTATTTAATATATATTTTATGGAACAATATTATGACCAAAAAACACTAGGTATCTCTAAACCATATAGAGATCATTTCAATAACGATTCTTTTGAGCTTTTCAGAATACATTATCCAAATCTTTATGAAATATTTCCAAATGGATATAGACTTATTTACAAAGATTCACAAAAAACTGTAAACTCACTTTTTAATAAATTAGGCACAAACTACTCTGCTTATACCTATTTGGTTAATAGTACAATCGAACAAATGGTTAAGACTGGTGTTGTTGGAAATTCTAGTGAAATAAATCCCTTACAAGAAGATGGGTATAATTCAATAATTGATTATTTAAAGAACAATAAAGAATTCTTTAGTAGTCTTCTTCCAGAAATGGGTAAGTTAATCAATAGGTCAACTGTTATCGGAGATAGAGCAGAAGTGAGTGCTGAAGAAGTTCTTCGTAAAATATTTGGAAAAGATGTTGAAATAAGACACACTGCTGGCCTTGGACAAATGGAAGATACCCATGGTGGAAAAGATAGAGTAATTATAAAGAATGGACAGGCATATAATGTTCAAATTAAAGTTTGTGCAGGAATTGATGAAGAAAATGGAACTTATTATATCAAACATTTAGGTGCTAAATTGTACCCTAACGTAGATATTATGGTTTTCAAAAGAGGAAATTGGTTTTATGCTTTTAGAGCAAAAGATGCAAGAGGTATCACAACATTAGAAATATTGGGTAATAGAGAAGGTTATATGATTCCTTCAATTCACAAAATTCTGGCGACTAAATTAGAACCCGCTAAAAATATCTAAAACAACACTTAGTCTTTTTGTGATTAGTGGCATACCAAGTGGTTCAATAATTGAATTTATTGGTGAGAGAATACACTTTTCAAATTGAGTATCCAAGTCAATCTCGGGAGCCATTTCTATTGGATAAGATCCTCTTATAAAAGCAAAAACTTCATTAACACTTTTATCTTTACAGTAATAATATTTGATTTTATCACCAGATTTAATGTATTCGTATTTGTTTTGTAAAGCTTTATTCTTATTTAATAAGAAATTGTGATAAGCAGAAGCCTTTACAGCAAAGTGGGCACCACTTACAAATTCTAACTTATCCTTATCGTTCAATACTTTTTCACCATACTTTGAACAAGATGATTGCATACAAATCTCATCAATTCTATCAGGAACACATAGGTCAAACTCTTTTTTAAGGTTCTTTACAAGTTTTAATAACTCCTTTATATTAAATGAGTCAGGATGCTCAAAAAGATATTTAACAATACCAATAATCTTATCCCTTGCAAATAGTGGTGTTGATGATCTAACAAGTTCTACACCTTTTGGGAAGATATATGACATCCTATCATAAGGAATTCCATCTTCATATACAATATGTTGAATATACTTTTTCTTTGCAATAGAAATAATAGATTCGGAAATCCTTTCAAGTTCAAAATCTTGTTTATTCTCAACTCCGTAAGTAGCAGCATGTTCATCTAAACACTTTTTGAAATATCCAGCATATCTATTTTTATCAAGAGCATGGATAAAATCTAACTCTGATGAATATTGATGTTTCCACTCACAATGATCCATTGCTGGTTTGAATGATACAAATAATGAATCAGTATCTGCATAAATAGAAACTTCTTCACCCCTTGGAATTGGTGTGACATTTTTAAGGTTCATTGCTTGGTGAAGTTCTGTATCTAAGTGCCATTGATTATACCAATAGTCCTCATTTACTTGGTTCATTGTTTGAGTAAGATTACGACCTTCTGCTGTGATTGTACCAGCTACATAGTTGTTAAACAAAATGAAATAAGGTGCGGCGAATGCTCCGTCCTGTGGTGCCCCCTCACCCGAAGATGAGGGGGCTAAAAGTAGGACCCATTAAGTACGAGCTTCAATCCGGTCTGTAAAGCGTTGTAATATTCAACATCCCTTTTAAGTTCCGAAGCTTGTCTTTTTAGGTCCTCTAATTTTTTAATTTTTGACTCTTTTGACATAGGAATTTTATAAAAAAACACCGAAAAGTTTAACAGGAACCCATGGGGCTTTTATATATATATCTTATGCTTAAATCAGAAAAAATAACAATACCAATATCATATAGAAATGTAAGTCACTACATGAAATTGGGTTATGATGCTAAAATAAATCAAGACTTGGAAATTTATGTCAAAGACTTACCAGCAGTATCCCATGTGAAGATAAATGTCATTTGTGAAATTTGTAAAATAGAAAAGAATTTGATGTATTGTAAATATTTAAAAAATAAAAGCATGCATGGGTTTTATGGATGTAAATCTTGTTCGAGACAAAAAGCAGTTCTTACTAGTAGACAGATGTACGGCGTAGATAATTGGATGCAGTTAGAAGAATCAAAAAAAATTATAAGTCAAAGAAATATAGAAAAGTATGGTGTTAAAACTACATTATTAGTAAGTGAAACTCAGGATAAAATATCCAAAACCATGATGTCAAAATATAATACCGATAAATGGTATGAAATAAGAACTCCGAATACGAAAAAATTTGTTTTCAAAAATTTAGAATCCAAGGAATTCATATTTGAAAATCCAGAGGAACAATATGTAGATATTTATGATGAAAATTACTACACTTATAGAACTGAAGTAAGGAGAATAACAAAGAGGAATCAAAAAAAATTGTTCAAAGAGTGGGATGGTTACGATCATTATGATGGTGAATACATTAAGGAAAACTTAACATTAACACCGAATCATAAAGATTATCCATCAGTAGACCACAAAATTTCCATTTATCATGGATACAAAAATAATTTACATCCAACAATAATAGGGGATTTATCAAATTTATGTATAACTAAAATTAAGATAAATTCAGCTAAAAGGGATTTGATAGAGGAACAATTCTTACAAATTTTTCAAACTCCAAAATAATTAAAAGGTGTTATCAATTTCAATTCATTTTTAACAGAATCACTAACCTTTAACCCTTCAATAAAGTTCCAAATATCTGACCTTTCAATTTTATCCCTACCTCTAGTTAAATCCTTGAGAGCTTCATAAGGTTTTGGATATTTTTCCCTCCTTAGAATTGTTTGGATTCCTTCAGATATAACTACCCAATTGTTTTCCAAGTCTTCATCTATTTTTACCTTGTTGATTACTAATTTATCCAAACCTTTCATTATAGAATTAAAGCTTATTTTAATATGTGACATTGGTACACCAATATTTCTCAAAACTGTGGAATCAGTTAAATCCCTCTGTAACCTACTAATAGGTAACTTTTCTGACAAGTGATTCAGTAAGGAATTGGAAAGTCCTAGATTGCCTTCAGCATTTTCAAAATCAATTGGATTTACTTTATGTGGCATTGCTGATGATCCAACCTCACCTTCTTTTAACTTTTGTTTGAAATAATCCATTGAAATATACTGCCAAATATCTTTACACAAGTCCAAAAGGATAACATTTATTCTTTTTAGGTTATCAAATAGAGCTGAAAGATTGTCATAATGTTCAATTTGTGTGGTATACTGATATCTCTTCAAACCCATACTTGATAGAAATTCGTTTGAGAATTTAACCCAATCAACATTTGGATAAGCTACAATATGAGCATTGAAATTTCCGGTAGCTCCGCCAAATTTTCCACGAAATTTAATTTGTTCAATCATTTCAAGCTGATTTTTTAACCTTTCTACAAAGACCATAAGTTCCTTGCCCATTCTTGATGGAGATGCTGGTTGACCATGAGTCCTTGTTAGTATCACTATATCATTTGTATCTTCTGCTAGTGATTCAATCTTATCAATTAACTTATGTAAATCAACAATATAGATATTTTGAAACCATTTTCTAATCATTAGAGGTATAGCTGTATTGTTAATATCTTGTGAGGTAAGTCCAAAATGAACGAATTCTTTATACTCACCCAAACCTACGGTATTAATTTTTTCTTTTAGAAAATATTCAAGAGCTTTTACATCATGATTTATTTCTTTTTCAATTTTTTTGATTAGAAAAGCTTCTTCAAGATCAAAATTATTGTAGATGCTTTTTAGTTGGTTTCGTTGTACATCTTCAAGTATAAAATCAGAGATAATTTTTTTATCAAATAGTAAAATAAAGTATTCAATTTCAACATACAATCTCCATTTTAATAATGCAAATTCAGAGAAATAACTTGATAAAGGTTTGGTTTGACTATTATATCTGCCATCTATGGGTGATATATTGAGTAATTCATTATAATCCATATCAATCTGTTGAAAAATCTTGTTCAAATGATAACATAAGATTTGATTCATCATCTTTTATAAGAATGAAGTTTTCAAATATGTTGAATTTTATATCTCCCTTATCTAAATCAATATTAGATAAGTATTTCTTGTTAAACATAATGTGTTGATTTGAAACTTGAACATCATCAACCTCCAATTCCCATTTTGAAATTTCGCTAAAAAAAACTTTGTTGGTTTGAACATTGATGTTGAGAATTCTATCTTCGTTATTGATTGTAGAAAGTTTTTTTATACTAGTGAAATCTTCCAAACTCACTGTGAAATTCCATTTAGATTTTTTCAAATCAAGTTTGGTGTCAATGAATTTCTTATTCAAGTCTCTTATTTTGTGCAATTCAGCTCCTATTGATGAAATCTTTAATTTACCATTATGTAAGTGAATAGTTCTAATTTGAAATAAGTTATCTTCATCAGGTACTGTTTTAGCACTTAATTCAAGTTTTATGGATTTTTTTGGGTCAAAGAATTTTATATTCTTTACGAATTTAGATGAAGATGTTAAAACAAAATCGTAATTCTCTTCCTCCTCAAAGTTTGAGATATACGTTTTAGTATCCAATAAAAAACATTTCATAGCGGAAACTTGTCCCTCATTACCCAAGATTGAGTAAATCAAGATATGGTCTTTTGAAATTTTCATCTTTATTGTATCTTCAATTCCGGTTAGATCTTGTAATTTATCCACAAAAGCGAGGAAATTATCAGAGTTCATAATAAGATTCAGTTTTTTCAACATATATTTTAATATATTTTTTTACAAAAAGGTTTAGTTGAAAAAAAAGGTTTTAGATTCCAATTATTAGCTAGGAACCAAGAATATGAAAATTAGTTTTTAATATATAATTCCGTAAAACTACTATCATTTAAATGGCAACAAACAAAATCGTCAATATCCCACAATGGATCACAGTAGCATCGGCATCAACACCAGAACCAGGATTTAGTACAATCTATCCAAAAAACGGAGAAATATTTTGGTATGTTCTTGATGATACTAGCACAGAAAAAAGGTTAGCTTTAGATTATTATTGGGGAAAAGGTTTCTCTGCAAGTGCTTTATTACCTTCTCCAAGTCTTTATGGATATCAAATTGATGTATTGTTGGGTGGTGGTTTAACATTTTCTTCACAAAGTGAGATTACTGTATTTGGTATAACACCAAGTATGTTATCCATAACTGGAAGTTATGTTGATGGATATGTTTTATCAACTTCAACATATAGTGGTCAATTCAAATGGGTTCCTTACAATTCACCAAATGTTTATGGTGATGCTAGTAGATTAGCAAAATTTAGTGGCCCTTCAACTTTAACATCATCTCTTATAATTGATACTGGTTCAAGTATAATAATTGGACCTACTCCAGCTTTCGTATCAGCTTCATTTAGTGTTGCTGGTAATGTAAATGTTGGTAGATTTCTTTATTTCAATGATTCACAAACAAATTATATTGAGAATCAATTAAATGGTGGTTTTAATATAAGTACCAGTGATGAATTCTCTGTAAATTTAGCGACTAGTGGTTCATATCCTATAATTGATTTTGATTATGATACCGGTGATATCAAGAGGTTGAGTTTCATGGGTGGGTTGGTAGAAATAAACGATTACACTTATAGTAATTACTTATCTGCATCAAACTTGGATTATGTTAGTTTTGGTAATACTGGTAATGAATTCAAATTAAAGTTAATATCTGGTACCCAAGGAGTTTTACAAATACAAGATGGTGGCCAATCAACTTATAGTGTATTAGTTTCTGATGGAAGTGGTATTGCTACTTGGCAGAAAATTTCTGGATATAACGGATTAACAAATTCTGGTTTAAATATTGGATTAAATTTATCAACTCGTAGTGGATTAATTGTTTCTGGCGGATCTGTTAGTTTTGATTATAGTAAAATATCATCACCTATTTCAGTTAGTAATACTGGAACTTTATCACTTGCTACAGTTAGCGTTGTTACAGGTGTTACATATGGTTCCGCAACGGAAATTGTTAGATTGAGTGTTGATCAGTTCGGTAGAATTATTAATATTTCAACCGCTTCAGTTACTACAACAACAGGTCCACAAGGTAGAACTGGTCCACAAGGTACTCGCGGAAATACTGGTCCACAAGGTCCGAGAGGACTAATTGGATTAAATGGTACTACCGGAGCTCAAGGTAATGGTGGACCAACTGGTCTACAAGGTGCAACTGGCCCACAAGGAACTGGCCCACAAGGTCCAACTGGTCCTGTCGGTTCAACCGGTTTACAAGGTTATAGTGGACCTCAAGGTGAAACTGGTCCACAAGGTGAAACTGGTCCACAAGGTTTTTATGGTGATACTGGTCCACAAGGATTACAGGGCGAAACTGGACCACAAGGTGATATTGGCCCACAAGGTGTTTATGGTGATACTGGTCCACAAGGTTTACAGGGTCAAATTGGTCCACAGGGATACCAAGGAGATATGGGGCCACAGGGATACCAAGGAGATATGGGACCACAAGGTTTCCAGGGTGAAACAGGTCCACAAGGTTATCAAGGTGATATGGGTCCACAAGGATGGCAAGGTGTAACAGGACCTCAAGGTTTCCAAGGTGAAACTGGACCACAAGGTGATATGGGTCCACAAGGATGGCAAGGTGTAACAGGACCTCAAGGTTTCCAAGGTGTTTCTGGTCCACAAGGTGACCAAGGTGATATTGGACCTCAAGGCTTCCAAGGTGAAACAGGTCCACAGGGTTATCAAGGAGATATTGGTTTACAAGGTGAAACTGGTCCACAGGGATTACAAGGTATATCTGGACCACAGGGTTTACAAGGAGAAACTGGCCCACAAGGTGAAACAGGTCCACAAGGTTATCAAGGAGGTATGGGACCACAAGGTTTCCAAGGTGAAACAGGTCCACAAGGTTATCAAGGTGAAACTGGCCCACAGGGTTATCAAGGAGATATAGGACCACAGGGATATCAGGGTGACATGGGACCACAGGGATATCAGGGTGACATGGGTCCACAAGGTGATATTGGTTATCAAGGTGTGTCTGGTCCACAAGGTGACCAAGGTGATATGGGTCCTCAAGGGGATATTGGTTTCCAAGGTGACACTGGACCACAAGGATTGCAAGGTTTATCTGGACCGCAAGGTGTTCAAGGTGTAACAGGACCACAAGGTAGAACAGGGCCTCAAGGTAGAACAGGACCTCAAGGAAGACAAGGTTTAGTAACGACTATTAATCAATCTCCGGTTCAATGGAGATATGAAGGATTGATCGTTGGAACAGGTCCGGCTCAAAGTAAATTTGAGTCTAATACGAATGTTATAAAAAATGTTGCTACATTTAGGTTTAATTACTTTGATGTGAATAATATTGATTATTCCGGTTGGTTTGCTGATTTGGATACTTATATTGTTAATGGACAAAGTTCTTACATTCAAGTTTATGAAAGTTCTTTAACAACACAAAATGGTTTATACAAAATTACGGGTGTTAGCACGGCTTCAACGACTCCGGTTTCTTATCAATTAACCGTTACAAATGTTGCTGGTGGTGGTACTTTCAGTGTTGGTAGAACTTATAGTGTTGTTTGGTCATCATTGCCGGTTGGCCCACAAGGAGATAGTGGTCCACAAGGATTAATTGGTGAAACTGGTTATCAAGGTGAGACTGGACCTCAAGGTGAAATTGGTTTACAAGGTGTGCAGGGTGTCCAAGGTGTCCAAGGTGTTTCCGGCCCTCAAGGTATTCAAGGAGCTGTTTTACCACTTTCACAAGCGTTTTCAATTTGGAATTTCAATAGTGCTACATTAAGTACTTTGAGTGAATTCAGTACTAATGATGCTACTCTTCAAAATGTTACAAGTTTTGGAATTTCATATTATGATATCTACAATATTGACCACACAAATTGGTTTGCACAAATAGAAAACTTCGTTCAAAATAATCAAGTAACATATTTATACGTTATTGAAGAAGGAAATAGCCCGGTTAGAGGTTTATACAGAGTAGACGAAGTTTTTGATAATGGTAGTTTGGGATATGACCTAGGTGTATATCCAATAATATTCGGAGGAACCTTCACAAATGGTGTTACTTATTCAATTACTTGGGTTGCTAATGGATCAATGGGTACAACTGGTTCACAAGGTGATATAGGTCCTCAAGGTGATTTCGGACCACAAGGTGAGATGGGATTACAAGGGGATATGGGTCCACAAGGTTTCCAAGGTGAAACTGGCCCTCAAGGTTTCCAAGGCGATATGGGACCTCAGGGAGACCAAGGTGATATGGGACCTCAAGGTTTCCAAGGAATAATTGGTTTCCAAGGTCAAACTGGACCACAGGGTAGAATGGGTAATACCGGTCTACAGGGTTATTCTGGGCCACAAGGTGATACTGGTATTCAAGGTGAAACTGGACCACAAGGTTTCCAAGGTGATTTTGGTTTACAGGGTATGCAAGGTCCTTTAGGAAACCCAGCACTTAATATAACTTTCGGACCAACAACTTCAATTTCTGTAACACATAGTAGTTCAGTATATCCTTTGATTCAATTAATTGATACATTTGGAAATACTTTCATACCAAACAGCATTATACACACATCTACATCTGAATTTATTTTGAATTTTGCTACTGAATCAAGTGGTACTATAATAATTGGAGGTGGAGCTGGCCCTCAGGGGGAAATGGGTGTTCAAGGTTATCAAGGGGAAATTGGACCTCAAGGAGACATCGGATTCCAAGGAATTAGCGGACCACAAGGTGAAATGGGTGTTCAAGGTTATCAAGGAGATATTGGTCCACAAGGTGATATTGGTTTCCAAGGTATTAGTGGTCCACAAGGAGATATGGGACCACAAGGTTATCAAGGTGATATGGGTCCACAGGGTAACGAAGGGTTACAAGGTGTTTCTGGACCACAAGGTGACCAAGGTTTGGAAGGTCCACAAGGTGATATGGGTCCACAGGGTGACCAAGGTTTTCAAGGTGAAACTGGGCCTCAAGGTTTCCAAGGTTTAGAAGGTCCACAAGGAGATATGGGACCACAGGGTGACCAAGGTTTACAGGGTGTTTCCGGACCACAAGGCGACCAAGGTTTAGAAGGGCCGCAAGGTGATATGGGGCCTCAAGGCGACCAGGGTCTACAAGGTGTGTCAGGACCACAGGGTGATCAAGGTTTAGAAGGGCCGCAAGGTGATATGGGACCACAGGGTGATATCGGATTGCAAGGTGTATCTGGGCCTCAGGGTGATCAAGGTTTAGAAGGGCCGCAAGGTGATATGGGACCACAGGGTGATATCGGATTGCAAGGTGTATCTGGGCCTCAGGGTGATCAAGGTTTAGAAGGGCCGCAAGGCGATATGGGACCTCAAGGTAATATCGGATTGCAAGGAGTATCTGGACCTCAGGGTGACCAAGGGAATACTGGTCCACAAGGTATACCTGGTGCACAAGGAGATGTAGGTCCTTTGCCAGATTGGTACTTCCAAGGTAATTGGTTTACATCATCTACAGTTCCCGCATTGGGAGATATTTACACATTCAATGGCAGCACTTGGTATAACGCTGGTGGTACTGCTACTGGAACACCTTCAATTGCACTTGGTTGGAGTTTACTATCCGAAAGAGGAAATACTGGTTTACAGGGAAGTACTGGACCACAAGGCAGAACAGGACCTCAAGGAGTTACTGGACCACAAGGTAGAACAGGGCCTCAAGGAAGACAAGGTTTGGTCACAACTATCAATCAAGCTCCGGTTCAATGGAGGTATGAAGGATTGATCGTTGGTACAGGTCCGGCTCAAAGTAAATTTGAGTCTAATACTAATACAATTAAAAATGTTGCTACATTTAGATTCAATTACTTTGATATAAATAACATTGACTATTCTGGTTGGTTTGCTGATTTAGATACTTACATATCCAATGGTCAAAGTTCTTATGTACAGGTTTATGAAACCGCTTTAACGACACAGAATGGTTTATATGAAATTACTAGCGTAGGCACAGTTTCTACAACTCCAGTTTCTTATGAACTAACGGTTACAAATATTGCTGGCGGTGGTACATTTAGCATAGGTAGAACTTATAGTGTTATGTGGACATCTTTACCAGGTGGTCCTCAAGGGATTAGTGGCCCACAAGGATTAATTGGTGAAACTGGTTTCCAAGGTGATACTGGACCTCAAGGTGAAATTGGTTTCCAAGGTTTATCTGGCCCACAAGGAGTACAAGGTGTTTCCGGTCCTCAAGGTGTACAAGGAGCAGTTCTTCCACTTTCACAGGCATTCTCTATCTGGAATTTCAATAGTGCTACATTAAGTACTGTAAATGAATTCAGTACTAATGATGCTACTCTTCAAAATGTTACAAGTTTTGGAATTTCCTACTATGATATTTACAATGTTGATCACACTGATTGGTTTGCTCAAATACAGAATTTTGTTCAAAATAAACAAATAACCTATCTATATGTTATTGAAGAAGGAAATACTCCAACTAGAGGTCTATATAAAGTTGATCAAGTAGAAGATAATGGTGGATTGGGATATGATTTGAGCGTTTCTCCTGTAATATTTGGAGGAACCTTTACTAACGGTATAACTTATTCAATTACTTGGGTTGCTAATGGTTCAATGGGTGAAACTGGTTCACAAGGTGTAACTGGTCCACAAGGTGATTTTGGCCCACAAGGTCAGATGGGGTTACAAGGTGTAACTGGTCCACAAGGAACTGGTCCACAAGGTGATATGGGTCCACAAGGTGATATGGGACCACAAGGTTTCCAAGGAGAAACTGGTCCACAAGGTTTCCAAGGTGACCAAGGACCTCAAGGTGATATGGGTCCACAAGGTGATCAGGGTCTACAAGGTGTTTCTGGTCCACAGGGTGACCAAGGTTTGGAAGGACCACAAGGTGATATGGGTCCACAAGGTGATCAGGGTCTACAAGGTGTTTCTGGTCCACAGGGTGACCAAGGTTTGGAAGGACCACAAGGTGATATGGGCCCACAAGGCGATCAGGGTCTACAAGGTTATTCTGGTCCACAGGGTGACCAAGGTTTGGAAGGACCACAAGGTGATATGGGCCCACAAGGCGATCAGGGTCTACAAGGTTATTCTGGGCCACAGGGAGACCAAGGGTTAGAGGGACCACAAGGTGATATGGGCCCACAAGGCGACCAAGGTTTACAAGGTGTGTCAGGACCACAAGGCGACCAAGGTTTAGAAGGACCACAAGGTGATATGGGACCTCAAGGTAACGAAGGGCTACAGGGTGTGTCAGGACCACAAGGTGACCAAGGTTTAGAAGGACCTCAAGGTGATATGGGACCTCAAGGTGATATCGGACTACAAGGAGTTTCCGGACCACAAGGCGACCAAGGTTTAGAAGGACCACAAGGTGATATGGGTCCACAAGGCGATCAGGGTCTACAAGGAGTTTCCGGACCACAAGGCGACCAAGGTTTAGAAGGACCTCAAGGTGATATGGGCCCACAAGGTGATATCGGATTACAAGGAGTTTCCGGACCACAAGGCGACCAAGGTTTAGAATGACCACAAGGCGATATGGGACCACAAGGCGATATTGGTTATCAAGGTGTTTCTGGCCCACAGGGATATCAAGGTGAGACTGGCCCACAGGGTGAAACCGGTCCACAAGGTGATATAGGTTTCCAAGGTGAAAGTGGTCCTCAAGGATATAGTGGTGTGCAAGGTGAAACTGGTCCACAGGGTAGAACTGGTCCACAAGGAATTGGTGGTCCAAAAGGTAATACCGGAGCTTCTGGTGTGGTTGCAACAGTAACACAAACACCAGTACAGTGGAGATATGAAGGTTTATTCGGAGGTGGCGGGCCGTTCTCGGGTCAATTTGAAACTACACCATCTCCTAATTTCTCTAACATTACAGGATTTAGATTTAATGTAAACGACGTTAATAATATCAATTATACAACTTGGTTTAATCAACTAGAACTATTTGTTAAGAATCAAAACACATCTTATATACAATTGTATGATACAGCTTCTGTAAGTAATGTTGGATTATACCTCGTTACTGGAGCTGCTACAAGTTCTGGTTTGACTCAAGCTTTCGGTATAAGTGTATCAAGTGTGGCTATAGTTTCAAACGGATCGTTTACAATTGGTAGAACTTATAGCGTAACTTGGATTGCATCTGGTCCACAAGGAACTCAAGGAATTCAAGGTATAACCGGCCCACAAGGTGAGACTGGCCCACAGGGTGAAACTGGTCCACAAGGTGAAATTGGCTTACAAGGTTTCTCTGGACCACAAGGTGAAATTGGCTTACAAGGTAATCTAGGACCACAGGGTGTGCAGGGTGCAGTAGTTCCTTTATCACAAGCAGCTACTAGATGGAATTATGTAAGTGGTGGTGTATTGACTCAACAAAATAAATTTATCGCTGATTATGATGATTTATCCCTATTGAGTTGTTTTGAGATAAATTACTACGATTCATACAATGTTGAATTTACTAATTGGTTTGTACAACTAGAGAATTTTGTAAGTAATCTACAAACCACTTATCTGTTTGTATCAAATGATGATGATCTTACCGTTAGAGGATTTTATAGAATTACTAGTGTATCAAATTCTGGATATGGTTATACTATGAGTGTTATACCATTAGCATTTGGTGGTTCATTTGTAGATGGTGGAACTTACTCAATTAGTTGGACAGTTGAAGGAACTAAAGGTGAAACTGGTCCACAAGGTGCGTATGGTGGTCCACAGGGTCCACAGGGTCCTTATCCACTTCCTAACGTGATACAAACATTCTCTAGTGTTCTAACTTATAGTGTAACCCATAATAGCGGAGTTTATCCTTTTGTACAATTGATTGATAATATCGGAGAGGTTTTTGTACCAGAAGCGATACTACACACTTCTACGTATTCATTTGACATAACATTCGCTACTGAATCATCTGGTTCTGTGGTTTTAGGTGGAGCAGTTGGTCCACAAGGTTCAAACGGTGGAGTTCTTGTAGGAACAGTTAGTCCAGCAAATTCTGGTTCAACTGGAACTAAAGGAGAAATTAGAGTTAATAATGGTGGTTATATGTATATCCATACAGGTACACAATGGTTGAGATCTTCCACAACTTTCTCTACTTTCTAATACTTTTCCGAAACATTGGTGTGTTTTTTATATAAAAGGAAATAAATGAGAAATAAATAATGGAACATATTTTACAAGAAAATAAGGATAGATTCGTAATGTTTCCCTTAAAATATCACGATATTTGGGAAATGTATAAGACGGCTGAACATTCATTTTGGACAGCAGAAGAAATTGATTTAGCATCAGATTTAGTCGATTGGGATGAAAAGTTAAATAAGGACGAAAAACATTTTATAAAAATGGTTTTAGCTTTTTTTGCAGCATCCGATGGAATAGTAAATGAAAATCTTGCAGAAAACTTCCTTAAAGAAGTACAATATCCAGAAGCTAAATCTTTTTATGGATTTCAAATTGCTATGGAAAATGTACATTCTGAAACATATTCTCTTTTAATTGATACTTATATCAAAGATGAAAAGGAGAAAGGTATGTTGTTCCATGCTATTGATAACTTCCCTTCTATTAAAGAAAAAGCTGATTGGGCATTAAAATGGATTTCTTCCGAATCATTTGCTGAAAGACTCATTGCATTTGCAGCAGTTGAGGGTATCTTTTTTTCAGGATCCTTTTGTTCTATATTTTGGTTGAAGAAAAGGGGATTAATGCCTGGACTTTCATTTTCAAATGAATTAATTTCTCGCGACGAAGGATTACATTGTAAATTTGCTTGTTTAATTTATAACAAATACATAAAGAACAAACTTTCAGAAGAAAGAATCAAAGAAATCATTTGTTCAGCGGTTGATATAGAAAAAGTTTTTATTACAGAATCACTTCCAGTATCACTAATTGGGATGAATTCGGAATTAATGAAACAATATATTGAATTTGTTGCTGATTTTTGGTTAAATGAATTAGGATGTTCAAAAGTTTACAATACACAGAATCCTTTTGATTTTATGGATATGATTTCAATTCAGGGCAAAACCAATTTCTTTGAGAAAAGGGTAGGTGAATATAAAAAGGCTTCTGATAGAACGATTGACTTTGATAATATTGACGTTGATTTTTAAAATAAATAATTTTATTTTATGAAAAAAATCTATGTGTTAAATCATCCAGAGGGTAAGGGATTACTCAGGCGGAAATATATGGAGGAATCTCTTTCAAGAGAAAATCTTGAATTTGAATTTGTAGATGGATATCATCCTAACGATTTTGATTATGAAAAGTTAATCAAAAACTGGAATATTGTAAATGCTCGTTTTGTAAACAGCCACACTGGATCCAGATTTGAACCAATATACGTTGAATCAACTAACCATGTCCCATACATAACCTTTCCTACTCATATAGGCAAGGGGTCAATAAGTCTCGTACTCAAACATAAACATTGTTGGTACGATCAAATATTCAATAAGTACGAATATGTGACTATATTTGAAGATGATTGTGAAATACCAAACAATCTAGAAGACATTTTAGAGGAGTGTATATCGGAAATGAAAGAAAACCAATATGATATAGTTATGTTGGGTGGTTTACCGGGAATGGTTTCTCCAAATTTTGCAGAAGGGAAAAAAGTACATTATCATCAACATCAAAAATGTAGATGCACTCATGGATACATTTTAAATTTAGACACTGCTAAAATATTCTTGGAAACCTCTGGAATAATAAACAATTCTATTGATATTAAATTGAATGAAATTATACAAATTTTCAATTTAAAAGTTGCTTGGTTAGAGCCAGCATTGATTCCAATATTTGAAGAAAGTTTGACAGAAGAAACCGGTAGATAAATAGTTTGTTTTGATTTATATTATTTAATATATAAATCAAAAATTCAACTATGAGCGCCTATTCTTTAGAAGAATTTATTGATTTTGTTCAAACTGATGTAACGGTCGGTGGAGCACTTCCAAAAAATTTACCAGACCATTCAATAAGACAATTTATAGAAACAAGGGCTTTACCTTGGTTCTACCAGAACTATCAATTCGGTGTCAGTAAAATGTATTATTTTGTTGACAAGGCTGCTTTTTCCACAGAAGAGTATACAAGTTATCGTTATATTGAATTACCGTGTGAAATTCAATCAGTTACTTGGATATACCAAATAATGAATACTCAACTTTTACAATTAGGTATCAACGTACCTAATTTATCGGTTAATCTTGGTGTTACTAACCAACCATATCTTTCTTCATATGTGACTACAATTGGTGAATTGGGCATGTATAAGTCTTTGATTGATAACATGGCGGATATGTTAAATCAAATGAATTTATATACTGTCAAGTACCATTATAATCAACTGTCTCACAGATTAAATATTCTCACTAATATTCAACATCACTTGGTATTGGAGGCTTATGTGAATATTCCAGCTGAAACTATGTTTACAGATAACTATTTTGTTAAGTATGTTACTGCTTGGGCTAAAATGCAACAAGGAAGATTATTGGGAGCTTTTGATTTCAGTTTACCAGGTGGTGTTAAGTATAATTCAGCGGATATGGTTAGTCAGGGTAAAGAAGAAATGAAAGAAGTTGAAGATGAAATCAAAGCTATGTCCAATAGTTCATTTTTTTACCTTGTGAAGAGGTAGGTTGCGATATTTTATATAAATTATGCCAGCAAATTCGGAGAAACAAAGAAGATTTATTTGGGCCAAGAGGCGTGAATATGGAAAGAAAAAATCCACCCCCAAAAAATGGAAGTGGATTTGGAAACCTGAGTGGGTTGATTTGAAAGAGTCTTTTACACATATATCAACATTCCAACAGTTCAACGAAGGTTATGGAACACTAACAAAGGATGATATGGAATTAATTGATGACTTATGTGTTAGTCTAACTGATGACTGGGATTTAAAGACTGAGATTAATGGACCTGTATATAGTGGTTCAGAACCTTGTGATGGTTTTTTAAATCTACAAATGTTTGATAGGTTTCATATTCAGTTCTCTATACAACTATATCAAAGATTTGATTGGAATGAGAATGGTGAATCATTTGAAACAGATTTAAGAAATCTTATCAATAAAATAAAAAGATTTGGATATGAAATTCAAGAATTTGTTTGGAATTCTGAATTTCATGGTACAAGAACTTGGTCTTTCCAAATCTCACATACTGATAAACGGTCTGAGGAAATATTCAAATCTAAACCCACTGAACTGTAACAAAAGCATCTAAATCTTTACCACCACCATAAGATATAGAACTTTGTAGACATTCTTCTAGGTATTTCAATCCATCTAAGATAGATTCATTTTTAAATTCTACCAATGTTTTTCTACCTTCAATTCTATTTGACTTACCAGATTGGAAACTTGAAGCACTACCCCAAAATTCTTTATACTTCTTACCACTAACCTCTACAATGTGCCCTGGTGAATCATTATAACCAGACATTAAACCACCAGTCATAACCATTGTAGCACCAAGTGCAAGTGATTTAGCGATATCACCTGGGTTTTTGATACCACCATCAGCAATAATAGGCACATTAGCAACAGTTGCACAATGATAAATAGTTGATGCTTGACAATTTCTTGAACCAAACCCAGTTGATGGGTATGTTGTACATGCTGAGTTGTGAACAATTATGTGTTCTATATTATATGATTCATCATCTTCAACACTCAAGTCCATAACTTCACCAATATAATTTATTTTTTCAATATTTTCAATTTCAATAAATTCCATAATTTTTTAATATTTTTTTATAATTATCATTTTTAATATCAGTTTCCCAAATAGACAATAATCTGTATTTTTTTTCAACCACATATTCCAATTTTAAATTATCGAATACCATTCTTCCTATTCACACTTTATCAAAAGATGTTTATTTTTATCTAAATCTTTTGCCTTTATCCAAAATGCAAATTCTAATAGATTTTCATTATTTACTAAATCTTTTTTTGACTTTTCAATAACATAAAATTCATGTAATTCTGTACAGGGTGGTAAATTATTAATTTTTAATAACTCTTGTTCTCCATAATAAATATGTTTATCTATAACCTTCTTGTACCTATTTTTATGTGTTAGAACCGAATCACCGATTAAAATATTTTGCAAAGACTTCAATCCTTCAAGTGTTTTAACCTCTGATGTCGGTATAAAGCACCCAGGGCCAATACCTACCTTAATAGCATCTGCACCCCATTTTTCAAGTTCAAATACAGACTCAACAGTTGACACATTACCAGCAATGATAAATGTGTTTGGCATTTTCTCTTTTAGGAACTTAATCATATTGTACATTTTATTAGAATGACCATGTGCAATATCAATTGTTATGAAATCTACTTTTAGTTCATATTTTGTGATTTTATCAATTAGATCATAAGAATCTTGATTCACACCCAAAGAAATTGATGTCACTAGATTATTCTTATTCATAATATTTATGAATGATATAATCATTTGGTCTGTAAAGAACCTATGTAGGATATAGAAATAACCATTTTCAGCTAATTTTCTCGCTAATTCTATATCTAAAACACATTCCATATTAGCAGGAACGATTGGAAGTTTGAAAGTATGACCACAAAACTTAACAGATGTATCACACTCGGCCCTTGACCCAACAACACATTTTTTTGGTATTAGGTTGATATCATCAAAGTCAAATCGCATATTAATAGAAGGAATATTTTTCTTGTTCAATAATACAATAGTTATTGATTGGGAAAAGATTTATTCTTTCTTCATTTTCATCAACTACACATCTTAAAATTCCATCAATTACATCCTCGTTGAAGATCTTTGTGGTTGCATTATTTAAACCTTTGAATACGATAAAAAGTGGGTCATCTTTATCAATTGATAAAGGTGTTAGTTTACCCTTTAGTTTACCGTTGTTTCCGTTATCAAAATAGCTTTGATCGATAATTGACTTGAGTTGATCTTTGTCTTTGAATTCAATTTTTAATTCGTATTTCATTTTTTATTGATGTTAAAATTTAATCACTTCACTAATATAATATTAAGTCAAAAAGTTTAAGATATTTCCTTCAATTTTATGAAAAGTTCTCGTTGAGAATCATTTATATTTTTTGGTATGGAAACTTTTATTTTCACATAAAGATTGCCAGTTCCATTTGTTTGTCCGTTCTGCATTAGTCTTGGTATTCCCTTGTTTGGAACTGTGTATGTTTTCCCACTTTCACAACCAGCAAATATTTGCAATATAGATTCACCAAGTGGAGTTTTTATTTTTAAATTTGTACCTAATACGGCATCGTATATACTTATAGTTTCTTCGGAATGGAGATCATTTCCCTCTCTTTTAAATTTGTCACTTGGTATTTCTTCAATCATTACCTGTAAATCACCAGGAGTACCTTGTCTAATGTGATTACCATATCCTTGCATATTGAATGTCATACCACTAGCAACACCTTTTGGTATATTTACTTCAACTAATTCATCTTTAGAAGAAGTTCCATTTCCATTACAGGTTGAACACCTATTATAAATCGTTCTACCCTCTCCATTACACATATTACAAGGTATTTGTTGGGTTATTGTACCAAAAGGTGTATTTTGAATTACTCTTCTAACTCCCGATCCATTACATCCTTGACAAGTTCTTTCATCAGTTCCACCTTTTCCATTACAAGGATCACATTTTGTTTGTCTTTTGTATTTTATTTTTTTAATTGATCCTTGAATTACCTCTTCTAAAGTTACCTGTACTTGAATTCTCAAATCACCACCCCTACGAGTTCTTTGGTTAGTGAAAGCTCCACCGAAAGGATTTCCAAAAATATCTCCAAACTGACTGAATATATCATTCATATTGAATCCACCACCACCAAATCTACCTCTATTTGGATCACCACCAAACATATCATACTCCTGTCTTTTTTGATCATTAGATAATGTTTCATAAGCTTCGGCGGCTTTCTTAAATTTTGTTTCGTCCCCACCTCTGTCAGGATGATATTCTAAAGCTTTCTTTCTATAAGCCTTTTTAACATCATCTTGTGATGCAGATTTATCAATCCCTAATATATCGTAATAACTTTCCATATAAAATATATCTTATTTTTATTTATTTGTTTACCGAACTATGGTTTGTGTCCTATCAGGACCAACTGAAACCAATTTAATTGGCACTTGTATATAATTTTCTATGAAATTAATGTATTTTCTACACTTTTCTGATAATTGATCGTAATTGCTAATATTTTCTAAATCCGATTGAAATCCTTCAAATTCTTCATAAACAATTTCCGATACTTTTTCAAGATCATATGGTATATTATCAGTTTTTTCGTCACCAACTATATAATGTGTTGCGATCCTCAATTTATCAAAATTGGTTAGAACATCTAATTTCATCATGTGGAGTTCAGTAATACCGTTTATCATACAAGAGTATTTCAACAATGGTAGATCCAACCAACCACATCTACGTGGACGGCCAGTTGTAGCACCATATTCAGACCCGTACAACCTGATTTTTTCACCAATTTCATCATTTAGTTCGGTTGGAAACGGACCTGATCCGACTCTCGTAGTATAAGCTTTAAAAATCCCAATAACTTTGTTTATTTTAGTTGCGGGGATTCCCAAGCCAGTTACAACACCACCAACAGTTGTATTTGAAGATGTAACAAATGGGTAAGTTCCAAAGTCAACATCTAATAAAGAACCTTGAGCACCTTCAGCTAACACAGATTTACCCTCTGATAGAGCTTTATTTAGATAGTATGCGGTGTCCAGTATAGTATATTCTTTTAATTTACCACAAGACGAAAAAAAATCCTTATTCTCTCTCGATAAGTTTAATTCTGAATATATGTATTTTAGATCTTTTTCAAAAGATTCTGAAAAAATATCACCCACTCTGATTCCATTTCTTGCAACTTTAGTTGTGTAAGCAGGTCCTATTCCTTTTAGTGTTGAACCAATTTTTAATTCACCCTTTGATTCTTCAATTTGTTGATCAGCAACTTTGTGTAAAGGTAAAATCAAATGAGCTTTTGTAGAAATAATAAGTCTTGATTTAACATCAATTCCTTTATCCTCCAACATTCTAATCTCTTTTATTAGTTCAATTGGATCAATTACTACACCATTACCAATAACATTTACACAATTATCATTAAAAATACCAGATGGGATCAAATGTAATACATTTGTCTCTCCGTCAAACTTTATGGTGTGTCCGGCATTTGAACCACCTTGGAATCTACATACAATATCATAATTAGGTGTAATGTAGTCTACTACTTTACCCTTACCCTCGTCTCCCCAAACTGCTCCTAGCAGTACATCTACTTTACCCTTCATACAATTATTTTCCTAAAATGATTTTTGGATATCTAAAAGGTTTTTCATTTATGGTATACCCTTTACTTATAACATCAATGATTTTTTGTTCCCCAATCTCAAGCACCTGAATAACTTCATGTAAATCTTCATCGTATGTTTCAGTTTGTATTGACTTTACACCATTAGAATTTAGAAAATTTTCTATTTTTGATTGCATGAGTTTCAAACCATTGTTATCTTTTTCTTGTTTAGTTGCAATTGATAAATCGGAGTCTAAATCTAGAATTGAACTCAACATTTTTGTCTTTGTTGAGATAGATAAATCTTCTTTTTCTTTATTCACACGTCTCCTATAATTATCAAATTCAGCAGCCAATCTTAAATATTTGTCATTAGCTTCTGTTTGTATTTGCAAGACTTCTTCCGAAGTATAAAATGATTTTTCTTTATTTTTTTCTTTATTTTCCATATTAATAATTATTGAAATTTAGTAATTTTTTCACAGCGTTTGTGTTATAAAATTCATAACTTACGTTTTGTACAACTAATTTTGAGATTTCCAGTTCCTTTATATTTTCGGATAATTCATCAACGTACTCAATCAAATCTTTCAAAGCATTTGCATAGTTAATTGGTGGTGTCCAATAATCTGGGAACTTCTGAAAAAACTTTTCAATAGCAGTTTCCAATGATTTTTTCTTAATAAAGAAATTTTCTTTACCTTTTATAGAACGAACTGCCATGAAATGTGTGAGATAATCATTGAATCTGTGAATCAAATTGTCAGTTTCCATCACTTTTAATAAACCAATAACTATAGCATCTCTTTCAGACAATTCAAATTCAGCATTCTCTTTTAACATTTTTTCAGCTTCCTTCTCTGAACCCAAAATATAGTAAGTATAACTATCCCATAGGCAACGTTTCACAATATCCTCAGGCTTTATAATAATTTTCATTAAAATTCTTTATTTTTTTAAATTATACTATTTAAGTATAGTAAGTTTATTTGGTCTTTTTAGGTTTAAGAGTCATTAACCACCTATCACCATCGTATTTTATTGGGTCTTCAAATTGTGAAATATCCATTAAAATTTCATAGAATTTTTCCATCACATTTCTACCTCTTTCAGGCATAGATTTTTGTCTACCCTTTAACCTAACCACACATTTCACTTTATCGCCATCTTCTAGGAACTCCCTAGCCTTCCTTGCTTTTGTTTGTAAATCATTTATGGCAATCTCGCAACTTAATTGAATCTCTCTCAATTCAATTTTTTGTTGACTCTTCTGCTTTAGCTTTTGTGCTTTTTCAAAATCATAGATAAATTTGTTATAATCCTCAATTCTTACGATTGGAGGATCTTGATTTTCATTAATTAAAATCAAATCTTTACCCTCTGCTTGAGCTATTTTTGATGCTTCAAATGAGGACATTATCCTTGGTTCTCCTTCACCTACAAGTCTGACTTGTGGGAATCTAACCTCGGAATTTAATTTGTGTTTTCTCTCTTTTTGTGGCCTTCTTGGATTCATTAAAAAATATTATTGACAATTACACATTGAATCAATCAAACTTGAAAATTTATATATTTCACCTGTGTTTTTGTTTTGTATGTATAGATTATAATCGCCATATAAAAATAGTTTAGAAATTTGGTAGTTATTATCAACTACCAAATTTCTAGCTATCTGTTGTTTCTTTTGATTTGTTTGTTCCTGTATAAAGGATTCAATCATTTGAATGGTTTCGTAATTCACTATTAGTTAATTCTTATTTCCCTCCATCTATTGTATTGAGCATCATTGCCACTGATTTCAATAACTCTACCAGTGCGGTTGATTGGGATATTCATACGAACTTTACCACTCGTTGTGGTGAATACTTGAACACCATCAACAAATACTGATAAGCTTAGAATTGGTGAACCCCAAGTTGATCCGGATAAAAATCCAGACCAAACATTAATACTTGGAATGTTCCTTGAAGCTGACAGAGTACATTGTATCCTTGATGGTCCTGTTGTTACCCATCTTGAATTATTTGTGGCGGTGTCACCATCTCTGATTAATAATGTATCACCAGCATATCTTGTACCAGTACACTTCCAAACAATTGTGCCAGTTGGAGCCGTGGAAGTTTTAAAAGTAAGCTGTGTGCCATAAGCAGTTCCGCTTGAATTAGTTGCATAAGCTCTCACATAGTAAGTTGTATTTGAGGTTAGTCCAGTTATTGAGCTCACATAAGAACCAACACCACTTCCGTTTACTGTTTTAGTCGTGAGTGACACCGTAGGATTCTGTGCGGTTGACCAAACAACTCCCCTAGCAGTAACAGTTGCGCCACCATCCGCAGTTACATTACCACCAGTGGTAACTGAATTTGTGGTTATATTACCGACCGTAGTTGTTGTAATAGTTGGTAAAACAATACCAGTGGAACAAGCTTGTACAGTAACTTGTGTCGGATAGGAATTACATCCCGATGGACTACCAGTCGCTGTTCTTGTTTGATATCCGTTAACACAAGGGCCCCAAGGTCCATAAGTCCAAGAGGTGCAAATACCAGTGCCGGTTCCGGGAACTGTTGATACATTCAAAGTCTGTTGCATAACAGCGGCACAAGTTGGGTGAAAACCTAATGATAATTTAAGTGTTCCGTTTAAGTGACAATAACTCATAATTGTACCACCCAATTTAGGATTCTTTATGGTAGTTCCACAATTATAAGAATTGTAAGTTTCACCACCATAACAAGAATCTAATCTACCAACTCCACCATTTGGTAAAGGCCAACCACACCATTGAGTATGTTTTGAACCATAAGAGTGACCCTCTTCGTGACTCACTACATAAATAGACCAAGCATAATCATTAGTTATAGTCAATGTGTTGTAGATACCCGATACTGCGGTATTATAAAGACCACCTCTGCCAACTTGACCTATGTAAGCAATTCCACCATAATTTTTGTTTGTTAGTAAGTGTTTCAAGTCAACATCTGTCCTTGAGGTATAATCTGTTGTAAATTGAGACAATGCTGAAAATGATGAAAGTATTTTGTAATAATTGGAAGTGTCTGTTAATATTTGCACTTCTTTTATCTTATTATTGATTCCAATCCTATTATAATAAACCAATTTTGCAGCTTGTAAGTTAGCAACAAAATTCGTAATATTTTGTGTATTTCTTGCGAAGTTTACATACATATCAAAATCCACCACATAAAGTATATCAGCAACTTTATTACTAATCGCGACAGCTCCTCCAGTCACTGTCTGTCCCGTAGATGGTGTTTGACCTTCAGTGGGCGAATAATTTAGATTTGGAGTTTTGTAATCAGGGGGTAATGCGGGTTCTTCTGTTTCAAGGGGAATTTGTGTCTCACTTGGTTGTACTAATCCCTCATCTGTGATGTTTAATCCATCCATTGTGCCCAGTACTCCACTCTCGGTTATTGTTAAAACACCCTCTCTACCATTCTTGGTAATTTTGAAGTGTTTTGGTTTTTTCACTTTTACTTGTTTTTTACCTTCAGTAACAATAAAGTCAGGTAGTGTGAATTCCTCCGCATCAACGTCAAGTGTATCAGATAACTTTATTTTAACCTTCTTAAAAGATTTTATCTTCGTGTGGTTCTTTTTGTTAATTTGCTTTTTTGGGGTTCCTTGACTTTTCCCAGAATTTACAACTTTCACTTCATAAAGGTCAATGACTTGACCATAGGAAATAAAAGATAAAAACAGAAAAAATAAAAGTAGTAGTTTTTTCATATTTGCTTTTATTTTTATATATCCGACAAAAACTTTTTCATACTTCCCTTTTTTATTGAAAAAATAAGTGTTACCTTTGTATAAACAATAAAAAACTTATGAATTCTATAATCAACCTGGTCAAATTCCTTTTGGGAATCTCTCTACTTATTTTCTTAATTTTTTTTCCGCCACTTCTAATTATTGCCCTATTGGTAGTACCTGCTACTTACCTTTACTCAAAGGCTAATGGTCAAAGTTATAATTTTACACTTGACCAGTCAGAAACTCTATACAAACTAAATAACCTTGGAATTTGGGCTTGGATTTTAGGCGGTGGATTTCTACTTATCTTCCTCCTATTGGCAGCATCGGTTTAAAATTCACCAAACTTTTTAATTGAATGGGATTCATCAATCCCATTTTCTATTTCTTTCCAATAAGATTGGATAAAATCTATTATATCATCGTGAAAATCCTCGGTGAATAAATTGAATTGCGCAATTGCAGACCTTACGTCCATACCTGGACTTGCAGATCCACTAGACATATCAAAAATATAAATCATTTTACTATTTCCCTCAACCTCTATACTTTCAATTTCTGGTGCTGAAAATGGGCTTGATACCAAATCTTCCTCCCAAGAAATTTTATTCCTTTCTATAAAATCTCTGTGTAGATTATCTGTAGATATTCCAGAAGAAAACCCATCTTCATATATCTCAACTATAAAAAATCTTTTCATTCGTAAAACAAGTATTTAATATTATATATATTAAAAATTTAAAAAATTATTATGTATACGAGAGAACAAATTGAAAAAGCTGTTAAAACAAAGGGATATGTTTGGTTCAGCGACAATGATAATCAAACTTTTGATGTAAACATCGTAGGAGTCAGAAACAACGCGCCCTCTGTAGCGGATAAAATAACAAATGTTTTCGATGATTTCTTGACAATTTCTTTCAAAGATGAAACAAAACAATGGAAATTCTTTTGCTGGAACGCGACAACAGATCCAGGGAAAAAAGGTGCACTCCAATTTAGTAATAAAAGAGGAGTAGCAAGATTGATACCAAATCAATACAGAACTGTTTGGAGTATAGATAAACACCAAGGAAAATATGACGCATTATGTCAAAGGTTAGGAAATGTTAGTGTTTGGAGAGATGCTAATCGGGACATGGTTTTTGAAGAAAAAGTAGTTGACACGGGCATTTTCGGCATTAATATACACAAAGCTGGCCAAGATTCAACTTGGGTAGAAAATTGGTCTGAGGGATGTCAAGTATTCAAAAGAGTTAAAGATTTTGACGTATTTATGTCAATTTGTAAAAAAGCTGCCAAGATTCACGGTAATAAATTTTCTTATACTTTATTAGAATCAACTGATATATCGTAAAAAAAGGGGACTTTTAGTCCCCAAATTACAATTTTGACATTTTACCACCAACCGAATAGTTTTTTCCAAGATGGTCTATTGTAAGGTTTATCCATTTGAAAGCCAAAGAAGAAGTGTAATTCACCCTCGGTAAAAACAAGTCCGCTTCCAGTAATATTTTCAGTAATTTTCAATTCTGTCTCAACAGTGTAGCAACTCTTGTTGAATTTATTTCTCAGTTTTGATGGAATCTTATTATAGGTTTTTACAAGATTCGAAACAATATCCTCAACTGTCATGCTATCGATAACATTTGTAAAATGTTTTTCAACAGCTTCAGTACTTGAATTATATGGCATCTCATAAGTGGGGAAGTGATATCTAACCGATATACAATTAGAGTTCTTATCACAACAATCCAATTTGCGTAGTGGATCAATTCTTGTGTAGAACTTCTTAGCGACACTATCTTTCCAATTTTGTCCAAACAGAGGGAAAGAAATAATAATTGTGAGAATTGTTAGGAACGTTTTCATAATACAAATATACTATAAAGTTGTAAAAGTTCAAAATATTATTTTAAAAAAATTAAAATATCTGTATATCCATAAAATTCCAAGTAACATTTTATGGTTTCCGAGAAAACTTGTGGTTTATTTTTCTTTTTACCATTTAAAATCTCAATCCAATACTTGAAAAACCTCTTCAAATTCTTTTTATCTACCAAACCAGTTTGTGAAAGTATTATTAATTCGGTCAATCCAGTAAAATAATCATCAAATATCTCTCTGATATATGCTTCTTGTTGTGTAAAGTTCATTTTTTGGTTGTGTGTTTTCAAACCCTCAACTAAAAACGCATCATCTACAACAACTATTTCGTCATTTATCTCGATTTTAGTTTTATTCCAATCCAATAATTTATGAACCTTTAGAGTAGAAGGGGAATTATTGAATTTTTCAATTCTTTCTAAAAGAAATTTATTTTTTTCAAACTTTCTACTTTGTGAATATTCCCAAACCCATCTTATAGTTGTCACCAAACCGGCGATAACCACAAAATTATCTTGAATCCAATTAAGCAAATTCATAAATTACTTCAAAAAATCTTTGAAATTAGTTATCCTCTTACTCTCTTGTTTTTTTAAAAACTCTTTTTCTTCATCAGCTAAAGAATCATACCCAGAATCATTTATTTTATCTAGGATATCATCAATGTTCATTTGAGGTTCTTTCGAGTAAGTTTTCTGTCTTAATTGCTCAATTTCATCATCCTCATCTTCATCCTCTGTTGGAGCAGCTAGTTCACCTTCCTCCTCTTCATATGGCCAATTTGAATCATCTTCAGCCCATTCGAAATCATCTTCATCTTCTTCGTAGTCAATACCCATTTTAGCTATGATTATGGCTAAATCATTTTTAACTTTATCCATCATTTTGAAATCAAACCAATCAGTATTCTCTTCCAAGTAATCTAAGAATCTAACAAAATCATCAGATATCTCTCCTTTGTCATCAACTGAGAAAATGTCCAATAATTCATCATGGTTTAGAGCATCGCCTCTATCCTTTTCCATATCTTCTACGAATAATTCGAATTGTTCGTGTAGATCGTCTACTTGGTGGTCTTCTAATTCAAATTTTGCAACTGGAATGTTCTCAAAATTTTCAAATTTCATTAAGTGTTTCATAGTTTATTTATAAAGTTTATGTATTGGTCAAAATTTGATAACATATCAGGTATATCATAATTCATAATGCTATTTAAATATCTTAGTGGTTGATCTACATCACTAGCTTCTAAATAATAATTTACATTACTAGCTCTTTGACATTTTTTAAATATTGGACTATTCCTATAACTATCCCTCATATTTCTTATTTTATTATAAAGGATAAGAGCATCTTCTATAGTTTCCAATGGAGCATCTTGAATTTTCTTAACTATTGTTTTATTTACTTCTATTAATTTATTAACAAGTTTGGTATGATCTTCATCTGGAGAATTCGTTATTAGATAATCAAGATTTTTCTTCATATTGTTATTATACTCTATATTTGCTTCCATTCTTTCTTTGACATATCTAGCTGCTCTATCTACATAACGCTGTTTGTCATAACTATCTGCAGTCATAGAATTCAAAATACTATCAAATATTTCTTCCATTGCACTAAAGTTAAGACCTTGTAGAATATAATGACCAGCATAACCAAATCCAAAAACCCTTTGGAATATCCTTCTCAAACTAGAAATATCATCAGTTATTTTGATATTCTGAGATATTTGTTTAATATATCTTTCAAAGTTAGCAGATTTAATATCATTCGGTAATTTTAGGGCTAATGCTCCTTCTCTAGATTCTTGTCTCTTAGCTTTCGTAATTCCAGTGTCAGTGATACTACCACTGGCACTACCACTACTCATCAGTTTCTTCATCTTAACATAATCTAAAACCAAAGCGAAGTGACCTTGCTTTAAATATTCTTCAACATCTGTAGAATTGCCTAAAGTCATTCTCCTTATTTCAAGTGGAGCATTCCATGTGTATGGATCTGGTTTAACTTCTTCTTCTTCAACACTTTCCTCTACTTTTAGTTTGAGTTTTTTCAAATTAGTGGATCCCCTAATATCACCTGGTGATGAAACAACCCAAGAATATTTTGCAATTTTTTTCCAATTAGTACCATTTGGAGCACTTCCTGATGATTTATTTTGGAGCATGTAATTCAATCTACCCTCTCTATATAACATAGCAACTCTCCAACCATCATCACTACCATCACTTGGTCTAAAATAGAATATATCACCTGTGTTATAATCATTTAAGTCAGAATATGTTAAATTCTCTTTTTCTACTTCGTACTTATCTATATTATCATCTAATGTTCCAGTAACACCAATACCCTGAGATCTTATTTTACCATCAGTGGCTGTTGTGTTTACATATTTACCATCTTTATCAAACCAAAATTTAACCCATTTTATAGGGAAACTAGTTTTTGGTTTAATACCAGTTCCTTTACAAACATCACATTTAACCCTTCTTCTACCTTTACCCCAAGTTCTCAAAACAGTTCCTTGGTTTTCATCACCAGTTGGTCCAGAACACATCTCACCAGGTATAGTATCAGATTCATTATCACATGGTTCATCTTCCATATTTGCAGCTAATGACAAAGCTTTATTATAAGGTAGATATTGAAATAAATCATCAGACAATTTAGACATAGGGAAGTTCATCTTACCACAAAACTCTTCCAAAATTGTCTTGAATTGTCCTCTTTGACTTTTGTTCACATAGTTAAAAACCTTAGTTAAGGTTTTGGATTCAAAAGCTTCAAATAGTTTTAAATATTGTAGATTTTTCATAATACTGGTCCAATTATTTCTATTTTCACACCTTGTTTTTTAAGGTCATTTATATAAGATTTGTTTTCAGATAAAGATAACAAATCACCTGAAATAACTAATTTTTTCATCTTTAATCCTCTAATAGAAGGAATAAAATCCTCATCATTCAAAGTATAAACTAAGTGCAATTCTCCTATATTTCCCATCTTGGATAAATCTAATCTCGTTGTATCACAAGAAATAATTTGTAACTTATTAATATCTTCTGGTAGACTACCCAAAACATCGCCACGAAACTCACACTTATCAAATGCATATGAATCACTTTTTAGATTTTTGAAAACTGAAAGGTCTTTCAATGTTAAAAACTTAAATTTAATCCAATCTGGCTGCATTGGTATATTTAATAATCCATCAGGTAATACTGATGATTGAATAATAATTTCTTTTAACTTAGCCTTTGGTGACACTTTTATATTAGACCAATCGATATTAGGAGTTAAAGTAATACTTTTTGTGTTAACACCAATATATCTTTTTGTATCAATGCTTAATCTATCCATATAAGGACTATCAATATTACCAGCAGCATCCTCAGGTAAGTCAGGTGTGAAATAGTATGTATCTCCTCTTCCACTAACTGAAGACATTTGAGTATGTTTCTCAACAATTTTATCCATAGAATCTTTACATCTATCAGGATAACATCTATCAAAAAATATTTTAGAATCTTTTGGGTCAAATGCTTCTAAGTTTCTAATCATCATTCTACAAAGTGGTAATTGTTCAGAAATAACTTCACCCTTCCATTTGATTGGTGTGTTGAATATAACAAAAGCTGGTACTGTATTTGGATCAAAAACATTTCCAATTACTTTACCTCTATACATGCCAGTATATAAGTGCTGACAAGAAGAATAATACTTGGAAATAGACATATTTAAAATATCTTTTGGATTATGTTTAATGTATAAATACATATCCTTTGAGAAGGGATTATAATCTACTTCATAAGAACCTCCACTCAGGTCCTCAGCGGCAATATTTACAACATCTCTTACATATCCAGAGGAAAATATAGTAGCATCTACTTTTGTAGTTGGGAAACAATCATTGTAATCAGAAAGAAAAGTATTGATATTAACTAAGTTTTTTGAAAAAATAACTTCACCAGCTTCTTTAGTTCTTTTAATTATTTTATTATCTTCATCTTTTAATGGAACTCCATTTTCATCCCTAGAAATTACTTCAGTAGCTTTTGTTTCACCAACAGAAATCTTTCTGAAAATTGGTTTTGCCAAAATAGTTATTGAATCAATAGAAGGAAATTGAATATTGAAATCTTCAAGAATTGATTCATATCTATCTTTATCAGGGCCAGCAAATAAGTCGATTTTAATAGAATCTCCTAATACAGTTTTAAAATGGTCAGGTAAAGCTTGAAATTGTTTATACATTTCTTTTAAGTCTGTATTAAAAAACTCTGATAAGATAGCCATCTTATCATCATGGTCTAACTTCCAAACACCTTGTTGTATTCTATCAGTTGGTTCTATCTCTTCATATTCGAGATATTCTGAACCCCATTTATCTTCCACCTCTTTTGCCTGTCTCGGAAGGATAACATCCTTTATCTTGGCTTCTTCGAGAAGGAACTTTTCTCTTTTTGATAAAAATTTCATATACTATATATATTTTGACCCATTATATATTAAGTATATCAAACAAAAAATCCCCTTTCGGGGATTTTTTTATTGTTCAGCAGCTTTGATTTTATCTCTCAATTCAGCAGCTTTTTCGTAATCCTCACTATCAACTGCTCTTTTTAATTGTCTTTTCAGTAAATCAACATTTACCCTTTTTTTGATTTCGGAGGTGAGTCGTTCCATTCTTATCCCCCCATCTTTAGAAACCCAAATTTCTTTTTTTACAATGTGGTGTTTAGTCTCTGATGTCTCAATAGTTTTTGACCAATTTGGATCATCGTCTGCTGGGAAATTTAAGGATGATTCAGAACTTTGGGCGAACATATCCCCACCAAGAAGAAGTGCAAATAAATCTTTCATATACTTATTATTATTTTTATTATACATATTTTACAATTACTATACCAATTTTAATTTTATGTCAAATTGACATTTTTGTGAATGAATAATCACCTTTATCCTTCATACTACAAAGATAGTAGTATTTATATAAAAAGTCAAGCCCTTCCAGAAAAAATTTAATATATAACTAAAATTCAAAAATCCATATGAATAAGTTTTCAGAAATAATAAATGAGTCGCAAAGTTTTGAAGAATTAGAAGACCACTTCATTCCTATATACGACACTTTGGGACAACCAAGTATATCAAATCTAAAATTCGGAGAAAAACAAGGTTATATTTTCAAATGGAATCTTAATTTTGAAATAGAAAATTACAACGGAAATAAAGAAATAGGGGAAATTCTAAAAATATTTGAATGTATAAAAACCATATCCCAATCTACAAAAAGGATTTTAGAGTTTGATGTTGATTTCAAAATCCAATCAGATTCACTATATGTGAGGTTGACTCCACAAAGTAATGATTCTGATGCTGAATATAAATTCATAGTTAAGCAAGAATGGAGGCAGATTATCTTGGACTATGGTCAGATATCTAAATTTTTCAAAGACAATGGTTATTCTATCAGAAATACCAAGGTGGACGATAATGAATACGAAGAAACTTCTGGAATTTATATCATTACCGATGCACCAGATTATATTACATCAAAATTTGAAGATCTTTTTCTATCAGAATTTAACTATGAATACATTGACGAGGAAAGTATAAATAGAAAAATTAGTTGTACTGCTCAAGGAAACATGGTTTATATATTTCCGGAGGAGGAAAAAACATTTGTTATATTAAATCAAGAGGTATGATAATTAGAAAACTAGGAGGGTTTAAGCCGAATATTATTATATTCCAAGGATCTCCAAGAAGTGAAAACTCTTGTGCCGGTCAAAAAAGTAAATCGGAAAAGGTTTGTGAATATTTACTTGATAAATGGTCTCCATTTGTAAACTTTGAATACATAGATTTGAGCGTAGGTAAAGTAAAAATACAACCTTGTAAGGGTTGTGTTTCAACAGCAAATGGGATGCACTGTCATTGGAAATGTACTTGTTATTCAAAAGGTTCTGAAAAATCACCAGATCTTATGTATGAAGCTGATATCTATGATAAATTACAAAATTGTCATGGGTTTATGGTAATTAGTCCGATAAATTGGTATGCAGTTTCTACCCAAGTAAAAGCTATGTTTGATAGATTAGTTTGTGCAAATCAAACTATTACAAAAGAACAAGCTATTGAAATATTTGGGGATGGAAATATAAAAATGGCAGATTTTACTGGACAAGCTGAACTTGAAGGTGAATACAAACACTTACTAAAAAACCATTTAGAAGGAAAATGGGCTTCGTTTTTAGTACATGGTGATGATGGGGCGAACGATTATGATGGAAACCAACCTTTTACAGGTGATTTATCTTGGGATGTGAGGAATTCAGTAATGCCACTTGTATATCAGTGTAGATATTCGGGGTTAAATTGTCCTGATGATTTAGTAGAATCTTTCTACATAAACAAAGGACTTGATTACTTTGAAGCAAATTTACAACCAAATAAAGAACTATTTGATAGGGCGGACAATCTAATGGATAAACTTATCAGTTATCTCGATCATCCGTAAATGAAAATCTATCTCTCATCCACTCAACATAAACGGTCATTGGAAAGGATAAAATTATAGAAAGTATCACTTCAATTGTCGTCAAATTAGAATTGTGTGTGTAGAAAAGAAACGAACTGAAAATCAGACAAAGTATAAATGTTACGACAGTGCTAATATCTGCTGTAATTTTCATGATGATAGAATTATTTTTTCGTAAGGTATATATACAAAAAAAGTCCCCAAGTTTGGGGACTTTTTTTATTACTCGTAAATAGTGTTATTCAACAATGAGTGTTTTAGTCACACAAGTTTTTGGAGTTTCAACTTTGATAAAGTATTGTCCTTTTTGTGTTGGTTTTGAAACCTTCACAGTATTAGATTTGAAAAATCCATTGGATACTACTCTACCCATTACATCGGTGACAACAATTTTAACACTACCAGATTTCTCAGGTACTCTTACTGTGATGTTATCAGATTTTACTGGGTTTGGATAAACACTTACAAAATCATTTTTGTTAAGGTCATTAACACTTGTCAATGCATTTGTGAAAATGATTTCAAATCTATCATTGAATTCACCAGATTGGGAATAAAAACTAATTGTGTTCCCAGTGATTTCGGTGATAATACCATTGTAATTATCTTTTAGATACATTTTATTATATCCATTCACAAGATTAATACCATCAAATTGGAATCCGTAAGTGCCAGAGTTTCTAACAGTGAATCCAAGTGGAATGTTCATTGTTTCATCTGTACCAGGCATTGCGTTGATTGCCAATTTCTCATTACCAACCATCGTATAAACGTTAAGGTCAGGATTCATCAATTTACTAGCGTCGAGTGAAGTTTCATATCCACTCTCGGAACCTTCCACGAATTGGAAAAGAGATGCATCAATATGACTGTTTTCATCTTTCAATCTGATTTCAAGCGCATTTTGTTGATTATCAGTAGCAGTTCTGAAAAATGAACCACTAGATAGAGCTTTAGCAGTCTGTGGAATAGTCAATGTAGAAGCTGATGTACACTTTACAAAGAAAGCTTGACCTGAAGCGATTGGAGAAATAGAACTGTTCAGAGTAACACCAGTCAATCCACCAACAGTACCTTGATATTCGTATTGATTAGTGATTGGATTCCAAATAACAACTACTTGTTGAACACCCGCTCCCCAAGAAAATCCAGATGTATTTACAGCGGAAAGGTGTGGGTTCATTACAAGGTTCCAACCAGGATAGCTTGAAGATCCATTGTAATTAAGAGTAATTGCACTTGGGTTCATACCGTAAGTGCCAGTATTGTCAAGAGTTCTGCCAGATTTGATATAAACTCTATATCCTTTATATTGGTCGATATTAGAAGTGACTGGCACAATCCAACCTTTTGTGGTAGTACTACTGTAAGGTACTGCATCATTATTATTTTGGTCATACTCATAAATCATAGAGGTAAAATACCCTGGGTTTGGAGTATGAACACCTGGCATAGGTCCTTGTGTTTCAGCACCTGGTAGGTCATCACGCCAGTCGCTAAGTGATTGACCAGACATAACAGTTCCGGTAAAGTGCCAACCATCATTAGCAACATATCTTTCGGATGTAATGTTTCCAGATATTGTCCCAGTAGAATTAGCTATTCTCGCAGTCGAACTGCCAGTAGATTTTAAAATAATTACACCATTTGAGTTGAGTGTGCCAGATGTCACAGTCAAAGAACCAAATACATCAATCTTAGAAGCCGGTGTTAGGGTAACAGACGTACCTTGACCAGCAGTGATATCAGTAAGTAAGTTTCCTACTTGAATATTACCATTTATTCCAGTTGAGATGCCACAAGAATAACCAGCAGTTGTGTTATTATTTCTTGCATAAATTGTTCCTCCAACAGTTAAATTACCATTGACTGTTAGTGTACCACCTCTCTGACCAGTAGCAGCTCCATCAAAGCCATCAAGAGCAAAATCAGTAGTTGCATCAGACATATTTAGTGTTTTACCCTCCATTACAGTGGTATTGAGGACTGAGTTATCTACGTTTGAATATATACCAGCACCTCCAGTAAACCTAACATTAACATTTGAGTTAATGAAAAGTGATGTTTGTTGGTTAATAACAGTATTTTTCCTCATACGACCAATATCTGTTGTACCATTACCTTTGATAAAGATGGTGTTTCCTTCAAGGCCAAAACAAATTGGGTTATAAGTAGCACCAGTTCCAATAACACCATTGTTGCTGATATCACCATTGATATAAAGAAACTTGTTATCAGCAGTTGTAGTTCCGGTTGCAATCAAAGTACCACCTTGATTTACAATTAGTTCTCTACAAGTAACTGCAGATCCACTCTGTGATAGTTGAACAACATCACCATTTTGAATAACAAGACCTCTAGCAGTATTCATACCACCAATTGCAGCTAGTGTAGATGGTGTTCCTGTTGGGGAAAGTGACCAAATAGCATCAGTGTGAGAAAGACCAGAACCCCTTGAATAGATGTTTACAAGAGTTGGAGTAGCAGTTACCTCAACACCAGGACTATATTGAGATCCGAACTTTACAAAAATCTTGAAATAGTAAAGTTGGTTAAGTGTAAGACCAGTAATAACTTGTGGTGAAGCAGTACCAGTATAAACTACACGACCACCACCAATAAAAGCGGGAGCGGCTGCGTAGTTAGTATTACCAAAATATGTACCACTTGGAGTACCGGTGATTGAAGATGTATGTGCTACAATAACAATTTGAGATACACAAGCTGGGTTTGTCCAAGAAAGTTGAACAGTTGGTTGACCACCAACAGCATTTGGTGAAGCAACATCATCTAAAACACCAGCAGAAGTTGTAACAGTAGAACCAGCACTTGGTGTTCCTACTTTTACAGAAAGAGGATTACTATAAGTAATACTAGTAAGTGATGTAGATGTGATGTTGATTGAGTTACCAACAGATGCACAACCACTTACAGAAGCAACTACAAAAAGATATCTTGTTGTTCCAACTGGGATATTCTGTCCAATACCAGTGAATGCCAAAGTCTGACCAGCACCAGTACTTGTTGAGATTGTAGAAAGAACTGGGTCAGTAACATCATAAGTACCATCAGTAGAAAGTACCAATTTGAAACTTGTGAAGTCAGAAGATGCGTAAGAACCAGCAGTTTTTACAGTTATACCAGTTAAAAGAGCATTACCATCAGCAACATCTAATTGAACACTATAAATAGGTTGTGATGTTCCTTGAGCAGCACTTGAAACAGGTGTTGTGAAAGTGTGAGTGATTGTAGGTGTTGGTACATTTACAGGAGCAAATGATACACCTTTAAAAAGAACCTGTGTTGAAGCAGGTGATGTAATGATTGGAGAACCAGAAGCTGTAATGATATCAGAACCTGAACTTGTAATATTAGCAGTTACTGCTGAATTATCAGTAAACTTATAGATTTCATTAGCAGGTGATGTGGTTGATCCAAGACAGATATAGAGAACTCTATTTCCACCTACAACTTGAACACCAATACCGTGCACAGTTCTACCAGTTGGATTTGGAAGATTTCCTCTTTTTGTCCAAACACCACCAGTATTTGAGAACTTAACAACACCTTGAGTTGCTGTTGCATTAGCATCAGCTACATACATAACATCAGGTGTTCCATTATCATCAACATCAGCGAAAACAAAACCTCTTGGGTCAAGTAGTTCTGTATTTGATGTAGTTCCACTCAAAATTGTGTGTGTATTTCCTGTGGTTGTTGGAAGACCAGCACCAACTGTTGAAATACCAATGTTCACAGATTGAGCACTTGAATAAAGTTGTGAGTTGTAAATAGCAGTTCCCCTAGTATTCACAGTAGTTGTTGAAACTTGGGTAGAAGTAGAAGCACCAAGTGCAACATATCTTGTACCACCACCAGTTCCAGCACCTCCTGTCCAGAATGCACTACCATCAACAGTAGCAGCTGAACGAATTGAGTTACCATCATAACCATCACTAATACGAGTTGAAGTATTGATTGTACCATTTTGAGTAACCCTAGCAACAATCCTATTTGTTCCAGTAGCAGTACTTGAACTAATACCAATAACACCTGGGATGTTATCATACCCACCAAAAGTAAGATATTGACCATCAGGTGAAAGGTTAAGGAAACCTTCGGTTGTAGAAGTACCACTCATAGTGAACTTCCTATTTGAACCACTTGTTACAAATGGCATTGGTACACTTTGTACTAAAGTACCTGTGGTGGTGTATTCATCAATGAACACAGGTGCTGAATTTGTTGATAAAGTTGTACCACCAACTTCACCAACACGAAGAGTTAGGATATTACCAGCAGTGAAAGCAGAACCACCAGAATAAATCTGACCAGTTACAGCCCTTGAAATAGTTGGTGCTGGTGAAGATACAAAATCAACATTTCCAGTATATGTACCAACGGATGCTGATGTAGTAAGTTTAGCAAAAACTGTGGTTGCTGATACATTACCACCAGATTGGTTTAGTGTTAAACTAGATGAAAAAGGACCAGTTGATGAAGTTGAGAATTCATATCCAGAAAGTGTACCCACGGTGATGTTGTTGGTTAGGTTATTACCACTTACTGATACCGATTGAACTTCTGAACCAAGACCAGAATTTCCATAAAACTTAGCAAATGTTCCAGTAACAGTGACTGTAGGCACAGGTAAAAAACCAGTTAGAGTAATATCATCAAGTCTAGTTGATGCAGTACCAGCTTTTAACCACCTAAGTTTTAGTCCATTGATTTGACCAGCAACTGGGATGGAGATTGCAGGTGATTGATACCAAGCAACAGCCGCAGTAGCTGTTTGAGAAAAGGTAAATGGAATATTTACCCAAGCAGTACCATTCCAATAATCTACTGTTAGTGTAGGTAATACTGTTGCACTTTCTTTTCTATATCCAAATTGGAGTGATAGAGAAGTGTAGGCAGATGCGTTTATACCCTCAATTGCAAAACCATACTGACCACTAGTGGAAGTTAAGAATACATTACCACCAGCCGAAGCACCAGTGTAACCGGTTGAAGTACTGGTGTTTCTGATATCACCAGGAGTTGTTGCTCCACCACTTGTCATAGTAAGAGCAGTGTTTGTGAAACCGTTAGCTGTTTCATGAGCAGCAATTGTAGTAGTTGCAGAAGGTGTACCCATGGTTTCTTGAGTAATAACGGGGGATTGCCCAAACACAGTAGGGGCACAAAAAAGTCCTGAGATCAGGACAGCGCAGAAAAGGGACAATACGTTACTAAATCCTGTTCGGAAATTAGTACAAAAATTGTAAAGGTGTGACATAAAGTTTTTTTTGTTTTTGTAAAGTTATTTTTTTTTAAGTTTTGTGATTAATTCGGCAGAACCAAAACTACTAACATTTTGCCGAATGAATCTTTACTTTTAACACAAATTAGCACCACCAAAATTTGCGACATGGCTTAGACTCAAAACCAAAATATATATCGCCCAAAAAAGGTTTAGTTTAGAAAACCTGGATTTATTATCCATACGAATTAAAGGCCTAATAATTTAGACTTTAGAACAGCTTGAAAAACATTTTTCACTTCGTACTTTTCTACCGAATCCTTCCGATATTCTTTTTCAGAATTATTGAACTCATTAATCTCACCTATGTAAGCAACTACCATTTCTGAATTGTTATTTTCTACTTGGTTGTGATAAGTGTTGTAACTCGACCAAGTTTTAATTCTTGAAATAGTATAACCCTCCTTAATAAGGAAATTTATCATTTCATCGTCTGTAAAATATAAATTAATCATACTCATAATCATAGAAATAAAGATAATATAATGCCCAAAGAAGTTAAAAATACAATAGATATGGCCATTATTCCAATTAGCAATGAACATCCTGTAACCGAAATCATTAATAAGTCACCAAGTAAATTTTTCCTCCCATCATTCATAATGCAAATATAGTTAAAGTTTTTACTCTAAAAAATAAAATAAAATAAAAAAACCCAACCGAGCTAAAGTTGGGTTTTTAATTAAAAGTTGAGAGAGATTTAATTAAGATTGCGGTCTCAACACCATCAATCTCTAACTCCGACTTTCCCAAATCCGCAAATTTGGTTTGTCTACACCTGGATTTGTGTGTGATGCTTTAGGTGTTTCAGCATCAGACCCTACGGGTGATAGGTTTGGTGACCCACAACATCTACTAAATGTTGCTCCTTGTTTCATCCATATTAGTAGTTATGGACTTATCTGGACTTGTGTGATCTATATTTGGTTCCTAACATAAATCAAGTTAGATCCTTTCGGTTAGTCGGCTCTCGCAGCTCCCGTTGGACAATACAAAGGTAAGGCGATTTTTTAGGATTCCAAAATATTTTTCAATTTTTTTTCTCTTAAATAATAAATTAATTTTTCCTCAGCCCATAAGAATATCTTAAGTCTTGGAATTAAGTATTCATCACTCCATCTTGTATGTTTTATATAACCTCTCAACTCCTCAATAGTTCTTTGAACCGAATCTAAATCATGGAAAAAATTTCCAGAAGAACCATAATACAAAAAAACTACCTTAGTATCATTTTCTAGTATCTTATGTCCATAAACCTCTGGTTCATATTCATCTATTATGAAATAATCATTCTTACAAAGGTCAGTAAATATTTTAAGCTGAGACATAGTAATATATACTTATGTGAAATTCATTAAAAGTTATAAAATTTTTGAGGCAGATGGTACTTTTATGTATGACCCATCAATTGAAAGTATATTACCAGAATATATTAAGATAATTAAGGGGAATCCAAAAAACCCACTTAGATTAGCTTATAAAAAAGGTATATCAAGACACCTAGGACCAGAAGTTCAAATACCATATGAAACGATGGATAAGAATGGTGGTAGGGAAAATCCAGACACTTTAGAATTTGACATATATTGGAACTACGATACAAATACTAGTAGTTTAAATATAAATGTCGAAGTAAATTATGGTGATTTAACTGCTTGTCAATTCTCCATAGAAGCTCCTAATAAAGTTGATGTGATAGTATATACCTCATTACACTCAAAAGATGACCCATCAAATACCGTGTTTGCAATAGACGATGAAAGTTTGCAATCATTCTGTAATTACATCAACAAATGGGATCATGGTATCCATATAAATCGCGAAGATTTGAAGTTTATGGACAAGTACGATAATTACTTACCTACTTGATTTCTATCCCAAGTTTCAATTCCAAGAATGTGATACACTTTATCACTTGGATCCTCTACTAAATCCTTCCTAATGGCCAATTCCATAAGTAACAATTCCATTTCGTCGTTCAAATCATGGGATTCCAAATCATAGTTCTCAAGTATCTTTATACCTATAAGTGGGTCTTTTTGAAACTTTGATATAATCATATCAAATATTTCAATTTGTTTTGACAGAGACTTACCCCGCAAGTTCCTTGAGGAATTAGGTGCATGGTTTACCAACTTTGACAGTTTCTCTATATTAACGTTTTTTGGGTTTACGTCAAAATATCCATTGAAAGTTAAAGAAGAATCAATTATAGGGTGTAATTTGTACCAAGCTTTTTCATAGTCTTTCTTATGAAGAATATTTCTCATATAATAAAGATAATCCTTTGAAAGATGAAGTCCACTTATATCATCTTTCTTGTATTTATCACTATCCACTTTTGATTCTAAAGACCAGATATGATCACTTGACCCATAATTTGAGAGTAAGTAAACTTCCAAATCTTTTTCTCTAACCAATTTGAACCTTGATTTTAGGTCAGATTGATATTTTTTGAACATTTTAGCATATCTGTCTTTGAATCTATACTTATGACTATCGATAAAACACCTACTTCCAATAATAGTAGCAATCAAATCCAATTCTATCTCTGGTAAAGTAGCTTCCAAATCATACTTTTTCTTTACTAATCTGATAGCAGAGTGTGGTGGTGAACTTAAATTACAAAGACGCAACTCACCAGTTTTCAAAAATTCCTCAAAATCTTTTGTCCAAATAAATTGATCAGTTTCAATATCGTATCCAAGTTGACAAGAGTTTATATCAAATGAATCTAGTACTAGAGATTTATCATCCGTGGTGGAAAAATATTCAATATTGTTATAAATACCATCTACAGACACTTTCTCAATAGTGTAGTAACCCTTTTGTTGATATCCTATATTAAGACCGGTGTAATCTTCATAAACCCATTTTTCATTTCTAATAAAATGTTGCTTTGATTTTAACTCTCTATTTGTAAAATCCTTTTTGACACCAATCAGATGATAGATATCTAAATCATTCACTGGTGCATTCTTACCAGATATTATATTCCATACCACATTTCCGATTGATCCTCCTGCTAGAAAACCAGATTTTGGAAGTTCCCATTTTGATTTGATTTGGTCAAGTGCTTGACGAAAGATTTCTTGATATTTCATAATAATTTATTAGCACAAAAATATTAAATTTTTTTCAAAAAACAAAGATTTTATATTTTAAATCTTATATATAATTGTATATGAAAAAGGAAAAAAAGTGGAGTAAGAATTGGAAATATTTAGGCATAGGTTTGTTATTTTTAGCTATACCTGGTTCAACTTTTTTACTACCAGCGTTGTTGGCAAAAAAAATTCATGATAATAAGGATACAAACGATATTTTGGGCATATAATGTTTAACTAATTATACATTACATGGACAAAACATTTCTATTAACATTTATCATAGGTGGTTCTTTGGTTTATTTCAAACAATTTTTTTTGTTTTTATTTGAAAACATAAAAAATTTATTTATAACGAGCTTAAAAATTGAAGAATCTTCCTATTTTTTCTACTCATTCCAAAATTTTATACTTAATGAGTATAATAATAAGGTAAACAATTTCTACTACAGGAACTTCTTTGATGATTGGATCGGTAAAGAATCAAACTTGAACTTATTTTACTCCTCGGGTTTTATCATAGTAAAATTTGAAGGTACAAAATTCCTAATTCTGAAAGCACAGAATAACATACAGAATTCTTTCAACCCATTCAAAGACACTAAACAATCTTTTCAAATTTATTGTTTCAATAAGAACAAATTGAATAAATTAATTGAATATGTAGATAAATCATATGGCAGTAATTATATCAAATCTTATTATAACTTTAATGGTGAAGTAAAATGTTCAGGTAGAGTCATAAATAAAACCTTTGAAAATATCTATCTTGATAATGGTATCGTTGAAGATTTGAAAAAAGATTTAGATCTTTTCGCATCATCAAAATCCATATACGATGAATATGGAATTAGATATAAAAGAACTTATCTTTTCTATGGACCTCCTGGAACTGGTAAGTCATCTTTATCTCTGGGAATCTCCAATTATACAAAAAGGGATATACTTTCAATCAATATGTCCAAAGATATCACAGATGCTAATTTGATAAGTTTAATTGCTAATAGACCTACAAAATCCATAGTATTATTTGAAGATATTGATTGCTTATTGGATGATATTAATAGAAATGAAGAGACAAAAGATAAAGAAGTGAAAATTTCACTTTCATGTATACTGAACATACTTGATGGAATATATACTCCTAACGATGTTATTTTCATAATAACAACGAATAATTTGGATAAAATTGACGATGCTATTAAAAGAAAAGGTAGAACCGATGTTTTATTGGAAGTCAAGAAACCAAATAAATACTTTATGGATGAATTGAAAGATAGGTTCAATATAAAAACCGAAAAGGATATTGATAATATTTCTCAACTTTATGAGGAAATAATAAATAATTAGTGTTATGAAAACTACAAAAGAATGGTTTGAAACCCTAGACAAACAATACAGAGACAAAGCTCTGAAAAACATGACTAGCCCGAATACTAAACATTTTAGTTTACTAGGAGCAATTTCCAATGGATTTGATTGGAAAAATTCAATCGAAGGCCTTAACTATTGGAAAAAGGTTTTTAGAGAAATCAAAACTGGTGTAAAACAAGAAGATGATTTTCTTGAAGATGAAATTCAGTCAATTTTACAACCGGTAGAAACAAAGGTAAATTTGATTCAAGAATATAAATCTCAAGTTTCTCAACAAATTCAATTAGAAGAGAAAATTCAAAAAGTGGAAAAAGTGGAAAAACCACTTGAAAAAGAAGTTGTAAGTGAGGAAAAAGAAACTCCACCAACTACACCGGAAAATTATGTGCCAAGAATTGATAAACATCCCTTGATGGACGCCTACAAAAAACAACAAGAAGTTGGAATTCAAATTGAAAACGCCGAGATCTTAACAGAAAAAAATTAAGTTTGTTTATATGAAGAAAATTAGAGAATGGTTTGAATTACTACCAGAAGAGCATAAAGATAAAGCTCTAAAAAGTATGGTAAATGGAGAAAGCGAACAAGAATCTATGGTATCCGCACTATCAAATGGACTAATTTGGCAACATACCCCAGAGGGTAAAGAATATTGGTCCAAAGTATTTGATAAGTATTTACAAAAACTTATCATAAAAGATATAAAGGCAGAAAAAGTTTGATTTTATCAAACTTTTTTTTTACCTTTGTATTATGTTCACACAAGATATCACAACCGAAAAATCCAAAGTTATACTTTTGGTTGGCCCGCCTTTGAGTGGTAAGGATACTTTCTTGAAATCACAAGATATAACTGACTTTACAGTAATTAGTAGAGACGATATTCTTATGTCTTTACATGATAATTCCTCTTATTCAGAAGCTTTTGATAAAGTAGATCAAAAAGAAGTAGATAGATTATTGAATAAAAAAATTCAAGATTCAATATCCAAGAAAGAGAATGTTATAATCAATATGACAAATCTTTCACCGAAATCAAGAAATAAGCATCTTTGCAAATTCGCAAACACTGATTATTACAAAATTGCCATAGTCTTTCCAAAATTAGATTTGACCGATTATATAAATAGAAATGAGGGTAGGTCAATAAGTGAAAATAAGTTTATTCCTCTGCCTGTTATCAAAAATATGCTTGATAATTGGACTGATATTACAGATAGTGAAGGATTTGACACAATAATAAAACTTTAAAATATATGCCAAACTGGGTTAAAAACAAATTATTTATTCACGGACCATCTGATAAGGTTAAAAAATGCACACTTGATATCGCAAGTGATAGTGAGCACATTTCCTTTGAGAAAATCCTACCAAGACCAAAGGATATTGGTGATGGTTGGTACGATTGGAGTGTAGAAAATTGGGGTACTAAATGGGACGCCGCAGATACCTATGAAGATGATGAAGGATACATCTGTTTTGATACTGCTTGGTCCACTCCACATGAATTAATGGGTACACTTTCAGAGAGATATTCAGATTTACTTTTTGAGGTTAAGTTTGCGGACGAAGATTTAGGTAATAATTGTGGAATGTATCAATTTAAAGATGGTGATGAAATTGAATTTATGTCCTATGGAATCGAGGAGGCTTGTGATATTTGGGGATATGATATTGAGGAAATTTTCCCCGATATCAAACGAGACAGGCAAATCGACAGAATTATAGGTGATGACGAATGAAGATTTTTGTCCTAACCCTTTTGTTTCTATTATTCAGTACTTTTGGGTTTGGGCAAAGAGTAGGTACAGAAGTGCCAATTTTTGGAGTTGATAAGTTCAACAGTTTATCAAATGATGGAATTTTAACTTTTGAGATAGATTGTAGAATGGCGGATTGTATATCTTATGTACAAATAATCGATATTGAAAAAATAAAAAAAAAGAAAAGCATTTGGGATAAAATTTACGATTGGTGGTGGTTTAAGATTGTCAAAAGATTTGATTTCCAAACTGCTAAAAAATTCAATAAAGAAATCACCCAAGATGAATATTTTCTAAAAGATTTAGATGATGGTAAAGAACACATTTATATGAAATGTGAACTTATTACCTTAAAATCTTTATTTGGAAGAAAATCCTTGAAAAAAGGAATAAGAATAAACGTAATTTCCATGTCGGGAAAGAAAATATACACAAGGGACTTTACACTGGACAAGTCAAAATTGATAGAATCTTTAGAACAATAGTCAAATAAATCATAGAACTACCGTGTATAACAAATTAATAATTGCGCTGATTCTTCTAACAATTGGTCAAATTCTAGCTTATTTCCAACTACAAGGTCAGTTCATGTCAAATTGGTTTAAAAACAATCCTTTAATGGTTAGTTTATTGGGATTTCCAATTTCTTACATTTTAATAAAATCAACTCAATATTGTGCTGAAAGTTTCAATGGTCAAGTATGGCCTGGTAGACTAATTGGGTTTTCAATTGGAGCAATAGTTTTTGCTTTACTTTCTAAATTTCTCATGAATGAGGAATTAAATACAAAAACTGTGGTTTGTTTAGGACTCGCATCCCTAATTTTAATTATTCAGTTTTTTTGGAAATGATTAAATAACTTCCCAAAGTTCCTTTGTGTCCATATTTAATTTGGACATATCATTATTCAAAAGTTTTAAAAGGTTTTCCATTTTTGATTCAAATAAAGGATATTCTTTATCCTTTACAATTTTTGAGAATCTACCATCATGTTGGATACCATCAAATGGAAAATGAAATTCACCTTTCAAAAAAAATATTTGTGTACAAAGCTTCTCGAATTTTTCTATTTGATTCATAATACAAAGATACAATTATAAATCTGAAATTACAATAGTTTTTACAACTTTTATTCCAACGTCTCCAGGCAGTATTGTAATCACTAAAATTTCATTGTTATTGTTTTTCATAATACCATCTACATCAATCACAATAATAATAGAAACATTATACTCTTCAAAATAAAATGAATATCTACCAGATACTAAAATTTCCTTTCCAATCATTGATGGGAATATCTTATCTAAAAACCTTTTGAATATCCCATTGAAATGTTTTATTGATTGAAATGAACTTCTTTCAGCAATTCTTTTAGTTAAGTCATGTTCTGATGTATTATACCACTTTACTTTGAATAATAACTTTTTACCATTCCACCTTTGTTTACAAGTATGCTGACTTACAAGTTTAACATCTGGTTCAGCTGGTGGTGGATTTAATTCTTTTGGTAGGTCTTTTATTAGATCAGCTAGTCTTGCTTCATTAACTTCAAGTGTGTCACTTAACATTTGTTTAACACCGTCCAACCCATCACACTTATAATAATAACTATCAAATGTATTTTGATTGTAATCTTCAATAAAATACCAATCGTCATCATAGTGGAAAATGAAAATGACTTGATCTTTATTTATTGAAGTGTGGTAATATTCACTTGTGTTTGTTTGATAAATTTGTACTTTTGGCCAGTCTGGTGTTTTGTTGGATGGATCAAATATTTTTTTGAACAATCTTTCCAATCTTAATCTTTCTGATTCATTTACCCCATCATATTTAATTTTTGATGTTATATCACTGAATTTTCCCCTAGTAATTTTCTCATATTCACCACTACCAAATACATCAAAACTTTCCAAATATTTCATCAGTTTATATATTAAAAAAACCCTCTGATTTCTCAGAGGGTTTTGATTATTTATATCCTATTCCAAAGGCGACGACTTTGTCTTTTATAGATATTTGTTCTTGTTTGGAAAAATCCCATTCAATAACATAAGTGCCACTCTTACTAGCCAAAAAATCAAAGGTCTTTTTATTCTTGTCACCTTTGTTTGATAAGAATAGTTTTCCATCGGCATCATATAAATTTATAGTCACAGGATGGGTGAACCCTGTTGATAAATCAACAATTCTGTATGGCTCATTTGAATAAAGATCAAATGTAGCTTTTACAATAGCTTTATCCTTAAATTTACTATAGTCCTGTGATACAGAAGATTCATACTTATACTCACCTAACTTTTTTATACAATCATATTTTATAGTTCTACCACCATCAATTTGGTAAAAATCCATAAAAGAAGCAGAAATCTGAAATTCCTGATTCACAACATTCTCAAATTTGGGATCACTTACCCTAAACTGACTGTAGATGGATGTAACAATTAGAGTCACCAAGGCCATCAAAAACGAATTGTTTTTCATAACTTTAATTTTCTTTTTAGTCCAATAAATAATATGGGATATACTATATATTTTAGCTATGCGTCGGTAAAAAATCTACCCTCCACTAATTTTTAAAATTAGCAATATGAGTAAAAAAATAAATTAAAATAAACTAAAAATTTTCCTTTAAACACTCCTCAACACCTTCGATAGTATCACAAACCCACATTCTTGAATTTACATTTCTTGAACCAGGTGTCTCTGGTATAAAACATTCAATCAACCATATATCATCTTCCAGTTTTTGAATAACCAGATCGCATTTAAAAGGTATATCTAAATCAAAAACATATTCCCTTCTGTAATCAGTTAAACCTTCTCTATGAGTCATTTCATACTTTTGTTTATCTACATGAGCTAATGGAAATCCTTTGGATCTAATATACTCCTCTACAAATCTATCTAAATTTTTATCTTCTTTTGGTGTTATATCATCTTGGTGACCCCAATATTCTAATTGTTCATAACTATGGGCAGTTAATCTATTATAGATCTTTCCTTCTAATTTATCATATGCTGATAGATTTTCATTAAATCTTTTTAAGTATTTCATAACCACTTATCAAGTAATATTTTAAGTGAATCAAATTCATCACATTCATAGTATTCAGAAAATCCATCAATTGTAGTTTCTTCATCAAAAATATCATCACCTTGAAATATACGAACATAATACCAATCATCCTTATTTTTGTAACAATCAAAACAAATTAAATTAGCATTTCCACCATTTGAATACATATAAATAACAAAATTATCTGGAAGTTCTTTTTTATCCGAAGTGAATCTGTTGTAGATAAAACTAGAACGATTATTATATTCCACATCTTCTATTTTTCTACTCTTATCAAATACAGATTCTAAATATAAAAGTTCTTTTTCAGTAAAATAATCTCTTGTCTTTTTTTCTGGATAAAAATCTTCATAGGAAATATTTTTAGGTTCAGCAGGTCCAAACATATTTTCAAATAACTTTAGATATTTCATTTAAGTTTAGCTTCTTTTTTTAAAAGATTTAATAAACAATCAAACCCATCACATTCATAATATTCTTCATAACCTTCAAAATATCCTTCATCACTATCCCAATTATCTTGATAAAAACTTACTAAAAACCATTCATCTTTACATTTTTGGACATGAACTTCAAATGGATATGGATTGCCTTCATCATAAGTTGGTAGATAAAAAGTTAAATAAGTAAGACCAATTCTGTAATAATCAACTTTTTCACTTAATCCAAGATTATCCCATTCTTCTTCTTCCATATGGCAACGGTCACTATCTTCCATTAAATTAACAAGGGTTTCCATTTCAGATTTACTGAAAAACTCCTTACCCAAAGATTTTAAAAGTCTTGACCATTCACTATTGGTGATTTTTTTTGGTTCAGCAGCTCCAAATATGCTTTCAAATCTTTTTAAGTATTTCATAGGTTTAAAAGTTCTTCTAATTTTTCTATTAAGTCTTCAAATGTGCTACATTCGAACTTTCTAACAACCTCATCACCACCTTTTTCATCAAATTCAGCATAACCCAAATAAAACCAATCAGGATCATCCACCTTATCCCTTTTTGAAATTTCAATTGCTTTTACAATATATTTCCCCCTTGGGTAGTTACTGGTTTTCTCTACTTTTCTAAAATCATTAATAGTATAATGGGTCTTATCATAATTTAATTCCAATAACCTATCATATTCTAAACTCAATTCATACCTTCTTATAAAATCAGACATCTGTTCTATTTCAGAAGTGGTGAATTCTGATAAAGTAACTGACCTTGAATTCACCCTTCTCCACCAATCATCGAAGTCGAGTTCAGTTGAACCAGAATAAAAGTTTTCAAATCTTTTTAAGTATTTCATAGTTTATTGTATTTTTAATAAGTTCAAAACAGAATCAAACCCATCACATTCATAATATTCTTCATACTCATAGTAAACTTCCCCTTCTTCATCTTGATACTCATCTTGATAAAAACTAACCATAAACCATTCATCTGGACACTTTTGTATATGAACCTCTATTGGTAGAGGATTAACATCACCACCTCCAATATAATAAGTTAGATAAGTAAGACCAATAACAAAATTATCTAACTTTTCACTCCAACCAAGATTATCCCATACTACTTGTTCTCGACCACTACTTTCCATTAAGTCAATCAAAGTTTTATGCTCTGATTTGGTAAAGAAATCTTTTCCAGATTTAATTTTAATTGACCATTGACGTTCACTTATCTGTTTAGCTTCAGCAGGTCCAAACATAGATTCAAATAATTTCAGATATTTCATTAAGTATATATTAAAATTTTTTATATTTTGCAAAACATTAGAAATAACAAGAATATAAGGTGATATGTTAAATTTTTATATTTTTTTCGTTTGTTTGATTGTATCGAGTAGTATCTATTCCCTAAAGGATTGGAGAATATACCATTACGCTTATATCAATTTAAAGTTTTATAAGTTTGAAAATTTATTCAAAATGAAAATTGCCAATGATGGTGCAAAAAATGAATTTATAGTTTTTTCCGATTTTAACTATAAAATCAATTATGAAACCTATCTTCAATTTGATATTTGGACTTTATTAGATTTTCACAAACTCTATTGGATTTTTAAATTCAGATCCAGAGCTAAAGACATGGGATTAGTATGATTAATGCAGTAAGTATAATTAACTTTCTACTATTCATTTGGTTTAATACAGATGCATTCACTGTATATTTTAAACATCTTGCCTTCTTAAAAATCAAAGAATATAAAGATTACATTAAAATAAACCCAAGGATAAACTATCCAAATTGGATTTTTCTACAAACCCCAAACTTTTTGACAAAGCTTCTCAGTTGTAAACCGTGTCTTTGTTTCTTTTTTTGTTTATTCAGTCATATTTATTTTAATTACGATTTTTTTGGGTTCATTCAAACTTATTTAATCTCATATATAAGTTATAGAACCCTTGATAAATATGTCTATTAGTGCTAAAATAACTAGAACTCTGATAATTGATACCCCAAATAAACTTTATCAGATTCTAGACGAACATAAAGATTTGGTTGAAAAATCAATAGAATTGAAAGTTTTCATGGACCAAATGAATCTATCAATTCAAGGTTGTGATTGTGATTCATTTGAATATGTAGGTGGTGCGATAAGTATTTATCTTGATTTGGGTAAAATAAAAGAGGAAGATAAAGTTCTTCTAAAATATAAAATCGGTTGTGATAAAATAATTTTCAAAATGAAAGATCAAATTTTATTTGAATATTAAAAAAAAAATTATTACCTTTGTGAAAGATATGACAAACACGGAATTAGCAAGACACATTTACTTCTACTCAAAGAGTTGTAAATCTGAACTACCATCTGGCCAGACTTGGAGTGATCATGATGATAAACTGGCAATTAATTACATAGCGAATCTTATGGAACTGCATTTTGAACCACAAAATCATCTCGGTTCAAAAGGGTTTGAGTCCATACCTACTAGAAATAATAATAATGAAAATTCTCCTATCTTCGGTTGTTAAAAAAAAATACTATTATGTCAGATAAACTAAAGTACTCTCTTAATTCTTACGCAGTTTGGTGTCTTGTTGGTTACCTCCTTATGGCTTTTTTCAATTGGGATTTTAATGCCGGAAATTGGCCAGTTGGTTTTAGGTTCGTTTATATCTTATTTGGACCAGTATTAGGTGTTTTTATCGGAATTATTATATTCCTCTGGGATAAATTTGAAGAAGAATTCTCTAAATAATAAAACACTCTCCTTTAGTAACTTAACAAATTTGGTTTGGAAGTCTTTAGCGTCTTGCTTGTATCCTGACTTTGTTTCATCTTTAACATCATCAGTCCACTGATAAGACCAAAATAATTGAGGTGGGGTTTTGAATCCAAAAAAATTCAAGACCTCTTTTTCATGTTTTACAGCTTCTGCGCCATTCCAGTTGTGTCCAACCGAAATAACTCCACATTCAATGTCCTTTAGTATATTTGACTCTCCTAAAGTAGCATGTCTGTTTTCTAACCAAGTCAACCTTTCAATCAATTTGGAGTAAACAGCATTCATTTTGCCCCATCTAATTGACCCGAAGAATATAACCGCATCGGATTCTAATAAATCATTGACAACTTTATATAATTCGTCGTCTTTGTGGTTATACGAAGCCCAACATCTATGTACACCGGTTTTATCTTTACCATTTTTCAGTAAAGCTCCTTTCAAACCACAATTATTCCCATCTTTATGACTTACATTACCCTCACACTCATAAATCTTCAATTTTGAAACGTCTATTATAGTGACTTTATTTGGTCCTAACTTTTCTTGTAAAAGATAAGCTAATTGTGAAGATTTTGGAATATCATCACTGTGTCCATCCCACCGGTTTGAGGTCAATAAGAAAAGACATTTTTCTTTATCCTTTAAGTAATTGAGGGTTTTATTGAATTTTTCTTTAGACATATATTGTATATATAAAGTATATTTTATATCTTTGTATTAATTATGGAATTGAGCATAGATCAGAAAATCGCCATCAACAAGTTGCTTCGTAAATACGATGGCACGAACACATTTATACTATCTTTACAAAAACAACTAAAGTCAGCAAAAGCTCTTAAAGTTGAAGTAAATGGTAAAATGGTAAAAATTCTTTCAGACAAACAATACTTAACAGCAGAAACAATACTAAAATAATATGAATCAATTCAATCAAGATAATCTAATTTGTATTCACCTCAATATCTTTTCAACTTTTGATTTGATCGCAAGGATGTGTAAGGACAATAATTTGGAAGTTAATCCCAAGTATCTTTGGGACTTTAAAGTAAGTGGATATCATAAAGTGTGGTTGGATAAAAATTCCTATGAGTTAATTTTTTGGACCGAATCCTCAAATAAAAGACTCATTTGCTTGAATCAACAATACATTCAATATTTAAGGGATTTGAAATCACTAGTCCACATTAAAACTGAAAAACCACTTGATCAAGAATATGAGACTAAACATCCTATGAAGTCTAAAAATGAAGTTAATCAAACAATAATTGATATTATATTGGATAAGATTTCTTCAAGTGGACTGGACTCATTGAGTGAACGCGAAAGAGAATTTCTAGATAAATATTCTGGTTAATTTTCCCTTTTATATTTGTTTTTATATTGCAAACTATTATAATATAAATATCTTTTTTTATTTTCTTGACCATTTGGTTTAACGACCCTTTTAAATTGGTCAAATTCCGTAGGACTAGGTTTGGATAAAACATCCATATAGTCCTTTTTTGTTTTACAAGAAATTAAAAATAAAAATAAAAATAAAAATACCCACCCCATATAGGGTATATATTTTATAAAGATCAAATATAATCTTCCTCTCTAGCGACCCTAGAATCAATTGATTTTCTCAATGAAGAATAATCCACCCAACCATTATTATTAGAAACAAGAATATCGTGACAGAATAATTGGGGCCATGTTGCAAAGGATTTTCTTTGCTGCTGAATGTTGGTAACAAAATGTCTATCAATTTCCATAGGGAATGATTCATTATATAAATCCACCATTTCCCGCATCAATGTAGGACTGGGTGAGTAAGAATAAAGTCCCCATAAGTTTTTAGAACTAATCAAGTTAGGAGCAAAGTGTTGTCCATCAATTACACCATAACTCCACATTGAACAATCGTCAGTCAATGGAATCCAACCCAAATAAAGTAAATCATAGTCCTCAGGTATTTGTTGTGAGAACACTGAGAATAGTTCTTGTATATTTTTGTGTGGTTTTACATCATCTTCTAAAATTAGGATTCTTTTGAAACCTCTTGATAACGCATCATTGTAAATCGAAAGGTGTGAAATTGAACAGGCAACGTAATTTTGTGTGGTGAAGTTAGAGTTGTCTAATTTTTTCCATAAATGGTTTATGACTTGACCATCACAAGCATCAAAAAATTCAAAATCGATTCCAACTTTACCCAATCTTTCTGTAATTAAGGACCTTCTATCTGAATTCCTTTTCAAAGAAAGAACGTAAATCTTATCAAAATATTCGTTCATATTATCATTTATATTATTAAACTATAAAATGTTAAGTGAGTATAACATTATTATGAATATTGAACTACAATACTTAGAACTCCTTAAAGATATATTAGAAAATGGTTGTTCAAAAGGTGATAGAACTGGAACAGGAACTATCTCAGTCTTTGGAAGACAAATCAGGCACAAAATGTCAGAAGGATTTCCACTTCTCACAACTAAAAAAATGTATTTCAAAGGGGTTATTACTGAACTTCTGTGGTTTTTGCGCGGAGATACAAATATTAAATATCTTTTGGACAATGATTGTCATATCTGGGATGGTGATGCTTGGGCTAACTATTCCAAAAAAGTGATTGCAAACAATTTACAACTTATTCCTGCAACGGATTTACCCAAAACAAAAGAACAATTCATTGAAAAAATCAAAACTGATCAGGATTTCGCTAATACGTGGGGTGAATTGGGTAAAGTTTATGGACATGGTTGGCGTAATTGGAATGATAGTATTGACCAAATAGCAAACCTAATCAAAGATCTTAAGACAAATCCAGACTCTCGTAGACTTATGGTATCCGCCTGGAATCCCTCAGATTTACCAAATCAAGTTTTACCACCTTGTCATTATGGGTTTCAAGTTTATACAAGGGAATTAAGCCTTCCTGAAAGAATGGAACTTTGGGAAAAACTTCCTAATAAAGATGTTATGGATTTTCCTATTGGCCAATTAACAGATGAACAATATCATAAAGTTTTAACAGATATTGGCGTACCTGAAAGATCTATATCTTTAATGTGGTCACAAAGATCGATTGATAGTTTGCTCGGCTTGCCGTTTAATATAGCTTCTTATGCCACACTATTAGAAATTTTAGCAAAAGAAGTTAATATGGTACCAGATGAACTTATTGGAAATCTTGGTGATTGTCACATTTATAGTAACCACATTGAACAAGTAAAAGAACAGATTTCAAGAACACCATATAAATTACCAACCCTAAAATTTGAAGTTACAAATCTACTTGAAAATTTAATGGATTGGAAACCATCAGATTTTTCAATCTTAAATTATGAATCTCACCCAGCTATAAAAGCTCCTCTGAGTAACTAAAATAAAAAACCCACCAAATAGGTGGGTTTTTCCATCATCCTTTCATTTCTGATATTTTATCATCAACCATTGAGTGAATTTCGTCCTCTTTCTTGTCTCTACAAGAATATTCTAACATATCAAATAGTCTGTCAGATTCGGCTTGTGTGATTTGACCATCATCAACCTTACTTACTAAATAATCATTTAGTACATCGGCGGTATTTCCGAAAAACTTTCCAATTTTTCTAAATATCTTATCTGCTGTTTTGGAACCGATTCCACCACCTTCTCCTTTGGAACTGTATCCGTGGAAAAGTTCCTCATTTTTTCCGAATTCTTCAAATCTAGCAATCTTACTCATCTTTAAATACTTTAATTTATGTAATTGTATATATTAAATGTAAAAACTCTTTTTTACATTTTCCAATATTCCAATTTGTAAGCAAAAGTTTTTAATATTTTAGGTAAATATTTCATTCTAACATCTTGCCAAATGAATATTTCATTCCCACCAGTTAAACCATCCATCCTAATAAAGAATTCAATAAATCCACCTTCCCATTGTTCCCAAGGATTCATTTTCCAACTCGGGTAGTGGTTTATTTTCATACCACATTTGATTGCAGTTGGTGCTTTGTGTATAACTTCATCAAATTTCAATTTTGACTCTCTCCTAGCCATACCACTGAGTTCTTCAACTCTCTCATATTCACAAAGTTTATGACCCAATCTCATAAAATCTTCATTGAACTTTTCATCAATCACTTCAATTTGCAGAGGATGATGGACATTCATAGCCTGATGAGCTACTGAATAATCAATAAACTTTTTGAAATCGGTGTCCAAAATAACAGTTTGCATACTTTATATATTAGTTTAAACCATTGGATTTAAAATATTTAAAATGTATTCAGCTCTTGGATAAAAACCATCAACTAAATCACCTTTGTACGATTTTGTTTTGAATCCATTTTGAGTAAAATCACCCCAATACTGATTGTTTGTTGTTTCTACCCAATAATAAAGTGTATCTGAATAGTAAGTATAGTCAAGTAAATATTCCCTCGCATCAGTAATAAACTGTAAAAATTCTGAATCTGTCAACTGACTTCTCATATAAGATGTAACTACATCTACTTTTTGTTGTCTATTTTCTGGATTTAGTGGTGGAGTATATTCCATTGATGGGAGTGTATTAACCCACTGAAAATCTGAATTAACACATCCTGAAACTTCTTGGCCTGATATGAACCAATCACCGTTTATATCTTGTACTGGATTAAAATAAGATGCTGGTGCAAATAATTGACCAACAAGTAAATCCTTTTGTTCTATTGTTAATTTATATAATATCATACTTGTCTAGCTAATGTTGTTTGAAAATTTTGTACTATTGTATATAGCGTTGCAACTTCTGTATCTGTTAAATCATACCCAATACTACAAAATGCACATTCTTTATCAGAAAATTGAGTAGCGGCACCATTTGAATTATTTCTAGCACCTATGTATAGGGGAAAATTTCCAAGAAAAGTTGTTACACTTGTTACATTTTGACCTTCCCTTACACCATTTTTATAAGCTCTTCTATCAGCAAATGAAACTTTATTACCAACCCAAAATCCTTGACCACCTGAAGTGCTAGTAAATTGAGCTGCTTGAGCACCCCCACCAGAATAAAACTGAGAAGCTACCATAAGTTGTATGAATGAGGTAGCATTATTGGATCCAACTTCCGATCTAGTAGCATTTAATGTATTGGTCCTTGAATAGTATGAAATGTGGTGTCTTTCTTGTGGTATGTTATCCAGTGTATTAACATAAGTATTAGCAAAGGTGTTTGTAGCGTTGGGTAAAATACCGTTTGAAGAGTGTGTCCAACCCCCAGAAAATGTTAACCTAAAAGCTGTATCAGCATCTCTTGGGTCTTTCAAATTATATTGGTGTGCAGTAGCATTTCCACCAACAAAGGGGTAGACAGCTAACATTTTATTCATTAATCCCGTATTAACCAAATCATAAGATAGTTGATTTATAGCAGCTTGTTGATTAGAAACAGTTATACCAGTAATTGATATAAAATTTACAGCATAAGTGTTATAGTTACCTAATTGTCCAATTGGCATAGTTGGAAAGCTAGATGGTATGGATACTGTTCCAATAGAACCCATTCCAAAATTAAGTCTTTGTGTAAATCCTGCAAACATAACTTTTTAAAAATCTCCTCCTGATGCCCAAACTGTTAATGATTGTGTTGAAGCATTTATACTAGAACTCACCCATATAGATTGACCAGGCATTAATTGTAAATCAGTGTATGTATTTATTACCCTTGCAGAAACTGCAGTAGTTGATGGTGTTGTTGCGGTAAAAAGTAATTCATCATACAATCTAGCACTTGCACTAGAACCAGTTGTATCTGTTACATAAATATAAACCAAACCAGCTGGATTACTATTAGTATATTTACCACCTATTTGTGTTACTTTTGTTCCAGAAAAACCAGAACCACTTGTACCTGTGATTAAAAGGAAAGAATTAGCTGTGGAGGATGTTCTTGAACCACCAGTTGAATTATTTACTGTGACTAACCTATATTGAGGAGTTGATGCGAATTGTGGATTTGCTGCCATAGAATTTATATATTATTTTTTTAATAGTTGTAGAACAAAAATAAATTTATTGCTGGATTATTTACACCAGTAGCACCTATTGGACCTTGATTTCCTTGTATACCAGTTGGTCCTTGAACTCCTTGTGGTCCACCAGCAGGACCAGTAGCCCCTTGTGGCCCAATAATACCATCTATTTTAGAAATTGTAATCCTTGAGTTTGGTTCATTTTGTAACCATCCAGAACCGTTTATTGTAACAGTACCAGCTTGGTCAGAATTTAAATAAGCTCTTATATCAAAGTAATCATTTTGAGCAAGTGTTATGATGAAAGAAAACATCACAGGTTGTCCATAACTATCACTCAATAAAATACTATTTGACGAATACCTATTATTTGAGTTTGTACTTTGACCATTTTTTACACCATATACCTGTAATGATGTTGCAAAATCATTAGCACCAAAAGTGGAAATAAAACCAGAAACAGCTACTGTGATAGTAGATGTGTTTATGTTTGTAAATGAATAAGAAGCTCCACTATAAGTTACACCCAGAGATCCAATAGTATTTGATGTATCTATGTTTGGCCAAGGTATTATCCCCTCTGTATTGGGTGATATTGATGTGGCATTTGTTTGGTCTCCAAATCTACCTATACTTGCAAAACTTGTTCCTGCAGTTGGACCTTGAACACCTATAGCTCCTTGTGGTCCAGTATTTCCTTGTAGACCAGTTACACCTTGTGGACCAGTTACACCTTGGACTCCTTGAAAACCTTGAGGACCTTGCAGACCTTGAAATCCTTGTGGACCAGTTGTACCAGTTCCAGCACTAACTATAAATAATGCTAAGTTATTATTATTAGAAAAGTTATGGGTTGCACTTAATAAACTAACTTTCACCTCAACATAACCAGTTTGTATAGAAGCATCCGTAGTCACTACCCATTTTTGATAATTATTTGAATTTCCTTGGTCCTGTAAGATTAATATATCATTAACTTTTATCAAAGCCAATATAAAATCTATATCTATATTATCATTTGTTATATGTGATATATTTAGTTGTGTTGCTGATGTCTGTGTAGCATTATCCCATAGAATATATTGACTACCAGGGTTACCACTTGTTAATGTTGTTTTGGCCTTATATAAGAAAGTATTGGTTGAACCACCAGCTGGACCTTGGTCACCTTGTGGACCTTGGTCTCCTTGAAATCCTTGTGGTCCATCAAAACCCTGAGGTCCCATATCTCCTTGTGGACCTTGGTCTCCTTGAAATCCTTGTGGTCCATCAAAACCTTGCGGACCATCAAATCCTTGCGGACCATCAAATCCTTGCGGACCATCAAATCCTTGCGGACCATCAAATCCTTGCGGACCTGGATCACCCTGTGGACCTGGATCACCCTGTGGACCTGGATCACCCTGTGGACCTGGATCGCCCTGTGGACCTGGATCGCCCTGTGGACCTGGATCGCCCTGTGGACCTGGATCGCCCTGTGGACCTGGATCACCCTGTGGACCTGTGTTACCTTGAACACCCTGGAATCCTTGTGGACCAGTATTACCTTGAAAACCCTGAGGTCCAGTAAATCCTTGTGAACCAGTAAGTCCTTGATTCCCCTGTGGACCTTGTAAACCTTGGAATCCTTGGAATCCTTGTGGACCTGTAAATCCCTGAGGTCCTTCTATACCAATAGACAATGGTACAAAAATCATATCGTGTCCATTAGTAAATGAATAACCACCATTAACATAAGTAACTGGTATTGAAACATAACTATTAGGTGTAATACTAGTTGTCCCACTAACTGTCCATTTTTGATAGTTATTTGAGTTATTCTCATCTTGGAGTATTAAACTATCACCAGTTTTAATCAATGCTAAAAATACATCTATATCTACACCATCTCTTGTTAAGTGAGAAACATATAATATAGTTGAGCTTATTTGCGTGGCATTATTCCACACAATCTGTGAGTTATTTGGTGGAGGTGATTGTGTATTTGTTCTAGCATTATATTTGTAATAAGATACTGATACACCATCAGCACCAGCAGCACCAGTTCCACCTTGAATACCTTGTACACCTTGAAATCCTTGTGGGCCTGTATAACCTTGAAATCCTTGTACACCTTGAAATCCTTGTGGGCCTGTATAACCTTGAAATCCTTGTGGACCAGTAGTTCCCTGACTACCAGTTGAACCTTGATTTCCAGTAGTTCCCTGACTACCAGTTGAACCTTGAGGACCAGTATTACCTTGAGCACCAGTACCACCAAAAGCACCCCCTTGAATACCTTGAAATCCTTGAGGACCAGTATTACCTTGGTTTCCAGTACCTCCACCAAGTGGTCCCTGAGCACCAGTATTTCCCTGAGGACCAGTATTACCTTGATTACCAGTACCACCACCTAAACCACCTTGAACACCCTGTGGTCCAGTATAACCTTGAAATCCTTGTGGACCTTGGATTCCTTGTACACCAGTAAAACCTTGGGGTCCCTCTGTGCCGGCACCTGTTATGACAAGACCACTGGTGGTGGTAGCAAAAATCAGTGTATAATCATCAGTACTATTATGTGTTAAAGTATATGTTGTTATTTCTTGGAAACTACCATCCAATACTTGAACTACCGGATAATATCCAAAACTATGTGTTATTGTTAATGTATCAGAAGAACTAAAAGTGCTATTTAAAATGGAGGGAACCCCACCAGATCCTTGTGGACCTTGTTGACCTTGTGATCCAGTCTCACCATTAGCCCCTATAACACCATTTCCCCCAGAAATTTCCAAAAGATTTCCATCACCATCATAAAATTGACCATCGATATATTGGACCATCACTGGCAATTTTTCGAAGGTTAATTGAAATATTTTATTTGGTAAATCTGCCAAACTATTTGCTTTATTTTTATATATTAATACCGACAGAACTCAAAAAAAATTTTAATTATTATGATTGGATTTGTTAGTTACCCAACACCAAATAAAACCTATAAACATTACAAGGGAGGTTTGTATAAAGTTCTTTTTTTATCCAAACATACCGAAACGGATGAAATATTAGTAAATTACCAATCAATTCTTTTTGGTTCTTATTATTCAAGACCACTAGAATCTTGGAATTCTACAACAGAAAGAGGTGAACCACGTTTTAAAGAAGTTATACAATGATTAAGGAAAAAGAATTTATCCTGAATAAAATAAAAATTGAAGGTGATGCAAAAGAATGGAACTATACTTGTAAAAATGGTATAGAATTCAAATGTTATATTCGTAGAGTTCCAAGAAGCGGACACCTTTGTGGTTATGTGCACCTAACACCTGATAACGATTACTTTGGTTATGAATATGATCATATACCAGTAGATTGCCATGGTGGATTGACCTATAGTTCTGACCATGATGGTGAGTGGGTTATTGGATTTGATTGTGCTCACTTTGGTGATAATAAACCATTTTATTCCGATATGGAAATCTATGGGAATGATGGTACTTATAGAGATATGGAATATCTTACTAAAGAATGTGAATCTATTTGTGAACAATTATCAACTAAAAGTAAATCACATTATAGAACAAAAAAATTAAATGAAATATTATGAAACAATTTTTTTACGTATTAATGATTTTAAGCCTTTTAACCACAGCTTTTTTTGTATTTATTGGTCTTAAATTAGCTGAATCCGCAGTTCAAGAAGCATCTGCTGCTGGATTCGCTTGTGTATTTGGAATTATAAGTAGAATTCTACAAGCAGAAGCACATAAGTCTGAATAATCAAAATAAATATATACTTCGATGGAGTATATAAAATTATTTGAAAGTTTTTTTAGTGGTGGAATGCCTGAAGAAATCACCAGTGAACAATGGAATGAATTGCAAATAACAGAAAAAGATGAATATGGAGAAATAATCAAAAACTCTCCAATACCACCTTATCTTTTTAGAGAAATTGTTGCAATTGGTGGTGCGGAAAGATACTTACCAACTAGAGAAGGTGGATCTATTCAGATGCACGGCAGAAGACCAAACACTAAACATTTATATGTTGTGTATTTTACACCCAAAGATGATGCTCCTTTTTATTTAATAAGATTTTCAACAGATAATAACCCACCAGAAAGAGTACAAAAGGAAAAGGGTTTTGTCAAGCTTTATGTAGCTGATGATTTTGAACAAGTGAAAAACTTTTGTAAAGAAAATCTATAAAAGTTTTATGGAAAAGAAAAATACTATCTTTTGTGATATAGATGGAACTATATTTGTTTACAGGAAATTTGAAACCTATACACAAACCAAACCTGAAGTTATACCATCAACAGTTAAATATCTCAAAGAGCAAGCCGATTTAGGGCATATGATTGTCCTTACTACCGCTAGGCCGGAACATTTAGAAACACACACTATTAGAGAGTTACTTGAGACTAGAATACCATATCACAAATTAATTATGGGAATAGAAAGAGGTCCAAGATATTTAATTAACGATATGGATCCACAAAATGAAGGATTGAGAGCTTATGCTATCAATCTCGAAAGAGATAAAGGATTCACAGAATAATATATAAGTTTTTACCGGTGGCTTAAGTGTCACATTTTAGGACCGGTTATAGTTTAGGCTATAAGGAAACCAAGAACTCGCTACTCTTGGTTTTCACTTTTTATATGGAAATAAAAAAGGTGTCTTAATTGACACCTAATTCATTTGAGAACTTTTCAATCAGTTCGTCAATCACCAACATCACATCTTTTGAATCAGTTAGGATTTCAATTTGTCCCCTGAGTTCTTCCATCACCTGTGGATGTTCTCCAATTCCTGCGGCATTTGTTAGATAAACTTTGATAGTTTCCTCTGCTTCTGCTGCCTTTGCTTCATAGTGAAGTCTTGCTGCTTTTAATCTTGATAATTTCATTGTTTTATTATAGTTCTTAATATGTTTTTGTTTTCGGTAAAAAATACAACTTTGCTAATTTAAATATATAATATAATTATGGAAGAAAAGAAATGTGTTTGGTGTAAAAAACCATTCAAAAATGAAACTCCCGAAACTCACTATTGTCTTGTGAAAAAGAAGGTAGATGATTGGGAAGCTAAACAACGTGAGAAAGGTCAACTCAAACGAGTAAAGTGATCACAAAGTTTTGTAAGGTCTTTGTTAATTAATTCCAACTTTGTCTGTTTAGTCTTTTCCAAACGCTTTTCGTTTTCCTCATTAAAGGAATTGATGAAAAATTCAGCCAATTTATCCTTGATAGTTACTTCATAAAGGTAAGACCTTTGATTATTTATATTAAAAATAGTTAAAAGATAATCAACTTCATTCATACGGTTTAGACAAAGTAGAAAATTAGTATTTTCAAGGTGTATGTCTTTCGTAATTAGACTACTTGTGAATTTAGTCTTTGGATCTTTCAATAAAGATGTCCAAAGTTTTTTTGATTTCCAATGAATTGGAGTTTCTTCATAGTTAGATTTTGTTTGCTTTCTGATAAAAGTAGTAATATCACTTTTGATTGATACATATCTTCTTAACATAAAAAATTTGAGCCGGTTTGTATTTTTTAATTTTGATTTATACACCACAAAACCCACAATACCCATTGATAGGGTATAAAGATACAAAAACAATTTACTCTCGTAGATGCCATTCAACAGATTCGGTGCTAAAAATAAAATAGAAGTGAAGAGAAGGTAAGGAATAGTTTTCATAGTGATTTGTTGTTGTGAAGTATTATATGACAAAGATACTATAATCGTTTGGTAAAAAAAATAAAAAAAATTGTTGGTCTTTTCGATAATTCACCATATATTTGTAGTAGAAACAGACAGGTGGCGCAATCGGTGAGCGCAGGACTCTTATACGGTCAAGGTTGTGGGTTCAAGTCCCATCCTGTCAACAAATAAAATCTGTAAACAAAGAGGGCTAATAATATAAAATATTAAGATATATAAAAGGGCTCTTAACTCAGTAGGTCAGAGTGTCGGTCTCATAAACCGGAAGTCGTTGGTTCAAACCCAACAGGGCCCACACTTTTTTATTAAAAAAAACTAATTAACTAACTTGTTCAAGAGTTCAGACTATTTCAACGTCGTATGTATCGAAAATTGTAAATCTACCAAAGAATTCTGGCCAATAACAATTGGTAAGCATTATCAAATCAAAAGTGGTTGGAAAACTTCAAATATTGCCTTCTATAACATAATAGCTGATGATGGAAAAGAATGGATAATACCATCTACTTTTTTCAAATATGTAGATGAAGTAAGAGAGATAAAGATAGAGGAAATCCTTACTGTAAATTAACCAGCTTTCCTCCTGCCAAGTGAATCTATACTCCCATCATGCTTGAACTCACTAACCATTCCAGAAAGATAAATAGTTCCAAAATGGTAATCATCTTTCGGGTCAAATAAATAGTAATCATAACCCGTGAATATCTTATTATAGTCACTCATAAGTGTTCTCCACTCATTAGTTCTTCTTCCCACCGCCCATATATTCTTCGAATTTTTATAGTCATTGATGGGTACACTTAACAAATCATAATTATTTCCCTGTTTATATGGACTTGACTGTAACCAATCCTCAAATCCATCCCAACCATCAACTAACCACCAGTCTTTGACAAAATAAATATCTTTGGTTCCTTTCAAAGTAAGGTGACTTGCATCTACTGGTAGTTCAGTTTGAATTAAAAAATAATCATCTTGGTATTTAGCTAGACTCATATCTTTCCTAAATCCATTTGGAATTTCAACTTTCCAATTTACTTGATTGATTTTTCCTGAAGTACCAGTTGCTGGATAGAGTGATCGACTAACAAGTTGTAGACCAGTTAGTTCTGGTTTTAAATATTTAGTAAATAACTTTTCAATTTGTAATAAATCACTTGAATTTAGTTCTTCTGTGCCCGGACTCTTTTCCATATCGAAGAAAAGGTCATTGAAAAGGTCTTGACCTAAATTTACATAGGTTGAACTTTTCAAATACTTTTCGTGTCTTGACTCATTGAATTTCCTTAAATATCTCATAGATAGTGTATATATTAACTATCCGAGCAATATATTCAATTTATCATTTCTATGTTCATTTAAACGCTTGAACATTTTTATAGGATAGTGTCCCATTCTATCATAGTCATTTACAACCCAACACAAATCAATATCATTAGTCAAAGTTAGATCGTATACTTTACCTATTACGAATGGACCTTCAATTATGGAATCCTCCCAATAGGTATTGTCTATACAGACTGCTTTTATTTTTTCCATATTAAAGAGTTTTAATCCATTCTATAAGTAGTAATGATACTTTATATCCACAGAATGCTCCAAGTGCGGATGGAATTGGAAATACAATTAATTTACCTAAATCAGTAACATATTTAGGTCTATTAACAATTTTCCCCATAAAAAAGTAATAAGCTAAATAACCAAGTAAAACAGCAATATCTGTTTTAGTAGCTATAAAAACCACAAGAGTTGCACCAATAAAACCAAAAGTAAAGTTATCTCTTACACCCTCCCATACTTCATATGGTGTTGCTTCATTAATTTCTTTAATTATCTTCTTATGTAGTTCTTTAGTCTTTCTCATTTTTGTTTTTTCCATTCTTCAAAGTGATCGATTTGTGGTTGTGATAATTCAGATCCTATATAACTCATTCCCCTTTCAATACAAGCTTTAGCAGTAGTTCCAATTCCCATAAAACTATCATATACAAGTGAGTTGGGTTTAGCATAAATATCCATTAACTTAGTAATAAGTTCAGTAGAAAAAGTAGCTTTGTTTAGGGGATTAGAACCATCATTATTTCTAGCTTCAATAAAGTTATAGATATTCTCATAGTTAGCTTGCCCAGTTCTTTCAATTCTACCAGTTATTTTCTTATTAGCATCAAAGGTTTTGAATTCATTTTTCCTAGAAAAGACAAAGATATATTCAACTATTCTTGTAAGTTTATTCTTACTCACATTATTTGGAATAGCATTTGATTTTTTCCAAACGATACAATCTGCTGTAATAAAGTTAGTTCTTCTAATAATATCAGCGATAACTAACCAAATTAAATGTGTTTTCTCACTTGAATAAGACATATTGTAAAGAACACAACCATTTGGTTTTAATATTTTATCATAACCATTAAAGACATCACAAGTCCAGTCAATATATTCTTGGTCTGTTTTGAAGTCTTGGAATATGTCATACCTACTGGAATATTTATCTGCTGCGCCAACTCTGGATGTATTATATGGTGGTGATGTAATGACCATATCAACCTGTCCTTGAAGTTCAGGTCTATTCATTGTATCAAAGCAGGATTCGTTATAAATTATATTCATTTTAGTAGTTGTTCTATTCTTTGGTTTCTTTTTTCTTGTGGTTTTAAAACTGGATTATACTTGAAGTATCTATCAAACTTTAGTAACCAATATAGTGAATAAGGGTCAAAGTAAGTGATTAAGTTTCTATTCAAATAAACATTTTTTTGTAGCTCATAATGTCCATTTCTCCATCTATAAAACTTTCCTGTTATGTATAGGTTTTCATCTTCAGTTATTGTATTTCCATCAACACTTTCCCAAAGGTAAAACTTTTTATTAGGAAGGTCGTCATATACCTTTTTATAGTATTTCCATTTATTAAAGTTAGTCATAATAGAAGCAAACACAAATGGAATGAAACTAGCAATGACTACAACAAAAATATTAAAATGTAATGTAATCATTTTTTAGATAAGGTCTTTATCCTTTAGACGTTTTAGATAGGAAGTAGCACCAGTATCGCCAGACATATACCATTCAAGTTCTTTTGCTCTGAATGCGCAGTTGTTTAGGTCTTTGATTAGTTTATGAACTTCATTTAAGATAAGTTCTCTTTCTTCTGGTGTTGCGTCACCAATTCTATCATACTCTACCATAGGTCTTTTACCAAAACCATTGTGGGTATAATCCTCACCTTCATATTTGCCATCATTAACAAACATATTTTCAATTTCATCAGCCAACATTTGGACTTTGAAATAACCATAATCAAATGAACCTCCCGACATAACTTTTATATTTTTTTACAAAGATAAGGGATTAAGTTTAATTCTCCAAAATCTTTTGTAAAAAGTATTCTCTAATGATTGACTTATCCCAAAAATATTTAGCTGGTATATCTACTCGTCTCCCAAGATTATCAATGGTTAAATAAAGAACACCATGTTCCATTTTTACTTCAACCAATTCATATTCATCACCTAACTTTATATTAGCGTGATTTGCTGGTGAATAGTGTTCCTTAATACATTTGATTATCATAGGTTTAATATCTCATCTATATCATCATCCCGTTTTTGTTCTTTGGATGGTAGTGCCACATCTACTAAATATACTTTGAAGTTAAGGATTTCTTCTTGGATACTACCATCTTTCATATCATAAAACTCTTTATAAACAAACTTACCTTGGTAATCATTTGGATATTTACTATTATCTGGCACAAAATCAACAAACTCACCCCTTTGTCTTGGTACACCGCAATAATCATCAAGATATTCTCTGATGTATTTGAGGGTTGGACCAACACAGATTGGTGTACCATCTTGTAATACCACATGGGAAAATTTTACTACTTTCATTTTACAAAGATAATATATTTTCTATTTTTTCCTCTCTAATTTCTTCAATTGTTTTGAACTCTGAAATAGGGTAGTAGTATTTGGTTGTTCCCTTATCAGATTTTTCAATCAAATAATATCTTTTATCATCGTTTATTTTGGATGAAATATGACTACCAAACCAAACATAAGGATTTGTGTAAGGAGCCAAGGTATCTTCTCTTGGTAAGGCATTATACACTTTACCATCAGTTAATTCATCCCACTCAACATCAGTTTTGATTTTAATAACTTTCATTCTAATATTTTTTCTATTTGTTTTTCTCTGAATTCTATTATATCAATAAAGTATTCGTCAAATGTTATTTTACCAATAGAAAATCTATGTCTGCCAGTATTCACATCATATAGTTCAACTTTTACAGGTGGTCCAAATCCTTCATTACCATCATAGTTTAGGAAATAAGTAAAAGTATCTCCCTTTTCTACTGGTGTTTCTTTCATTGGTGATTTAATGCAAATACATTTATTCATTTTAATATTTCATCTAATTGTTGTTGTCTCCATTTAGTTACTTCTACCATCTTAAACCTATCAGTATTAAGCATCCATTCACTAAATTGTTTTACTTTTAATTTATCATTTTTGGAAAAATAATTACCACTAACAAAAAGAACATTATATATTTTACCAGGTGTGAAATAGTGACACCTTGAATATTCATATGGGTCGTTTTTAATACAGATATATTTTAGGTTCATTTTAATAGTTCATCTATTTGTTTTTCTCTGTATTCTTCTATAAAATCAAAATCTTCTATTGGCCAATAGGAAAACTGGTCTCTATCATCTTCAACAATATAAGACATAATAACTTTATCTTTACCCGCTAAATAAATGTATTGACCTGAACCATATAAAGGTAGTGCTTCATATATTTTTCCATAAGTCAATCTTTCCCAGAAAGGTTCATTACCTGGTTTTCTTTTATACCTCAACTTCATTTTAATAGTTCATCTATTTGTTTTTGTCTAAAATCTTGTATATCCTCAAAATGACTTTTGAAATGTTTTTCTATTAGACCAAAGTCATACATACCATCTTTAACATCATAAAGATGAAAAGTTATTTGGCGATTTCCAAGTGTATCACCAATTTTATCTACTTCATACCAGAACTTATCACCCTTTCTAACAGGTGTTCTTTTTCCTAAAAATTTCCTATCTTTTATACACACACAATAATTTCTCATTCTAAAATCTTTTTTATTTTTATTTCTCTAATTGTTTCTTTACTGGCATACCTTTCTATAATAGATTTTTTTGGGTTGAAAGTCATAGGAGTAACTTGAAAACAAGATGGTTCAGATAGTAATTGGTCTATGGTTTCTTGTCTATATTCGTCAAGTGGTTTGAAATGTTCCAAAAAAATATCTGATGGAAGTCCAAGTATATAACGCAACCCACTCACATGGTGGTCTGATTTTTGATAAAGGTTCCATTGTAGTTCTTTTTTCATAGGTGGTAAAACCAAAAAAACATCACCTATTTTTGGTTTATGTTGAGTATAATACTGCCTATTTTTTATACAAATGTATTGTGTCATTCTAAAAACTTTTCTATTTGTTCTTGTCTAAATTCATCAATCAATTTGAAATAATATTCTGGTACTACAATTGGGTGTCCTGTATCCGCAGTGACACCATATTGACTATCAAAATGAAAACTCCCATAATGTTTAACTTCATAAACCTTTCCAATAGTTAGTATTGCATTTCTACCATTTTTTTGTGGAGTATCCCAGTTTTTATTTCTTATACAAATTGCTTTCATTTAAGTAACTCTTCTAATCTTATATTTCTCAATTCTGTAAGTGGTGTGAACATTTTTTCAATATAATGTTCTTTGGCTCCACCATCATCAACAATATAAATCCATACTACACTATTCCTATGGACTTCATAAATCTTACCTGGTGTGATATTAAATTGGATACCATTGGGTGTGATATTGGTTTTACAAACTACTTTCATTTTCCTAAAATATCATCAATGTTTTTATCCCTTTTATCAGCCTCATAGTTTTCCATAAAGTATTTTATCTGCTCTACTATATTCTTATCATTTTTTTCATTATTTTTAATCCTATCTTGTAGAGCAAAAAGTAAGGAATGTATTTGCTCCTTGAAATCTTCTTTTACAAAGAGTTTTTCCAACTTTTCTCTGAATTCTGGGTCCAAGTTCATTTTAGTAGTTCTTCTAGTTTTTCTAATCTAACTTCATCAAGGGGTTTAAACCTACCTCTTCTTAAAGCAACCTCAATCCCATCATTACCTATTATATAATATACACCATTATCATTAAATGTTGAATTCAGCCTATCTGTAACTTGGTAGATTTTACCAGAAGTCACAAAATCCATACCCAATGCCTCATTAGTAACACCAGTATCATCTATACACACAACTTTCATTTTATTAATTGATTTATCTTATCTTGTCTTATTGATTGGAGTGGTTTAAACATATATTCTGTATATTCACTATATTTGATTTTATATCCTTTATCATCTATGATATATTTAGCAAAGAAATAGTCATGAGGTGCTGTTATTACTTCATAGATTTTACCTTCAGTAAAATTAAATATTTTGGTATTTATATTACAAACTATTTTCATTTTAATAATTCGTCTAACTTTTCTTGTCTATATTGTTCTAACTCAATAAATCTCCTTTTTGATAAAATCACTATTTTTCCACTATCATCATACAACTTATATGATTGTTCAGAACCATCATCAATTAACTCATATACTCTACCCAAAGTTAAAAAGATTTCTATTTTATCTGGGTTTTTACCCATCTTAGGAAAGGGATAATCATCTATACATACTACTTTCATAACAAAGTTTTTTCTAATTGCATTTCTCTCCATTCATCCAAAGATACAAATGATTTTGGACTTGTATAAATTGTTTCTCCAATATCATTTGTTATTTTCATAGCCAGTTTATCCTTGTTGGATTTCCAAATAGGGTTCCAAGAGTCAAGTGCTTCATATTGTTTCCCATATGTAAGATTGGGACAATTTTCTTTGATAAAAATAACTTTCATTTTAATAATTCGTCTAACTTTTCTAATCTAACTTCATCAAGTGGTTTGAACCTGTCCATCCTTAGTGATACTTCTTTACCATTATCACTGATAATATTTACCATATGAATACCTGATGGTTTATGTATACCACCTTTATTTGGATGGGAAATCATTTCATATACTTTTCCCTCTGTAATATGTTCATGTGGGGAAACCCCACCTTCTCTGATTTTATTGTTTATACAAACTAGTTTCATAGGATTTCTTCTATTTTTTTATTCCTAACTTCTTGGATGTTTTCACTATCAACCCATTTATTAAAATCTTCAACTGCGTTTTCTGAAGCATGTTGGTGGTAATACTCTTGATGTTTCACAAGTGATGGGTCAAGAGTTCCACCTTTCCCATCTGAATATGGAATAGGAACTGGACTTACTTTATCTTGGATAAGACCAGGATAATGTTTTGTATATCCACAAGGTTTGCAAATAAAACGAATGCATCTATCATAAGAATCGTCTTTGATTTTTCCACCACATTTTGGGCAAGGTTTTAAGTATTGTTCGCTATAACTTCCCATACCACAAAAATAATATATAATCTATGAAATACCTAAAAATATTTGAAAGTTTTAATCAAGGGAAATATTATTGGCCAATAACTGCAACTGAGTTCAATAAGTATGTAGAAACATTTGAATTTACAGAACAAGAAATTGAAGCAATAAAAAGTATCTGTGATAAAAGATTTACTGAAATGGATTTTGAATTTTATACAAGCTGGGATATACCACCAACTGGTTCAATAAATTTGGAGACAAATACAGGTGGTCAAAACTTATATACTATAAGAACAAGAATAGACAAAGAAAATGACGAATATTTCGCAGTCGCATATAATATTGATAGGACACCAGAATATTACAAAGCAGACCAATTGGAGGGTCTAATAAAACTTTTGGAAGATATCTTATGAAATACCTAAAAATATTTGAAGAGTTTTCTGATTTCTATAAAAAAATACGAAATGACGATATCAATCCTAAAAAAATCATTGATATTGATTTAGGTATACAGAATATGATAGAATCAAGATTAAAGCACAAATCTACTTTTTCATATTCCATATACCAACCATACATGGGTAGTATGTTGAGAGGAAATCAAAGGAAATTAAAGATTGAAACAGATATAATCGTTACACATGGTTCTCCAGATAAAATGGTAAAACCCTTAATCAAAAAACACAATACTATGATTGTTGAGATGGAAGATGAGTGGTTTATAGTTTCTAACCAGACAAGATTTGATGGTGGTGGTTCTTGGGCTACTCCAAAGTCATTGGATATTGAATTATATGAATGTGACCAAGAAGAAGGACTTTTGGAGTTATTAAAGAAATTAGATATAATAAAATGAAATACCTAAAAATATTTGAAGGTAGTGAAAGTTTTTTTGGAACCTCCAACTATGGTGATTTTGAAATAAATAAACCCGCCCATAAAGTCATATTCAATATGTTCATATGTGATTATGAATCACCAAATTGGAAAGAAAATGTTGAAATCCTAAAAGGTATAAACTTCCCAACAAGTATAGAAAAATCAAAAGGTTATCATAAAGGTTTATCTATTCAAGTTTTACTTGATATGGACATCCAATCAGCAAAAGAGTTCTCTGATGAAATCGTCAATATGTTTTTAGATAAACCACTTATCGTTATTGCTGAGGTAGATGTAATAATGAAAAAACAACCAATAGGTTATTACTTTGATAAAGACCTATGGGAACCTGGTAGATATTTTGATAAACTAATTGAAAGTGGTGAAAAAGGAGTATTTATACATTAATTCTATCAATAATTTTTGGTCTTAGAAATGTTTTGATGCTTTTTTCATTTTGTTCTAATATATTTGGTATTGCTGCCATTGAATTATGATGTAATCCACGAGCAGGATTTGGATTTATCATTTCAAATGGTCCAATATATCTTTCAAAGTTTTCTAACATTTTAGAAAATATTAAACGATGATCTGATGCAAGATACATAATCTGTGGGTAAACATCCCCAAAATGACCCCATTTTACAGTATACATCCTTATATGATTTTTATCCATTGAATTTGGTTCAAAGTGCCTTCTTGGTCTGAATCCAATAAATCTATTCCATTTTTCTTTGATATAGTTTGGGTCATTAACAAAGACAAGGTTGTCAGTCCACTTTTACATGAGGAAAGTTATTAAATATAAATTGACTATTCTATTATAGTCAGGATCATTTTTATAAATCATCTTCTTTTAGTATTTCATCAATTTTAATTTCTCTATTAACCCACTTTGGTCTTTTCATATAATCTGGCAAATGTTCCCAATTTTTCTGATGATGTTTAATCATCCACTCATGATATTCCTGGGCGACTTTATCTGGTTTTGTTCCAATTTGTTTTTCATTCATGATATAATTCTGTCTATTTTTTGATTTCTAAATTCTTCCAATGTAACAAAAAATCTTTTATCCCAGTTAAAAATATCTACCATTTTATCACTTTCTCTCTGAACCATATAAAACCCTTTGAAGTCACTTAAAACATTATAAACATTTCCATATTGTAAATAAATGTGATTATCAACTATACAAACTACTTGTTTCATTTTAATATTTGCTCTATTTGTTCGTCTCTATATTCTTCTATTGGTTTGAAAAAGTCAAAATGTATATGGATATTTTTCCCATGATCATCAATTACTCTACACTTCTTAGGAAGTATCTTTGGTGCAAATTCATAGAGTTCATAGATTTCGTAAACTTTACCAATAGTCAAGTCGTGTTTTCTAAACTTCTTCTCACCATTGAAAGATGTGGCTGGATGAATTGTTTGGGTATTTTCTATACAGATAGCTTTCATTTTTCAAATAGATAATTCTTTTAACTTTTCTTCTCTAATAGTTCTAGTTCTGAAAGACTCATAACTTTCTTCTTTATTTATGGTAAGTTTTGGTGAATAAATCGCATCCCAATCATCATCAAAGTAATCATCTAACATCTTAAATAAATCTTTTGCTTTTATTCTTTTCAATGAAAAGGTCCACTCTCTATTATTGGTATGAAAAATCTCACCATCATTTCTTGTAACGACAATTCTAAGTCCTGCGTAATTAAAAACCACCCTAAAGTTAGGTGCGATTAATTTACCTGTTTTAACAAAACCCAAGTATTCGAGTATTTCAGTTAATTGGTCTATTGTCATTTTACTATTTCTTCTATTTTATCATTTCTATTATCTTCAATGGATTCGAATATTTCTTTTGGATACCAACCACCTTGATTTAGATCATCTTTGTAAACCCAATGTCCATCATCTCTACTGGTAGAAGGCACCAATCTATAGTATTTTCCTTCAGTCAAATATCTTATACTTTTGATACATTTGAGTTTTATATCCATGTTACAAATATAGAAAATAATATTTAAAAAGTAAAAAATTATATATACAAATATAAATATTAATTGGCAAATGAAGAAATTAAAGACTTTCGAACAATTCAAAGAAAAAAATGTCCAAGAAGGCATAAAGGATTATTTATTAGGTGGTTTAGCCACAATAGGTAGTATGGTTACTACACCAGAAACCTCTTATGGACAACAAAAAACCCCAAAAGAAGTTACTTCGCAACAAGTCAGTGATAAAAAGGACATACTGGGTAGACCATTAACAGCAGCACCCCCCACAAAAACTGAGAATCTTGGAAAGCGTAAGTATTTAGTAACCACTAAACAAATAAACCCAAGTCCACAAAAGGATGCTGAATTAAAAGCTAAGGGGTATAAACCAGTTTGGACTGAGACTGTAAAGTCTACACCAAAATGGGGAGTTGAGAGTTCTGAAAGAAAAAAGCCAGTTGTAATGAAATCGGATAATGATAAGTTCTTTGAACTCGGTGGATATACTTTAACACAACAAGTAAAAGATACAATACAAGCAAGGATTAATAAATTGGGTGGTGTTGATAGTGTGAAAGTTGAAGCTTCTACTGATAAAACTCCATTGACTAAGAAACTAAAAGCTGATTTAGAATCAAAAGGTTATTCGGGTGATAACACTGGACTTTCAAAAGCTAGGTCAAATGCTATTAAAAACTTTTTGATTAGTATTGGTGTAAATCCATCAAATATCGTTGAAGTTAATTTGGCCGACCAAGGTAAAGAGGGTGGTTATGACCCAAGTGCTAGATATGTAAAACTTACTCTAATTGAAAAAGGTAGTGGTACTGGTAGTGGTGAAGAATATTTCCAAGAAAAGGAAGAAATAGTTGTTTACTATCAAAGAGTAAATGATATGATGCAGAAAATGGTCAAACAAAGATATGGTACACCTATCGATTGTGAAGGTGGTAACTGTGCCACTTATGATTGAGGAATAAAAAAACCCTCTTTTTAAGAGGGTTTTTCATTTGAGTAATGTCTATTAAGGAGCGGCAAAAGTAGTTCTTCCACCACCAGTAGCAAACGTAGCTAACATTCTTGATTTCTGACCAGCAGAGAACATATACATACAAGCATCATCAGTATAATCCATATAGTTCATAGTCATTTCAATAGGTGTTCCAGTACAAGTGGATCTATGACCAGCAGCTGGACAACCATAGTTTGCAGTATTATGAGTTGGAGTATCTGTAACTAGATCAGAACCACAAGTTGCATCTCCCCAAATGTGACGAAGGTTTAACCAGTGTCCAACTTCATGTGTAGCGGTTCTGCCTTTGTTGAATGGAGCTGCGGCAGTTCCAGTTCTTCCAAATGCAGTGTTTAAGATAACAACACCATCAGTCGCAGAAGAACCACCTGGGAATTGAGCATATCCTAAGATACCATTTCCAAGAGTACAAGCCCATAAATTAAGATAGATAGTTGGTGAAGTTGGGTTTAATCCACCAGAAGCAGTTTTCTTAACAGCATCATTTGTAGACCAAGAAGTCTTTGTTGTGGCCTTACGAGTTACACCTTGTAAAACAAAACGGATATTAGTGGCACCAGCTTTAACACCTGTAAAAGTAGAAGGGACTAAAGATACATCAGTATTTGTGCCACCAAAATCTTCATTTAAAACATCAATTTGTGATTGGATTTGAGTTTGTGAAATGTTTTCAGCAGTTGTTCTATACAATACATTAACCCAAACAGGAATTTCATAAACACCGTTTACTAACCTACCCATTCTCATAAGGTTTTGATTGGTCTCAAGGTTTCTTTCAATTTCATCCATTCTTGATTGAAGCTGAGGGTCTTCTTGGAGTTTCTGTTGTAAAACTTCCATAGAAGCACATTGTCTACCAGCAAATTGTGGTTCAGATGTCTTGATAGAAGAAATATCCTCTGACTTTTGACAAGCGGTAAATCCTAGTATGGCTAGAACAAAACCGAATAATTTTAGTTTTTTCATTTAAGATTATTTTATTTTTTAGTTATATATAAAAACAATATTTGGGTTTATTCCAAAATCTTGTGGATTTTATATTGTCGGATTTCTTCTAAATTTCTTTCCATGAAAGTTTCATAAACTATTTTTTTCGCTTCTGAATTATCTGGTAACACATTTGCACAGCAAGTAAAGTCAGGACAACACTCATCATCTATTTGATTATGTTTTGATACTCCACCCATCCAATCAAGAAGTTGCTCGTAACTTCTTATACTGTATCCTGTTTTTTTATTTCTATACATTGTCTATTATACCCTCAATAATTTTATTTCTCTTATTTTGAAACTCTATTTGTTTATATTCTTCTTCAAAAAATATTCTATTAGCTAACTCAACAATTTGGTCATGAGCTTGGTCTGGACTTATCATACCACCCCATCTTTTTCTTTTTATCTGTTCACTATCAATTGATGTTAATATAGATATAGCTGCTAGTAGTAACTTACCCTCGTCTATATTAGTGTCAATTTGTCTAAATTCTTCTACCTTTATCATACATAAAAAAACCCCACACTTTGGGTGTGGGGTTTTTATTAAAAAAATCTCAATTAGTTTTTAATAAACTTAACTGTTTCTTTAGTACTGTTTGATGTGAGGGTAAGGAAATAAACACCATTAGCAAGATTGTTAATAGAAACTTCTTGTGTAGGAGTGTCATAAAGTTCCCCATCCATAGAACCTTCGGTCATTAATTTACCTTGGGAATTTCTAATAGAATAGTTATATACACCCTCCTCAGCGATAGTAGCAATAAATTCAATTTTATCACTTACAATGTTTCCATTTACAATTTCAAGTGGGAACATTTCCTCAGGTACACCACCGTCCATGAAAGTTGATTCACCTTCAACGATTGCTCTACGAACATTAACAGATCCCTCACAAGAAAATCCGATAGGAGTTGAACCTGGAGGAGGTGGAGGAAGTTGAGAAATAATGATGTTGTCCATATCATATCCATCTGCACCACTACCGAAATCAGCAGGGTTTGAAGCATCTTGGAATTTTATGAAATTAACGATTGAGAACTCAGGTCCGAAAGAAGATAGGTCAATAGCAGCTGATGTTCCAGCGATGCCAAGAGCATCTTTACAGATAAGTACAGTACTAGACCAATTTACACCATCAGCAGACACACTTACGTTTGCTTTCTCAGGGTAACTTGGACAAGGTTGGTTGTTCCAAGTTGTTTCAAAAGAAAAGAATTCAGCACCAGGACCATTAAAAACGGTATAAGGAAGTTGTAGACAAGCCCAACCACCGAATCCAAGTGACCAGAAGTTGTAAGAACCACTAGCTGGTCCAGAATCACGAAGACCTGGGTTAGATAAAGCAGCTGATGGGAATCCAATTTCATTGATATTAGCGTTAGCGAAATTCTTACGAACACCAACAATACCACGGCCAGGGAAATTACCAGCAGCTCCAACAAATTGTGAAGCAACTCCTTGTTGATATTCACAAATTGGTGAGGTTGGGGTATTGCCAGCAGTAGGCATTTCATAATTCACTGTGATACCATCAACATCATAACCATCAACACCATCACCTTGAACATTCCAAGCTGGATTTGTTCTATCAGTAATACGTACATATTGAGCTTTCATAAGAGGGAAAATATCAAAAGAACCATTGTAACAAGTATTGTAAGCACCACCTGGTCCCAAAGTAATTGTACCAGGAGTAATCCAATTAACACCATCTTCGGAAACTTCTACAAGAGCTTGTTCTGAATTTGTTGGACGACACGTAGGATTTCCCCAAGTAGTTTCGTGGATAGTGATGTCATTACCAACTCCATTAGAAATCCATTCAGATGAACGAAGTACCATTTCACCACCGAATCCAAGAGATACGAAGTTCATAGCACCAGTGATATCAGATTGTTCAGCCACTAAAGCTTTACTCGGAATAGAACGAGCACCTACGGGATAACCCAAAGTATTACCAGGATTTCCAGCACCTGGACTCAGCACCCGTGAAGATTTTGCGGTGTTTCCGGATCTGAGTGAACTAGCAACGTGACCACGGGCAGGTCCTTGCTTCACACACATAACTTCCCAAGTCATAGCTTGAGAATTCTGAAGGGTTGTGAAAATTCCACCAACCACAGCAGTTAACATTAGAAAAAGGTTTTTCATAAAATTTTTATAGTTTTTTCTTTTATATATCATGAAAAATGGGTGAAGTTTAAGATTTCACCCATTTTTTCTTTGTACTTTTCCAAGATCCTTAAAAAACTAACTGGTTTTTTTATCTTTCTCCTCTAAATATTTAAGAGCTTCTTTATATCCTTTTACGAATCCGGTAATTTCCGCTGATCTATGTCCGGTAAAAAATGTTTCGTTAAAAGGGTTGTAGGGTATTAACTTTTCAGCTAATTCTCTAATTTCTTGATCAGATTTCATAACTTATTTATTAAATAAATCGTTTAATTTTCTATCTCTTATTTCTTGTTTGAAAAATTGAAATTGATAATCCATATATTGACAATTAAAATTGTAATCAGTTGGGACTGTTTCATAAGGTTGGTGACGAGTTCCGAATTTACCACTTAATTCAAAATGTATCCCACCTGCAACATAAATATTGACTTTCATTATGTATCTTTCCGAACCTCTGAAAGTTATTGTATGTGCTCCTAATTCTGGTACTAATATCACACAGGTGTCTAAATTCCAAATTTGTGGTAATTCTTTTTTAACTTTGAACCCAATAGACACAAGGAAATCTCTAGCTTCTTTTACTTTTTCGAAACCTTCGTAGTTTTCCTCTATGTAAATGTTTTCATCCATAATAAAAAAAACCCTCCTTTTTAGGGAGGGCTTTGACTTTACTTAACAAAATTTGTAACTACCACTTTGTCACCACTCCTAACCATCGCCCGATAAACTCCACTTGGTTTAGTTCGGATTTTATCAAGGTCTTGATTCACATTATTATTATTTGTTTTAATAACAAGTTGTCCAAATGAATTGTAAATATAAACTTCTCCGGCAAAATTACTTGGAAAGTTTGTTCTTAAAGTTCCATTTTGATAGTAGAAATAAGAACGAACATCATTTAGTTTTTTAGCTGACAAAATTCCAGGAATTACAATAGTGCAAATTGAATCAGCTCCCAAGTTGTAATTGTCGGAAGTCTTTTTCAATTTGAGATAAAATTTCTCATAACCTTCAGATTGATCGTCGTTATTAATCGTAATTCCGAAACTAGTAGTTGTGGTTCCAATCGGAAAAGTCGCAAGTGCCGGTTGTTGTAAGATAAAATCAGCAGAATCAGTGTCTACATTCTGTACAGAAATCAAACAAGCAATCTGTTGATTTACTGGTACCGTAGAATTTAGTGGCATACTGAGAACAGTACCTTCCTCAATAACATAATTCGTATCAGCAAAACTGATTACAGGAATTTCAAGGGGGGCGGATGGTGTGATATCAGCAGAAGACCTTGGGAGAAGTTGGTACCTTGAATCTCTTGGAATAGAGGAATCAAACTGACCACCCATACCTACAACATCAACTTTACCAGTTGGAACAGGTGCTCCGAAAAGGTCACAATCATTATCAATACGAACATCAAACTCTTGATAATCAGTTGTGCCAGCAACTCCTCTGAAAGCTTTAGCGGTAAATCCAGAACCACTTGGCACAGCTGGCCAGCTATTTGGTAGAAATTCTAAATTCTGCATTTTAACCAAGTAGGATTCAGAAACCTCACTCAAATCGGTAACGACTCTTGGTTGTGTTAATTGACAATTGGTTTTTAGAATTTTAATTGTATCAATTACAATTTGTGATAGTCCGTTGAAACAGTTTACCATTCCGATAACTTTAACACTATCACCTTCGTTCAAAGTAACTCCGATATCAAGTGTAGCTTTAAAAAGCCCAATTCCACATCGGTTGCTTAACAAAGTATCAGCTCGTTTCTCAACGAGACTTAGTTGGATTCGCCCGTTAGCTAATCCAAAATTCTTTCCATAAACGACTCCTTGTGTCCTAACAAACACCGAGTCATAATCCGAACAACCACCTTGGGTTGTGTCCAAACCTCTGATTTCATCCACATTCAAACTTAGAATTTGAGGCTGTGAAAACAGAGACATACTAATTAGTAGAAAAATTGTTGTAAAAATGTATCTCATAAAATTTTATAGTTTGTTTATTTTATCCGAAAAATTAGATAAGTTTTTTTCCAAACAACAATTCATTTTTTCCCAAAAAAGTACAATTTTCGGAATTTTTGGATTTTTTATGGAAATATATAATATATGGAGGAAAGGAATAAAATAATGATAGTTGACGAGTCGGAAACTATTTCATTAATCACTAGCAAACTATTTGAATTTCAACACTGGAATGTAACAAAAGCAATCAGTGGTGAAATGGCTCTAGAATTTATACAAAATGAAGATTTTGATGTGATTCTTATGGATATAAATCTACCAGGAATGACTGGAATAGAGTGTTGTCATCTAATAAGAAAAATGGAAGATAAAAGAAAATCTAAAACCCCCATCTTTGCGGTTACTGGAAATGATTTAAATTTAACAGAAAAGGAATATAAAGATAGGGGATTTAGTGAATTTTTTGAAAAACCAACTAACTTTCAACTACTAATAGATAAACTTAAAAAGATTCTGGACTAAAAAATTCATGTTAAATGAATTACAAAAGGCCAATCAAAATAAAATAGTAGTTAAAGAACAAGACCTACATAAACCAATAGCAAAAGGTTTATTCACTTTGGAAGGTCAAATTGAATTAGGTGCAAACAACATATTAGAACAATATAAAGTTTTAAAAAAACAAGCTCTTGCAATCCAAGAGAAAAAAAGAATTTCGACTAGGATTTACGAAGCAGAAATCAAGTTTGAACCAATTATACTCGGCATTTATAACCTTTACAGAACCGAAACCAATACATTTATCTCAATGGTTGGGCCAACTGAATGGGGTAGGTCCATGAAAAGGAAAATTGAATTTATCGCAAAGATAAAATTAGATTATGACCACACTTGGCAGATTTTAGAATTAAACGATTCAGACTTCTTTATCTAAACTCAGGATTTTGCTCACTTTTTACAATGGGGACCTTGGTTTTCCTAGGTCGGAACCATAAAAATCTCCTTGAGGTGGGCATTTCTTTATATTTAGTACTGTCTTTTTCGGATTTCTCTCTTAATTTACTAACCACTTGATTCAAACTATCAATCTCTCTTTCTAATTTATTGTTATAGATTTTAAGTTCTGCGTTTTCAAAAGATTCTTGACTAGGGCCATATACCATGGGATTTGGATTTACCTCAGTAATAATCTTATCAACATATTTTATTTCAGTTTTTGGAACTATCAAAACTTTTGGTTTCTTTTTCAATTCACGAAGGATACTATCCCTAACCAATTCTGAATTATGAACTTTTATTTCCGACTGAGTGAAAATCAATTTTTTCCATGTTTCGAGTAGGGATATTGTTGAATCCACCCTTGACTTATAATTGAATTTATGTGGTTTTGGATCATGTCCACAACCAAAGAAATAACAATAAATCAAATATAGCCAAATAAGAACGAATATTGAAATTGTGATATTTCTGTATTTTTCTGGAAAAATCATAGTTATTTATTTTCTTTTTTAAACATTTGAATAATTTTATCATTCAGTAGTTTGTTTTCATCCTTCAAAGCCTTATTCTCCTCACGGATTTCAGCTATTTGTTTTAGGAATTGATTTCTACTATCCACATATAAATATCCAATTGCTGTCAAGCAAATAAATAGCATACCAGAAATCGGATTACTCAGAAATTTGGTATAGGTATCCATTTTATTCAAAGTCATAACAATAGATATAGATTTATATCTATATATTATGTTTTGAAGTTTAGTTCAAGTCTGACCAATCTGGATCTTTGAAATTAATTCCTTTTAGAACTTTAGCATCAACAGTTCGTTTGATTATGTACTTACCATCGGATAGCTTTTCATAATATGTAGATAAATCTCTTTCCGTATATAAAAGTACCGATTTATGAGCTTCCTCCTCATTTTCACAAAGTTTACTCATATTTGATTCATAGACTCTTTCTACAATTTTCTCAACATCTAATCCATGAATTGCAGCAGCTTGATAAACAACAAAAAACAAATCAGCAACAGCATCCGCAACCTCGTCTAACCTTGGATCGTATTGTCTATCACTATTCCATAGAGCGGATTTTAGTTCCCTCAATTCCTCTTCGATCAATCGGAAAGCAAGTTCACTTTCTTTTTCATTTGTGATTTTGGGAGTGGTACGGTTTGGTAGACCAAATGTCTCTCTCCAGTGTTTGATTTTTTCAAGTGCGTTCATAAGATTTGTGAAATATTTTAAGTTATATACTATTAGATTAAAAGTTTTTTGGGTGGACAAAGTTATTAAAAATTTTAATATATATGTCATGCTTACAAATTTTGACGATTACATCTATGAGGAATATCTCAAATTAGACCTACCACTTTATTATACCAAAGAATTAAAATCTACACTCGGAGCAATTGCATCTAAAGGAGATTCAGTAGCTAGTTTTCTTTATTATGGAGAATCCACAGATGCTGTGAAATCAGATATTACTTTTGTAGGTTTAGGCGAAGGTAATGATAAGGTAAGTTTTATTCAAGTCAATCGTGTCCTTAGAATGATCGATAAAGAACTAGGCGATCCAGAATCTAAAAATCAAGGAACTCTCAAGGGGCAATTAGAGGAAGATTATATTAATAAAATATGGAGAATCAAACAAAATTTTGACCACCCAGCTTGGAAAGAACAAAGAACTGAATTGGGTGTGGGTAGATTTGCAACTAAGATTTCACAAAAAGCTGGTAAAAACTTCACACCACCACAAATAAATGCATTCGTTGATAAGTTTAAAGCTTACAGAGATTTCCAAACCACAAAGAAAGATAAGTTTGAATTAGTATCAGGTGAGGATATCAGAAAATGGTATGATGAAGATACTTACGAAGATGCAGAATATCACCTATCAAACTCTTGTATGAGGTATGCTAGATGTCAAAGGTATTTAGACATATATGTTGAAAATCCAAATCAAGTTTCAATGGTTATCCTAAAAGGAACTGATCCTAATAAAATCATTGGTAGAGCTCTTATTTGGAAATTAGAAAATGGGAATTATTACTTAGATAGACCTTATGCTAATAATGATGAAGATATAAATTTATTCAAAGAGTGGGGTAGAAGTAAAGGTTATACTGTCTATGGGGCTAGCTATGACCACAAAGAAGTAGTATTGGATAAGGCTAATTTTTCCTACTACCCATATATGGATACTTTCAAATATCTAAATAGAGATGATAAAACACTAAGCACTGATGCAAACGAATATGATAATGGTAATCAAGATTGGATTAAATTAGAAAGTACTGGAGGTGATTTTGAAGAAGTAGAAAGAGGTGTTTATTCTGAATATTATGGTGAATATATTGATGAAGATAGTGCTGTTTTTGCGGAAGATATACAAAGTTATATACATTCAGATGATGCTTATTATTTAGAATATAAAGACACATATGTTCACAATGATGCTGACGTGGTATATTCTGAATTTGATGGTCAATACTATTTAAGTGAAGATGCCATTAAGTCTGAATATTTAGATACTTATATCTATTCAGATGATGCACTAAATGTATTTACCTCACCAGATGAGGAAGATTATGTGCCAGACTCATTCAGAGAGAAAGGATTAGTTAAAGAATATTATTTAGATGGTTCACCAAAATGGTGTATATCTGCAAATGTATTTAAAAGCCCATTCTCCAATGAGTATTTCTTTAGAACTGGGACTGTCAAAGTATTCACTGTGCAAGATGGTGGACTGATGACACAAAATGAGGCAGATACTAAAGACATAGATACCAAAGGTCTTGAATCTGACTATATGGAAATTGATGATTATCTATCAAAAAGAATTAAACCTTTAACCAAAGATCAATTTACAGAAAAGGTCAAGAGTTTAGAATTTACTGAAAATCAAATAAATGATTTCAAAAGGGATAGTAGTTCACAATTATATACTCTCAATTCATTTTTTAGGGATGTTACACTTGATGAAATAGAAAGAATGATGAAACTTCTAATATGGCTTTCTTATAGTGCTAGTGAAAGAGATCAGTATGGTAAACCGAAAAGTAAAAATAGAAGGAATTTGATTGAATCAATGAAAAGTAAATGCCAAGAATTTATCACAAATGAAAGGTTCTATGGGTTACAAAGTATGAGCATAGAAAGTCTATTCCGAACAATGGATGCCAACCTTAGTGATTATATAAGAAACGAAGAATTATTAGCTCAAATTATTCTTTATAAGAATAGTATTTAAAAAAAATATACCAAACTCTAGTATTTATTTTTCATATAAAATAAATGGACCCGTTTAGTGAGTCATTTGGTTTTGGTGAATATAAATCACAAGCAATAGATTTATTAAAAACTACCATCGAAATTTTAAATGAATTCGAAATACCAAACATGCTAATATCCGGCACTTTACTTGGATATATCAGACACAATGATTTTATACCTTGGGATGATGACATAGACTTACTTGTTGATTCTTCAATCCTAAGAAAACTAGGTAAGATTGCTGAAAAATATGATAACATTAATATTTTTTACAAAAATAAATATGATGCTATTAAATTCTGTTTTGATTTTGGAAAACCCATAAGTGATAAATCTTGGGAAATGTCAATAATAGATGGTAAAATTCAAAGAAAATCAAAACTTAATTTTCCATTTGTAGATTTATTTATCTATGAATCTGGTTACGGGACTCATATTTGTGGACAAGAACAACATATCGAAATTGATGGTGAAATTAGAAAAATGTTTATGCCCTTTTCTGGTCCTTGTGATAGGTGTTTTAGATTCATAAAATCGGATGAATTAGTTTTTTTTCACAACGATTGGAAGAAAAAGAACTTTTTCCCTCTACAAGAAGTAGATTTTTTAGGAATAAAATGTAATATACCTAAAAATCCCCACCATTTTTTAAAAAAAAATTACGATGGGGATTATATGAAAGTAATTGAGTCAAGAAACTACGACCATAAAAACAACTTAAAAGTAGAAAATATAACTAAAAAACCTTATGTTAGAAATTGAAGAATTAAAAACACATTTGCCGACTGGTGTAGATGCAAAGATTATGCAGTATGAGGAAAATGCTACAAACATCTCCGATGATAAAATTGATTTTCCTAAATTATTGGATGGCACACAAACTACCATACTCATAAATATGGAAAGACATACTGAGAGATATCATGTAAGTTTGGAACAATTAAAAAAACTATCAATACAAAATTTTGTACACCTTAAAGGAACTGATGGTAAAATTAAATCTCAGTTGGAACAGGATCTAACTTACATCTTGGGGTTTATCAAACAATTCAATGATAAGGTAGTTAGTAATCAAATAGAAATAAATGATTTCTCAGAAGTAAATAATCAAGGTGTAAATCTACAAGATGGACCACTTGGCTGTTATTGTTCACATCTTAGAGCAATGATTTATGGTTACTTATCTGGTAGTGATTACACTATAATTTGTGAAGATGATATTTCTATTACAAACACAAAAAATATTGAGGAGTATATACCAAAAATTCCAAATGATTGGGATGTTATTTTCTTGAACTCAAGACCCAAAAATGTTTTACATGACGAACCTTATTATAAATTCATTGATGAATTCCATTCTGGTCACTTTTATATTATCAAAAACAAAGCTCTACCTACCATATTTAGTGGTATGTACCCGATGAACGACCAAGTAGATGTTCTACTTTCTTTCTTACACAAGAAATTGAATATGTATAACATACCAGATACTGTTTATCAAAAGAACTTAGAAACCAATACCCAAAACAATCTTGATATTATTTTTAGTTCACCTAACTATATTCCAGTAACAGATGCTTTAAACAAATCAGAAGAAATATTAAATCACTATGCTAATAAAATTCTTCCTGATAACACAGACCAAAATAGATTGATTGTAAAGCATTTGATGTATGATATGATTTACAATTTTATACTAACTAAAGGCATTAATAACGAACCAGATCCCAACATAGAAGACTATGTTTTTGATAATCCCCATATTGGAAAATGGAGATATACTAAGTTGGAAAAATTTGTTGGATTTTTCTTACAATGTACGAAAAAAGGAATTAACCCAAAGTTAGCTGGTCAAGGTTTAACAAATGCACTGTTATTTACTTTAAATAAGTTCACTGAATTACATGATACTGATGGAGATATTAAAGCTTATGGATTTGGATCGACTGCTCATACCTACAAAGTTGGTAATGATTTGTTAATCAAAAGATATAATAAAAAATTGAGGTGGGCTACTGAAGGTCATGATGACCCCAAAAAAATTATGAATAAGGAAATAGAACTTTTGGAAAAATTAAAAAATGTAAAATCGGTTCCGAAAATAGTTGACTATGACAATAGAGATATCATTATGGAATATAGGGGGGAATCTATCTATAATGATTTTAACTTACCTACTGATTGGAAGGATCAAATAACAAATATATTTTCTGAACTTACTAATAATGGTGTATTTTATCCAGAGTTTAGGTTGCAGAATATCCTTGTATTAGATGGTAAGATTAGTTTTGTTGATTTTGGTATGGCTGAGTTTAGGGATAAATGTGATAACGCTATCAATCTCGAAAAGTTTATTAAGTATTTGAGTTTACTTGAGGATAAGTTTAAGATTGTAATTGATTTAGATGCTAGACAAAGGTTGATTTCAACTTTTCTAAAAAATGTTAATATGCCAACGCCGACCATAGACCAGAAGTTTTCGGAAGGTATTGAACCATTGTTTGGTAATGACTTTTTTTAGAAAAGTTAAAAATTTTCTATGATATGAACAATTGTTTCAAACAAATTGATGTTAAAATTAAATTCAATGGGTCATTATCAGATATAAAATCTGACTTACACATGACTCATGACAAGTGGCAAAAATATGGACTCACTCTAAAGAAAAAAGAAAATTATGAGGCTTCAATTGCAACTACATACGAGGTAACAGATCAAGTAAAATCATATGTACTCTCAAAAATCCCAACTGAATTACTTCAATTAGAAACACCAAAAGTTTGGTATCTTGAAGTTACTGGAACAAATAAAAGTACAACAATGGTTCCACCACACATTGACACTTTTAGGATATGTACAATAAATTTTTATATCAATACCAATGGCGAGACAACTAAATTTTACGAATATAAATCCGGAACTATTATAGATGAAATTGGTGAGTTTTGTGCAAAAGACAATGAATGTTTTATCCTAAACACCACCGTACCACATTCGGTAAAACTTATGTCAGAAAAAAAAAGATCGGTAATTGGAGCTTCGTTCATAAAGACCCCATATGAAAAAGTAATAACTTATTTCTCTTAAAAAATATCTTCCAAGGTAGTTATCTTCCTCAAGTATCTATAATGTCCACCTATCAATTCATATTTCATATCAAACCTACTAACAACAGGTAAAATTTCACACTCCTCACCTGTTTGAATATAGGTGTTAAAAATGTGTTTGAATAAATCAAAGTTAGTTATTTGTGGAGAACAAAGCTCAATGAAATCATTTCGGTTTGGTATAACGTATCCAACATCTTTCAATTGAGCTAGGCCGTTTAGCATCGGTAAATAAAATTGAGAGTGTAGATTTTTATTTGAACTTTCTAAAAGCCTTTCCACCATTGACTCTGTGATATAAGGTCTAGCAGCATCATGAATTAGAATGTTTGAACACTTGTCAATGTTGGATAGTGCAACTTTTATAGATTCCAATCTTGAATCGTTATCTGTTAGCAAAACGTCACCATATATTTTTAAGTAACAATCTGAATTAGCAACGATAATCACATCGTCAAGATATTTGGAAAATAGATCAATTGAATGTTGAACCATAGGTTTATCACCTATAGGATATAATTGTTTTGGAATTTCCGAATTAAATCGAGTTGATTTACCAGCGGCTAATATAACACCTATGTTCATTAAAATTTATATAGTTTTACTGACCAATCCTTCCAATCATTTTTAGAAGTCAATTGGGCTCTATCGTATTTATCCCACTTTTTCAAGTCAATATCCAACCAATCAGTAATTTCTCTATTTGCTTTATCAAGATTCAAATTCCGATTGAATGCTTTAGCAAAACAATAAGTAATATAACCTTTAGCTCTGTGCTCATAATCTTTTGCATCAAAGCCAAGTTTTTTAGCTTTATTGATTACAGTGATTTCACAATCATATTCATATTCATATACTTTCATACCTTTATGAACCTCTGCCCGAGCAATGTGGGTTATTTCGTGAAGGCAAATAAGGAATCTATTTAGAGTTGTTGGATCGGGTATTTCTACGAGTTTTTCTTTAATGAAAGCAACTCCACAATCACCCTTTCTCCATTTCCTAACTTGGATACCATAGAAACGAAGTTCATCATCAACGTATTTTTTTGCCCACTCTGAATTGAATTCCATAACACAAAGATACAACTTTTTTTTGATTTGTCAATACAATAAGAACAAAAAAAAATTAGTTATATGGAAAAATTATTAACATGGAAAAATCTTGGTTGGGTTCTAACCGCACTTATCACACTTTTAATTGGATTTTCAGCTTTTAATAAAGTTATTGGATCCGAGGAAATGGTGAAAGGATTTGAGTCAATGAAACTTCTACCTTATATGAAACTGATTGGACTTGGTGAATTAGTAGGACTTGGCCTTTTGATTTACCCAAGAACAAGTATGTATGGAGCACTTTTACTCTCTTCATTTATGTCTGGAGCTGTCGCTATACACTTATCTTACATGGGAGCTAACACAATTGTTGGTCCAATTTTGTTCGGTATCATTGGTTGGACTGCACATTGTTTAAGGACTTACTTCAAGTAATAGTCCTCTAGTTATTTGAAAAAACCCAACCATTTTGGTTGGGTTTTTATATTTACATTTGGAAAATACATAAAATATGGAGGAGTATTACTTAAGATTTGATAAATATTTTTGGGCCAGACGTGGTAGGAAAACTCTGTACCCATCTAGTACGAAAGTTTTAATAGAAATAGAAAAAATGTCAAGTGTTGATGGTGGAGAAGTTAAATACTATTACGCTTATATAAAAGATGGAGCTCCACTTGGTCAATTTGATGAAGAGGAATTCAAGGAAACTTTTATGGATATAAATGAAATGAGGGATAGGAAAATTGACGATATAATTTAATATGAAAGCTCATCGGAGTTATTTTTCCTTGAGTAAATCTTTTTGGAGGGCACTACCTTTGAAGTGAACCTGGCATCAAATCCAGTATCTCTCTTAATCAAATCCCTTTTTATTTTCTTATAGTTTATTTTAGATTTCATATTACAAAAGTAATATTTTAATTCGGTCTTTCCAAAACCTCTTCAAATTTCCATTCAATTTTCTGTACTTTCTTGAAAGCTCTTTTTGTTTCCCTTTTCAAAATCAACAAACCAAGACAACCTTTTTGTACCTCTTTGGTGGGAGGAATTTTTATTAACAAAAAATAGTTCTCACTTTTTTTGAATGGATCACACCTTAAAATACAATCACCATTCTTGACTATTTTCCTTGATAGAACTTTCCAATTTAAAGTGATGAGAGTCACATCAATAGAATCAGCAATCCCATGAGTTTGAATCAAAAATGCCAACTTGGTTTTAAATTGAACATCGGAAATTTTAACAGTATAAGTTTTTCCACTTTCCACATCATAAACTCTCTTATCCACAAGTGAATAAGGAATTACTTCCAAATTATCCAACTTTGTAGATAGAATATCGAAACATTGACCACAAACCAAGTTAGATATTAGAAAAAGTAAAGAAAATAAACAAAATTTCATAGTTATATCTATATATAAACCTATAAATTAAGTAATGTGTAAAATAAGTTCACAAACTTTATTCATAAAAATAGACTTGTGATTTTTGTTATATTCCAAGAAAAATATATAAAAGAAAATTTTATACTATGAAAATTACAAAAGAACAATTTTTAGGTATAGTTAGACATGGTTTAACTTTCGTTGGTGCTATCCTAGTAGCAAAAGGTCAAGTTGATGATGGACAGTGGTACGAAATCAGTGGAGCCGCAGTTTCTCTCGTAGCTGTTGTTTGGTCTGTTTTAGATAAAAAACAAACAGTTTAAAAAAATTAAAGGGAGTCAAAAAAACTCCTTTTTTTGTTGAAAAAATTTTATATATAAGTCAATAATATAAAATAACTAAATGAATATGGCAAATATTAAAAGATTCAATAACTTCATAAACGAAGAATGGTTTTGGGATAAAAAAACGAAAAAAGAAGAAGAGGAGGAAGCTCAAGCTCAAAGGCAAGCTGATGCTGAATTAATTGATGTGGAAGAAAAACCACTTGCAGGTGGTGGAAAATTAATAGAAGTTGAGCAAGATTTCTACAAAGATTGGTTTAATATAATTCCAAAACATGATGAATTTTTACAAGTAACGTTTGTAGCAGATGAAAATACAAACCTAACAATCTACAAACCAGATGTTAGATTCTTATCTAAAGATCCAAAAAAACCTAATCCAGAAGAAGATGGGGATGAAAATATATTCATCAGATATGATAAAAAAGATAATCCACAACTAAATCAAGCTGTTCTAAAGAAAATGGAACAGGAAAAAATTATCGCAACAAAACATTATATGTCTTTGATTAAACCAGAAGGTATAATGATGCATTGTGGTAATTTAATGTCAATTGTGGTAAAATAAAAAATATTTACGAATAAATAACCCTCTTAAATGAGGGTTTTTTTTGATATATTTTAGTTTCTTCTACCGCCTCTCGGTCCGTGATGGTGTTTTCTTGGTGTATTTAGGTTAATTCTTACAGTCGGTCTGTAAAAATTGTTATAGTTATATCTATTATTTACCCACCAATAATTACGATAGGCTAAACTATTTGGTAGATAAACAACACTTGTAGCTACGGGCAATGGTTGAACAGATACTCCAACACCGGTGTTTGGACTAACTATTGTACAAGAATTTAACAGAATTAGTAGAAATATAATTAAAATGTTTTTCATATTCACTGTTATTTTTGATTATATATTAATTCTACTTGTAAGTTAATATTAAATTTTTTAAATATATTTTTATATATATGATCTACTTATGCGAATATTTGGTAAATTCTTTGAATTCAAAAGGCAACTAATCGTGACTGATGAAAATGTGCAACAAGTTTTGGACAGTTACGAAAACGAAATTGTACAACTTGAGGAGGCCAACCTAAACCTTATGAGAAATGTAAGGAAATTGGAAAGTCAAATTAAATTTTATCAAGAAAGATTAAAAATTGTTGAAACAATAAAAATTGATGAAAAATCAAAAGTAAACCTTTGGAAAATCATCGCAATAATATCCATATTATTCGGAATTCTCTCATGGATGTCATCATTCAAAAATTTGACTTTTTAAATGTTGGTTAAAATTTTTCTAAAAGATCAATAACCAAAAATACCTTTGTAACTTGATCTAGAATTTGGGTTACCGTTATCAGTAAGACTAACTTTATTTCCCATATTTCCAATTGGATCAGATGCATTACCTGTTTTGGATCTTTTATCCATTTTCAACCCGTATTTTTTTAATTGTCCGGAGATGTCTGGTGTTGGTTCCTGTGGATTAACTGGATTGAACATAATGAATAATTTATTTAATTCTATATATTAAAAACAAAATGTGGTATAAATTAATATAATTTTTTATGAAATTACTCGATGGAAAAAAGGCTTCTAAAATAATACTTTCTGAATTAAAATATAAAATAAAAAAAATTACTGAAAGAAATAATGAAATAAAAATACCAAAAATTGCGATAGTTCTGGTCGGTGATAATCCTAGCAGTATGTCTTATATGAGGTCAAAACTAAAGATATCATCGGAAAATAATTTCAATGCTCAATTGTTTTTTTATTCTGACTTTATAAAAGAAGATGAATTGCTAAACGAAATTGATAAGTTAAACAATTCATCAGATATTGATGGGGTCATAGTTGAACTACCCCTACCAAATCAAATATCCCAAGAAAAAATAATTAACCGAATTGATCCACAAAAAGATATTGATGGCTTCAATCCGATTAACTTTGGCAAAATGTCTCTTGGCCAAAAAGCACACAGACCCGCTACAGCTTATGGTATTCTAAAACTTCTGGAATTTTACAAAATTTATACAACGAGCAAACACATTGTTGTTATTGGAAGATCAAATATAGTTGGAAAACCTATATCTATAATGTTAGGAAATGACTTTGATATTGGTAGAGCGACAGTAACTTCATGTGATATAAACACACCAATTGAACTATTAAGAGAAGAATCAAGAAGAGCTGATATTATAATCGTAGCAGTTGGTAAAGTAAATCTTTTAAAAGAAGATATGGTAAAGGATGGTGCCATAGTTATTGACGTTGGCATAAATATGGTTGGTGATACAATCGTAGGAGATTGTGATTTTGAAAACGTATCTCCGAAATGTGAATGGATCACACCTGTTCCAGGTGGTGTTGGCCCAATGACAATTTGTGCACTTCTTTTGAACACATTTGCAACTTGGTATGAAAAAAATAAAATACTTGAAGAAAAGATAAATTCAATTGACTACACAGTTAAACTGATTGAGAGTCTAGACCAAAGTTTCTCACCCACCACGGATGGAAAAAAACTAATCGGAACCTACGATCATAATAGAATTCCAGGTGATAATGAAGTAATTCATGTCATAGGTGATTATCCAGTCGGAAAGCATTCACTAATAACAGAAAATCCAAGTTTCAGACATTATAAATGGGCAATGAAGTTCAGCTATGATTCATTTGAGGGTAATACCTGTTGGGATGGAATTGATGATATTTGGATCATCAACGATACCGTTAGACAAGATAGACTTTATGATACCCTGAAAGAATTCAAGAAAATTGGGATACCGCTCAATAAAGTAAAAATACAACCAGCCGAATTCAATAGTTCAACCGGTAATAATTACGCAAATAAACTAATTGGATGTTTCAAATCACACCTTAAAATATTTGAACAATATCAAGATAAAGATTTTAAACATTTATTAATTTTTGAAGATGATTTTACTTTTTCCGATCCGATTGAAGAGTCACAAAGACAAATTAGAGAATTTGTCTCAAGAGACTATGAATATGATGTGATGTTATTCTCAACAAGTTGTATCGGTCAAATAATTCCAATTGATGATTTGATAAGTGAATCAAAACAACCTTGTACAACAACTGCTGGTTATATGGTCTCAAAGAAGGGACTTGAAAAAATTATACCACTTTGGCACGAAGGAATAAACGGTCTACTTGGATGGTGTGATTTCAATCAATTTGCTTGTGATAAATATTGGACAAAAATTCAGAAAGATGGACAAATGTTTTCTTTTAACGCAAAAATTGGATACCAAAGACCAAGCTATAGTACAACTCTTGGCAATTTGAGTTACAATTTAGATTAATTTCATCTTTTGGGTGAAATATATAATCTAAAGGGTATTTTTTGAAGGTGAAAATTAAAATATTACTTTTATTTTTAGTTCAAATACTTTGCACAATAGCAGTAGTAACTAATCCAGATATTGATGTTCACAAAGAATTTGCTCGTGTAGAATTCCTAAAAGAGTATAATAAGCCAAGTGGGTATATAGAGAAATTGGTAAACATTGTAGTTGATGAAAAGGTTTATTCTGACTCTTATTTTTTCTTCTCACTAACTAAATTTGAAGATTTAGGAACTTTAAAAACCATTGGAGTTGGTATATTTGGCCAAATAATTCCTTATTATTGTATCCAAGAAAATAAATCTCAAATAATTTTTGCTTTAATTGCAATTCTTTTAACTGTTAAATTTTTATTTGATTTTATATCAGATCAAGTTAAAAAGTAAACTTTTTAATTTCCTATCATACCATATTTATGATTGATTTTGATGTTAAAACACCAACTCTTCTTTGCGAATTAATGCAAAAATATGGAAGTGATAAAGGTGGTGAGAATTTAGAAAAAACTTGGCATAATTACACACCCGTTTACAATTCCCTTTTTGAGAATATCAGGTTTGATAAATTAAAAGTATTTGAGCTTGGCCTTGGAACTAATAATACTCAGGTACCATCAAATATGGGTAAAGATGGTAAACCAGGAGCTTCTTTATACGCTTGGGCAGACTTTTTTCCAAACTCCCAAATCTTCGGAGCAGATATTGATAAGGAAATTCTATTCAACACTGAAAGAATCAAAACTTATTTTTGTGACCAAACTAACCCATTTGAAATTAAAAAAATGTGGAACGATGCTGACCTCTATGGACAATTTGATATCATACTTGAGGACGGTTTACATGAATTTGCGGCTAACGTCACATTCTTTGAAAACAGTATTCACAAACTATCAAAGAATGGATATTTTATAATTGAGGACATAGCAAACAAGGAAATTCCTCTTTTCAAAATTAAAATTGAGGAGTGGAAAAGTAAATATAATAATATCAGTTTTGATCTCCTAATTCTCCCGACTTCAGTAAATTGGATTGATAATAATTTACTTATTTGTAAAAAATTGTTCTAGATTTTTTCTCTAGCAATTTCAACTACACCATCATTTGAAATTACTACTTCAATTTCCTGACCATCGGTGTAACTTTTATCCAAGGTTATAAATGGAATTCTTTTTGGAATTAAATCTTTACCTACCTTTTCATAGGTTTTAAAAATCCAAGAATTATTTAATTTGTGAATATTGTGTATTGTGCCTTTCATAATTAATTGTTTAAAGATACAACCCTATACATTAGTTCCAAGTTAGAAAATTGGAAAATAACATAACTCCCGTTATCACTTGTGTGATACCAAATCATTTTACACTTTGTTCCATTTTCATCCACACACATTACAGAACATTACAGAATAAATAGGATTACTTTTCTCATCATATGATTTAGTAACACCTTCAATCATATCATAAGTCTGTGGTGTAGAAGAATAAACATTAACTCTTTCATTTTGAGATACTATTAGAACTCCAGATGTAGACCACTCACTCCATAAACCCCAAGACTCACCATTATTATATGATAACCTGGATGAATAATCAGAAGCTCTCCACTTATACACTTGTTGAGAAAAGCAAATGGTAATTGAGAAGAAAAGAAGAAGGGTTGTAATAATTTTTTTCATGGTTATAATTATATATTTCCTTATATCAAAGTTTCATATTTATAACTATTTGTATATTTAATTATATAATTAATAAAATGGCAAAGAAATTTGAAATATCAGATACCATTGACCTCTATTTCAAAGAAATTGAGAAGGTATCATCACCTCTTACTAAAAAAGAGGAACACGCACTTGCTGTAAAAATACAAGCAGGTGATACAAATGCTTTGAACGAATTGGTTTTACACAACCTAAAATTCGTTGTATTACTCGCAAACAAATTTATTGGAATGGGTGTTAATATTGATGATTTAATCCAAGAAGGTAATGCTGGTTTGATTGAAGCCGCTAAAAGATTCACATCCGATAAAGACACAAGATTTATAACATATGCTCAATTTTGGATAAGAAAATATCTTAATGAATCAATTGTGGAATATGGCAGAACAGTAAAACTACCACACAATAAAGAGTATGATATTTATAAACAAAAAGTTGCTGGAGAATGGGAGGGAAATTTACACAATGTGGAATTGGACAAAACCATGGGTGATGAAAATGAAGATACTTTAGGCGACCACATATTATCTGAAGAATTTTCAGATCCATTTCAAAACGAAGAACAAAATAATCAACTAATTTTTTTCTTAAACAAATTAACACCCGAGGAGATAAAAATAACAAAACTATTTTATGGAATTGAACAAACTTCATCATTATCAACAAGAGAGGTTGGAAATATAGTTGGAATAGAAGAGTCAAAGGTTAATAGAATTCTAAAAATTGCAAGAAGCAAAATGAGAAAAGCAATTACAAAAAAATGAAAAAACACCATCAAGTTTTACTTGAACTCTTACAATTGAGAGATAAAGACTACGACTTATTTGTAGATAAGTTATATGATGCTATAACAAATGAATTCTCAAAATATTTCAAAGAAGAGTTAATTAAAGATAAAGACCATCAACAGACATTAAAGATTATGATTGATCATTACGAAAAAAAGGAAGAATACGAAAAGTGTGATGTGTTACTACATTTGTTGAAAATCGGTTAATCTAATAGTTATGAGAATAATCATCATTATATTATTTTCACTATTTCCAATTAATGCTTTTGGTCAATATTTACAAACTCTAAATACATCAAGTGAAAAAGATGATTATTCTGAATTTGAAATTAAAATATTGATGCAAATCAATTTCAAAAGAACCTTAAATAAATTAAGACCGCTAAAAACCAATCCCACATTAAATAATTTTTCAAAATTAATCTGCAATAGATTACAAGAAAAAAATATTGACACCTCAATAAAAAATACTCTAATTATTTATTATAGTGATTCACTAAAATTAGACCACCCAATGCTGAAAGATACTTTTCATTTAATAGGCATTCATAAAGTTCCTCATAAATTTAATTGTGAAGTTTTGGTAATAACTTTGGACAAAAAAATGGAGCAAATCAAATGGAAGGATTTAGATTGTCCTAAATTTATGAGTAAAAAATAATTCATCGGACAGTATTAATATATACTGTTTTGTCATGGAACAATTAGTCTCTTATTTTACCATATTTATATTGTGGATAGTATATTCATCACTTTTTGGATATTGTGATGCCTACTATTGGTATAGTGCTAATGTTGGCAAATACTGTTTAAAGGACTTTAAATTCAAAGATTTGCATCCACAATATTTTTGGATGCGATCTATAGTTGGGTCTGTGTTTGCTTACTCAATGTCAGATGGGACAGTAATTAACTGGTTACTTACAACTATTTGTTTGGGTATGATATTACCTTTTTTTCATAATGGATTTTATTATAAAACAAGAAACAAAATTGACCAAACAGTTTATCCACACGGATTTAGAGATATGTCTAAAACAAGTATAGCCAATGTTAATTTCACATTTCTTGGCAGGACTTTATTACTTATTTTGGGAGTTATTGGAACGTCTATTCTCTTCACTTTAAAAAAGTGAAAAAATTTTGTGTTCTTAATAAAAATTAATATATTTGTATTAATGTTCAAAGTAATAATTTTTCTCGGTCTACTTTATATAGCTTGGAAATTGGCTAGAAAAATTTTCAATGTTTTATTTTTTATATTCATAATCTATTTAATTTTAAATTTACTTTCATGAAAAAACTAATTCCATTCCTAACCTTATTTTTGAGTTCGTGTTATTATTACACGCAACCGTCTCCAAGACCAGTATATACCTATGGTACATACTACCAAAGTCCACCACAAAGAAATTGTCAGTGTGGTTATGTCCTTGATAAGGGAGTAGACGATTGGGGATATTATTTCCTTGATGTGCAAAACCAATGCTCTGGAAATGTAAAAAGATTCACTTTCAGTAAAAGTGATTGGATGCAATATAAAATTTCCGATGGAATATGTCTTGAAAGAAATTCCTCTTGGTAATAAAAATATAAAAAACTATTTGGAATCTGAGTAATATATTACTACCTTTGTATTATGAAAACGAAACAACAATCGGCTTACTTTATAACCAAGAGAGTATTCTCAAGAAATTCGTTTGGCCCTATACCACAAGAGAAAATCTTCTACTTCACCCACTATCGTAGAGAGTTTCAAACCCTTTCAAAGAAACAACAGGACCGTTTTGTTAAGGATCTGAAAAAGTTCTTTGGAGGAGACTACTTTATGGTAGAGCACTGGGAAAGAAAATTAAATATAAAGCTCTAACGTGTAGGTTTGATAAACCCACAAGCGTCTCACAAAGTTGTCTTTGTATGTGAGGACAAAGGTTAGAGAAAAAGAATATTTGGGTGTTGTGAATTAACATCAAAAAAGGATACAACTCCGACTTATCATCGGATTGTGGAAACTCCTTCATAAACCATCCAGAGGGTTCTCAATAACTTATTTATTTTTGATAATATAATTTTTATGATAGTAGTCACTGGCGCTTTGGGTTTTATAGCCTCTTGCCTTATTTCAAAACTAAACACTGATGGGTTCAACGAAATTGTAGCAGTTGATGATTTTTCACCATCAACCCTTTTCAGAAAAAAAAATCTTAATGATAAACAAATTTCAAAGTATATCAATAGAGAAGAATTCCCCAAATGGTTAGAAGATAATCAAATAAATGTTGATTTTATTTTTCATTTGGGAGCTAGAACAGACACTATGGAGAAATCCAAAGATATTTTTGATAAGTTTAATTTTAACTACTCTAAAGAACTATACAGTATCTGCACAAAATATCAAATTCCAATTCTATATGCTTCATCAGCAGCGACTTATGGTTCGGGAGAACTTGGATATGTAGATTATGAACCACTTATTTCAGAATTAAAACCACTGAATCCTTATGGTGAGTCAAAACAAAATTTTGACATTTGGATACTTGAACAAGAAAATAAACCTTATTTTTGGACCGGTCTTAAATTCTTCAACGTTTATGGTCCTAATGAGTACCACAAAGGTAAAATGGCTTCGGTTATTTACCACTCATATAAACAAATAAAGGAAAACCAAAAACTTTGCCTATTTCAATCTCACAAAGAGGGTATTGAGAACGGACACCAAAAAAGAGATTTTATCTATGTTAAAGACGTGGTTGATGTTATGATTTGGTTTTTCAACAAGAGGATAAATTCAGGTATTTATAATCTTGGAAGCGGACAGGCAAGAACTTTTTTAGATGTAGCTAAAAGTGTTTTCAACTCTTTAGATATAGAAGAGAATATTGAATTCACACCAACACCTATTGAAATCCGAGATTCTTATCAATATTTCACACAAGCTAATATGGATAAAATCAGGTCTGCCGGATATGACAGACCCTTTACTAGTTTAGAGGATGGCATTGAAGATTACGTTAAGAATTATTTAAATTTAGAAAAAATTCTATAATCTTACATACTCAACTGCATTTGTAGTAGCATTTAAATAAAGATATGTACTACCAACTGGATAACCATTTAATTGTGTTATTGCTATAAGTGCTGCCGACCTATTAGAAAATTCTCGAATAGATTGATTTGATATAGCAAAAACATTATCATTTCCGGTATACCCAGTCATACTAAAAGTTTGATATCCAGCATTTGGTCCTATAAAAACACCCCCATCTTTTGTATTATTTTTACCAGCATCTTGCCCGAGTTGTAAAACATCATCACCAGTATTATTAAAACCAGCGTTTTTTCCAAGTTGTAAAACATTGTTTCCGCTATTTTGAGACCCAGCATAGTAACCTATTTGAACCACATCATTACCACCCCCACCAGCACCAACGCCTATCTGAACTGAATTGTCGCCTGTGAAAACACCCCCACCAGCACCAGCGCCTATCTGAATAGCAGATTGCCCAACATTAAAGCCTCCAGCAGAATCACCAATTTGAACTACACCACCAGCACTATTATTCTGACCAGCACCATAACCCAGTTGAATTGAATTTCCTCCGGTATTATTGTACCCAGCATTGTAACCTATTTGAACAACATAATTACCAGTATTACCAGTAAACCCCATGCCCGAGCCAGCACCAAATCCCAATTGAATAGAATAGCTGCCCATATTACGTTGTCCAGCACTTTCACCTATCTGAATCACCCCATTACCCATATTAAGATATCCAGCAGATTCAGCTATCTGAACTACACCATTACCACTATTAGCCAGACCAGCACCATTACCTAATTGAACTGCTTGATTACCGGCATTACTTGAACCAGCAGCATAACCCAGTTGAACTGAATTGTCACCGGTATTATTTGAACCAGCAGCATAACCCAGTTGAACTGAATTGTCACCGGTATTATAAAAACCAGCTTGATATCCTATTTGAACAACATTATAACCAGTATTACCACTAAGCCCCATGCCCGATCCAGCACCAAATCCCAATTGAATAGAATAGCTGCCCGTATTATTTTGACCAGCAGATTCACCTATCTGAATCACTCCATTACCAGTTTGATTACCACCAGCGCCATTCCCAATACACACAACTCCAGTTCCAGTAGCGGTATTTAAATATTCTGTGATTGAAATAAATGATTTACTAATATCCATTTGTAAAACAAATCCATTAATAGTATTTCCACCATCATAACCAGCTTGCAAACTAGCAGGACCTATCGGACCTTGATATCCTTGATCACCTTGGAAACCCTGTGGGCCGTCAGGACCTTGATCACCCTGGAAACCTTGTGGGCCATCTGGGCCTTGATCACCTTGGAAACCTTGTGGGCCATCTGGGCCTTGGTCGCCTTGGAAACCTTGTGGGCCGTCAGGACCTTGGTCGCCTTGGAAACCTTGTGGGCCATCTGGACCTTGGTCACCCTGGAAACCTTGTGGGCCATCTGGACCTTGGTCACCCTGGAAACCTTGTGGGCCATCTGGACCTTGGTCACCCTGGAAACCTTGTGGGCCATCTGGGCCTTGGTCGCCTTGGAAACCTTGTGGGCCATCTGGACCTTGATCACCTTGGAAACCTTGTGGGCCATCTGGACCTTGATCACCTTGGAAACCTTGTGGGCCATCTGGACCTTGGTCGCCTTGGAAACCTTGTGGGCCATCTGGGCCTTGGTCGCCCTGGAAACCTTGTGGGCCGTCAGGTCCTTGGTCACCCTGGAAACCTTGTGGGCCATCTGGGCCTTGGTCGCCTTGGAAACCTTGTGGGCCATCTGGACCTTGGTCACCCTGGAAACCTTGTGGGCCGTCAGGGCCTTGGTCAC